TCCGCCATGAGAACGTCCATGCCGCCCGGCGTCGCTCTGGCCACTTCCACGAGCATCGTGGCGATCATGCTCATGCCGTAATCCCTCACCTCCTGCCCGGTTGTGCCGGGTGGGAACGTGATGGTGAGGGTGGCTTCCATCATGCGACGAACGAGAGGCCGTGCTTGGCGATCTCCGACAGGTCGTCCGGGTAATGCGAACGGACTTCGGTTTCGACGCCCAAGCTGCGCTTGATCTCGTTGACGACGGCCGTCTGCATGGCCGCGTCGGTGAAGCTGATCATCAGGTGCTCGTACTGAGCGTCATTCTCCATCCTGTCCAGCTTTTCGCGGACGATCAGGAAGGCGTACTCCACGCGGTCGCCCGGAGCCAATTGCCCCGTTTCCTGAACTTGCTTGATCGCGCTTCGAACCGAGCGGTCGATCTCGCGGGAAGCCTTGCTCAGCGGCGGCAGGCCATAGTCAACCATGTAGGGTCTCCACTCGTTACGAGGGTGACCCTATCATCGCTTTTTGGATAGCAAAAGGGCCACGAGTTTCCCCGTGGCCCTCTGCCTGCATTACATGCAGGCGTCGCACACTTCCGGCTCTTCAGCAGCCACCGGGGCGGCTACCGCAATGCTCGGGCGGTCAGTGGTCACCTGCGCGATCCGCGAACCCGAACGGCTGCGGAAGTAGTAGGTGGTCTTCAGTCCGCTTTCCCACGCCAGCATGTAGACCGACGACAGGACGCCGATGCGCTTGTCTTCAGGGAACTTGTTCAGGTCGATGAAGATGTTCAGCGATTGCGACTGGTCGATCCAGACGCCACGGGCGGCGCCGTGCTCGATGATCTTCTTCTGGCTGATTTCCCAGACCGTCTTGTACAGGTCGTACAGTTCGGCCGGAAGACCCTCGATACCCTGCATCGACCCTTCGTCCACCTTCAGGCGGTTGATGGTCTCCGGCGTCCATCGGCCCAGCTTCTTCAGATCGGCCACGAGGTGCTTGTTGATCGCGACGAATTCGCCCGACAGGGTTTCGCGCTTCAGCAGGTTCGACTTGATCGGCTCGATGCACTCTTCAGCGCCCGTGATGTGGGCGATGGTCGCGGTCGGGGCGATGGCGATCAGCAGCGAGTTACGCAGACCGTGCTCGACGATCTCCGAACGCAGAGCTTCCCACCGGGCCTCGTCCTTGGGAACGACGCCAGCCAGATCGTGCTGGAGTTCACCCTTGGCCGCGCGGGTGAGCGCGAAGTCGCGGTGCGGACCGTGGACCTTGGCCAGTTCGTTCGAGGTCTTCAGGGCTTGGAAGTAGATTTCCTCCTGAATCTCGGCCGAAAGGCGGATAGCCTCGTCGCTCTCGAACGGCAGACGCAGTTGAGCGAAGAAATCGGCCAGACCCATCAGGCCCAGACCCACCGGACGCCAGCGGTTGTTCGAGGACTCGGCTTCGGGGATCGGGTAGAAATTGCGGTCGATGACGCGGTCGAGGTACTTGACCGCGATGGCGACGTTCTTCCGCAGCTTTTCCTTGTCGAGCTTGCCGTTCTTGACGTAGCCGCGACCCACGTTGATCGAACCGAGGTTGCAGACCGCCGTCTCCATGCCTTCGATGGCTTCGAATTCGTCCGCAGCGACGTTGAAGCCGGTGATGCGGATGTTCTTCTCGACCATCTCGGCCGCCGTGGTGGACATCATCTGCTCGCGGGTCAGGCGAACCTTCTTGCCTGACGACGTGACTTCGAGGATTTCCGTGCACAGGTTCGACAGGTGGATGATGCCACCTTCACCGACTTGGTTGCCGCGACGGTTCGACGTGTCCTTGAAGCACATCCAGCCGTTGCCGGTTTCCGCGAGCGTACGCATCATGCGCGCGTAGAGCTTGCGAGCCGGGATTTGCTCGACGACACGGCCAGCAGCTTCGAGTTCGAGGTAGCGAGCCTCGTAGGCCGAGCCGTAGAGGTCGGTCAGTTCCGGAGCAGCGGCCGGGTCGATCAGGGACCACAGGGCGTCAGCCTTCACGCGCAGCATGAACAGGTCCGAAACCCAGTTGGCGATGTTCAGGTTGTAGGCGCGCTTTTCCTTCTCACCGGTGTTGTCGCGCAGTTCAAGGAACTGCATGATGTCCGGGTGGTGCGGTTCCAGATAGACGCAGGCGGCGCCCTTGCGCTTGCCGCCTTGGTTCACCGCCGCGACCGAAGCCGACAGGGTGTGCAGCCACGGAACGATGCCGTTCGACTTGCCGTTCGTGCCCTTGATGTGCGAACCGGCCGAACGGATGCGCGACGCCGAGACGCCGATGCCGCCAGCAAACTTCGACAGCGAGGCGATGTCGCTGTAGCGCTTGTAGATGTCGCCCAGATCGTCCTGCGGGCTGTCCAGCAGGTAGCACGACGACATCTGGCTGTGGCTCGTGCCCGAGTTGAACAGGGTCGGCGTCGAGGTCATGTATTCGAGGCTGGACAGCAGGGTGTACAGTTCGACCGCTTCGGTGGCGTCGTTGGCCAGACCGGAGGCCACGCGCATCAGGAAGTACTGCGGCGTCTCGATGACGGCGCGGGTCTTCTTGCCGTCGTCGCCCGTGATGATGCGCGAGGGATGCTTCAGCAGATAACGGTCGTAAACCGTTTGGATGCCGTGGTATTCGAAATTCCAGTCGCGCTCGATCTTGATGGCCGCGTTCAGCTTGCGCTTGTTGGCCATGACGAGCTTGTAGGTCTGCTCGTTGATCAGGCCTTCGTCGTAGCCGATCTGAATGGATTGCGAGAAGGACTGGATGTCTTGGCCGTCAACTTCCTTGTTGATGAAGTTGGACAGAAGACGTGCCGCGACCTTGGAGTAGACCGGGTCTTCGATGATGAGGCCGACCGCGTTGCGGATCGACAGGAGGTCGAGTTCACGGGTCGAAACGCCGTCAACAAGACCGCCGACCGTCTTGGTCGCGACCTTGAATACATCGACGTCTTCGAGGTCTGACACGACCTTTGAAATGGAGTTGACAATCTTGTTGAGGTCAACGGCCTCGATAGTACCGTTTCTCTTACGAACGCGCATATGATGTCCTAAATCTGATCTGAGGGAGAGGTATTTAGCCCCTTGGAAACTCGTTAAAGCCCTTCAGAACCTATTTTCAGATCGTAGATTTTCAGACGATTTTTCGTCAATTTCTAAACTGGTAAACGAGAACCGGCTTAGGAAATGCGCGACAGCGTGACCCCGCACCAACCGGTCTCCCAAGGCGTCGTCGTGACCCCGTGAGCGGTGCTGGAAGGGTAGTTGGTCTTGTAGACGGGGTTGGTTAGGGCGAAGCGGATAACCCCCGTCTCGCCCACCTGAAGCAGGCCAGCGTGGACGGCTGCGGCCGACATGTTTGAATCGTTGGTGTAGCCGTAGGTGGCCGTCCCCCAGACCGTGCCAGAACCGAACCCCGGAAGGTTCTGGTGGGGCTCCTGCCCGAGCAGGCGACCGGTGATGGTCATGTCGGCATAGGTCGAGGGGCAGTTCGGCAGGGACGCGGTGTCGAGCACCGTAATCGAGAACTGGCGACCCACCGGCACGCCGCTGTTGTCCACGGCGTTGACCGTGAAGCTGAGGGTGGACGTGCCGCTGACAGCCGGGGCAGTTCCAGTAATCGCACCCGTCGAAGCGTTGAGGGTGAGACCGGACGGCAGATCGGGCGACGAGTACGAGATCACCAAGCCTTCCGGATCGGTCGCCGTGACCTGCACCGAGACGGCCGAGCCTTCGACGAACGATCCAAGGCCACCGGCCGTCGTCGTCCAGACAGCGGGCAGGTTCTGGGCGCCGACCGTCAGCGAGAAATCTCGCGACGTGCGGTTGCCCGCCGGGTCGCTGGCGTAAATGCGGAAATTGTACGAAGACGACGTGGTCGGCGTGCCGCTGATCGTGGCCGTGCCGGGGTCTAGGGTCAGGCCCGGAATGATCGAACTGAAGGGGGCCTCGACGCCCGTGGTGAAGGCCGAGACGTAGGTGACGTTCTGGCCTTCCGGGTCTGACGCGAACAGCGCAATGCTCAGCGGCTGGTTCTGCGTGAACGATCCCAGATTGCCTGCGGTCGGCGACTGCCAGACAGGCGGCAAGTTCTGCACCACGGCGGCCGGAACTGTCAGGGTGAAATCACGGTAGACCGTGTTGACGCCATCGCTGGCCGACAGGGTGAAGTGGTTGATGACCTCGACGCTGGTGCGAACAACCGTGCCCAGCATCAGGCCATCACTCGACAGGGTCAGGCCGTTCGGAATGGAGGTTCCATTCGATACGGCGAACGTGACCGGCTCGCCTTCCGGGTCGGAGGCTTGGAACTGGATGGTGACCGAAGCGTCGTACTCGCCCAGCGGGCCTGCCGTCGTGCCCCAGACCGGCGGCTGATCGGTCGAGACTGGCGGACCGCCTTCGCTCAGCGTCGGAATGATGATGGTGGCGCGAACAATCAGGCGAACAGGATCGGCCGAGTTGTTGGTGCACATGATCGTGCAGGTGTCGCCCATGCTCTCCAGCGTGAACGTCAGGGACGTCCCGACATCACCGCTGGTGGCGAACACCGGCGAGGACCCACCAAGCAAGCGGAGCAAGCCGGTCTGTGCTGGCGAGCCACCCGAGAAGGCATGGTACTCGAACGTCGCCGACATGTTGCCGGTGAAGCTGATCGGGATGGCTTGGCCACCGTAGACGTATGCGTACGCGGCCGGGACCGTCTCACCGGCCGGAATGACGACCGGCGCCAGCGCGGCGGCCTGATCGGTATTGCGGATGTTCAGGCCGTAAAGCTCGCGTACGCGCGGGGACGCTTCGGTCAGGACTTCGATGGCCTCAAACGGGAAACGGTTTTCCTTGTCCGCCGCCCGGATGTGGTAGGGGTTGCCGTGGGTCGGGTCAGCGCCGACCACGATGCGTGCGGTATCCGTCAGGAAAATCGCCTGACCAGCATCTGCTGCGGCGAATTCACCCTCTGTCATGGGGAAGAACTGGATTTTCGTGACGGATGTGATGGTCATGTCAGTCGCTGGTACTTTCGACCGTTGAACTGCCAAATCTCCAGCGACGAATGGTTCGTCTGCGGGATTTCCGTCACCTCACGGTATTCGTAATTGAGGTAGTATTTACCATCGACTTCGAGCACCAAACGCTGGATCGAAGCATCATAGTCCTTCAGCATCACGACGCGCAGTCGATCAGCAGACCATCCAGCCAGACGAAGCGTAAACTCCATGCCGACTGCGACGGAATTCTCGCACCAGTCGTTGAAGTTCATCATTTCCCAAGCAGTGGGATACGTGTCCAAGCCTTCCGGGTCGTAGGCGATCTTCACGAGTGGCGCCATCGACCAGAATTCCATAACCATGTGCAGTTGATCCACGTCAGGCTTGCCTGCCATGTCTGCTCGAAGCTTCTTCCACTCTGCCAGCAATGCACTGGGCTCAAGTACGAAGGGGTTCATGATTTTCACCGAAACTTTAGACACTGTTGATGATGGTCCGCCGAAGGTAGATGATGCAGGTTTGGTTCGGCAGGATCGTTAGGTTGGTCACCGAGCCGTTGGGGGTCAGGGTGAAGGTGACGCCGCTTCCGATCTTTTCGGTCGCCGAGACACCCAGTCCCGTGGCCGCTCGGACGACGCCTTGCTGCATCGGGTTCCCGTTGCCGTCGAAGGCGTGGTACTCGAACGTCGCCGAACACTCGTTCGGGATTTCGGTCGGATCGGAATAGCCGGTCGGGACGGCGTAACTGCCGTCCGACTGGATTTGCAGCGGCAGATAGAACGAATCCGTGCCCTGATCGCGGGTGAATTCGCTGATCAGTTCGCGGATGCGCGGGGACGCTTCGGTCAGGACTTCGATGTTCTGGTAGGGGAAGGCCGCCCGGCGATAGTTGACGTCGCCCGGCGCTGGGATGTGCCCGATGAACACGCGGCCGGTATCGGCGGTCATGGCGACCTCACCGTTATCCAGACCTGCGCTCATTTGCAGGGGTTCCAAAGAAGTCGGAGCGCCCGGAAGCTTAGCCTCTGGTCCGCGACGGAGTTGGAACTTGCTGATCAAAACGTACATGGGTTCATCCAAAACTTGACCCTGTATTTAGCCCCACTACTCGCTGGTGTTCGGCTCCACCCATGTGACGTTGACATTGGCGCCCGGATTGAACTGCAACGCGCCGCCCGTGGCCGCGTATTGGTCGATCCGCTTCATCCAGATGTCGCAGTATTTGAAGAACTCGTTGCCTTGGATGACGAATTCCTTGAAGTTGCGTTCGCGGTCCACCATGAAGATCACGACCTTGGCGACGTTGGTCCCGAAGGCGTAATTGTGAGCCAGCGCGTAGGCGGCACACTGGCAGAAGTAATCCTCGATCTGCTCCTTGGTCTTGATCTTCCGCGAGTTCTTGTAGTCCATGATGGCGGGGGAGCCTTCGTGGATGCCGACGAGGTCGGTCGTTCCCGCGTACATGCCGGGGAAGTACAGCGGGACCTCGAAGCCCCAAGCCTCTGAGACCTTGCACAGACCCTTCTCGATGATGGTGTCGGCCAGCCCGGCGGCCAGCACCCGGATTTTGTTGTTGCCGCCGGGGCGAGGCTTGCCTTGGATGTGGTTTTCGAGGTGGGTGTGCATCAGCGTGCCGATCTTGCCCGCCTCGTCGCGGATGCGGTCGGCCTCTTTCTCACCAATCCGCTTCTTCCACTCGATCAGGAAGGTCTTGTCCTTGGTGTGGCCAAGGATGGTGGTGACGCTGGGAAGAAATGCTCCCGTTTCCGGACACGTGTAGAAACGCATGCCATCGTCAGCGGTGTTGCGTTGGAGGCGTACGTACTTGAAGTCGTTCAGAATCGGGATCACGAAATGGCGTCCAATACGGGTCAATCAATGGTTAACCGTACTCCGCCGGTAAAATTGAGCGCCATATCTTTCTGGCTTGCTTTTCGCAGCAACTGTGCTATGAATACTTGAGATCAATATTTGGAGGTGCTTCGATGGCTTTTCTTCCGGTGAACCTCACGGCTGCGGCGCTGTTCACGATCATCAAGAACGCGACGACGACCGTGGAAACCACGTCGGGAGAGGTCGAGATCATCGAAGCTGACGCCCTCCTGCGTGCGCTTCAGCGCATCGAAGACGAGAACATCATCGAGACATTCAACGATCTGGTGGGCCGGGAATTCGTCGATGGCGTCGAACAGCGCAGCCACCTCCACTATCCGCGCGGACAACTGTGGGCTCATCGGGTGAACGGCAAGTGGCATCCGGATTTCGTCGCGCAGGTGCGCGTATGGGCGGATGAAGACGAGGATCGGACCTACGAGGCCGACCTGATCACGCCGGAATCACCGGATTTCGTGATGGAGCATTTCCGTCGCCCGGAAATGATCGTGGTGCGTTTGAACGAACGCGGCGTCATCGTCGCCATCGAAGGCGTCGTGCTGGATTAGAGGCTGTCCATGGACTTGGACGCTTGGTCCGTGGCCATCTTCGAGACGTGCTCCTGATCCTTCACAGCGTCGTCTTTCGTCACTGAGCGGTCGGCGCCGTCCGGCGACGTCAGGTAGATGCGGTCGCCCTCGATCTTGCTGACCATCTTGACCTTATCCGGGTCCAGCAGGTCCATGATCAGAGCGCGGTCGATGGACAGACCTGTACCGCTGCTGTTCATCTTGTCGATCAACTGGTTGAACGTGACAAATGGCACTTCCGACGCCACGAGCGGCGTCAGGATGTCCATCAGCGACGACTTGATGTTGTCTGTCACGTCCAAGGACTGTTCGTCGAAGAGTTCAAATAGGTACATGGGTTCCAGCACTCATAGAAAGAAGGGGCCGCTGGTGAGCGGCCCCTTTGTTGTTTATCGCGGCCGTTGTGGCAGGAAACGATAACCCGGAGCGTCGATGAAGCCGGACTTGACGTCGGGCGGCACAACGCCCTGTCCATTCTCGACTTTCACCTGCCAACGCGGGCTGAGGTTTTCACCGTTCCAGCGCTTCACAAGCTCCGGCATCGTCTTCGACACGCGGATGATGAAGGGATCGCCGGAATGGCTGTTGAACTGGCGAGCTTCGCCGTCCACCATCGCGTAGATATACGGCACTTCCATCGTGCGATTGACGTGGTCGTTGTAATCCTTCACGGCGCGAGCCGTACCGTCTTCCTGTGACACCACGTCGATGCGACGGGTGCGGAAGTCGCTCAGACCCTTACGGGGCTGAAAACGGTTCAGGACGCTTTCTTCGACCGGTGCATCGCTCGGCTTACCCGCGATGCCGCCAGCCTTAAAAGACTTCTTGGCTTCGTCGAGGTCCGAAGGACGTTCGCGCTTCTTGGTCTTGCGATCCTCGGAGCGATCCTTGTTCTTGTCGGTCTTGCCGTCTTCGTCCTTGAAGGTCTTGCCTTCGTCGATGTCCTTCGGACGCTCGCGCTTCTTGGTGGCGCGGTCTTCCGAACGGTCCTTGTTCTTCGACGTCTTGCCTTCCTCGTCCTTGAAGGTCTTGCCTTCGTCGATGTCCGTGGGGCGTTCGCGCTTCTTGGTCTTGCGATCCTCGGAGCGGTCGTCGTTCTTGTCCTTGCGGCCCTTCTCGTCCTTACGAGTCTTGCTTTCCTTGACAGCGTGTTCCTTCACGATGGTGGCGACGTCATCGAAGTCGATGGCGAATGCCTTGGCCACAGCGCGAGCGGACTCGACGATCTTGCGGCTTTCCTTCATCGTGCGCTTGAACGCAGCGTAGATCAGCATGTCCGGGTTCTTCGATTCGCGAAGAGCCTTGACGTTGCGCGAGACCATGGCGCTTTCCTTGCGGGCGCGGCCAGCAGCACCACCGGCGGTCGCTTCCTTGTCGAAAGCAGCGTCCAGTTCGTCGGCCAGACCACCGGCGTCGGGGCCTTCTTCGCCGCCAGCGGCGAGATCAGCGGTCGGAACCGCGTCCGGGTCAGCCGCGTCAGGCATCGGCGGAACGTCGAGATCATTGTCTTCCGGAGCATCGAAGCTACCGTCAGCCATGTCGCCATCCATACCCATGCCTTCGTCGCCCATGCCCAGATCGTTGGTGGGCTCGCCGTTGACCGTGTTCTCCAGACGGCCGACTTCGCGGGTGATGGCTTCCTTGGCGCCCTTCACAGCTTCCATCGTCTGACGAATTTTCGCCGTCGTGATGTCGTTGAAGCTGTCGGTCAGTTCCGGCCCGAAGGTCAGACGCATGTTGTCGAGGATCGGCATGATGTCGTCGGCCTCGATCTTGGCGAGGTCTTCGGCCATGCCTTGCAGCTTGGACAGGATGCCCTTGGCCGCGATGACGACCTCAGCCTTGTCCAGTTCGCTTTCGATGAGGAAAGCCAGACCCTTGGCCTGAGCCGTTTCCTTCACGGTCTTCTTAATCATAATGGCTCCTGTTATTTCTTGGTTTTCTTGCGGATGCGCTTCGGCGAAATTTCCCGCAGAAATAGCCGGGCGGCCTCGCTGATGAAGACGGCCTTGGCATAGTCGGGGTCTGTGATGGCGGCTGCTTCGCCAAGCTTCGCGCGAATAGTTTCACGCTTAGCTTTGTAGTGCTCATAAACCGTCCGAAGATGGTCGCGATCTGAATTCAGGTCGAGCTTCACCCCATACTGACGATCCATACGTTCGTTCAGTGGTTTGAGCTTCTGAATTGCTCGTTCGCGAATCTCGCGGATAGCCATGATTACTCCAAGCAGCCAACACAGTCTGTGTGTTGTATTTATGCTGGCGATCTTTTCTCTTCTGATTCAACATTTCCACTTGCAAATTGAAAATATTGTGGTAGCTTGAGGTCATCGGAACAGCACGGAGAACCATTCATGTCGCGCGACGTTAAGTTCTACTACCCGACCCCTCGCATGATTGCTCTGCTGGACGCCGTCTGCCGCATCTGCCTGCTGGACGTGAATGACGCGAAGGATTTCCTCACCGGCCGCCTCGACGAAGCCAAGGCCCTGACCGAAGCTCCGGCCTGCGACGTGCGCGAGATCGCTACGACCTACCAACTGACGCTGTTCGTCGGCGTGCCGGAAGACATGGAGCAGACCGTGCGCGATTACATCGCCACCCTGCCGGGCGATTTCTACGAAAACGTCAGCCGGTTCGACTGGATGACCTACGAAAAGCTCTTCGCCAAGGCGGCCTAAGCCAGATCGGGGCGGTATTTCAGGATCAGCTTCGCCAGCATGCTCGGCGGCTTGCTCGTATTCCGCGTCCAATCCTTCTGAACCAGATTTCCATCCATGGGGCCGCTCGCCAGCTTGTAGAAAGCGCGGGCGGTCCTTTTGTCTGTAACCGCCAGACAAGCACCCAGCGTCGCGGCCGGATACTTCGACGCGATCAGCGACAGAAATTCCAGCGTTTGGTGCTTGCGAGGCACGACGACTTGCTTGTAGAATTTAGCGATCACCGAAGGATGAATCTTCGGAGCGTCGTAGCTATGGTAGTACCGCATGAACAACGACGGATCGATGTCGATGATCGCCGCCAGAACCGGCGCCGCAACCATCGTCGGTGACCCCGGCAGATAGGTAATCAGGGCCGGGTTCTTGGTGATCTCAGCGACCTGCTGTGCGGGAGGGAGCCGGTCGATGACTTCTGGGACTTCCTTCGCGAACCGGCTGAAATTCTTGGCAATATACGCCAGAACCGGCCGGGCAAGCGGCTTGTGCAACGCCTGAACCTGCCTCGGATCGTGATCAATGATCATGATCTGGGTTGCCGGAGGGAATGGCACATGGTGCATCGCGTAGCTTCGCTTCAAGAATTCAAGCGGATGCGCGAAGATGTACTTCTTGAAATCGTTGGGGAACGCATCGAACGGAACATGCGAGAACATGTACTCGTGCTCTTTCATGAACTCGATGATGTCTTCGAGCGCGATCTTGCCCTTTTGCATCTGGCTGATGAACAACTCAGGCTTGTCGGCCCACACACGGGTCAGTTTCCATTCCGGTTGTGGGTCGATGCTGTCGATGACTTCCAGAGCCTTGATGGACTTGATGCTGAAGAACACGCCCTGTGTGGCTTCGTTCTCGTGAATGATGCCGAGACCATCCAGATCGATCACCGCTGAATATCCGAGCGCTCGCCAGACGGTGTTCCATTTCATCGGCGCGGCGGTTTCCTCCCCGGCGTCGCCCTTGGTCTTCACCTTGGACTTAGGCTTGTTCTGCTCCCAGTCCATGTACTCGGCTTCGTATTCCTCGAAGGAATCGAAGTCATCTTCCTGCGGCTCGTATTCGTCGTAGTTGTCGAAGCCCTTGCGGGCTTCTTCACGCTTCGTGACGGCAATCGAAACCATCCGGGTGATGTTCCAGATTTGGCCACCGGGGGTCTGGGTTGTGGCGTCACGCATCGCGCGCTTAACTTCGCTCTCCGAGAAATCGTAGAGTTTCATCAGCTTGGCGACGTCTTGCTTCAAGTCGGCGTCGGTGTAGGAGCGCAGATCGAGAACGTTGCCTTGGGCGCGGAATACGTACATGTACGGGCGTGACGCGGCAAATTCCATCCGCGTCTGCTTCTCGATGACGTAGTCCACCGGATAGGCGTAGATGCCCACCGGGGTGTCGAATTCGGTCTGGGGATTGATGCCGATCTTCGAGCCACGGGCGTTGTGGTTGCCGCCTCTGGCGCGGACGCCGGTCTGTGTGTCGTGCGGGGTGATTTCGGTGGGATTGGACGCAGTACCCACATCGCTGGTGAAAGACACGAAGACGTCGGCCTGCCCCTTGTACTTCAAGAGTTGCGACAGGCCGCTTTCTTTCTTGTTCACCGAAGCGTTGCGACGCTTCTCCGCGATGATCTCCCGAAAACGCATTACTTGGTCAGGTCAATCAGACGGGCTTTCGCCGCTTTGGCCTTGGCCAGCGAATCGCTGTAGCGAGCTTCCATGAGGTTCGCCTTGCTCGGGTCGTTGCGACGCTCGTAGACGCGCTGGCGCTCACGGGCTTCCGCCGCGTTCTGGCGCGAGCGGCCGTAGATCGCTTCGGTGTTCAGGATTTCGCGGATTTCCCGGCTGTTGATCATCAGGCCTTCGTTGAGGTGACGCACGATGCCGCGCGCGGCTTCGTACAGGGTCAGGTCGGTGGCGATAGCTTCGGCGGTCTTGGCGTTGGTGATGTCGAAGCTCTTCAGGCCAGCGTCGTTCTCGTTGACGACGATCTGGTACTTGCCGATGCGGACGCCGTCATCGTTGACGCTCGTCATCATGGCTTCGCGCAGTTCGCGGTCGCCCTTGGCGCGCTCGACCATCAGGCCAGCCGGATCGAACGCCGGAGGGGCGTAGGACTGGGCGGCTCGCGCGGCGTGAACCGCCTGCTGACGGGTGTAGGCCGGGTTCTCGTTGCCGTACTCGTCCATTTCCGGGATGTAGCCGCCGCCAGCTTCCATCTGCTGCTGCTGATAAGCCGCGCCGACCGGATCGAAGTCATCGCCGCCGCCGTTCAGGTGACGGCCAGCCGTTTGCAGTTCAGGGGCTGCTTCGTACATCGCCAACAGGATGTCCTTCATGGCCGAGGCGCCGCCGTCGTCCACAGGCAAAGGTGCATGCTGCTGCATGTTGCCACCGCGCTGGAGCGGTGTCGGGCCGGGATTGCGGCCTTCCATCATGTCAATGAAACGCTGCATTTCAGCGGCGTCATTCGCGTTCACGTCAGGCATCAGTTTCTCCACAAGTCCGGGCTGTTCAAAGTCAAAACAACTTGGTCATCATCGCGCCCACGGTTGAGGAGACCCCGCGATACCATCAGGCGCGCGATTTCGCGCTGACGTTCATCGAGATCAGCCTTCTTTACTTGATCCTTTTCTTGGATCAAGCTGATGATTTCTTGTTCTTCCTCGGAAACCGGAACACGGAACCCGCCGGAAATCTCATGATAGCGCATTGAATGACCGAATAGGTTATTATCCTATTTAGGCTCTATTCCCGGCAATATTAATCGTCGGATGCGTCGGCGGGATTGGGGTTCGTCATGCCCAACGCCTGAAACAGGGAGGGGGCGAACACTGACGCCATCTGCGGGCTCCACGAATTCGCGATCCGTGCGCGCTGGAAATTGGACGAGTTGACGTTGAAGTGGTGCATGCCACCCTTGGAGCGGCTTTTCGAGTGAGCCTGCGTCGTGGCGTCAGCAGCTTTGACGACCTCTGCGGTCGCCTGAGTACGCATGTCGGCTTGGCCGACTGAGTCTTCGATCAGGTACTTTCCGTCTTGCTCGACGATGAAACCCTTCTTCTCGAAGACGCGAAATGTCTGCTCGGCAAGAGGGCGCGGCGTCACCGGTCCCAAGCTTTCTTGGAACCGGTTGACTGCCTCGCTACGATTCTCACCGAGCAGAACATACATCGTTTTAGCCCATGCCACCCGTGACCGACGACGTCGCAGACGTCGAAGGTTGGATAGGTTGCTTGTTGGCCGGATTGACCGTGGCGTTCATGGTGTTGTGGAACGTCGCGTCGTCGGTCGGCTTCATCGTGAAGCTGGCGCCCTTCTGCTGGATCGAACCGGCCTTGATCATGCCGTCCAGAGCCGCCGCAGCAGCCGTCGAAGGCGTGCCCGGACCCATGCGGGCCTGCATTGCCTTGATGGCGTCGTTGCGGTTGGCGCCGATGGTTTCCATGCCGTCAGCTTCAGCTTCCTTCACGAAATCGAACAGCGACTTGCGGCTGACGTCTTCGCCATCGCTGGGCGGAGCGTCTTCTTCCTCACCACGACGCTTGCCGAGACCCTTTTCCTTGGCTTCGCCACGCTTCATGATGTCGCGAGCGACGCTGATGGTGTCGATGCCGGACTTGATCGAGTCTTCGTCGAACGAGCGGTGACGGCTCGCCGAACCACGCGAGTGGCCCAGATAGTCTTGCAGGTCGGAGTCTTCTTCGTCGTCGCCGTGCAGCCACTTGTCAGCGGCTTCGGTGTCTTCGTCGTCGAACGATTCGTCGAAGCCGTGGCCTCGACGCTCGCCGCGCGACATACCCAGAGCATCACCCAGATCGTCGTCGTCATCATCGCCGAACGCAAAGCGGTCAGCAGCCGACGTGTCTTCCAGATCGTCGCCGTAGCGCGTCGGGCGCTTCTTCGGCTTCGAAGGAGCTTCTTCGTCAACGCCGTGGCCTGTGCGCGAACCGCGCGAACGGCCCATCATGTCACCGAGGTCTTCTTCGTCGTCGCCGTGCAGCCAGTGGTCGGCGGCGGCCGTGTCTTCGTGGTCGTCACCGTAGCGAACCGGGCGCTTCTTGCGCGGACCGAAGTCTTCAGCCAGAGCAGCAGCGCGGCGGCGAGCTTGCGCTTCCGACAGAGCAGCGCGGCCAGCGTTCTTGGCCAGCGAGACCAGACCGTCCAGACGAGCGATGATCGACTTGAACTCGCTGATCTTGACGTTCGGGATCAGGTTCTCGATGTCGGTGATCATCTGGTCGAGGTTGGATGCGTCGTCCGCACCCATCGACAGACCCGGCAGGCCAGCAACGCCCGGCGCCGGAGCGACCGGCGTCATCGGAGCAGCGCTCATCGGCTCAGGACCCATTTCGGAACCTGCGTCCATGCCCGCATCCATACCAGCGTCCATGCCGCCGTCCAGACCGGCGTCCATGTCGGCGCCGAATTCGTCCATGCCCAGATCGTCATGGTCACCCATGCCGTCATCCATGCCCATGTCATCGCTCATGCCAGCAGTCATCGGGTCTTCGACCGGAACTGCACCGGGAGCCAGCGGGCTGGCTTCAGCACCCGGAACCACGGCGGGCTCGGGTTCATCGAAAGAACCGGGCTGCGGCGCGATGCCTGCCAGTTCTTGGATACGACGAAGGCCGGGCATCCTCGACATACCCATGATGCCCTCTTCAAGAGGGTGAACGTCTTTCTTATCGACCATTTTGGTTTCTCCGTTGATCATGACGCCTACCGTGCCGCCCGGCGCTTTAGGCTTCTTGACTGTTGCGCTATGACCTTTGACCGCCACTTCACTGCCGATGGCAAAGGTCGCATTGTGATTGCGGCGTTTGCCGCTCTTTGACTTCTTGAGGATTTTCGAATTCTTCGACGATTTCTTAAGCTCCGACTTCGGGAGCAGAAGAGAATTGAGTTCTTCATCCACTTCCGTGTTATCATCAGCAGCTTTACTGACGATCTTCTTTGCTTCTTCTTTGTCTTCGGAGCTTTTACCGTCAGAGACGTCGCGAAGACGCTCAAGATCGTCGTAGTCGAGTTTGGTAATCAGACTTGCGATCTGATCCTTATCGACGCCAAGAAGCTTGTGCAGGTCGTCTTCGAATTTGGTGGTGCTCATTTCTGCTCACCGGCCTTGACCTGCTCGAACTTGGTTCGCGGTGCGACAGCAGCCATCGTCGAGCGCTTGGAGAGTTCACCCCCACGCTTCGTCCAGATCGTCTTGCGGTTGCCCGAGTTCTCGAACATTTCATTAATCGTCATGGTAAAAGGAACGCATCCTCAGCACTGATTGTGTATTTAGCTGCGCTCGCCTCAACTTGACGGACAAAGAAAAAGCCCCGGTGGAGAACCACCGGGGCTAATCTTGAGACTACGTCAGTGCTGGATTACAGCGAGGCCGAAACCGTGACGGTCGTGTTGGCGTCAAAGCCGAAACCAACACCGTGGGCGATGATCGCAGCCTTCAGGTCAGCCGCCGAGTTGTCGGTGACTTGGTCGCCCGAGACGTTCCACGAGCCCTTGTGTTCCGTTGCGAACTTCAGGACGTACGGACCCGTACCCGTGACGGCGCCCATGATGACCGGCTGGCCACGCAGGGAGACGACTTCGACGAGCTTGTCGAGGGCCGAGATACCGTTGGCGACGGCGGCGGTCAGGTTGACCGGGGTCGAAACGGTGAAGTAGTCGATGTTCGAAGTCAGGTGCTCGCCAGCAAAGGCGTGACCGTTCACTTTATTGCTATACATTGTGTTTTCCTTTCAAAGGAGAGATTGGGGCCGAAGGCCATGAAAGTATTTATCCTCGAAGGCTCAACACCAGCGCAAACGGCACAATACAGCGTCTTTGTCGTCCTTGAAGCACAGCGTGAGGATGTATTCGGTCGGACGACCTAGAAAAGCATTGCCGCTTGACGACATTTCCATCTTATTGACTTCAGACCGGACGTGCTCGTCGAGCCATTCATAGACATGCTTGAGATCGTCCCGGTCCTTCGTTGTGAAGTAGAACCGGTAGACGTATCCTTCCCGAGCCAGATCACCTTCTTTGGTGCGGCGGTCGTCTATGTATTTGTAGTCTACATTCATCGACGGATGATGGGCATGCTTTCGTCGGTCTTCTTGCGCTTCTTCTTGTTCTGGTAGATGCCCTTGTCCCCCTTGGGGTCAAAGCCCATACCCAGACCACCCGGAGCCGTGGCGATGCTCGCCGACCCGGTCGCTCCACAAGATGCTGTTTCGACGATTTCTTTCCAACGCATGTTACTTCCTCAGTCGCGAGCCGATGAAACGACCGGCCGCGTATCCAGCGCCAACCGTGGCGAGGCTCCGGAGCAGGTTAGACTTCGGCTCTGCCGCCGGGACGTTGATGTCCTTGGGCGGCTCGTTGTATTTCGGGATGCCCGCTTCTTTGTTACGGGCGCCGTTGATTTCCAGATGGTGGCGGTCGGCCATGTCCTTCAGCGTGCCCAGCAATTCGCTGCGCGGCGCGCGGTTGCGGAGAAGCTGAAGCAGGCGCGTGGTGGCCAGTCGAGCTTCAGGCTCGGCCAAATCCTTCCAGTCCATGACCAGACGGCGAACCGACCGGATAGACTGGTTCTCGATCTTGAGGTTGAAATCCAGACGGATGAACAATTGACGGTGCGTGCCCGGACGGATCGACCCTTGGCTCAGTTCGCGAATCCAGCGAACGATCAGGATTTCGTCCATGGGAAGCTGGTGGCGAAAACGCTCGCTGCGGCTCTGATTGCGGAAGTCGATGTCTGTCCCGTCCGTGATGCCGTGCAGCAGGGCATAGAGGTCCGTGCCCCCGGTGTGCCACGTCCCGAAGTGGATGCCGTACTGGAGCGTGCGGCGGGCGTAGGAGATCGCCGTCTCGCGGCTTTCGCGCTCGCAGTACAGAATGTAGAGGGTGCACAGATACAGCGCCACCATTTCCGAAATGTCTTGGGCGTCGTACTGGCGGTACGATGTCTTCGACGGGATCAGACGGCTTTCGGATAGGGTGTTGATGAACTCAAAGCTCACTTCTTGCCCTTCGTGGCACGCACCATGGATGCCGAGAACGCTTTGATCACGCCCGCAACGGCGCGGGTCGCGGCGTCGTTCTCACGGATCAGCAGAGCCGCGAATTTGTCCGGGTCCTTCGCGGCGTTGGCCATGATCTGGAGCACGGTTCCGTCGATGTTTTCGGCCTTGAGCATCTTCGCCATCTTGTCAACGTCCACGGTGGACCCAAGGCTGGTGATGTTGTTGCCCTTCAGTTCTTGCTTGGTGAAGCAATCCGCAATCGTCGTGGCGACTGTGGTCAGCAACTCTACGGTGTCGCGGTTGTCAGTCTTCTCGTCCTTCTGACGCAGCATGACTTGGCGAACGTCCATCGGCGTGTGGATGTTCTGCTGGAGCCAGTTCATCTGGGCCAGCGACACGTTTTTCGCGCCAAGCTGCTTGCTCAGCTTGATCATGTCGAGGTGATAGCCATCATCGGTGATCTTGGATGCGATCTGCGCGGCCTGCTCCGGCGTCACGGCGACTGGGCCGTCATTTTCTTCTTCCGCGCCTTTGCCGTGAAGCGACCCGACGCTGACGCCGCCTTTGAAGTCTACCTTCAACAGGCCAGCATTCATCAGCATGTTCGCCAGACGCGGGAACAGTTGCTTGGGGTCGAACGTGATGTCGGCGGGACCGGCTTCGTGCTCTTCTTCGTCCGGAGCATCAACCGGCGGCATAGTCGGCGCCTCGCTGATGACGGCCTTGATCGCAAGACGTTGCAGGATGGCTTCCGTCGCGGTTTGAGGCGCGACGGCCGGTGCTTCAGCTTTCGCGGGGGCTGCTTTCTTGCCGCTCATCGCCGCAGTGATCTGCTCTGGCGTCAGCGTCAAGCCGTACTGAAATTGGAGAAAGTCCGCGAGTTGTTCGAGGTTCGGGTTCGTCAGATAGGACTGATCTTTCTCAGCCCGCGCGTTCCGACGCGCATAGACGCTCCACTGGTTTGTCAGTTCCTTGGTCGCCGAGCGCAGTCCGATTTCACCCAGAGCGCCATGGTCACCAAACCCGTAGGCCAAACGATCCTTGGTGTCGGCGGCGGCCGACTTGATGCCGTTCACGGCACGGTTCGCAAGACGGGAGATCATCCCGGCTTCTTCCAGCGACGGAGCCGTCTTCTGGGCTTCATGGCGCGCGATCTCGCGCTCGATCTTGGCGACGATGTCCGACGCCTTCTCGATCTTGTTCAGGCCAAGCTTCTGGCCGTCCCAGCGAACGAAACCCGACCAGAACGACGCCCTGCGGCCGGGACCGCTCAAGGTGTTCGGCATGGACTGGGATTCCCAGTCCACGATTCCGGCGCGCTCACCGTCGATGTGGATGAGCTTGGATTTCTTGCTGACGGCTTTTAGCTCGATTTTCACTTCTTGGCCTCGCGAAGCTCTTTCATCTTGCGACGGAACTTGCGCTCGTCTTCAGTCCGGATCGAATTGACCAGACGCTTTTGCAGGTCTTCGGCAGTCTCCGGGTCATACGTTTCGCGGATCAGGTTCATGAGGTGGCTGACGCTCGCCATGACCTGCTGGGCTTGGTATTCGATAAACTGGTCGCGGTCGCGCGCAGGCGCGGCTGTTGACCCGGCCAGTTCGTCGAGGATGCTGCGGAATTTCTGGTTACTCATCGTCACCCTTCTCATAGCGGCGGATGATATTCTCGACCATTTCAGCAGCCCGCTGCATACCGGTCTCAACACCCATCGCGTAATCACCGCCCTCACTTTCCATGAAGGCTCTTAGTTTGAAGACGAGTTCGCGGCAGTCATGCAGAATAGGATGTTCGAAGACTTCTTGTTGTTCTTCGAGCAAAGGTTCACCCACCTGCTGTTCAAACAAGTCTGCGTAGTCCGCATAGACCTGTTGTTCAGTCAGGTAGATGAACTCTCTCATCTGCTGAAAGTTTTGCTGATCGCCCATCACGTTATTTAGCAACAGACATCAGCAAGAGTTTCAGGTGATGCCGTTGATCGCTTTGAAAAACGGGTGATCTTGCACGTTTTGCGTCTTGGCAAAGCGCGAAGACCGTTCTTCGCGGATCGCGTCCACGATCTCTTGACCGTGGGTGTTGACGTAGTGGATCATGGAGAGGAACACGCCGTCCCTCTCCATCTGAAGGTCGTGGAACAATGTGTCGTTGTCCACGCCCATTTCAGGCTCGAATTCGATGACTTCTGCTTGCAACATCGCCGCATCCATGAGCATGCGGGAGAAGAGTTCAGCGGCCGGAATCATTGGTTGCCGTTCCTAGTCTTGTTGATCAGGTCCATGATGTTCGCACGGACGGGGTTGGCCGCCGCGAGGGCGGGTTCAGGAATGCGGGATGCAACTTCCTGTTCGATTTGGACGCGAGGCGTCTGTGCCGGGTGGGCCGCCTCGCTGATCCGCTGGCCGGGCGCGACCGTCCGGCTTTCGATGACCGGGCTTTCGCCGACCGATGACCCATGCCGCAGGCTTTCGCGCAGACCCGTCAGACGACGGTCGTGCTCAGCCGCTTGCTCGGCAGGCAGGAAGTCGTCGTCATCATCCATCGGCCCTTGCGTCCAGTTGCTGATCCGCATGGACAGTTGGTCGAAGGCCAGCGTGATGGTCTGACCCACGCACGGCGCCGAACGGCACTTCAGGAATTGCAGACGGAACTCGCCGCGCTCCTTCATGGTCTTCGAGGTGATGATGCCGAACAGGTTGTCGGCGGTGTTGATCTTCGAGATACCGCCAGCGATGTGGCTGTGATCGTACTCGGGAGCATCCACCGACTGGCGGTTCAACTGCGACGCCGTGACGACCGGGCAATTCCAGTCGAACGCGATGGAGCGCATTTCTTCCGAGACGTACTTGTCCTTCACGAAGGCGTCGGACGGGTTGATCTTGGCGTTGTTCGGGTGGAGCAGGTCCAGATAGTCGATCAGGATTACGTCCGGCTTGAACCCTTCCTTGATCTCGTATTCCTTCAGGAAGGCCCGGATCGTGTTGCAGTTCGTGCCGCCCTCGGGGAATTTCTTGATCCGGAGGTCGCCCGCCTTCTGCTTCTTCCCGGTCATGACGATCTTCAGCGCCGCGTCGCTGATGTTCGTCCGCACCGCCTTCGTTCCCAGCCCGGTGAGCATGGAGTCGAGACGCACGGCCGCGAAATCTTCAGACAGTTCGAGAGTGATGTAGACGACGTTCTTGCCGTCCAACGCCCACGTCAGGGCGAGGTTTTGCAGGAAGAGCGACTTGCCAGAACCCGAGCCACCGGCGAAGATGTGCAGACCCTGAACGGCCAGACCGCCGCCAAGTTTCTTGTCGAGGATGTCCCACCCCGTCTTCATGAAATTGGAGTTCTCGTTCAGGCGCTCAAGACGCATGGCCGGATCGAGGAAGTAGGACGTGCCCAAATCCGTCATCAGGCTGATGGTCATGGCTTCCTTGACCATGGCCTCCAGCTTGGCGCCTTCGCCGTTCTGGATCAGTTCGAGGCCGTTCAGAACCGCTAGTTCAAGCGCCCGGTATTGGCAGAATTTCTCGATGGTCTGGAGATACCAGTCGCTGTGTTGCTTGGCGTGAGGGAACAGTTGGACGTCCGTTCTCGTGTTCGCGTAGACGATCTCCGGCGACGGGACCTTGGCGTACTTGTCAGTGTATTCCTTGATGAAACGGGCCGCCGGTCGCAGCACGTCGTCGAAGAAATCAGGGTTGATGATGTTCTGGCTGCGAGCATACACATCCGAATCGGACATCATCGTCCGAAGCAGGAGCAGTTGCACATCGTAATTGAACTCTTCGTTCGAAGAGGCAGCTTTGGCTTGAGTATACATTAAAGAAATGGCTTTCAATAATACCGGGCTGGCAAATTCCAGCTTCATCGCACGGGGCCAAATTGCTTGCCGTGACGGTGAGTTTTTCAGTAGGGAGTCCTAGTTATACCGAGCCCAAAATTGTGAACTCAATATATTACTGGCTGACTCTGGGAGCTTCCTCCTTGGGTTTTTCGAAGTACATGAGCTTGCGTTTCATCCGGATTTCGAGCGGGTTGTTGGTCGCCGTTTCGATGATCGAGCGGGTCACGTAGAGCTTGCCATAGCGCTTGGTGGCTTCGGCCGCGTCCTTGACGTCACGCTCCCACCAGTTGTCGAAACCAGACCCTTCGCGCAGCTTGGGGAACGACACATGCCACTTGTGGGTCAGGGCGTGGTCGATCATCCGCTGACCGGCGACGTCCGGGTCGGCGACCACGATGTTGATCTTGCCCGACGTCGTCAACCAGTGGGCCTGCTCGTTGCTCAGCTTCGAGCCCAAGGTCGAGACCCCGTCCACGGCGACAGCGTCGAGCACGCCTTCGAAGATGAAGGCGTAGACCCGATGGCTCCCCTCAAGGAACTGGTTGTTGAACAGGAAATGCGAGGGGACGTTGCCGGTGTAGCGCGGCTTGGTCTTGGTGGCCTCGTCGATCAGGCGTCCGGTGTAGCCGACGATCTTGCCCTTGTAGATGAAGGGCAGGATCATGCGACGGTTCATGTCGTCGAGCTTGGACGGCGTCCAGTAATATTCGGCCCCGTTGAACACGGCCATGCCCCGGCTGGCCGCATAGCCGACCACCGCCATGAAATCCGGGTCCGTGCAGCCCTCGTTGGCCAGTTGGCTGAAGCTCTTGGCCCCGCTCGGCAGAGACACGGTCGGGAAAGTCGGAACTGCGAGCGACGGCACGTGCGCGGCTGCGGCCGGATTGCTGGCCAGCATCTTGTGATACTGGAAAGCCTTGTGGCCGATCTTCATGACCTCGCGCTCTGGAACGCCCAGCGCGCCGAGGAAGCCCTTCAGGTTGGCGGACACCATGTCGCCGACCTGATAGCGCGTGCGGAAGCCGCAGCGGAAGCAGTTGATGCCGATGCCTTGGGCGTCCTTTTTGGCACCGCACTTCCGATCCTTGTCCGGCGTCTTCCCACGGCGCGGGCACATCGGGCAGTTGAAATTCAGGAAGTTCGTGTTGGACACACCCCTCCGACCGGAGAGAGCGCCGGTGATCGCCGTCCACACGAAATCGTCGTGCAGGATGGTGTTCAGCATGTTGCTCAAGGTCGGGGTTCCGGCGATACTCGTTTACCAATCAGAAACCCACCATAGGAGCCGGAAAATTCGCCGTCAAAATTATGTGGCGCGAGGTAACCGGTCGCTTATCGACGGGCGTTCAGGGCAAAAGTATAGAATGTGAATCTGTGCTGTTGACTTGAAGCATGTGATGTGCTCTATTGGCTTTGCTTCTTCTCGAAGCACCTCTGCGGGTAGGATTCGAAAACCCCAGACAGAGGAGTTTTCGAGAACCATGCAAAAGATGAAGACTGTGTTCGTGATTGACCGGGCTACCCGTAGGGCAACCGACGAGGTTCAAGTTCAGTGGGTCATGGACGGTGAAGGTGTCGCCACTATCAAGCACGATGGAACGTCGTGCATGATCCGTGACGGGAAGCTGTTCAAGCGTTTCGACGCCAAGCACGGCAAATCCCCTCCGGCCGGGGCGATCCCCTGCGAACCCGCTGCTGACCCGGTGACTGGTCACTGGCCGCACTGGGTTCCGGTTGACATGGACGATCCGGCGAGCCGTTGGCACGCCGAAGCGTTCAAGGACGGGCTGAGCGATGGAACCTACGAGCTTGTTGGCCCGAAGGTCCAGAGCAACCCGTACAAGCTGGCCCACCACGAACTGTGGAAGCATGGGTCGGTGATCGTCGAGGTCGAGCGCACCCATGATGCGCTCGTCGCGTGGCTGATGGCTCACGACCATGAAGGGCTGGTGTTCCACCACCCCGATGGTCGGATGGCCAAGGTCCGGCGGAAGGACTTCGCGATCAAGTGGTAACGGAAGGGGTCAGAGCGATCTGGCCCCTTTCAACTTTCAGGGAGGTTCCTATGCCGATCACTGCCGAGCAAATCAGCGTCCTGACCGATGAAGAGCTTCGTGATCTTCTGGTCATGATCGTCAAGGAATCGGGTGACCGCCAGCGCCGCAAGGCCCAAGACGACTGGCACGACCAAAGCGCGGCCCTCGCTTTGCAGCTTCAGCGGCGTCCCAAGACATAGCATAACTGTGCTTGACACTGTGCTTCCAATACTATAGAAGGATCACCTCTTTCGAAGTACGGAGGCCGACATGGACAGCCAAGACAGCGAAACCTGCCAAGAAATTGTCGGCAAGACCGTCGAAAGCGTCGAGACCGGCTCTAGCTGGGTCGAGATCATCTTCACCGATGGTTCGAAGATTCTGCTCTCCGGTCGTGGCTCGGACGAGCGCAACTGGATGGAGGTCAACTGATCATGGCAAGCTCCAACCAGAAAGCCAAGCTTCGCCGCGCCCTGTGGACCATGCTGCGCGATCAGAATGGCGAGACCATCGAGATCGAGCGCGACCCGCTGCACGCGCGCTATGAAGTGAACCGCCACGGCATCCAAGTGTGGGGCGACGACCTCAACGCCGTCCGCGATCAACTGATCAACGCGCTGAAGGCCGCCGGGTGGACCATCGAGCCCTACGGTTCGGAGACCATCGCTCTGCCGCCGGAGCAGCAAGTCACCCGCGCCAGCCTTGGTGTGCCGTTCAAGACGCCGTACACCACCGAGGGCCGGAAGATGCGCTGGGACATCAGCGTGCTCGGATGACCGAAGACGAGCGCGTCATCGCACGAGCGAAGGTGCAAGACGCCATGGAGCGTCTGAACGTGCTTCGGCCTAGCCTTCGTCGCGTCTCCGCAGGCTACGGCCGCAAGGGTGGGACGTCGGCGACGGCTGGGAAGAAAGCCACGACGTTCCTGATCGACATGCCGGACGGCTCGACCAAGCGAAAACGCTCGTACTTCGTCCATGACGAAACCGCCTTGGCGCCGGTGTTCGAGCACGATGGTGTCTGGCACACCACCGGCATCTACCCGGTCGGTGAGCCGCTACACCCCAATTTCAATCGGAACCACACGATCCTGACCGCACGGAGGGCCGCTTGAGCTACCAAGAAAAAGACATCGCTTTCGAGAAAGGCGACTACTGGGTGCTCCGCGTCCCCTACGGCAAGAAGAAAGGGACCTACGAGGTCTACAAGGTCGGCGTGACCCACAGCACTCGCTGCGGGATCATCGGCTTTCGCGATGACGAAGGTCTGGCGCGAGCCAAGGCTGAAGTCGAGCGCCGGATTATTGCGGACGCCAACCCTAAATAAGGGCATGCGTTACAAAGAGATCACCGAAGCCTTCGACAGCCAAGGCGTCCAGTGGCATAGCCCGACAAAGGCGACCTTCGCGGTCAACGGCGTGCCCTATACCGCCACGTTCCAACGCGACGGTGGCGGCGGAGATTACTACGAGTTTGCCTTCACGGCCGACGTCCCCAATCTCGAAAACCCCGACAAGGTCGGCCGTCACGACAACATCGGCGGGCAGGGCGCTTCGGCAACGAAGGTGTTCGGCTACGCCATCAACTGTCTGGCTCATTTCATCAAGAACCAGTTCCCCGGACAGATCGGCTTCGTCGGCTTCCACGACACTGGGCGCGATGAGCTTTACAACCGCATGGCCCTGAAGCTGGGCGCCAAATTCGATGGCCTTGGCTACCAGATGCAGGTGAAGGTCGTGCGCGGTCGAAAGGTCTTCACCTCGTTCGATCTGAAACGCACGATCCCCAAGCCGCCGGTCCATGGTATGCCACCGACGCCTTGGATGGATGACCGCCCCAAGCGCCAGAAATCACCAGAGGAATTGGCGAGAGACCGGGCCGAGATCGACGCTATCCTCGCCGACCTCGAATCCCTTGAAGGCCTGACGAGCTAGATCGTCACCACCAACTCACGGATGAAACCGTTCCCAGCCTCGCGCTCGGCCGGATAGCCGCGCGGGTTGGTGACCACGCGCGTCTCGGCGACCTGATAGTCGAAGGCGTCGTGGACGTGGCCATGAATCCATAGGACCGGCCCACACTCGTGCATCATGTAGTCGAGGTCGGAGACGTAACCCGGCGTTGCGAGGTTAGACACCCAGCGCGGATGAACCGATTTCGGCGAACAGCCGTAGTGGGTGACGACCACGGTCTTGCCGTCAAATTGCTCACGCAACTGGGTGTGGATGTAATCCCTCGACATGAAATGCTCGTCCATGGCCTCGTCGGTTCCAAGGAACGTTCCGTCGTCGAGGTGGATCGCTGCGTCATAGTCCGCCAGCGCGCGATGGCAGACGACCTTGCTGTAGGGTCCAAGGCCGGTCAGGTTGAAATCCGCCCACAAGGTGGCGCCGATGAAACGCACACCGTCAATGACCACCGCCTCGTTCTGGAGCAGGTGGACGTTGGACCCTGCGGTCGCAGCCTTCAGCTTGTCCACGATCTTGTAGAAGCCGCGCTGATGCCAGTACTCGTGATTGCCCATGACGTAGATCACAGGGACGCTAAAGGTGGCCTTGGCCCACTCGATGCCCGGCAGGCCCGGCGAAATGTCGCCAGCCAGCACGACCACGTCGCACTCAGGCGGGACGTAGTCTGGGTCCATCTTGTGTTTTTCGAAATGGAGATCAGAGAGAATATGGATACGCATCAAATATTTACGACGAAATAAACACCGACGTTTAGTATTCGTCGTGATTGTGCTTAGTCCATTTCTCCATAAACTTTTCAGCGTCTTCCATATTGAAGAACGTCAGAGTGTTTCCATTACCGCACACATCGAATACTCCACCGACATACACCGCAAGGGTCAAGTTCTTTGAACACCACTGGCCCATTTCTGTGTCAGTACGCATGGCGTTCCAGTTCGTCGCATCATATCGGCCACTGTCACAGTAAGAAAGCTGCGACCACGTGTGGTCACGGACGAATAACTGGACACGACCATCCGGCAACTCGCGGACCGAAACGTTGCTGACTTTTAACGGACCCCAATAGCTCATCGTTCATGTTTATCAGGTCGGGAAATTCCTGACCATTTAGATCGGACGGAAGACGACCTTCTCGAACGTCCCGGTGTTCATCACGTCGTAGACGACCTTGAACCGCAGCCACAGATAGTGGCCGGTCTTGTCCACGAAGATGGAGCCGTTGCCGGGGGCTTCAACCTCGAATTCCGTCGTGCTGACGTCGAACCAGTTGGAGTCCTGCTCGGCGGGCTGCTGTTCCAGCGATCCCTGCACGATCAGCTTCCCGATGAAATTGGTGACCGACCATTGGAAGGTGTGATAGCCGAGCACGTTGCCGATGCTGGCGCCGCCCAGATACGAGCCGCTGATCATGGTGTTCAGTTGCGGCTCAGTCATGTCGGCCAGCAGCACCGTCTGGGCCTCTGGCGGCGACGGGTAGGGGCCTTGGATGACTTCGATGGAGCTATCCGGACCGTAGGCGCGGTCGGTGTAGAGGGCGATGTTTTCGTCGTCGGATTCACGGTGGAAGACGACGCTGTACTTCAGATAGCCCAGCGGCCAAAACTCGGCGTCCACGGCCGAGACCGACAGCATCCAGATTCCCTTGGGGGCGTCGTAGACCGTCAGGTCACGTTCGAGCAGCAGCTTGTTGTCGCGGGTGTCAACGATCACCGCGCGCGGCGTGCCGTCAAGTTGAACAACCTTGCGATCCACGTTGCGAATGAAGAACAGAATTTCGTTCTTCACACCCTTCGTGACTTTGAAGTCAGTGCGGACCATAGGATAGTTCATCAGTGCGGCTCCCGTGTTTCCGCCCATGGTCAATGTGACGACTTGTGGCAGCTTGTAGACATTGATCGTGGCGGTCATGAAGAGTATTTATGAGACCCGTGTGGCGATCTCGAAGAAATTGGAACCGTCCGCAGCCAAATCCTGAGTGCGCTTTTTGTCGAGCTTCCAGCACTGCGAGGGCATGATGCCGCTGGCGTGGTGGACGTGGGTTCCCTGCGCGACGAGCAGGGCCTTGTCGTTATCGCTCAGAACCTTCAAGGCGCGCTTTCCGCCGTGTGCCCAAGCCGCGTACTCCGCCTGCATGGTCAACTCGAACTGACGCGGCGTCATGGCGTTCTTGACGTTGTGCCATAGCCGGAAGAGTGGATCGCCGTGCTTGAATTTCGGCTCATATTGGATCGAGCCCAAACGCCGGTTTCCGAACGACGAACTGCCGCCGTCGCTTCGCTTACCGTTGTTGTGCAGCCATTCGCCGATGGAATCTTCATCGGGCTCAACCGTGTCCAGATCGTTGCCGTCGATGACGAACACATAGCCGTAGCGAGATTTCGCGATCATGCTTTCCGGAGCTTCGTGCCCCGCGTACGCGCCACCAATCGCATAGATGATGGCGTAGGCGAGGCTGGGCGTCATGTAGACGCGCCCGGCCACCGGCGCCATCATTCCACGACCTTGCACCTCCGCACCCTTCAGGCCGGTCTTCATGATGGCCTTGGCCGCTGCTTCCAACGGCGTGCCGTGGTAGTAAATCGTGCCTGCGGTGGGCGCGGCCTCGAACAGGTTGATCCACTCACGCATCGACGGTCACCTGCTTGATCACCTTGGCCTTCTTGGCTGTCTCAGCCGAAACGATAACTTCCTCGTCCCCGCCGTTGGGCAGGTAAAGCAGGATTTCGCTCAGGGGGATCGTCAGTTCGACGACCCAGTATTGGCGTCGCTTGGGGAGCATGTAGGATCGGGTCGCCCGCGTGCCGTCGTACTCGGAGAAAGTCGTCACCCGGCGCTCGCTGAGGGTGAAGCTCACCCAGTGGTGTCCGGGGTAGTCCGGATTGTACTCACCGCCACCACCGCGCCACATGGTGACCGGCGCGTTGGCCGCCTGCTTGAAGTCGTCCATCGTGGCGAAAGGGGTGCTGTACATCTGCGGCCCGTCCTTCTTGAACCACAGACGAAGCATGGAAAGCAACTTGGCTTTCTTGTTCTTGACCATCCGGTCAATAGGCGTACGAGTGTTGCGATTATGCCAGTTGATGGTGGCATCATCGAACTTCTCTTTGAATTCGTCGAGGCCAAGATGCCTTGCAAAGTCCCAGAAATCCCACTTGGTTTCTTGTTCACCAGTGACGAAATCTTCCATCAATTTCATATAATCGCGCATGGAACTATTTACCCATGTGCGTTGCTACGCCGAAGTGGAAAATGAGCAGATTTTTCTGACCTAAATACTCGCATAATAGCTTGTACAGAATCATGGACGACGCGCGCATCGCCGCTATTCTTGAGAAGTACCCGTTCCTCAGCTACGGCGTGCTTCTGGAAACACCCTACCTCGGAATCGTGCAGAATTCCGACAGCCAACTGCTGTCGATGTACGTGCTCGACTCGATCCCCGATGAGAACCTTCGCCGCATCTTCCTGAAGTCGGGCGAAGAGTGGTGGTGGGGTAGCAATCGGCAAATCCCGATCAACATTTTCTTGAAGGACAAGTTCAAGATTTTCCGGCCGTACCTGAAGCATTTCGCGCGCAAGGAATTCGACCTGCAATCGGGGCCGTCTGTCAGCCTGCAAGAGACCATCGCTCGCCGCGTGCGGAAGCGTCAGGTCACCCTGCTGAAAAAAATCGACTGATTACGAGAAAAATGCCAAAGGGTCGCCGTCAGACACGAGCTTGATCGTGGCGAACCACTGAGCGACCCCATGCTGACTAGGCAGGATGATTCCATCCAACGGCATGAAAACGGCACCGAACAACCTGACCTTAGTGAAATTTTGCGGCAGGTGATCAAGCGATTCCACGCCGCCGACGACAACCTTGTTCCGAAGTTCGTCTGGTAGGTCCATCAACATCAGGACCGTGCCGCGCACGTCGCCTTCCAAATCCGAAAAGCTGAAGCTCTCCGACACCATTTTCCGCGTGCGGTAATGGTTGAAGCCATCCTCGTCCGACAGGGAATGGATGGTCGTCTTGATCTTGAAAATTACGGCGCTGTGATCGAGATCGGACACGGGAACTCCTGTTTGCCAACGAGTAACACGATAACCGATTTCGTCAACGAAAAGGATTAGAGGAAGCGCTTAAGCTGCGCGATGACGTTCTCGGCCGATGTCGGCTCGTCGTCCAAAATGATCTCTTCCAGTTTCGACTGCCGAACCATGCGGGTCAGCGTCTCTGCGGCCTTGCTGCTGGGCGTGGACGTCCACGTGATCTTCAGGCTGTCGGGGGTCTTGGCGCCGTTGAACACACCGCGCGAGAAACCCTTGATCACGGCGCCATCGGCGGTGATCGTGAACCGGTTCGGCTTGACCTGCATTTCGGCGCTCGGCTTGTCGTCATCGACGAAGATGTACTCGATGCCGGACTCGCGGACGTAGTAGCAGTGCTTGCCCTTGAAGATGCTGCGATAGTAGGTGATGTGCGGATCAGTCTTCATGCGGACGAAACCGCGCTGGTGTCCCCAACCGTAGTCGGCGAACAGTTCACGCAGTTGGTCGAGACCAATGGCCTTGACGAAGGTCGAGTAGGTGACCTGCCGAGCCTTGTCCATCATGTCGTGAAGATCGTCGGCCGCCAGCCCGGTGCAGTTGCCTGCGTAGCGGTAGCTTTCGCTGAGCGTGCTCCAGCCCTTGAAGGCTTCGAAGATCGTGTCCTCCACACCGGCCTCGACGGGCACATCAGCCTCGACGAGGTCCAGCAGGCTACGCATGTCGTCTGAACGTTCCATGGCGATATTTATCAGCCCTGAACGCCCAGCATCTTGTATTCCGGTTCAGCCATCAGCGCGCGCAACGCGGCGTGGGCTTCCTGCATCGCTGCGAGGTCGGCCGGGCCGTTGAAGCCACCATCCGCCAGAACGTGGAACATGGCGCTCTCGGCGTTCATGACAGCCTGTTGCAGCCGGGCGCCGTACGACGGAGCTTCAACCGTGCTCTCGACGAGGTTCTTGTAATCGCGATACCAATTTTCCATGGTGTTTCTCCAATCGTGTAGGGTATTTAGGAATCCACGACTGAAAAATTTCGTTCGCGCCGGTTAAGGTCTCGCCGATCCTGCGCTACAGTATGTGTAGGAGACCACAGATGCAGCTTACCCCGATCATCACCTTGCTCGTCGAAGACATGGCGGACATCAATCACGCGATCCAAGCCTACAACTTGATTGGCAAGGACGTGTACTACACCGCGCCGAATGATCGCCGCATCCCGTTCACCCCACTCGATCACGTCCACAAAGCCTTCGGGCGGATCAAGGCCAACGGGTTCAGCGTGCAAGATGCTGAACTGCTGTCCGCCTACATCAACGACCGGGCGCGCATCTTCCGAAAGGAACACGCCGAGAGTCCGACCGCATGGCGCGACGGCGTCTACTCAACGTGCGATCTGGCTGTGCGTTTGATGAGCACATTCATGGAAAATCTCAGCGCGGACCTCGACAACCACGTTCCGGACCGGCAAGCTCACCAGACCCTTCTGGAGGCATTTGCATGACCGAAGCATCAGCGATGGTGCGACTGGGCGACACGTTGTCCAAATCGCAGGCTGACCTACTCTGCCTGCTCTGCGTGATCGCCAACCCCAATTACGGGATCGTCGATCACCAGAGCCTGTCCACGACCGACTTGGCCGCCCTGATGCGGCTGAACCTGATCCGCCGCAACGGCGACCGCTACAAGACGACGGTCTTGGGCGATGACCTTGTCGTCATGTGGATGAACGACGACATCTAGGCGCGGTGGATGACGCCGCCGAAGATGCCGTGGGTGTCCACGCCGACCAGCGTCCCGAGCTTCCACATCTTGGACGGCTTCACGCACTTGAAGGCGTAGATGCCGCTGATGGGGTCGAATTCTTCGAATTCGAAATGGGCGCGGGCTGAGCGAAGCTCCATGCCGGGCAGGGGCTGCTCGTAGGAGCCGTAGCGGTCCAGTTCAGCCTTGGCCGTCAGGACGGTTTCCACGTCGGTCCCGGTCAGCTTACCGGCCTCGATCATGTCCAGAGCGATCTGGTGACGCTTCGGGCGGTCATGCAGGTCTTTCATGAAGATGTCCGGGCCAATGATGGCCAGCACCGCGCGGTCGAGGTCTTCGACCTTGACGTAGGTGTGGACCTTTTTGGCGGCCTTGCTCTTGATCTTCAGGGACGACATGGGGACTCCGAAACTGGGAAACGAATTATAGCTGAGAGGGTGGCCGATGGCCACCCATTAGTCAGCGATGGAATGGCGGGCGACGGCGCGGACGACCGTACCGGCCGGAAACTCTTCCAAGGTGAAGGTCCATTCCGAGCCCGAACCGGCCATGCCGTTGTGGGTGCTCAGCGACCGGGCGAAGGCCGCGAGGTTGCGGCGGCAGACGGCCAGATCGGCGCCGTCTTCGATCTTGATCGGAACCAGATATTCCGAATAGTCGGCCCACGAGTCTTGGATGTAGCTGAAATGGACAGCTTCCTTGACCAGCAGCGCGGCCTTGCAGCCCGGCTCGGGCTTGTAGGCGGGCTTGCCGACCGTGAAGGCGCGGCCCTTGCTGTCGGTGCTCTTGCGGGTGTTATCGACGGCCGCCGTGCGCGCCCAGTGCGAGCAATCGGTGATCTCTGCCTTGCGGAAGCCGCGCGGGGTCTCGCGCACGTCGTTCAGCTTGCTCAGCAACTCGCCCCGGATCGCCGGGTTCTCGATGGCGGCATAGCTCTCGCGGACCGCTTCCAAATTCTTGAGCGCGCGCTGGTTGCTCTGGAAACCGGAGACCTCGAACATCCACGACGCCGGGAAATTCTCGACGTACTGGACAATCGCCGGTACGGACTTCCACCGCAGTTCGCGGCTGGCGGCGTCGGTGGTGGTGGCGCTGTTGAAGACGCTGTCGATGCCAGCTTCGGCCAGCATGTCCAGAACCGTCTGGGCTTGCTCTTCGCTGATCAGGCTTTCCACGATGCCGTAGGGGTAGGACGCGCTCTTGAATTCAAAAGTCATCGTGGGCCTCCAAATCGCTTCAGACAATATGGTGTGTGTACTACAATCTATACTTGGAGTCAAGCACAGATTTGGTCATAGTTGTGGTAGTCGTCCGCGCGTGCTTGGATAATTTCCAAGGCCAACTCGGCGGCGATGATGAACGGGATTTCGATGAGGATGTGGCCGTCTTCCATCTTCCGCATGTGGTGCTGCATCAGATTGCGGAGCACGTTCGGCTTCAGAGACTGGACCGAGTTGTAGGCGATGGACTCGATTTCATCGAGCCGTTCGTCGCAAATGCCCGCGCGGTCGGCCAGCGCCGCCGCGATACGCGCTCGGAGGACTTGACGAATCTTGGTGACTTGCGACACTGCTGATCTCCCTCTGTTTGTACATGCGGCACGATGTAGCAGGGGGACGTTAATTTCAGGTTAAGCGAAAAACACTGGTCTCAAAAACCCCAAGTATTCAGGCAAAAAATAAGGACCGGAGAGGTCCACTCCCCGATCCTTCTTGCGGTCGTACTTCATGCCCTTTCCCTTTTTCACCGGCACGGACTTCGGAGCGAAGAGCTTGCAGGTGAAGAGGGCTTGGGCGTGCGGGTTGCGCGGGTTGCGCGGGGGTCGCTTCGCCATTGTCCTTCTTCCTGTTAGAGGAAACTCTATTTACCAGAGAAAGGACAGTTTGGTCAACCAGATTGAATTCAGTCGAAGATCGGCTCGTTCTTGAGGAAGATCGGCTTGGGGCAATCCGCCTCCCGGCCGGGGATCGGCTCGACGACAATCTTGCCGTAGCCAGCCGGTGAGGAATCGTCGCGATAGCCTTCGAGGATTTCCCTCGAACGTCCGGTCTTCAGGATGGCGCCGTCATAGACGCTGCGGACGCGGAACAGGTGATCTGGGTCGATCTTGTATCCTTTGTTCATGTCGTTCAGCACCTTGACGTAGTCGTCCGACGTCCAAGCGGTGATGTTGATGATCGTGCGGCCCCAGCCCGGCTTTACCGGGTGCTTGAGCTTCCACTTGTCCTTGATCTCGGCAGGTTGGCCGGTCATGACGGCGCGCTCGACGATCAGGCGCCAGTTGCTGAGCGCGAACATCCAATGCTGCTGTCCGCTGACGACGTAGATGAATTTGGGGACAGCCATCAGCGCAGGCTTTCAAGCTGGGCGAGGGCGGCGTCCAACATGGCATCCGCGCGTTTCTTGTCCTCGACGGCGCTGTCGTGGTGCGACGTGCCTTCCCTGAAACTGGCAAGACGGGTGTCAGCGTCTCGCTGGAATTGGCGTGCCGTTTGCAGGCTCGAACGGATCGGGTCGAGGCGCCCGGCTTCGGCGATGCCGGAAGTGACGTCGTACACGGTCTTATCCTCCCTGACGCAGAACGTCGATGTTCAGCGTCTTCAGGCCAAATTTAGCGACGAAAGCGTGAGCCGTCTCGGGCTCATGGAAGACGATGCTGGCGACGAACCGGTCGGAAAGCGTCTTGACGACCTTGGGCTTGATCTCGGCGATGGCCCAATTCCAGCCACGCGCCTCGTTCACGCGCTCTTCGCTGACGGCCTCGAAGCCGCAGTTGGTCTCCAGCCATGCGGTCATGTATTCCGGAAGCTCCCACGGTCCGGTGCGCGGATCGCCTTCGAGGACGGTCGAGGGGAGGATGACGTGCGGCCGGTCGATCATCCAGAACGACAGGCCTTCGCGAACGGTCTTCCGTTCACCGACTTGGCCGCAGCCGCGCGAGAATTGGGCGACCATCTGGCCACCGACGATCTTCAGCGCGGTGAACTCGTAGGAGAAGCCGCCGTTGGCGTTGGTCATGACGATGTCGCGCAGGGCGTCCAGCATCTGGCTGGGGATGCGATGGATCATCTGGAACGACAGGCAGGGATAGCCCTCGTCGTCGAAATCGGCCTTCATGCTCACGGGCGCGACGTAGCGGCCGATGTCGGCCAGCTTGCCGTCTTGGTCGATCACGCGACCCTTGATCAGAATGATCTCGCCCTTGGACATGCAAATGGCCTCCGAAGTTGAACTTGGAGGCCATTATGCACAGTTCAGTTGTGAAGTCAATCTGTGCTACCGATAGCGGATGCTGAAGCCCGCTGTGGTCGGCTCAGCCGTCCATCCGATAGTAATCCCCTCCGGCATTTCACGGTGCACAAGCAAATAGCTCGACATCAACTCGTCGATGTTGCGAGCGCCGACCGGGTTCTGGCTGTGGACGTAGTACCAGAAACCGTCTGGGAAGAAATGGCCCTTGGCGTCCATATCCTGATCTACCAGCCATTTGGCGAAGTCGTAGCCGGTCGGGAGAAGGGCGAGGCCGTCGTACCCAAGGTCATGGTCGAAGCTGATGAAGGTCGGGCAACCGTGCTGGGCGATGTACGCCTGACCCTCTTCCATTGTCCGCACGACGATCCATCCCTCGCCGTCCCCCGGCGGGAAGCGCTCGTCGTCAATGAACAGCTTGACCATGACCAAAAATACTCACAACGCCCTATTTGGTCAGGATACGACGGCGTTGGATTTCGGTCGATATATTTCGTTTACGATTTTGCGAAGGCCGCAAAAATCATGCGAGCCTGCTGGCGATAGTGCTCGGGGTCCGACACGCGCTCCAGTTCAACTTTTGGCCAGCCGTGCGACTCCTGATCGAAATGGGCCAGCGCCGTGGCCAGCTTGTCGATGTCGGTGTGCCAGTTTTTGATCGTGATCTCGGACAGGTACTCGACAGTGAAGACGTAGCCCTCTCCGGAATGCAGAGCGCGAAGGCTGTACCGCTCAGCCTGCTGGCGGGCGGCGCCCTCATCTTCGATGACCTGAGCGTCAGCCCGATTGCGAGTAACCCAGCCAGCCGGGTCCTGCGTGATGTAGACCATGTCGTCGAGGTTGCGGCCGATGGCCTTGATGATGCAGGCCATGGATCAGGCTCCGAACAGGAATTTGCTGATGATGTCGGCGTCTTCCGGCCGGGAGTGCAGGTCCAAGGTCTCGCTGTAGCCGCCGACCTGAACCTTGCCGTCCACGATGGAGAAGAACCCGGCCGACACCGGCTTGGTGTAGGTCCGCACGCCGTGGCGATAGCCGGTGTCGTTCTCGCGCGCCCACTGGTGGACGGAGCGGTGGGCGATCCGGTTATCGATCAGGACCGGGAATTCCGACGCCTGATGGCTCTCGGGGTGTGCGTCCACGAGGATGACGTACTTGCGCTGCATCAGGCGGCTTCCCTCTTCAGGTCCATGTTGCCGGTCAGCGCGCGGATGAACAGGCAGATGCGCGCCCGCAGCTTCAGGATGTTGATGGCCATGCCCTGCTCGAACAGCGGGTTGTAGTCGTGCAGGTAGTCAGCGTCGATCACACGCGCCAGCGCGATGATGTCGCGGAAAGTCTTGTCGCCGAGGTAGGACACCACCAGCAGGCTGTCGCGGTTCGTCCGCGCGTCCTTCTCGAACGCCTCGAATTTCCGCAGGGACAGCAGGCCGTCCTTGTCGCCGATGTACTGGGCGAGGCTGTTGTGCAGCGAGATCAGGTGCTTGAACGCCCAGCGCGCCAACTCCTGACGGCGGATGTCGTCGGCCGTTTCGGTCACGGCGTCTTCAGCCACTTGCTCCAGCCGGGTGATGCCGCTCGACAGCCCATGGATGTGGTGGATGTTCTCGGGCCGGATGGTCATGTCTTCGACCGTGGGCGGCGAGGTGCACTTGCGTGAGCCTTCGCGGAGATACCAGCCGTCGATCTTGGTGAATTCCATGGCCTAGACCTCCTGTTCGCGTTGGGCGGCCTGAACCGCCAGAAATTCGTACTGTCCGGCGATCTTGGACGCCTCGTCGGCGGCCGGGTCGCACTTGTCCCAGAACGACTCGTCACCGGGTTCCTTGGGCCAGTTGCGGAAAGCCAGCAAGATTTCGGCCATGTCGCCGGTCGATTTGGCCAGAGCCTTGTCACCGTCCGCCAGTTGCTGTTCCGACAGGCGCTTCAGGCTGGCGCCCATGTCGGCCAGATGGATGGCGTTGTTGGACTGCTCGCCGCCCAGCGCGGGCTCAGCATAGAGGCCCAGATAGCGGAAGCCTTGTGCCGCTTCGCGATAGAGCACAGCGATGTTCTCGAAGTCCTTGGACGGCATTTCGCGGACCACCGGCTGAGTTTCCTTCCACGCCACCCACCAGCCGTTCCGCCACGCCAGCGCCATGGTCATGTCGCGCAGGTCGCCGCGCGGTAGGCCGGACGTGCGGTCCACACCGGCCTTCATCGCCGCGTAGCCCAAATCGTACTGCTCGCGGTACTCGTCCGGCGACAGGGTGTTGGTCTTGTCCAGATAGTAGGCGTGGTGGTTAGACATTAGGCCTTGGCCTCTTCCTTGACGAACACGCCAGCCAGCAGCGCCGCCATCAGATAGCGCGCCTTGTGCAGGTTGGTAATGGCCGCCTCGCGGAAGCCTTCGCAGCCGACCGGGTCGTTGCCGTGGATGAACGGGTCGCTGACGGCGCCCTTGACCATGTCGAACACCTTCTTGGTGTACTCCATGTTGTGCTTATCGGTCAGGTCGTAGACCTTCACCTTGCCGGTCTCGTCGTTGTCGATGCCGGTGGTCTTGATTTCGATCTGCGGCTGTTCGGTCATGCGCGACAGGACGTTGTGCACCCAGATCATTTCGCGGACGGATTCGCGCGCGACCGGCTGATAAACATCAGGCGACATTTTCATCGGGGCCAGCATCGTCAGGAGCGCCAGCGCCTTGTCGAGCGATTCCACCGTGTGGGTGTGATAGTGGTTCACGTAGACGATGGAGGTCTTCGACGACATGGGGCGCTCCGTTCGTTGATCCGAGAACACACAGTAGCACACGCAGTGCTTATTGCAAGCACTATTTCAAGTATAGATGGAAAACTGTGGTTTCAGAAAAGCCCGAAGGCTTTCCATACTTCCCAGCCCATCTGACTTTCCTTGCGGACCACATGGTACTCGCCGGTGAACCAGAATTCGGCGTTGGCGTCGAGGCCAGCCCGCAGATCAGTCTGCGACAGACCATAGCGGTCGAGGTAGGCGTGGTACAGCTTCCGCATCTTGGGGGCGCGATCCAGATAGACACCGAAGGTCCATATGTCCGAGCGTGCGTCGTGGAGCATGTCCTGCACACCCGGCCCCAAGCCCATCTGGCGGGCTTCGTAATTCGCGTCCTCGATCAGCCATTTCTCAACGGTCGGGATCAGGTCCCGACCCGCGCCATAAGCGAACGAGTAGCCGTCCTTGGGGAAGAAATAGAACAGGTCACCGTATTGCTCGGCGTACGTGGCCTCGTGAGTGCAGAACGCACTCTGGAGACGCATGGCCTTGAACTTGTTTTTCTTCAGGTAAGCGTCGGTGTGCTGCTCGACGCCCAATTCGGCGCCAGAGCGCTTGGAGCGGTCGGTGGGCATCATCAGCAGATGGTCAGCCTTCATGCCCTCCAGACCCCGTAGGAGGGGCCGGGTGTGGTCGAAGGCGGCCAGATACTGGCTGCACTCTGCTGTGATGGTCTCTACGATCATCCAAGCAGAGTATCAGAATCTATACTGTTGTCAAGCCGCTCTACTTGCGAACGTAGTAAGCGTGGAAGAAAGCGTGGTCGTTTCGGTCGTTCTTAGGGAAATCGAGGCGGGTGATCAACTTCCATTCGTGGAGGTCGATGTCGGGGAAAACCGTGTCGCCCTCGACTTCGGCCAGCACGCGGGTGATGTACAGTTCGTCAGCATCAGGTAGCGTGGCTTCGTAGAGCTTCGCCCCGCCGATGACGAACTGCTTCTTGCTGTGGTAATTAGCGCCGATGTCGCTCAGAACGTTGTCGATCTGGTGAACGCGGTAAACGTCCACAAACTCATTTCCAAATTGGAGAATTTCGCAGGAGTTTTCCCCGGCCTTCGCCGCCAACTGGTTGGAGAACACGATGTTGTCGCGGCCGGGCAGGGGTTTGGCGCCGATGGACTCCCAAGTCTTGCGGCCCATGTAGACGTTGTGGCCGTAGGTCTGCATCTTGAACAGGACCATGTCGTCCCGCAGCTTCCACGGTAGGGTTCCGTCCTTGCCGATGACGCCGTTGAGGTCCATGGCTGCGATCAAGGCGATGGTCATTCTCGTTCCCCAAAAGAAAAAGGCCGGGATTTCTCCCGGCCTCATCCGTACCTCATATCCCGAAGGATTAGAAGCTGTAGCGCAGGCCCACCGACAGGGTCTCGGCGCGATACTGCTCGACGATCTTGGGCGCCTTTTGGACGTCCACGTCGGCGGCCAGCCAGTAGCGGTACGAGCCCACCACGTCCAGCTTCGGGGTCAGCTTGTAGGTGGCGCCGACTTGGGCGTTGAACACCGTGCCGTTGCGATCACCCTTGACACCGGCGCCGTACAGCGAGCCGTAGCCGACGCCCGCGCCGACGAAGGGAGTGATGCCGTAGACCGTCACCGGCTCGACGAACACGTTGACGTTGCCCAGATTGGCTTCGACCGTGCCGAGCTTGGCATTGTCCGAACCACGCGAGGCGACGTATTCGCCTTCGACGCGGACCGTGCCGAAGTCGCGGCCGACAGCGGCCGAGTAGGAAGTGGCGTCAGCGCGGTTGGCTTGGAATTGACCACCGACCGAACCTTGGACGTAGTTCGAGGGAGCAGCGGCGGCCGAACCGGCGATAGCGAGGGCCGCAATGGCGGCCAGAGGGGCGAGAAACTTCATCTAACTCAAATACCTTTGTTGAAATAACAGGCGTTTCCACCTGATTTCTGCACCATATAGGTCAGGTATTTTCTGGTCAATAAATGGTTTACGAGATCGTCACGCAGAGGTCACTACCTCTGATTCGGAATTCTGTGCCTACTATTTTATCGACAGTATTTGATAAAGGATTCTATACAAGGACTCATATAGTGCTCAGGGGTATACAGCGGTTCACCCCACCGCAAAACTGGAAAAGACTGGGCCTAACTGGTGACCGGTGCAGGGGTAGAGCAACCACGGAGGCGGACATGCGGAAAGCAGTAACGGCCCCTCCACATGCTTCAGGCATGTAAAAAGGCACCACGAAAACGAGGGCGGTCCGGTCTGGAGAATTTGACCGCCGCCCGCGTGAGTGCGGTTCTTCGATTGCCGTGCTCACGAGCTTGATCCAACAAATCATAACCGTCTGGCACAAAAGCTTACCGGGGGTGCAAGGCTGGCCGATGAAAAGGTGCGCGAGCACACATCGAGACCACAGCCCCAAAACCCCTCTCTTCAGGTGAAGCGGCCGGGATTGGGCAATGGCATGCAGGTCTAGGGAGACCGCCTGCTGACACTATAAACGTGTCCAGTTGCTATCGAAAGGCGATACGAACTCAGGGACGTAACGACCGAAATCCCCCTGTCGTGGTGACTGCCCTTCTTCAAATCGCATCAGTGCGACCATTGGATAAGCGCGTCACCACGACAGGGGGAGAAAGAGACTGTAAATCTAGGGACATATGATTCGAAACTCACATAGAGAGCTTCGATCTGAAGGAAGAAAGTGAGCGCGAGCGAACGGTTTCCTTCAGATCACGTACGGACGTCAGTCCGGGCGTCGATGATGTAGTTGTCGAACCCGCCGCCGCTCTCATATTTCTCGTCGTTGAACCGCTCGATCACATCCTCAAGCTCAGTGTCGCTCAAGAACGAGACCTGACTGACCAGACGGGGCCGAAGCACCGTGTCGATAATGTGGTCGATGTAGCGCCGCTCTGCCTCTTCGCGAGACAGATGAACTGTCGATTTCACGCCCATGTCAGTTGCACCACCCGATGTCGCGTTTCTCGCCGTGGTACTCGCGGCCGTAGCCGCCAGCGATCAGGCGATCCGAGAGCAGCGTGTCTCCGACGTAGACGTCAGCATCAACCCGCCCGCCGTATTTGTCCCAGTCGAGGTTCTTCAGCAGCACCTTGTCGCCATTGCCGTGGATCAGTTTCTTGGTGAACTCGCGTGCGCGATCTGCCGCATTCCGCTCGGCGTCGCACTTGGCCTTACCGCCGCGCTCGGGCGTGTCCACGCCCCGCACCCTGATCTTCAGGGGGTTCAGCTTGGGCGGCAGGCCCGGCATGTTGAAGCTGAAGGTGTCGCCGTCGTAGATCGCGGTGACGTAGACGACCCGGTCGTTGCCGTTGTCGTTGTCCACTTTGACCTGAACGCTGGCCGCCGATTTTTTCTCGACGTGGTCGAGCGAGCGATCCAGCGACATCATCCCGAGGATACCAGCCGTCAGTCCCAAGCCCAGACCGAAGAGCAATGCCGTGTGGGGCTTCATATCAGGCCTTGTGGTAGAGGTTGTAGTACTGGTCACCCGGCTTCAGGCCGTCGATGAATTCCTGCGGCTTGTCGATGTCGTGAGCTTGGCCGTCGATTTCTTCGATGGCGTCAGCGCGCTCGACAAGCATCTTGGCCATCAGGCGCGCACGCGAGGTGCTGATGTTGACGTGCCGCCACGTGCTGTTCCCGAGATAGAACCCGACCGCGATGGTGTCGTCGAAATCCCGGTTCAGCGAGGACCCGACGCTCAGGCGCCCGTTATTGTCCGTCGCCCGGATGACGTTGGTGTTCCATTGAAACTCGTTCATCGCCGCTTGCTTGAGCAGGATGGCGAGATCGTTCTTGGCCTTGCGCTTGGCGCGCGCCTCCAGCCATTCCTTGATGGCGCCCATCGGGTTCAGGTTGATCGTGTGCGAGAATTCCTCGCCGTGGAAGGTGACTCTCATGTTCAGTACCCCCGCTTAGCTTTCTGCTCGGCGCGCAGGTCGCGCCAGACCACGACGGTTTGGCCGTGATCAGCCACGCTCTCGCGATCCTTCACCTCGGGAAAGGCCGTTTGCAACACCGCCTGAGCGATCCCTTCGGCCAGAAGGAAATCGACGATGTTCGGTTCCTTGCGGCCTTCGATGATGGAATCGAAGGTAGCCAGCAGAACGTGGGCGACGATCTCGTCGGTGACGATGAGCTTGGTGGGCTGGGTCATTGATCCCTCTGCGTCAGGTTATTGACGAGAAGCGGGAGCTTGGCCACCACTTCCTTTTCGTTCAGGACAGCGCAGAGGGCGTCGCGGGATTTGTCGAGCCAACGGCCCTTAGTCCGTGGCGACAGCGCGGCCCAGTCGGTCTCGCTGCGGCCGGACATGACAATAGCGAACCGGAGCACGAGGCCCGATTCATAGTGCTCCATGTCGGCGGCCCCGATGGGGCGCGCGATGCGATTACCGAATAGGGACAACGCGGTCTCCTGCTATCGAAGCCGAACCTGTAGCACAGTTGTCAAATATTGCAAGTCTTAGTTGCCGCACCATCGCAGCTTTGCATGCACCTCTTCTACGTCATCCTTAACGCGAAGATAAGCGTTCCGCACTGGACCCCAGTTTGACACTTCGAGATCGAACATGCCGAGCAGGTTCTTGGTGCACCACTCGGCCAGTTCGCCAAGCTCGTTTTCATCAATGTCGAATTTCAGTGGCGGCTTTCGCGGAGACCGGATTCGGGCCGTCAAGTTCGCATGGTCAATCATACTGGTCGTATAAAGCGTGACTGTGGATGATTTGACGTTCAGTTGGGCGAATTGGAATTCGCTGATGTAGACGTCATGTTTCAGCCCGTGAACGAATTCTTCGAATTCGTCGAACGTCCAGAATGACTGGTTTGGGTCGGCGTCAATACTCATCACGACCCGGTCAGAGGCGGGTCGATGTCTCATTTTGAACGGTTGGTTTCGATGAGGCTTTTCGGGATTGTCGTAGCTTGCGCTGTTCAGATCGCCGACGATTTGATAGATGATGTTCGACGGGCGAATGAAAGCGTCGTTCTTTACCGCTGGTGCAGACGCCGGTTCGTTGACTATCACCAACCCGCTCATGTTCGAAAGCGGCACGCCGTCCTTATCGGCCAGATGGACCACTCTCGACATTTGAACCGGAGGCCCGGTTTTTTGATCTTCGATCTTGAAATTCGGAGCGATGGGGATCAAACGACCCATGGAAATGGCCTACAAAAATATGGTTTACCATTTCCTATAACCCGATCAGTCGTACCATACAAGCTTGAATAGGACGGCCGCCGTGGTCTCGGCGAACCAGAATGTCGCCTCCAGCGGCTGTTCCATGGATTTGTAGGTGACGTCCATCGACCATGGCTCGTCGGTATGTCGGGCGATCCACTCGACGCGCTCACGCATCATGAAGCGGGTCTCTTCAGGATCGCGGGCCAGCGTCAGCTTGACCTTCAATTCCTGCTTTTCACGGGTGAAATGCTTGAAGCGGCCGGAGTCGAGACCGATTTCGTTTTCGTGCAGGTCAAGCACAGGCAGATCGATCACGCGGTTCGTGGATTCCACGCCTTCGTAGACCAACTGACACGGCGACTTGCGCGTGACGATCAAGAGAAGAACTCCGACGAGTCTCCGTGCTGGCTGTTGTCGTCGAGCAAGGGCGCCAATTCCTCGAACAGTTTGTTCAACTGGACGATGATGCTGACGGCGTACGCACAGGCGTGGGCACGCTTGAAGGTGTAGTCCTCGTTCCCGGCCGACCAGATTTCGGCGTCGATCTTGTGGCGCGGCGCGCCGATCAGGTGACGCTTGCCCGGACGGATCAGGGCGAGGATCACGGCCAGATCGTCGATGCTCTTAGGCTTGACGAATTGGACGACGTTGAAATGGGATTTGATGTGGGCGAGTTCAGACACGACTTCGGGGATCAGGAACAGGTCCCAGTCCACCGGCGTATTGATCAGGGCGTCAAGATGCTCTTCGTCCCGAATGCCGTTGTAGATGCTGTTGTTCAGGAAGTCGATCTTGAAGTAGCCGTTATCGGCCGCAGGCTCGTACTCGATGGCCGCGTAGCCGTCGATGGGATCGGTCGGGATGTTCTGGAAATAGACGCTGGTCGGGTGGCGCCTGCGGACGCCATCCTTGCTCATGCTGGCCGACACGACCATCAGGGCGTCGAGCGCGCCTTCGCGATCCGCGAAGTCGATGTCGATGTCGGTAGTGACCTTGCCCATCAGGTGTTGTCCACGACGACGCGGAAGCCTTTGGTGGGCTTGCGTTCGAGTTGCATGTTGACGCTGGCGGTGAAGTCGTAAAGCATTTCCTGCTCGCCGAGTCGGTTGACGCGCAGCAATTCCACCGTGCTCTGGCTACGATCTTCCAGACATTTCAGCAAGGCGCTGAGGCAGAACGTCAGGCTCGACATCGCCTCGTGGCCGGGGTCCGATTGCTCTTCGTCCGACAGGGCGCTGACCTTGTTCAGGACGTTCATCAGCAGGAAGCGGTAGTTCATCGGGGTGAGGTCGCACCACCGCGTCTTGCCCTTGAAGGCCTCGGTGGTCTGAAGCTCCCGTAGAAGCTGGTCTTCATCTTCCCACATGGCGTCCACCCGTTGGAAATCCTGCGGGTGGTTGAAGGTGATCTCAGTCCGGCGGTCGGACACGAAGTCGTTGATGATTACGCAAGCCATAGGTGAAGATTACCTCATCGTTATTTTCTTCTCAAGTTCATTCCAGATCGAATTGAACTCTTGGCCGTTCTGGCTGTTGATTTGGTTGATCGCCACACGCTGCTGTCGAACGAGGGTGAATAGTTGTCGGAGCATCATGCCCTGCTTGTCGATCACCTGTTCCAGTTTCTTGACGTAGTCGGCTCCGGCGACGGTCGCGGTCTTGCCCATGCCCAGATCAATCTCGACCACATCCCGAACGGTCTGCTTGGCGTAGGCGCCGGGGCGGATTTGCTTGAGGGCGTCGATCTGCGCGGCGCGCAGTTCTGGAGAAACCGCAGGATCGTCGAGGTCGTCGTCACGGACGCCGTACATGCTGTACAGGTCGTCACCGCCATCGTCGTCGCCAAGGTATTGGCCGTACATCTGGTGGCGGATTTCTGCCTCGACAGCGGCTTCATCAATCCGCTGGGGCTCTTCTCCAAAATCGCTCATCAAATACCTACAGAATCAAAAATCTCTCGAATTGTCGCCACGTCCGTCTGGTGCATCTTGATGCGATGCTTCCAAAAGTCCGGGTTTATGTAGTTATGCACCAAAGCAAGCTGTTCGTCCGACATGCGGTCGAACATTTCGTGCGAGCTATTGGCGGTGTAGATGACCCACGGGCTGATGCGGCCGGACAAAATCCACGACGTGGCTTGGTTCGGATTGATCTCTCGGAAGAAATCGACCCACGGTTTGCCGGTGTTGATGGCCCACTCTTCCATCAGCATGGTCGTGCGCTGGATCGCGGCGTCGGCGCTTTCCTTGGTATTCAGTTCGCGGATGTAGCGCTCGTAGACAGAGTCCTTGACCCAATCGTCGATCTTGACCTTGTTCTTCATCAAGTAATCGACGTAGGCTTTCGGGTTGATGGCGTTGATGTCCATGATGTAGCGCCCGAACCGCACGTAGGCGGTGTAGACGTTGCTTGTCATGAAATCCTTGTACGTGCGCTCCTTAGCGCCGTACATGTTCATCTTCCAGAAATGGTTGTAGGCCCAGAAGGCGAACACCACGTGTTTCTGGTCTTTCTCCATCAAACGGCGCTTCGGCTCGCAGACGTGGCTCAGCAGCGTGCTCTCGCGGACGTAGGTCTTCTTGCAGTGTTCGCAGGAAAACCCGACCGGCTCAGCCTTTTGCTTTTTTCTTGGGGCTTTTTGCTTTTCCGGTGAGACGGTCATACGCTTCCAAAACCTCTTTTTCTTCCGCATCCGTGATGCCGCTGGAGCGGACAAACTGCCGGAACGTTTCATCGGTGAACTTGGAGAGGAGAATGTCCAACTCGAAGTCGTTCGCGGTCGGGTGGAACCGGGCCAAGAACAGGGTGACCTTGTCGGTTTTCTTGCCTGATTTGGCTCCAGCGATCCAAGGGTGGAATTGCTGTCGCCCCGTGCCGCAGGATGCGATAAGCCGGTACTGGAGGTCTGGGTGTTTGTAGAGCGCGTGGAAGTTCAGGTTGGCCCGCTCGTTGACTTTCTCGATCTGCCGAGCAGCTTGGGGTCCGTCCCCGATGATGGATGCGGCGCGCAGAATGACGGGAGCCGAGAAGCCCTTTTTCTGATCGTCGGATAGGCGGGTGAAAAACCCGAAGTCACGTCGGTCGGCGGCGGGAAGTACCTCTTTGAACATGTCGAGGACGTACTTCGGCCGCGCTTTGGGCGGGGAACTCACGAAAAATGGCCTTAATCGAAATGGTTTACCAACGCATAATAAATACGAGTAGACGGCCATGTCAAAGGTTTTCGGATAGCACTCTCCCTGCTATTTGGTTGCTCCGCTGGCCCGCTACGACGCTCAATTTTTTTCGTGGCGGGCCAGCGTGCTCACTCGCTGATTTTAATCAGCCTTCTTGGTCGTCTTGCCCTTCGGCGCGGTTTTCGCAGCCGGGGCGTCCTCACCAGCATCATCCGCCTTGTCGGCGACTTCAGCGGCAGGCTCGTCGGCCACTTCAGTGGCGGGCACGTCTTCGGCCGGGATCACGACCGGATCGGCGACGCCGTTCGGGTTCTCTTCGGTCGGTTCGCACGGCTCGCAGGTCTCACCTTCCACCTTGGCGGCGGCGAATTCTTCCTTGAATTCCTCCAGCTTGGCGACGACCTCTTCGGGCGCCAGCGAGCCGACGTCCACGGAGAACACCTTGCGCTCCGGAGAGTCTTGGATGCGCTCGATGATCATGGCGTCTTCCGCGATCTCGTCAGCCTTGGACGGCGGCGAGAACAGGGCTTCAGCCTGAGCGACGGCTTCTTCCTTGGTCACTTCGGCCGGGACGAACGAAACGCCGGGGTTCTCGACGAAGTCCACCAGCGCGGGGACCAGCGAGTTCAGCAGGATGCGGATGGCTTCCTTGGTGGAGCCACGGTTGTTGGCCTTCAGGGTCTCGGCCAGCAGGTTGTCAAGTTCAGTCTTGGTGGTCATGATTTCAACTCCGGAAATTGGTTAAGTATTGTTTCAATCAGGTCGTTGTACTTTTGCCATTCTCTGGCATAGGTATGGTCGTCAAAGTGTCCAGCTACCGCGATGGTCGTTGGATTGCTCGGCCACATTTCAAAGGCCAAGTCCCGCTTTGATGATGCCACCACCAATGCTTGCTTCGCCTCTTCTAGTGTCATTCGGTTCCGTCCTCCAAACCGGCGTAGTATTTTGTCAAATACTCTTCCTCGCTTGGGGGATTTGGCCCATGCAGAAGGTGGTAGATGATGAGACCGTCTTCCAGTAGGTCGATCTGGCGCCCGATTTCCTGACGTTTTTCGACGTCAGTGGTCGCATCCCGCCGCACTTTCATCTGTGCGATGGCGGCCACCATGCGAGGATCGTCGCTCCGCGATTGGTAGATCGCGCTGCTCATGCAAAGACCTTCGAAATATCGAGGCCGTCCGGAAGCTTGTTGGTGTCCTTGACGAAATACGCGCACGGCGCGCCGGGTTTTTCGGACAGGGGGACGGCGAGGATGTGGCCGCGTTTCAGCTTCGGGAAATACCAGTTGACGTCTGGGAACACGTTGACCATTTCGATGGCCAAGCACTCCGGCGCGTACCCACTGATGGGGTTTAGAACGAAGGCTTCGAAGTCGCGGTCGTTCAGATGCTTCAGTTCGATGATCTCCATGTTCCCAAGGTTGCGGTCCGCGATCACGACGGACCAATCCAGAGGCATCTGGATACGGTAGGAGCCGATCATCAGGTCAGCCGCTGGACGTGGGAACGAGTCCAGAAAGATCATGGGGATGAAATAGAAATCGACATCCGCTTGGTTCGAATAGTCGAGCACGCAGTACCGCAGATCATCCACTTGGTTCGGCACTTCGTTCATTTCGAACGGCGCGTTCTCAGGCGTCAAAATTCTCAAAACAAGTCCTCAAGTGAGCATCATTGCCCCAATACTACCGTCAATATGACAGCGTATTGAATTTCAGACAATATTTACCGTAGTATAGAAGCAAAGTGCCGCTATAACTTGAAATATTCTTGTTCTCTGAGACGAATCAGTAGTTGTAGACGATTTCGCAGTCACGACAACTCATGATCACCGGCATGAAGCCGTACAGGAAATAGTTCATTTCGTTGAGGCGCTTGGTGTCGAGGATGTCCATCGGCGGCAGGTACAACTTGTTGATGGATCGACCACGGTAGGCGACGCCCGAGATCGGAGAGACGTGGAAGGTGCAGTCATTTTTGGCGCGGATGGTCCACGGGCTGTATTCTTCGAGCGCGCCCCATTTCGCCAGTTCCTGACGGATGATCTTGTTGATCAACCGGCGGATTTCGTTGTGGACGACGACGATCCCGATGGAATGGTAGGGGACCAACAAGGACGCCTCGACCATGTCAGGGATCATCGCGGCCAACCGGATGGCTGACCGCTTGTGATCTTCGTCCAGCGCATCGAACGTTTTCATAGCACGAGGTTCCGGTATTCGAGCTTCGTGATGCGGTGGGCGTATTCGGCTTCCTTGTAGAAGCCCTTGCGCTCGGCGAGGTGTTTCTTGCTGTGCTTCAGGTTCGACGTGACGTCGTAGACGTGGACGAAGTCCTTGTCCTTGGCGGTACGGATGCCACGACCAATCGACTGGATCGTGCGGACGAACGACTTGCCAGCTTCGAGCAGCACGAGGTTGAAGATGCGGGGGATGTTGATGCCCACGGCCGCGACGCCGTAGGTGGCGATGATGATCTTCCCATCGGCCCCCTGAACTTCCTTGTATTCCTTCTTGCGATCCTTCGACTTGACCTTGCCGGAAATGAACACCGCACGCTCAGGACCCAAGGCTTCGAGCAGAGCCCGGCCGCTCTCGATGCGATCCACGAGGATCAGGGTGTTGCCGGTCTGCGCGATGGCCTCGCAATAGGTCGCGAGGAATTTCATCCGATGCGCGTTCGTGGTGGTGTGCTTGTACTCGTCAGCGAACGTCTTGAATTCGAGATCGCCTTCCTGAAGCTGAAGGATGTCGATGAACAGTTCCGACAGCACGCCGCGATTGATAAGCTCGCGCGCCGTGATCGAACCCACACACGGACCCAGCGAGCACAGGATCGACATGTACTCGAATTCCTTCTTCGGAATCGTGCCGGTCAGGCCCCAGCGCAGGGGGATGTTGGCCATGGGACCGGTCAGCATCTTGTGCAGGACGTCGGCCTTGGCCGAGTGAACTTCGTCCACCATCACGCAGACGACGCCGGACAGGAATTCCTCCAGCGTGCAGCCAGCTTCGCTCACGCCATTGCGGTCGCGCTTGCTGAAGGCGCCCAGCGACTGCCACGTGCAGATCGTGTGCGTGCGGTTCCATTCCTTGCGCGCGCCGCAGAACACGCCGACGTCGAGCCCGAGGTTGATGTAGTCTTCTTCGGTCTGCGACACGAGGTCGATGGACGGCACGATGACGATGGACCGGCCGTACCGCTCGACCGTGGCCGACAGGGCGGCCGTGATCAGCGTCTTGCCCGCGCCCGTGGAAATCGACTGGATCGACGCCGGGTTCTTCAGATAGCGCTCGATCACCTCGACCTGATAGTCGCGCAGCATGACCGGCTCACCCTCAGCCGGGTGACCTTCCGGCCAAACCTTGTGGGCCAGCATGTCTTCCTTGACTTCCGGCCACTGGAAGTTCCAGTGTTTCCGGGCGTCCTCGATCACCATGTGATCGGGGGAATAGCCGTGACGCCACAGGATCGGCTGGATACGGTCCAGCATGTTCATGAACGAGCCGCCGCCGGGCGTGGCGAAGTTCGCCATGCCGTCCCAACGCTTTAGCTTGTACGCCTCCGAGAACGCAGCGTGCGGCATGAAGAACTTGCACGCATTGACGATCTCTCGGCGAGTATGGGGTTCGAGCCCGTCAAATTTGATATTGACTTCGTCGAGAATTTTGAGCGTCCAAGACTTCATGATCAAAATGCTTCAAGTATGAGAGCCAGCGTACGGAACCCGAGGCCAGCAGGGCAATATTTCGTTAACCACTCAGAAAATGCTGAGTGATTTCAATGTATTTAGCCGAAATGCAGCCGGAAATTCGGCGCGAACTGGCACAGTACGGACCCATAGGGCGCTACTGGGACAATTTCCGTCAATTTTTTGGTGGACGAGATTGAACTTCCGTCCTATAGTGTGCGTCCGATCAATTCTTAGGAGCACCAGCACAGATGCAAGTTCGCTTCAACGACACGGTCCAATACCTCGATCTCTACTATTCGGGTGACGGCGCCGACGTAATGGCGAAAACCATCGACGAGTTTTTCTGGAAAGGAAAACGCTGGGAGCAGATCATCACCAACAGCCCGTGCGGCGTCGGTTTCGCTCGGGTGTGCTTCGAGATTCGCCACCTGAACATCCTCGTGAACACGAAGGACGCCGCTGATTTCCTCGCCTTGGTGGAAGAGCGGCAGAAGCCCTTTCCGCTGGACGCCGACCTGATGTCCAAGGTCGAAGCGTGGCGCGACCGCGACCGCAGCATCGACTGATTTTGACGACGGTTGCGTGAAGGCGCGTGACCGGCTATTTTGGTATTCGAAAATAGGAGGCCCACATGCTTACGCTTTTGAAGAGCCTGATTCCCGCTAAGGCCACGTCCGTGCTGGCGACGATGCCGCAGGAAGACCTTGACATCATCCAACGCTTTGCCGCTGGCGATCACGACCTGCGCGAAGCCGCCATGGACGCCCATCATCGCAACATCGGGCCGGGTAAGGTCGGCCTGAACGGCAACGACCACCAGCGCTTCATGGCCGAGTACGACACGCCGATCCGCGCCCGCGACTGGGGCCTGATCGAGCGCTACCGCGCCAAGCTGCTGAAGACCCAGCCCATCGCCGCCTGATGCGGCACAACAAGGTCACGTGGGCGATCCAGAACAAGGGCTATCACGCGCGGCGTGAGGGCAAGGAACGCTTCATGGGTGCCCGCATCTACCGGCGGGCGTACTTCCTGCAATTCTGGGAAGCTGGCTGGGACGAGGCCGAGAACGAGATCGTGGCGGCCAACTTCGCCGACAAGCGCAACCAGTTCAGCCTGATGAGCCCGCGCAACCCTTTCTTCGGCAAGCCGGTGAGGATTAGCTGATGACCCGCATCAAGTGGCGAGACCCCAAGACCGTCCCCACGGATGGGCGGCCGGTTCTGGTGTTGGTCGAGGTTCGGGGCAAGTACGACGAGCCGTACCTGTCCACGGTCACGGCCTATTACGAGCAGGTCGGCGTCGTCGGGGCTGGTCGATGGTATCTCCAGATCAACGGCAAAGGCTTTGACGGATTGTTCGTTGGCTGGGCGCCGGTTGAACAGCGCAAGCGTCGCCCGTTCGCACCAATGGTGCAGCACACCGGCGACGGCTTTTGCTACGTCGAGAAGCAAGAGCCGTTCACCGCGATCTCGGAAACTCGCGCGAAAGAGCATGACCCAAATTGGGATCGCCCTCGTCGCTACGGTTTGCTTGAAAAGTACGTTGACTGTGCTTGAGCTTCATGTATAGTGCGCTCCACAATTAGTGGAGACCCGCTTTGCCGACATCGTTCCTACAGCCGAGCACCATGCCTTCCGAGCTTGCCGACAAGATCGCGGCCGAATGGAAGGTCGTGTTCCCGAGCCCCTTCGGCAGTTCGCTGTACGACACGCCCGACAAAACGTGGGGTCACACCCCGGAAGGAAGCCTTCGGGTTTCCGACCACTGGAATTTCCGCAACAAGAAATACCGGAACCAGCTTCCGAAGGGACAGATCGTCCATTGCCCCACCGACCGACCGCCTATCGAGGACGGCTGGACGCTGGCGCGCTTTGAGAACGGCGTCTACGTGATCCTCGAAGAGTGGCCCCGCCGTCTGGCGCGCAGCCGCCGCGAGGTCGTCCTGCACCAGCCGCCGAAGGTCGCCGCGACCGGGCTGGCGTCGTGGGCCGCCCGGCTCTTCGGTGAGCCCGCATGAGCGTCCAGAACGGGTTGACCAACGTCCAGATCATGCCGGTCAGCGAACTCTACGCTGAGTACGACCGCATGGACGTGCCGGACTATTACGAGGATGGCGAGGTCAATCCGTACGCAGGCCGGATCAAGGTCGTCCCGCGCAAGGCGTCGTTCTACACGATGATCCCGGCCATGGACGAAACTGCTCTGGCTCTGGCCCGCGCCCTGCTGAAGGGCGTCGGCAAACGCAGGAAGGTCCGCGAGGCCATCTGCACCAAGGGGGAATGCAACTTCAACATGTTCGCGAAAGCGGGCAAGATCGTGGTGCTCTATGTCTGACACGTTCATTGGCCGATTTCGAAACGAACTGGACTCCCTGATCGCGTCCGAGCGTGGGCGCCAGCAGCAATTCGTCGAGGCGATCAATCGCAACTCGTTCGAAGCCCTGAGCGACGTCGGCTCGATGAACCGTCTGGGCGACATCGTCGGCGCGCTGGCCGCCTACCAGACCGTCCGCAACTCGATCCACGGGGCCACCAAGCTGAAGGACGTCGAGGACGCCGTGCGCGACGTCTCCGGCCTGCTCCAAGGCGGCGGGATGAACCCACAAGTCCGCGATGGCATGCTGCGTGGCTATAAGACCGTGCTGACGGTCGCCCGGCGCCATGACCGGATCATGTCGGCCGTCTACATTTAGGGTTGCCCCGCACCGTCAACGTTTGGTAAACCAAACGGATGAGTGCCAAAGGCGTTTTCGAAAAAGCTGAAAAGATGCTCGCCGACTGGCATGAGCAGATTCGACAACCTCTGAGCCTTGAGGAATTCCAGCGCCTGTACATCTGCGAATGGAAATGGCCGGAAAAGCCCGAGCCGTCTTTCACTCGCCAGACGCGCAAGGAAGATCGACACAAACTTGACTGGGTTCTGGACGACTACGGCCTTCTGGCCCGTCCGTTCCCGCCGGTCGCAGCCAGAACGCCCGGCTATCTTGGCAACTGCAAGGTGCAGCACAACCCGATAGGCAGTGACCAATTCGGGTGGTATATGCCGCGAAGTTCACCGTCAAGAGAAGACCTGTCGAAGCACGCCAACATCGACGCCTACTATCATGACGTTGTGAAGATTATGGCCTACGCCAAAGGTCTCCCCGAATACAGCAAAGACTTCAACACGACTTGGGACATGGCTCTCGGATCGTTCTTCGAACCGTGCATGGCCTTGGTTCGAAACCAACCGTTCACCATCGGTTATGAGAACCGGTTCGGTATGCACGCCGTGGTGTTGCCGAACATCCAGATCGAGAGATTCAACGTCAAACTCTACTTCGCCTATTGCGAGGAAGGCTACGTGACTGCCTATATGATGCACGAGGGCAGGAAGTTTTATAGACGCGGAATCCACTATCAGAACCAAGTAGTACTTGACAGGGTGTTGACCTTGGGCCGCTTGCTCAAGGAATAGTGGTTGACGAAATTGTATCCATGCCGCATAATGCGCGGCATGATAGATATGAACCATCCTTTAATCGTGAAGGCCGACCTGTTCGCCATGGTCGCGCACGCTGCTGTCGGTCAGCGGCGTAGGTATACGGACGAGCCGTATATCGTCCACCCGCGCCGTCTGGCCCTGCGGATCGCCGCACTGCCCGGCGCCACCGTCGAAATGGTTGTCGCAGCCCTGCTGCATGACACCGTCGAGGACACTCGAAAATTCGTTGATGGTAATGGCGAGGTCATCGTCAAGACCGGCGAATTCTGTTCTCGCCCGGCCTTCAAGGCTGGTGACATCGTTCTGTACATGGTCCCCGGCATCACCATCGAGTTGATCCGTCAGGAATTCGGCGATCTGGTCGCTCTGTACGTGGACGGCCTGACCGACGTCGCCATGCCGTGGGATGGAAACCGCAAGGTCCGGATGGCGCTGAACCGCGATCACACGGCCGCGCAGCCAGCCGAAGTCCAGACGATCAAGCTGGTCGATTCCGAGGACAACTTGGATTCGATCATCAACGACGATCCGGATTTCGCCCAGCGCTACGTTCCGGAGAAGCGTGATCTCCTGCCGCACCTGAAGGACGGTGATCCGTCCGTCTATGCGAGCGTCGAGAAGATCATCAACGACTATCGAGCGGCGCGCCGCGCCGAACGAGAAGCCGAAGACGCCGCGAAAGTCGCCTGATGACCTACGTCTACGAGAACACTCGCCACATCACCACACCCGACGATCCGTCGCGGGTGTGGAAAGTGCGTCGGATCGGCGACGGCCGTTTCAAGCAAATCTTCAACGCCCACAACACGCACACCGACGAAGACCGCTGGGGTCATCGCTTCGACCGTCTGTGGATCGTCGAGGAAGAGGCCGAGAAGCAAGCCGCCAAGGAAAAGTTCCCCTGCGAGGCCGTCGCTTTTCGTCTCGTCGAGATCACGGAATAATTTCCGTCTCGTAAACCATGTGCTAATCTGATCTGGACGCTGCTGAATTTAGGCGTCGATCCATTTCAGACTGGTATCATGGCGTTCGATTCTGTTCCCGAAGTCGCCGAGCCATTTTCGCTCGGCGCCCGCAAGCGCAAACGCGCCACGGCGGGCCTCAAGCTCTTCGTCAGCCGCGACGAGATCGAAGGCGACATGCTCGCCGGTTCGGTTCAGGTCGGAGTCTGGCGAGCTTTTTACGAAATGTGCTTCGAGGCCTCAAGTCGCCGACACCTCGTCCAATATGGCGATCATGGGAGCTATCGCTGGAGCATCCGCGTCGAGGACGTGGCCGGTCGCTTCAGCCGTTTCGTTGAGATTAAGAGCAGCCAAGGCGAGCGGTTCGTCGCCTCGCTCTACCCGGCGTATTACCCCAACACCAACAAGCCTCCAGTCGTCTCATACACGCTGGGGAACCACCTGATCACGATCATCCCCGGACACCATCTTGACCACCGGTTCACGATCCACGCCTCGTCAGATTCTATGCTGATGATGGGCCTGATGATGGCGGACGCCATCGGATGAACGCCACCGATCTCAAGAAGCACCCGAGCTACCAGTTCGTGACGCAGGGCAGAGACCCTGAACTGGTCATCGCGATCAAGCACCGCGACGAGTTGATGCCGAAGGACAAGCTGGCCGAGGATTTGACCGTCTGGATGGCCGAGTACACCCCGCAGGCCGACTGGACCTACATCAATTCCGGCGGCGAATGGCTCGTGTTCGCATTCAAAAAACCGCAGCACGTGGTCCATTTCAAATTGCGCTGGTGGGAATAATAAGCGACAATTTGGTTAACCAAAATAAATCACTACGTGGGAGGAACACGTTGTGGAAGATCAAGACGATAAGATGCCAGTGAACGACTGGAATTCTGAGGAATGGGTGAACCCCGATCCGCTATCGCCCGCGCGCGGCATGCTGTTCGCATGGTGCGTCACGGTCATTATGATCGTGTCCAGCATCGGCGTTATGTGGGTGCTGGACCACGTCGGACTGCCCGGATAAGGCTGTCCGGGTCATAGAAGGCGATTCCGTGGGCCTCGCAGCCCAAGGTGACGCACGACGGGTCATCATCGACCAGCAGGGTCAGGCCAAGGTCTTTGCAGACCTGACCTTTCCACGAGCAGTAGAAGACCTCTGCGTCGCTCATCGGCCCGCTCAGGCCACCACCCGGCGTCCGGCGCCGCACGGCGTCGTTCCACGCTTCCCAGCGGTGGTCGTCGATGTTGACGACGCCCTTGAAATGGCCGCGACCCGGCGCGTCCGCGTATTGCTCAAGCTCGACCCAGACGTTGTGCTGCAAGCCGTGCGAGCGGAACGTGACGATGTGGTGCTCGATCTCGGGGTGATCCAAGATGAAGCGATGCAGGATTTCCGACGCCTCGCTGTTGACGAGTGTCTTGTCGAAGTCCCAGCCGATGGCCTTGTGCTCGGCGAGCTTGGCCAATTCGATGTCGAGCGGCGTCATCCCAGAAGCGTGCATGACAGGGTGTGGTCCTCGTAGAAATTGACGGCGATCATGCGCTGAGGTTGGTCCTCGTCGCGTCGCTGGAAGGTCATCGAGCCGATGTTGCGCTTGGGGTCGCCTTCCTTGGCGACCTCGATCAGGCGGTTGCTGCTGGCCGAAACCAACTCGACGCCCGTCCAGCCGCATTTGTCGGCCATCTTCATGGCGTCCTCGATCCCGGTCATGATCAGACCCTTCAGAATCAGGAAGACATGGTCGCCCAGCGCCGCGCTGCGATGCTCAGTCTGGAATTTCTGGGCGAAATCGAACAGCACCTTGTTGGTGGTGACGATCCGGACGGTGTCACGCATACTGGTCTCCCGTGGGTTCCTGCGGCGAAATGAAAATCTGCCACGCCGGATCAGCCGGGAGCTTGGCGCGACGCGCCCGCTCACGAAGTCCGCGATAGTAGGTGTTGATGCGCTCACGCTGCTCTGAGAAGGCGCCACGGAACCATTTGTCGAAACCATCCTCCAGAGCGGCGATGGCTTCGTCCATCTTGTTCTCGTCGATCAAGCGGTCGATGTGGATGGCCGCGTTCTCGGTGTCCGGCAGGATCGACTTGGCCAGCGCGTCGCGCATCAGCTTCACCGCCTCGTTGCGAGGGCCTAGCTCGGCCGCCGCCGACCGATAGTCGGAGAGCGATTGGTGGAACGGCCGGGTCGAGACCAGCGAGACGAAAAGCTCAGCCGCCTCCATGTCGCGGCGAGCTTCGGCGTCCTGCAAGGCTTTCTTGTCGTCGGCCTCGATTTGAAACTGCATGCGACGACCCAGTTGGTTCAGCATGCGGCCGGTCTCGGCGGCCATCAGCCCAGCGACCGTGGCGATCTGCATGGCGTAGACGGTGCGCTCCGAAGGCGAGGCTTCGTCCCGCATGTCCGGCGAGTGGGGTTCGTAGAAGGTGTGGAGGCGATTTTCGAGACGGTTGACCGTGGCGAAATCCACGACCTGTCCACGGTCGCTGTCTCGAACGAAGCGCATGTCGATGATTTCGCGGATGAGCGCGTTCAGCGCCCGGATGTCAGCATCGTCGCAGGGCGCGTACCCGCCGTTGCCATCCTTGCGCGCCTCGGGCGCGATGAAGGCGACGACGTCGGCCATGAGCATGGTCCGGCGAACGTTCAGTTCGTCCTCGTCCGGCCAGACCACGTCCATGTGGTTTCTGGGCGGCTCACGCAGCAGCGCGAGGATTTCGTCGGCCGCCGCGTCGGAGCCGATCTCGTTCTCGGTGCGCTCGATGATCTTGATGAGACGGTCGCGGGTCGGGTGCATCACTTGCCCTTCGGCTTGACGACGATGGTCTTGGGACCGGGGACGCAGTAGCCCTTGGTTTCTCCGCCGCTCTTGGAGACCGTGCCAGCCGCGCGATTGCACTCGTCCCACGACGCATAGCCGGGGACGTTGGTGATCGCCAGCGCGCCAGAACCACCGCTATGGCTAAAGCTCGGCGACATCCACACGACGATTACGAGAACCCAAGTTTCCATAGTGCCTCCTGTTCGGATCGCACTATGCACACATTTTCGATCTCGTCAACGAGATTCAGTAGACGATGCGGAGATCAGCAGTTTCCAGTGCCTTGTAGCTGAACGCTTCAAGCATCTTCTGCAATGTTTGCTTCTGATGACCCGTCAGTCCGTCATCACCCGGAATGCAGAACACGTGGAAGGTCAAGTTGTGGATGTTCGTCGCAGCAGCACTGATGGGCCGCACGAGGACCCTAAACTCGTCTCCACGAACTTCAGACTTCGTCACCTTGTCAACGCCGTATCCAAATTCCCTGAATTCTTCAGAGACGGCCATCGATACGTCGCCCGCCATGTCATGATGGGGAACGATGATCAGATATGAGGTGTATCCGCGCGTGGTCGCCTTGTCCGGCAAATCCTTGACGCGATCAATGAGTTCAGCGAGTTTGGCTTCACGATCCATGGAACTATTTAGGTGGCACAGAACCATCCACGGTCAGCGATAGCCGACCGTGGAGCCCTGATGCAGACCTTCGTAGACTTGCGCGTAGACCTCGTTTGCGACCTCGCGAGGGATGCTCTGGGTCGGCGAGCGCATGATCAGCCGGATAACGAGGTTCCGTTGATCCTGCCCCATACCCAGACGTTGGCGAGCAGCGTCCGGAACATCGTGCCAGCCGTAGTCGCCGACGTGGATGATTTCCTCCATCCACTCGGCCCGGTCGCCCAGCAAAGTGCGGACCTTGTCGCCCAACAGTTCCATGTCCACTTCGTCAACGACGATGGACAGGTCCCGCTTAGCGCTCGGCTGATCGCTGACCGGTAGATAGGGCTGCATGGTCTGCATCTGGCCGTAGACGCGCTTGTCGGTGCTCCGTAGCAGCCGGATGTCCTCCACGCCCTTCAGGAGCATCACCAGACGGTCCAGACCGATGCCCATGGCCAGTCCCGACCATGTGGCTGAAGACAGCCCAGCGTCGTTCAGAACCCATGGGTGGGCCTCGCCGCATTCCAAGACCTCGACCCAACGGTCGCCAACCTGCACTTCGACCTCAAGGCCGTTGACGGTGTAGGGATGGATGGTCTCGTTGCAGCGGTACACGCGGCCGGGTAGGATCGCAGTCATGATGGCCGAGATCATGGCCTCAAGATCGCGGCGCCGCAGGCGGGCCTGCTTGACGATCCACAGATCGACTTGGTGTGGTTCGCCGACGTGCATCTTGTCCATGACGTCGCGGCGATAGACGATGCCCGGCAGAACCATCAGACGGTCGTCCGTGGTCTCGCGCAGATAGCCGGGCACGGCCGCCGTCGTGTGCGTCCGCAAGATGTGGGTGTCATCCACATAATGCGAATAGCGCGACGAGCGTGCGACAGCGTCCGCCTCATAGTAGAGGCGGTCGTAATTGTCTTGGATGGAAACGATTGGGGAGGAACGCAGGACTTCCGGGTGTAAACCCGCCCAGTCTTGGACCGCCTTCGTCAATTTCTGGAGGACAACGTTGATTGCGTGTTTACCCGTCGCCGGGTCAGTTAGGTCTTTGATCGCCAGATACCGTTGAAGGCTCTCTGGACTTAGCGGCTGAACCCCATGGGAGTCGGTTCCTTTCTGGTTGAGAAAAATGGTAGTCGCGGCAGGGATTGAACCTGCGACCTTCCCCACGTCAAGGGGACGCTCTCCCGCTGAGCTACGCGACCATGGTGCCGGGGAGAGGATTCGAACCTCCGACACGCGGATTTTCAGCCCGCTGCTCTACCCCTGAGCTACCCCGGCATCAGGAGGGAAAATGGAGCCACCTACGGGACTTGAACCCGTGGCCTCGTCCTTACCAAGGACGCGCTCTACCAACTGAGCTAAGGCGGCGTATATTTTGCTTATAATAAGCGGCCAGTGCTATCCTTGTGGCTGGATACTAAACCCATTTCAAGGACACATTTCATGGCTACTTACGACGTATACTTCGAAGCGTTGCTCGACACCGTTCGCGCCGGTGCGCTCGATCCGCTCAACACGACCGGCACGGTCGTTCTGACGTCCACCACCGAAGACGACGGCCGCTATCTCGAAACGGCCGTGCTCGAACTGGCAGAACATTACGTCAGGATCGTCTCCAACACCGGTGGTTTTACCGTGACGCCGACCGGAGATTTTTGGCGAGAAATCCAGTACGTCGAAGAGTAAGGATCAGGGGGCTTCGGCCCCTTTTTCTTGGTGGGTGATACTGGGCTTGAACCAGTGACCTCTGCCGTGTGAAAGCAGCGCTCTACCACTGAGCTAATCACCCGAAGGTTGGTGGTGCTGGCAGGATTTGAACCTGCGACAAGCGAGTTATGAGCCCGCTGCTCTACCAGACTGAGCTACAGCACCGTGGTCAATTGGGTTAGCCTGACATGCCGGGCTGACGAGGCCTAGCTGCCGGGTGGTCATCCCTGCCGAACTCACTGGAACGGTCAGCTTCCCAAAGTCGTATCCTCGTTCGAGGAAATTGGTCTGAGTGGCAGGATTTGAACCCGCGACCTCCTGTTACCGAAACAGGCACGCTACCAGACTGCGTTACACTCAGATGATGGCTCGTGGCCGGTGTTTTGGTCTACGTGGCAGGATTTGAACCTGCGGCCTCTGCTTCCCGAAAGCAGCGCTCTACCAGACTGAGCTACACATAGATAATGCCCGTAGGCGAAATGGTCAGAACGGCAGGATTTGAACCTGCGACCCCTTGGTTCCCGACCAAGTGCGCTACCATGCTGCGCTACGCCCTGAAAGTGGTTAACCAAATATTGAATTTGGAAAACCAGATGTGCCTTAATGGCACTATGTTGTGCAAATATTGCGGAGAGGATCGCCCCGAGAGCGCGTTCCACATGAGCGCCGGTCGGCGCCGAAAGAAATGCGGCCCCTGCCGCCGCGAACAGTTCATCAGCAACCCGGAAGGGTTCCAACAAGCCGAAGAGCGTCGCCATGCGGTTCGTCGCAAAGCTCGGAGAGAGAACGATCACATGACCGTAGCCCGCAACGTGCTGCAAGACTGCCGCTATACCGACAAGCGAAAGAACCGCGACTGCGACCTCACGCTCGAATTCGTGGCCGAATGCGTGGCCAAGCCGTGCTTTTATTGCGGTGTTGAACCACCAGAGGTCCGCATTACGCTGGACCGGATCGACAATAGCCTTGGCCACTTGCAGAACAACGTCAACACCTCGTGTGTTCGATGCAACCACACCCGAGGAACTATGCCGTACCAAGCGTGGATTCGTGTTGCTCCGATGATGCGAGCCGCACAGGATGAAGGGCTGTTTGACGGGTGGAATGGCGATGGCCCCAACAGCCGCCTCTGGCGAGAAAAGAAACTCCAGAAGGAGTAAATGGTGCAACCGGGTGGATTTGAACCACCGACGCCCTGCTTTTCAGGCAGGCGCTCTACCAGACTGAGCTACGGCTACATGTTGGTCAGTCTGGAGGACCAGACCGACCGAAGATTTTGTCCAACCACCAGTTGGGCAGGAGAGGATCGTCGTAGAGTTCGCAGAGGAACAACGTGCCTTTCGACATGTCCTCGCGCCACATCTTGACGCTCACATCCATGAATTTCTTTCCATGGTAGAAGCCATTCCGATGATGACAGTCTCCACCGACTGACTCTGCTTGGTACATTTCCAAGAGCATGTCGTCACTGAAGTCAAGATGCTCTTCAATGTCTCGGGTGAATATCCCGTACACGTCGATCATCTTTCGGAATTTCTTGCTTACTTTCCTGCGTTTAGCGGGGTCATTTGGTTATCCTCCGGGGTTGGGTAGTGAAATGGTGCATCTGGACAGGATTGAACTGTCGGCCTCTTCCATGTCACGGAAGCGCTCTCCCACTGAGCTACAGACGCATTGTTTGGTGGAGCATTGGGGACTCGAACCCCACACCTCCTGCTTGCAAAACAGGCGCTCTACCAGATGAGCTAATGCCCCGTAGCGGGGTTGAACCCGCCGGGTGTTGTGTGTAGGATTTGGTAAACCAAACCCGAGATCGTCATGACCGCCCACTATCCCCAAGCGCTCAAGGACCAGATTTTCGCCATGTATGCGAATGTCCCATCCGAGATCACCGAAGACCTCTATGAAGCGGTGGTGTGGGCGAAAGAGACGCTGACCAAGTTCGAAGGCGAAGGCCACATCATCGACGTCGGCGTCCACGAGGACGGCGTGTCGTGCAGTTTCGCGAAGCCCCAGTGGTCCGGCGATCACAGCAGCGACGCCTTCGAGTCTGGTGCGGAAGCCGTGGTGTTCTCCGTCTGCGATTACATCTGCTCGGAGAAATTCCTGAACGGCCGGTGATTGGTGGAGCATAGCGGACTTGAACCGCTCACCTCGACATTGCGATTGTCGCGCTCTACCAGATGAGCTAATGCCCCAAAACTGCTTGGTGGACCGGCGCGGGATCGAACCGCGTAGGGTCGCGAACCCTGTCGCCGTAGCCCGAGGTTCCGTACCTCTACCCTGACGTCGATGTCAGGAGGCGTCCAGCCCATCCAAGAAAGGCGTGCAGCGGACTTATCCGTTCATCACGGCGCCCTGCGCGAGATTAGAAAATTGGTGGAGCCTACGAGGATCGAACTCGTCACCTCTTGCATGCCATGCAAGCGCTCTACCAGATGAGCTAAGGCCCCATCGTTATCCCGAAAATTGGCGAAACACCGAAAAGCAGGATAAGAGAATTGTGCAAGTGCTTTGTCAGCCCAGCGTCTTGTGCTGGAGCACCTTCGTCCAAAGGACGTTAGGCGGTTACTTGCTCACCGTAGTAGAAATGGCTCCCCCGGTAGGACTCGAACCTACGACATTCTGATTAACAGTCAGACGCTCTACCAACTGAGCTACGAGAGAACAAAGTGTGCCGAAGCACCTTCGTGTTCCTTATTTATGACAAGCACTTAAATGCAAGTCAACTGCGAAATGGTTCCTCACCAAGGTTTCGAACCTTGCCACATTTCCATGTCATCCGATTAACAGTCGGCGCCCGTCACCAAGCTGGGTCGTGAGGATCAGTAGTCGGTTTGGATGGGCTTACTCACACGCTCGCAAGAGCCTGTGGTCAGGGATCGAACCTGTTACATCCTCACCGACTGCCGTAGGTGAAAGTCCATGTGCTTGGTCTAGGCGGCAGGATTCGAACCTGCGACATCCTGCTCCCAAAGCAGGCGCGCTACCAGACTGCGCTACGCCTAGACGAAGCACATGGACAATTGGGTGCGAGGGGTGGGATTTGAACCCACGACCTTCAGGTTATGAGCCTGACGAGCTACCGGACTGCTCCACCCCGCAAAAAAAGGTGATGGTCATTCGACCAAATAGGTTACCCGCCAGTACCGGGTGTGCCGCTTTCTGCCCCTTACGGACTTAGACCACGGCGGGTCGTGCTGGCTCCCGCACGGCCCCAGTGGGTCCGTGTTCCATATTTAGAGACCGTGGGGCGTATGCACGGTCTGTTTCTGGCCTCCCCGTCAGGTACAGATGACGGGGCATCACTGCTTCACTCTCTTGTTACGCGGCCTCAATGTACTTGGATGCGGAGGCGGGCTTCGATCCCGCGACCTTTTGGTTATGAGCCAAACGAGCTACCTGACTGCTCCACTCCGCGTCAAAGTACATTGTCTTCAATATTCATGCTGGCTGGGGAAGTAGGGCTCGAACCTACAAATCCTTCTCGGTCTCCGGAGTCAAAGGCCGGGATGTTACCATTACACCATTCCCCAACAAGGATGAATACTGAGTGTTTGGATCGGGGAGAAGGACTCGAACCTTCGACATGCAGTACCAAAAACTGCCGTTCTACCAACTGAACTACCCCCGAACCTATGGGGACGTGTGTTTGATGAGGGAGTAGGGATCGAACCTACGACATCCTGTTCCAGAGACAGGCGTTCTACCGCTGAACTATCCCTCATCAAACACACGTCCCCGAAGTCGGCCGGGCTCTGGTAAAGCCCGACCAATTCGTTACGCAAATCAACGATGTCAAAGACCCCGGCCCCTTTACACGACTCCGCACCTATGGTAGGTTTTGGAATCCGTCCGGTAAGCAAAGAGAGCTTCCCGAAGAGCGCGGTTGCTTGCCTAAAGTTCGGTTGAACCGTTGTCAAGCAGTATTTTGGTAGGCCCGGAGGGAGTTGAACCCCCGACATTCTGCTTGTAATGCAGACGTTCTCCCGTTGAACTACAGGCCCGTGGACCCAAGTACTTTGTTCTTCCAGTAGGATTTGAACCTACGGCCTATCGCTTATCAAGCGATTGCTCTACCGGGCTGAGCTATAGAAGAACAAAGTACTCGGGGTTGTCTCTCGACTGTTTGGTAGTTCATGCTGGATTCGAACCAGCGACCTATCGCTTATCAAGCGATTGCTCTACCGCTGAGCTAATGAACCACGAAACAATCGAGGGACGGTTGGAGGTTGAAGAGAGGCCAAAGAAAAAGCCTCCGAGGTTTCCCTTGGAGGCTTGCTTCGCTCTGATTGGATGCTGATTTCTCAGCTTCTGATCACGAGTGCAAACCTCCGTGCCCAAACTGGGCGGCGACGGTGGGCTGAATTTGATTCATCGGGGCCACGACAGCAGGCATCGCGACGGCGAAGGCGCCGACGACGAAATTTGCTGGGATGTGGGTGGCCACGGCGAACATTGAAATTCAGTCTCCTAGATGGTGAAAGCCCCGAGGGGCGAATTGGTTTCCGAGGTGCGTTGTGCACCCCTGATATTTCTATTTATGCCGGAAACGAATTTTCCGGTCAACAAGAAAAGCGAATTTTGGTGAAATTATTTCGTTCACCAAAATTCTTGAATTAAATCGAGGTGTTATATAGTGCCACGTTACCACCCGAACCGAATACGTGCAGCGCGTTGCCACTGCTGTGCGATGTAAAAGTTGCGGCGGCCGAGAAAGGAGGGAAGGCGAAGTCGTTCAACGACTTGATGAACGGGCCTGTTCCCGACTTGACGTACCGGTGCTGGAATTGGCGGACACCGTCGAAGTAATAGAGTTGCAAGCGGTCGTCATCTAGCATGTGAGGCACGACAATGCGGGTATTGCCGTTGTTGACCGTATTGCCCATCAGCGTGTTGGTCACGATGCGGCCGGTCAGTGTGTTGGCCACGCCGTCGTAGGTGAAATCGGTGACGATGGCGTAGTTCTGATAGTTGACGAAGCTGGCGAGGAAGCGTGTCTCAGATAGCTTGGTGATCGTCGCACTGGTTGGGATCGTCGGTGTATCCCCGAGAATAGTCAGATTTCGAGGCGTGATCGAGCCATAGGTCACGGCCTTCGGCGCCGTGCCGTTGAAAATGACGACGTCGTTTCCGAACCATTCCGCCTTTGTGAAAGCGATGTTCGCGGTCGGTGTCTGGCAGAATAGGGCGCCAGCATCCGAAAGCTGTCCCCAGAAACTTCCATAATACGTCGGTGCTGGGTTCAAATCGCTTGCTCCCCGCGTAACTCCTTGGCCGCCGTAGCAAAGGAAACGGACGTTGTCCGAAGCCCACACGACATAGTTCGGGTAGCACGGAGCAAATGATCCGGAGGTCACGTTGCTGTAGCCTCCCCCGTCCGCCGCACGCCATTGGACACCAACGCCGAAAGCGCCGTACCACCCAGTGTTGTTATTGCCGGTCGATGCCTTTTGGCCATTGCGGATGAGAAGGTAGAAAAACTTTCGGCCATTGGGCGACATCAGAATGTTGCTGCTGAGAGAATCAACCGGAACGTTGAAGGTTTGGCCACTCGGGATGAGATCGCGCTGGTAGGCCGGGCTATTGGTGTTCACCTGCCCGGTGAGCGGGTCCACATTATAGACGATGATGTTGCGGATATAGAATCCGAGTTGGTTCTGCCCAGTGCCCCACGCCGATTTGGTGTACGTTGACCGCAGAACGGTAGGCAGAACTTGCCCCGGCGTCGGTGCGATGAACGGGGGCTGACTGATCAAGCGCTTATAGAGCATCGCCATATTAACGGTAGTCCGTGGCCACCGGCGTCAGCAGGAAGTTAATGCCGCCGTCGTAGGTGAAGATGGTGTAGACATCGACGGCGTTCGCGGTCGGGGTCATGGTGATGTTCTGGTTGTTCGGGGTCAGGCAGTTGGCGGGCCACGTGACGGTATAGTTACCCGCCGTGCCCTGCTTGATCGCGAGAACAGTGTTGTACGTGCGGGTGTTGTTAGCGACGCCGGTGAAATTCAGGACGACGTTTCCAGCCAACAGATAGTTGTAGAGATTGTTGCCGCTGATGTCGCAGTTGACCGATCCCGACACAACTTGGGCCACAACGTTCTCATAGGTCGGCCCCGGAGGTCCGGCAGGACCAGTCGAACCCTGTGGACCAGTCAGGCCGGTGTCGCCCTTCGGACCAGACGCACCGGTAGGACCAGCCGGGCCTTGGGCTCCGACGTTTCCGGGGAGGCCTTGAGCACCAGACGGACCTTGGACGCCTTGCGCGCCGGTCGGACCAGCCGGGCCGGTGTTTCCAGTGTCACCCTTCGCGCCCGTGGGACCAGCCGGACCTTGAGCGCCTTGCGGACCCTGCGGACCCTGCGGACCTTGAGCGCCGGTCGGACCAGTCGGACCGATGTCGCCACGGTCGCCCTTCAGGCCTTGGATGCCCTGCGCGCCCTGAGCGCCTTGCGGGCCAACCGGACCCGTGTCACCTTGCGGACCCTGCGGGCCGCTCGGGACCGTCCCGGCCGTGATGATGGAGTTGTCGGTCAGCGTGAACGACAGCGTGTTGCCGTCGAGGGCTGCGGATCGCACGCTGACGCCCTGCGGGCCGGGCGGACCCACGACGGTCGGGATATTGTCCACCTTGGCAGGCGTGTTCGCCACGACCGTGCCGTTGACGAAATAAACCGGGGACTGGCCGTCCGTTAGACGGGCTTTGATAATATCAGGCATGGAACCACCGAACTGGGATTGTCCCAGTATTTATTCGGGGGTCCGACCGAAATTGGTTGACCAGATTGGGGCGGCCTCAGTATCCTATTTGCTCTCCAAGGATCGCCCTCTCCATGTCAATGAATCTCGGCCACGGCATTCGTTTCACGACGTCGCACCTGATCGACATCCACAACCTGATCATGGAGTTTCGGGAAGAGGTCGAGGCTGCGGTCAAGGCCGCGATGACCAAGAAGATGGCTGACGAAATGTCTGCCGATCACGACAACCGGCGCTATATCAACCCACCGAAAGAGGGCGACAAGATCGACTCTCTATACTGGACGGCGTTCGACCGCTTCCAGAAGGGGAAGAAGCGTTCCGAGGACGGCATGCGGTCGCAGTACGATTTCGACCTGTCGATCAGCATCCTGCCGTTCGAGGGCAAGGTCTACGGTCTCGTGTTCGCCGAGCAGCCTTTCCTGCGGGAAATGGTCGCCGAGCAACCGTGGATCGAGGCGTACGGTTTCTGGGACAGCACCGACCCGGATGAAAATGTCCCACGCGAAGAGTGGGAAGAACGCCAGCGCGTCTGGTCCGCCATCTTGGAAAGGCGCTATATCGCGCCGGTCCACCTTGGTTTCACGGCTGAGTTCAATTTCACCGCCACGTTCTGGCCGGGCGCGGAAGAGCTTTTGGCCGTCATGCCCAGCGTCGAGGAACGGCTGAAGAAAGCGGCATGGAAGAAAGTCGCCGACGAGTACTTCGCCGCGCGCATGGCCGAGAAACGCGAAGCGGCCGAAGCCAAGGTCGCTGGCACGGATGAAGCCCCGACGCCGCCGCACCTCTATGCGATGACCACGTTCTTCGACACTGAAAGCTGGGTGAAGAGCGAGGAAGGGCAGGTCAAGCTCGCGGCGGCCCGTGCTGAACTCGAACCGCTGATCCAACCCTACACCAAGGAAGATTTCGCATCGTGACCACCAAGCTCACCGCAGCCCAAGCCCGACGCCTGATCGAGATCGCCGACATCTGCTTGGACCCGGCCAAGCGCCATGGGTTCCCGGCGGCCGGGTGGGGCGGCACGCGGACTGAGAAAGCGCTGAAGGAAAAAGGCCTGCTGCGACACTGGGTCGAAGTGCGGCCCTTGGGTGGCGCCGGGGCGGTTGGCCTCTTCAAAGCTGAGTGGCAACTGTGCGAGCCGACCCACGAGGGCTGGTTGGTCACCAAAGAAATCGACGACGTTCAATAAACTCCGCGACATTCTGGCGCCACAACCACAACAAGTGTCTGAAATCATTGACGAAATAAGAATGATTTTGGTCACCGACTTTTATTGTTGACGCTGGGAACGGGTTCCTGCATAAATAGGTTTAAGAACGGAGCGCGCCGCTGTGGCGTGCCCCATCCAAGGATTAGAGAATTCCAATGACCCGGCGCCTCGCCACCCTCCGATTGAAAACGCTCCGACTGCTTAAGTGGTCGGACGTTTCGGGGCTGCGCGCTCGCCGTGACGGTTTGGTTGGGGGATAAACTCCACAACCAGACCCGCTCATTGGTAGCGATCTCGCAAAACCCCGGACAGGCTCACGCCTTCCGGGGTTTTTCTTTTTCAACTCTAACTCTTTTGGTCTTTGACATCGTTATCGTCCGTCTCCCCGTCGAGGGGAGATTTATCCTTGCCCGGCGGCGCCACCGCCGGGCAGTAGGAAACGGGTGTGCTTTGCATGGGTATAGCTCAATTGGAGAGAGCACCAGCTTGCGAAGCTGAAGGTTACAGGTTCGAGTCCTGTTATCCATGCCAAGCACACCCGGTTCCAAACATGTGTTTTGCAGGGGCGTAGCTCAGCGGAAGAGCACTTGACTACGAATCAAGGGGTCGGGGGTTCGAATCCCTCCGTCCCTGCTAAACACATGGAATGTTGATGTAGCTCAGTGGAAGAGCGCTTCCCTCCGAAGGAAGAGGCCGTGGGTTCGAACCCCTCCATCAACGCCATGAATTACGAGATTGCCCAGATGGCGGAATTGGTAGACGCGCAGCGTTGAGGTCGCTGTGGCCGAAAGGTCGTGCAGGTTCGAGTCCTGTTCTGGGCACCAGATTGAATGGGGATGTGATTGGAATATGGTAGACAGCGCCGACTGAGTATCGGTGGTCAGAAATGACGTGTGGGTTCGAGCCCCACCTTCCCCACCAATTTACGACGCTTCTGGCGGTAGCGCCGCACGCGCTCGATCACTTCCAGAATGGAGTGATACGCCAAGGCGATCAGCATGATCGGCCATGCGAAAAGGAAGGCTATCGAGATCGGCAGATCGAAATAGCCGTGCTTGAAGGAGGCTTGCTTCTTGAAGAAGGGCTCCGCCTTGAACCAGACGAAGCTGATGATGGCAATGACCGCGCCGATCTTGAAATAGACAGCGAGGCCAGCCAGAAAAGTCGAAAGCATGATCGCACTCCAATTGGATTGTGGGCATCATGCACGTTTTGCGAGTTTTGTAAAGTAGACGACTGTGTTTTATTGTGTGGATGTGGCGGAACTAGGTAGACGCGCTGGATTTAGGTTCCGGTGTTCTTGAAACGTGCAGGTTCGATTCCTGTCATCCATACCATCAAATACAGTTTACGCGCTTGTGGGCAAATTGGTAAAGTCGCTCCGTTCAGGTCGGAGAGTGTTCCCGGTTCGAGTCCGGGCAAGCGCACCAAATTTTGAAGAGAGCAGTTGCCGGGAGAAAGACCCGGCCGGACTGGTGGAACTGGTAGACGCTTCTGGTGAAACCCCCTCCTACTTTGACGGGAGGGGGCCAAACCGGATAGATGGGGAGCACCCCATCCGCCCAGCATGTAGGTGAGATCACTTGTACCGGTTCGAGTCCGGTGTCGGGAATACATGCCCGCGCTCTTCAAAACGCACTACGTGGATGTGACTGAAATTGGTAGACATCGCCGTCTCAGCAACGGTGGCCGCAAGGCGTGCAGGTTCGAGTCCTGTCATCCACACCAAACTACAAGCAACCGTTCATCGGTTTGCTTGCCCTCGTGGCGGAATTGGTAGACGCGCTGGCTTCAAATTCCAGTGTCCGTGAGGACGTGCCGGTTCGAGTCCGGCCGGGGGCACCAAACAAAAATCCACGGGCACGTGGTGAAATTGGTAGACACAGCGTTCTTAAAAAGCGTACCGCTGCGGGTTCGATCCCCGCCGTGCCCACCAAATTCTTCTGGCCCTTAGCTCAGTGGTAGTAGCCGTCTGCTCATAACAGACTCGTCCTCGGTTCGATCCCGAGAGGGCCAACCAGTTTAGACGTTGATGACGTCGATGGTGATCAGCTTGTCGGTGTTCAGGCCGCCGTTAGACGCACGCACCATGAAGGTGTAGCTGGTGGTCTGGGTCACGTTGGGAGCCGTTCCGGTGAACAGGCCAGCCGACGACATCGACACGCCACCGGGAAGCGCTCCGGCGTTGCCCATGATGCTGAAGCTCTGGGCGTTCGTCGCATGGAGTTGGAAATTCACCGACGAGTTTTCGAGGAATTCCGCGACCAGCGTACCAGCGGCCCCACCACCAGCCGGGTCGTAGGTCGGGTCGGTAAAGACAGGAGAAACATTGGTGGGCGCCGGATCGGCGACCTTGATGCCAGATAGTGTCTTGATGCCGGTAAACGAAGTACCCATGAAGATTTCCTCAAGAAAAAGTTGCGCTCTATTTAGAGCAATGCTACTTGAGAATTATGTGGACCTCTAGCTCAATGGTTAGAGCGCTCGCCTCTTAAGCGAATGGTTCTCGGTTCAAGTCCGAGGAGGTTCACCAACACTTTACAACACCCCAGACGTTGCGACGGCTGGTAGGTGGGACTGTCCGTAGTGCACCTTGTCGGGCAGTCTTAGGGCCGGTAGCTCAGATGGTTAGAGCACCTGACTTTTAATCAGGTGGTCGTGGGTTCGAGTCCCACCCGGCTCACCAATGCACAAACGAGTTTGGATCAGTGTCCCGAGCGGCGAAGGGGGTTGACTCTTAATCAACTGCGTATGCCACCGTGGGTTCGAGTCCCACCTGATCCTCCATCTTCAACCAGAGCGCTTGGAAAAATTCCAAAGAGGCGCCTATCCCGCACCTGAGCCTTAACTTGATTAGGGTGGAAGTGCAGCCAGCCTCTGCTGGTTATTTCGACCCCGACGCCTCTGAGCGCTTGGGTGCATGTTGGGCGGAGCTTACCCTTCGAGGAAGCGCGTTTCTTCATGTAGAGATCGTCACAAGACGATGCTGACCGAATGGGGGAAGCCCGGCCAAGCACTCTGGTTGAAACAGCCAATGGACTGGTGTTCCGAGTGGCGAAGGAAGCGGCCTTTTAAGCCGACGCGAAAGCCGTCGTGGGTTCGAGTCCCACCCAGTTCACCATTCATCAACGCAATATTTTAGGAGGGTTGCATCATGGCCCTTGCGGTCGTTCTATCTGAAAACCAGATCGTCGCGATTGAGAACACCTCATCGCCGTTCACCGCCGCCACCAAGGCGGACACCATTCGCAGCATCAGCGGTCGGAATTTCCGGCCGGTCGAGCGCTACGCCATCGGCGCCGAATATGGCGTCTATCAACTGGATCGTGAAGACGTGTCGCTGCTCAGCGATCCGGACCGTCACTTCGACCCGAAGTACGTCGGTTACGTCATGTCCAACTGCAAGCATATCGCCAGCTTCGCCGCTCAGCGGTGAGGCCAGCATGGGAGTGTAGCTCAGTGGTAGAGCGGCTGTCTCCAAAGCAGCGCGTCGGCGGTTCGATCCCGTCCTCTCCCGCCAATTCTGGCAATAAAATGGCGTATAGATCGCCGTGACTAAGTATCTATGTGACATTCTGTCACGTGGAGACTTATCATGGCTCTCATCTTTGCGATCCTCGTACTTGCCGGTTTCGGCTTCTGGTGGATGGCGACTTGGCCCGTTACGTACGCCGAGCGCATCGCCCGAGGCTTTTTCTTTGCTGCTGCGATCCTTTGGTTCCTGACCAAGGCGGGCATCAGCCTATAGGGGTGTAGCTCAACTGGTAGAGTGCTGGTCTCCAAAACCAGATGTTGCAGGTTCGAGTCCTGTCACCCCTGCCAATTCCAAGCACAGTGCGAATCACTACTTCGCACTGTGCTTGACTTCGTCGCTAAACTGTGCGACAACAATTCCTCTGCACGATAGAGGGAGACGGACGATGACTGATGTCGCGACGCCTGAAGGCCTGAAGGGCAAGTTCACCTTCAAGAAAGGCCAACGCGCTACAGGCCTCGCCGCTGTCGGAAGCCCGAACCCAGACACCAACATCAAGATCGGCGGCAAGTTCGTCGGCTATATCGGCGCTCCGCACGCGACGACCCGCGACCACTGGATGATCGCGTTCGCCACGGTCGCCCCTCCCGGCAACTCCATGGAGTGGTCGTGGATTTTCCTGTCCAAGAAATTCCAGACGGAACCGGAAGCCCGCGAGTTCGTCCTGAAGAACGCCGACACGATCCAGTCCAAGTGGGCGCTGTACGCCCTAGACGGCTACGAGCACTGATCGGACGATCCGCCGGGTCTCTTCCCGCACCCCGCGCCAAATTCGTGATTGAGGAATTTCACCAGCCCTTCACGGCCGGAGGCAATGACGTGGCGTCGTAGCGACCCCGCGCAATCGTGGTCCCAGCGCATGAATGCCTTGGCGTCGGCCTTGGTCGCGAAGAAATCGCCCTCCGCGCCGTAATCCACTTCCCAGATGATCATGATGTGCTCCTTCACCTATTCGGGTGCGTCAGGGGTGCAGAAGGTTGCACCTACTTTGTAGGAGACGGCCGTGCGCGTTCGTGACACGGCCCTCACATTCTATGGTGGACAACTCGGGCGCTTGCCCCCGCCCTCTTGTGCGTTTTTCGTAAACGAGCGTATAAGCGTGGCCGAAAGGTCACGCATGAACCCGCCCCAAGATTTCAAGCACTTCGACGATCCGGCCAGCGAGGACGTGCGGATGTTCCGCATCATGCTGTCTCGTTTCCTGATCTACGGCGTGCAGAATTTGGATGGTGCTCAAGACAATGTCCAAATCCCCGGCATGGACCTCGTTGGGTCGGCGCTTGGCCTCTACGTGTGGATGCGAACGAACCACACGGATAATGACCATCTACAGAGCGCCAAGACGCAGCTTGTCGTCCGCCACGATGAGAAAATCCGCTGGAAGGTCGAGTTTGAGTACGATTGGACGACGATGTCGCCTGTCCAGATCAAGGACATCTTCGGGCAGAAGAATTTCGCCTCCCCGTCCTACAACAAGGCTCCCGGCCTGCCGGGCTATCGGAGAGCGACGGATCGCCTGCACGAGAACATGACCCAACTTTGTAGCTGGCAGTTTCGCAAGCTCTTCTGGCAGACCATGTATGCGCGCATGCACTGGATCGCCTACGACCCCGACTCCGACCTCGACGCGATGCGTTCCGATGTCGTCAATTTGACCGTCGCTTTCGCACCGTAGCGGGAATCTCGTAAACCGCTTTGCATCAGGTTGAACCCATGCTACGGGTTGCACTTCAGCCTCAAAAGAGTTCATCCGAGCATGTCCACCAAAGACGTTCCGGGCGCCAACCCGGCGAACAAAGACACCCTCGCCATGGGGTGCTGGGCGGAGGCCGCAGACGGCTCCCTTCTCCTTGTCGAAGGCTTGGAGAACGGCACGGTCATCTTCACGATGTTCGACGTCGGTCAGGACCCGGTCGTGGAGTTTCGCGACGCCACTCCGGAGGTCGAATTCAAGACCGCGTTCTCGTTCGGCGTTGACCGCTCGGGCCTCAAGGACAGTAAGCTGGCCAAGGTCCCGTCCGACATCAAGTGGACGTGGCACGACAAGACCCCGTTCCCGTGGAGCCGGGCCATCAAATTCGGCGCCCGTAGCGGCATGCGCTACGCCACCGCCTCCGACCAACTGGCCGCAGCCGACCGCGTGCGCGACAGCATGGCCAAGGCTCCCCACGCTCCGGTCGAGCCGAAGACCGCCGCCAGCAAGGTCGCCGAAAGCCTCGACCTGAAGGCTCAGAAGCTCCGCGACACCTCGCACCTCAGCGACCGCGTCGTGAAAGCAGCAGGCGGCATCATCCGCCGTATCGGTGAAAAACTCGAAGGCCTCGGACAGTAAGCGTACCCAATGGGCGATCTCCTAAAGCATACCGGACCACACCGCACGGACATGTACTGCCATGCGTGCAGCAAGAATTTCGTCGCCGAGTTAGACTACAGCATGAGCGGCAACCATCAGGTTGAATGCCCGCACTGTGGTCACCTGCACTTCCGGCAAATCAAGGACGGCCGGGTCACCGGTGAGCGCTGGGGGAGCGATCCCAACACGCACATCGTCCGGCGGGGCTCCGTTTGGAAGAGCGATAGCCAGCCCATGGTGACCTCGACCGCGTCGGCCTTCATCCGAGACCGCTGGGTCAATCGGAGTGATCAGGGGTGAGCACGGTCTACGTCACCAACCAGACGTCAACTCTCATGAACCAATGGGTGGTTCACGGGACGTCGGCTGGTTCAACGGCGGGTCCACTAAAGAACACGATGATCATTTCGAATGGTCATAACATCAATATCGTGGGTGGCGGTGGGGGTGGCGGTGGGGGTGGCGGTGGGACAAGCTCTCTCGCCACCGTTCCTTACCACCAAGCGTTCTACAACGACGTGGTGGACGGCGGCCCGAGCAAGCGGACGATCCACGGTGGTCACCACGTGGTCGCCGATGGCGCTGCGGCCGTCATCGAACTTCCGGACGGGACGGTCATCCAAGTCCACATCGACGGCTCCTACACCCTCAAGGACGAGAACGCGAAGATCGTCTACAAGGCGAACCGCGTCCGCGAGTTCAATCGCTACATCAACGCCTCAGACCTGCTTGAAGAGTTCATCGACTATGTCGCTGAAGTCGGCGGGGTCAGCAAGCAATCCTTCCTCGAATTGCCAATCGAGCTATTCATCAAGTGGGTCGTTCTGCGAGCCGCTGAAGCTGATGGAGAGGCTGAGGAAGCCGAGCGGGTTTCGCTGCGTGCAGAGATCGCCTCTGTGCCTCAACTGGCGGCCCTTCCTGCTCCTAAACCCGCACGAGGACACTGCAAATGCTGTGGTCGTTTCCTGACCGACAAGAAGCGGAACGCCTCTGCACTGTTCTGTTCACCATCACACTATGCGGGCTATTTGAAAAAGTTGGGTGAGGAATAGACAACTCAGTTTTTTCTGGTACTGCTATCGAATCTCAAGGGAAATGGGACCATGTCAGCAACAGCACCTAAACCATCGTCAGGCGGACCATTGGTTCGCGTCTCGTCACTCGGCGTGAAAAAGCCTCGGGTGAACCAAATTCCGGCCGTGGGCCAGAAGCACGGCTATCGTGGGGTCGATAAGGACCCGGACATGGACGTGATCATCGGCTTCATCAACTCCAGCGGCATGAACCCGGAGCAGATCGAAGCCGCCACCGCCAAGATCGCACGGCCGGTCTCCCGGTATTGCATCAACGGCTGGCTCTTCGGAACCGTCAAGCGCCCCCAAAACTACACCCTGACGTCTGTCGCCATGGCTCTCGGCATCGAGCGCACGTGGTCCAAGAAGAGCTTCTGACCATGAACACGATGAACCCCACCGATCTGGCCACCTTCATCACCGCGCCGGACGCCGCCGACTTCGTCGCCGTCATCAACAAGCTCCAAGAGCCCGTACGGGCCAGCATGCTGGTCCACCTGATGATGGTCGCCAACCTGAGCGCCGTCGCCGCCGTGGCGGCTCCTGAGCCGGTCGTGGCCGCCGCCGAGCCGCTGATGCTGGGCGCGCCGGAAACCGCACCCAAGGCGAAAGCCAAGAGCAAGGCCAAGGTCCCAATGCTCAATGGCGAACCGCTGCTCTCGACAAGCCTCGAAGGGCGGGTGGATGAGCGCCGTCTGAAGGGCCAGACGCCCAGCCAGATCGCCAAGGACGAGGGCATCGACACCAAGCGCGTCAACGCCATCCTCGCCGAAGCTAAGGCGGCCCGCAAGGCGGCCGAGAGCGACGACAAGACCAAGGGTGGTCTGGTCAACCGTCGCACCCTGAGCATGGAAGAGCGTCGTGCGATCAAGGCCCGGATCATCGAGCTTCGCGCCTACGGCTACGGCCCCAAGACGATCTCGCGCCGCCTGAGCATCCCTGAGCAGTCGGTCTCCACGACCGTCTGGGAAGCCAAGCGCGACCACAACACCGTGTTCCCGAACGTGGACGAGGTCGAGGCCGCCAAACGCGAAGCCGCCTCCAAGTCGCAGCCGGTCGCCATCCACGCCCACGCCCAGCCGGTTCGTGAGCACGAAGCGGCCTAAGCTGCTCACCAGCCATGAAATGCAAAAGCCCGGTCACTCGACCGGGGCTTTTTCTTTGGGCCATCTGTAATAGCAAGGGATGCGGGGATCGGTGCTGGTCAGGTAGTGATAGCCCCGACGTTCAAGAAACCCGACGATTCCCGGCTCTAGGATGTTCTCGATGTAGACGAGGTCACCGCGTTCGTCCGCCGTGGCCTCCAGAAGCGTCAGGAAGCGGGTGAAGTACCCCTTGCGGTGATGCTTCTCCGGAACGCTCATGTTGCCGATGTCGAGCGCCGGGTACATCTTGCCGTCGATGTATCGGCGGCTCTTGCGGACGTAGACTTTGAACCGGCGCTCGTATGTCAGCCACGCGCTGGTCTGCCACGAGGCGAGAAGGTCTTCTAGGGTCACGCCGCCCCGACGACTTCATCTTCGTAGGTGATGGTCACCGCCTTGTGGCCTTCGCTCAACGCGGCGTCCAAGCAGCGCTGGTAGGCGGCTTGGCGTTCCTCGGGGCAGTTGCCCATGCCGTCGAAGACGAAGACGGCTTTGCCCATCTGACCCTTGGTCTCGCGCGTGATCTCTTTCTCGGCGGACGCCGTCGATTGCGTGGCGAACGCCGCGAGATTGAACCGGCGGACCGGGATTTCCCGCATCTGGATGTGGTTCAGGATTTGGTCGGTTTCCAACACGCCGACGATCTCGATGATCCGCTCGTTGGTCGTGGCACCGACGTGCATCAGCACGATAGCCTCCCGCAGGGCCGTGGCGTTCACTCGCTTGTTGAAGTCGAATTTCATGTGCCGTTACTCCCCGATGTAGCTGGTGATGATGATGCGGTAGCCTTGGGCGGCATAGCGCCGCGCGGCTCCGAGCCAAAAAGCGCGGTCTTCAAACCGCTGGTTGGCTCCACCGGTGAAGATGATCAGCGTCTCGTTTTTCTTGGCCTTGTACTCGGCCATGATCGACGGGAGGTTCTTGGCGAACGTGCCGGTCTCATCGAGACAGCCGATGCTCATCCAGTGGACGCCGATCTTGCTGGCGATGACACCGATCTCGCCGCCGATCCCATGGCCACGGATGCAGTTGTCGATCCGCAGCACGGCCTCGTCGGATTCGAGCAGCAGACGAATCTGCTGCTCGATGTCACCCGGCTGGCGGTTTTGGAAGTCGATGTTCAGCATGGCGTCCTCTTAGGCGTATGCCGTCCAGTTAAGCTCGCGGCCGTCCCACTTGTAGAGGTTATAGCGGCCTTCGATCTTTGGGCCATAGGTCCCGATGCGGAGCATGATTTCGGGGCCGACGAACTCGTCCTTCTTGGCCGTGCAGCGGCCCTGCATCGACATCGTCTCGACGCTGTTCTTGGCCAGTTCGCGAACGACGATGGACGCACCGGTGACGCGGACGACTTGGTAGAAGTCGATGTTGGTCTGTTCCCAGCCCCACGAGGTGTAGAGGATTTCGCCTTCGGCGAACGTGCCGCGCTCAGCCATCGCCTCTTGGCGATACTTTTCCTTGCGGTCGGCGGCGTCGGCGATCTGGCCCAGCATCAGCTTGATCTGGCTGTCACGACGCTCGGCGGTCGGGCAACGGAGCCATTTGGACGGCTTCACCATCCGGGGCGACTGGAAGAACATGACGTTGAAGTGGCCGTCGTCGTAGGTGTACCATTCAGCGCCACCCTCGACGTGCTTGACAGCGCCTTCCGGCAGGCGGGCGATGTAGTCAGCGCGGGTTTGCTTGAAACGGGCCATGCGAAAACGTCTCCTCATCAGCGAATGTGGGAGTCTTATACCTGCGATGAAGCACAGTGTCAACCCACTGTGCTACGATTTTACTCGATTACTTCGTAGATGATTTTCGCGAGGTAGTATCGAAACCTCGGATCGTTGTTTCGCTCCCGACTGGACGTCAGATGCTTGCGCGCCCATTCTTCGCCGAGAGGAATCGTGACATCCCAGTCAGGATTTCCTTCACACGCACAGCGCACGACGTAGAGACGTTCGTGCTGCGGAGTGGCGAACGGGTTTTCGGGATCGTGGACAGCCATTGCGTCTCCCTCAGCCGAGTTTCAGGGGTTCGACCTTGTACTCGACAAGGCTAAAGTCCGGGCAGTAGTAGCTGAGGCCACGGTCGCCGACACGGGCGCGCAGTTGCTTCTCAGCCCTGTCGCGCATCGTGTTCATTTCCTGATACGGCGCGTCGGGGTGATCTTTGGACCACTGGTGGAGGAAGGCGTGTGCCTTGGGGCCGTACTCGGCCAGCCGCTGCTGGCATTCTTGGGCGTAGGACAGCGCCTTCATGTGGTCGGTGAACGACCAGACGTTCCAATGGTCCGACGTCTCGTCGTACTGGTATTCGCCAATTACAACAAAGATCGTCTGGCTCATCGTCACACCCTTTCCGTAGAAACATCGAGGGTGGATACATAGCACAGTTTTGAAGTATTGCAAGCACAGATTTCAAGTAGTCAAGCCGGGCTTGACACCTGAACGTGGCGCCCCATATTGGTCAACGAGTTGCATGGTGTGGCGATCCCCGCAAGGGGCACTAAGATACGATACACAAATTGCACGGCCGCGAGTGAACCCCATCCCGCTTAGGCGGAAGGGCGACTGTCCCCGGAAGGGTCAGACGCGGACAGAGCCGGTGGAGAATCGGGATTCCGGCTGCAACTCATTTTTGAAGGTCGAAGATGACCTTCTCTGGATTGGCGAGGTCAGCCGTCGCCTGCGGATCGACGACGCGAAGCGGCAGGTACTTGCCCAGCGAGCGGAAGTTGGGCGACTGTCCGGAGACCTTGGTCCACGCGGTCGTGGACATGATCAGCAAGCGAATGCGCGTGTACGGCGTCCGGGGCATGATCTTGGTGTAGTGCGTCTCGATTTCATCGGCCTTGGCCAGCATGCTACTGGCCAGAACCGTGCAGAGCGTCGGCACACCTTTTTCATCGGCGATCAGAACCAAGACCGGCTTGATTTTGTCGTTGGCCAGCGCCAGCCCTTCGGTGTCATCCCGGCGGGGGATTTCGAACCCGACCATCGTGGACAGCCGCTCGCGCATTCTCTCGAAGGCGACGCCGTGGCCATGGTTGGTGTCGCCCTTGTCGAAGAAATAGACGTGGATCATTTCGTGCAGCAGCATCTGGTCAAACCCGCGCGCGTCTCGGCTGTAGCGCGGCGATAGCGACAGCGTGCACGTCTTCATATCGGCGATCTGGTGACCACGACGGTAGGGGTCTGGAATCAATTCGGCCCAGACCCGACCACCAGCCTTCAGACGCCGGTTCCAGATGCACTTGACCTTCGGCAACACGCTGTTGAACAGCATGCGGTTGAAATGATCGTACCGCGCTTGGATGTCGTAGTCTGGCTCTTCGAGTTCATGGAGACGCATCCCGTATTTAGGGATTGCGTGCGAGGTAATCCTGATAGTCTTTCTCGCGCGCGTCGCGTCGGGCCATCGTTTGCTTGATGTTCCAGCCGTCCGATCCCTTGATGGCCGAAGAGAAATTCACGACGGTCGCCAGAATGTTGATGCACACGATGATCCACAGCAACCGGCTGGACGTGTCGGTGATCAGCATCAGGGTGGCCACAAAGAAAATCGCCGCGTTGATGGACGGACCAGCGGCCAAGATCAGGATCGTCTTCCGCCAGTCCACCGACCGGTAGTAGGTCACATTCCCACCATCGGGAACAAGGCCCAGATAGACCTTGGTCTTGCTGATCGTGAACCGAAGGCCCGGACCCTTGCCGATGTTAAAGCTGGCGATGGGTCGTTTGGAGATCACGCCCGCCGTCGCGTGGCCCAGTTCATGGAGCACAACGCTGGCGTAGGCCACGAGATAGATCGTTAGGAGCCAAATCATTCGGCGATTTTCCGCAGATGCGGCGTCGGGTCAAGGTGCGACGGGTCTTGCGGAAGACCGGTCCACTCCACCACGTCCCGCGTGCCTCGAACATAAAGCTCAAGGTGCAGCATCGACATGGGACGTCCCTTGTCGTTTTTCAGGACGCGCATGATCGTGCCGATCAGATCGCCCGCGCGCACTTCATCACCGAAATGGACGGACGGGTCGATCTCGCCGTAGACGACGACGCCGGTCTTCCCTTCGACCAGAACGCACCACGTGTTCTCCCAGTTGGGATAACCGGCGTGCTCGCCGGTGAACGGCATGACTCCGACGACGACGCCTTTCTCCACGGCGGTGACCGGCGTCCCCTCCGGCGCGTAGAGGTCCACGCCCTCGTGGATGTGGTGCTTGCGGACGAAGCCGAAGGCGCCGGGGTGCGGAAGGATCGGCAGGCCGGTCGAGCCCTCGGGCATGCCCAAGAACGACAGGCTGTCGTTGGTGACGATCAGCTTCAGCGGCAGTGGGTTCTTCCAGACCATCAGCGCGGTTCTTCCCACTTGGTTTCGGCTGCGATGGCGTCGATCATGACGTCCACGACGAACTGGCACGCGACAGCGATGGGATTGGCGACATTGTCGGGCCAGTGCAGCGGGATCAAGTCGTCCGTGCCGTCCCATGCCGTCATGACCCGGAGCATGTTGACCCAGTTTCCGCGCTTGTCCACGCGCACGGCTAGGAAGGTGTTGGTCAGCAGGACGCTGACATAATGCTTTCCCGACTTGACGCTGTACTGGCGACCACCGCCCGTCATGGCGAAATCGAATTTCAGCTTGGTCAGCAGGATGTCGGCCGGATCACCACCCGCGACGTTGACGGCCGGGTTCGGGGTCTCGAACGCTTCGACCATCTGCTCGACGAGTTTCGGGTGGCAGGAGGCGATTTCGTGCTCGCGGTGGCGTTCGCCGAACAAATCCTTCTCGGGACCGTCCTCCATCTTGACCCACATGACGGACCACGGCTTTTCGGTCTTGGGCAGGAACGTCACCGAACCACGGCCGGTGCGGTAGCTCCACTTTCCCAGCGCGCCGTCCGCCTGCATGCGGTGACGGTTCTCGATCCAGTTGAGATTCATGTTTAGTACGCCGGGCGACGGGCCATGAAGCCGACGTTCTTCATCAGATCGCGGTCGAAGTCCGGGCGACGTTCGACCTTCAGGCCCGAGCGGCGGGCGCTGGCTTCGGCCAGAGCGCGCGTGTCGTAGCGGCCGGTCGGCGACGAATTGGGCGCGCACAGAATCCAACGCTTCTCACCGAATTCCACTTCGTAGAACAGGGCATAGATCGGCTTGGACATGGGGCGCTCCGTGTTGATGAAGTTGAACGTAGTATAGACAGATTCTGTGCTTCGTCAAGCCACTAAATACTTCATGATCCAGCCCAATCTACCGCAAGTCCGAATGATGATGGAGCAGATGGTCGAGAAAGAGATCGGCCACGCCATCGACGACGCTCTGATGCTGGAAATCCTCGACTACGCCACGCTGCTGGTGATGCAGCGGCGGCCGAGCACGCCGTTCCAACTGGCCGTCATCGTCAAGCAAGCTGTTCTCGTCCAGACCCGGAACCGTCGCCTTTAATTTTGACGGGAATTGTCATCCCTCGATATGGTAAACCATATTGTAAGGGATAACACGTGGCCGCTCAATCAGCACTCAATTTCGGCAAGGCACCTTCCGGGCGTGTGTATCCGGAAAGCGAGATCGACAAGCTCGTCGGAACTATCAATCGGCTGATCGACGACAAGAAATGCTTCGTGTCGCTCGACGCACCGTACGACATGACCGTCTCTCTGGATCGTGTCGCTGGTCTGGTCACTGAGTGCTTCATCGAAGATGGGCACATTATGCTGGACTACAAGCTCCTCCCGACGCCCAGCGGTGAAATCGCCCAGACGCTGCTCGACTGCCAGTGCAAGTTCGATCTGCATCTGTGCCTGAGCGGCATGGTCAGTGAGCACATGATTGTGACCGACATCGCGTTCTCCCAAGCATACCTGTCCCCGAAGCGAAGCAAAGTTAGCTTGGACGTCGTGGATTTCCTCCCAACTGAAGAAAAGGAATAGCCAACATGGGTTGGTCGATCAATCTCGAAAAGAACACCGTCGTGATCCCGGCTGAAGCCGCAGCCGAATTCAACGCCAACGAAGACTTCGAAAACGACGACATCACGCTGTGCGAGAACGATGACGGCACGTTCGAGTTCTATTTCAACGACGATCACTACGAGCACATGGACTACATGGAGCGCGACGACATCCTCGAATTCGCGTTGAGCCACAAGCTGAACGGCGACGTGTGTTTCTCCAGCAACCAAGGCGACAACCGTGGCCAGTCGTGGGGCTATCGTTTCAAGGACGGCGCCCTGACTGTCCTGTCCGGCCGCAAGTCGTGGGCTGAAGTCGAACCTGCTTGACAATGACGGGAGCGCTGCGTAGACGGCGCTCCCAAACTTGGTAAACGAAAATGACGACGAAAGACGAACTGGGCGACCGCATGAAGGTCTACGAGTCGCAGGAAACCGGCCGCCGGTTTCTGCCGCTCCTGCCCGTCTATGCCCGCATTGATGGCCGTGGCTTCTCCAAATTCACCCGTGGCATGGATCGTCCGTTCGACCAACGGATGACCGACGCCATGGTCGAGGTCACCAACCATCTGGTCAAGGAAACGCACGCCGCTATCGGCTACGTGCAGTCCGACGAGATCAGCCTGATCTGGAATTCCGACAACTACGATTCGTCGATTTTCTTCGATGGCAAGATCGCAAAGATGACCAGCGTGCTGGCGTCGATGGCGTCCGCCAAGATGGCTCAGGCCGTTCGTGGCTGGAAGCCGTACGAGGATCGTCTTCCAGCGTTCGACGCCCGCGTGATCCAGCTTCCGAACAAGACGGAAGCGGTGAACATGTTGCTGTGGCGGACGATGGACGCGACGAAGAACGCCGTCAGCATGGCCGCGCACGCGGAGTTTGGCCACAAGCAGCTTCAGGGCAAGGGTCAGGCCACGATGATCGGGATGTTGAACGACGCCGGTCAGCCGTTCGATGATCTGCCGCCCGCGTTCCGCTTCGGCACGTTCGCTCAGCGGCAGGTCACCACGCGCTCGATGTCGCCGGAAGAGCTTGCCAAGATTCCGGCCAAGCATCGCCCAGCGCCGGGTGAGCGCGTGACGCGAACTGAGATCGTCAACTGGTCACATTCGTTCCGGCACGTGTCTCACAACATGAAGCTGCTGACGGTGTTCGGTATGTGCGATCCCTCGGTTCCGGGGATGCCGTTCGCCGCTTAGGCGGCGAGGATGTAGGAGACCTCGATCTCCAATTCCTCGACGATCTGGGCGCGCATTTTCTTGATCTCTTCATCGCGAGCGAACCCGAACGGCGTCTTCGGGTTCGCCTTCGCTATCGGCTGATCGCCGACCACGATGGTCTTGCCCACGGCGAGCGTTTCGTTGAAACCGGCACCGAAGATGCTGTTGATGACCACCGCGTACTGGGCGAACATGTCAGCGTTCAGCGATTGCTTTTCGCAGATGACCACGCCTCCGCTGGAGACGTGTTGATCGCGCCGCATCACCATCAGCACAGCCGATTGATACGACCACGTCCGGTAGACGCAGCTTGTGTTGCCGGGAATCCAGACGAGCAGGTAATCGTTGCTGCGAGCGAGCACGCGCATCTTGTTGCCGTAGCGAAAGCCGCCAACGACGTACGAGATTTGCTCCTGCTCGATCACTTGAAAACGTTCCAACTCGGGCCTCCGACTGTTAGTCCGACCGTAGACAAGCACAGATGCAAGCACAGGTCAAACGAATAGTGTTATGAACGGGCGGTTAACTTAAGCCCAGAGGTCGTAACCGTCATGGGACGCGTCCGCACCATTCTTCGCGCAGTAGGCCTTCCACTCGGGATTGCTGTAGCCGCCGACTTCCGTGGCCTTGGCCTTCAGGTCGTTGTAGCGATCCACCAGATCGAGACAGGCGCGCGTACCCCAACCAACGCCGCGCTGTTGCTGGGCGATGATGCTGGCGCGGGTCTTTTGCAGCTTTTCGATGACCGTTTGCTTCGCCATGTGAATGCCTCCAAGACCGTTGTCGTGAGCCGTATTCATACCACAACTGTGCTTGTTGTCAAGCACACATTGCGCTTGCAAAGCACAGTGTCGTGTGTATACTGCGCTCAACATCAACGACGTGGAGCACACCGTGAAACTGACGCTCAAGCCGCTCCACGACAGCACCGACGAAATCTACGACCGCTTCCCTCACCTTGGCAGATGGCTGATCAAGAAGGATGGTGAAGTCGTCGGCGAGTTCGCTTACAAGCATCGTCCGAAGAACGCTGGCGGAAAGGCGTGGTGCTCGACGATCATGCCGCTGGCCATTCCGGGCGGCGAGGCTTGGGAAACAGCGCACCGCATGATCTATTGGTGCAAGGATCGCGAACACGCGCTGGAAGACCTTCGTCGCATTTTCGAAGGCGAGCCGACGAAGTACACGAACCGCTAATCTCGTTGACTAAACCGTAATTCCGTGTCACGGGTGAGACCATGGATAGCATCAAGACGCAGTACAATCCGAACGCCGCTCTGAACGCGAAGCTGCTTGATGCAGGCGCGAGTAAGACGGTCTACGCCCTGACGGGATCGCACGTCACCGACGCCAAGCTGGCGTTGTTCGAGAAAGCGATCAACCGGGCGGAGCCGGGCCAGCCGGACTATTTCGACATGTTCACCGAAGCGTGGACGGGAAAGCAAGACAGCCTGCACCGCGATTTCTTCGATGCGTGGCACACATGGTCGTCGCCCGTCATCGACCTCGACCGGTCTCTGTTCCCGCATTTCTATCCGACCAACGGCGCCAGCGAGGCCATTCGCCAACTGATTTTCGAGTCGGCGACGAACCGCCGTGGCAAGCTCCACGTGTTCTCGGGCGAGTACGAAGGCTATCTGGCCATGGCCAAGGCCTGCATGATGAACCTGTCCCATTCGCGCGATAGCTTCGCGTCGGTGGGCGGACGCGAAGCTCGCCGCACCAATGCGTGGGGGCCGGGTGACGTGTTCTGGGTCAGCCAGCCGTCCGCCATCGACGGCAACGTCTGGAAGGACTTCAACGCCTTCCTCGAAATGATGCCCGACAACAGCGTCTACGTTGACCTGACCTACGTCGGCGCGGTTCCGGCCTCGGCGATCATCGAGAAATTCAATCTGAACCAGCCGTCCGTGGCGGCCGTGGTATTCAGCCTGTCCAAGCCGTTCGGCGCGTATTACGACCGGATCGGTGGCGTGTTCTGCCGCCAAGAGTCGCCGGGTTTGTTCGGCAACATCTGGTTCAAGAACCTCAACTCCATCGCGCTGGGCACGGAGTTGCTGACCCGCCACGGCGTGTTCGAAATCCCAGATTTCTACAGCCACCACCAGCAGGAAGTGGCGCGACAAGCCAGCCGCGCACTGGGCGTGAAGCTGACGCCGTCCGACGTGTACGTTCTGGCCACGGTCGCCGATCCCGAGAACGGCGATCCGGACTTGATGGAATACATCGTCCGCCGGTCCGTGTCCAAGCACCCCGACGACGTTCGCCGCATCTGTCTGACGCCGGGCATGGTCAACTACAACAATTTCCTGAGCGCCCGATGAGCAGCGACGACATGAAGGCGGCCATCGTTGCCGTCTCCCCCGGCACGCATCCCAAAGACTGGAAGCGTCGCACCAAGACCAAGGTCCCAACGGGCGTCGAACGCATTTTCGACGGTCCGCGTGGTCTGGTCGCCACCACGGTCGAAATGCCGGACGGGACGATCTCTGTCTTCGTGCAGCCCGGCTCCGAAGAGAAGGCCGTCCCGAAACCCGAGCCGAAGGTGTCCGTCAAAGCGGACAAACCGGCCAAGGCGTCCGGTAAGCTGGACATCAAGACCCTGCGCTCGCAGATGGTCGAGACGTCGGTCTGGAAGGTCGTGAAGGACACCGACATCACCATGTGGCACGAGAACCCCGTGTTCCGTCATCTGGTCAACAGCACCTATCGCAACCGGACACCGACCCAGCAGGCCGAGATCAATCGGATGCAGGACGCCAAGGAAACGATGCAGATTTCCAAGGTCGCCACCCTGCGCGCCGGTACGGTCCTGACCGTTGTCGGCGTCGTCTCTGGTGACAACTGGGTGTCGTCGAACGAGAAAGAATACTCCAACGGGCTGCGCGCGCCGTGCAAGATCACGGAAGGCGAAATCGAACTAGCGTCGGTCAGCGGCCGGTACGGCGGCAATCCTCTGAACGGCTATCGCGGCCCGGCGGTCTTTGAGCTTCCCCTGAAGCAAATCATCGAATCCATCGAGCCTGTCAGCGTTCCGGAAACCCTCGTCTACGTCCTGCGCGACAATGCCACCGGCGAATTCTTCGGAGGCTGGAAATTCGCGATTGACAGCTACGGCCAAAATCGCTCGACCGATGATCCCAAGATGGGAGCGAAGTTTTCGTCGGCCAAAAAGTACAAGACGTCGTCGGCCGTCAAGGCGTCTATCCGTGATTTCACGGGCTACAACGAAGGCCTCGATAACGTTGATTCCGGTCCCGACTGGACTTCGGGTGGTAGCAAGAAGATGGACCTGCCGCCGACGTGGGAAATGGTCAGCTTCGACAAGACCACCTCGACGGAGAAGGAAGTCTTCGAAGTGCAGGAATGGTTCGCGGCGCTCGGCCGCCTGCGTGTCCTGACCGTGAACTACGGTTCGGCGGCCCGCGCCGTCTACAAGAAGGCTGAAGGTAAGGGCTACCAAGCCATCCTCGTCTTCCAGAACCGTTCGCGCGGTTCCTACGACGATTGGAAGGGCAACCATCACGCCTACGACGAAGCCAACACGTTCGACGACGACCAGTCCGGCCGAAACGCTCTGGACGCGATCCTCGAAGCGATCAAGGTGATGGACGGCAAGAACGTCCGCGAAAAGTCCGCATCGTCGGTCGCCGTGGCCTGCTCCGTCGCCGACGCCATCAAGGCCAAGCTCGTCCTCGACGTGCCGGAAGGTTCCGCCGTCCTCACCAAATTGCTCGACTTCAACACGCTTGAAGAAGTCGTGGAGACCCAATCGTGAAAGACGGATTCCACATCCTCGTCGAGCGCCAAGACATCCACGAGTACGTCAGCAGCCTGTGGAAGACCGACATCTTCCGCGACGAGCACGACCGCCACAACGGCGTGATCCGCAAGCTGGTGGAACAGTTCGCCTACGTGCCGCGCGTGTTCGCGCACTCGTCGAACGACCACCTCGAACGCTCGCATTTCTCGACGTGGTGGAACGTCATCATGCTGCGTGATGACTACGAGAACCCGTACGTCAGCGACCTCTACTACGCGCACGAAATCTTCCACGCGGCGAACATGCCCTACCTGCCCGGCATCGGGAAGGTGGCGTTCGACGAGAAGATGCAGCGCAACGAATTGGAGGCCAGCACCTTCTCGGAAATCGAACTGTATTTCCAGATGCCGGGGCTGCGGGAGCGCTCGTTCCCCTATCCGATCTACGCCGACCGCTTCCTCGAAGACGAGGCGATCCGCATCCTGTGGAGCAAGAATCGGGAAGTCGCCGTCGAGACGCTTCGCACCATCCGGCGCGACGTCATGATGAGCAAGCCTGAGCACACCATGGACCTGACGGAGCGCTGGATTCGTCGCTTCGCCGAGCAGAACGCCATCTACTCGATCACGTGGTCGGACCGCTACGGCGAGGTCGAGCAGCACATGCACGACTTCACCTTGGCGGCGCTGGAAGATCGCCAGACCGGCGCCGACATGCACGTCAACTGGCTGAAGAAGGAAGCGGGGAAAGACCCCGTAGATTTCATCCCGTTCCGGCGCGAGGCTGAACTGTTCGCAGGGTTTTACTGGTCGAACAAGGAAAAATACGCCGAGGCGATGCACACCGCCGGAGCGATGTAGCATGGTCACGGTCGAATTCTTAGAGCGTGATGACCTTCCGGTTGTCGCTGAAGTTCTCGACCGTGCCTTCGCGCGTTTCTACCACGGCGAGGTCTTCAAGATCGGCCAGCAGTATTGCTTCAACGGCAACTTCGATCACAGTCTCGCTTTGGTCGCCAAGTCTGACGGCCTGATCGTCGGCGCCTATGGTTTTCGCGAAGCCAAGATCGGGAGCCACATTGAAGACCTTCCGCGCGCCGTGGCGCTGTCCAACGGGCTGCGCGGCGTCGTGCTGGGCGTTGATCCGGATTTCCATGGCCACGGTGTCGGGTCAGCCTTGATCGACATGTCGCGCAAGATCGCGCTGGATCGTGGTCTTCCCTACGTGTTCGGCTCTCACGACAAGGTGCTGAACAACATCGAATTCTGGAAGAAGCATCGGCAAGTCGTCTACGAAAGCGACCGCCACTACGATACGCTGGCGATTGTCGGCAACGAGGACTTCGTCTGATGATGTATGCAGATCGCTCCGACAAAAGCGCCGAGCCACAATGCTACCAGTGCGGCAACAAAGCCCCGGAGAAAGGCTTCGTCGTCAAGGAAGTCATCCACCGTGGGTTCAACGACCGCACTCGAAAGCAGGACGTCTGCAAGACTAAGTTCACCGTGTGTGCGGGCACGCCCTGTGGCGGTCATCTTCAGATGGGCATGGAAGGCTGATGTCTATTCAACAATCCGAGAGCGCCAGCTTCATTCTCAAGGCGTTCACAGACGACCAAATCATCGAATACGGCAAGAACAAATTCTACGTCACCAAGACGCAGCTTTTTCTGTGGCGCCGTGACCAGCAAGTCATGCCCGACGAACTGGTTACTTGGTTGATGACCGTCTACAATGACGGTTATATCTACGACCGTGACAGGGGGAAATCCATCCGCATCCGTTTCGAAGATGACGTGGACTGGGACCACCCGGCTCTCAAGCGTTCGGTGGATCGGTTCCTCAACGAAATCGCCGCGCTTGGTGTGGAACAGGCCTATTCGCGGTGGTCGCAATCGCACGCCTGTGGCTGCATGGGTCCGCAAGGTGACGAGCCACTGTGCCCGTGCGCGATGACGACTTACACCGCCAACCACGTCTGCAAGAAGACTGTTGTGCTGAACCCCGGCTTCGAGATTCCGAGCGCGACCTTGGAGCAAAGTCGCTCGCGAATACTGCGAGCACTTTCCCACTTGCAACAAAGCTGATTTCGTGTACTATGACCGCCTGATCAACAGCGCGGAGTACATGTCTTGGCCACTCTCACGTTCAGCGCCAACGCCGCCGGGTTCACCGCCCGCGTCCGCGACTTTGTCCTGAACGGTCAGTTCGCAGCGGCCATGGACTGCCTCGACGGTCTGCCCGAAGACGCGGCGTTGGCCGTGATGCGCGGTGACATGAAGTTCATCGACGATCCGGAAGGCGAAATGTTCTGCGTCGATGACGACGACAAGGATTACAAGGCCAAGCTGCGCGCCGAGTTTTCGGGGACGTTCTCCGAGCGTCGTGGCACGTTCCATCGCCCACAGGCGATCATCACGAGCTATGGCCCGGAAGACTACGATCCGCTCCAGCACAACAGCACCGACAACAGCTACCGCAACGAAAACTATCGGCTGTACGCCAGCGACATCGTCCGGACGGTGATCGTGCCGGAAGGCGTAACCAAGATCGGCTCCCTGACAGTTGAGCCGGGCCGCAGCTACGACGTCCTGTTCACGCTCGTGGCGCGCTTCCCCGACGAACTGCTGAAGGCGTTCGAGACGCCGCAGGCTGCGTTCGAGGACTTCGTCACCGACGCCACTTACATCCGCGAGATTGGCTACCTGAAGGAATTCGGCGACTGTGAGTACACTGACCCGACGACCAAGGACGGCCGTCCGCTGCTGGGGCACACCGTGTCGGGCAAGTATCCGTTCTCGCGCGAGGACTTGGAAGTCCTGACCCAATGGGCGCTGGATCGCAAGGACGATGCCTTCCGCCTGCAACTGCGCGAGACCTATCTGGAACGGGCCAAGGACCAGACCCTGACCGGCCGCGAGCGCGTCCTGCTGAAGGACAACGCCTACTATCTGGTGACGGACGGCGACCGCGCCGTTGCGCGTGACGGCTATCGCGAAGTCATTCTGGATCAGGCCAACGGCGACCTTTACAGCTTCACCTACAAGTACGGCGACGGCTTGACCGCCACGGTGGACGTGCCGCGCGCACCGCTGTTCAACTGGGCTCTGCGGGTCCAGAAAAATCCGTCGCGTCGCCTCATCGCTCCGGAATGGAAGCCGGTGTCGCCTGCGGGCGTGAAGATGGGCAACGACGATCCCTATCACACCGACTGGATGCTTGGCGGCGGCCTTGACCTGAAGCTGCACAACGATCAGGCCTTCCAAGCCTCCAGCCTCGAATTGATGCAGGAGATTCAGGCCAAGCTGCTCAACTTCAAGGTCACCGTCCTGAACGGCTCGGGCAAGGCCTACGGCACGGTCGAGCACATCAAGCGCGGCAAGAGCTTCGATCCGAACCTGAAGGTCGATGGCATGCGGATCGGCATCATCAGCGCCGCGAGCGCCGACTACGTCTTCGCGGCCGAGGAAGCCATCAAGAACGGCTGGGTGCTGATCAGCCAGACCGGCGGGACCGTGACCCACCTCGTCAGCGAATATCGCGGCACGCCGCTGCGTTTGGTCGTCGAGGCCGGTGCGCTGGTCAAGTATCACCCCGGAATCAAGATCACCGTCGATCTCGATGAAGGCCGGATCATCGAAGGGTTCGATTTCTGATGTTCGTCTCCATCTACCGCCCCGGCGCCATCCGGATGATCGCCGACGCCATGAAGCTGAGGCTGGTGGCGATGGACATGACGCCGGGCACGGATTTTGGCGAAGACCGGGCGACGGCTGAAGCCTTGCTGGTCGAAATGTCGGCCCACGCCATGCTCAACGACTTTCTGGACAAGCTGTCGGTGAAGGTCGAGGAAGCTGGCATTCGCGTGCGCGCCAGCACCAGCATCGAGCCGAAGCGGATCAAGGAAGAGCCGTACGTGGACCACACGCAGTGGCATGCCATCGTGCACACCGAACCGCGCATCCTCGTTCGCTATTCACTGGGCGCGGTGGACCTGTACGAGCCGATCATCATCAAGGATAATGACGACGACGATGTCGATCCGTTCAGCGCCGACATCGCCTGCCGCTCGGCGTCGATGGACTATCTGGTCGATCAGGTGATGAAACGGCTGATGCCGTAGGCTGGCGGGGAGCATCCCTGACGACGTTACCAAGTCGTAAGTTTGGCTCCCCGCGCCCATCGCCAGACTGGGTAACTCTCCGGTATTTCCATCCTCGACGGGATTCGAACCCGCGATCTCACGCCTCATTCCCGCGTGCGAGGTGGTGGCCGGAGCAGCTTGCGCTTGATTGGTGTACCATTTTTCGACTAAGGGTCAAGTCATGACTGATCTCCCGACCGACAGCCAATTGCGCGAATTCTGGGTCCGTGAATTTGCGGACACCGGTCACTGTTGCCTGTGCGGGAACCATGGTGTCATCGACACTCGTAGGCAGGTCTTCACGCCTGCTGGCGTCGAGTGCGGCGATACTGCGTTCTGCATTTGCCCGAACGGCCGGGCGATGAAGAAAGGCTCCGGACGCGACAAGCCGAGCGAGGAAACCTTGGCTCGACGACAGTATAGACCACAAGCCTCTATTGACTTTGCTTCGAAGTCGTAGTAGACGTTCCTCCTAGAATTGGAGGGACCATGATCGTCGCCGTCACAGAACATATCGGCCAAACCGACGCCATGGATTCGGATATTCACGAGTCCACGTGGTACATCGATCTGGACAAGCTCCCCGCTGACGATCTCTACCGGATCATCTTGGAAGACGCGGTCGCCACGGGCGACGCCGAGTTCGATTACGACGGCGTGATCGACTATGCTTTCTGCGCGTCGAACCCACACGGGACGTTCGACCACCAAATGCCGCACACGGCCGCCGTCTGGAATTTCCCGATGCTGGTGAGCGCGCACGTTCGTTTGCGCGTTCCGACGCTGGATCGGGCTGTTGACCGCACGGTCAAGATCGACGGCTACAATGTCACCGCGCCGGGCGCGAAGATCACTCTGGTGATCGCCGCTGAGCGCCCAGAAGCGGAAGATGGCGGTCCGGCTGCGCGCGTCTCGTGGACCCGCGAATACCCCGGCGAAGACGCCACGACCCACGAATCCGCTTTCTATGCGATCACGGACTAGGAGGACACCATGGAATTTGCAGACTTCATCGTCGATGGTGTTCGGATCGCCGACACCGACTTCAGCCAATTCACGCGCGGCTGTCACCTCGAAGCGTGGCAGAAGCGCGCCAAGGCCGTGGCCCTCGAAATCATCGGCAAGGATGATGAAGACCGTCTCTGGGACTTTGGGACCTATCGCGGCGATCTCGCCGAGCCGACCCGCAGCCGCCTGATCGACGAGCAGCACGCCCGTGCTTCGTCGATGCCCTCGCGCAACCTCGACCTGATCGTCGTCCGCACCTTCCCGAAGGATTGGTTGCCGAGCGACATCGAAGGCAACGAAGAGCGTTTCTCGCTCGGCGACAATGACGGCCGCTCGCCGAGCAACATTCGCCTGATGGCCTTCACCGAGGCCGAGCAGATGTCCAACTACGAATTCGCCGCCTACGAAATTCTCGGCGCCGAAGAGTGCGACCGGCAGGGCATCGACACGCTGCACGATATGTTCGGCACCGAGTTCGCCACCGCGTTCTACAAGCGCAAGACGCAACTGATCGCCAAGGCCGATTTGGTCGAGGCGTACGCCGAACGCGACAAGCTGAATGAGCGCATCGCCGAGCTTGAAGAATTGGCGAGGGGCTGATGCCCGGCGCGCGCATCCCTCGTGGGGTTTCGGTCAAAGGTAAGGCCGAGATCGTCGAGGGATCGCGCGTGCGCTACACGTGCCCACAGGGGCACGTCCAGACCGAAGACATGAACCGCAAGAGCCTGCCGATCTCCAAGCGCGTTTCGCCCGCTGGCGTGCGTTTGCTGGCCCGCTATTGGGGCAATCCGAAGCACGCGGGCGTGACGTACGTCTGCAAGAAATGCACGCTTGACGCCCAGTGAGGCGCGTGGCATTTGGTTCTCGTAAACCAAATTGGTGCGTGATGACCGATACCCTAGCCGCTGAAACCGCTGTCGAGCGCAAGCCCGGTTTTTACTGGATCAAGATGTCCCACGGCTGGGAACCAGCCGAATTCACTGGCGACGGCTGGTGCATTCTGATGATGGGCATGCCCAAGGAAGATTTCCCCGATAGCGACATTGGTCCCGAGATCGTGGCGCCTCCGGGCATGAAGCCCGCGACGGATTACTGGGCCAACCTCCCTAATTAGGGGAACAGGTCTGGGTACGTGACCTTCAGGTACTCGTCCACGGCCTGCCGGGCGTAGCCAGCGGCTTGGATGGTCATGCTGCGGTATTCCGGGTTCAAGCTGTTGAGCACGTCGATGCGGCTGCGCTTGAGCACGTCCCAGTCCTCGCCACCGGCATATTCGTAGAGAATGTCATCGACCGGCCGGGCACCTTCGATGTCGATGCCTTGGCCATTCGGAAGCTCGTTGAAGGCGTGGATGGTCACAGGATCGTCGCCGTCATCTTCCTTCGAGGCGATCACACAGATAGGCCAGCCGTAGCGGCGGCTTAGCTCGATGGCCAGCGCGTAGCAGTAGCCTTCCTTGAAGTCGTGGACGAACTGGCTGGGCTCTGTCGTCTCGACGATGTCGATGAGATCGCGCATGGCGATATTTAGTCGCCCTTGCTCCAATACCCATAGACGCAGCGATCCCCGTCACGGCTACAGTCGTAGGTGTCGTGCACCACCCCGTCGATCACAGCGACCATGTGACGGGTGACCCGAACGATCAGGCGCCCGGCCGGAAGTTCCTCGGCGCGAAGGTGGACCTTACAGCCTGAGCCAATCGCCATGCACGGAACCCAGACCCATCCTTGCTCGCGGAGATACCGGCCATAGACGTTCTTGTGCACGCCTGCGCGTGCCGATGAGCGCTTGCCCGACCGCGTGAGCGTCGGCCGCTCCATAGCCTTTGCCAGTTCGTTGATGCGATCATACACCATTGCGTACGGCTGCTGCGTGGCTATAGCAATCGACCGGACAACACAGTCGCCAGTCTTTCCCTTGTATCCGGCGTCTTTTCGTCCGCCGTCATCGTAGTGATAAGCAATCATCTGATTGGTCACGCTCTGTGATAAGATGTGTCCATTATACCACAAGCAATTAACCAGTCAACGCCTTTGTTACTACACAAAGTCGCTGACTGGTTCACTTTGAATACTTGAATACTTGAGGAAGTACTTGCCGGTTGGGCTCTATCAGGCGCTTTTCTTGCGGCCGTCCTTGACGTCGCGCGAGTAACTGACGTGATCCGTGCCGAGCACGGCGGTCAGGTAGACGTAGCCGGGGACCTTGTCTTCGTCAGCCTTGACGCCGACGATCAATTCGATGTCTTCCGGATCGCTTTCCTTGAAGATGAGGGTGACAGTGTCGCCCTTCTTGCCGGGGTTGTTGACGGCGATGGGATAGGCTTCGCTGCTGATTTCGTCGTAGTAGTCGAGAGCGGTATCGAAGCCGTCGAGGTCCAAGTTTTCGAAGGCGGCTTCGAAAGCCTTGGCATTCGTCGAGTAGAAGCCGCCCAGATCATAGCCGGTTTCGCCGTAGTTACGCAGGCTCAGATAGAGCATGCCCTTGGTCGTCGGGAATCGTTGTTCGACCTGTTCTTCGTAGGTCAGTGGGACTTCGTCTTCGTCGAAATAGGCTTCGCCCTTCAACAGGCGCGTGCAGGCTTCCGAGTACAGGAATTTGAAAGCCGTCTTCCAGTTGGCGCCGGTCTTGGGGCCGAATTCCTTGACCACGCCGTCGTGCTTGCCTTCCCAGACGACGACAGTGTCTTCGTCGTCGTACAGGCCTAGCGTCAGGACTATGCCGTCGTCGCAGTCGTAGACGTAGTATACCGGATCGCCGAAGCGATCCTTATGTTCTTCGATGCGGCAAGCCATGTAATTGCGTTTGAACATGATGCGTCCTCCTATGGCTTAGGCGCGGTTCAGGCGGATGCGATTGACGACGTTGTAGTCGTCATGCACAGCGACCAGCTTGCCGTCACGAAAATACGGGTAGACGTTGCCCAGCAATTCGCTGCGGCTCGAACCGAAGATGTCGAGGATGGCTTCGCCATTGGCGTCGCACGGGATGTCGAGGGTGGCGGCGTATTGCCAGTCGCGGATGTCGGCCGTGTCCATGTTGCCGTATTCGGTCAGCAGCAGGTAATTTACGGTCTCATCGCCGGTGACCAGATCAGCCTTGATGCCGATCTCCATCTTGCTCATCCGCCCGCCGATTCCCGACAGCGCTTCGTTGCAATAATCACGGATGATCTTGGCGTCAGCAGCGGTAATGCGGAAAGTCTTCGGGGCGGTCATGTGCGTTGCGGTCTCCTCGTTGACAGTGCACAATATGTACCTGAACTTGCCTCAGATGTCAACTGTGCTTGTGCGAATACTTGCAAGAAAATGGCGCTTTACAGGACTGATTTCGTTCGCCAAACTGGCCCGATGAGCAAAGACCTTCAGAAGATCATCGACAACCTCTATCCCGACGAGCAGGAAGAGCTTTACGCTCTGCTGGCGGAGATCGTTCCGAAGGCCCGCATCCTGATGGTTGGCTACGACCAAGACCGCAAGATCAGCGCCATCAGCCACATGCGCTCTCTGTTCCCGTCGTTCGGGCTGGCTGAGACCAAGGCCTATGTCGAGGAATGCGAGAAGAACCGCCCGGTGCTCCGCAACGGCATCATGCTTGGTGAAGCCAATGCCATCGCCAAGGCGGCGGCCGAATTCGGCATCGAGACGGTTATCGAGCGCCTTTAGGCGTCCGGACCATCCGCCACTCTTCGCCCTCTTCCCAAACGTCCTTGAAGCCCAGACGCTGATACCATTCCATCAAGTCCTTGTGTCCCAAGGCGCCGGGAACATCGTGGTCGGGGACCGGCCAGACGAACAGGGTCACGCCGAGTTCGTCGGCCCACTGGATCACCGCCTGCATGGTCTCACGACCTTGCCCCTTGCCGGTGGCTGACGCCTCCAGATCGGTGACGTCGGCGACGTTCTTGTGGCGTCCGGTGTCTTTCCACGGAACGATGGTGACACGGGCCGGGAGGGCTGCGGTCTCTACGCGGCGACGAAGCTCGTCAGCCGGGGTCTGTGGTTGCTCTTCTTCCTTGACCTCAGTCTTGGTGACGAGCGGTGTGCGTGAGGCCACGAGGCGCGCGGCTTTCTCTCGCCACGGATCAATCGGCAGGACACCGTTCTCGACCGGAAGATAGGGATGGTGTTCGTCATTGCTATCGGGAACCGTCGTCACATAGCAATGGACGTTCGGCTGCTTGAGCAGCCAATGCCACATCTTGCGACCGTCCGGCGTCTGCTGACCACCGCTGAAGATCACGTGACCCAGATTGAGCATCGTGTTGTACAACAGCTTTCCGTAGCCGTTGAATTTCTCGCCTTCAACCACACCAACTTCCACGGCGATGTAGCCGTCCACGCCGCTGTAATTCATCTTCAGAAGGCTGGCGTAACCGATGGCTTTCTTGTTCTTGACCAGTCGAAGACCAATCTCGCCATCGTTCAGGTCTGCTTTCTTCACGTAGACGTCGCCAGCCTTGGCGATGACCTGCCATCCACCGTAATAGGAATGGTCACGGATGCGGTCGCGAACTTGCTGGTCGTCGTGTTCTTCCGGGCCGCCTGCGTAAATCTCGTTGAGGACTTCGGCCGCTTCGCTCAGCAGGCCCTGCTGGCTCTCATTGGTTCGAGGCTCGCGGATCATGTGGCGTTCGCCGTGGAACCCGAAGCGCTCGTACCAGTAGGCGAGATCGTCGTCGGCCGCCGTCAGGGCGAGCGTCACCTGCATGGTGTCGGCCAGCTTGATCAGGATGTTCATCGCCTGAGAGCCGACACCGGCGCCACGAACCTCTTCGGGGACTTCGATGTCGGCGATCAGGACGATGGGGAAGTTGCTGTAGAACTGGTGTCCGGAGTCAGCTTGCAGGTCAACGAAGATGTCGCCATTGACCGAGCCCAACGCCTTGTGTGCGTTGTGGATGTAGGTGGTGACTTCGTCCACACCTTCAAAGAAATCAAGCCACTCGCGCATCTGTATCGTCTTCCCGTTGTAGCTCTATTTACTCGTCTTCGGTTCCAATGTCATAGCCTTTCTTGGCCGCATCTGCCTTGTACTCGCGAGCTTGCTTCGCGACAATCGTGTATCCCTTGCGAATGGCTTCTTTCTTGATCTCTTCCGGTTCCGTTGCTTCGATTTTCTCTGAGCTATAGAACGGACCGAAATCCATTTCGATGGTCATCTTCACCGTGTCCAGCACCAGAATGTTGCCGCCGATGGTGATCTCGTACTTGGTCGGTGAGTTGTTGTCCCACGTCTTCCAGTCGCTATCTTCGAGGCCAGTGATGCCTTCGCTTCCCTTGGACTCTTCGTCCGCGTCGTCATCGTCACCAGCATCGTCCTGCGTCTCGTCAGGACCGTCAAAACCAGCCGCGTCCTCGTCTTCGGTCAGGCCGTACTTGCTGCTGTCCACGCCAACGATCTGATCCAGAATCGCGCGCATATCGTCTCCACGGTTTACCATGGTAATTCCTCCAATAAACTCTGGAGATATTTATGGTAAACGAAATGTCGCGCCGCTATCGTGGGTGAATGATCCAGAAAGCCAAACGCACCCAACCGTGGCCCGGCGATAGCCTCGGCAAGCCGTGCATGATCTACGAAGGTGTGCGTGACCTCGACAAGGTTTCGATCAAAACCCACGCTCGCTACGTCAATGCCGTGAGCGGGCATTTCCACAACGTCGCCTCGGAGCCGGGTCATGTGCTCGGAGGCCTTGGCTGCACCGGAAGTCTGGTTGGACAGTTCAAGAAGGGCGAGACCCTGACGACGGGGCGCCTGCGGCTACACGATCCAAACCTCTGGCCTGACAGCGTCGAGCAGCTTGTGCCGTTCAACATCCTGCTGGGCATGAAGGACGAAGTGCTCGATTGGATCGGCGAGAACATCACGCGACGCTGGACGGTCTTGCGTTACAGCGACGGTGAAAAAGACCGCATGGGGCTGGCGTTCTTCAGCACGGTTGACGCAGCCCGCTTCCGTGGCGCTTGGGACGAGCAGGGCATCCGAATCCCTGCACCGATGACGGTTCCATATCAACCTGAGCCGATGACCTTGGACGAGGAACGACGCCTCGCCGCTTTGGTGCAGCGCCGGATGGACGAGATCAAGCCCGCTCCCAAGACGCCGAACGCGATGACACCGGATGAGCGCTACCTGTTCGATCAGGTGTGCAGCTTGGTGGGGACGTTGCGTTTCCTCGCCCGGCACATCGACCCGGAGACGCGAACGGCTGAGAAGAACGCGCGAGAGTTCTTGGACGCCGTTCCTCCGCCGAAAGATCGTTGAACCGGCGCGGAGAGCCTGCTACGATCTCGTAAACGAATCTGGATTGAGACACATGGGCGTTCTGTTCTGGGGCAAGCCGAAGAAGAAGCTGTCCACCGAAGCGTGGAAGAACGACGCTGGCTTCGATGGCGGCCCTGACGGCGGTTACATGCCCAACATGAGCCCCGAAGATGAGAAACGCTGGAAGGCGAAACTCACCGGCACGAAGCTGGGCTATCCGCAGGTCGAGATTCGCAAGACGGCCGGGTCTCAGATGCTGGTCATCGTCAACCTTGGCAAAGGCTACAACTACAACCACGCCAAATCCGAGAACCCCGAGTACGTCGGCAAGACCCCGGCCGATTTTGTCGGAACATGGCACAGCCGGTTCACGCAACATGACATCGACCGACGCGCCTATCCAACGCGGGGCATCAACGTCCACCTGTCGATGAACGGCCCGGCCATCATGACCTTCCAAGACATGGCCGACCTGAACGCGGCTGTTCTGGAAGCCAAGGCGGCTTTGGAAGAATACGAAGCCACAGGCAAGAAACCGTCATGACCGTGCCCTACCCCTACGTGATCATCGCCTTCCGTGAAGACTTGACCACTGAAGAGCGGCGAGCCACGTACAAGCTGCTCGACGAGCACCCGGATTTCTTCATTCTCGGCGTGCCTTTCCCCACCGACGCGCCGCGTTTCAAGACGGCCGATGTCAATGAAGACGGTGACCTCGTCATCGTGCAGGGCTGACCATGAGCAAACGCGACACCGACTCCATGTGGGCGCTTCTCCTGTTCTTCCTGCTGATCGGGATTATGTACTCGCCCGTGGCCGCCGCGAAGAAAGCGACCGGCGGCAAGACCGTCTGGATCGTGGTCACCATCGTCGGCATTATCGGATCGATCTGGCTGTTCAACATGCGCTAAATACGGCATGCGCTATTCCCAGATCGTCAACGAAGATGCAGGCCGCACCGTCACGCTGTGGCATGGCGGTCGAGACCTCCAGTACTCGTACGGCGAGTTTCGCTCGCACAAGTCGGGTACGTGGGAACATGGTCCGGGCCTCTATCTGACGACGCACATGGAGACGGCCGCTCGCTACGCCAAGGGCGGCGGATCGCTCTACAAGGTCACCGTGACGCTGGGCACGCCGCTTCGGGACATCAAGGTCACCGAAGAGCAGGCGGCCAAATTCATCCAGACGTTCATTGCCTCCAACAAGCGCAAGGACATCAAGAACGACGTCGAGCGTGGCTTCGCCCGCTTCAAGGACGGTTCGCTCCCGCTTGAGAACCTGATGAACCTCGGGATCAACTACGAGGCCATACGCCCCGGCATGACCGGCGAGCTTCGCCAGTACATGGCCGAAATGGGCGCCGACTACACGGTCGTCAACCGCTACGGCGGCCGGGACGAAACGGTGCTGGTGGTGATCAACCCGAAGATCATCAAGAAGGTCGTGCCGGTGAAGTCCAAGGACGTCACCAGCGACGAGTATCAGCTAACCTTCTGACGACGGCGACGCCATTGCTTCAGGCCCTCGTCGTACATCCACGACCCGAAGAACAGCGCAAAGGCCGACCACATCGTAATGCGTAGGAACCACGCAAAGATCGTCTTGATGATCTCGTGGTGCTGTACCCAGTTATAGACCTGCGAGACACCAAGGCCTACCACCACGACGATGGCCACGAGGCATACCATCACAGCCAGCAACTTACCGAAGAATATCAGGCCGTGACCTATCACGGCCCGATGTTCAGCGAATGTCTTCGGCGTTGGCAGGTCGGTCATCACATGTTCTCGTACCAAAGGAGCCACGCGCGGTAGCACCAGACCTTGTCGTCATAGGTTGGAGGCCCGTCACGCCGGGTCATCCATTGCTTGGGGTACTTGGTCCCCGTCTTCCAGCTACGCTCATAGTACTTGTGGCTGATGCCGTAAAAATCAGCCACGTCCATTCGCACACGGTGACGACGACCGTTCGAGCGATAGCGGATGTTGTGCTCACGCATGTCCTCGTCCGTATCAAGGAAGCCCTTGTCACGGCGGATGGCATGGATGCGAGGCTTCCGGTATTGGCCGATGTAACGCATCTTGTACGACGCGCCGGGGCCTTTGCCGGTGTTCTCGATCTTTTTGTACTGTGGTTTCACGATTCCCTCGTCAGGCGGCTAATCCGCGCTAACGAGTCGAGTACGTGTCCTTGAGGTCGAAGATGGTCATGTCTTAGTTGTATTTGGTTTACGACGCTGGGTCAAGTTTCTTATGGACGCTCCTTTTTGGTTTCGTTTACCATTTGGGAATGGAAACCGAAAACAACATCGTCATCCTGTTCGCGAAAAACGGACGCCCGGCCGGGACCTATGTCCTACCGCCGGAGTGGAAAGACGTTCACATGCTGAAGCAGAACGGGATCGTCTTCCAGCGCATGCGCGTGCTGAGCCGCACGTTCATGTACGAGGAAGTCGAAGCCACGGATATCGTTGACATGGCGATCTCCGGCGCGCCGTTCGTCAGTTCGCTCTATGGCCTCAAGAACCAGAAGACCGTCTGATGGGCAAAGTCACTCCAGATTTCAAGCAACTCGACTACACAATCGAGAACCTGTCCAAGCAACGTGACGCCATTGTGCAGGCCAAGGCAATCGAACTCTATCCAAATTTCAAGAAGATGTGGTCCGAGAACGATTACGGATACGAAGGTGGTGCATTCACCCGTGAAGATGCTTTGGCAGAAGCGCTCGCCGTCTTGCGCGGTGAAAAATGAGCCGCATTATCACTCAAGGCGTTGCCGAGACGGATCGCGTCTACCATGCCCAATGCGAAAGCTGCGAGACCGTGTTCGAATTCGAGGGACGCGAGATCGGCAAGCCGGATACACGGGGTCGCCAATTCACCCCCTGCGCGTCGTGCAAGAAACCACACTGGGTTGTCCACCCAACATTCTCATTCGTCGGCACTATCACGAGGGTCAAGTAATGATGTGGGCGATCTACTACCACCATCCGGACACCGGCGTGCACTACCCGTGCATTTCGAGCGGCCATCGCACGTTCGCACAACCCGGCTACCCACCGGCGCTGTTCGAGTCGAAGAAGAACGCCCTGAAGGCGATCTACGATCAGGCGAAGATGGATCACGACTGGAAGAAGCGGAACGGCAACTACCTTTACCGGTCGCCGACCATCTACAACCCCGGTGAGGCCTACGACAAGACTACGATCCCGTTCGAGATCGACTACCACAACTGGCATGTCGTCCCCGTGACGATCACGCCAGATTTCGACAATGCCGACACGGAAGGCAACGTCCTCACCGCCAGACAGCGCAAAGCGCTCGGGCTCGACACGGAATGATCAAGATGTTCGCCAACTTTCTCAGCACACCCGACGACAAAGACGGCCAGCAGCAGCTTCGCACGGCCATGTCGGGCATCGTCGAGCGCTACGACGCCGGGCAGATGGACTACAAGGAATACGTGGCCGAACTGCACGAAGCCGTGGCGAAATACGTAGGCTGACGATGTCTCTGCTGGACGACCTGCTTGCGATCCGAAACGCCGCCTCTGGTCAAGACTGGGCGAGCATGACGCACGAAGAGCGTCGGGCGGCGCTACGCAGCGAGCAGGAACCCAGTGAGCCCACGGACGGCAAGTGTCCGTCTCGCAAGGCCAGCCACCTGACCAAGGATGCGGCCTTGTACGAGATCAAGCACGCCAAGATGACGCCCGGCGCGGAGCCCTACATGTGCAAGAAATGCCATGGCTGGCACGTCGGCAACCCACCACCCAAGAAACGCCGCATCAAGGTGAGACGATGAAGAACGAAGACCGCCAACTGACGCCCTTGCAATTCGAGCAGGAATTCGGACATCTTAATTTCCAGATGCCTGAAGGCTTCCGTCTGCACGGCGAAAAGCCTTACATCGTGGCGCCGGGAGATCGTGGCATCCTCGTCTTCGCCGTGCAGTCAGTGGACGGACGCGACAGCCTTCAAGTCCTGAAGGTGAAGGAATATGATCCGAGCTTCCTTGAACGGATCAAGACGTGGTGGTGGGACGGCGTAGATCGTTACCCGACCGAATGACGCCTAGCCGCAGGTAATCGGCCACCAGCGGACCTGAGAGGCGACGTAGCCACAGGTGCTGCAACCCCAGTGTTCCGCGCCCTGAGCGCGCTCTGGTGTGTGCCCGTTCGCACTGGCGCGCACGAGCGCTTCCACGGCGGTTTCAGGCAGGTATTCAGACGGGGGTGTGGCCGGTGCTTGCATCGGCCTATACTGTCACAGAAACGTCAGTGCGGCAAACGCTTCATCGGGTAGCCGTTTTCCTTGCTACCACGACCGTCGAGCACGAAGCCGTTGCGCTGATACCAAGCGACAAGGTCTTTCATCTTCATGAAGTTCTTGTCAGTTCCGTAAGCCTTGGCCGACAGGGTGAGCGTCACCCCGAGCTTGTCGGCCAGACCGCACAGCGCCTTCAGCAGGATGTTGGCGTGGCCGTTCTTGGCCTCCAACGTCATGATGTCGCTGATGTAGACGGTGTCGTTGGGACTGTCCAAGTCACGGCGAATGTCCGACGTCGTGTAGCCGTAGAGACGAGAGCCGCGCATCATCGGATGTGGATGCGTGACCTCCATGTACTTGTCGATGAATTTCTGAGCCGGGCTCTCCGGATCGTGCTTCATGCCAGCGCCCAGCTTGATGACGATGGGCTCCTGAGCATCGTCTTCGAATACTCCGGCGTATGAGCGTTGGATGCTCTCGATAAGGCTGATGCTGTTACGGATGTCCATGCAGATATTTATGAAATTGGGCTCGCATCCTGACCCTGCTATTATGGGAAAATGTCGAAGTGGCTGATCATTGGCAGTACGGCCGCCTACCACTGGTTCCCAGACCGGCGCCCACCGAAGGATATCGACATCCTGACCCCGGCCAAGATCATTGGCTGCGAGGCAAAGGTGTGCGTGGTCGATTCATCGTGGCATGAAATCGCCGACGAGATCATCACCCTGAACAAGGACCCGGTGTTCGCCGATCCCGACATCCTCTACACGCTGAAGGTCTCCCACGCGCACTGGGACATCCATTGGGACAAGACCTTGTTCGACGTCCACGATATGGGTATGCGCGGATGCCAGTTGAACCTGCCGCTCTACCACAAGCTCGTGAAGCTCTGGGAGACCGTGCACGGCCAGAAGCGCGTCAACCTGAACCAGTCGGTCGAGACGTTCTGGGATGACGCGGTGGTGCGCGTACATGACCACGAGGCCTTGCACGAGGCGGTCAAGTTCCACGCCCGGCCGATGCACGAGCGGATCAGGCCAGACCTGTCAAACACGTGGTGCAGTGAAGCTTTGTTTCTTGCATTAAATCCCGACGAGCGGGCAGAATGTGTACTGGAAGAAATGATGGTGACCGCGATTGAACGGTTCCATCTTACGGCGGCATCCTCTCGCAGAGAGGTAATGTTGGCGATGCACAGAGGCCACAAGCTGCTGTGTACATCTATGACGAAAGGGTGGTTCGCACGGTATTTGATCGTGAACCGCTACGACTTGCTGACCACTCGCCGGGAAGGCTGGTATGGTCACTTGACGAATACTTTGAACCATTTGCCAGAGGCATTGACATGACCGACGAGACGACCACCGAAGACCCCAAGATGCTCGACCAACTGACCCGCGAAGAAACGCTGGCCCTGATCGAGAGCGATCCGGCCGACTATTTCGTCCAGTTCTTCGAAGCGCTGGGCTACGCGGAAGACACCTACAATTGGGGTCGCATCGCCGACGAAGCTGACGGCGAGGAAGTCAACGGCTTCGCGCTGAAGAAGGTGGATTTCGAGGGCGGCTACGAGGGTGGCGGCGACCACTGCGAGGTGACCTACGCCGTCGTCGAGAAATTCGCCCCTGACGTTCTGCTGGCCCACTGCCAGTTCACCGGCTGGTACTCGTCGAACGAAGGCTCCAACTGGGAAGACGCGCCCAAGGTCGTCTATCCGCGCCAAGTCGTGGTCACCCAGTATTTCGACACGCCGGAGTAATCTGGTGACGCCGGTTCGCGAAGCCCTCGACAAGACCTTGAGCGGTCTCCACTGGATGCTGTTCCTGCAACTGGAGCAGAACCCTGTCGCCGACGACGGCGTGGCTGAACATGCCACGTACGCCTATGCGCTCAGGATGGTGGAGACTGCCCAAAAGGAACTTGGGGTCTGGCCGGTGGACAAGACCAGTCGGTGGGTCGGCTACGTGCAAGGCATCATGGCCGTGCGCGGCCTGCTTGACGTTCAGGCAGAGCGTGATCGCACCCGGCCGTTCTTCCATGAAGCCTATCGGGCGGAAGGCATCGCATTGCCACCGTCTCGCGATCTTGGTAAACCAAACGCATGAAAAAGTTTATGCTCTACGGCCACCCCATGGGTGAGCCGGATGAAATACCGAAGGAACTGTCGGAGGTGTGCATCAGCACGACCCCGGCGAACCTGCGGAAGCTCGCCGCCCATTTCCTCCAGACGGCGGACGACATGGAGCATATGGGCGACGATTTCGACCACGTTCATATGCAGCCGCAGCAGAACCGTTCCGAGATCGTCATCACCCGCTACAATGCCGAGCGGTTCGGCGACACCAAGATCATCTACGATTTCGTCCTCGGCTATAAGCGCCGAGTGCCCAAGAAGAGCAAGTAGCATGGAAGTCATTGACGTCAACAATCCGTTCTATTACGGCAGACTGACCGACGAGAACGACCCGAAGGCTCTTGAGCATTTGGCAAACTTGATCAAGGTCTACGACGCCTTGGAAAATGGCCTGCTGCACGTCCGGTTTACCAGCGGTGACCGAGCGGGCTCTATCGCCAAACTGGCCCATGATTCGCGCTACAACACGAGCGACAAGCCGCGCATTAAGCGTCGCTACCACAGCTACCGCCGAGACGCCGTCGAATACGATTTCGAGAACGACCGCTTCTACACCGTCTGCACGTGGGACGGGCGCCGCAACAGCGTGCAAGCGACCTTCCCGAACCCTGAAGCCGAGTTGCTGATCGGCTACGATGGTCCGACTGTGTGGGCGAAATTCGACGCCAAGGCGGCTAAGGAAGCGGTGCTGAAGAACCCGAATCAGCGGGACATTGACGGCAACGTCCTCGCGGTCGGCGACAAGGTCATGTACATCAACGCGCGCTACGGCTCGGGCATGGTTCTGACGCGCGGCGTGGTCGAAGAGTTCAAGGCGTCGGTGGACTCGAAGTCAACGTCGATCACCACGATCATCCGCAACAGCAAGACCGGCGAAACGAGCAGCATGAGCTATCCCCAGAACATGGTGTCGAAGCTGTGACCATTTTCTGATTGAGAGTTGAAGAATGGCATCGAGCCTTAATCAGAAAGCTAGAATGAAAGCTCGAATTCTAGCTGCGTTGCCTTACGCGGCGAAAGACCCATCCTTGCTGCGATACAAGCGCGTCACACTGTCTGACGGGAGTGTCATCAAAGCGCTGGACATCGCCAGCACCGCCGAGACGGTGGAACGTTCCCGTCAATCGATGAATTCACGCATCAGTTTTCTTCGCTAGATGCTCAACCAGTTCGTCCACGGTTCTTGCCGACAAATCTCCAGAACGAAACCCTCTCGCAGTCGCCTTGATCACGTGCGAGGTTTCTAGCGAAACACTCGGACCCCAAAAAACGACCTGATTTTCTCGATCCCCGCTGTGATAAAATGACAGACCTGCGCTTTGGAACAGCAGAACCTGCTTCCCATACCCATGCGGAATTGGTCCCCAACGGGAAGTCAATTGCACCGATCCATCGGTCGGATAGGCGAAATTGTATCCGGGTTGCTTGCTTCTAACGGAACCGTGGCGCGTTAGCGCGAGGCGATCAATATCTGGGGCTCCTATACGAAATCCCTCGCGTTGAATTTTCTCTGCATTATCGCAATAATGAGCCAACCATGTGCTATTCGGCAACAACGCTTTTCTAAGAGGTTGCATAAGTGACCATGATGGAGCCAAACTCGGGCTCTCTTCATGTATTTTTTTGATGTATCCAGAATTCACAAGATAGTCTGCAAAAGCTCTCTTGTCTTGATTGGAAATAGCGTCGTAGGAAACGTCAGCATCAAAATTCTGTTCTTTATATTCATCCCATACGGTCGCGAATATTCCATTGAGCAATGTATTCGAGACGGGATGAACTGAAAAGTATTGCAACAATGCTGCATTGCCACCCACACTTTCGGGAAGAAACATCGTTTCGAAAATTTCATGAGCACGCATCAGGTAATTAGGCTTTCTGTGCTTTTTTGATCAGCACCATGATCGCCTTGCAAATCTCGTAAATCTCGGACTTGTGCTCGTATGAATACTTGCGCTCCATGGTCTCGACGTAGTCCCTGATCTGGTCCTTCGTGATTCCATTGTATCCGGCGAGCGTGATCTTGATCACGTTCGAGGTGGAAATGTCTCCGTAGACGCGCCACTCGTACTCGGGTTGGCCAGCCGTCTCGGCCTCGAACGGCCGCATGTGATCCCGAATCTTGCTCGTGTCGATGTGGAACACGAAGCCGAACGGTTGATCAACTGCGCGGGCTACGTCGTAGAACCATTCGGCCACGTCGGAACGCTCAGTCGTGCAAACGCTCATGTTGTCGTAGTCGTCCTCGTCGCGGCTTTCGTTCGCCTCGATGTGACCAGACAGCATGATCAGAGCCGCGTTGTAGGGCGTCGTTCCGTGGTAGAGAACGGGCGGCGGAGTCAACTGCTCTTGCTGAGCATCCTCCATGATGTTGATCAAATCTCGCATGGCAATATTTAGCATGGTATTAAGGGTGTACCATGTTCGTAAACACCATCCACGGAACCCATATCCTTGGGAGCAAATTCGGACGACTGATCACGACCTACCGTGACCGGGAGAATGCCGCGTATGTACATGACGTCGTGGGAACGCTGCGCTACGCCGACGACTGGTTGCTGCTTCAGGTCGATGACGAGATCGCCCGGTACTATGCCGACATGATCCGCGTGCGGTTTGGGATCGGCCTGCACCACCGCTCGAAGTGGGGCGCGCACGTGTCGGTCATTCGCGGCGAGACGCTTTCAACACCGGCGCTCTGGGGTGCGGACGATGGCGAGGAAATTGCGATCAAGTACACGCACGACATCTATACGAATGGCGCGCATTGGTGGCTTAACGTGGAGTCCGACGAACTTGCGGCCGTGCGAGAGCGCTACGGCCTTCCGCCCGAAAAGCGGCACTTCCATCTGACCATCGGCCGGACCTAGTTGACCGCCCGGCATCCGGCGATGATCTTCGCGATCTGCGGGTTCGTTTCGACGTCGAAATGTCCCGCTTTGACCACGCCGACCTTCGCTGGGAACGTGGTCCTGTCGGCGCCGTAACTGCCGCCCGCATAGTTGGCGATCTCGAACGTCGTGAAGCGCTCGTCGCTCTCACTCTTGCCGGGGAAGAAATTCTGCATCAGATCGTCATGGGTGCAGGCCCAGCCATCGGCGACATAGACCGTCGATCCGTTGGACATGATCCCACGAAGGTACAGAAGGCCGTTGTACCGGTCCATCTGGTTCTTGGCCATTGTCTGTGCTTGAACGGGAGACGGATTCTGGTAGATGAGCGTCATTCGCACGTTTCCACCGTAGCCCGTATCCAGTTGATGAACCTTGCCTTCGCTGATGATGTCTTCAGACATCGGCAACGGTCGCCAGTGGAACCGGTTCGGATAATCGCTGTGATAGTCGCGGCCGAGACCTTTGGACGCCTTCTTGCGAACGTGGTCGTCCCAGAACGCCTTACCTTGGTCGGTGAGCGTGCGGCTCATTCCCAGTGGCCTGAAACCGGCTCGGAAGGCGAAATCGTACATGGCCGTGGCCACGCCTTGTCCACGGAATTCTTCCTCGACCCACACCCGGTTGACGTAGAACCGATTGCTGTAGCCTAGTCCGCCGTCGCTCGGGCTGCTGATCTGCATGTTCCCGGCAGGCTTGCCGTCGATCATGGCATCGACGCTCATGTAACCTTTCGACAGGATGATGCGGCGCCCGTCCTTGGTGAAGGCCGGTGTGCGAACGCCCTTGGGTTTCTTGAACGGTGGCTCGTCGCTTGCCGCCTCGATGAGTTCGCGATAGCGCATCAGCCAACCTGATGAATCTGATCGGGTGAGAACGCGACGAAGTGGTCGCTCGTGTGGCCGCCATACGGGCCGTCGTAGATGTTCCGCATGATCACGCCGTCATTGCCGTCGCGTACGGCCTTCTCGACCACGTCTTGGATGACGCCAGCCTCAGACTGCATCGTGCCGTTGAAATTGACCTCCAGAGGGTTCTGGAGCGACAGGTAGGCCTTGACGACGCGGTTGCCGACATCGTCTTCCTCGCGCGTGGCATTTATCTCGAAATCTTCCCAATTCTGGTAGGCGGCATAGAACGCATCCCAGTCCGATTTCTTGTTCGTGCGCTGGGCAAGCTTTTCAAGACGTTCCTGCTCCAAACGCAGACGTTCCGTCTCCTGCTCGAAATGGTCGATACCGGATACGACCTTGCTCCCGGCGTGCTTGGCATAATCCCAAGCTTCCGCTTCGGTGCTCGTGAAGAAGAACCCGTGGATGGCACCAGCCTGCGGGCCAGTGGCCATGCCGCCGCGCGCCTTGGAGAACTGCTCGAACGGTTGGTTCGTGCCGTGGAAGACGATCAGCGGCCGACCGTCACCATCAACCACACGGCTGTTGCCGAACCAGTCGTCAAATGCTTCAGCGGCTGTGCCGCTCTCGATGAGGGTGATGAATTCGCGCACGGATCAGTACTCGTCTTCATCCTCGTCGTCGTCGTAACCTGACTCGGGACCTTCGTAGATTTTGAGTTCGCGCACGCTGTCGAAGTTGTTGGCCATGGCTTGGTGCTCAGGGTCCATCGCGAATTCGACCGCACGGTCAACCATTTCGTCGTACGTCGTGAAATGGCCGATGTTCTTCTTCAGGAACGCGAAGCTGTCCACGGTGAACGAATCGCCGTCATTGAAATGGCGGTAGTAGATTTTGGAGACACAGCGCAGCACTTCGCCAGCGAGTGTTTCGGCCGGGCCGGAACCGGGAACCAGTTCCTTCCAAAGCTTGCCCATTTCGGCTTCGTACTTGCCAGCATGGTTCCAGTAAGTCGTACCCTTGTCACCGAGGTACATTTGGGCTTCGACTAGGAGATTGATGAATTCGCGCATGGCAGTATTTAGGCTTCAGGAACATCACGCTCAAACAGCTAAATATGGGATGCGATACAATGAGATCAACGAGAGTTTGGCCGACGTTACGCCGGATACCGTGCTCAATGCTTTCCGCTATGGCCCCGGTGATCTTCGTGGTCTCTACCACAACTACAAACTTGCGTTTGACGACTTCGACGAGTGGATGGTCGGCCGGACACAAGAATTGTCAGCCGCATTGAAACCGTGGTCCGAAGGGAACGTCACCCTCTATCGGCGACTGCCGACGACGAGCGTCAATCGCAACAAACTCGGCATCCACTGGGCCATTGCACCCGAGACAAATGCCGACGTCCATTACGGCGACTACGTGATGCAAGTTACCGTTCCGCAGGCGGCTATCAACTGGCCGGAAACGATGGCGCGCGCCATTGGATGGTGGGATAGCGATCAAGAGATCACGCTTCGCCCCGGTTCACGGGTTGTAATCGCCCGGTTCTATGACATCGAGACGGACAAGACCATCGCCACAAATATCCCGGCGACAATCTAAGGCGCCACGTACCGCATATGGCTGTTCGACATTCCGGCCTTGACGTCTTCGAGGATCAGCGTGTGGTGCGCGAGCACAGCCATTTCGTCGTAATGCTCAAGGCCGAAACGATGGGCCTCGACGCCACAGCGCATGATCCGTTCCTGCACCCGGCTGTCCAGTTCGACAAGCGATGGCGACCTCGGGGCGGTGTACCCGAACGTCTTCTCGAACCTGTCGCGGACAGAGCCGCACCATTCATCAAACGAAAGCTGCATGGCGTTGGTTTACCACATAGCCTCGACCGGTCAACCTGCCTATTTCCGAACGAAACCGACCGGGTCGATGATGACCAGCGTTCCGTCAGCGCGCTTCATGAAATTCTCACTGTGCAGGTCTTCGTTGTATTTGGGAAGCAGATTGTCGATGATCAAGTCGAGGGCGCGTTTCAGTTCCGGCTGGCTCTGGAGATATTCCACCACGTGCTCGTAGGCCTTCACCTGATACTGGTTCTTGGCATAGGGACCGGTGTCGCGGCAGAGCAGGTAGACGCCAAGGCTTGGCACGTCGTCACCATAACCGGCTGGCAGAAGTTTCTCCATGCGGACCGCCGTGTATCCCGACGTGATCCGACGCGGCAGGCCACGGAGCGTGGGGAAGTGCTTGTTCGGATGCTGCTGAACAAGCTTCAGGAAATCGATGTAGCCTTTGTCGTGATTGCTGAACAGCTTGAGGACGTAGTTCACGCCTTCCTTGGCGTAGACGGAGGCATAGTAGCCAGAGCCGACGCGGGTCCACCCGGCTTTCTTCAAGATCGGATCGACTTCATCTATGAAGACCGGCCGCGACAACTCCGTCAGCGGACGGCTCTTCCAAAACGCTTGGCCATCCGGCCGGACATCATCGGATGGAACAACGGTGAAGCCCATCTTCTCGAAATGGCTGTAGATCGCCGAGGCGATCCCACGGCGCCGGAACGCCGCAGCGACAGTGATCTCTTCCACCGATCCCTTGTCGCCATTCATCGAGTCTTGCGCTTGGAATTCACCGATGGCGGCTCGCTGTCCATCGACCGTGGCCGTGAAGCTGTAGCGATTGCCCCGCAGTTCTCGGGTCACGACCTGAACCGTTCCACCCTTGATGGGATAGGTGTTGGATTCTACGATGTTGATGTACTCGCGCATGGCAATATTTAGTCCATAAATACGATCATGGCCCACCGCTCGAAGCAGAACAAGCCCTGCCCTAATCGTAACTGCGAGCGCCCGACGTTGAACCGTCAGGCCAAAATCCACCACTCTCAGCTTTCCGAAATTGCGGAAGTCGCACCCGACATCATCCCGGTGATCACCGATGCGAACATCTGCTCGTCGTGCGGCTGCGTCTATTTCCCGACGCGCATGAAGCAGAAGAACATCATCGGCTTCCACGATGACCCCACGGTCGAGGATCGCGAGTCCGACGAAGCGATTTGGTGGGCTATCGACTCTTGACGGTTTGCTCTTGATACAGCACAGGTTGCTGATGAGAGCTATCAGTAAGAACGAATGGCGCGTGATCTTTCACAGCGTTCGTTGCATCGCCTTCGGAAAACCATTTACCGGCCGCATGTCACTCGACACGCGGTGGCTGCTGTTGAAAATTCTGGGCAAAGGCTTGGTGAACATCGCCTTCGACCGACCGTTCTTCCATTATTTCACGCGGAGGACGTGGACGTGGCCTCGCAAGTGATCGGCCACCAGCGAACTTGCGAGGCGACATAGCCGCAGGTGCTGCACCGCCAGTGCTCGGCGCCTTGAGCGCGCTCCGGCGTGTGTCCATTCGCATTGGCGCGCACGAGCGCTTCCACGGCGGTTCTGGGCAGGTATTCAGACGGAGGTGTGGCGGTCTGGCTCATGCGCGCACTCTACAGAAGACAGCCAAATAGAAAAAAGGCGGAGATTGCTCCCCGCCCTTCCTGCTGTCGTGTTCAGCTTGTGGACCGCGCCGTCTGACCTCTGGATCAGACAGCCTTCCGATGTCACGATATGACGTCCCGCCTAGCCGGGTTTGGTGCGGCTACTCTCTGCTTTCGCAGCGTCACTACAGCCTCGTCTTGTCCAAACCTTCCAAAGATCGTTGCCGTGAGGCATAGCCCAAAGGAACTACCGATCATTCTTCCGGCGACGAGGCGGCGGTTAATGGTGCATGTTCTCCACCGAGGTGGAGCAGTCCGCTCACCTACTTCAGTGAGAAACGCACACTACCATACGCGGCCTGAGTGTCAAGCGCCTTTTGGCGTTTTCGGCTGACGAACCATCAGCACGTCGCCGTCCGGGTACTTGCGGATGGCCTTATAGCCAAGCGAGCGATAGAATTTGTTCAACTGTCCCTGCTTTGTGACTTCATCCTGCGGGTAGGACAGCAGCGAAATCTTGGCACCGACCTGATCGGCTTTGGCGGCCAGCATCAGCATGGCCTTGCGTGCTTGGCCCTGACCACGGTCGGCGACCGGCGTGTCGAGGTCTTTGATCTGCACGTCGTTGCGATACAGGTCAAATTCCAGCGTCGTCGATCCGACGCTCAACGTGTTGGTCGCATTATCGACCCACGGCACTTCACTTTCGGTGATGATCTCGTTCCAACGCATGTCCGTATTTAGTGGGTTTCGTTTACCAGATTTGGTAGGCTGATGGGATGACCCCTACGCTCCCCGGCCCGCGCATGTTCGGGCAAATCAAGTGGTTCAAAGACTCTCGCGGTTTCGGGATGATCACCCCGTCCGATGGTGGCGGACCCATTTTTCTCATCGGCAAAGGCAAGTGCTACTCCGAAGGACAGGTGGTGACTTTCCGCGTAAAGATGACCTCCAGCGGACGTCTTCGAGCCGTGTACGTCCGCGTCATCAATGGATAGCGACCGTTGACAACTGTAAACGTTCATGTTGACAGTATAGTAAATACTGTACTACTATTGGCTTGAATTTTTGGAGCCAATATATCATGAAATTTTTGAAAGCCATTTCGGCGGCCATTGCTCTGATGCTTTGTACGCCAGCCATGTCTGCCACACTGGATCGCTCGATCCTCAATCCGACCCCAACCTTTGCTGCTGAGTTCAACGCCCCAAACGGCACGCCGCTGGACACGCTGAGCACAAAGAACCCGAAGGGCGTCTGGAAGACCGACTATTACTTCGGCAACCAGCGTGAGAAGGCCAGCCGCCCGCTGACCATGACCGAACAGTTCTCGTCGCGCGCCCTGACCGGCGAGCAACAGGTCTACGTGGACACCGAGTACTGCGGGCAGAACGTCTTCTATCAGGGCAACGGCAACCTGAGCATCAACGTCATCCGCGCCACCGATTACGTGAAGAAAACGTGCGGCCAAGGCTCGCGCAACTTCATCAGCGGCCTGCTGACCACCCAGCGCAGCTTCACCCAGACCTACGGCTACTGGGAATGGCGCGCGGTGATGCCGAAGGCTGACGGCACGTGGGCGGCGTTCTGGCTGCTCCCGGTCGAGAAGACCGCGACCAATGGCGGGCGCCTGCCGGAGATCGATGTGCTCGAACACTATGCCGGGCCGCACAAGACCATTCAGGTCATGAAGGGCGTGCCGCTGAACCGCACCAACGTGGACAACATCACCGTGCACGTCGGCGTCACCGGCAACGAGACAGCCCTGTCGCCCAAGCCTCAGCCGACCGTGCCCACGGCGACGACCAACTTCAACACCTACGGCGTCCTGTGGACCCCGACTGAACTGGTGTTCTACATCAACAACGTCGAGGTCTATCGCACGCCGTTCGCCTACGACAAGCCGATGTACCTGCTGATGAACGTCGCGGTGAGCGACATCACGGCCGGTGACCCGGCCAAGGGCGTCTACCCGGCGGCCATGACCGTGGACTACGTCCGCGTCTACCCTCTGAAATAATGGGCCGTGTGGGCGTCAGCAATGGCGCCCACATCCTAAATAGAGCCATGCGTCAAGCACCATAACTCCCTCTCCTATGACTCCGTTGAAACCGCAAATCAGTGCGGTGCGGAGCTATGGAGAAAGACTATGCGTGGTTTCTACTGCGAACTGTGGGTCAAGTCCCACACCTATTACGCCGAAGCGCGAGGCGACAACCTCAAGAAACTGGCCAAGGCCATCGGTGGACGGCGTCCCGAAGACGACACCCTGAACAAGCACACGTGGAAGAGCGACAAGCCGTGGGTCAAGCCAGCGCCTAAGCGCTGGTGGTGACCCGGTTGGCCGTGCCCGCGAACTGTGACCACGTCGGACTGGTCACCAGCTTGCGGGCATCCTCCTGCAATTCGTCGATGATGGCTTTCTGGTAGGGGCGGTTCGTCTCGAACACACAGTCCTCGAAGATCGCCGCGCAGATGCGGTGGTGCTTGGCGGCAAACTCGCTGAGCAGGCCATGCAGTTCAACGCGAGACTCGACCATCCGGTCGGCGTCCACATAGGTCATCATGTTGGCTTCGGTCGTACTGTCCTTCAGCATCCCCGAACGCCGACGCGGGACCATGCCCACGCCGTTCTGGCCCGTGCGGACGGTCATGAATTCGCCGTAGCCGTCGAAGAGCTTGATCTTGCCAAACAGCATGCCGTCGCCGACCGGAATGGCGAGGTTGTCGTCCGTCCGGTGGGCGAGGATGGCCGCCATGATCGGGATCGACAGTTGAGCCGCGTCCAGCAGTTTCGCGGCAAGGTGCTCGGGATACTGAAGCTCGCCGCCCATGTAGCGGGTGAGCGCGTGGCGGTGCACTTTGAATTCGGCTGGCGCCGAGAACACGACGATGCGCTTGCGCGACATCATCACGCCGACGCCCCACATTTCCAGCCACTGTTCGCCCGCGCCTTGCAGGCAGACGATCTGCCCCTCGTTCATGTCGCGGGTGCTGAGCTTGTTGCCGATGATCAGCGTGTTCTTGACCACCGCTTCGCTCTGATTGAGCTTGTCGCGGACCTTGCGCGTCACGGCCGCGAGTTCATCGCGGGTGAGCTTGCCAGCGGCGTAGATGCGGTGAAACGATGGCTTCAGAACGTCGAGCAGGCTGACGCTCGGATGGGTTCTGGATATGGCAAGGTTGCGTATCGTCCGTGCGGCGATCCGTTCACAGGCGTTGATCGACGTGAAGATGCTGGTGTCCATGGTGCAGAGCATACACACTGCGGTCTGCATGTCAATGTACTACAGCGCTCGAATCTAAACTTGTTCTCCGCAGCCTTTGAAGATCATGTGATAGACGTGAAGGCGTTCTTTGTGCGCGTTAGCGTAGTTGATGCGTCCGCGACCATCGCCAATCTGCGTCATGCAGCCGCCTGCGACCTTGCCGTTGTGCAAGCGCGACGAACTATCTGCCTCACCATCCGGTGCCGTAATCAGGATGACAGGCGGCATGCGCTCGCCCGGAGGGAAATAGAAATCGCCGTCACGGAAATTGGCCAAATCACTTGGTTGTTGAACGTCCATCCATCCATGCACGTCGTCATAATGAGCGATCTCTTCGACCGACAGGAACCCGACGTATTTCAGATCGAACTGGCTTAGCTTCCATTTCGCATCACCGTAGATGTCCGCATGGGCGATGGCCGCCAGCAGGTGCTTGCGGACTGGCGGCGGTGGCGCGTGTTCAAACAGGTTGATGGCGGTGCGGATGTCCATGGTTGCATTACTCGTACGGATCGGAGTGGACGATGTCCAACTTGCTGTCGATGGTGACCCAAGGGATCATGTAGCCGTTGTCGTAGACGCGGTCGAAGTCTTTGCCGCGACGGTGCTTGCGGGTCGTGTCCTGATTGCCATTCCAGACCTCGACGTGGAACGGCTTGCGGCTTTGGAGTTTCTTCCAAATCTTGACGCCGCCCATGGTCTGCAAGCTGTCGGCCATCAGGTAATCGCAGACGTTCTCCAGCATCCACTTGTACATCACCAAGGACAGGTCAGAGCCACGATACTGCTCGCGCACGTACACCGCGCCGACCCGAAGACCCTTGCCACCCAACATGGGCTGGTAGATGTTTTCGTGACGATAGTTCAGCTTGTCGATGTGCCACTTATGGGCGGCGATGTAGCCAGCCGCATTCTCCGCGCCATCCTTGATGAACACGTACATGACACTGTGCTGGTCCATGTTCTTCAGGCACTGCGCGACCCAGAAATCACCGACGCGGTTGACCAGCTTGTAGCCCTGCGGAAGCTCCGGCTCACCGGCCGGGGTGTCGCGGAAGAGATCGCGTTGCTTGTTCGTGTAGTCGTGGCCCGGATCGTCGTCGAGGTCCGAAACTTCGACGCCACCACCGATCTCGACTTCGTTGACCGGCGTCTCCATCATGTCGTACTGCGTGATGTTGCTGGCGAACGACTTGATGTTCAGCGTGGTCTTACGGTTGCCGACGACCGCTTGCTCCAAGGTCAACGGCGCGTTGTTCTTGAGCGTGATTTCAAGCTCTTTCGGCATGGCGATGTTGGCCGCGAACGTGGCGATCCAATCGACCGACGTGATCGGCGCCGACGCCATGAACACGATTTCGCGCAGTGCCGCGCCGCCGTGGATTTCCGGGCCATGGTCGTGCCCATAGATCGCCTGAGCCCCTTCCGGGCGGAACGACCAATAGATGCCAACGGACCCGAAGTTGCGACCGCGCGGCCGAAGCTCGGCGCGATAGATCGTTACCGCATTGTCCTTGAACAGCGTGTTCCAGAGCACCTTGTGATAAGCGGCCTCGACGTCGTCGAAAAACTCGCTTTCATCCGAGGGCATGTCGTAATCGTAGAACGATCCCTTCATCAAGCGCGCCTTGACGGCGGCGACAAGCTTGTCGTCCAGCTTGATCTGATCGGTGAGGTAGGATTCACGAAGGATTTGGATGAACTCGCGCATCAGATTGGAAATTCCTTACCGACCAGATCGGGACGCAGGTTCACCCGCTGCGGGTTTTCCATGTCTTCGGTCTCGTAAATCCCGATGAGCGTCAGCGACGCATGGCCAAACGGGTAGATTTCTTTCTCTTCTGGGAAGAGGCAGTTGTAGGCGACGGTCAGCGGGAAGGCGACCTGCCCGGTGTGGATCGTCGCGGCGAAGGTGTAGAGTGTTCCACCGTCCTGACCATTGATGTCGAAGGCATCGAGAGCGCTTTCGTCAAATTCGTAGGTCCAGTGCGAGCCAAGCTCCGTGCCAGCCTTCAGCGCCTCGACGACGCCATGCTGTAGCCGCATGGTGCGGAAGACGGTGATCGTACCTTGCTGGAAGAGTTCAGCGTGATGTTCGACCCAATTCTGGACATCGGAAAACTCGATCTCCGATCCGGAATCCATCTGGCTGTCGGCCGCCGCCACCACTTGGTGATAGAAATTTCCCAGACGGCCGAAGTCATAGCCGTTGGTCCGATATTCAGTCGGATCATCGTGCTCATCTTCCGCTTCATCGTCGTCTCCCCAATGGCCTTCGCCATCGAGATCATCTTCGTCTTCATCGCCCCATTCAGCGATGTAGTTTTCCATGAGGCTGATCAAATCACGCATGGGCGTATTTAGCGAATCTGGTTGACGAAATTCCCAATGCGGAGGTAGGCTGGTGTGTATCACGAGGCCCACCATGACCACCAAGCTCGTCCTCACCGGTTCCATCGGCATGGGCAAGACCACGATCTCCGAAATGTTCCGGCAGTACGGCATCCCCGTCCATTGCTCGGACGCGGCCGTGCACGAGATTTACTCGTCTGAACACGCCTTTGAGATCAAGTCGATGTTCGGCGACGTGCTGGACGACTGGGATCACGTGGACCGCAAGAAATTGCGCGCCATCGTTCTGGACGATCAGGAGAAGATGACGGCGCTTGAACTATTCGTCGGGCCGCTGCTCACCGAAAGCTACGAATCCTTCGCGCGCAAGCATACCTACTTCCCGATGATTGTCTATGACGTCCCGCTCTACTTCGAGAGCAAGCCGAAATTCCTCGACGGCGTGAAGGTGGTGGTAGCGAGCGCGCCAGCTTCTGTCCAGCGCGCTCGCGTGCTTGCTCGACCGAACATGACCGCAGCGGTGTTCGAGACGATCTTGGCCAAGCAAATGCCCGACCGGGACAAGCGCAAGATGGCCGACTTCATCATCGACACCGGCGGGACGCTCGAAGAAACCGAAATGCAGGTCACTTCGATCATCAAGCACATGATCGCGGCTTAGCTATCGGTCAGCGGCAGTTGCATTGACACCGGCACGGTTCGCCAACCCATGTCCGGAATCCACTTGTAAGCGTACGCATAGCCGGGCAAGGCCCATCGTTCCGTGATCGGCTTGGGCTGCATGTCGGCGGGGATCAGGATCGACATCCCCGCGCCCAGAGGCGGGTCACGGTCGATGTAGCGAGGATGCGCGGCGATCACACCGCATTGTACCAGAACGGCGCGGTAGCTGCGCTCTTTGCTTTTGTCGAGAGGCCCGACGTCAACGTGGTAGGCCCATCCGGGGTAATGCTCGTCCATCCAGTCGTGGAAGGGGGCGAAGTCGATCCGTCGCATGGTGAAACGTACCGCAGTCATTTCCATTTGTTGCTCCAATTTGTCGTGGCAAGACACCACCGACCCTATTTCGTCTCGCAGACTTAATTCGATTATTTTCTCGACAGCAAAATACAAGCATAGATGATATTGTTGCTTGACTTTACCGTAAAACCTGTCATGTCTAGGGCTTCTTCAACCGATTTGTGGAGGCTGGATTTGCGTTCGGGATTGGACATGCTGCTGGGGATGACCCTCGCCGCCGGTGGTGGCGCGCAGGAAATCGAGAACGTGCTGGCCGCCGCCACACCGGGTGGGATTGAAGCGCAGGAAGCGCGCGAGCAACGTCGCGCCACCGGTCGCCAAGATCGCCTGCCGCGCTATCACCGCGATCCCGCGTTCTACGACGAACGCGCCAAGGCCAACACGCTGGCTGACGAGGCCGAGACCCGCGCCACGGCCGAGTCGTTCGGCTTCACCTACGGCAAGGAAATCGACGACCTGTTCGTCAACGTCACCTTCCCACCGGGCTGGGAAATGCGGGCCGACGACCATTCGATGTGGTCCACCCTGTACGACGAGCAAGGCCGCAAGCGCGGCTCGATGTTCTACAAGGGCGCGTTCTACGACCGGTCGGCGACGGTGTCGTTCTGGCCTCGCTACGTCGTCGAGCAGATCAGGCCCGCCAATTGGTACGAACTGAATTCGCCGAGGCAACTGACCGAGCGCGTGCAGGTTCGCCGCACGGTCCGCGACGACGATGACCGCTATCGCGACAACGGCCGCCATCCGGGCGGCGCGATGAGCACGCGCGACTACATGGCCGCGAAGAAGAACGGCTACCCCCACGTCTTCGAAATGGACGAGTACGGGAACGCCTATCCGGCCTACGGCTATCCGCCCAAGCCCCGGACCGAATTGGTCTGGGAGGAAGTCCCCCTGCCCGACGACCAGCAGCCCAAGCCCGTCGCCTACGAGACCTATTTCGCCTACATCGACCGGGCGACCGGCCGCGAACTGTGGCGTGGCAAGACCTACGAGTCGCCCTACGAAGGTCAGGTCCACGAGGACCCGGTCGAGGCTCGCGCCCGGTCGCACTACGCCGTCGAGAAGATGCGGAAGAAGGCGGCCAACGAGGGCATGGAGCAATTCATCACCATGCACGGCGCCGATCTCGGCGCGGGCGAATGGCTGATCGAGCGGCCGGTCCCGATGCTGAACGCCGATGGTTCGGTCGCGCCCCTGCCGTTCACCCGTCTGGACCGCGACTACACCACGTTCGACGAGTGCGACGCCAAGCTCGCCGAAATCCGCCGCTGGGCCAAGTGCGTCAACGCCACGGTCTATGCCCGCAAGGACAGCTACTTCGGCGGCTTCGAAGTCTGGTTCGCCGAAAACTGGATGAAGGTTGCCTTCGAGCAGCGTTTCGGGTTCCGTACCAACTTCCGCGAGAAGGATGAATTCTGACCATGACCGAAGGCATCGACCATGCCGCTGCACACAAGGTGTGGACGGCCGCCGCCAAAAAGCTGGGCTGGGAGCATTCTCCGGCCCATGGCGGATGGATCAAGGACAGCCACCGCAAGCCGGGCGTGCCGGGCTACCAGTGGGATAGCTATCCGTCCGACGTGGACGCCGAGGAAGCCTGCTTCATCGACGGCGTCGAAACCCTGACCGCCGCCATGGCGGTGGTCGAGAAGGAAGACGCATGACCGACGAGGTCACCAAGCCGGACTGGACGTCGGCCTACATCATTGGCCGGACGGTTCCGGCCATGGGCAAGCCGCGCGTCGATCTCGAAGCGGCGTCGCTGGCGGTCTCGACCGATGCGACCAAGGCGTGGCGGAAGTTCGTCGAGCATCGCGCCAGCGGCCCGGTCAGCGACGGCATCTTCAACGCCATGGTCACGCTGGCGCGCGACGCGGGCTGGGAAGCGATCTACATCAGTGTGGACCGCAACCTGTACAAGGACGGCGTCGTCCCCTAATCTTCGAAGCGACGGCCTCGTCGTGAATGCACGGGTGATCGTAGTACCTATTATGCCGGGCCGACCAGCAGGCAGAACGGGAACCGAAAGCGGTCTGTGGGGGTTCGACACCCCTCACTCGTGCATTCGCGTCGGGGCCGTCGTTTTCTCGTTGACCAGAATAATCCGGTCTGGGATAAAGCGGATGCCTCCTGTGTTCCCACTTGGATCAGCAGGCCCGGTACGTCTCAATAATTGCCCGCAAGGTCCGACACGGGTTGGGACGGTTTGAATCTGCCAGTTGGATAAGCCTTTCACCTTCGGGTGACGTGGAGGGTTTCGACCCTAAGAAGCGCGGGGCTGGGCGTTTAGAAGCAACTGCCGAAAGGCTGACTTTGTAGGTGGGAAAGAAACCTTCACGAAATTCGAAATGAGTGCTTGACTTCAACTTGGCACTCAAGTATACGGTTCAAACGTTGGCGGGGCAACCCACTGACACCTTCCTCGGAAGGGTTCTTTGACATTGTGAGACGTGGTGAGGCGAGACCGCCGAACGATCATGCCGCCTTCGGGCTTGTGCAGATGGTCGGCGGTCTCGCATCAACAACAACTTGGATTTTGCTTGTAACCAATTCAGTGGTGATGACCACCTCCCGCACAGCGGGAGCGGAATAGGGCAGGTTCTAACCGATTTGCAGTGGGAGAATGCCCCACGCCCTGCTTGATGCGAGGGCGGCGTATTGCCAGCTTTTGGACGGAGAACAGTGGGAGACAGTCCCACGCGGTGTGCAACACTGCGGCGATAGTCGAGATTTGGTTACATGCAAAGTTCAAGACATTCTATCCTGTTCCGTCAATCGGTCGTTTATGGGTCCGAAGTACAAGGATCGAAAAGAATGAGACCGGCGGGTTCAATCCCCGTCACCCGCGCAATGCGGGTGGTCAGTGGTGATGGGTCTCTGATGCTTCGAGCATCGGTTCTGGACGACCGGTTGACGAAACAGGATGGAAATCGAGATCGTAGATGATCGTGCCCGTTCGGCGGTGCAGGGGTTACAATCCCCACATGATTGAAGGGCCGTAGCTCAGCGGGAGAGCAGCGAGCATTGCTCGTGCGCGTTGGTTCGAATCCAACCGGTATAGTTTCCTCGGGAAACCCCATCTGCGTACCAATTTGCCCGCATGGGCATCAAAGTTGCGCGTAGCTCAGGCAACGAACTGGCATGGGGTAAACTACCCGCCGTTAGTCGGATGTGACCATGACGTCGTTGGGCTTCGATACGTTGAACGCAGGGCGCGGTTGCAAACGCACCTGTCAGTAAACGGTCGGAGGGCGAGAGAGCCCGTTTCCAACGGGGAGGCCGGTGGTATAAATCCGCCCGCGCATAACCATTTGCCCGCATGGGCATCCAAGTGTAGGCGACGGTGCTGTCTCTTGAGCGGCGCCGACTGCTGAACGACCAAGCGTAGAACGAGTGATCTATCAGCTTATAAGACCCCAGCAAACACTGGGGAAAGTGGGGACTGGCGCCCCCACCTCGTTCGTGATTGAAGTAGCGCTGCTGATGTCAATCGCTGGTCAAAATTCGCTCGCATGAGCAACAACCTCTGGGAGGCTATAGACTCCCTTTGGACACGGAAGCTGTAGCACAACGGGTAGTGTGCCCCCTGATCGGGGGAGGATCGGTTCGAGGCCGACATGGTTTCATAGGAGCATCCGACACCCGCGACGGTGGGAAGTAGGATTGCCCGTGTCAGCCATTCGCCGGAAACGGCAACAGAATTTGCGGAGAGCCCGGTTCATCCGGTTGGCAATGCAGACAGTGGGGGTCGCGTCCCACCCGCAAGCAAGACGGGCGTGAAAAAGGATGGGTTGGTCCCCATTCGGTCTAACGTCCACGGTGGAAAGGGCTGTCTAGTAGCGAGATTAGACCACTCGTGAAAAAGAGCCCCCAGTAGCCGGAACATTCGGCCGTGATGAACGGCCACAGGAATTCCTCGGTGAGGTGGCCACCAAACCGGGGATAGCATGGCGAGTTGGTCGTTTAGCTCAGTGGGAGAGCGTCGCGGAAGCGGAGGTCCGGGGTTCGAACCCTCGAACGAATGTATGGGACGAACGTGGTTCCCGCGCGCCATGCGATAATTCGAGAAGATCAGTTAGGCGGTGAAACTGCCAGACTTGCGAAAGAACAGTCGCTGATCCTCTCGTTGAGAAAATCGTGCGTGAAGCTGACGCATGAGAATGCGGTGTACGGGCGTTGCGGAACCACCTGTACGAAAAAGCCGGGGTAAAAGTCCATAGTCCGTCACCTTTCGCCCGCAATGGGCAACACGAAAAGTCTGCCACAGGCCATTCTTCTGGCCATGAAGATGGGGTAGACCGGGGATTGGAATGGTCCACGAGGATCAGAGCATGGCTTGTCCATGCCTTCCCCACAATTTGCCTGAACAGGCACACCAATCGGCAGGTTCGATCCCCAGACTCGCTTTGGGACGAAACCCCCGACGACGGCGGCACTACGAGGTAGGGTCCTCGCACTCGCAACAGACGATCTGGAGTAATTGCCCAGTGACTTGACAGTGAAACGAGTTGGCAGTGTTCGTGAGGGCACTGGAAGGCGGTCGCAAGATCGCCGGTGAAGGTTCGATTTCCGGTTCCAATCGTGCCGCCAGAGTTTTGCTCGTATGAGCACAAGAGACGAGGACGTAGCTTAATAAGCGCACTCCACCTGAAGGTTGCCAGACGAAGGCGTGACAATGAGGTCCGGACCTCGTCGCGCTGGGTATACAACGAGGCTAGGGCGGTTACGGCTAAAGCACTCCGGTCACCGGAGCATGTCGGAGAGACTTCCGACCGTTCTCTACCATATTCGCCTCCCTCCATGCCGATGAGGCCTCTGAGCGCATGGACTAGGGCGGATTCGAGGTGAAGACGTACGCGAGACGGAGCCGCCACCGTTTAGGGGTAGGCCGCACTCGTGGACAGCACACGTGAAGGCTGACCTAAAGGCTTCACCTCGACAAAATTCGCCCGTATCGGGCAACACAGGTTCCCGCTCTGCCGCAAGGCATCGGGCATAGCGTTTGCGAAAACGTTGCAGCACGGTGGTGGGTGCGCTTCGGCGTGTCCTAAGCATAGTGGGGTGTTGCTGCGGGAATTGCACAGGCCAAAGTTTTCCATGTTACCCGCGCGAGAGACATGGACGATGGCGGGACGCTCGATGCCGGGGAGAAGCCACTTCGATCCTGCATCACCTCTTTGGCGCGTCAGCGGGACTGCGGAAGGTGGGTGGTATACACGCCCATTGATTAGCGGTCAGATGGTTGCCGTTTGGGGTGGCTTGCATGTGCACAATGCCTGTCACCTAGAGGCTGGTTCGAGTCCGGCCCGTGCCACCTAATATGTGCACACCCACGTCTAGGGGATAGCTCAGAGGACCAGAGGCGCCTTGTTAAGGCGCTGAGGCGGAGAAGAGCGCTCGTGCAACATGGGACATGGTCTGGCCAGACATGTTCCGCGCGGGAGGTCGCGGGTTCGAAGCCCGCCCCCGAAACCATCCAACAGCGAGAGTGACCCATGGTCGAGAAGAACGGCAAGACGATCCAGCTTCGTGAAGTGCTGGGGAGCGTCAACATCATCGTCGATGGCGTCGCCGTCAAAGGCTTCCGCGACTATACCGCATCGGCGGAATGGGCGAAGTATCAGTACGGCCTCACCGACAGCGATCTGAAGTCGCTGTACACAGACTATAGGGCAACCAGTGGTTTCTAAGTTTCCGGCCAGCGAGACGACCGTCAAGCGTTACTTCCAAGACGGCGAAGAGGTGACGATTGCCGAGATCGACCACCGCAGGCCTTGGTACTCCGTGAGCCCGGATGGCGAAGCCAACCGCATCTACTGTCCGTACATTCCTGAAATTTTCGTTCCTCCATCCGTGGACTCGCTGTCGGGCGAGGAAAACGGCGTAGCTACGGCTGCGGGACCAGACGCCCCGTGAGGGGAATGCGTTGGTGGCTACGGCTTCCGCGTACGGGGATCGCTTGCGATCTGCCGACCTGCCATGGAGAACACCATCACCACGTCCACAACGAAAAGGCCGGGCTTCGCGCTCGGCCTTTTTAGTTCAGCTTTCCGAGTTGTTGTAGCGCTCGATGGCCGCGATCAGGTCGGCGTCCTCGTCGGCCGGGATGTCCTCCGGCTTGCGTGTATCGGCCATCGACAGGGCTACGGTCTTGTACACGTCCACGTGCGGCCAGCCGCAGTACAGGCGATAGCGCGCGCCGAAGATCGCCCGCGCCTCGCTCGCGAAGGATTCCTCCATGGCGCCTGCCATGATCGGGAATTTCCCCACCGGATCGGAATGTCTGGACAGCACCACCCAGAGATAGCCACCAAGGCCCGCCCCAGAGCCGTCAGGAGCCTCAGAGACGAGGTTTAGGCGCGGACGTAGCTCAGGCATCGACACAGATGCTCACGGCGTTCTCGTAGGCCTTGGCGGCGGCCTCGTACCGGGCCTCTGCTCTGGTGCGCTTGGCGATGGCTTCGTTCCATTTGTGATTGAAGCCACCTTCCCAGTATTTCTCGTCGGCGCGCGCCTTGTCCAGCGCTTCGCGCGCTCGCATGACTTCGACCATGGCGTCGGCCAGTTGCATGTGGGTTTTCATCCGTAAGCATCCGCGAGTTCGGCCAGCACGTGGCCATGGCATTGGAGAGGATGGCAGAAGCATCCGAGCACCTTGCCCTTCAGTTCACCCAGCCGGGCGAGAAGGTCTGGTCGGTGCATCAGGTAGTCGCAGTATTTGGCGATCACCGTGGCGCGGTCGCCGTCCTTGCCGATGACGAACGGGTTGCCCCAGATCGACCCCCGGCCGATGTAGACGTCGTATCGGGACTTCCGAAGGTTGACGACGCGAGTCTTCAAAAGGGGACTTCCGGTACGTGGCATGTGCAGTGATGCCCATGCTCGCGGCAGTCGCACACCCGCTTGATCGGCTTTGGCGCGCGAGGCTGGTTGAACTTGTCAGCCGGGCTGATGCGGTTGCTGATCCCACCGGTCGTGAAGAAATCGCAGTCGTCGCAGCCCCACGCGAGATTGTCGTCCCAGAGGTTGTTGGACCTACAGACTGGGCAAGGCATCACGAGCCTCCAGCAGCTTGGCCAGCCGTTCCTTCTGGATCGCGGTCTTGCCGTTCAGCACCGCGTGCACGGTCGGGATCGAGCAGCGGTTCAGCAAGGCGACCTGTTTCACGGTGAAGGACGTGCCGTGGTAATCCTCGCGGATCGCGGCCTCAAGCTCTTCTCGCGTCTCGTAGCGGCCGGTCTGGAGCTTGCGGCCCCGCATCAGTCCCACGCGCTCCGCGCCTGTGGTTGCTTGACCCAGCCCTTGGCGACATAAGAGGCCTTGACGATGGCATAGGCCTGCACGACGCCGGTGACGACTTCGACCGTGTTGTCTTGGCCGCCGAAGTTGCCCTTCAGCCGGTTCTGGACGTGAAGGACGACGTCCGACAGTTCGTCGGCGAGATCGGTGTCGATGCTCATGCTGGCTTCCTCAAGAACGAGGGCAGGCGCCACTCGAAGGTCGGGTAGATCAGGAGGCCGGTGGTGGTCGGCGTTGCGACCGCGTCACCCTTCTCGTGGATCATGGCGTGCTCGACGTTGGCGTTGACCAGCGCCTTGGCGATCTGCTCCAACGTGGGCAGGTCGGCGACCTTCATGATCGTTTTCTTCCGGTTGCCCTTGGTGGCGTCAAGCCATTCGCCGTACGTGCCCTTCTTGTCGATGTGGATCATGTCCACGGCGACGGCGACGCTGAAGGCGGTCGGTTCGGTGTTGATGACGGGCAAGTCTTTGCGGAGGATGATCCACGCCTTCAGGTCACGGTCGCTCACAGCTTCTCCATCGTCACGCCATCGACGTACTCGCCCAGCGTCACGATCTCGGACTCGTTGCGGCCGAGGAAGTGGGCGAACACGTGCTTCTTCTTGACCCGCCCAGACGCCAGCATCGGCTTGCGAGTGGAGTCGGCGGCAAATCGTTTCGCAAACCAAATCGCACGTTCTTTATCGGTTGTCCACGACATCCCGAGCATGGCTTCGTCATGGGCAAATCCGCGCCACACGTCGATCACCGGCGGCAGGGCCTTGAACGCTTTCTGCTCATCCTTGCTCATGCTGGCCTTGCGGTCGCCGAGGTCGGTCCCGTCCCACAGGCATTCCCAGTCTTCGAGGTTCTGATAGATGTTCTCGCTGTCCACCCAGACGCCGCCGATCAGGTCCCAGCCTTTGGCGTCGATCTCGCCGTCGAGGTAGGTGTAGATCACCGTGGTCAGGGCGTCGAAGCGGTACGGGCGCTCGTGGAGGTAGACGTAGCTGGGCCAGTTGCGCGCCGCGATTGCCTCTTCGAGCGCGGCAGTCTTCTGCGCGTACATCAGGTTGATGCGCTTGTGCAGTTGCGGCATGTACATCGGCTCGATGATCAGCGGATGGTGCAAGACCTTGTGGCCGTTCCCGCGCTCTTCGATGCGATGGACCAGATCGGGATGCAGGTCTTCCGGACCGAACATGTCCATCAAGGCGTCGATGTCGGATTGCTTGACGTCCATCTTCCCGGCCATCGAAATACCCCTGCTGGTTAGCGCTGCAATTTCAATCTGGGATACCACATTGACCGAAAAATGCAAGGACGATCTGCACTAAATACGGCCATGGAAGAATTGACCGCCATCATGCAGCAAGTCCTCGCGACCGCTTTCTCAGTCTACCTGTCCACCCATGGTGCACACTGGAATGTCGAGGGGCCGAATTTCTATGGCCTGCACAGCATGTTCAAGGATCAATACGATGATCAGTGGGAAGCACTTGATCGCCACGCCGAGCAGCTTCGTGCGCTCGACGCCAAGGCACCTGCGTCCCTGTCGGCCTATAGCGCCCTGAGCATGGTCGGTGAGATCGACCCGCAGCCGTTCATCCTGCAAGGCGTGCTGCTGGCCCTCATGGAAGCCCACGAGACGTTGATCGACCTGATGACCGTCGCGCTCCAGATGGCCACCGACGAGAACCAACAGGGTCTGGCCAATTTCCTTGGTGAGCGCATCGAGACCCACCAGAAACACCGTTGGATGCTGCGCTCGACCGCGCGCTGCGTTTAGACCTTTCGAAGCCAAAGCTGGGGAGCGTCGTCGGCCGAAGCGGTCTTCGAAGCCGGGAACGTGGACGGGAGCGGGCCGTAGGCTTGCGTCGCCGACACCCGGACGACTGGATCACCACCGCTGACCATCCGCCCGAGGACCGCCCCACCGGCGACCCAGCTTGGGCATTTCATCGACCGAAGGATCATGTCGGTCTGCAAATTGCACACCAGCCAGAACCAGTCGCCATCGGTCGTGAAATTGGTGACGATTTCCTTGAGACCGACCGTCGAAGCCGAAACGATACCGGCGTCGAGCAGCAGGGAACTTGGCGACCCGTCCACGTTGCTGTAGATTCCCAAGCGGACGTTGTATCCGGTATGGCGAGAGATCGTTTCAACACCGATCCGGTTGAACGTGTAACCGGCCGGGAATTGACACGGAATCGCATAGAGAACGCTGTCCGAAAATGTGTACGTGGACATCATGCCGTCCGTTGCAGTCCCGTAATACCGACCAATCGCGACACCCGGATGATCCGCCTGAACGTCCATTTCGGTTGCAATTTCCATCCAGTCAGCCGAGCCCGAGGTCGCGTCAACGCAGACGAAAACACGATCACCCCAAAACCATGTGCTCCCGATTGCGAAGCCGGACGAATCTTGCTCGGTGGGCGCTCGGACGCCGTCGTATTTGTTGTTGGGGCTCTGGAACCACGCGCCATTGGCGTAGTATTCATAGTTCTGGAACGTGGTGTTGAACCGCATCATGCCGCTTCGTGGTGACGTCGGGCGCTGGGCAGTTGTCCCTGCGGCCACTTGGAAATATCCAGTAGACGTTTGCCACATGTCTGCGACTGATCTTGTTCCGACTCTCATGCGCTCATAAAGATTGCCCGAACGCTGAACGTTCGGGCAATTGCCCCCAGTGAATTGTTAGGGGGTATTTAGTTAACTTTTACGGCAAGAAAACCCGTAGTTACAAGGGTTTTACGCAGGTCTGGAGCCGTCCATATCACCGTTCGGCCAATTCGCATTGTCGGGAATGGAATAGGCGTCGATCTCTTCTACAGTGGTCAACGCATCTACTTCGTTCTTCATTTCCCACGAAGCGTTGTAGACCATGTTCACGTAGGCCATCGTCAACCCGGCGAGGGTGACGGTGTTCGTCGTTGTGAACGGAACGTTGTTGTTGTTCATGTCGCGCCACGTGAAGCCCGGCGGGAGGCCGATGCCCGCCGCGATGCCTGCGGTGACACCGGTGATGTTTTGACGGCTGCGCTCATCGGTGTTCCAGAGGTATCCGAGATACCACAGGCCACGATTGAGGACGACTTCGCGGAAGACGTTGATCTGATTCCACTTGTTAACTTTGACATCATTGATGTCGCGGTCGTCCACGAGGGAAATTAGATTGCCCGAACCGTCGTATGTTTCGTTTCTGGTTGCCATTTATACCTTTCTGAACCACACGAACGGCGGATACGAACTGGAGGTTACAGCGTTGGCCGGGAATACATCCGGCAACGCGCCTGAATAGGTGAGATCGGTGTGGATGTGTCGGACAACGCTCGTCAGATCAGTACCCGAATTGCCGAATACACTGTTCTGAGACGTCACCGACTTCATTTCAACGTCATGGCTGGTGTGGGTGCTTAGGAAGCACCAGTCATTCGGCGTGTGGAAATCAATGACGATTTCCTTGTTGCCTGCCGTGTCGCACGGGACCGCGCCAGCATCGAGGAGAAGCTTGCCCGGAAACCCGTTGACGTTCTCGTAGACGCCAAGGCGGATGACCGCATTGGCCACCGCCGTCGTGACGCAGACGCCGATCCGGTTGAAATGCTCGTCGAGATAGTTCACCGCGATTGCGTTGAGGTGATCGGCCGGGGTGTCGTCGTCGATCAACGGCTCGTCCGTGGAGACGCCGTAAAAGTTCCCGACGATGATGCCCGGACGAGTCGGCTTGTTGACGCCGACTTGGGCGCCGGTGACGCCGTTCTCGATCATTTCGAGACCGTCGCTGATCGACATGGTAGTGACGACGCCATTCGTGACGTCTCTAACGTAGTACAGAACACCATTCGAAATCGCGTTGTACAGCCCCGGTGAAGTCTTTACCGTCAGTCGGCGGATGTAAGTGATATCGAACACCTGTTCGGCCACAATAGTGATGCCGAGGTCTTCGATTTCAACGTCATCAGTCGTTGAAGGGTTGTAGATAACACCCATATTACACCTTTCTAGTCATGAAGTAGACTGCACAGACGAGGGAGCCTTGGTCCGAACTGTTCAACGCCCGGCAACGCAGACGAATCTTCTGCCCGGCGGAAACGTCGATGTTCAGCGGAGCCGAGTGAGCTTCGTCAGTGATGTCGCCGCTACCCGTGAAGATGACGCGGTTCGTGTATTCGACGTCCTCGATGTACAGAGAAATCGTCTTCGCGGATGCCTTGTCCGTGAACGCAGTCATGAACGTCAGCGTAATGTTCGTCGGGGCAATATACCCGACCGTAGAGCCAGTAATTGAAGGATCGATCTGAAGCCAAGTCAAATTGTATGCTGTAGCAACGGAGAAATGGTAGGCCAGCATCATGACCGACAACGTCTTGTTGTAGGTCAGTGGGTCCTTCCAATAGGCCATGTAACCGGTCGGATTGCCGTCAAGCAACGTCAGGTTCTGCGCGGACAAAACCGTGCTACCCAGTTGCGGCATGTTGTTCCACGTGCCGTTGGCGTAGGTTTCGATCAGAGCGTTGTTCGAGTTGTAGCGCACCATCCCAGATGTCGCCGGACTGGGGCGTTGTGCTGTCGTACCAGCCGGAAGCTGAATTGCCGCATTGCTCAGGGTAGCATCGATCTGTGCTTGCCACGAGCCCAACTGATAGATTTCGACATAACCAAGATCGGAATTGTAGCGCATCATCCCGGCAGACGGAGACGACGGCCGTTGGGCCGTCGTTCCGCTTGCCAGTTTGAAGAAGCCAGACGATACTTGGGTAATGTTCCCGGTAGTTGCTGCACCTTCTCTCATGCTATTAGTTATCCAACGACGCAGACATTCCAAGTGCCAGTAAGCGTGCCGTACGACGTGAGGTCGATGGTCGTCACCGTCGTGCTCGTCATGGTGATGTCGTCCGGCTGGATAACCTTGTCCGTGTTGTCAGTGACCTGTACTTGCACGAATTTGTTGCCAAGGCTGTGGGTCACGGTCAGGACACCGGCCGTCAGCGTGGCGTTCGTGAACGCCGTGCGGTAGATGCCCGGAATGCCCAGAGCCGTGCGAGCAGCAGCGGCCGTGGTGGCGCCCGTACCTCCGTTGGCGATGCCCAGAGCGCCGGTGACGGCGTTGGCATTGGTCAGGTCAACCGCGCCGTACGCAGCTTCAGCAGCAGCCGAACCCGTCGAACGCAGGACTTGGCCAGCGATAGCCGACGACATGACCGCGACGTTGCTGGAGACGATGCCGGTGGTGACGCCGGTGGTCTTGACGCTGACGGCCTTAGCCGAGATCGCGATACCGTTGCCAGCCGTATAGACGACGGCGTTGTCCACGTAGGACTTGGTCGAGGCGCCGAGCGGGGCAACCGGGTCGGCCGACAGGACCAGCAGGCCGGTCATCGTGTCGCCAGCTTGGCTGACGAACTGGCTGTCGATGAACGTGGCGATCTGCGCGAAGGTGGCCTTCACGTTGTTCGTGCCGTCGAAGACCGCCGTGGTGTGCGTGCCCAGAACGCTGGCGGCATTCGCCAGAGCGTTGATCGACATGCCGACAGTCGGGTTGCCCGAGACACCGTCGCCGTTGGTCAGCGTGATCCCTTGAGCGCCTGCGGCCGAAGATGCGGTGATTTGACGCGGGGTATAGGTTGCCGCGCCGGTGCGCGAAACGATGCCCGTGGCGGCCAGAGCGTTAAGTCCAGCCAGTTCGCCACCCAGATTGAGGACGAAAGAACCGTTTGTGGTGATCGTGCCGCCGGTGACCGTGATGCCGCCGGTGTTCGAGGTCAGGCCGACAGACGTGACCGTGCCGTCGCCCGAGCCGACATTGGCCCAGTTCGTGCCGTTATGAAGTTCAAGGCGGGTGTTGTCCGTGTTGAAACGGATCATTGCGGCGGCATTTGCCACCGGACGCTGCGCGGTTGTGCCTGCCGCGACTTGAAGGTAAGACGTCGCGGTCTGCTTGAAGAAACCGTGAGCAAGAATATTGCCGTATTCCATAGTATAGACTCCCCTATATGGAGTCCCTATTTAGAAGAACGGCGGTTTGATTATAGGCTAACTCTGACGCGCCAAGTACTTGAAATTGCACCAGACGAATTCAGGTCAATCGTAACTGTGCTGTCATCGACACATGTGATCTTGTCGGGGAAGACCAATTCACGAGAGTCGTTCCACACTTGGACGATGGGGAACTCGACGCCCAGCGTGTGGACGATGGTCAGGACGCCTGACACGAGATCGGAATTGGTGAAGGTGGCGAACTTGGTGACCGCTTCTGCGTACAGCAGCGCAACCCAGTTGTCGGCGTTCTTTTGATAGACGCAGCGGGCGCCGTCCCGGCGGAGGTAGAGCGATCCAACCGGCGCGGAAATGCCGGTAGGATCGCCAACACCTTGCAGCAGCTTGACGCCTCGTTTGCCAATGACAAACGATTCCGACATCGTACCGGCGTGGTTCGAGTAAACTGCTGCTGAAGACATGGACGGCCTTTCGAATAGTTGTGGTATTTAGTTTCCCACGAACAGCATCAGAAGGTCGCGTCTTCGATTTGTGCACGTCTCAGATTGACGAGGTGTCCCATCTGATAGTGCAGCGTTTCCAAACCCTTAATCAGACCCAAATAGAGGTTCCGAATAAGTGCTGTCTGCTGGATGAACTCGCGCACTTCGATGACGTCTTGCTCGACGTTGGCCATTTCACTGGCCTGCCGGTCGCTGACGTTTCGATTGTAGTTTTCGAGGAAGTGACGCTTCTTCTCGGTGTAGAGTTTGTCGTAGCGAATCTCCAAGAGCTTCAGCAATGCTTCAATCTCTTGGAGTTGCCCGAACCGATACTCCATGACGCCCGGCAACTTGACCGACACGTCCCAGAGCTTCGTACCACGAGGCGGACGGATATCCTCGCCCGACTTGTCGTACTCGTTGAAGAAGTACAGCAGTGCTTGCGCTAGGGTCGGGTAGACAGCGGGGTCCGCCGTAACTTTGTGAAACCAGCGCGCCATACTCAGTCCTCGTATTCGTCGTAGCTGGAATCGTCTTCCGGCTCGTCATTGCCATACAGATCGTCGTAAGCGCGGGCCAAAACTTTGTCCTCGTCTACGATGTCCTGCATGTCCTTGTCTTCAAACCCGTATTCTTCAAAAATGCGAAGAAACGAGATTGCGGTTTCCAGTCGTCGAGCGACAGGAATGTGATCCCGAACCAAATCCCACAGTTCGGCAATCACCTTGCTCTCACTTTTCATGTAGATACTCCACTGTCTCTAAATGGGGGTGATTGCCGCCACCCCCAAGGTTAGAAACCTACTTATCCAACTTCAGATTTTACTTGTCCGAAACCGGATCGTAATCTGCGGAGTCCGTGTGGTCGAAACCACCTGCGGGTGCTTCCTCGACGTCCCAGCCTTCTTTCTCGCCCATGATGATGTCGAGCCAGCCGTTGGCCTTGTAGCGCTTGCGGAAGTCCTTGAAGACTTCACCGGTGACCGGCGAAGTATAGACGTACCGCATGCCCTCGCGGACAACGAGACCCTTCTTTTCGAAGAGGTCGAACAGACCCGAGTAGGGGTCCATGCCCTTGTCGTAGGGGATGTTGATATACAGCTTCTCGAACGGCTTGGCGTAGCGGCTCTTGCGAACCACGGCCGTCGAGCGGATGCCTGCCACTTCACCTCCAGTGAGCTTGTTGCCTTCTTCGTCTTCTTTCAGAAGGTACTTGTTCATCTGGATGATGACCGACGAAGCGAACTCCAGCATCTTGCCGCCGGGGATCGTGTCGGGCTTGTACTGGTCTTGCGAGTCGTACACGTGGTTTGTGGCCAGCAGGCCGATGGGCTGCGACGCGATCTTGGCCATCGTCACACGAAGCATTGTCGTGATCTGTTTGGCCTTCAGACCCATGTCGCCTCGCTGATCGCCTTCCATGAATTGCTTTTCTTGGTTGGGCGTGATCAGCATCCCCAGCGAGTCGATGATGAAGAGCATCTTGGGACGCTCCGCATACGGCTTGCTGTCGTTCTCGGCCTTGTAGTTGTCGATGGCCATGCCGATCATCTGCGACACGTCGTCGATGGTGGCGCCGCTGATCTTCAGCATCTTGTCCGGAGCGGTATCGACGCCCAGAGCCTTCAGCCACGACTCGTCCAGAGCGTTTTCGGTGTCCACGAGGATCGGGAACACACCCTTCGCCTGAGCGTCCTTCATCAGGTTGGCCGACGCGATGTAGGACTTGCCGGAACCGGAGTCCCCAGCAAACATCGTGAACTTGCCTTCCAGCGGAATTCCGCCGAAGAAATCGTCAGAGATCAGATAGTTCAGGGCGTAGCAGCCCGTGTTCAGCCACGTCTTGGGATCGTTGAAGCCATGGGACAGACCTTGGATCGACTTATCGATCCCCTTCCGCAGCTTTGAAATGTCAAAAGGTAGAACCATGTTTGCTTTCATGACTCATCGCGCGGTCATGCCACGTGACGAGCTTTCAATTGTGGGAGGAAGGTGTCCCGAGGGTTTGACCCCTCGGGACGTAGGTTGACGCTTAGCTGTTGGCTTGCGTGCGGTTGCGGATCATCGCCAGCAGGTCTTGCGGCGAGGCGCCAGCCGGAGCAGCAGCAGCTTCCGTGACCGGAGCAGCAGCGGCGACGGGAGCCGCAGCTTGAACCACCGGCGCCGGAGCAGCAGCGACAGCAGCCGGGACGTAGGCCGGAGCCGACGCCGTGGCGTTGTCGTCGTTGCCGCCGCCACCGTTGCCGCCGCCGTAGGCGCGGTAGTAGTGGCCGTAGGACGCGAAGTCGAACGGACGACCAGCCAGCGAGTCCTCGAACATCGCCTTGATGGCGGCGATGCGATCAGCGTCCGGCTTTTCGCCCTTGAATTGCTTCAGGTCGAACAGCTTGTACTGGTCGATGGCCAGCAGTTCCTGCTCGTCGAGCGAGCGGGGCTTGGTGACGATGAACTTCGAGTTGTCGTAGTTGGCGTATTCGCCGCGCTGTTCCTTCTTGATCCGGAAATCCAGACCCGACAGGTAGTCAGTCGGCATGTTCTCGATGTCCGGGTCCATCAGGCTGTCCTCGATCTTCTTGAAGATCGACTTGTTGATGATGAAACGACGGATCGGGTTTTCCGGAGCGTTCTCTTCCGCGAACGGCGACGCTTTCACGAAGCCTTGGAAGATGTAGCTGACCTTCTTGTAGTAGATGCGTGCAGTCGGCTTGCGGGCCTCGTCCTTCCACCAAGGGCGGATGGCTTCGATGACCGGGCACTTCTCGCCCCACATTTCGACGCAGGGGATGGTGACTTCGACCTGCTTGGAGGTCGGATAGTCGCCGCCTTCCTGACCGGCGAAGGGCAGCTTGATGCGTTCGAGGTTGGTCCAGAAGAAGGGGTTGGCTTCGTCGCCATCGGGGAGGAAGCGCAGCAGGGCGTCCTCATCGACATTCATCTTCCAGAAGGGATAGGAAGCGTTGTCGCCAGTGCTCGTGGTGGTGCGTTGGCCTTGGCCGCTGCTCTTTTCCTTGGCGGCCTTCAGGGCCGCAACGAGTGCTGCTTTTGCGTTCGTAGTCATAATGTTTTGCCTCTTAATTTGCCTAAAGTATTAGTAGTTCTTTGCCAATAACCGGGGCCACTCAGTGCTTCCGGCTTTGTATTTATCCTCGGTATTGGAAATTAACACCGCTGATTATTCATGATCTCATAGTCGAAAATTCCGGGCAATATTCCCGTCAATCCACGAAAAAGGGGAGAGACCAAGTTGTCGGTCTCTCCCCTATTCAAGAGGCGATCCCACTGTTCAGTTGTACCACAGTGGGAAATTCAGGGCGATTTTATTGGAAGCGGCCCTGCAAACCAGCCAGAGCACGAAGACGGTCGATGCTTCCAGCGTCTGCCGTGGGGTCCTCGACTTCGCGCTTGAAGTCTTCGCCCTGATCGGTCGGGATCAGAACGTTGGATCGCGTCAGTTTTCCTTCGCTAAGCTCGTATCCACCGTTGTTCAGAACTTGCTCAACGTCCGGCCAGACTGCGTCAACCCATTCGTCGGAGATTTCTGTCTTGGCGCCGGTGTTGTACTCGACGATGCTTTGCAGGTAATAGGCCACGAGGCGACGGATGAACTTGCGGCTGTACTTCTTGTCGTCCTCATGCTCGCCCCAGCCAAACTCTTCGCCTTCCGAAGCAAGGAACTTCTCGACGTCGAACGTATTGACCGCGTCCTCCAGATCGGCGGTGGTGGCGCGGGCGTCGTTGCCGTCGTCGTGGGCCGGGTAATCGTCCATGCTTCCACGCTCTTCGATCACTTCTGCCTCATCGTCCTCTTCTTCTTCGTCACGCTCGGCCAGAACGGCTTCCGGCGAGAATTGGTCCAGCCATTCGCTGAACTCTTGGACGGCTTCGGACTTGATCCAGCCTTCCATTTCAGCTTCTTCGTCCACGATGTCTTCGTCGGCGTTCTCTTCCAGACCGTCGTCATCGACAGCGGGCTCGACATCCTCAGCCATGGCCTCGTCTTCGCAGCGGCACTTCTTGACCGCTTCGGTGACCGCCACGATGATCGTCTCGTCGATCTCGCGACCTTCCACGTACATCGTCTCGCGGATTTCGTCCGACAGGGCCTCGTCAGCCTCGTTCAGGGTTCCCTGCGGCAGTTCAGCGATGCGCTGGCTCTCATTGAGGTAGCCGCTCTCGCGCGACAGGCGCTCGAAGCACTTCCGCATTTCCTTCATCTGACGACGGCAGTTCTCGCGGATCGGCTGGGCCGACTCGCCGAGCGCCATGGCCTCGCCGCCGATGTAGTTCGAAGCCTGCGCGAGGCTGGAATAGTCCTGAGCCATGCGGGTGATCTGGGCGCCGACTTGGTCGTAGAAATTGCCGCCTTGGTTGACGTGCTGCGTCATCGCGCGCGCCGGAGCCAGTTGGCGGGTCGGGAACAGGAAACGCTGGCCCTGAGCGTCTTCGACGAAGATGCCCTTGATGTTGCGGCTACGGCCGCCAACGACGTCTTCCTTGACCGGCTTGGTGTGGCGAACGATCATGCGAGCGTTCTCCAGCTTCAGGTAGGACGACTTCGTCGTGCCGTACATGCCTTCCAGAATGATATCCGTTCCCATAGTATAGTTGTCCTCGTCTTCTGTAACGGATGCACTGCTGGCAAAGTCCGTGGGTTCAATTTCGCGGCCGGTTTCACGAGCGTTGAACAGCATGCTGAACTTGTTCGCGCACGAACGCAGCGAGTCCATAAGACCGACGACGTCGGCCAAATCCACGGACTTGCTGATGAAAAGGCGGATGCTGCTGTTCTCGCCGGACTCGACCAACGACACAAAAAGGTTGCCGTTCGTTGGAGTGTCAGCGTCGTCTTTGGTGGTCTCGGCGAACAGGCGTCGAGCATCCTCGGGTTCGTAAACCCGGTTGCCTTCATCCCCGTACATTTTGACCGTGTAATTGAACGCCCGGAGGATTTGGAAAACCTCTGCGGCGACGGTGCTGAACGAAATCAATTTGGTTCTCCAAGTGGCATGGAGTATGTATTTATCCCTTGATTTTCGTTCGGAGAGCAGCGTGATCGTTTACGACGTTCCGTGGGAGCAATGGTTCGCTCACCCGTCGTCCCTGAGTGACCTGCAAGGCTCGCCAGCCTATCACACCAAGAAATATCAGGAGAAATTCTACGAGATCATGGGGCGTTTGAACTCGACCCACATTTCAGTCGATGACTGGAACGATCTCGAAAAACACTACAACGGCATCGTCCGCAAAGGCTTCAACTCGTTCAACGCCCTCATAGAGGCCGTGGACGTCGTGAGAGACCAACGGGACATGCTGGTCTACATGTGCGAACAGGCCGGTCCACGGGCCTACAGGGTCGTTGTGGAGGGTGGTGACGACGAGATCATCATGTGGTGCAACGAATTCACCAAGGGCGACTGGCGATTTTTCGTGGCCGACGCGAGCAAGAACCGGTTCGTGACCATCTTGGAGAATGAGACTGACCAGACCTATTTCAAACTGCGGTTCAGCTAAGAAAAAGGCCCCGGATTTCTCCGGGGCCTTTCGCGTTCAGTCAGGCCCGATTACTCGGACTTGCCGCCCGGAGGCGTGATGCCCGACAGGCGCTGGAGACGCGCGATCTCCTGCTTGGTCGTGTCACCGCCAACTTCCTTGGCCAGCAGGGCGCCCAACATGGCGTCGATCAGAGAGCCACCGCCCTCGCCATTGCCACCGGCTTGGACGAGAGGAACCAGTTGGGTCTTGTTGACCGCCAGATCGCCGAAGATTTGCATCTGGGCGTAGGCTTCCTTGCCGACCGCTTCGACCTTGGCTTGCAGAACCGTGGCTTCGGCGTTACCGACCGCCAGTTTCTGGGCCGCCGTCGCTTCACCGACCATGGTCAGAACCTCGGCGTCAGCCTTGGCGTTGATGGTCTTGGACTCAGCGTCACCGCTGGCCTTCTTGACCTTCGCCTTGGCGTCCAGTTCGGCCACTTCCACGGCCCGCTGGGCGTCAACGACGCGACCTTGGGTGTCAGCCTTCGACTTGGACTCTTCCAGCGACTGGCGGGCCACTTCCGAGGCTTCCTGCTGCTTGAAGGTTTCGATGCGTTGCTGAGCGACCTTCCGGTCGGTCAGGGTCTTCATCAGTTCCTCCGGTGGCACGATGTCGCCGATCAGGGTGTCCACGGACTGCACGGCGTAGGCGGTGATCGCCGCGTCGATGCACTCCTTGGCCTTCTTCTGCTCTTCAGCGCGGCCCGACAGGAATTGGATGATGTCGGAGGCCTGAGCCGAGTTGCGGAAGTAGTTGCCGATCAGCGGTTCCAGAACCTGCGTGACGAGGTTTTGCATCGAGCCGAAGCGGGCGATGACCTTCGAAGCGTCATCCGGAGCGATGTGGATGATCTGCGAGACGTCGAGGTTGAACGAGAAACCATCCGCCGAACGCACCGTGATGGTCGAGAGGTTGCGGTCGAGAGCGTGGCTCTCGGTCTTGGCGCCCGCCCAGTTGAGCACGATGTTCGTGGTCGGGACCATTTCCACCTTATGGGTGTAGGTGTTCATCGGGTACTTGCCCGGATCGAGCGCCTTGTCCCACACGCCCTTGAAGCCGCGCTGCACGATGTTGGCGTGGATATCGCTGACTTCCTTGTCGAGCGGAATCTTGCCGACGAAGGCGTTGACGACGCCGACGTAACCGATGGGCACGCTCACCAGATCGACCAACTCAACCGAAACGAAGTTCGGATTGTGGTAGTACGTACCGGCCAGAATGACCTGCTCTTGGCGACCCTTGTAGCCGCCCGCGCCGATGAAGGCTTGGCCGTCTTGGAAGCTGTGGTGGCCCGTGACTTCCGGACCCGCGATGTCGCCGGTCGGCAGAGACGTGCCGTCGTAGGTGGTGACGAGGCCGACCTTGTTTTCCGGAATCTGCGTGGCCGGGACGACGCGGATGGAGAACAGCGCCGTGTTGATCCGGTACGTGCCGGGGCGGATGGCGTCGATCTGAGGACCGCGCTGGCCGCCGTTGGTCAGGAAGGCGCGCGCGTCTTGGAACGAGTCGGCTTCCTTGACCGTGCGGGCCAGAACCCGGCCGACTTGGATGGGCAGACCGTCATTGGCCTCGACGATGCCGACATGGCCTTCCTTGATCGTCGTGAAGGGCGACAGGTTGATGTCGTACTGCCACGGCCAATACCAGAGGTGCAGGCCGGGTGCGAGACAGTCGGCCTGAATGCCAGCTTCACCCTTCAGAGCCACGAGGGCGCCGTCCGGCAGGCGGATGTCTTCACCGATCAGACGGAATTTCTTGGTGACGATGCCGATCTTGTCCTGCGGAACGAGGATGACCCCGAACAGGCGGAATGTGATCGGCCAGAAAATGATGGCCAGCAGGATGGGCAGAACCCACCAGAAACCGAGAATGGTTTGAAGGAAATGCGGCATAGAAGCCTCGATGGTTAATAACTCTCCATCGAGTACCATGGCCATACCATTGTGGTAAACCAAAATCTGGTAAACGAAAATTAGGCGCCCGGAAATTCGTCCACGAGCGTTCCCTTCGCCCGGCCGTCGTGCCCATAGCGCATGACGATGTAGGCGCCGGTCTCGGTGTTCTGACAGCGCACGGTGATCGAACCGGTCATGTAGTCGAACCGGTTGAACTTGGGCTTCGACACCTTGCCATACCGCCGCTCCAGCGCAAGGCGGGTGCGGCGGCAGTGGTCCGGATACTGGGTCTCGACGTCCACGTCAGACCTTCACGATCTTGGGCGGCTTGGTGACGAACGCCTCGATCTCACCACCGCCGCCCCACACCATCCATTTGTCCTGCGTGACCGCCCAGCCGATGGCGTTGCGGAGCTTGCCGCTAACGACGCCCAGCAGTGGCCCACGGGTCTTGGAAGACGGGCTGTTGTCCTCGCTCTCGCCGTAGACGGCCCAGTCGCCAACGTCGGTCAGCTTGAAGCCCTGACGCATCAGCGCCGCGTGGCTGGAGCGGTGGAGGAAGCAGAAGAACCGGTACTCGGGCATGGCGTGGACTTCCTTGCCATTGCCCGACCGCTTGGTCGCCGTCAGGAACCCGGCCGAGAAACATTCCCACAGGGCGGCGACGTCCCCGTAGTAATAGATCGGCACATAGTCGGGATCGCCCTTCATCTTCAGGCTGGGGTCGATGGTCGGACACCACATGAACGGGTCTTCCGTGCCGAGCATCGTGGCCAACTCGGCGCGCGGACGGACTTGCTCGCCGTTGCGCTCGACATGCCATTGCTCGAAGCTGTACTTGACCCATTCCTGCTGCGCGAACGATTCGAAATCGGGGTCGAAGGGTTCGGACATCTGCGCTTCGGCGGCCGTGCGGCGCCGGATCAGATATTGCAGGGCGCGAGCGGCCTTGACCGCGTCCCGGCGGTCTTCGATGTCACCCTCATCGAAAGTACGGCCCAAGGACTGGATGTCCTTGACGTAGTCGTCAAGTTGCTTGATGGCGTGATCGGGGGCGATGTCGCCCTTGTCGAACAGGTCGCGGATGATCTGAACCGTCATGGGTCAGTCCCTCAGAAAATCGAAGCCGTTGAGCGGGATGATCAGGTAGCGAGCGTGGGCGTTGTCCACGTTCGACCACGAGGCGGCCTTCCACGCTTCTCGCGCCTTGGTGCGCGTCGGATAGAGGCCGACAACCGTGGGCGTGGCCTTGAAGACCGGAGGTCCGGCTTGCACCTTGTCCAGCAGGCCGCCGACGACCAAGAACGCCGGGTTGGGGTTGCCCAGATCGGTGAATTCGATGCGGACGTGTTCATGGTCCGATACCATTTCCACCAGCGCGGTTTCGAATTCCGCGTTGTCGGTCAGGTAGATGTAGACGGCGCGACGGGTGAAATCGTTGTCCGCCATGGTGTCTTCGTAAGACCACGAGAATTCACCCTCGAATTCGTCGGTGTCCTTCACCGGGCGCCCGAAGCGTTCGATCAGCGAGCGGACGGCCGCCACGCTGTCGAAGGTCTGGTCCATGAACCGCGACGGAATGATGATTGCCAGCTTCATGCTGTACCCTTGGGCTTGAAAAACGTGCGGCCGTCTTCCGTCAGATCGAAGAGACCGTCTTGCTCGGTGACGTACTCGGCGCGGATCATGTCGTTCATGACGCTGGACGTACCTTGGGCGATGTCGGCGCGGACCTTGGGACCGTCAGCCAGCGCATCAGCCAGAGCGTAGGCGCGCATGTCGTGCGCGACCAGCGTGCGAATCCATTCGCGGTCGGTCAGGTCAGTTAAATGGGGCATGCTGACCCAAGATGAATTGGAAGAGCCACGCGATGAAACACGCCGTGGCGATGCCGAAGCAATACCACATGCCGTTCTGCATCCAGTGGACCTGCCGCTGATGACGGGCGTAGGCTTTCTTTCGCTCGACGGCCATGTTGAATTCGATCTGTCGCCACTTGCCGTTGCGGAAAATCTGCGTCGTGCCGTCAGGCAGAGGACGCAGGTCTCCGTCTTGGGGTTTGATGCGGGGTGTGTCAGTCCCAATGACCATAGGGCCACGGGGAGGACTGGCGAACCCGCCGCTGCTATCAACCGGCAACGGGAACGCCCTTCTTGCCCTTGCCAGCCGCCTTGGCCGCAGCCTTGTCGGCCTTGGCTTGGATAGCGGCGGCGACGGCCTTGGTCAGGGCGACGGCGGCGTCCGTGATCAGCGTCTTGACGCGATCCAGATGCTTTTCAAGCTCGTTTTCCTTCAAGGTCGGCGTGACGGCGATCTGGCCGAGGACCGGGATCATCGTGCGGATGCGGTCAGCCTTGCCGGTCTTGAACAGCGCTTCCATCGCGCCCTCTTCCGGCATGGTGGCGCTCTGCTCGTCCTGCCACATGAACAGGTCGGCCGGGATGCCTTCCTTGCCTTGCAGAAGGCTGGTGATCAACGCGCGCATTTCGGCCGTGTTGTGTTCCGGGTTGAAGAGGTAGGTCCCCGGCACGGTGACGACCTTGCGGGTCTTGATGCGGTTCGCCTTGCACAGGGCGATCTCGCTTTCCTTCAGGCCGGTGGTGCGGTCGCGCAGCACGACGCTGGCTTGACCGTCTTCCTCGACGGCGCGGAAGTTGTCGGGGCGGGACTTGGTCTTGGCGCCGGTGTTGACGAAGTAATCCAGAACCGGGCCGTCCTTGATGCCGCCCAGACGGGTGTCGTATTCGGTCTTCAGCGCTTCGAGCGCCTTAGCGATCACCGCGACGTCGCGCATGCCAGCGATACCGACTTCAACCACGGCTTCCTTGGGGGCGGCCGGTGCTTTGGTGGGATGCTTGTCGAACATGGCGGACGGGTCTCCGAGATCGTTGATCCAATGCCGGACTCATACGGGCAATTTGCGTTTCGGTCAACCAAATTGTGGTAGCAACCCAAGAAAAATGGGGTGCGTTTCCACACCCCATTTCTTTACGTGACGACCGGCATTGCTCCACCGTCGTTTTCTGAGTGGAAGAGTTCGTCGTCTTCGATGTATTCACGCAGATCGCCGATGTCATTGGTGAACCCGAGGACCGTGTCCAACATGCGGACGATAAGCAGAGTCGATGACACGAGGTCATCGTGTGCTCCAGCCTTGGCCTTGAATGTGTTCTCAGAGCCAACGAACGTCTTCAGTTCCTTGATCAACTGGTCACTGGTGATCAACATGCGGCGAGATTCCACGAGGCTCTTGAAGCGCGCACAGGCCGACAGTTTCTTGCGATTGTCGGTCGTGAGGCCCTTGCGGAAACGACGTGTCTGGCCCTTGCGACGTTTCTCGCTGACGAACGTGCCGGGGAAGCGTTCTTCGCCGGTGTCTTCGATGATCTGAAGGATCGCCTCGCCGATGGAGTTGTTCTCCACCGTCCAGTAGATTTCCGGCTCACCTCGCTGTCGAGCATCGTCGCGTAGCGTTTCGTCGATGAACAGCAGCGTCTTCAGCAGGTTCATGACTTGGAACTTGGGCGTGGACTCGTTGTTCTGCCACTCGGCGACTTGGATCATTTCCGGAAGCTCGAAGACCTGAATAGCTCCGTAGTCCCGGCCAGTACCAAGGCTTGGGTCGAGGGCCACCAGATAGGTCCGGTTCGGCTCTGGGTCCTTGAACCAGCGCATGTGGTTGCTCTGAATCCACTCGGGATCGAAGCCACGCATGCCGGACAGGGTCAGCGGGTTGATGAGCGTTTCATCGTCGGTAACGAAGTCGCACTCGAACTCTTGACGGAAGCGAGCTTCACCAAGCTGTTCGCGATAAGGCCGCGCCCATTCCTCGTCGCGTTCGGGGTGCTCGCTCCACGGAACCTTGACCGCGAAGAAGCCATTCTTGCCCAGACCGTTCTTGGTCTTGTTGCCGTGCTTATCGACGTTGTCGATGGCGCCGCGCCAGATTTGAGCGAATTGGTCTTCGTCCGACTTAGGCGTCGAGGTGATGATGCACGAACCACCGGTCGAGAGAACCGGCTGGATCGAGGTCCAGAAATCCTGAGCCTTGTTGGGCGGCACGAACGCGAATTCGTCGAGGTACAGCAGGGTGATCGACAGACCACGACCGGCGTCCGACGACGTCGCGCGGGCGATGATCTTCGAGCCGTTGTCGAAAGCAATCGTACCCTTGTTGTACTCAGTGATGCCCGCCCGGATGTAGTCGGGGCAGTTTTCGTACGCGAAACGGATGCGCTCCATGATTTCGAGCGCTTGGTTCAGCTTGTTGGCGGTGACGAGGATGGTCGAGTCAGGATTGAACATCGCCTTCCACAGGAGGTAGCCTGCGGCGACGGTGGTCTTGCCCATCTGACGCGCCGTCAGCGCGATGGTGAACCGGTTGTTGTGGAACGCCTCGATAATCCGGCGCTGGAAAGGATAGGGCTTGAAGAACAAAGCACCTTTCTTCGGGTGCTGAATTTTCATGAAGTTGCACATGAAGAACATCGGGTCGTCAGTGCAGTGCACGACGTCCGCGATCATCTTCTCAGTGTAAGCCATCTTAGTATGTGGCTTCTTGATAATGTCTTCTGCTTTACTCATCCATGTCGAGACGAAAATGGCTCCGCCACCCTGCCTACTCTGTTGTTTCTACAAAGTATTTAGGTGGCGAAGCCAATTTATTCGCGGAGGAGTCGTATTAGATCAGGCTTTATCGCTGCTTAGGCGTCGATCAGAGCGTACTTGATGAAGAACGGCATGTACGGTTCGAAGGTCTCTGGGCTGATCACCGGACCAGCCGAACCGGCGACGATGTACGGGCAGACGATCTTGCCTTCAGCCGCATGGCGCGCGATCAGTTCCTTAGTCTCGACGACGAGGCCGTCGTATAGCTGATGCAGGAATTCTGTCTCTGCGGCTTCCCCGCGCCGGGTGACGTCATCCTGAAACGCCTCGAACTCCATGATGGTGGAGAAACGGTGGGTGAGGATTTCGACGTCCTTGCCCTGAACCTGCTTGTCCTTCACGTAGAGACGTGGATCAGGGAACAGCGATTCCGCATGGCGCGCGGCATAGGCCAGCGACAGCTTGTTGGCTGCGGCGGCGTTGTTGGGTTCAGTCCGGACGCCGTTTTCGGCGATGAACTTGATGTAGTGCATCAAGTTGTCCACGAGCACTTGGATCGTTGCGAAAGATGAGGGCATGTTCATGCGTTGATCACCGCGTATTTGGTTGTGAATGCCACAACAGGCTCGAATGTCTCGGGGTCGATGATGACTGACGACGACGAAATCGGAAGGTATGGGCACATGATCTTTCCTTCCGAAAGCAATTGATCACGGATCACGATGATCTCATTGGCCAGAAATTCGTAGAGCAATGCGGTGATCTCTTCTTCGATGTCGGCTGCGGAAAGTCCGGTCGTGCTCGCGGCTCCCTGTGCAGCTTCGAACGTCCAGCGAGCTTTCAGCTTGGTCGTGATCAGGTCTTTCACCGACTGGCCACGGATGTCTTCAAATCTGGAATTGACATGAAGGCTTTCGTCCGGCCAAATCTTCAAAGCATACCGCTCTGCGAACGGCTGAGTGATGCGTTTGATAGTCGCGTACCCAGCAGAAGCGCCGGAAATGCGATCCGTGCGATTTTTCTCGTAATCGACTTCAATGTTTTCAAGAATTGTGTGCATACTATTAACTTAGCACACAACATAATTTACTGCGATTTTAAGCCGCCCAACGATCCTTTACTACCGGCTGAGGCTGGTAGATGCTGTTGGCCAAGTCCATCATGTAATTCTTGAACTCGTCGTACTGGTCGTTCTGCTTACGCCAGTGCTTCTCGACCATTGCGAAGTCGTTGAAATTGGGGATTTCGCCGGTCACGGTGACGCGATAACGCGTGTGGCCGACCTGCATGTTGTGCTTGGGTGAGACCTTGGCGAAGCGCTTGTCCACGTACTTGACGTCTTCCGGGTCCACGTCGAAGGTCGCGCCTTCCTTGTTCGCCCACCAGATCGCGCAGGTCATCATGAAGGTCTTGAACTTGTCGTTCTGTCCACCGAAGCGGACGATGATCGCCTTGCCGTCGCGCGGCTCGCGGACCAGCACGTAGCCCTTGATCATCTGGTCGTGGAAATGCTCGCGGTCATCGCGGCCGATCAGGTTCTTCAGTTTCTTGTCGTAGAGGATGAAGTCGCCGTAGCCGCCGACGTAGAGCAGCCAGTCCTGCGGCTTGCTGCTGAGGTCTTCCGTGTCGGCCTTGGGACGCATGGACAGGTGCGCGCTGTCCACGATCTCCTTGACGCGCTCGATGGACATCTGACCCGAGCGGACCAGCTTGGTGTAAGTCCCGTTCTTCAGAGCGTCGCGGACGAACTCGCGGTGTGCCTTGACGAGGTTGTTGCGGCCCGCGTCGGTGAATCCACCTGAGTCCTTCATCGGCTCAAGCGTGCGTGCGATCTTGATGAGCATGGGGCCGAGGCCGAAGCCACGGTATTCCTTGGCGACGTAGACGAGCATGGCGCCCCATTCGTCCTGCGTGCCGCCGACCTTCTGGCCCTCTTCGTTCCAGACGCCGATCATCGGACCCTCGCTCTCGTCCTTCTGACGGAACTCGAAAGTCAGGCCCTTGATGATCTTGCGACCAAGCAACTTGGGGAAGGTGTTTTTGTTGGACGAGCCGTACCCGTTGTTGATCTGATCAAGCGACCAATTGTACGCATGGCCTTCGTGCCATTTGCGGCTCTGGTTGGTCGCCTGCAAGTATTCCTTGCTTGTCAGATATGCAGGGTTCGTCGGGATCATGATCCCTTATTTAGGGCTCACCGTCTGCCCACATAGCAATGATCTCTTCTTGTCTAGGCGACAACTTGTGACCCTTGACGTCCCGAAGGAACCGGAGGGCACGGGCGCTTTCGATTTTCTGACGCCGAGGCTCGTAGGTCGCTTCCCTCAATTGGGCTTTGACCGATGCAAGCTCGGCGCGAAGACCTCGAACATCGTCGATGGCGGCGACCGGATCAAGCCACTCGTACACGTTCCAACGCCCTTTGTTCTTTCACAACACGACCGGCCAGCGCGAAGCGCTCAAGGCCAAGGTCGTCATATAGGTGGCGGCCGATCAGATGCCGCATGGTTCTCAGACGTTGCTCGCGGTCAGCGCCGCGATAGACCTGCGGCAGGTCCCCAAAGTACGGGACCGCGCGGATGCCCATGAAATCCCGGTCCGGCTGTTCCACCGGCGGCTGAGGCACACGAGGCTTGGGCAGGTAGGGAACGAGCCATTCCTGCTGCTTGGCGGCCTCGCTGAGATTATAGGGGTTGCCGATCTCCAGAATCTTGTCTTCCTCACCAGCCTTGATGTGCATGACGATCCCAGCGACGTGATCGAAGATCGGGACGTTCGGCGTGTAGATGCAGATGTCGCACAGGTGGATGTCTTCGTCCTTGGTGAACACCTTCAGGCCGGAGCCGCCGTGCTCATAGGCCATGCGGCCGGTGCGATGGATTTCGTAGACGCAATGCTGGCCCTCAATCCTGATTCGGTCGCCGCTCACGAACATCCGCGTGGCGTCGTCGCCGATCAGGGCGCTGAGGAATTTCATGCTGCGCTTCATGATGCTGCGCGCATGCTTCTGCTCGCGGCGAATGAAGGCCTTGGCGTTCTTGATCGGCCGCAGGTCTCGCTGATAAAACGGGATGCCCTCGACGTCCTGCGGGCGCTCGTACAGGCGCGATTGCAGGTAGGCCGTGTGCTCGGCGTCGATGCGAAGCAAGGTGTCACGGTCGAGGCCCTGAAGGTCGGCCGCGATCCTGTTCATCGCCCGCCGCATGACCTTCGTGGTCTGGTTGAAGTGCTTGGCCTCTCGCACCTCCGCTGTGACGCGCCGGTGGCCGTGGTTCACGGCGCCAATCGCCAATTCACTGACGTGATTTTGTAGGACATGGCCGAAGGTCTCGACACTGGACACGGAGACACCCAACGCGGCCTTGGGGAAGGCCGCGCGCCACTCGGTGAACCGGGCTTCCATCATGAGCGCCTGATACGACAGGCTATCGCCGTGGGTGTCGAACACCATGCCCGGCGGGCTGCGATAGTTGCCGATCACGTCATCCGTGTATGGATCGACGTTCTGGTAATAGTAGTAGGTGTCGGGGCCGATGTCCCCGAGGATCAGGGAGCAGTCGAGAAACCAGCTATTCTCGTGCGCGACCAAGCATCAACCCCCGCGCATGGGCGCGAGGCCGACCGATTGGCTGTTCATGATCTCGTCGGCGCTGGTCGAGACGACCGGCGTCTCTTTGGCGTACCACTTGTCGTCGGCGCGGGCCATTTCAACCTTGCCGCTGGTGAACAGGTCGCGAATGTCTTGATCGTTGATCGTCTTGGCGATCACGTTGCGGCCCTTGAGTTGGGAGACCTTCTTGATCTCCTTCGTCCGCTTGAGAGCCGAGCCGAGGATCGGCTTGCGGATCATGAACCGCACGCCCTCCGACAGCTTCTTCTCGATCATGGCGCGGACGGCGTCGTCTTGGTCTTTGTCCCAGACGAATTCCACATCACCGTCTTTGCCGGTGATGATCATGTGTCGGCTCATCGCACCCTCGCGTAAATCGGAGCTACGCCACTGTCCATGAACACGTGACTGAAGCCTGCGGCTTTAACGTCTTGAAGCTTGGCAATCAAGTCGTCGATTGCCCCTTCGTAATTGTCGAGATCGGGGCGCCTGTCCCAAGCCTGCTGACCGGCCGCCAAGGTCACCCGGCGGCGGTGTGCAAGCACGAAATTTCCTCGCCAATCCCGGCATTTGTGGCCGGGTTCCGCTTGGCATGTCGGACATTGGAACGACAGGGCTTGGTCGGATTTAGCTTGACGGTTCACGCACGCACCTCAAACGAGTGGGCGGATCATAGCCAGCCAGTTTTGAACTGGCAAACCAAAAATGTGGTTAAGCTGGGCGCGACCGGAAATCGCTGATCAGGGTCTTGATCGTGCGCGCCGAGGCGGGGTCGTTGAACAGGGCTTGGAGGCCGAAATGCAGCGGTGACGGCCAGTGGCCCCACTCGCACCATTCAAAGCCTTGGGTTTCCCAATTCCGATGCGGCGCGAATTCGTTATCGACGACGCCGATGAAGTTGAAATACTGGAAGCTTCCCGACTGGAACCGGAAAGCCGGGACGATGTCGATGGTTCCGGAATATCCGGTTTCCTCACGGGCCTCGCGCATGGCGGCGGCGGCCGGGTTCTTCATTTCGGAGCGATCTACAGCGCCGCCCCAGTTTCCCCACGTGTGGGGCTGCTCGACTTCAGACGAACGGTGGGCCAGCAGGAGGCGACCGGTTCGACGTGACAAGAAGACAAGGCCCGCACCGGCGGAACCCCAGAAACCGGTCCGTTGAAGCGCGTCAGCGTGATCCGATTCGTTGTCGTGATACGCGCCGTCGTCTTCTTCATCGTCGATAGACGATTCGAACAGGTCTCTCATGTCCATCATGCGTTCCCAATAAAGGCGATAGCCTGCTTCTTCAGTTCAGCGAGAACACGGGCTTCCGCGTCGAATTCCTTACCGCTTGCGTCTCGGACGGAAACGATAGTCATTGCATCGGGGTCACCGCGACCGCTGTAATCAGCAGTGGCCGTACCATGTTTTCCGGCAATTGTCCACGGAAAGTTGTAAGTACCGCGCGTCGAGTTGACTTCACCGGCGTAATCGTCGTCGTCTTCCTCGAAGAACAGGCTCTCTTCGAGTGCTTCACCCATGAACTGGGCGATGATGTTTTGCTCGCCGGACGGATGGGCTGCAAGCATAGCCTTCAGCTTGGACGCAATGGAGCCCTTCAGGAAGCGGCTACGGCCGCTTTCAGCGTCGCGGACGGTGACATTGCCCAGCGTGTCGCTCTCATAGCCGTAGCGGTCGTTGTCGTCCTCGTTGACCATCGAGTTGTAGCTTTCCTCAATGTCGTTGCGGAGGCTGTGGATCAACTCGTGGACCATGTTGCGGGCATCGTTGACGCTGATGCCACCAAATTCTTCTGCGATCTCCCAGTATCCGGAGCGATCCAATTCGATGCCACGACGAATTTCGTCTTCGTCGATACCGGCGTCGTGGAACATCGCCAGCAACCGATCACGATCACTGCTGCTCAGGTTGCCCGGACCACCGAAGAATTCGTAGACGTTCGCCATTTACTTGGGGTCTTTCGTCGTGTCCATGTCGCGCGAGATCGTCGAGCGAGCACCGTCCTTGCCGTACAGGCGACGATAGGTGCGCTTGTGGCCCGACAGGTTGCCCTGCGGCGCGGTCGGCAGGTCTTGGCCATCGCCCGGCTGGCCGATGGTCGGTGCACCGGCGATGTCGGAGTTGTAGGCGCCATTGTCGTCGGCGACGTCCGGCTTGGGCATGTTCAGCCAGCCAAACTTGGCGTTCGGGGCGTCGATCTTCTGGTCGCCTTCACGTTCCTTCTGGACCGTGCGGAGATAGCCGAGCAGGCGGCCGTTGTAATCGTCGCCGTACAGTTCCGGGGTGTCGTGATCGGCTTCGGTGTAGTCTGGATCGTTCAGCAGAGCGTCACGGGTCATGCCCTTGGCGGCGGCTTCCTTGTCGATCTCGTCTTCAGCGTTCTTGCGCTCGTTCTCGATCTCGACCGGATCGTTGGCGCCGCGCACGACGACGTGCGTTTCCGGCAGGCCCAGAGCCAGTTGCAGTTCCTTCTGGAGGACGTAGGACGAGACCGGCAAGGCGGTCTGAATATCGACCATCCACACTTCCGAGCCGACCGGCACGTTGGTGAAATCGAGCGGAGCCTTTTGCAGCATCAGCTTGCGCGGCTTGCTGATGTCCACCGGGTCATACTTCAGCACGACGCGCTCAAGCCAGTCCATGGCGTTGTCGTCGAGAATGCAGATCGTCTTGATACGGTAGTTGTAGAAGCTCGTGGCTTCGTCAACGTATTGCTTGAAGTTCATAGGTAAAATCCCCGAAAACGGCGTTCCAGCTATTTATGCTTAGTCAGAACCGTCGTCGGGTTCCGGAGTCCATTCCGGAACGCCCGCTTCCAGACGTTCGCGCTTGGCGTCCTCGCGGAGCTTGCGGACCATGTCGTTGCGGTCGAAAATCACCGTGGCCTCTGCTTCCATGTCGGCAGTCTTGTTGCCCATTTCATGGTTCAGCTTTTTCTCTTCGAGTTCGAGTTTCTTCTGATCCAGCATCAGCTTGCGGATTTTGAGGTGTGCGTCGATCTTCGTGGCCTTGGCGTCCAGAGCCGTCTTGTAGAGCATGTTCGCCTTCTCGAAGAGCGTGGCCTGCGAGCGCGGTTCGGCGCTGTAGCCATAGTCCATGAGGTCTTGGGCGTGCTTCAGGGTCTCGTCGTGGATGGTGTCCATCGAGTCGTCGTGATCCTGAAGCGGCATACCGCTCATGACCAATTCGCTCCGGCTGGTGCTCGCCGGGAGATTCGACAGGTCGCCATAGTTGGGTTCAAAGTCCCCACCATCTTCGTCGTCGATCTCGACTTCAGGCATGACCTCGACGGCCTTGCCCTTCTTGTCCATGTCCATCAACTCTTCCATGCTCGGAAGGTTGTGCATGATTTCCATTCCTCGGGTCATTTCCTACCATCCCATTGAAAGATTTCTTCTTCCGTCCAGACGACGAACTTCCAGCCCTTGGCATCGCAGAATGCTTTGGCGGCTTGCCACTTCGCAGCATTGACGTTGCGGATTGCTTTGGTCTGTTCGTTCAGACGTAGTTTCTGGTATTTACCGTTCGGCAATTTCTTGCTGTCGTGGAGCGGGCTTTCCTTGACCGGCTTGACCTCGATCATTTCGATGTGGTGCTTGCCGTTCCGGTCCATGTATTTGACCAAGAAATCAGGGAGATACGTCTTCCACTTGCGGTAATAGGGGTGGTAATAGGTGACGTTCACCGACTCCGAACTCCACGCCAGATAGTACGGGTGGTCGTCCAGCTTCATCATCACCCGCAATTCCCATGAGGAACGGTAGGAGATCGGATGCTTGCCGTGATACTTGTCGGGGTTCTTGGGAGTGAAGACGCCGTTCGCCGTTTTCTTCTTGTTGGCGTGGGCCTGCACTTTTACTTCGAAATCACCACCGGTCGTGATAGTTGGCTTTTTGGCCACTACTAATCCTCGTCAAAATTCACGTCCGGAACACCTGCGGGAAGGAACCCGGCCGGGTTGCTGTCAGCAACGACGGGGGTAAGCTGGGTCACTTGGTTGAAGCCGATCTGGCTTACCGGAGCGCGATTGGAGTTGATGACCGCCAGAGCCATGCTCTTCAGGGACAGGCCGGACGAAGTCTTCGAGACCTGATCCGTGGCGGGTGTGCCTTCAATGACGCCAGCGGCGACTACGCCGCCCAACAGGTTGTTGTTGACGTACTGATTGGCGTACTTGTTGGACACGTTCGTCGCCGCGCCGAGCAGGGCGCTCTTGGCCGTATCGACCTTGCTGGACGAATAGCCGGAGACGACGTTCGACGACCCCGTGGACAGGATGCGCGAAGAGGCAGACGTCGCGGCTTGGCCGACCGTCTGGTTCAGCACCGATGCCAGCGCCGGGTTTCCGGTGGCGAGGTACGAAATGTCGCCCGCCAGACTGCCGGTGTTGACGCCGGTGGCCGCGCCGAAGTTGAAATTGCCGAAGATGCCCAGCGAGCCAACGCCTTGCGACCCGGTCGCGGTGTGCAGAGCGCTGTCCACGATCTGGCCGAGCGTCTTGTTCCGGAAGGACAGCGGCGCGGGGGCCACATCCTTGTCGGTGAAATTGTAGCCGTGTCGCGGCTTCGAGGACGCAGCGCCCTCGGGATCGAACGTGTTGCCGTTGAACAGACCGCCGAACACCGATGCGACAAGAGGATCAGACGAGATCGGCTGCGGCGCGGCGCCGTTCTGGTGGATCATCGCCTCATAGTTCAGCGTGACGCTGATCGTGGATGGCTCGGTGACCGAATAGTCAAGTTCGTCGGGGTCGAACGCGCTGATCTTGGGATTGATCAGGTCAAACTGGGTGAAATATCCACCCCAGACTTGATAGACCTCAAGTGCGTCGAAGAAGAATTGCGAGTTGAGGTCGATAGCATCCGACGACGAGTTCCGCAGCGTGAAGCCGAAACCCTCATCCATGCCATACATTTCTTCTGTGGTGACATCGTAGTCCCACATCGCATCTGAGTCTTGGCGGTATTCGCCGAAGTACCAGCGGCTGTACTCCACCCACATACGCATAGCCATGCTATCGGCCGTGTCATACAACACGATCCGCGCGGGTTGATTCTTGATTCCGGTGGTGACTTGGCGCTTCTTGCCGTACTGGTTAAGCTCTTCAATCTGGGGCTGGACAGAAGGTCGGTCAACCGACTTCGCCATGAAACCCAGATTGTCTTGCCAGCCAGCCCGTCCCGCTTGAGCGTTGTCTGCCCGCCGAAAGCGGACATAGAACAAGCTCTTCTTGCGCGGGACGGACTGACCATCAAGGCCAAAAACCGTTGTCGCCTGCCGAGGACTCTTAATGAAGTCGGGCATTGCGTCCTACTGTCTTAGGAACCAACCATCTTGCCAACGCCGAGTTGCGGGTTGACCGGCATCAGGCCACCCTGCTGCGTGGCGTTGTCGTAGCGAACCGTCATCTGGATCGTCAGGGCGTCCGACGAATCGTAGGCGAAGTCGCCGTAGTTGATCGATTCGAGGAAGCAGCCTTCGATGATCCACTGCTCGGTGACGGTGTCGTTGCCGCCATCCAGCGTTTCAAGGAACATCTGGAATTTGTAGTTGGAACCTGCTTCAGCAGAAGTCTGCTGATAGAAGTTCATTTGCTTCTGAAGCTGGTGACCCACCAGCTTGGAGACCGCGTTGGTGATGTCGTCGCGAACCGTCAGATCAAGCGTGGACCACTCGGCCTTACCGGCGTAGTAGCCGATAGAGTTGTACGAGTGGACGGCTTGGCCGGACATCGAGACGGACGGGCGACCGACGCTGACGACTTGCTGCGTCAGTTCAAGACCACCGTTGACCGGACCGAAATTGGTGACCCGCACGCGGAACTTCTGACGGGTCTTCGGCATCAGAAGACCGCCACGACCAGTGCCACCGCCAAGCGGAACACCCATATTTTGTAGTGTGCTCACGTAGTATACCTCGAAAAATACTGGCGCTGGATGCGCTTCGTTTCTTGCTTGTATTTATGGAGGCGAGTTATAGTCAGTGTTTACTGGAGACATTTACCCATGACTGACGACAACAAGTCTTCTCGTATCGAAGAAATCATCGAGCAAAACCGCAAAATCACGGAGATCATGGACTCTGAAGAGGCCAAACGTCGCGCCGAAGTGCTTGTTGACCTGCTCACGGAAATCCCCGACGACAGCAAGTCGTTCTTCACCAACTATTTCGGGTTGGTATTCGCGCGTGATCTGGCCGAAGAGGCGGGCGCCTTTCTTCCCATCGTCATCCAGATTCTTCAGGATTACCGGTTCAAGATCGGCCCGGATGTCGCTCTGGACATCGTGGCGGCAACGGCTGACTCCAACCTGTTGGCGTTCCTCGACGACTTCGCCGATGAAGAAGACCCCGAGGCTGAAGCCTTGGTGATGGTCTCCCGCCGGGTGATCGCAGTTCACCGCCACCTTCTTGAGCGGCGCTAAAGAAAAAGGGCGGCCCCAATGTGGAGCCGCCCTTCCTTCTCGGAGGTACTAAGGAGCCGAAGCTTAGACGAAAGTCGTCGAAACGTCGGTGAGGTCCGCCGACGAATTTACAATTCGCACGGGGATGTAGATGAACTCGACGGCCTTCAGCGGCTTGATAGCGATGTCGATCCAGAGTTCATTGCGGTCGCGGCGAGTCGGCGTGTTGTTCGATTCGTCGCAGAGAACCACGTAGTCTTCCAGTGCGCGCAGACCGACCAGACCGTTCAGGAAGCTCTCGACAGTCGCCTGTGCGGAAGAGCGGGTCTGTTCGTCGTTCTGTTCGAAGAGGAACGGCTTGACGATGTTGTCGAGGTTGTACTTGAGGTAGTTCGACAGACGGGCAACGTTGATGCGGTCCAGCGCGGTAGTCGTGCTGTGCAGCGTCTTCTGACCGTAAACAACCAGACCACGACCCGGAATGTAGGCAATCGGGTTGATCTTGTTGCTGTACAGGACGTCGCGCTGTCCTTGGTTGAGGATGACCGGCTTGAATTCGCCTTCGCTGGTGAGGTAACCCACCGACGAAGCATTCGTGACCAGACCGCGACGGTAACCAGCCGGAGCATACCACTGGTATGCAACTTGGTCGTTGTACGCGATGGTGTTCAGCGCCATCGTGGACGGCGGGATCATCACTTCGTTGCCGCTCAGGTCGGTTCCCAGACCCCACGGGTAGTAGACGCCGACGTACGGGTTGGCGACGGTCAGACCGTCTTCGCCCGTGGACGGTGCGTTCTTCGTGTTGCCAGCCCAAGCCGAGACAGTCGTGCCACCCGGAGCCAGACGGATCGGGGTGTCGCCAACGACGAACGCCACTTCCTTCTGGTCGGTGTTCAGCGCGACCATTTCATCCATCAGTTCCGGATAACCCGGAGCCGCGATGAGGTTGAAGTAGACCAATTCCGAACGGATATCTTCGTTCTGAGCGATCATTTCGGCCATGGCGCGAACGATCATCAGACGCTGAGCCTTGCGGCCCATGTACGGCGTGCCGTCAGCCTTGTTGCCCGAAGCCGTGACCCAACGGCCAGCCGAAGCCAGAGCCGGGAACAGGCCAGCGCTACCGCTGTTGTGGTAGTCGGTGATCGTGTAGTCGGTGTTCTCGTCGAAACCACCACGCTTGAAGTAGTTCGGCATCCATTCCTTGACGTTGTACGTCGCGTAGCGGGTGTTGAACATCAGGATGCCGTCCGGATACGTGCGGGCATCCGGAGCGTCAGGATCGACGAAATTGGACGCCAGCATGTCGGCGGCTTCTTCCGAGTTGTAGGCGTACGTGCCGGGGTTCGGGTTGCCGGTGTAATTGGTTCCCGAGTTCTGACGAGCGTCGGCGAAGGCGATACCGAACGGCGTCGTCTGGTCGGTCTTGTCGATCAGGTTCCAACGGACTGCGGTCGCGTCATAGCGATACAGCATCGGATAGTTTTCGAGGTCGCTCGTATCGACCCACAGGTCGTTATCGACCAGTTCAGTGCCGTCCGACTGATACAGCGGCGCCGTGCCCGCGAACAGAACGCCTTCCGGGTCCGTTTCGGTGTACTTGCGCTTGTAGCCAACCCACTGCGTGCCGTCGCCGTACATGATGTCGGCGCGGAAATCAGCGTTGTACCAGTACGTGCCCGAGGCCGGAGCGGTGGTCGGCGGAACCGTACCAGCTTCGTAGCTCAGGTTTTCCCAGCGCAGGCCGCTCCAGCGACGCAGTTGCTGCACGCCGGTGTCGGCGTCGAAGCCAACATAGACCGTGCCGATCAGCGGAGTGCCGAAGGCGGCCGTGGCGGCTTGGTCCTTCGAGGCGACGCCGTCGTTCAGGGACGAGTTGAAGGCGTAGAACGGTGCAGCAACCGTGGTCCAGCCACCGGTGTTGCTCCACAGCTTAATCTTCCACAGAGCGCCCTTGTTCGGGATCGAACCCTTGATCCAGACCGAACCCGTCGCCGAGTTAGCCGGGTACTGGGCGTTGTTGGTGAAGTAGACCTTCACGCCACGGTACAGGTTCGGAACGATGCCCAGCGTGGTCAGCGGAGTGCCAGCGCCGTTGCCGATGGTGATGTCGGCGCCGGTCGTGTCCTTGATGACCAGAGCGTCGTTCGTGTTGGTCGCGACGACGTTCGGGATAGCGGCGGCGTTGATGTTGGCGACGACTTCGTCCAGCGCGCCCGTGCCGACGACGGCATTGCCGCCGAGGTCGAGGGTCGTGTCGAAGGCGACCGTGTATTGCTGGCCGTCGCTCGTGATGACGATGGTGTCCGTCGTCATGATGTTGTTCGGCGTCGTGCGGCCGGTGATCGTCGTCGGGCGCTTAGCGGCCCACTCGTCGGAACCGGTTTGATACCAAGCACCGTCGATCTTTTCGTAGATCAGGTTGTCCGACATGGTGACGACCACGGCGAAGTCGCCGTCGTTGCCGAACGCCGGGTTCGGGACATCGGTGTCGCCATCGGGGACAACGTTGCCTTCAGCAGCGATCAGGACAGGTTGGGTGGACCAAGCCAGACCCGGATTGGCGTTGCCCGACGACTGGAACACACCGAACGAAGTCTCGCTCAGGTCGAACCAGTAAGTGCCCGGCAGAGGGTTGCCGACCGGCGCCGTCGTGGACGGTTGCAGAGCAGCAAGGTCGATGTCAGCGCGCAGCACATAAGCGCGGTTGCTGATGCCGAGGAACTTGTACGCAGCATCCAAGCCGTATTCGTTGAGTTCCGAACCTTGAACAGGCGTGCCTTGCACGGTCTGGAAAGTCGGGACGCCGTAGTTTTGAACCAGTTCGCGCTGCGAAGTGGCCAGATAGAGCGAGCCTGCCATCGACGGGATCGTGTACGGAGCCGTACCGCCCGAAGCCGCAGTCTTGTTTGCAGCAGTCGCGATGATGATCAGCGGGACCGTACCGGGACCAGCGCTGCTGTAGAAGGATTCGTCGATGATTTGAACATCGACGCCCGGCGAAACGAGAGTAGCCATTAAGTAAGACCTCCGAGAAAACGTCTTTTGAGTATTTAGCGCGAGGCCGTCTATCTCCTCCCGTAAACATAGGCGTTATCAGAAGGATAGCGTGGCAAGGCTTAAGTTGTGTATTTACCCCATAGCGGCCGGATACTTGCTCCACGGCCGAAATAAATAGACTTTACGAAATGTGGAAATTGAGAACGCCGTCGCCGAGTGCTATGATGGCGTATATTTTGGAGAATTCCCCTCATGATCATCGAGAAGAAAGCTGGCGAGGGCGACGTTGTTTGCTTCCGCATCAGCACAGGCGAGGAAATCGTCGGAAAACTGATTTCGGATACCGACACTCAACTCGTCATCGGCAAGCCGGTGCTTTGCGGTCTGCAAGCTCACCCGGAAACTGGACAGCCGTCGCTGGGCTTTGGCCCGTTCATGACCACGGTCGCCAACAACGACAAGGCCGTGTTCTACAAGGCCAACGTGCTCGTGGCCCCGGCCGCGCCGCGTCAGGACATCAAGGACGCCTACATCCAAGCGACGTCGTCCATCGTGACGCCGCCCAAGTCGGGCCTGATCGTCTAAAATGGCTTTTCCCGTTGCCAGAGTTGGAAGTCTGACCGCGAAGGGCGACAAGATCGTCACCGGCGCGAGCAGCATGTTCACCGACCCGGCGACGGGATCGCCTTCGATCAGCTATTCGATCAACGGTCAGGTCGTCATCTATGACGAACGTGATCTCGGCTCCGAGGATGATGATCCCGAGTCGGATGACGGGCTGGCCGTCTATCCCCCGGTCTATGGCCGTTCGCCCACCGCGATGGAGCGCGCCCGCTCGAACTCGCTGACGGGATCGGCCGGATCGCCGCTGGCCACCGACGACCTCGTGACGAACAACACGGGTCCGCTACCAGCCGACTGCGCGAACATTCGCGGCACGGTCCCATACAGCTTGCAGCTATCCCCGAATTTCAAGCTGTCAGACGTGACGGTCGGCACGGCCATCAGCCGTCAAGGCGTCGTCGCCCAGCATGGCCTGACCGTGGCTCAGATCGTGTGCAACCTCAAAGGGATGTGCACGAATTACCTCGAACCTCTGGCCGCCCGATACGGCCGCCGGAACATGATCATCACGTCTGGCTTCCGGGCCGGTTCGTCGAAGAGCCAGCATGAGCGCGGCATGGCCGCCGACGTGCAGTTCCTGAACATCAGCGACGATGAGTACTGGGTCCGTGCGAAATGGATCAAGGACAACGTCTGCTACGATCAATTCATCCTTGAGTACTTGGGCAACCGCCCGTGGCTGCACGGTAGCTTCAACCGCACCGGTAACCGCAAGCAAGTCCTCACCGCCGTGACCAACGGCAACTATGTCTCCGGCCTGAAGAAGATGCGCTGACCATGGATGAGACGCAGAAGGCTTTCTACATCGCCCTGATGAACGGAACCGCGCTGGACAACAGCCTGCCGGACCGGGCTAACACGGCCGTCAGCACCATCGTCAGCAAGCTCGGAACCCTGACCGGCGCGACCGCCAACAATGTGGCCGAGACCACCGTGCCCGGCGGCGCCTTCTACGAACTGTCCTCGCACCTCAGCACCCAGTTGACCAACCTGTCGGCCAACATGGACATCTACGGCGCCTACACCGGCGTGCTGATGGCCAACGGCGAATTGAACGTCCACGACTCGGCCAATGCGTTGGGCGATTTCTTCGGCTCTCTGCTCGGCGAAGCCAACGCGATCATCGCCAACGTGCAGGTCGCGGCCGATGGTCTTCCCTCGACCGCCAATGCCCTGCTGGCGCTGGCCGACGATGTCGAAGACCTGATGACCACGGAGCGCGTCAGCTTTGCCAACGCCTTGAATGTGTCGGCGACCCTGAGCGAAGCGACCAGCCTGCAAGCCATGCTCTACGACCCGATCTCGCTGATCGTGCTCGACGCGGTGGCCAATGGTGCGGTGGCCAATGCCGTGGACGACTACCAAGCGTCGCAGGGCGAGGATTTTGGCTGGCTGTTCATCAGCGACGAGGACCAACCCGTCTCCGACGATCCGACCCAGTTCAGCGATTACACCAACGCAGACCCAACCGGTCCGCAGTCAAGTTAATTGCGCGCTAATTTCCGGTCGGGGTAGGTTGGTAAACCAAATAGGACCCGGCCGATGAGCGTTCGCGGAAAATTCAGGATGAAAGTTGGCCCGGACGTAGCGACGCTGGTTGCCGCTCCGGTTCATCGCGCCAATGGCCTGTCCATTACGACAGAACTCGGCGTCAAGCTTGAACTCACCGAAGAATTCAAAGAATGGTCCGAAGAGAACAACTTCAAGTATCATGCAGTGTACTATACGTACACAGACCAGTTTCGCATGATGCAAGACACAACTATTGAATTCAGTTCAGACGATTTGAGTAAATTCACACTTTTCAAATTGAGGTGGTCATGAAACCCGAGATTTTCGACTATATCGCCGCGCTGTCCGCCAAGGATAAGAAGACCCTGACCGAAAAGGCCCTGAAGACGGCTGAAGAAGTCGGCGAACTGGCCAAGGCCGTCCTGCCCTTCGACAACGTGCCGACCACGACCCACCGGTTCGTCACCTCCGAGCGCATCCTTGAAGAGACGGCCGACGTCATCCTCTGCGCGCTGAGTGTCGCCTACCAGTTGGGCTACAGCCACGACGACATCGGGTCGATGATGATGAAGAAGGCCCAGTACTGGGACGAACTTCAGACCCGCGAGCGCGACGTCACCTACCCGCTCCCCTACGAAATCCACGTCACCGTCTCGCCGGGCGAGGGTGGCCTGAACATCGAGCAGTACAAGGCCGACTGCGCGGAGATCGGCGTCAAGCCGCTGCTGATCGACCTGCACAACCAACATGGCGAGACCGTTATGCTCGACGCCCAGACCTCGTCGGTCCACATGGGCGACAACCGCTCGGCGTTCCTTGAAGTGAGCCGGATCAAGGATGATCTGGTCGAACGCGGCTATAACGTGGCCCGCCAGAAAATCGAGACTGTTCCGTGGCATCCGGCGGCTCCGTCCAATAGCCACAGTCGTCAGGCGATGCCCCCGGCGTGCTATTTTGAGGCCCACTTCAACGTGGTGGTCAGCGACGACCGGATCGAAGGCCTTCGCGCCGCCGCCTACGATCTCGACGCCCACGTCTCACGGAATGCCTTCAAGAAAATCAGCGACGACACCTACGTCATGATGGTCACCTACCGGAAATACGACGGCACGTACGAAAGGTTCAAGGGAAGCTGTGAGAACATCGCGACCCAACTGCGTGGCATCGGCTTCGAGGTCCCCAAGACCATCACGGAATTCTCGATCTTCGACACCCGGATTTCGCACGATGCCGCTTGGCTGGTCGGCCTGAAATGATGGAACCCGACGAAGACGGCATGGTTTGGGTTTCTGAGACCCTATGGGTTGCTGACGGCCACACGTGGCTCAAATACCCCGGCCGGATGGTCCTTGTCTCTCCAGATGAAGTGGAAGAGGTCAAGGCGAGAAACGCGCATCCACCACATAATTCTGATCCCGACTCCGGGGTCTTTGGTAGCGTCATCGAGCACTTGCTGGGTTGATGTCCAGCAAATGTCCAGCAAATGTTCGGATGCCAGAGCCACCCTCATAAAAATCAATGACTTAACTAGCTGATCCATGTCCGGCGATGTCCGGCAAATGTCCAGCAATTCTGGTTGACGAAAATTAGTCACATCCCTATGGTCGGGCCTCGTAAAAAGGCCCGGCCATATGCTTGATCTGAAATTCGTCCGCGACAACCCGCATGCTGTCATCAGCGAGCTTGGCCGGAAGGGGATGACCCACGCCGAAGCTTCGGTACTGATCAACACGCTGGTCGATCTGGACCAGCAGCACCGCAAGGCCATTCAAAATTCCGAAAGCCTGCTTCAGCAGCGCAACGAGGAATCTGCCCGCATCCCAACGCTTCAAGGCATCGAGCGCCAGCGGGCGATTGAGTCGATGACCGCGCTGAAGGGCTTCCTCTCGGATTCCACGGCCAACGAGCGCAAGCTGCACGAGCAAGTTCAAGAAACCTTGCTGCGTATCCCGAACATGCTGGACGTTGGTGTGCCCATCGGCGTGGACGAGAGCCACAACAAGGTGATCTCTGACTTCCCATTACTTCGCCCGAATTTCTCGTTCACACCCAAGGACCACGTCACGCTGGGTGAAAATCTCGGCATGATGGATTTCGAGGCGGCGGCTGAAATGAGCGGCGCCCGGTTCTGCGTGACCAAGGGTCCGCTGGCGCGTCTCGAACGGGCGCTTGGCCAATTCATGCTCGACCGCCACGCCATGAACGGCTTCATGGAGGTCAATCCTCCGCTGATGGTCCACGCCAACGCTCTGATCGGGACCGGCCAGCTTCCAAAATTCAAGGACGACCTGTTCCACATTCCGGAGTCGGATCACTGGCTGATCCCGACCGCCGAGGTTTCGATCACCAACCTTGTCCGCGACAAGATCATCCCCGAGGATCAGCTTCCCCTGCGCTACGTGGCTCTGACGCCATGCTTCCGCGCCGAGGCGGGTTCGGCCGGACGTGACACGCGCGGCCTGATTCGCCAGCACCAATTCTACAAGGTCGAGTTGGTCTCGATAACTGACAGCGCAACGGCGAACGAGCACAACTTCATCCTGATCAACGCCCAAGGCATCTTGGGCGCTCTGGAGCTTTCGTTCCGCACGGTACTGCTGTGCGGCGGCGACACCGGCTTCTCGGCCGCCAAGACCATCGACATCGAGGTTTGGATTCCGAGCCAAGAGACCTACCGCGAAATTTCGAGCGTGTCGGACTTCGGGCAATTCCAATCCCGGCGGATGAACGCCCGCTACAAGCCCAGCGACGGTGGCAAGAACCGTTACCTGCGGACCTTCAACGGTTCGGGGTTGGCGGTCGGCCGCACGCTGGTCGCCGTCATGGAGAATTACCAGAACGAGGATGGCTCGATCCGCGTGCCCCGCGTCCTGCAACCCTACATGAACGGGTTGGAAGTCATCCGATGAAACCCGTGGTGGCCGACCGGGCTCAGAAGATCGTCGCCGATTTCGTCTCGTGGACGCCGGAGACCGGACCGTGCCCCATTGGCATCAACGACCGCCACTGGTTCAAGAAGGTCTGCGCGATGGCCGAACGACAGGCCATGCTGGAAGACGAGCTTGGTCTGCTGGTGACCCCGGACGAACAAGATGCTCGGCGCCGGTGGATCAGGTCTGAGATCATCACGTTCGGCCCGACTTTTCTGCTGCTCGTGTTCTTCGGTACGCTGGGCATGCTGACGGTCACGCACCACATCCCGTGGTTCGTTAAAAACCAAGACTGGTGGCTGATCACCGCACTGTTCGTGGGGCCATATGGCTGGATGGGTCCGTGCATTGTGTACCGCGCGCACCAGTCGGAAAAGGAACGCAAAAAGTCCTTGGCCGCCAAGCGGATCACCAAAATGGACGAGAATTCGATTTAGCTTGTGCCATTTGGTAAACCATGCTTAAATACAGACGATATTGATGACCAGACTGTAATAAGCCGATGAAGACCGGGGTGCGATTCCCCGCACCTCCACCATACAAGCCCATCGTCCGCGATGGGTTTCTAAGTGGGGGTGACCAGCATCGATTCGCGGCGGTAAAGGGTTTGCGAGATATCCGGCAAGACACGGCCGACGATCAGTTCACAATTGTAAATGCCAACGACAACGTTGCCATGGACTACGCTGTCGCCGCGTAAGCGGTGATGGTTCCGGGGTTAGGGAGCCGGTCCTTCGGGGCTTGCCTGTCAACAGAAAGCTCCCCCTTCATTTTTTAGGACATTTCATGTTCACGCAAAAACTTCTGGACGACCTCGACCGCATCTGCCGCGACAAGCTGTCAGAGCCGGACGAGACGGGCATGACCCAACTGATGCTTCTCTTGGTCGCTGAAGTCCGCTCCGGCCGCCGGGCGCTCGTCGAAGCCGCCATTCCGCTGGAAGTCCTCGCCGGACAAATCCGCGACAAGGCCTACACCGAACTCACCCCCGAGTTTCAGACCTCGATCATCGACGCCACCATCGCCATCCACAAGGCTTTGGAGACGCACGACACCTCTGACGCCTTGGCCGATCCCAACACTGGCCTTGCCCACTGCGACAAGGACCACGAGGCGTTCGACGACGAGGACACCAAGACCGAATACTTCGAGTGCGAATGTCACAGCGATGACCACGTGTTCAAATTCGTGCTCGACCCAGTCGATGGCGATTTCTACCTGAAGCCCTACCTGAGCAATCTGGCCACCGGCTTCTGGAAGCGTCTGGGTCTGGGTCTCGGCTATATCATGGGCCGCCACTCCAAGTACGGCCACTGGGACGAAGTGATGCTGGACGCGAAGGCGACTGAACGTCTGCACCGCCTGACCAACGAAGCCCTCGACTACAAGCACGCCGCCGCCAAGAAAGCGGTCGAAGACGGCAAGCCGACGATCACGATGGAACAGGCCGCAGCCAACGCCAAGCGCCGTCTGATCGAAAGCGGCCAATGGGAAGCCGCCTGCGCGGCGATGGAAGCCGTGAAGGCCCAGATCGAAGAGCAGGGCAAGGCGCCGCGCAAGCCCCGCAAGTCGAGAGCCAAGCCGAAGGCATGAACCGGATCGGTCATTTGACGACTGCTCAGCGTGCAGAAATGCGCGCTGAGATCGTCAGCATGTCGCCTGTGGCGCGGGCGGTCTGGGTCGGGCAAATCCCGAACATCTTCGACGCGCAGATCGACACCAACCACATTGTCAACTCGGCTATCGCCATGGCCGACGATGTCCTGTTCATCCTTCAGGACTTCCCCAAGATCGTCGAAACGATCTCCGAAAACCCACGTCCAGTCTGGAACAAAGGCTGGTTGGTGTTCTGCATGAAGCTCGATGGCAAGTATTCCGAGATTATCGAAAAGTATCTGGAATAGCGTCGGCCACCCGACGAAGTAATAACGTCAGGTTTAACTTCAAAAACATTTAAGCTATACGAGAACATAGCTGGCCACTGCCTAAATACCCGAGGCATTTTCTTGGGAGATTGCAATGGCTGAAATTAAAAACTTTGGGCTTACAGGCGTAGGCACCAACGTTCAGTTTGGTAAGGCGGGTCCTCGCCTCAAAGTGAACGGTGGTGTTGTCGAAGTTCGCAACGCGGCAGACGCAGGTCTGGCCGTTATGCGTGCTGCTAACGCCGTAAGCGACACCGACGTTGTCACACTGGGTCAAGTTACGACCTTCGTGTCCAACGCGGTTGCTGCTAACGACGGTTTCCACGTCCCGCTGGGCAACGTCGCCGTCAATGGCGATGGCTCGTGGACGCCGGGCGCCGTCTCACTGTCTGACGCGACTCCGGTCTCGGAAGCAGTTGACCGTCTGAACGAAATTCTGGGCCTTCTGGTCCCGGCATCGCCGCCGTCGTTCCCGAACGCGAACGCTCTGACCGTCGCCAACACCTCGGGTAGCACTCCGCTGCTCGCCACCGGTGCTGCTGACGCTTCGGGCGGTGGCTCGGGCCTGTCGGCTGGTAGCGCGGTCACCCGCACTATCGCTGCCGTCAACTCGAACGTCTTCAACGACATGGGTCCGGGCAATTCGGGCACGGTCCAATTCCTGCTGAACGGCACTGTCGTCGGCTCCAAGACCCTCACGGGTACGGGCGACGCTGGCACGTTCTCGGGTCTGGTCATTTCCGATCAGAAAGACTTCCCGGTCGCTACGCCGGGTTTCTGGAAGTCGGTTGACATCCAGATCACTGGCGGCGCCACGAGCACCGGCATCAACAAGATCAAGCTGAACCACACCGGTTCGGGCACGACTTCGGATGTCTTCCTCGTTCGCGACAACGTCACGGCCGTTCCGGCGATCACCGCAACGTCGCTGGCTCAGGCCAGTGCCGGTACGGTCGCCTACTCGTCGTCGGTTCCGCACTACAACACGTCGGGCACGCTGACTGTTGGTCTGTCGATGTCGAACCTGTCGGGCCAAACCTACTACGGTGGTTCTGACCCGGTCGTCGTCTCGGGCGCCAACTCGGTGATCTCGTCGCAGACCTTCACCTACACGAACATGGGTCTCTCGACCCCGTTCGCCGCCAACACCACGACCGCCACGGCCATCACGCCGGTGACGATCAACGTGGACGGCGCGACGCATGGCATGGGCGCTCTCACGGCCGTCGCCAAAAACGTCAACGGCTCCAGCACGGCAACGAACCTGACCAGCAACATCGTTCTGGTCAAGCGCGGCGTCGCGGCTGCTTCGAAGGTTGACGAACTGTCCATCCCGGTCTCGGGTCTGGGCTCTTCGCCGAACGCGAACAACGCCATCCGCGTCAGCAAGGGCACGGGCAACACCCCGAACGCCTCGACTGTCGCTTGGGACGCTACGGCTGCGCTGGCTGCTCACGAAGCGGCTGTCGTCGGCGGTATCCTGAAGGCTGACCAAACCAACTACTCGACCGGTTATCTGCCGGTTGGTCCGAACCTCTCGGGCCGCGATGCAGTCCAGTACGTGACGTTCTCGTTCGCCCGTACGGCTCTCTCGCAGTTCAAGATCAACGTCACCGGCACGTACGCTGGCTGCTGGATCGCTCTTCCGGGCGTTTCGACGGCTCAGCCGAACTCGCTGGGCGGCGTTTGGTGGAACGGTTTCGCACCCTATGACGGCGCCGGTATCCCCGGTGAAGCTGGCGACACCGTCGCTGGCTGTGCGTCGGGTACGGTCATGAGCGGCGCCACTGGCTCGTTCCAAATGACCTTCGGTACGGCTTCTTCGACGTCGGCAACGGGGAATGAAATCCTCGTGCGCTTCCGCCTGAACGCTGGCCAAGCCATCACCGCACTCAGCTTCAGCAACTAAGGAAGGATAAGCATCATGGCAATTTCTGACAGCGAAAAGCTTGACTTCCTTTGGAAGAAGGTAATCTTCGGTACTTCGAAGACAGCATCGGCCGCTAACAAGGCTGGTTCGAACGAAACGATTGCTTCGCCCACGCCGGTCTATTCGGCGAACATCTGGGCACAATCGGATTCGACTGCGATCCCTACCCTGCCGCCTGTTTCGACCACGGCCACGATCCAACTGTACACGGGCGCCTCGCGCATCCGTATGACGATGGACCCGACCGCCCCGTCCAACCAGACGTGGCTGGCCACGGCGACCTACAACGACACGGGCTCGCGCCTGATCGACTTCGTTCCGACGACGTTCGGTTCCGGCTATCTCGTCAAGGTCTATCTGGGCGACCCGAACAGCGGCAACGCTGCTCGTATCTTCCCCGACACGACTGGCGAAGAGTACGTCTACGACTATATCTCTGGCGTTCTGAACTTCACGGGCACGATCCCGAGCGGTAAGGCTGCGACCATCGGTACGGGCACGTTCTCCGTCGCCTCGAACGGCGTCTACATCGAAGTCTACAAGTACATCGGCGCCAAGGGTGCTTCGGCGACCAAGTCTTCGGTCGTCGCCGATATCGCGGCTCGCGATAGCCTCACGCCGGGTGCTGGCGATTTCGTTCACGTCATCGACGCGAGCGGCATCCCGACCGACGCTGCGGCTGGCGAATACGCTGACTACCTGTACGACGGCACGGCTTGGCGTCTGGTCGCCACTCAGGATTCGGCTCGTTCCGACAACCTGACGACCAAGGTGGCCATCACCGCTGCTTCGACCGGCACGATCTCTCTGGGCAAGGTCGGCAACGGCGCTCGCGTGGTTGAGGTTTCGGTTGAAGTCACGGCCGATTTCGACGGCGACATCGCCATCAGCGTCGGTGACGCTGGCGACAACGCCCGCCTGATGGGCGCGGACCAAAACGACCTGCAAGGCGCTGGTTCGTATGTCACGACTCCGATCTACCAGTTCCCCACGGGTGCTGAAACGGACATCGCGATCTACGTCACCGGCGCGGCGACGGTCGGTACGGCCAACGTGGTCATCACCTACGCCTAAGCGTAACACAGTATCGAGTAAGTGGAGCCCTCGGAAGCAATTCCGGGGGCTTTTGCTTGACACCTATACTAACTGTGCTATGATGCCTTTCTCGAAATGAAGTTGAGGAGATCATCATGACCGAACGCAACTGGGCGATCCTGCAACACCTCCACTTCCTCGACAAGCCCACCTTCTCCGCCATTCTGGTCAAGAAAACCGACAAGTCGGTGACGTTTATCAGCAAGCCCGAGCACGAAGACGCTGCTCCGGCGACCCGCAAGGCCGACTGGCTGCTGCTCGATGGCCTCACCGAAGCTGAGGCCAAGGCCGCCGTCGCCAAGCTCCAGCATTCGCTGACGATCTGCAACCAAGAGATCAAGCACGCCAAGCTCACCCACAACAAGCGCCAAGCGGCGGTCCTGTCCGAAACCTTGGCTGCGGTCACCGCCGAGTAGCAACTTTCTCCATCTGTGCTTCAGAATCTGCTTGCAAAGCAAGTAGAGTGTGATAGTCTGTGCTTGTTGAAACGCAGGAGACCTCGCTTGACCCACCCTGATCGTCCTACCGGCCCCGTCTACGAAATCCCGATGCCGAAGATCGCCATCGGAACGCGGGTCTCGCGAGACATGGCCATGGCCGGGGTTGACGGCAAGTACTATCGCAAGACCCTGCTGCGCGACGCGCTGGTCCACACGCGCAAGACGCTGAAGAAACTGAAGCGCGACGGCTACATGGATAGCTGGAACGGCAAGCAACTGCCGGAGTACAACAAGGCGAAGATTCGCCAGATGATGCGCGTTATCGACACGGCCTACGAGGTCCAAGTCTCCGGCGTCTCGACGTTCAACGTCTCCATCAACAACATGTCGAACACCCAAGCCTACGTCGGCGGCGGTTCGGGCATGAGCGGCATGCGGATCAACTATACCCTGCTGTTCCGCGCGGTCGTCGTCATCGAAGGCAAGGAACAGCATGTCTGCGTCAACACCTCCGACCCGATGTGGCTCGAAGCCAAGCTGATGAAGGCAATCATCCCGCAACAGGTCTAAGTATTCGCTTGCAATCAAAGTAGAGTGTGCTAATCTGCACTTCTCAACGGCGACAGGAGACCACATGGCCCCGGACGTAGGCGACATCATCCGCTCCACCAACTCGGAAAGCCTGTCGGGCACGTACCGGGTTAGCGGCTGGATGAAGGCCCTGCCCGATCTGGTCGCGCCTGCCGCCGACGCTCCGTTCTTGGAGCGCTTCTCCTACGAAATCTGGCTCGAAGACGAGCAATCTGGCAACGGTCGCCACGGCCCGGACAAGAAACGTCTGGTGTGGTGCACCCGCGAGGAAGCCCAGTACGTCACCGGTTCGGGCGTCTGCGGCGTGATCTGGCGCGTGGGCGACTGCGAAATCACCGGCAAGGTCACGTGGTCCGACGCTGAGATCGAAGAAGCGCGGGAAGATGCCCTGCTGCTGGTTGGGGAGCGTTTGATCTAATGCTGGTCGGCTGCTACTCCATCGACGTCTACTGCACCAACAGCACGGAGTCATCCGGCGGCGAGAGCCTGTTCGTGTGCTCGGCCATCACCCCCGGCGACCGCAGCGGCGGTTTCGCGCAAGCCACCGGACAGACCGAACGCGAATGCGTCGGGCAGGTCCAAGCGCGCGGCTGGAAGATCAGCAAGCGCGACGACCGCCAATTCTGCCCGAAATGCGTCAAGGACAAAAAGGTCTGGTAAACCAGACTCCCTCTGCGCTAAAATGCGCGGATGAGTACCAATCCAGTTTGGCAGGACTATTTCGCCGGTCGGCACGACGCCGTGCTTCAGGCTGGTGCGTCTGCCGCCGAGACCATGCACGTGACCGGCCTGTCCCTCGTGGCGCTCGGGCGGTATGACGAGGCCTTCACCCTGCTGCTGGCGGCCGTGTCCGTATCTCCCGCACCAGCGTGGTTCTGCAACAGCATGTCGGCGCTGCTCGACGCTGGCCAATTGAAACTGGCGGAATCGCTGATCGACGCGGCCGACGAGGAATGCCCGGACCATCCGGCGGTCAATTTCATGATCGGCCACGTCCGTTCGGCGCTCGGCCACCTGCACGGCGCCGAAGAGCACTACCACGTCGCCACCAACCGCGAGCCCGAAAACTGGGAATACGCTTTCCACCATGCCAACGCCCAGCGGCGGCTCGGTTATCTGGACGCGGCGCTGGAAGGCTACGAGCATGCCCTGACCGTCTTGGGCTCAGGCAATCTCGACGCCTTCGTGCGGATCAATCTGAACCGGGCCGTGACCCACTCCGACCGGGGCGAGTACAAAACCGCGCTCCAGATGTTCGACAGTCTGGCCAAGCTTCCGATCAACAGTCCCGAGCTTGACTTCAACCGGGCTACCCACCGCCTGCGCTTCGGCCATTTCGGGGAAGGCTGGGAGCTTTACGAGCGCCGCTGGGAATGCGCGATGTCGGCCAATAGCCGCACGGAATTCGTCAAGCCGTTCCTGCCGTCGCTCGCCGACGCGAAGGACAAGCACGTTCTGTTCTGCCACGAACAAGGCTTCGGCGACAGCATCCAGTTTGTTCGCTACGCGCCGCTGCTGGCCGAGCACGCCGGGAAGGTGACGATCCTCGTGCCGTGGACGCTGAAGGCCTTGTTCGAGACCCTTGGTCTGCCGGTGGTCACCAGCCGCGACGAGGTCGGCGACTACGATTTCGAGTTGCCGATGCTGAGCGCGCCGCGCCTGTTCAACACGACCCTCAAGTCCATACCTCCGGCGCCGTACCTCAGCGTTCCCGACGTGGTGAATGGAGACGGCCACAAGCTGCGCGTCGGGCTGATCTGGGCGGGGCAAGCGCGGCCGGGCAACCCCGAGCTTCAGGCCATCGACGAGAAACGCTCGATCCCCAAAGGGACGATGCTTAACCTCATGCTCGGCCTCGAACGCCAGATCGACTTCGTCAACCTGCAATACGACCCGGACGACCAAGACCACTATTTCCAGAACGTGCTGGCCGGGCCGGACTGCGACTTCCTGTACGCCGCCAAATGGATCGCCGGGCTGGACTTGCTGATCACCGTGGACACGGCCGGGGCTCACCTCGCGGGTGCGCTGGGTAAGCCGGTGTGGATGCTGTCGCGGTTTGACGGCTGCTGGCGCTGGCTCGATAATCGGGACGATTCTCCGTGGTATCCGACCATGCACATCATCCACCAGCAAGACGGTGAAAGCTGGGAGAAGGTCGTTCTTGGTCGCGTCAGCGCGATGCTTGAGAAAATGATTGACAGCAAGTAAAGAATAAAGTCGGCACTAAATACCGTCATCATGAATGACGAACTCCCTCCCGAAGCCTACGACCATTTCATTACCCAAACCATCGACGCCAAGCTCAAGCGCGCGCAAAGTCTAGTTGGGACGTCTGCTGGCCGACCGGATGACGATTTCTACCCCACGCCGCCGGAGGCGACGGAAGCCTTGCTGGCCCACGAGACCTTCACGGGCTCGATCTGGGAACCGGCATGCGGTGACGGCGCCATCAGCCGGGTGCTGGAAGCGCATGGGCACACGGTCAAATCCACCGACCTGAATTACCGCAACTACGGCGTTGGAGATCGCGACTTCCTGAAGGAATTCCCGGCCCACGACATCGCGGTCAACCCGACGAACATCATCACGAACCCGCCGTTCAAGCTGGCTGAAGAGTTCATCTGGAAATCGTTGGAAATGACGGCCGACAATCGCGGCAAGGTCGCGATGCTCTGCAAGCTCCAGTTTCTGGAGGGCGGCAAGCGCAAGAAGATGTTCGAGGCTACGCCCCTGAAGCGCGTCTACGTCTTCTCCAAGCGCCTCACGATGACGCGGAACGGCGAGAAGATGAAGAATTCAGGGATGATCGCCTTCGCGTGGTTCGTTTGGGATCACGCACACGAAGGCGATGCAACCGTGAAGTGGCTCTGACCGCTTAGGCTTGGCGGCGGCTGGCCGGAGTGTTCGGCGGCTTGCCGATCAGGTTCTCGAACACGCCGTCCTTGTCGTGCAGGTCGAGGAAGCGATCCACCTGCCCGCGCAGATCGACCGACATGCTCGGCTTGGACGTCATGCAGGTGACGCGGACGCCGTAGGCCTGAGCTTCGCGGACGGCCGGGAGCATGTCCACGTCGCCCGAGAAGATGATGGCGTGGTCGATGTTCTTGGCGAACGCATCACGCATCAGCATCGCCGCCAGATCGGGAGCAACGCTGGCGCGGACTTGCTTGCGGGTTCCGTCGCCGCTCAGGACTTCTCGGATCGGCTTGGTGTGCACCACGTAGCCGTTGGCGCTCAGCCAGTCCACGAGCGGCTTGACCGTCGAGTATTCCGAGGCGACGTCGTTGATGGCGGTGAAGTAATTGGCGCGGATCAGGCGACAGAACGGTCCGCGTTCATCACCGACCTCGAAATGCGCGAGAAGCTTCTTGTAGTCCACATCGAACGTGCCGGTCTTGAACGCGGCGTGGAGGTTGGGTCCGTCGATGTAGAGGGCGACACGTTGCTCGCGGGTGACGAGGAAAGGCGAATGGTCCATGAAATCGTTTCTCCAAATGGGACGGCTACCGGCCGCCTAACATTGATCGAGGGACGTAGATCACAGCATGTCTGCTATGTCAACTTCTTTTGAGGTAGTTGGTAGAAGATATGACTGGCAACTTGGCCGACCGGGATCATCTTGTCTGCCCAGTACGGGTGTACGCCTGTAGTATGGTAGTAGACCGCGCCGTTTGTCGGGTCTTTGGAGCGATTGTCAAGGATGTCGCGAGCAACCTTGAACGCATTACGCCATGCCTTGTAGTCGGTGAAATCCCGAGTCTGCTGGAATTTGGCATACCACTCGTTGAAGTCTTTGCCTTCTACCGGAGATTCCTGATTCCGGATCGCAGTCTCGATGTCCATCATAGCCTTGACGCGGTCGCGGTTAGGATCGCCTACATTCCAGCAAGAGAACTGCTTATCTTTCTTGACCACGCCAGTCAGGCCGTGGCCGAACATGCCCTTGTCGGCATCGACGCGGTTCTTGATGACATGGCCAACCGCATTCATGCCCTCAACGCCATGGCTGCGAGCTTCAGCCCAGATCGTCTGGGCGAGCACAGCTACGTCGCGGGGTGCGGGACCTGAGTTTTTGATCTGGTCGTTGGCGAGTTGCCCGACCGGGGTTGCAAGCAACGCTCCACCCAATACCGCAGCACCAAGGCTCTTGCGAATACCCTCGTCAAGATGTTCTTCGGTGAATAGTTCGTTGATACGCATACACTATTTATATGGCATTTCAACAAAGCTGAGGTCGGTGAAAAGTCGTATTTTGGTGAGGTCTTCCAAGTTGGATGCGATGATCGCTACCTTATCCAAATAGCTCACAGGCCCTTGCGGAACGCCGTTGACCGTGAACTGGATGTCGGGCCGTACCTCCCACTGGTAATTGATCGCTGTCCATGGTTTCAGGACTACGTTGTTCCGCACGAGCACTTCTTCGGCTTCATACAGATTGCCGGATACCACAACCGCGTAGGGCGGCGACTGGTCGATAGTCCATTCTCGGGGCAGAAAATGCGACCAGTGCTCATAGCCGATCTTGTTCAGGCGGTCCCGTAGCACGAAGCCGCACGCAAGCGTGTCGAACGCGGGGGTGATGCGCGTCATCAGCCCCCGCTCTCTGCTAGTGTGGTTAGAGCTTTTCACCCGGAACCGTACCCCGGAAGCCCTTGAATCGCGGGAACCGCAGCGAGTAATTGTTCGTGCCGGTGCTGTCCTCGTCTTGGGTCAGACAGTCGGCGCGAATCTCGACCACCATGCCCATGACCAAGGACTGGTCTTCCCAGTATTCCTTGACCTGAGCATCGGTGAATCCGCTCCCGACATTGGACTTGATGAACTTGCCGTCGTCGTAGCCCTCACAGACGATGGCGCCCAGCAGGCCCTTGCGCTTGCCGTCTTCCTTGCCGACCTCGACGCCAACCACGGTTAGGCTGACTTCGATGAACGGCTTGACCTTCAGCCACGCCTTGGTGCGGCGCGTCTCGTACGGCGCGTCCGGGTCCTTCAGCATCACGCCCTCGTAGCCCGCTTCGATGGCGGCCTTGTTGAACTCGGCGTAGGTCTTTTGGCCCTCGACCGTGTCCAGATCGACGGTCACCTTGGGGATCACGTAGACGATGCCGTTGGTGAATTTCTTGAACAAGCCTTCGGCGTCCAGATCGGCCAGAACCGTGTGGCGGATTTCCTGCGGCGTCGTGCAGATGCCCGCGCGGAAGTCTTCCAGCGGGATCATGTCGAACACGGCCAGCCGGGCGGCAGACGTGTCCACATCCGTGCGACGGTTGACGTGACGCATCAGGTCTTGGAACGACTTGGCGACGACTTCACCGTCGATAACCACCGAGCCCGGCAGGTAGTCCATCATGGCCTGAAGGCTCTCACGGATTTCCGTGAAATTCTCGTTGACCTTGCCGTTGCGGGTGTACTGGGTGATCGTGCCCTGCTCTTTGTCGAGCACGGTCAGCAGACGGACGCCGTCCAGCTTGATGTCCAGCATCTTGCGGCCGGTCACGTGCTTGGCGTTGTCCGGATCGGCGCCGTCCTTGGCCAACTGGCACGAGAACACCGGGATGATGAAGTCGGACGCTTCCGCGAGGTGCGTGCTCTTGGCGATGGCCTTGAGCACCTTGTTGATCGTGGAGGTGTCCACGCCGCACTTGAAATCCTTCAGCAGGATGCGGCGGTAGAACGTGTTCCACGTCTTCACGTTGCTGCGGTTGGCGGCCTCGTGGATCGCGTCGCGCGCCGCGTGACCCGTCAGTTCACGGGCGCGCAACTTGGCGGCCAGCGACAGGAAATCCACGAACGAATAGTCGCCGCCTACGTCTTCAGCTTCCGGATCGATCTCGGCGACCTTCTTGACGCCGAAGGTGACCAGAATGTCGTATGCCAGTTTTGCAGCAGTGAAAAAATCTCGTTCACCATCCATAAATGCGGCGGTGAGGATTTGTTCCTTCTCGTTACGTTTCGTCGTCGCTTCGAGGGCTTCGATGATCTGCACCGTGTTCGTCATATAGCTTCGCCTTGAAATGGTTCACGAGGGCCGAAGACCACGTGATGAAAAAATTGGTCAATGAAATCAAAAAGAACCACGGCCACAGCAGCGCACCGGGAATTGAGCGCTGGGGGACATCTTCCACATTTTCGGCGTCGTCGAGCGTCAGCTTGCAGTGGACCCAAAGCCACGCCGCCACACCCAGCCAAATTGTGATAAGTCCGATTGCCATGGACTGATAATCCATTAACCATACAGGCTTGGCAATAAAAATCAGCGACCGCGAACCAGATTCAGCAGGCTGTCGAGTTCGGTCTTCGAGATCACCGCGTAACCCTGATCGTTGAGCAGATCGAGCAGGTTCTGAGGCTGATCGTAGTTGACGTTCCGGTACTTGTCCGGCAGTTCGTGCCACGGGCGGAGCAGAGGGTGCGTCTTCTGATTGACACTCATGTTGATGCCATAGCGCCACCCGGCGTCGGTGCGATCCTTGAACCAGTCTTCGTGCTGTTTCTTGGCCCAAGCCACGCACAGGTTGGAGAAGCTTTCGTCAGGGATTTCGACCTTCGGCTTGTCGCTGGCATTGGCGACTTCCGAGGATGAGACTTCGATCTCGAAATCGAGATCAGGATGCTGGCTGGAGAATTGCTCGACAGCCGGTTCGATTTCACCATCCGACAGGTCGCGTGTCATCGGGATGATGTAGGCATTGTCCTCGCCGCCGGAGCGGTGAACCATCACGGCCGAGCGCAGGCCTTCTTGGGCCGTCGTTTGAATCGTCGTCATGACGCCGCTCGGGACAGTCTTCTTGACCGCGCGGAACCAATCACCCAAGATTTCCTTGGGAAGCTCGTCTTTGACAACGATCTTGACATAACGATGGATGTTGACTGGTTCGCTCATGATACACCAACTGGATGATTGAATATTTAGGCAAAATCTGGATACAAGAAAGGGCGGGAACCGAAGCCCCCGCCCTTCCATGATTGTCGTCGAAAAGAGGGGGACCGAAGTCCCCCTCCCGTGGGTTAGCCCACCAGATATTCGACGTAGACCTTGGCCGAACCAACGCCCGGCGTAGCGCCAGCGACGGTGGCTTGGATCGTGCCAGCGACGTAATCCTTGGCGGTTTCCACGATGTAGATACCGGCCGAGGCTTCGTCGATGTCAGCAGCGCCTGCCAGTTCGTTAGCCGAACCTTCAGCCGAACCAACCGTGATCGTACCCGTGGCGAAAGCACCGGTGACCAGCACGCGAACGCGCAGGACCGTACCAGTGATTGCACCCAGATCGACCGTGCCGTTCGTTTCCGTTACCGTAGCGACCAGCGTCTTGACGTGGCCGATTTCGGAAGCAGCGACAGCCGATGCGACTTGACCCAGCGTAGCAGCGTCCGTCGAAGCGACGGCGTTGCCGAGGTTCATCACGCGAGCGTTCGAGACGCTAACGTTGCCAGCACCCTTCGGAGCGAACACGAGGTCAAGGTTGGTGGCGACGCCATCAACGCTGAATTCGACGCTGTTCGTGCCGTTGGTGACTTCGGCGAACGCCGTAGCATTGGCGATGCTGTTGAACTTCGCGACGGCAGTGGTGTCTTCGCCACCAACCACGACGGTCGAGCCGTACAGGTTGAGGTTACCGCCACCCACGCCGCCAGCGACGGTCATGTCGTAGCCATCGTCAGCTTGGATCACACCAACGCCGGTTTCGCCGATGATGACGTGACCAGCACCCTGACCAGCCAGACGCAGGTCAACGTCGGTCGGCTCGCCTTGGGCGCGCAGAATGACTTCGCCAGCAGCGGAGAGATCGAATTGGAAGTTGGAGTCAGCATCCGGACCAGCGATGATCGTACCAACCGACTGAGCGGCGTTGCCGACGTTCAGCTTGAATTCGACCGAGTTGTCAGCAACGTGAACGGAGTTCAGGCTGTCGGCAGTCTTGATCGTGTCTTGCGACAGGTTGGCCAGTTCGTCGGCGACCGTCTTGATGGCGGCGTCGATCAGGTCGTCGGCGTCGGCCAGCGAGGTCGCGTTGGCGATGTAGTTCGCCGTGGCGTTCGCAGCGTACGTGCCGTCCGAGTTCAGACCCGCGCCAGCTTCGATGGCGTCAACTTCGTCTTGCAGGTCGAGCAGGTCGGATTGCAGGGTGACGATGTTGGCCGTGTTGTTCGCGACAGCGTTGGCCAGAGCAGCAGCAGCGATCTCAACAGCGTCAACGCGGCCCGTGAGGGTCGAAACGTTGCCGTTGATCAGAACGTCTTCAGCTTGCAGGTCAGCGATATCGGCGACCGTGTTGGCGACCGTGTTGGCCAGAGCCGCAACGTTCGCGTCCGTCGAAACGAAGTGAGCGTCGAAGGCGACCGAGTTGGCTTCCAGAGTGTCAACGCGAGCTTCCAGAGCCGTGGTGTTACCCAGAGCGTTGGCGACTTCGTCTTCCAGAGCGTCAACGCGCAGCGTCAGGGTGACGGCGTTGGCGTCCGTGTTGGCGATAGCCGAGGTCAGAGCAGCGTCAGCAGTCGTGCGGGCATTGGCTTCAGCCGTAACAGCGTTGGCGCGATCCGAGACTTCCTGAGCGATAGCCGAGGTCAGAACAGCGTCAGCAGCGGTGCGGGCGTTGGCTTCAGCCGTAACAGCGTTGGCGCGATCCGACGCTTCTTGAACGATGGCGTTCGAGAGGGTCAGGTCAGCAGCAGCGCGGTCCGAGGCTTCTTGCACGATGGCGTTCGACAGCAGGCTGTCGGCGGCGGCGCGGGCGTTGGCTTCGTTGGAGACTTCCAGTTGACGAGCAGCGGTGTAAGCGTCGTCGATGCTAACGGTGAAGCCCGTGGACGGGCTACCAGCAACTTCGATTTCACCAGCCGTACCGAACACGACCGACGATTGGTTGTCGATCTTGTCGATGTCACCGATGGCGTTGAAGACCAGACCGTCGTTTTCTTCGAACAGAACGGCAGCGTTGGCGCCAACCTGATAGTAGCCTTCTTCCGTGACCTTGTAGTAATCACCGGCGTTCTGGCCTTCCGGCGGAAGATCAGACAGATCGTACGGCGTTGCAAGCGAACCATCACCGGTAACCGGGAAGGTCGCGAAGATTTCCGGCAGCGATCCAACGTAGTTGAAAGCGTTGCCCAGAGTTCCAACGAGGGTCGTGACGAACAGCTTGTTTGCAGCATCGTTATCGTCAACCGGGTTGGCGACGTTATGGATGACGTTGTTGCCGAGGTTCAGAGCGCCGGTCATAGCGACCGAACCGTCCTTCACGATGGCGTTGGCGGCCAGAGCGTCGTGTGCGGCGACAGCGTTGGCCAGATCGCTCGTCAGCACGCCATCGGCGAGCGTACGGGCATTGGCTTCAGCGGCAACGGCGTTGGCGCGGTCCGAAACTTCCTGAGCAATCGCGGTCGTCAGAACGCCATCGGCGAGCGTACGAGCGTTGGCTTCAGCGGCAACGGCGTTGGCGCGGTCCGAGGTTTCTTGAACGATGGCGTTCGACAGAACGAGGTCAGCGGCAACGCGAGCGTTGGCTTCGTCGGAAATGTCTTGAGCCAGTTCGGCAAGGGCGTTAGCCGTGGCCGAGTCGTTTTCCAGAGCATCGACGCGAGCCGTCAGGGTGACGGCGTTGGCGTTGGTGTTGGCCAGATCGCTGGTCAGCGCGACAATCGAGTTGCCTTGAGCAACGGTCGTGATTTCCAGCGTGTCAACACGGCCGTCCAGCAGAGCGACGTCAGCAGCGGCGTTAGCAGCGTCCGACAGGGCTTGCGTGGCGTCGGCTTGAGCAGCGTCGGCCTTGGTGTTGGCGAGGTTGGCGACGACCGAAACGTTGCCGATAGCGCCGTCGAGGATTTCGACAGCTTGAACCAGCGAGTTGGCGGCTGCGAGGTAGTTGCCGTCAGCCAGAGTCAGCGAACCGTCCGTGCCCAGACCGACCGAAGTTTCGATCAGGTCGATTTCGGATTGCATCGACGTGGCGTTGGCCGCGACGTTGGCGACAGCGTTCGACAGAGCCGAATCCGCAGCCGTGCGAGCAGCGACTTCAGCAGCCAGAGCGGTGTCGAGAAGAGCCGAAGCGTCCTTCAGCGAGGTTGCGTTGGCCAGATAGGCAGAACCGACCGGAGCCGTGTACGTGCCGTCCGAGTTCAGACCGGCGCCGGTTTCGATGGCGTCGATTTCGGTCTGGAGTGCAGTGGAAGCATTGGCGACGGTGGAAACAGCATTCGTAAGCTGTTGAACCGTGACAGCATCGCCAGCATCGACACCTTCTGCGATTTGGAAGCGAACGAAGGCATTGCCCGTCGCATTCTTCGCAGCAAATGTGCCTTCCGACTGAACGAGGCGAGCCCCGCCCTTGCCGAATTGCACGTCAGTGCCAACACCAACCATACCAAAATTCTTGATATTAGCCATATGTTGTAGTCTCCTATAGGTGAAACAAATTGTCCTCGTGCAGCTTGCTTAAGGCCGTTCACGGGAAGCGAAGTATTTAGCAAGTACTCAGGAGAATTTAGGTATAAGTGATTGCAATGACAGCTTTTCCGGAAGTAGAGTTTCCGGGGTCAAAGTAATACTCAATGTCGGTATCCGACCCTGAATTACTATAGGTATAGCTGGGTGTAGTTGAGTAATCTGCGATGGTGGTCAGATCGTTCTGATCCGCAGTCATCAGGCGCGAGTTGCTTCCAGCGTCGCCCACAGCGATGGTCGGAGCCGTGCCGTTGAACGGCGTGACTACGGTGACGGTCACGAAACTGACGCGGCGGCCCGACGAGATCGTGTGGATGAGACCGTTTGTCGCACTGTTGAACTCGACTTCGATTTCAACCGACTGAGCGTCCGTGACTGACGAGTCAGCATCCGAGAGCTTGACCCACGAGTTGTCGAGCGTGCGGATGTAATGAGCCCACTCGCCATTACCGGCGTCCTGAACAAAGCACTGGTCACCGAACGTCGCGTCCAGCGCGTCACGTGCCGGAATGTTGGCGACCACATAAGTCGAGGCTTCGCGAATGCCCTGCTCGATATAGAGCGCGGCGGCCTTCGTGCCGTTCTCTGCGCTCACGATGCCGAAATCTTCCGAGAACGTGCCCGTCTGGTCGTAGATGTCGATGGCGCGAGCATCCGGCGCCGTCAGCTTCAGGGCCGAGCCGCCAGCACCAGACGTCGTGGCCAAAGGAACGCCAGACGCGGAAGCCGGGCCAGCGAACTGGTTGCCGCCGGTGTCCGCCGCGACGTTGACAATCGTGATCGACCCGCCAGCCGAGTTGGTCAGGACCAGCTTATTGCCTGCCGTCGTGGCGACGACATTGGGGATATTGGCCGCGTTGATGTCCGTGGCCATGTCTTCTTCAAGCGCATAGGCCGAACCATAGGTCGCCTGACCTACAGTCGTGGTGTTGAAGGTGACGAGTACACCGTTGATCGTTGCCTGAGCACCAGTGGACAGGAAAGCCGGTTCGCCATTCACGCAGTCAGCCGGGTTGGACTGGGCGACCACGGGAGACGAGATAGTGGAGGCGACGATGCCGTGCGTGGCCGTCGTGTTGTTGATCAGGCTTTGGCATTCCGTCAGCGTTCCAGCCGACATCGTCACCAGCACGCCGTTCAGCTTGAAGGCGGTTCCGGCCGGGGACGTGGGGCCGAACACCGATCCCACCGTTTGCGACTGCGTGTTGTTCCGCAGCTTGATCATGACCGGAACAGTGCCGACCGTGGAGTATCCACCAGCGACGTTTGGGTCAGCGTAGATGACCTCACCAACGTCGCCGATCAGCGAGTCCATGTTGTCCAAGACCTTCTGGATCGGGTTGATGAAGAAGGTGTTTGGGCCAGCGCCGTTGAACGACACCGTGCCGACAATGTATGGGTGGCCACTGTCGGTCTTTACGAAGGTGTTATTGTTCGGATCAGCAGAGATCAGGTCGTTCTGCTCAAATCCGTGATTGTCCTTGGCCAACGGGAAATTGGCGTCCGCCTCGATGTTCTGGAAGCGGGACATGACGTTGGGGAAGAAATTGGGACCGACGCCGACCGTGGGGACCGGATCGACGACCGGGAGGCCTTCTTCGTTCAGCGAGAAAACGATGACTTCCGAAGGGATACGGAAAATGCCGACACCCGTTCCGCCTTGGAAACGGAACGTATTGTAGCGCAGAACGTCTTCAACTTCACAGACGACCGACGTATCCGTCTTGCTGATAACAGCAGTGACCTTGACGCAGATGCCTTCTTCACGGTCGGCGACGTAATCACCAACCGAGACATCCATACCAGTGTAGTAATAAGGACGACGGGTCTTGTAGCTGGAGTGCTGTTGATTGACGACCGTCATGGTCATCCGCCAGCGGTAGTCCTTGGGCGTCGATCCCCCCACCCAGAACGGGTCGCCCGTCCCGTCGTCGTACGGCCAAGCACCGAGACCAGTGATGGCAGATACGCTTCCGGAAAGGACTTTTGCGGGGAGATCGACGTAACGCATGGATTTTCCTTAGAACTTGAAGATGATTGCAGCGCGCGCGCGTTGGCCCAGACCAGCGCCCGAAGTGCCGGTGTCGGTCATGCGAAGCTGGATCGTGTATTCGGAGAACGTACCGAAGAACGTCGGAGCAGCCGCCGTGCCGCCGCCGGTGATCTTGCTGGTAGCGAACGTGCCATCGACGTTCTTGTACAGGAACTCGTTGGTCGAATACGCTTGACCCATGACGGCAATACCACCCGGCGGGAACGGACGACCCGTGAAGGTGAACTTCACGATGGAGTTGGTTCCGTCGAGGATGGTGACCGTGACGCCGCTGGTCTTGGCCAGAATGCAATCGGTGTTGTTCGCGAACGTGCCGCCGTTGCCCGAGGTGTATTGGAAGTAGACGTACTCGACGCGGTCATCGACTGCGATGTTGGCCACGCCAGCGCCGCCGTCCGTCACCGTCACGCTGTTACCCGTGAAGTTGAGGTTGGTGGCCGTGGCTACGACTTGCGTGCCACCCTTGCTGACCGAAACCGAACCACCGCCGCCACCACCAGCCACGCCGTTGGCGACCGCAGTCACGCGGCCTTTGGCGTCAACCGTGATGTTGGCGTTGGTGTACGATCCAGCCGTGACACCCGAGTTGGCCAGCGTCAGTGCAATCGCCGTCGTACCCGAACCCGTGACGTCTCCCGAAGCCGTGATCGCTTCGTTGTGCTGGAGCGGTTGATAGCCCAGAGCCGAGACGACGGCCGCGTTGGTGACGGTGGACAGCGGAGTGAAGCCCAGAGCCGTGGTGACGTCGGTGTTGGTCAGTTGGGCGCCAGCAGTCGCGCGACCCTTGGCGTCCACGGTGACCTTCGTGTACGTGCCCGGCGTGACCGCCGTGTTGGACAGCGCGAAAGCCAAAGTTCCGGTCGTCGTGATCGGCGAACCGGTGACCGTGATGTCAGCCGTGCCGGTAGCAGCAACCGACGTGACCGTGCCAGCCGAACCCGTTCCGTTCGAAGCGGTCAGGACACGGCCCTTGGCATCGACCGTGATGGTCGGGTTGACGTAGGTTTGAGCCGTTACGCCCGTGTTGGCCAGAGCCAGAGTGATCGCCGTTGTGCCCGAACCGGTGGCGTCACCAGAGACGGTGATCGACTGGTTGGTCGAGATCGGTGTGAAGCCCAGCGCCGTGGTGACGTCGGCGCTCGACAGAAACGCGCCCGTCGTTACGCGGCCCTTGGCATCGACCGTGACCTTGGTGAAGACGCCCGGCGAAACCGTCGTGTTCGACAGAGCAAAGGTCAGCGTGCCCGAGTTGGTGATCGGACCACCACCCACGGTGATGTCGGCCGAACCCGTGGCTCCAACCGAGGTGACAGTTCCCGTGCCGCCAGCCGAGCCGTTCGAAATCGCAGTGACGCGACCCTTCACATCGACCGTGACGACGGGATTGGTGTAGGTCTGGGCCGTGACGCCCGTGTTCGACAGATCGACCGCGAACGAACCGCTCGTGGTGATCGTCGAGCCCGTGACCGTGATGGCCGGGGAGCCGGTCAGGCCGACCGACGTGACCGTGCCAGTACCACCGGCCGAACCGTTCGAGATCGCAGTGATGCGGCCCTTCTGGTCAACGGTGATCGTGGTCAGGCTGTACGTGCCCGGCGTTACACCCAGCTTGTCGGACAGGGCCAGAGAGATCGAGCCAGCCGACGTGATCGGTCCGCCGGTCGCCGTGATGTCGGCCGAACCGGTGACGCCCACGCTGGTGACAGCCGAGCCGTTCTGGATGTTGATGACGCGCCCCTTGCTGTCCACGGTGACCGTGGGGAGCGAGTAGGTCGAAGCAGCGACGCCGGTGTTGGCGAGGGTCAGGGCAATCGAAGTAGCGCCCGAGCCCGTAGCGTCGCCCGTGACCGTGATCGTCTGGTTGGTCGCCAGCGGCTGATAGCCGAGCGCCGAGACGACGGCTGCGTTGGTGACCGTCTGGAGCGGAGTGAAGCCCAGCGCCGTGGTGACGTCGCTGCTGCTCAGGTTCGTGCCAGCCGTGGCGCGGCCCTTGGCGTCAACCGTGACCTTCGTATACGTGCCCGGTGTGACCGCCGTGTTGGACAGAGCGAAGGCAAGCGTACCAGCCGTGGTGATCGGCGAACCAGTGACGGCGATGTCAGCCGATCCCGTTGCCGCAACCGACGTGACCGTGCCCGAGGAACCACCACCGCCCGTGCCGTTGGCGGCGACTGTGACGCGGCCGTAGACGTCAACCGTGATGTTGGCGTTGGTGTAGGCGCCCGGCGACACACCAGACGGGGTCAGGCCACCGTTCAGGTTCAGGTTGCCTTCGTGGTAGACCATGTAGCCGTCGATGTAGACGACGCCGTTGGCCTCGATGACCATGTTCTCAGTGACGAAGCCGTTGGCATCCACGTGGCCCAGAACGATGCGGTTGCCGTCGTTGGTCGTGACGAAGCCGTCGTCGGCTCCACCGACCGTCACAACGCCGTTTGCGTCGATGCGGAGGTCTTCGCGGAAGACGCCGGTGTTGGCGGCGCGGTGACCAAAGCTGATGGCCGAGTTAGCGATGTCGGCGGCGAAGACGCGCAGGTCCGTGCCAACCACGCCAGCACCCCATTGCGTGCCGTTCGCAGCGTCTTCCTTCAGGAAGAGAGCGTCGTCGATGCCGTTGAACGCCAGCGTTCCGGTCATGGTGTCGCCAGCCTTGGCGACGAAGCCCGAGCCACCACCCGAACCGCCGCCGCCCTTGGCGCCGACGTAACGGTAGGCTTGGATGTAGATGCCGTTGCCAGAAACCGAGACCGTGCCTTGGCCAACGGTCGCCGCGCGCGATGCCGGGACAGCATTGACGAAGTTCAGGACACCGGCCGCATAGTCGAAGACGAATTCTTCGCCAGCAGCGTCAGGGAAGATACGAGCGGCCGGACCCGTGTTCGGGTCGCCGATGAAGGCTTGAACCAGATAGCCAGCGCCGAAGATGCCCGGATTGATGAAATCCGTCAGGCGGCTGGTGATGTCCGGATAGGCCGACGTCGCGAACCAAGTCTGGTTAGGCGGCGAGGTCGGGTCCACCGTCATGTGAACGCGGGTCACACCGAAATAACGACGGACCTGAGCGGTCGTCGAAGTCGGCGGCGTGTCCGGAATCAGGCTGGCTTCGCTCCAGATGTTATCCGGATCGACGGGGAACGGCGACGTGACGCTTTCGTTCGAGCCGAGCTTGATGGTGCCCGACGCCGTCTTGGTAACACCAAAGATAACCTTCTTCCAGAGGAAATCAATCTTGTCAGAATCTGAAATGGCCATGAAGTATTACCCTTAGTTAGAGAAATTGAGCGAAGTAATGACTTGCCCAGCGTTCAGACGAATACGGACAATGATCTGGTTCGAGGTCGCGTTCGTCGAAGACTGAGGACCAAAAGTGATCTGATAGGCGCCGGAAGTTCCGCCCATCGGCGTGCCGACGACGCAGCCAGCCAGCGAGTCCGACGAGTTGCCGGGGACACCAGCACCGGCGTAAGCCTTGGTGGCGTCCCACCAGCCGTTCGTGGCGTTCGGAGAGATCGCCGAGTTGTCGGAGACGCCCGGAAGCTTCACCCAAACTCCTGCGTACGTGCCGACGACGTTGATGCGGAAATTGGAGACCGAGGCGCGGTTGAACGTGAAGGTCGCGTACTGAGCGCCGCTGCGGCCCTGCGAGTAATTCGGACCCTGCGGCAGGTAACCGCTGGTGAAATCGACTTGGCAGTGACCCAGAGCGCCAGCCCAGACTGCGGCTTCGTAGCTGGCCAGAGCCGCCGTGGCGTCCCAGTTGGCCGTAGCGCCAGCCGGACGGTCGGCGTTGGCGGCGATCAGAGTGCGCGTGGCGTAATTGGCGTTGGGGACCGTGCCCAGATTGATGACCGGGACGTTCAGTTCGTCCAGACGGTTCGAGGCGGCGACGCCGCGCTTGACCAGAATGATCGACTGCGACAGCGTCGTCGGAGCCGTTTGTCCGTTGACGTTCTTGGCCACGGCTTGGATGACGCCCGACGAATGGGTCGTGCCGTCGATGCTGACAGCCACGCCGGTCGTCGCGGTCGCAGACGTCGTCTGTGCCGGGATCGGGGTGGTGATGCCGAGCGAAGTGTAGCTGAAGGCTTGAGCCGTCGTGACCGTGTTCGTGCCGGTGATCGTCAGCGGATCGTTGCCGCCGTAGTAGGTCTGGCCAGCCAGATTGGTGATCGAGCCGCCAACCGTCAGGACGCCGCCTTGGCCGAAGTGCGGGATGCCCGACGAATAGGCGACTGTACCCAGCGTCTGGAGAGCAACCGAGCCAGTCGGGATGGACGGCGAAGCCGTCATGTCGTCGCGGACGAACAGCGTGTTGGCCGTCGTGCCAGCGTTGGTGTGGTTGATGCGGACCTTGTTGAGGCCTTGGGCGACCGGGACGGCCGTGCCAGCAACGTCGAGCGACTTCCAGAAACCGGGCTTATCGACCGGGAAGTCCTTCTCGTCGGAAATGATCAGGCCGCCGTAGTTGCCGTTGTCGCTGTTCTCCGTCAGCGTGCGCTCGCCGACGAAACCGTCGTTCAGCAGAAGCTGAATCTTGCCACGGTTAGCCGGGCCGACGTCGTTGAGGGTGTTGGTGCTGACGCCCGTGGTCGTGATGCGCGCGACAGCATCGCCCGCGACCGGCGTGCCCTGACCCGTGACGTGGCTGGTGAAGCCAGCGGCCAGACGCGGCGAGTTGCCAGCGGTGTTGATGATCGTCAGCGTGCCGTTGGGGAAAGCGGGCGGGGCTGCGGGGATCAACAGGCCGAGCAGTTCGTTGATCTCGTCGATGGCTTCGGACATCGGGGTCGAGTCCGTCAGGTCCACGGCGCCCGGCGCCCACGAGCCGTCACCCTTGTTGGCGATGTCGCCAAGCTGGATGTCGAAGCCGTCGCCGATGATCGTGCCGCCGTTGCCGGTCGCATTGCCGGTGGCGCGGATGGTCAGGGACAGACCGTCGTTGACAATCGCGATGCCCGCGCCTGCCTTGAGGGTCTTGAACTCCATGACCACATGGTCGGAGCCGTTGACGCCGTTGAAGAGGCCAAGGCCACCACCGACGTTCTCGCCGACAACCGACAGGATCGGCTCATCAACAGGGGTCGAAACAGCAGCGGTCGTCGCGCCATTGCTTGTTGCAGAATCCTGCGAGTACTCGATCTCACCACGGCCGGACGTCTTGACGCGGCTGCTACCAACTGAAGGCATTGTATAACTCCCCAAATATTCTGGTTATTTATGACTCCAAGGACAGTTGGGACTGAATTCTTAGAGGTTGAGCAAAATGCGGTCGATAGCGCCGTACGTTGCTACCTGAAGGCTTGTTGCTACTGTCGAAATGAGGTGGGATCGCAGCACTTTTGCTCGAACCCACGTGTACCGGCCCTTGACGGTGAAGCCCAAAGTGGACGTCTCGCGACCTTGCTGACCGGTCTTGGGGTAGTCGATGAATCCTTCCGGGGTCAGATAGATCGTCGCCCAGTCGTTCTCGCCCGGAGAGTTCATAATGGAACCCTCAAGCACAACGCGGCCCATGAAAGCACTGGATGCAATAGCAAAGGTCATCATATACTCGGAGGACGAGTATAGATTGTCGATCCTCACCGGATTTCCCGTCACGTCGATCTCTTCAGCCCGCGTGCTGGTGCTGATGATCAAGACACTCTTCCGGCTCATTGCGTCCCCACTCCTAATCCGTGTGGGTATTTAGCCGGTTGACACCCCGAGCCTCCGGGCATACCAAAGGGTCAATTCTCGTAAACCATATTTCGTCTGAACCCATTATGCAGCGCATTGCGGTCCCTAACCCGGACCACCCCATCGCTCGCTTCATTCGCGAGCACCTTGGCTTCGTGAATCTGGACACCGGACCGTGGGTCGCGGGGAGCGCCGCCCGGCTGCTTTACGAGAACGCCACCGATTTCGGCTACTCTGACATCGACCTGTTCTTCCCACCGGATCGGCGCGAAGTCGAAGACAGCAAATTTCCGGGCAAGGGTCCGTATTTCGTCATGGACGAACCGATGATCGTGCGGGGGCTCCACCGGCCGAAAGACGCGGCGGCAGATTACGTCTTTCCACCGAAAGACATCCCAGAAGGCTACGTCAGCCCGATGCTGCAAGGCCGATACGAACCGACGCCGTTCGGCGGCGGGGCGCGCCTTTCAAGCATGCTCACCGGCGCTGCGGTCACCGTCCAGTTCGTGACCCGGTCACGATACGAAACGGCCGACGAGCTTTTGAACCACTTCGACTTTTCGGCCTGCATGCTGCTGACGGACGGACGCGAGATTATCATGCACGACGACACGGCCGCCGATCTGGCCGCTCGGCGCCTGCGTTGCCCGAACAAGCCGCATACGCCGCGCCCATTCCGGGTGGCGAAATACCTGATGATGGGGTTTGAGCCCGACCCCAGCCTGCTCTCGACCTTCTACGGCGCGGACGGGATGGCGATCTCTCAGAGCGTCATCTACTTGGGTGGCCCCAGCAAAGACGGCACATGGTTGGACGATCTCGATGAGTATTGAAGAAAAATTCGCCACGAGGCTCCCCAACGAGCCAGCCGAAGCTGCTTCTCTGACGAATTTCATCACCCATGGGCCGATGAACTTCGACGGCCTGTTCCATTTCAAGGAAACGATCATCCCTCCGCGCGCCGAGCTTAATCGCGGCTGCGTCATGTCGATGATGGATTGGGAAACCCCGGTCGCGGAAACCTTCTCGCAAGACGGGGTGGAGAACACCTTCGTGTTCATTCGGTCAGTGCCTATGCCGCTGACCTACTTCATGTTTTTCTTGGCCGCCCACCTGTGCGAAAAACAGGCCATCGGGAAATACATCGAGCGCTTTCCGCACGCCAAGCATCAGCGGCATATCTTCGTCCACGAGGCCAAGCATCATGCCTATCTCGAAGCGCTGATGGACGAAGCTGTCCTGTCGAAATTCATGCTGGCCCGAACCGCCAAGTCACGCGACTTCCTCTTTCAGGAAGTCTTCCGGCTCATCGGGTTCTATTTCGACCAGAACTATCCGGACCTCGCCAGCCGAAGCTTCATGTGGCAAGAGTACGTCCGTAATCTGGAAAACCGGGTCAGGGCCTGTCAGGAATTCCCGAAGGTGCTCACTGGCCCGGCCATTCAACCGCGTCCGCTCGACCCGAAAAGACAAGCCATCCGGCATAGAGGCGTTCCCGTAAGCCTCCTAGACGAACTGGCCGTGTGGGAACCCACCGTCCGTCCGGAAGGCCCGTTTGGGACTGATCTGGACCCGTCACCGTTTTGATCAGGCCTTCCAGACTATAGACGGTGGGTGACCTGCGGATCACTCTGTGGGCGCCCGCTCGACTTCGACCAGCACGCCAGCGCCAGCCAGTTCAGCCACGACGGCTTCCATGCTCGGGATGAAGTCTTCACCCGTGATGGTGGCGCTCAGTTTCTGATCGTCCTTGACGAGACGGCTCAGGCGGATCACCACCAGTTCTTCTTGAATTTTAGCCATTTTTAGGTCGCTCCTGTGCGAAAAAGTGCGACCTTATTTAGCCTGCAAAATATTAGTCCATCATCCGAAGGACAGTCAGGTCGGCCAGAGTCGCCACTTCGAGGAAGGTCCCGATAGACTGGTCGTTCCAATTCGGCCCAACCGGCAGAAAGCCATGCTGGTTGGGGACCGATGGCACGGGCTCCGGCTTCACTTCGTAAACGCGAGACCGTGGGCACACCGCTAGGAAATCATCAAGCACATATTTGACATACTCAACGCCGCGCAAATCGGGGTCACCTTGGTGGCGCGCCCCGTACCATAGCTTGAAGACATATGGCGAACCCCTTGGCGTCGGTTCCTGCTTGAACAACAACCGACATTCGTCTCTCTTGTCGTTGCCGATCACGAACGTGAGGACGCCGCCCCAGCCTTCAGGCCTGACCGCGAGAACCAACTTTCCACCGAACAGGGTCCAGAGCGTCGCAGGCTTGCTGGTCATGCGTAGAGCATCCGCAGGAACATCAAGTCTTCTTGCCGGATGTAGACCAGCGTCCGGGTGGCGTCCGCAATGTCAGGGTGAAGGTTCACGACCTTGGTTCGAGCCGCCGGGCATCGCTCGAAGAATTCCGACAGCATGGAGTTGTTCTGGATCGCCCAGCCCGAGCGAGGCTCCGCCATATTGGCCACGGCGAATTCGTACACGCCGTCCTCGATGGTCACGGTCACGAGGGTGATGGCGCGGTTATCTTTGCGGGCGTCGGCTTGGAATTTATTGAACGCGATACACCACGCCGACGTCGATGGCGGCCATGTGCGACGTCCGTCTGCCAAACTATGGCTGACGCCCTTGGGCATCGGCGTGATGACGAGGTTCAGCAGTCCTTCGTGAAAACTCCAGACGTCGAGTTTCATGAGTACATCATCCGCAGGAACATCAGGTCTTCTATCCGGATGTAGATGTTCAATTCAGTCGAAGCGTCAACACCCGGAACGTGCTGCATTTTCTCCATGCGGGTCGCCGGGCATCTTTCGAAGAATTCGGTCAGGATCGAATTCTCGCGCAGCCTGACGTCCGCGTCCGGCGTCCATGGCGCCACCGTCTTGAAAAGACTGAACTTGAAAATACCCTCAACGATGCAGTCGGCCACCAAGAGGATGGTATGCCTTTTCGACATCGTGTCATCGCGCAGCAACTTGAACGCTTCGGATTCTGGAGTGCCCGGCGTGTAAATCGCACGATCATTGCCGCCGTCCGAATTGATCGGCGTCAGCACCATGACCAGCCGGTCATCTTGGAACCGCCAAACATCTAAGTTCAATGCAACCACCGATTCATTTTGACTCAGCACACGTTATGATTCTATTGTCCAACTTACAGCTATACGCGCAGGGCAGTAAGTATCGGGTAGCCCAGCCCAACCGACCAACCGGGATCAACGGACCGGAACGTCAGGAGCGCACCGAACAAGTAGGTCGGATTGCCACGCGGGTGAAAGCCCCACGGCGAGCATATCCCGTCACAGCCGCTTGGTGAACCAGAATTTGGTCCACGAAAGGCTTTTTATGAAAGAGGATAGCTATGTCTCGCGTTTGACAACTATCCGTGCGGACCCGTCTCTCAACCGGCGAGGTCTGTAAGATTGGCCCCGAGAGGGAGCCATAACCGTTCAGATCACACACGACCACCCGTCAAGCACGTCTCGGGGATGAAAGCGCCGAAAGGCACATCCACCGGTCAAGACGCAACTCGACCACCTTCAGGTGGGTCGGATCGAGATAACGTGTGCAACAAGCTGGTACAGGAGAACCGCCAGCCCCGCTATAGACGCGGTACGCCACGGGTTGAGCAACTACGAACTCAGGATCGTCTGCACTTCTCCCTTTACCGCAAGTCAGTCCCCCTTTACGGGGGATTGCTTGTGGTAGGGGGAGAGAAATGCAACATAAATCTAGGATACAAGGAAAGAAACTGTCTCAAGGAAGGACAGTCAAATCGGTTTGGATGACAGCCAGCGAGCGATAGCGAGTGTGTCATCCAAACCATCAGGCGGGCAAGCCCGCCTGATCAGTCACTTGTCGTACAGTCTCGCATCGGCGAGGTGACACCGCGTGTCATAGCCGAAGGTCGAGTTGTATTTGGCGCCGCTGACCTCTTGGCCCGGAGCGACATAGTCGCCCGCCAAGAACAGGGTCTCCGTGCCATTGGCCACGCATGCAATCTCGACCGAACCCAAAACGCGATCCGACGTGTTGCGGAAGGTCCAGTTCACTTGGCTGTTGTTGACGTCGGTGTTGTAGCTGAATGAAGCGGCCGTTGCAGGGTCGATTTGCTCGCCGCCGCCATGGGCGCGGAAATCAGACCACGCGCTACTGATCACGCCATAGCCAAAGATGGCCGCGAAAAACAGGACGACGACGAACACCACGCGGCTGAACCGATAGAACAGGTAGGCGAGCAGGGCGTCGATGGCCAACCGTTTTACCAGTTTCGTCATGTGTGCTGTCTCCTACCGTTTCAACAAAGTAATCCTACTATAGATTCCCGCAATGTCAATGGGATGGCCCTAAATACTTGGCCTTAAAGCTGGATTTTACTGCTTTAGGCTTACCATTGGGTTATAATTTCGTTAATGAGCAATCCCTTCACCACCCTTGGCGTCGCAGAGACCGCCACCGACGACGAGATCAAGTCGGCCTACCGCAAGCTGGCCAAGGAACATCACCCGGATCGCAACGGGGGTGACGACGCTCGTTTCAAAGAGATTTCAGCCGCTTACGAGAAAATCGCCACGCAGGCCAAGCGCAATGAGTGGAAGCAGGCGTCGAGCCCTTTCAGCCAGAACCCGCATGGCCCGAACGGTTTCCGCAACGCCGACGCGGCGGGCGGCTGGTGGCAGGAATTCGCGTTCGACGACAACAACCCGTTCGCGGATCGCTATCGGGAAATTTTCAGGCGCCAAGACGAACACATCCGTCGCCAGATGATGGACCGGCAAGCCGCCGTCGATATCGACCTGATTTCGGTACTGAATGGGGCCAACGTGAACATCGAGGTCGATCCCGGCCTCGAAACGGCCAAGACCCTGAACGTGAAAATCCCACCGGGCATTCACCACGGTACGCGGCTGCGTGTTCCGGGCATGGGGAACTGGGTGAGCGGCAAGGCTGGAGACCTTTACCTGACGGTAAGGGTCAAGCCGCATCGTGCGTTCGAGCGCAACGGCGCGAACCTGCATGCCCGCGTTGACGTGGATGCCCTTGAACTGATGATCAGCGGCGCGGCCAAGATCGTGACGCTGGAGGGCGAAGAGCTTTATTTCGGCGTTCCGACCAAGGTGTCAGGGTCGTCGGTGAGGATCAGCGGCTACGGTCTGCCGGACCTTGAGCGCGGTGGTGAGCGTGGTGATCTCTTTGCGGTCATCAACATCACGGTCCCCAAGGACTTGACGGACGAGCAAAAAGGCCTGCTTTTGCAAGTAAAAGACTTGCAAGAGAAGCAAAACTCTGCTACGTAGCCAAATCGAAATTGCTCTGGAGGTCACCTTGCGTCTCGCCGGTCTTGCTATCGCCGCTGTCCTGTTCGCTTCGAGCGCGAACGCCCAGCAGTTCGATCCAAGCGTGACCCGCGACGCGGTGGCGGCCGTCAATGGCCCGCAGACCCGCCAGCAGGATCGTCCGTATCCGCAGTATCAATATCAGCAGCGCATGGCCAACGGCCAGACGCGCTATGTCTCGCCGACCTATCAGGGCCTCGACCCCAACGTTCAAGACCTCAGCCAGATGGCTCAGATCGTCGGCTCGGCCGTCAACAGCCGCTGCGTGACCCAATTGTGTGCCAACGTCTCCAACAGGATCAAGGCCGGTGAACTGGGTCGTGGCGCTGTGAACCGTGGCGCGCCGGTCAACCAAGAGGCCTGCATCAAGGCCAACCGCGACTTCGGCATCGAAATGAGCCGCCTTGGCCACAACATCACTGTCCGCGAGGGCACGGCGCCGGGGATGATCTCCTACGAGCGGGCTTCGCAGGTTCGCGGCCTGATGTTCACCGAAACCTACTTGATCCACGCCTCGCTTCGCGACATCGTCTCGATGGGCGACGCCAAAGCCTGCAACGACCTGAAGGTCGCTGGGATCGAAGTCATGCACGAGATCATCCGCTCCAGACTGTAATGTTCACCCTCGTACCCGATTCACACCCCATCCTGTCGGAGCCCACCCCTCCCTTCGACTTCGAAAATCCGCCCGCCGACCCGAAATGGTTGGTGGGCGAAATGCTGTCTACGATGAAGCGCGAGCGCGGCATCGGTCTGGCCGCTCCGCAAGTCAACCTGCCCTACCGCATGTTCGTCATGGAGACGAGCGACGGCCGCCAGATCGGCGTCTTCAACCCGGAAATCCTGTCGGTCTCCGAGACCAAGGCCAAGGATGATGAGGGTTGCCTGAGCTTCCCCGGCCTTTTCCTGAAGGTATCCCGGCCGATCACCGCCGAGGTGCGCTATCAGGACGCGGCCGGAAATTTGGTAAACGAAATGTTTGCCAATCTCGACGCACGCTGCTACCTTCATGAGACGGACCACCTGAACGGGGTGACGTTCGTGTCTCTCGTCTCCCGCCTCGTATTATCGAGGGCCAAAGGATCGGGAGGTAAGACATTGCGTAGATAAGGTATTTTTGATGAGTGATTTGCCTGAGAATAGCGCTCAAACTGAGCGTACAGCCGCGATGTTTCTTCGGGCTAGACGAATCGCCACCGAACGCAGACATGCTTTCATCACCCTCGAACACCTGCTGTCGTCGCTTCTGGAGCAGGAAGATGTGGTCTCCGCCCTTGAAGGGATGAAGATCGACGTCGAGGGCATTCAGGAAGAGTTGGAGTCGTTCTACTCCGAAGGCCTCATTCCTGCCAGCGACGAAGAGCCGGAGCCGAGCCCGCGCGCCAATGAACTGGTGTTCAACGCGACCGGCAAGAAGGCCGCCCACACCGATCCTGACGTCACCCCTCTGGATGTCCTGCTGCAACTGGCTGGCTCCAAGATGGAGGACAGTTACGCGGTCGTGATCCTGCAAAAGTTCGGCGTCGATCCGCTGGCCCTGATGCGCTTCATGTCGCACGGCAAGAAGCCGACCATCGGTCTTGCACGCCATATCATGTCTGGTGACGAGCCGACCACGGCGCCGCCCAAGCCGACGACCGAAGCTGATGCCGACTCCATTCTGGCGCTTTACACGGTCAACCTGAATGAGCGGGCCAACACCAAGAGCATCGACCCGCTGATCGGCCGGACGAAGGAAGTGGACTCCGTCGTCAAAATCCTCGCCCGCCGGACGAAGAACAACCCGCTGCTGGTGGGTGAACCGGGTGTTGGCAAGACGGCCATCGCCGAAGGTCTGGCCCTGAAGATCGTTCGCTCCGAGGTTCCGGCCATCCTGCTGGACTCGACCGTCTATGCGCTTGATCTGGCCGCTCTGGTGGCTGGCGCTCGCTATCGCGGTGATTTCGAAGAGCGGATGAAGCAAGTCATCAACGCCCTTGAACTGAAGCCCAAGTCGATCCTGTTCATCGACGAAATCCATATGATCATGGGCGCCGGGGCTGGCAACAGCGGCACGATGGACGCGGCCAACCTCCTGAAGCCTGCTCTGGCCAAGGGCACGCTGCGCTGCATGGGCTCGACGACGTCGTCAGAGTTCCACAAGCACTTCGAGAAGGACACGGCACTCGTTCGCCGATTCGGCAAGGTGGATGTGTTCGAACCGTCGCTGGACGACGCCAAGGACATCCTGCGCGGCCTCGCGCCCTATTACTCGACCTTCCACAACGTCGAATTCACGGACGAAGCCCTCGTGGCGGCCGTTGACCTGTCGCACCGTTACATCAGCGGCAAGCTCCTGCCCGACAAGGCCATCGACCTGATCGACTGCGCTGGCGCGTCCCAGAACGTCCTGAAGGAAGGTGTCGAGCGCAAGGGTCTGATCACGGTCGAAGAGATCGAGGCCGAAGTTGAGCAGATCGCCAAAATCCCGCCGAAGAAAATGGCCGAGGGCGACAAGGAACGCATCATCCGTCTCGACGAGCAGATGCGCGCCAACGTCTTCGGGCAGGAAGCGGCGATCACCGCCCTGATCGACGCGATCTACCTGAGCAAGGCTGGCCTGCGTGAGAACCACAAGACGGCTGGAGCCTACCTGTTCACCGGCCCGACCGGCGTGGGTAAGACCGAAGTCACCAAGGTCTTCGCGGACGTCTACAACCTGCCTCTCATCCGGATCGACATGTCCGAGTACATGGAGAAGCACACGGTCAGCAGGCTGATCGGCGCCCCTCCCGGCTATGTCGGCTACTCGGATCAGGCTGGCCTGCTGTCCCAGAGCGTCAGCGACACGCCTCATTGCGTGGTGCTGCTGGATGAGATCGAGAAAGCTCACCCGGACGTCCTGAACATCTTCCTCCAGATCATGGACAATGGTTCGTTCACCGACTCGTCGAACAAGACCATCGACTGCCGGTACATCCATCTGATCATGACCTCGAATGCCGGGGCGCGTGATCGGGCCAAGAACCGGATCGGTTTCGGATCGCAAGAGAACGTCGGCGGCGATACCGCCGCGATCAAGGCGTTCTTCACCCCGGAGTTCATGAACCGTCTGGACGCCCACATCCGCTTCGACAGGCTGGACAAGGCGAACATGCTGCACATCGTGGCCAAGTTCGTTCGCCAGCTTCAGGAAATGGCCTCCCTGCGAAACGTCAATCTGTCGTTCACGCAAGAGGCCTTGGACTGGCTGGGCGACAAGGGCTACGACCCGCTCATGGGCGCTCGACCGCTCAAGCGCGTCCTGTCCGACAATGTCGCCAAGCCTCTTTCCAAGTTGATCGTGATCGGTTCTCTGGAAAACGGCGGCGATGCGAACATCGCGATTGTTGATGACAACGTGGTTATCAACGTGTAAAGTATAGGGGTTGCTGGGAAATTTTCGTCCAGCAACCCCAGTGCCCTCTGCTCGTAATTTCAGGAGCAGAGACTTGTGTATTGTTCTACTTATACTTGAGCGCATTTTATGGACTCGTTTGACGTTCACCGTGGGGTGAACTATACGCCCATCACGAATCTGTTCTGGGGGAAGTACCCGTTCAGAGTGACCGTGAACCACGGCGTCGTTCCCCCTAACTGCGATGGCATGGCACCGCCTGACGCATACGTACTGCGCGCGGCGTTCGACAAGGCCAAGAAGCGGTTCCTGAAACGCCGCACTGAAACCCTGAGCGGCGAGCCTTCCGACTGGAAGGTCCGCGACAATACCAAGCACAGCTACAGCTTTTTCTTCGTGGACGCGGAGACCGCAAAGCGGTTCGTCGCCTCCAATCTCAAGCACGTTCGGCAGGTGAGCCGACCGCAATCTCTAGCGGAGATCGACTATCTCAAGAAGTCCCGCAAGAGTAAGATCAAGACTGAAATCACCGACATGCTCTATTGGAGCAAGTATCGCTACAAGATCGAATTCAAACGATCCTTTACGCCAGAGGACTGGTCAGAATTTTATGACTGGTTCGACGTCTACCTCCTGAGCCGGAACAACACCGATACTTGCTGGCTCACTGGAGACGACTCCCCAAACCTATTTTTGAACTCTGAGACCGACATCATGGTCGCCATGATGGGTGTCAACGATTTGATTACCTCCATTTCAAAATCCATTCTTCGAGAAGAGATTGTTTCGTGAACATTGCACTCATTCGGAAGCTCACTGAGACCGGCATCATCCACAAGAACACCGAAATCGAGGCCGTCTACAAGGGCGTGGACCTGTCGGGCGCGCCGCTGGCGCGTGGCGTCGGGACCTTTACGCTCGTCGGCCTGAAGGTCTACGAGAAGGCCGGTCGGGTTCAGTTCGATACGATCTCGACCATCGACGGTTCGCCGCGCGTGATCATGGGCGATCAGGTCCGCAAGATCGACGGCATGACCCTGCAAACCATCGGCTCGATCTACGGCATGGACACGTTCGGCGAGGCCGTGCCGCAGGGCAAGCGCCGTGGCCGCAAGCCGGGCACAGGCGTCAAGAAGAAGGTCCCTGAGCCGATGCTGAACGAAGACGGCACGCCGATGGCGCCGCGTCGCCGTGGTCGCCCGCCGGGCTCGAAGAACAAGAAGGCGGTGGCGTGATGCTGGACGAAGCTTTCGTGCTGGAATTCCTGACGGTCGGCAATCCGGTCACCCGAGAAGACGGCCGCTTTTACGTCCCCGTGGCCCGCGTAGACGCCCTCGACGGTGTTCCGTCGCAGATCGTCTTCCGCGTGGCGTCGGACGCCTTCCTGACGCTGGATGACGCGGTATCGTTCGCCACCAAGCTGGTGGACGAGCACAACGCCAACCTGATGGCCGATCAGGCGACGGAGTTGCTTGACGATGACGACGATCCTGTTTTCGACGAAGAGTGCGGCGAGTTCGTGGACGACATGGACGATTACCATGGGTAACGGTCAATGACCCACAAACTCGACACCCCGCTGACTCGCCTTCAGGCGAGGCTCGACGCCTCCGAGAAGGAGAACGCCGAACTGAAGGTCAACATGGCCAAGGTGCGGGGTGTCAACGACCTGCTGAAATTCGAGCTTGCCGCCCTAGAGCGGCAAGTTCTCGGCGCGCAGAAGAACCTCGACGAGGTCTACGAGCACGTCAAGAAGCTTCAGGCTGGACTTCCGGAGCTTGGACCGTCTTCTTGACCGGCAGGTAGACCGTCAGGTCACCCATTTCGCCGTGCAGACGCTGGCGCGCCCCGTCGCCGTACATCAGGGTCACGAACAGGCTGTCGTAGCGGCTCTTCTGGACGCGCGGACCATCTTCGACGCCGGTCTGTTGCAACATGATCATTTTCTGCGGGACCTTGGCGATCTCTTCCCGCGTTCCGACCGTCAGGATTTCGGCCGGTTGGTCACCGTCGCCCAGCTTGTACTGCATCAGGTCGCTGGCGTTATCGGGCGTGTAGACCTTCATGACAGTCGCATCGCGGCCGTCCAGCGGGTCTTTGGCCTCCATCACCTGCAACGTCCAATTGGCGTATGGTGACAGCGCCGACAGGACGTAGGTGAAGGCGACATCCAATTCTTCCTTCGTCGGCGGCGCCTTGGCGTCGATGCACAGGCGAACCTTGCCGCCGTCCGGAAGCATCCGGTGCATCATGTACTTGCGTTCGATGGAGTCGGGGTTCGGGTCTTCCGTGGTGAAGACCATGTAGGGCATCGAGCCCGGAAGCATCCGCCACATTTCGCGCGGCATCAGATAGGTGGCCAAGCCCAGAGCGGCGGCGCCGACGAACAGCAGGTCCGTGGTGGACTGCATACCGGTCCATAGTTCGCCGTCCTTGGTGACGCAGAGGTTCAGCATCGAGTAGCCGCCCCCGCCGCCTTCTTTCTCCGACAGGAATTCAGTGGGAAGCTGCGCGATCCAGTCCTTGTAGGTCTGGCGGTGCTTCTCCAGCTTGTCGAGGTCGATGCCGAACGTCCGCATCACGCCTTGGACCAGAACCCCGGTCGGGCTCAGACTGTCCATCAATATCGCTTCGACTTCCTGCGGGTTGATCACGTGCAAGTCTCCATGTTGATGGTGGAGCTTTGCACGCGCAATGCAACTCGTCAACGAGTTTCGTACTATTGGTTGAAGTTGGCCGGGTCGTGGAACATGATGTCGTCGAGTTGGGATTTGGCGTCCTCGAACGTCGTGTAGCAGATGCCGATGCCGCCTGCGGCTTCCCAGCGGTCGATGTTGTCGCCACGGTCGTCGATCAGGATTTGATGGATGCTGTGCTTGCGGTTGATGAATTCCTGTTTCCGCGCCGACGTCGTGCAGATGAACCGCGTGTCGTCGATGGCTGAGCGCAGCGACACTTCCTCGCTGTCGATCCAGTCGATGGCTTTCTGAACCAACACCTCATCCGACAGGTTGTCAGGATTGTAGAGCTTGCCGTCGCTAAAGCTCTCTGCGGCCGGGATCAACCGGGTCTCGACCCAGTTGCGCTTGTGGAACGCAGCGCCCAGCCAGTAGGGGTTCAGATAGTAGTCATCCTCACCGGCGCCAAATTTCGGAGCAGCAGTCAGGATGATTGGGTCCGCGTCCTTGACGTAGTCGTAGAGTTGGATCGCGCCGGGCAGGAAGGGCAGTTCATCGTAGAAATGCTTGCCCTTGATGGCCTCGTACATTTCCCGCTTCTTCTCGCTCTTAGAGCCGGGAAGAAGGTGGGCCGACCGGTTAAGCGCCGGATCGGGCGTGAAGCCGAAGCGCCGAATTCCGGCGTCGTAATCGGCCATGACCCCGTCGAGGTCTAGGTAAATCGCATAGGTTTTCATGAGGTCCAGTGTACTGGACCCCATTTTTGTTTACCATATTTTCGGGCTGTGTTAGTCGATTAGCCCAAGCTCGCGGATGAGCCCCTTGTAGGTCGGCATCAAGTCAGCGTCCAGAACCATCCGTTCCTTCAGCCTTGTGATGAACCTTCGCAGAACGTCCTGCTGGAAATTGCGTTGGACGAAGCTGATGATGTGGTCGGTTTGCTCCAGAGCGTCGATCCCACCTTCTGGCGTGTCGGAATTGGACCACCGCTTGGCGAGGTCATGGACCGCGAGATCGATGAATCGGTCGATCTGGGCATTCTCCAATTGCGAGACGTGCAGGATTTTCCCCGAGTACACGTCGGCCAGCAGGTCGGCCATGTAAGGCGCTGGCACGTAGGTCTTTGGCTCCACGGGGCGCCCGACACTGCGGCGCTCGATGGGCTTGGTCGGCGGCTGATAGTGCGCGACGCCGAAATCGACGAACTGCCGAAGCAATTCCTTCAGGGAAATTCCGCATTCGGCCGCCATGGTCTCCAGCCTCGCATAGCGATCCGGAGCGACCTCAAGCTTGATGTTGCGGTTCTTGACCTTGCTGGGCAGGGTCGGGGTGAACACAGGTTTATCGGTCAAGTTTGGAAACCTCTTTACGGAGGTCGGCGATGACCTCTTCGTCAGTCCGGCCGAACAGGTCGGCGACCAGAGCCACACTGACCGATCCGATCAGGGGCGTCACGTCCAGAAAGGTCGTGTCGTCGTTGCGGGCGATCCAAAAGATCGCCGCACGGTAGGATGCGACGCGGCGGGTCACTTCACCCGCGTCCACGTGTCGGTGTCGATCAGGGCGGCGAACGCACCGAATTTCTTCTTCGCGCAGGTGTTGCCGACCGGGTGCAGGCCCATTTCACCACTCTTGTTCACGGCTTCATCAGCCATGTAGGCCTCGTAGTCGTCCGGATGCAGGACGTTGGAGCCGCCGTCGATCATGTGGACGAAGTAGCGGCGATTGGCTTCCGCCATTTTCCGGCCGCAGCACGAGCACGGGTTCTTGGCGCTGTGCACGTCGGCATCCGGGTGGATCATCTTCGTCTTACGATAGTCGGCCATGTGGTCCTCCGTGAAGCTGCGGTTGATCGGTTCAGGGAGCGGATTAGCCGTAGGTCGCCGACTGCGACCAGAAGGTGGTGATGCGCTTCAGCAGCTTGGCGGCGGCGGACAATTCGAATTGGGCCAGCAGGTTCTGCGTCGAGCTTGTCGATTGCTTGGGGCTCTCGGCGCCGCGCAGGACCCGGTCCGTCAGGTCGCGGGTGATGAAGGCGATGATTTCTTCGTAGGACAGCGGCTTGTCGCCTTCTTGGTTGGCGATGATGCTGTCGGCGAATTCGTTGTGCAGCTTGGCGGTGACGGCGGCCGACATGACGGTGTCAGCCCACTCGAAGGCGTAGACCGGGGTCTTTTCGAAACGCTCCATGAAGGTCGCCTTGGCGCCTTCGTAGGTCTCTTGCGCGCCGCGCAGTTGCTTTTCCAGTTGGGCCACGCGCTCGTCTTGAATGATCAGGTCGGTCATGTGTGGCCCTCGTGTTGTTGAACGTAGGAGCATTCTATACGAACTCTGCTTCATGTCAACCCACCTATACGAGGATTTTGACTTAAAATGCTGATCTAAACTACACTGCGAAGATGAGGAAACTGATTCCACTCCATTCGCTGGTCATTACCGTGGGTCCGAACGCCCACTACAATGACGCGCGTGTGCGGGAGGCTTTCCCCGACTATGAGATCGTCAGCGCCAACGCTATCCGGCATGAACTGGTGGGGGATGAGAACCGTCGAGACCTCGACGGCATCGTCTTCTCCGAGTTGCACCGCCGGGTGGAGACCAAGCTTCGGCTGGGTGAGCGCGTGGTGGTCAGCGCCGCCAACGTCCGCAGGGACGGCCGGATGGGGCTGACCAATATCGGCGTGAATTCCGGTGTTCCGGTATTCTATCTGGTGTACGACGACATTGACGCCGATCCGGTGGCTCGCCAACGGTTCACGTCAGCGTCGAAGGATTTCATGAAGGGTGACGGAGTTGCCAACGTGGTCGATATGAGCGCGGCGGTGGTTGATCCGGTTTACCGACTCAAGACGAACGACATCGCGTCTATCAAGGAAAGGTTCAATGGAATCACCGTGATAGGCGACATCCACGGCATGTACCAGTCCTTGCTTTCGGCAATCGACTGGGCGCGTGACCGCCGCCACTTCATCATTTTTCTGGGTGATGTGATCGACTACGGGCCTCAGCCGATTGAATGCGCGGAAGAGGTTTACCGGGTCGTGATGCGGGGAAACGGGGAACTAATTTTGGGAAACCATGAGCGAAAGATCGCCCGATGGATTGACCAACCCGAGCGTTCGAGGCATATAATGAAATTAAGCGAAGGTAACAAGGTTACCACAACCGCGCTTTCTCACCTCAGTCCCGCCAGCCGGGAACGATGGATGGCAAGGTTCCGGGGGCTGGTTGCTCGTTCTCCTTATCGCTTGGGACTAAATAACACCTACTTTACCCACGCGGCGGTTCACCCGTCCGCATGGGGCTCAGATCAGGACCACAAGAACATGGAAACGTATTCCCTGTTCGGTGAGTTCGATATGACGGCCGCTCCCACTCAACGTTTGGGAGGGCCTGATCGTCCTCCCCGAACCTATAGCTGGATCGACGCCATTCCCTCGAACATGTCCGTGTTCGTTGGCCATGACGCACGCTCGATGATTAAGCCGGTCGTTGAAACCAACGCAGCCGGTGGGCAAGCCGTGTTTATGGACACGGGCGCCGGTAAGGGCGGCTATCTGTCGTCCGTTGATCTGCGCTGGTCGCCAGAAGGTCTCAAGTTGGAGAATTTCACCCGCCATTAGACTCCGAGAGCAATTTCCGGGGTCCTAAATAACCCCGGAAGCACAGGAGGCTAATATGAGAACGGGGGACGTTCTAGTCTTGCAAGCGGATGGTCTGCCGACCGTCCTTCCTTTGTCCACTATGATCTGGCAAGACGCGATGCGCTGCATCCACGTCGGATCGGTCAACGTAGTCGAGTACTACGAGGACTGGGTGGTCCATACTCCGTCACAGGAGTTCATGGTTCCGTCGATCATCATGCAGAAGCGCTACGAGCCCTTCGAGCGTGAGGTCGTCTGCAACAAGGACAACATCTTCCTGCGTGACCGCTACACGTGCGCGTACTGCAACGAGCAGTTCACGAACGAGGACCGGCTGTCGCTCGACCACATCTTCCCCAAGTCGTTGGGCGGCCAGATCACGTGGACGAACGCGATCACGTCGTGCAAGCCCTGCAACAACAAGAAGGGCAACAACGTCAGGATCAGGCCGAATTTCCCCGCCTACAAGCCGTCGTACTACGACCTTGTGGCCAAGCGGCGGGAGTTCCCGATCACGATCCCCGAGGCCGCATGGGTTCCGTACCTGTCATGGCCGGAGGACAACGTGATCGTTAAGCCTCGGAAGAATAAGAACAATGTGATCCGCCTCGCGGCGTGATCCAGCCCCGGTCCCGATGGATCGGGGCTTTTTTATTGCCCATTTTCAAGCTGAGCGCCTTTTCGAGCCTTATTTGGCCGGAAGAAAAGGCCGCTGATAAATACTTCGTCACCAGTTAAGTGCGGAGTCATTCAGAAATATTGACCCAGATTTAACCATAAGTGTACTGTGTGGTAATCCCATTTGGAGTCCTCATACTATGACCGATATTGCTCAAACCGACCACCTCGACGATTCTGAAGAAGTCGCTCCCTCGCTGGAGCTTCAGGACATGAAGCACTCCCTACAGATCATTGATCATCTTGTGGGGGAAGGTGCACTGAAGGGTTGGTCGAACATCGAGCAAGTCCAGCGTCACCGTCGCCGTCTTCTCGACTTCATCGAATACGTTGAAGCGCAGCAAGCCGCTGAAGCCGCAACTACGGTTGCGGGCGACGAAACGCCGGAAGCCTAAACTTTACCCAATTACGGAGTAACAATGTCTACACCTCTGCGACACGTCGCACGCCACGCCCGGACTGACCAGCGCTACGCGGTCATCTTCATGCAAATCCCCCAGCGCGAAGACCACGCTCTGGTGGTTTCCACTGACAGCCTGCCGGATCGCTTCCAGCAGTACATGATGCAAATCCTGCAAAGCCGCGAAGGCCAAGCCGCCACCGACCTCGGTACGGTTCTGGACGCCCGGATGATGCCGGACGGCACGCTGAGCGTGCTGAAGTTCCTGCACCACAACAACCTGCTGCAACCCATCCACATCGACCAAGTGTCGATGCTCCCGCTTCCGTCGCGCAGCTTCCCGCTCCGCGAAGTGCTGGAGAAGATGGGCCGTTACATCCCCGAAGAGCCGGTCGCCCCGAGCTACAACGGCGACGCCATGTCGATCTACGAAGGCTTCGAGGGCTATCCCGTCGCTGAGCCGGAACCCGAGATCGACCCGGTCGGTAGCCTGTACGCGCAAGTCGCCCCCAAGGCCCGCGCCCAGCAGTACGAAGAAGCTGACAAGTTCAACCCGCACGCCCAGAACCAACGCGCTGGCGTGAACGAACGTGCGGTCGGCATCGCCAACAACCTGCTGATGGAAGCGTCCGATCTGGAATTCGCCGCCCAGCAGAAGCGCGAGAAGGCCTACGAGTACGCACCCCAACTGCGTCCGCAGCCGGAACGCGCGGCGCCGACCAAGCGCGTCGCCCAGACCGCGCCGGTGGCTCAATCCGCACCCGCCAAGGCAACTCGGACCCGCAAGGCCGCCGAAGCTGTCGTGGAAGTGCCGGTGAAGGCGACCCGCCCCCGCAAGGCGTCGAAGTAAGATGACCGCGCGCCGCGAGGAAATCATCGCTGAAATCCTCGCGGAGCGCGAGCGTCAGTTCAACCTGCCCGGCTCGGAGTGGGACACGAAGAATACCCCGAATGACTGGCTCGCCATTGCGGCAAGTTACTGTCTTCGGGGCTCTTCGAGGAAGCACACTAAGCCACAGGCTGAGGCGTTTGAAGAAGACCTGATCAAGGCTGCGGCGGTGATCCTCGCAGCCCTTGAACATGCTGCTCACATGAAGACAAACGGATCGCTTAATTAGTCCGAATAGGGTAAATACCAAGTAAGGAGATTACCCCATGATCAATCCAGCGGCGCTTATCAACGACATCATCAGAGACCTTGATGTAGAGGAAATCGACCCTCAGTACATCATCGAGGCAGAGATCGTAGACGAGCGCGGCAACAAGACCTACCTGAAGGGCCAAGAGCTTCAGGATTTCTTGACCGGGCCTGATCGCCGCCTTCGTTCCGCGAGGCTCAAGCTCGATACCGACCGCCTCCGTCATGCGATGTACGTGAAGATCAGCGAAATGTTCAAGCTGATCGACCACAAGAAACAACTCAGCTAAAAAATAGACTATACTTTCCACCTCTGGTACTCTTGTAGTATCAGAGGTGTTTTTCTATGTATCGGACCGCAGATCAGCGTATGATCGAAGCACAAGCTGCTTGCATTACAAAATTGAACGATGATGTTAGTAGACTTGGGAAAATTATCGACGGTCTTCAGGATCGCATCAAATTAGCCGAGACAAAGGCGAAGTACTGGGAAGAGCTACAGAAGCTCATCGCGGACAATCCGACCTTGGCTTCCGAGTGGAAGCGCTTCTGCATGTTCATCAAACTCAGCGACGACGAAGCTGAGCGCCGTTTTGCGGCGATTTCCAACTCAAATGATATTTTCTAATGACAGCAACACGCAAAGAATACCGTCAACTGACGGAAGACGAGATTGCCCTGATCGCCAAGATCAAGGACCAAGGCGAAGAATTCATCGCCCTGTTCGCCGGACTGCCCAAGTCCCGTGAGTACGCGCTGGCCATCACCAAGCTGGAAGAAGCCGTGATGTGGGGCGTCAAGGGAGCCTCCGCATGAGTTTCGCCGGACAAATCGCATGGATCGTGTCCCGCGAAACCTACGTGGTCGGCGGCGCCGCCAAGTACGAGATCGTTGAGGTCTACGACAACGAGACGTCGGCCCGAGCCTACGTCAACAGCATGATCAACAACGGCAAGACCTCCGTGGCCAGCACGTGGCAGTGGCGCGTCGAACCCTTCCCCGTGAAGGCGTGACCCCATGAGTGATGATGCAATCAAGATCGCCGAGTTCTATTCCAGCGGCCCAGCGCCGTGGCAAACCGTGGCCGTGGTCGAAGCTTCCGACGATTACGTCTGGATGAAGGTCCGCAGCGGCGACGTCACCGCCAAGGTCAGCCTGACCACCAACGCCGCCCGCGCCCTTGGTGAAAGCCTGTTGAAGGCGGCCGGTGAGAAACAGACCCGCTATTCCGAGTTCAACTGGCTGTTCAAGGACGGCGCGGACGTTCCATGGCCAGAATGCGACTCCAGCGAGGACTGCGGTGGCGAGGAAACCTGACGGAGTCGCCGACATCGTGCTGACCCCGGTCCTCGAAATTAATGGCGACGAATTTCGGGGATTGGTATCAAGGGAAGCATTTTATCTCTTCCGCAATGGCATCCGTGTCACCGGCGAAGAGTATCCCGATTTGTTTATCCAATACTTAGAGCATAGCAAAAACACATGACGAAGCAAGCTGACGTTATCAACGACCCCAAGTACGTCCCCGTGCTCGACCATGGCTTCGTGGGGCTGATCGACCACATGGGCTCGGATTATGCCGTCGTGCAGGCGGCCCGGACCTCCTACGGCGACGGCACGAAGTCGGTCAGCGAAGATCGCGGCCTGCTCCGCTATCTGATGCGCGCCCACCACACCTCGCCGTTCGAAATGTGCGAAGTCAAGCTGCACATCAAGCTCCCGATCTTCATTGCTCGCCAACTGATCCGTCACCGCACGGCCAGCCTGAACGAGTACTCGGGTCGTTACTCGGTCATGACCGACGAATTCTACATGCCCGAGCCCGATTACATCGCGCCCCAGTCCAAGGACAACAAACAGGGCCGCTCCGGTGACCTCTCGGACGAGGATAAGACCGGCGTTCGTTGGATGATCGAGCAAGCCAATCGCACGTCCTACGACATCTACAAGGCCCTGCTTGGTGATCGCGGAGAAAACAAGCGCGATGTCTGGTGCGATCCGTATGATCCAGCCGACCCGCTGCTGAGCGACGATTTCGGCGGCATCGCTCGCGAACTGGCCCGCACGATCCTACCGACCGGCAACTACACGGAACTGTACTGGAAGCAAGACCTCCACAACCTGTTCCACCTTCTGCGTCTGCGTATGGACCCGCATGCTCAGCGGGAAATCCGCGACGTCGCCAACGCGATCTATGACCTGATCCAGCCGCTGTTCCCCGAGTCGGTTCAGGCTTTCGAGGATTACATCCGCCAAGCGACCCACAACTCGCGGATGGAGACTTCGCTGCTGAAGGCCCTGCTGGCGTGCCCGAGCGCGCCGAAGGTCTGGTGGACCGACGCGCTTCTTGAAGCGGGCTCGGATAAGGCCTTCGCCGACAAGTACGAAATGTCGCCCCGTGAGCTTCGCGAATTCGCGACGCAATGGGGCCTTCCCGCCTACGGCGAACTGACCAAGTCGATGGCCGCCGCCAGCAAGAGGCTTGAGGAAGAAATCCTTCCCAAGGCGGTTGAGTTGCTGGTCAACACCGCGCCCCAGACACCGCCTGTTCAAATCGGCAAGACCAAGAAGAAGAAATAAGGATCGGGAGGGCTTCGGCCCTCCCTTTTTCGTAGGAGAGCACCATGCAAACACACACCGTAGACGGCGTCACGTTCCAGATCACATCCGAAGCCGTTGAGGACGCTGAGCGTCACTATGGCATCAACGTCGTCGCATTCGTCACGAAAGCCATACAGCGCCACGTGGCGAACCTGCCGCCGCCCCAAAAGCCGACCAACGCGCGGATCAGCTTGATGCGCGATCCTCCGACCGACGATCAGTATGGCATCAGGCTTGTGGTCAAGTTTTCATAAACAGGCGAGACGCCAGCCGCGCGGCGGCGGCTCTGGTTTTGCAGGGTCCGCCGTCGAACGGGCCACCGTGGTCATCGACCCCGTGGTAGTAGAACAGCATGCCACCCTTCTGGAAAGTGCGGAACCAGCCACCGCCTTCCACGTCCCGGCCAACCATGGTTGTCCCGGCATAGACCGGCGTGGAGCACCACGCGATGCTCTTCCAGCCCTTGGACTCCTGCCGCTCTCGCGTATGCAAGCCGCGATGGATCACCAGCGCAGCACCGACGCCGTGCAGTCGATCACCATGTCCTTGACCGTGGGTGTAACCAGCCAGTCGAGGTTGTCGTTGTAGCCGAGCTTGGCCAGTTCACGCACCGTGCTCGACGAGACGTGCAGGAATTTGGCGTCGCAGATGATGTGGATCGGGATCAGTTCAGGCGAAATCTCGCGCATCACCCCGTGCAGGGTGAATTCGTCGTTGAAATCGCTGACCTGCCGAAGGCCCCGCACCAGATGGGTGGCGCCCATGCGCTTTGCGTAGGCCGAAATGTCGTCCTCGTAGACACCGATGTGCAGGCGGCCGTCCAGCGACGTGTAGGCCGGATGCAGGTTTTCGCGAGGGTATTGCTCGGTGGAGGGATATCGCTTGTCCTTGCGGTCATGTCGGATGATGACCTTGCCCTCGCCGATCTCACCACCCTTGGCGATTCGCGTGTCGAATTCGACGCCAAGCGCTTCTCTGGCGGCGTGGGCGATCATAGCCGCTGCGACGCCCGGATGCAGGAGGGATTGTTTTTTCTTCGGGTTGAAGCCCTTGCCGACGATGACCTTGTCGAAGGTCTTCATCGCTTTGCTGACGATGTCGAGGTGTCCAAGGGTCACCGGATCGAACGAGCCGACGTAGAGGCCAACGGTTTCCATCAGGCGGGGTCCACGTATTGAGACACATCCTCGGGCGGACGCGGATCGTCCAGCCATTCGAACAGGACCGAATTCCAGCCGCCGTCGATCTCATTGAAGATGACCCGGCTGGCCGACCCGCCGACCACGAATTCCTTCACGGTCAGGATTTGGTTCGGCTCGAATTTCGAGGACGCATGCTCGATCTCGCCATCGTAGCCACCCTTGCCGGTGAACTGCATCCGGTGACCGGGCTGCGGCCAGCTTGTCTGGTCGAGGACGACCCCGAGGTAATGTGAAATTGCCATGGACGCCACTGTAGCAATCTGGGAAACGATGTCCAGCCCTCCGCCTTGGTAAACGAAATTTTGCGCTGAATTTTTCGGTTCGATATGGTCAGAAAGTGAGCCGGGGATTTCCACCGGCTGATTTCTTGAAACCATTTTTGCCGGATATTTTCACATGGCTATCGACGTTGAAACCCTCTCGACCAACGACCGCGTCAAGCTCGGCCAGTTCATGGACGCCTCGACCAAGATTTTCCAAGAGACCGACGACCTGAAGGCAGGCCTGAAGGACTCGGCGAAGGCGCTGGCCGAAGAGTTCGGCTGGAAGCCCGCCCACCTGATGAAGGCCGCCCGCATCGCCTACAAGGCCTCGCGTCAGGCCGAGAAGGAAAACCACGACATCGTGGACGAAATCCTCGAAGTCACCGGTCGCGGCGGCGAGGTTATCTAAGCCCCAAAAGGCTCTGGATAATACGGGAGAGGGGAAATTTTGCCCCTCTCCCCGCCAATAAATACTGCCCATTCCCAACTCTGGTACGATTTCATGAGCTACGTTGACGCCATTCACGACCGCAAGAACGACAAGATTCTGGTGGCGGAGCGGCACAACGGTCAACGTGTGCTCACGGAACACGACGCCGAGTATGTCTTCTACTACGAAGCCAACTCCGGTTCCCACCAGTCAATTTTCGGCGACCCCTGCAAGAAATACTCGACCAACCACGGCGGCAAGTTCCGCAAGGAGTTGGAGAAAATGCAGGGTGGCACAGGCAACAAGCGCGCGCCCAAAATCTTCGAGTCGGACATCAACCCGGTGTTCCGCTCGCTGGCCACGCATTACATGGGTGTGGAAGCGCCTGTCCTCAACATCGGCTTCTTCGATATTGAGGTGGACTGGAACCCCGACCGTGGGTGGGCCACCACCGTGGACCCTTTCAGCGCCATCACCGCGATCTCTGTCTATCTGACTTCGATCTCGCGTCTGGTCACGCTCGTCCTGCTTCCGCCGACCTACACCCACGAGGATGGTCAGGCCATCGCCGACAGCATCGAAGACACCTTCCTGTTCACCAACGAAGGTGAACTGATGAAGACTTTCATCGACCTGATCGAAGACGTTGACGTGCTGTCGGGCTGGAATTCAACCGGCTTCGACATTCCCTACATCGTCAACCGCATGACGAGGGTGCTGGGCAAGGACTACACGCGCGACCTGTGCCTGTGGCGCCAGTACCCGCGCGAGCGCGAGTACATGAAGTTCAAGCGGACTCATAAGACCTACGATCTGGTCGGCCGGGTCCACCTTGACTATCTGGACCTCTACCAGAAGCACAACACCCAGCAACTTCACTCCTACCGCCTCGATTTCGTTGGTGAAATCGAAGTGAAGGAGAACAAGGTCCCATACCAAGGGACGCTGGACGACCTGTACAAGAAGGACTTCCACAAGTTCATCGAATACAATCGGCAGGATACCCTGCTGCTGTACAAGATCGACAAGAAGAAGCGCTTCATCGAGCTTTCGAACCAAGTCGCACACGGCAACTGTGTGCTGCTGAAGACGACGCTCGGGTCGGTGTCGCTGGTCGAGACCGCGATCATCAACGAAATGCACGCGATGGGTTTCGTCGTGCCCGACCGCAAGAACGTCCTGAAGGAAGAAGAATTCAAGGACAACTTCGGCTACGAGAACGACGACGATGATGGCCCGGCTCCGCCTGTAGTTGACGGCCGTACGCCGGTCGTCGGCGCCTATGTCGCCCCGCCCAAGACTGGGTTGTGGGACGAGATCGGCTGCGTGGACATCAACTCGCTGTACCCGTCCGTGATCCGGTCGCTCAACATGAGCCCTGAGACCATCGTTGGCCAGATTCGTCTGGGCTCGACGATGGATTTCATCAACAAGAAGGTGCTGGAGCTTGGTCCCAAGAAGCGGGCCGAAGCGTGGGAAGGGGTGTTCGCCTGTTTCGAGGTGGACGCCATGCACCGCCGCGACGACACCCCGTTCGTTGTCGATTTCGAGGACGGCACGTCGCGTTCGTTCACGGGCCTGTCGTTCTACGACTACATCTTCAACCCGGCGAACAAGCTCTGCGTCACTGCCAACGGAACGATCTTCTCGACCAAGAAGAGCGGCATCATCCCGCAACTGCTGGCCAAGTGGTATTCCGAACGTAAGCAGATGCAGGCCAAGGAAGAGGCTTTCACCAAGCGCAAGGAAGGCAAGCCCCTGAAGGACGCGGAAGCCGCGTTCGTCCAAGAGGTGAACCTGCCCCTGACCGGCGACCTGACCCCGGAGCAGAAGGAACTCTGCATCTACTGGGAAGGCTTCTGGAATCAGCGCCAGCAGGCTCGTAAGATTCTGCTGAACTCGCTGTACGGCGCCCTGCTTAACGAAGGCCTGCGGTTCTATGACGAGCGCCTTGGTCAGTCGGTCACCCTGACCGGCCGGTCGGTCGTGCGTCACATGAACTCGAAGATCAACGAGATCATCACGGGCACGTACCAGATCGACGGCGACGCGATCATCTACTCGGACACGGACTCCTCGTATTTCACGGCGAAGATGCTGTTCAAGGACGTCGAGGGCTGGACCCGCGATCAGACCATCGAACTGTACGACCAGATCGCTGAGCAGTGCAACGCGACGTTCCCCGAATTCATGAACCGGACCTTCAACACTGGCGAAGAGCGCGGCGGGCTGATCAAGGCCGGTCGCGAACTGGTGGCGTCGAAGGGCCTCTTCATCAAGAAGAAGAAATACGCGGTGCTGATGTACGACAAGGACGGCCACCGTCTGGATATCGACGGCAAGCCGGGCAAGCTCAAGGTCATGGGTCTGGACCTGAAGCGCGCCGACACGCCCAAGTACATGCAGGAATTCCTGTCCAAGGTGCTGATGGACCTGCTTTGCGGCGTCGATAAGGCGAACATCTTCGACCAAATCCGAGCCTTCCGGAAGGACTTCAAGACGAAGCCCGGCTGGGACAAGGGCGCGCCTAAGAAGGTGTCGGCGCTGGCGGACTACGTCAGCCGCAAGCAGTACGTGAACGACCTGTCGTTCCAAGAAGCGCTGAAGCTCCGCAAGGGCACGAAGGTCAAGGTCAACAAGGTCTCGCACGTCGAGGCCGCCATGAACTGGAACAAGCTCTGCAAAACCTTCGACGACAAGTACTCCATGCGGATCGGCGACGGCTCCAAGATCGTCGTCTGCAAGCTCAAGCACAACATGCTTGGGGTCTCGGAAGTGGCATATCCCATCGACGAACTGCAAATCCCGCAGTGGTTCAAGGACTTGCCCTTCAACCACGAGGCGATGGAGACCACGATCATCGACAACAAGCTCAACAACCTCTTTGGCGTGCTGAAGTGGAATATGGAAGAAACCAAGGAGAGAATGGGTGCAGAATTCTTCACATTTGCCTGACGATGAAGACGAAGTCCTGAGCGAAGTCCTGAGCGAAGTCCAGCGCATCGCCAAGGCCATCGTCGGCGTCCAGCCGATTGACCCCACGGTGACGAAGGATCACGTGTTCCTCCCGCGTCAGATGGGCATGGCCAAATTGCATGATCACCTGCCACCGGAATTCACGATCCTGTTCGTGTCTGAGGACGGTGGGAAGATGCACTACCATCCACCTGCTGAGCATGCGGTCGATTTCGTCATCCGAACCGAACCGTTCCCGTTCAAGGTGCGGATCGACTGTGGCGAAAAACGAGCGCTCGAAGGCGATGCGTTGTGGATCGCGACGCAAGGCAAAGGCGGCGGCTGGACAGTTCAGTACGAAATCACCACCACCCATTCCATTTTCGCGCCCACCCCAAAGATCAAGTCGAATTTCGCCGTCTACAGTTTCGAGAACGACGTTACGGCGACCCTCTTCAAGATGTTCAAGCAAGACTGATATTGCCGCGCATTTTCCATTTTGGTTAACTGAGTCATACTTTAGGAGATTTTTTGATGCGCGACGCGCTTTCTGACATCGTCAAACAGGCGTCGGCCCTTTTCCCCGTGGTTCGCGTGATCGGCTCAGAGACTGAGACCCTGATCAAAGGCGAAGACGGGAACATGATCCGTTTCTTCGAGGGCAAGCTGAAGGAACCGCTGGCTGATCTGAGCGGCGAATTCGGCATGGCCAACATGGAATTGCTGTCGGGCCTGCTGAACTTTGCGTCCTACAAGTCGATGGACGCCACGGTCGCGGTCAAACGCCGGGACTACAATGACACCACCACGGTCGAGCAGATCGAGTTCCGCAACCCGAAAACGCGCAGCAAGGCCGACTATCGGGTCATGAACCCGGAAGCGGCGCCCAGCGTGACGATCATCGGCCGTATCCCTTGGGATGTATCGGTCGAGATCAAGAAGGAAAAGGTCACCGAATTCAACCAACTGTACAACATGTACAGCGAGTTCCACACGACCGTGGACATCCGCACCGATGAGGAAGGCAACCTCCACTTCATCCTCGGCGACGACTCGTCCTCGACCCACCGGGCGAGCATGGTCTTCGCCGAAGGCGTGGAAGGCAAGCTCAGAGGCGACATCCAGTGGGATGTCAAGATGATCCTCGAATACCTCAAGCAGGCGGGCAACCACCTCGCCACCTTCAACGTCACCGACCGTGGCGTGATCTCGGTGCAAGTCGAGACACCCTACGGCGACTACAGCTACGTCATGAGAGCAAACGCATGAGCCAGTTTCTGGAAATGACGACCTGCAACGATCAGACCACGTACGTCAAGGCTGGCCAGATCGTGCAAGTCTCGCCAATCGACTACCTTGGCTATTCGGCGTCGGCCGTTCACCTCAAGGGTGGACGCCAGTTGGATGTCAAGCACGACCCCAAGGAAATCATGGAGGCCATCGCCGGTGGTCTGGGCATGATCCTCGGCCCGAACATCGTCACGGTCGGCGCCGTGGAATCCTCGCTGACGCCCGGCGGCTTCGACAACATGAACGGCACGTTCGGCGAGCCCGTCGTGGGCTCGGGCTACGGTTTCTCGGGAACCAACCAGCGCCCATCTTTCACGGTGTTCAACGTCAACGATCCGACGCTGCACCCCTCCTATCCCACGCCTCCGAAGGGTCAAACCCGCGAGACGTGATCACCGACCGGCCGCCCAGCAATCGTCCAAAAAGGGAGGTGATCCAAATCACTCGCGGGCGGCACGCAGCGGCGGGAGGTCTCCCAGACAGCCCACCGTGACTTAAAAGGGCAGGCTGCGGCCTGCCCTTTTCCCTTCTTGGACTAAATAACTTCGCAGTTTTCGAAGTAAACACCATGGATAACACCCCCGAAGAAGCCACCGTCGCCGCCATCTATGATGTCGTAGGCGAAGACCTCAAGAACAACGACGCGGCCAACACCGATGAGCGCCGCGAACGGCGCGCCGACATCCGCGATCAACTTGCTGAGCTTGAGAAGGACATCAATGCCCAGTGGACTGCTCGGTTCTCCGATTTCATGGAACAGCAACCAATTGAGCTAATGTACCTGAAGGCGGGTCACGGCATCATGCAGGAAGCATGCTCTCTGCTCCACTCTCGGGACATCGACGTCCCCTCTCTGTATTCGACCGGCAATGGCGATCCGCCGGACGAACAGACGATCATGGATATCTCCCACATCATCAATCACTACCTCACGGTCGGCACTGACTTCGCCAAGATCATGAACGTCGTGCACGAAAATCCAACCCTCAAGAGCGAGTGGGACCGGTTCTGCATGTTCCTGCGTCTCGCACAGGACTGATCCCATGGCCAAGAAGACCAAATTCATCCCGTTCAACCTTCTCCCGGCAAGCTGGGGGCTCGTGGGTCGGGTGTACGATGAAGCTGAAGCTCACTACTATTTCGACGGCGAAGACCTCGATCTGCGGCTCGCCGAGATCGCGAACCCGAACAAGAAATCCATCGAGTACCTGAGCGCGGTCCTCGAAGTGTCCAAGAAATACGGCAAGATTGCCGACTGGGACTACGACTCGGCCAAGGCCCTGTACGCCAACGGCGGCGAGGTTGATCCCGACCAGCAGGCCAAGATCGACCTGAAACACGGCAAGATTAGCCAGTACGACTACGACATGCTTCAGGCGCCGAACGAGCATGCCCAGAGCTTGGTCAAGTTGAAGCACGGCTTGTTGACCCAATTCGATTTCGACATGTCGGTCGCCGAGACGGACAACGACCGCCTCCGGGTCCTTTACAACCACGGCAAGATCAGCGAATTCGACTACGATCTCGGCTCGGCCCTGACCGAATACGAAGTGCTCGACGCCAAGCTGAAGCACGGCAAGATCAGCCAGTACGATTACGACATGGAGTCGGCCAAGCTCGACGAGTATCTGACCGATCAGGAGAAGGAACAGGCGTTCCTGACCGTCGATTTCAAGCACGGCAAGATGACCCAGTTCGAGTACGACAAGGCCATGGCCACCGCCAAGGGTGAGCCGTGGGTCGCCGTCGTGGACAACTCGTTCGACCCCTCCAAGGGCATCAACGGCATCTTCTTCAAATTCGACTGGAATGAGCGCTGGATCGAAGAGCTTCGTCTGAACGGCTACATCGGCCGCACGGATGAAGAACTGGTCGAGCAATGGTTCTCGGACGTCTGCCGCGACAACGCTGGCATCCCGTTTGACGACGAGCCCGTCCCGTTCAACTCCAACCGGTTCTACAACAACGGACAGAACGGCCGCTACCGGTACTAAGGGTAAATAGTACCCATGGATCACTCTCGCATCATCGAATTGGCTGGTATCAACGAAGAACCAGACGAATACGGCTACGACCCGGAAGCGTCCGAAGCTGAGGCCATGCGCGACCAACAGATCGAGGCAAAGACGAAGGAAGTTTTCGAACGTCTGGGCCTCGAATTCGCTCGCCGCAATGCGGTCTACATCGAAAATGGCAGCGTGAGCGTCGCGGTGTTCGTCCCCGCTGAAGGTATTCCGTTCGCCATTCTCCTGAAGCTGTTTAGCTCTGGCCTCGGTGAAAGCTACAGCATCGAAGCAGCCTCTGATTCTGTGGTTGCCATTCAGTTCAAACTCAAGGCTTGATTTCTCCCTGAACTTGCTCTAAAGTCCCCCTCTGCTCCACAGAGGGGATTTTTTATGATCACGATCAAGGATAGGGTCACTCGCAAGCCGGGCGACAACGTTCAGAAGCTGGTCAGGGAAACCTACCTGTTCGGGCGCCGCATCAGCGCGCTCGTGCTCGACACAGAAATCGTCCCCGAACACGTGATGATCAGCATCGGCTGTTTCGGCGACTGGGGCGACTGGCGGTCGAAATTCTACGACCAGATCAGCGCGCAGCAGGCGGCCAAACTCGCGGCCTAAATCTGGTTAACCAAAATTTGACAGGCTTCTAATTGGCTCCTAAGATGGGGGTCATTATTTGAGGCCATTCATGTCCAGACGCTACGCGATTGTTGATGTCGCAAACCTGTTTTATCGCGCCCGCCACGCCGCACAGGGCGACGCCTTCACGAAGGCGGGTCTGGCTCTGACCATCATCTTCCGCTCGCTGCGGAAGCTGCACCGCGAGTTCAAGACGGATCACTTCGTCTTCACCTGCGAAGGCCGTAGCTGGCGCTACGACATCTACCCCAAGTACAAGTCCAAGCGGAAGCTGGACAAGATGGAGGCGACCCCGGCCGAAAAGGAAGAGGAAGCCGCGTTCATGCACGTCATGAACGACTTTCAGGAATTCCTGAACGACAAGACCCGCTGCACCGTCCTCCAGAAGGATGGCGTGGAAGGCGACGACTGGATCGCGCACTGGATCGCCCTACACCCGGACGACGAGCACATCATCCTGTCGAGCGACAGCGACTTCGTGCAGTTGCTGTCCCCCAAGGTCAAAATCTACAACGGCCTCGACGACACCCTGCTGACCACGGACGGCGTGTTCCGCGTCGAGACCGGTGAACAACTGGTGTTCGCGATCAAGCCCGACAGCGGCAAGGTGTCGATCAAGGGCACGTTCGCCGAAGCCCGCACCAAGCACGAGCTTGCGGAAGACGAGCGGCAGATCAAGCACCGCGAAAAACAAGTCAAGAAACGCGAGCGCCACGACGCGGCCGAAGCGAAGAAACAGGTCAAGAAGCCGTCGTATGAGCCGGTGGCGTATGTTCCGGAGCCGTTTGTTCGGGAAGAATTCTCGTTCACCATCGAGCCCGAATGGTGGCGTAAGGCCCTGTTCGTGAAGCTGATCCGTGGCGACGTCGGCGACAGCGTGTTCTCGTCCTACCCCGGCGTCTTCTACAAGGGGTCATCCAAGCGCGCGGGCATCTGCGAAGCTTGGGAAGACCGCAAGACCAAGGACTACGTCTGGAACAATTTCTTCCAGACGGAGTGGGACAAGATCGTCGGTTTCGATCCGCAGACCGGCGATCCGATCAAGGAAAAGGTTACGGTGGGTTCCGAGTTCAAGATCAACGAATCGCTGATCGACCTCACCCAGATGCCCGACCGGATCAAGAACCTGATGACGGAGGTTGTGTTCGAGGCTGTCCAAAAGCCCAAGGTGCAGGGCGTCGGGGTCCATTTCCTGAAATTCTGCAAGGACAACTACCTGCCGTCCCTGATTGTCGAGGCTCAGGATCATGCGGCCTATCTCAACGCCCCGTATGCGTGATAATATGTCGTCTACGAAACTGAACGTCGAAGGAATCGATGCTTTTATAGCGAAGGTCCGTCAGGCCGGTCGAACCGGCTCGAAGGAGCTTCGCCTGCCGATGGCGGAGGCCAACGATCTGGTCGCCGCCATCGGTCAGGTTTTGCAACGAAACGTGTCTCTATCCGACGATCTTCGCGAAACGCAGAAGCTTCTCGGTAGTACGATTAGGCTTGATGGTGGCAGCTTTGGCTGAAGTTATCTGGATCAACAAGGGCGCTCCCTACACCGGGATCATCATCGACAAGGCTGAAGCAGCCTACGAGGCCACATACATCGCTGACCTCGCGCTCAAAGGTCGGGATGGGCAGTGGAACCAGACTCCGGTGTCGGTTTTCTACAAGAAGAAGCCGGACCTGAGCAAAGGCCACAAGCACTATTTCGGTCTGTTCGTCCACGATGACAAGCTGATGATCTGCGACGCCACGTCGGCGGCCGAGTACGAATGGCACGGCTACGAAATCGGCGGCGAGGTCATCTTCAGCCGCTGGAACCACGACTGGCGCCAAGACTCCACGGGCGCGATGTTCGTGGACGGTGGACCCGGACCCTATGGCGGGCGGTTTGGCGCGAATGGTGAAGATACGCCTTTCCGATCCGTAAAGCTGAAGATCGTCGAGGCTGATTTCGAAATTGTCGAGATCAGCGAACCGATGACGTTCGCCAGCATGCGGGCGGCCCAAGGGCCTTGCACCATCGAGAAGGAAATTCTCGAAACCTTGGAAGGCGACAATTCGGTAGCCGAACAGGAAATATACGAGTCCTTGAAGGCCAATCACAAAGCCGCCGTGGACAAAGCCATACTTGACGCATTGCGAAAGTTGAAACCCGATGTTTACCCCACTCCTGACCCTGTTCCTGCTGATAGCGGGCCACGCTTGGGCTGACTATGCTTCCCAGAGCGAATACGTCGCCTTCGGAAAGAACCGCAACATGCCGCAGGGCAAGGACCACTGGCCCTTCATCCTGTCGGCCCATAGCCTGATCCACGGCGCGGTGGTCGGCGTCTTGACGCAATCGGTTGGGCTGGCCCTCGCCGAGACCGTCGCTCACGGCCTGATCGACTTCGCCAAGTGCGAAGGAAAGATCGGCTACAAGACCGACCAGTTCCTGCACTATGGTGCGAAGCTGGTCTGGTTTGCGATCTGGTTGATTTGGCTTAGGGGTTGACCCATGGACATCATGCACAGCAAGACCCGGCACGTCCGGCAGAAAAAGCCGTTCGGTCTTGGCTGGCTGATCATGACCGGGCCGGTGGGCGCGACCTGCGATAAGTGGAAGCGGATCGACCGTTTCCGCAAGAGCCGGTTCCCGGTGCGCTGGTTCATCACCCGGACCGTGCCCATGGGCTTACGCCGCGTGTACTGGCGGACGCTGGACAAATGGATTTGGTGGGTCAAATCCCGCACCACCCATCAGCAGCACGTCATCCGCCCGCGCTATCTGAAGCCCGGCTGGCACGGGACGGACATCCGGATGCTCAACGCCACCTTCGAGGTGTTCTCCGAGCATGTCGAGCGCTACTACGCCACGGCCGAGAACATCGACCGCCATTGCGCTGATTTACGCGCCCAGACCGATGGTCAGGACGTCTACGGGCCGCTGGAGAAGGCGTGGAGTGAAGCTGCGATCCTGTATCGCTGGTGGAACGTCGAGCGCCGCAAGCGCAAGTCTCTGGACTATCCGACGACCGACGAGGAATTCTACGACCACTACATGGACGCGGCCGACCGCTACGAGGCGGAAGATAATGCGTATCTGGATCGGTTGATGAAGGTGTGGGGCGACCTACACCATTAATCGCGGGTGACGTGGCCGATACGCTGATACTCGACGCCATCGTCGTCGAAGGTCGCGTTGTCAGTCCACACTTGCGTGCAGATGGCGCCGTCATGATCGCGTGTGCGAAGCTGCATGCGGCGGCTCGGCGTTTGTGGCGTCAGCCCGTTCAGGTGCATCAGGAAGGCGCTGCGGTCGTTCTCCGGCTGTAGGGCGCGGATGTCCGACCCAACCAGTTTGTCGCGCCCAAGACCGTAGAACGAGGCGAAGGCCGCGTTCACGAAGGTGATCTTGAATTTGTCGTTGAAGCAGCAGATCAAGTTCTCGATCTGCGGCGCGCGCACGTACACGCTCGTGGTGTCCTTGATCGTTACCAGTGCGGCCGGGCGTCCGTTCCACCAGATCGTGGTGGTGGTGAACGTGACTTCCATCTGGTGACCGTCGTGATCGGCGATCTTGCCTTTCAGGTCCACGGCGTCGTCACCGGTGCTGAAGGCCTTGGAGAGGTCGTGGCGGCCAGTGACGATCAGATCGTCCAGACGCTTGCTTAGAAGCTCTTCTGCGCTGTAGCCGAAGAATTCCGAGGCGACCGGGTTGGCGGCGACGATGTCGTCGTTGTCGATGACGAGGATGCAGTCGAACGCCGAGTCGAAGATCGACCGGTAGCTCTTCAGTGAGACCTTGATGTCAGCGCATGGCGTGATGTCGCGGATGACCAGCAGGACGATGGCCGAGTTGTCCGAGCGATCCAAGCGCGTGTGGTTGACGTCGATGGGGAAGGTGCGGCCATTAGACGCTACACCTTTGAGGGTGGCGCCGTCGTCGTCTTCCTTTTCGAGGCGGCTCAGTAGCTCCCAAACGTACTCGATGTCCGTCAGCGCGGTGTCGCCCCATTCCAGCAGGTCGCCGACGAAGGCATCGCGTGCGTCACGAGCCGGGAGATTGAACATGCGCTCAGCGGCTGGGTTGAACGCCTGAACCTTGCCTTCAAGGTCACAGATGACCAAAGCGTCATTCAGGATGCGGGCCGTGTTCTCGAACTGCGAAATGCTGTCCTGAAGACGGGCGCGCAGGCTGTTGGTGACCACATTCGCGGCATCGGCCGTTTGCGTCGCAGCTTCGAGCAGCGCGTGCTGGCTTTCCAACACGCGCAGATCGCGGAGAATGTCGCGCTCACGGCGATCATCCACTTTGCGACGGGAATTGAACGGCCAGATCATAGTTTAGTCCCGACGAAATGTAATATTGCCACGAATTTCATAAAGTACGAGCTTCAAGGAATTCAGAGCCTCAGTGAGGGTCAGGTTTCCCTTGTAGTAATCGTCCAAAATTTTATCAATCTTCTCGTCTTTTTTCTTGTTGTCTTCAATGAGCTTCTTTCGCTCGACGAGTAGATGCCAAATAACAAGACTCATGACAATGGGGAGCACGTCAGCCGCGCTCTTCCCACTTGTCAAAAGACTCATCAACGACCCTAGAAATCCCTCCACAGCAACCACCACGCAAAAAAGCCCTCGGCTTTATTTAGCGAGGGCTCTCTGTGTAGGTGGATGTATATTACTCTTCTAGTTGTGTGGGTTAGGCCCAGAACATCTTGAAGAGAACCGCGTCTTGGATGTCGAGGAAGCGGAACGAGGCGCCGACGTAATCGACCTCGAACTGCCGGACATGGAAACGGCCGTACATTTCGTACTGGCGGCAATTTTCATCGCCGTGTTTGGCGACACGATTATGAATCCAGTCGCGCATATCGAAGAGCACGACATCGTCAAGCGTGACGAAAACGGCAGGTTTCTCGACGAACTCAAAAGAGGGCTTGGCCGCACGCAACTCGGTGAAGGAGGGACGCAGGTTCGGCTTTTTCCAATTGTCAAGCTTCTTCCATGAAGCAGAAGGCATTTCCGCGAACGACGCAGACATCCGAACCCCGTAAACGTTAAAGTCCCCTTAGCGATGGAAACAATCGCACAGCCGCTGACGTTGTGCAAAACGCTTTTTCGGTCCGCCGACTGATTTCCGCTATTGACTAGAAAAACAGCGGTTTTCTGAGCAACAGGGCATCATCGGTGTCATGTCGCTGGAGCAAAACGTAGTCACCAATACGCATAGGCACCCAGTTCTCTCCGAGCATTTGAGACAACACCCGGCATTCGCTAATATGGGCGAACTCCATGGAGATTGCGGTATTCTCAAGCCCATTGCGCGAGATCACGTCTTCGTACGATCCCATGCTCACAACGAGCCCACGAAAGTTACCGCAGAGCGAAGTCAACTCAACATGCTCGTTTTCATAGAGAGCATTTGACAGATCGCTGTTTTCCAAAAATTCGACCACGCGGCTCTCGTTTTCGGTGCGCTCGTCGTCGTCATTTTTGGGCTCGTGGCGAAGCTGATCGAACCTATTTTTGAGTACCTTACGCGAGAAATCGAGCACCTTGTCGATGCCGTAGACCTGCATTTGCCACTTGTCGTCCGCAACCAATGCGGAGACCTCGGCCAAAATCGCCTCAATGTTGTCCACGATCTTGATGTCGTTCAGAAGCTCGACGAAGACCATGTAGTAGCCGTGCTGGTCCGGAGCCGGAGACACCTCGGTGTCCAGCAGTTCGACCGCCGACTTTTGGATGAAGCGGTTCAGGTCGTCGGCCGCGTCCTTGTCGTTGACATAGAAGCCGATGACGATTGCCGAATCGTCCAGTTTGCTCTCGTACTCGTCCACGCTGATCATCTGGAGGACCATGTCTTCCAGATCGCCGTGACGCATACCTTCAACCAGTTTCATCATTGGGGCGCTCCCTGCTGAGGCGGAGGCGCGCCGCCCATGTCGGCCATCGGATCAGCCGCGCCGTCAGCGGACGCGCCGTTCTCGTCAGCCATGACCTCGCTCTCGTCGTCGATGCCGGTATCCATGGCGTCATCGACGTCCTCGATATCGACTTCGTCGTCGTATTCGTTGTCGATCTGCTCGGCCGACAGTTCAGCAACGAGGCGACGCGGGATGCTGATGGCCACCAGCCAAACCGTGTCCTCGGGGCGAACGTCTTTCTCTTCCGGCGGGGCGTCGCCCTTCTGCACTGGAACAGTGTCGTCGTGAACCGTCTGATCGTAGTTGGCGTTGTATTCCTTGGATTTCTCCGTACCCTTGGAGAAGTCAACGCGGATGCCGTGCTTGATCAACCGCATGGCGGCCTTGGGATCGGGCATCTGGTTGTGCTTGTACTTCAGCGTGAAATCGAGCCAATACCGACGCACGCCGGGTCCTTCGACCACCTCGCCCTTGTACCAGTTCTTGAAAACGTAGATGTCCAGCGAATCAAGCACGTCTTCCATCTGGAGCAGCATGTCCAGAAGGTGCGGTGATTCCTGAATCTTTTCGATGTCGATTTCGTTGGCCATCCCTTATTTAGGCGGCCAAACGTGGAAATTGGTTTTGGCGTTTCTCTCTGCTATTCTGAGAGAAATCTATACAGCACAGAGTAAAACTGGTTGACGAGATCGTGTTTTCAGTCTACCGTGCTCTTTCAGTTTCAAGGAGTTCCTTTGACCAACCTGACCCAGACCGCACCCGACACCATCGTCTCCGCCAAGGAAGGCGTCACCATCACCACGCTCCCGAACGGGTTGCGCGTGGTCAGCGCCGTGCGTCCCACGCCGGGCGAGGTTCAGGTCACGGTCTACACGAAGGTCGGCGCTCGCAACGAGACCAGCGAGTTGAACGGGATCACCCACTATCTGGAGCACGTGCTGTTCAAGGGCACGAAGCACCGGAACGTCAAGGAAATCGCCGAACAGATCGAAGTGCTCGGCGGCTACGTGAATGCCGCCACCGGCAAGGCCGCCACTTCTTATCTGGTCGAGGGCCTGAGCGAGCACATGGAGAAGTCGGTGGAAATCCTCGCCGACATCGTCTGTCACGCCACCTTCCCGATGGACGAGATCGAGCGCGAGAAGGGCGTGGTCTGCGAAGAGATCGCCGAGTACGGCGACAAGATTTCGCACATCGCCCGCGCCCAGTTGGACCTGACGGCCTACGGCAACACTCCGCTGGGCCGCGAAATCCTTGGCACGTCCGAAAATGTCATGTCGTTCACGCAGGACGACCTGTTCAACTACGTCAAGACTTTCTACCACCCGGAGCACATGCTGCTGATCGCGGCCGGTGACGTGGACCACGACGCTCTGGTCGCCATGGGCGAGAAGTACTTCGGCCATCTGGAGCGCGCTCCGGCCGTCGCCATCGAACCGGCCCAGTACGTCGGCGGCGTGACCATCCACGAGGACGACCGCTTCGAGCAATCGCACATGTACGTCGCCTTCCCGGCGCCGGGCTCGATTGACCTGTCGCTGACCAAGTACGCCATGTTGGCCAACGTGCTGGGCGGCGGCATGTCCTCACCGCTGTTCCAGAACACCCGCGAGCGCAAGGCTCTCTGTTATTCGGTGGGCTCGGGCCTGCTCCGCAACGCAGACCTGTCGCTCTTCGTCATCAAGGGTTCGGCCTCGACCGGCAACGTCGTCGAATTTCTGAAGACGGCGATCAGCGAACTGGTTCGCATCGCGCAGGGCGAAGTCACCGAAGCCGACTGGACGCGCTCGCGCAACCAGATCATCCTCCAGCAACTGTCCCAGAACCGTAACCCGGACTATGTGACGGACTCGGTCGCCACCCAACTGTTCGCCAAGGGCGAGGCGGAGTCGGACCAAGTCCTGCTCGACCGCTACCGGTCGGTGACCCGCGACGAAGTGATCGAAGCGGCACAAGAGCTTCTGTCGTCCATCAGCCCCACTCTGGTGGTCGCTGGCGGCATCCCCGAGGGCATCGATTTCGAAACCCTGTTCACCGACGCGCTGCACGGCGCCTACGTCGAAGAGACCAAGTAAATAGGGCTATGCCCTGCTCAGACTGTCAAAAAGAAAGCCCCGTCCCTGTAAAGGGCGGGGCTTATCTATGTGAAGCGTGCCAAGACGTGCGCTATGAGACCCACCGCGACAGTGGGCCGTTCCCGTTAGCCAGTGATTAGGGCCGGGCATTCCTGAAGGGTCGCCAGTTCGAGAGCGACGTTCTTCTGCGCGATATTGTTGCGCTCGGCCTTCGTCATGGCCCCGTCAGGAAGCCAGAGGATTTTCAGGCCGTCGAGACTTTTGAGGAATTTGCAGCGGTTCTCGACGTAGGTTTCGATCCCGACGAACGAGTATTCCGACCAGATGCCCTTGGCGTACTTCATGTAGGTCTTGGGCGGCGTGGCGAAGATCGCCATGTCGGCGTCGCTCATCAGCTTCCAGTGCGGCGAGCGCAGCTTGGACGTCATGTGGCGCGAGGTCTCGATCACGAGGTTGAACGAGATCGTCGTGCGATGCGGGCTGAAGCCCCGGCGCTGAGCGTACTCGCGCAGTTGGATGGCACTGACTTCCTCGTTGTCCTTGCGGTGCGGGTCGTAGCGGATGTCGTGGTAGAAATAGGCCAAGGTCACGGTCGTGCGGTTGGACAATTCCTTGCCCAGCCGTTCAATTTCCTTGAGGCCGAAGATCAGGTGGTCGAGCGCGTGGTAGGAACGGTGCTTCTCATTGTAGCACTCGATGATCCGCCAGAATTCCTTCCAGTCCGGAAACATGCCTTCGGCGTCATGGATCAGCGACCATTGCTTGGCGAGGAACGGCATTTCTCGGACGTGGCGGACATGGCGAAGCAAGGCATTCTCCTACGAGATTCCGCGAGATCATACGCCCGAAAATAGAAATTCGTCAACGAGAATATCGGCCGCCGGGTTAGCGGCGACCGATACGCTTGTCTTCGACGATGACGTTGCCCAGCCCATCGGCCAGCTTCATGTCCTTCATCGTCGTGTCGCGGAAATACCGGTGATGCCGGTCCACGATGTCGGCGAGCCGGTCGCCCTTGGTCTCGACCTTGTCCTCGTAGTTGCGGTCGATCAGGACGTACTTGATCAACGCGCCGGTCGGGACGAGCCGGGTGAAATGGGCGCGATCCTTCTTGCGAAGGTTGGTCGCGTCGATGACCACCGGCAGGCCAGCATCAAGCCGCGCCTTGGCATAGCCGCGCGCCAGCTTGAAGGTCAGAGCCAGCGCGTCCGGATCATGACCCAAACCTTCCGCTTCACGGATGGCGTCGGTTTCGATGATCTCGCCCGGCTTGAAGTGCTTCTTGGCGTAGGTGGACTTCCCGGCGCCGGACGGGCCGACGAGCAGGGTCACCATCACCTTGCCAGCGTACTTGGCCTGTACGTCCTCGTAGGAGCACCGCAGGACCGCGATCCCGAAGCTCTCCCACATGTCGCAGACCTCCGGCCGGTCGTCGATGGCCAGCCACGGCTCGTATCCGTCGTCCATCATCTGGGCGAGGATGTCCGCCTTGATCTCGTGGTCCGGTCGCGTGTCCTCGTCCGTCCGCATATACAGGCGGTCGTGGGGGATGCCGAATTTGGCCAGCCACGCTTCGGTCCGCTCGCGATAGGGCTCATGGCGCGCCGAGACGATGACGATGGCGTACTTGCCACTCGACAGGCTCGTGGTGGCGAACAGGGCCGTGACCAGCCACGCCACCGCTTCGATGGGCGTGTCGTCCACGCAGGCGTCATGGAAGCTCGTCCAGTCCTTGGGCTGGTCGATCAGGCCATGGTAGGTCTCGAAGCTCGACATGCCCTTGGGCAAGCGGCTCAGATAATGCAGACGGTGCTTCACGTTCGCGAGCGTCCCGTCCATGTCAACGATGATCGCCCGGATCATGTCAGTACCCCGCTAAACGGTTGATGAGGTCGCGGTCCTCGATCCGGCGGGCGCTGACCATCAGCGTCATCGACGAACCGTAGCAGGACGCGCCCCTATCGGTGATGGTGAAGAAACCCGCCGAGACGACGTTGTTTTCAACACCCAGAAGGTCGGCCATTTCTACGTGCTCAATTGTCTCGGGGAAGATGAAAGGCTCTTCCACCCCATTTTTGTCGTGCACGAGGTATTTCATATGGGACATGAAAGCGTCCGTTACTGTTGCTGGCCGTCCGGGGCGAGCCCGTTTGGCGTGATGGCGCCGTGTAGCCAGTGCTGATCGGTCTGCACGTGCTTGGGCCGAACGTACTTGGCCGCATTCAACTCGAAATCGTCATGCGAGAACGAGTTGATGTTGCGGACGACAAACCCTTCTTGCTTGTCCGGGTTCATCTTGCTGATGAGGTCGAGGACCACGTCATCCGAGTACGGGCCGCGATAGAGTTCGCGAACCGGGATGATGTCCAGCAGCTTGAACCACTCCAGCGTTTCGTCCCAACCCAGCGTGACGTTCTCGTCATTCCAGATGGAGAACCCAAGGAAGTAGCTCGGGAGGTTGTCGTAGATGATCGAGTGCTTGGCCCACAGGTTCTCGCCGCAGACCCGCCACTTGGCCGGAATGTCGGCGCGTCGGTTGGACCAGAACCGGCGAACCCAGTCCTGATCAGGGCGAGGACGCGAGTCCAGCGACCGGGCGTGGATGTGATGGTTGTAGAGGGAGGCGTTCTCGCCATCCATCTTCTCCGACATCACGACGTCCATGCCCAGAAGGTGCGTGGTCTTGGTCAGAACCCGGTCGTCATCGGTCCGCGACCGCGACTGAGGCAGGTGCGGCGTATGCGGATATTTGTGCAGGATCGAGTAGTCCAGCATGGCCGCCTCCTCATTGAGGGTTGAATAGAAGCTCCCATTATACTGGAGATACGACCCAAGTCAAGTGTAGATGGCCATCTTTGTTCCATCCGGCCGGGTCACAGCAATGGCGACAGCACCACCCGGCTTTTCGATGTAGTAATCATACGGCCCATAGTCGGGAAGAAGGTCCGGAACCCAGATCGTGATTTCGAGCGGATACTGCTTCTCTGGCTCACTCAGCATTGCAGGGATCGCCGCGACTGCCTCGTCATAGATAGTGGATTTCAGATCGCAGACTTTCTCGGGACTGCCGTTGACCGTGAAATGGTAGGTGCTGAGGCTCTTCTTACTCATGGTCTTCGAACATCCACAGATCGCGCTTGAACAGTTTCTGAACGGCCGTGTCCTCGAACAGTGGGCCTTTGATCCGCCGCCCATCCTCCAGATACTGGTTGCCCCATTTGTCCACGACCATGTCGGCCGTGATGCCCGGCGGGTAGATCGGATCGGTGATCCCAGCCTTGACTCGAACCTGCTCGACGGTGAACTCACCGGTCTCGCATTTCATGTGGCACGGGTTGCAGACGGACGCGCCGTTGTTCAGGTAATAGCCGCCATCCGGATAGAGCTTGCGATCCAAGATGTGGTGAGGGTCGTCAGCCTTTGCTCCGCAGAAGACGCACTTGTGCTTGTCACGGGCGTATACACGCTCGCCGAATTCTTTGCGATCCAAGAGGCGGTCTGTTGCGGCCATAATACCGGGGGTTTGAGCACGAAATGTTGATGTGGTCAACCAAATAAATACGGCATGGCTCTTCCCACAAACGGCAAAATCAGCTTCAGCGACTTGGTGGCCGAATTCGGCGGCTCGGCGCCGATCAAGCTTTCGAATTATTATCGCGGCGGGCCGTTTGTTCCCGATACCGTAGCAAATCAAGGCATCCCCACATCAGGCCCGCTCAGCTTCCACCATTTCTACGGTGCGTCGAACGCCGCTGACACCGGGTCTGGTACTTATTACGACCTGACGACTCGCCTGTCCGCCACGGGATCACCGTACTCGGCAGTGATCGTCCGCAATTCCAACGGCTGGGTCTATTCCGGTACGGTTGCTCAGGACACGATTGGTTACCTCCAAACCGCTAAGGAAGACGGCTCCGGGTCAGGATCGTACGCCGATACGTCATCCGGCTGGGGCACGGGATATTTCCGTGCGATCACGTTCAATACGACGGGTACGCGAGTTTACTTGCTCGACTCCGGCGGCACGGTCTGGCGCTTTGACACCAATGCGAACGGATCGCCAAACTATAGCTCGCGCGTCTCGATTGGCTCGTTGCCGCTGTACCTAATGAGTGGCGCGGAATCTCCGGTCAATTTGTCGGTCACGGACGATGAGAAATACATTTCAGGCCCGAGTAATCGGTTCCTGTATTCAGCGACAGGGGCGACGCCCTACACTCAGTATACGATGACCAGCTTCAGCGGCTGGCCGTACGATCCGGATGGTGGTGAAGCCGGTTTTGGAAACAACAACCAGTTCGCTTGCGTGGTCTCACCGACCAAGCAACACATCGCCGCGTTCGGAAATGGCGACGGTGACAACCACGCCGTGGTGGCCATCAGCACATTGAGCGGAGCAACGGGCGCGAGCGTGCAGGCGTTCTACCTTGAAACGAACAATCGGCATTTCATCCAAGGTGTCTTCTCGCCGGACGGAACCCATTTCTTCGCCCTGAACCACCTGCGGACGACGGTCTACATCTTCCGCTACAACGGCTCGTCGTGGTCGCAAGTCGCGACGGTTGGTGTGGCTAACATCAAGAGCATTGTCGCTCTACAATCTGATCTCGCGGTCACCACCGCCGTTGACGTCCGGTACTTCCGCTGGATCGACCAGACCTACGCGCAACAAGGGTCGCCGGTATCCTACGGCCCGGTCGATTTCAACCCGCTGGGAACCACCGGTGTGTCCGTTCCCTTCCTGCGGAAATACTCGGCCAACCAGTTCATCGCAGCGGGTTATACGGGCTATGTCACACTCACCGGACCGACACCCGTGGCAGTCTATGCTGGAGGTCTCAGCCAGAACGTTCCTTACGTCCAGACGGCGGCTGCTCCCCAATCGTCCATTGCGACCACGGTCACGATCCCCGGTCAGGGTTACGCTGGGACGTTGCGGGTCCACCTCGCGGGCACGGCGTCCGCAGTTGGTGCGTACTGGTCGGATGATTCGAAGGGCGGTCCGCAATCCTATGGCGAAACTGCGGTCTGGGATTACCAATGCCTTGGTGATGAAACCTCGTTCAGCCTCGTGCAGACCAACTTCAACGCGGCCCCCGATCAGGTCGCCAACGTCACAGCCCCTCGTTTGGCGTTCCGCGTCAACGGCGGCGTAAATGATGGCAAGGAACTGCGGGTCGGTTCGGGTGCTTCCAGCGGATCGTTCGGAGCCGCCGGTTGCCCGATCAGCCATGCCTCGACCACATTCGCAGAGCTTTTGCCCACGGTGATGCTCTACGGTTATGGATCAACGCGGCCGTACAACAGCACCATCAATTATTCGGACTCCACAAGTTATCCGCCCGTGGCCTATGCCAGTTACGGAGTGGGTGGAAGTTTTACCGGGACGTATAATGGAACCACCGTGTTGGCGCGGTTCAACACCGGCGGTAGCTCTCTGCAAGTCGGCGCGACACTTTACAACGAGCCGCCGGTTCAGGCCCCAAGTGCGGTCACGTCCCTGAACACGGGAACCCGGCCGGGCACATCAGGCGGCGGCCTCGCTCTGGTGTATATGAACGATCATTAACCCCTAGCGTGCATCGTTAGTCACCCACCGTCCAAAGCAAAAGGCGTCTTATTTGTGGCATAGGACCCCATAAATATTTTGGTAACAAGTTTAGTGGGTGGGTCCACGGGCGTAAGGGTATGGAGATCATTCGTTTTCCGGGCGGTAAAGAACCAAAGGTAGAAGCAAACCAAGATCGACGTCTGACGGTAGATGGACCATTGTGCTTTAGTTGCGATTGCGGAAGCGTGTCGGAACTTGGGTTCAAGAATGTCATCTTTCGTTACGTGGATTTCTATTGCTCCAACTGTGGTACGAACTATAGGGTCACAAATCCTGCGTTCGTAAATAGGCTTCCTAAAGCGCCCCCAAAGAAATAACCGATCATAAATACCAGCATATGGCTGTTTTCATTTAGGGAAACGGCCTGAAAACTGGTATACAGAGATATGTTCGATTTGCCGGGCTTCGATGTTTCTGGGATGAGTGAAGATGAACTCAACCGCAAATCGGAAGAGCTAAGCCGTAAGATGAATCTGGCCAGCCGGTGGCATAGCACCGACATGGTCACTCAACTGTGGAACATGCTCGCCGTGATCAACGCCGAGCGGCGCGAACGCATGCTCCGTGACCTGTTCGAAGAGCAGAAGAAAATCTTCCCCGATGTGATCGAGACCGAACCCGACCTCGCTGGCAAGAACCACCGCGACAACGTGGTCTCCGAAGAAGAGAGCAAAATGTCGCAGCGCCGCAAAGTCGGCCGCGAACGTCTTGCCGCTCAGCGCACGACAAATCCCCTCAACCCGGAGCCTGCGGCGCCGCATCGCCGGTTCGAACGAAGCGATGCGCGCCCCAAGCCCCCTGAAGATACCCCCGACGACACCCGAGAAGGCGAGTAACCCATGATTGACGAAGATGACCTCGAAGTGAATTGCTTCAACTATTTCCATTTTGAAGTCGGGTTCGTGCGGATGATCGAAGATTTGCTGGTCCCCACCAAGATGCGGGTCCGCGCCGAATTCATCCCGCTGGACGAAGCGTCCGAGCACGAGATTGACCGCGCCTTCGAGAAAATCCGCTTCTGGCTGGACAACATCCTCGACGGGGCCATCGTGTTCGCCCAGAGCAACGCCACGGCCATCAAGATGATCTTCGACGACGCCGGGACCAAACCGATGATCAGCAACGTCCTGATGCTGACGCCGTTCGAGCCGACTGACCAACACATGGCCCCGCTGCTGCAAGCCAAGCTGCAAGCCCTCTCGGGTCTTTCCATGGCCTTCGGCGCCATGCGGATCGAAACCGGAAACCAACTGGGCGTCTCGTTCGATTTCGTCGGCGATTCGTCGGCTGTCCTGCCTGACGCTGATGAATGGTTCGACACCCGCCGCTACTTCGACGAGCCGTGGTGGGATCGCGACGACGGCTCGACGCTGGACACAGTTCCACCGGATGACGCCGATCTGTCGGTTCGCCCGGCCTACGCCTTCACGTTCGATTTCCTTGACCAGAAACGGCCCACGGCATCAAATGGCGCCATCGTGCGACATAATTTTAGGCCTACGGTTATCGATGGTGGTAAGACTCAGGACTGAGGTTTCCTGAGAGACGACGATGAGCGTGAATAGGCGTGTGGACGAATGGGGTCGAACGATCATCGACCCCGCGTCCGTTGGCGAGTTGCTGATGACTGGTGCGGACATTTCTCGCATCTTCGTCGAACCCAGCGACGAGATCGCCGCCTATAACGAATGGTGTCGGCATTTCGACAAGCGGCACGCCGCCCTGACCATGCCGCCGCCCATCGACCATTCCCCCGAGGAAGAACACGCCCAGCGCGCGGCCACATGGTTCGTCCCTGACGAGTTCAAGGCCATAGACGTCCGCCACTATCTGCTGGACAAATGCAAGACCGTCGTCGAGGTCGAGCGGGTCAACATGGAAATGGACCTGTTCGAGGAACGGCAGTTGATTCCGCTGCTCCAGTTGATGATCTACCTGATCGACCATTTCAGGAAGAACAAGATCGTCTGGGGCGTGGGCCGGGGGTCTTCGGTGACCAGTTTCTGCCTGTTCCTGATCGGCGTCCACAAAGTAAATCCCATCACATTCAACTTGGACGTCCACGACTTCCTTAAGTAGTCACACCGTTTTGTGATGTGTCGGTAGTTAAGCCACCCGCATGGCTAAATACCAGCGCACACTTAACAGGAGTGACTACTATGAAAGTTCGTTCGATGAAGGGCGAAGAGGTCGATATGACCCGCCTGATGGCCGAGAACGAGAATGTGATCGCGCTCGGCAACGCAAGCATGAACGCCCGTGGCGACCGTATCGGCGCTCGTGGCCAAATCTTGCAGCGCCGCGAAGTCGTGACCCAGCAATACTACGCGCAGAACCCCAAGGCTGTCCGCCAAGTTTCGCTCCGCAACATCGCGGTCGATGCTCCGACGACCTTCGCGACGCCGGAAGAAGCTGTGGCCGCTGCGATGAAGGCCGCCTCGACGCCCAAGGCGCCGACGCAAGCCGTCCGTGAAGCGCCGCGCAAGGCCCGCAAGATCGAAGACAAGGAAGACTAACCGTGGGCGCGGCTTGGGTTTTCCTGAATTCGCCACTCGGCAAGTTTCTCGCCAAGCTATTTGGTGGGATCGCGCTGGCGATTGGGCTGTTCTTTGCCGCGCAGCACTACACCCACAAGTTCTTGGATGGTGTTCGAGACGACGTTCGAGAGGAATATGTCGTACGCGACTTGAAGGCCGCAGTTGTACAAGCTGAAAAAGACCGCAAATTCTCCGACGAGCAAGCAAAGAAATCCGAGCAGGCCGCTCAGGAACTTCGTGACAGCCTGTCGGTAGCGGTCGGCAAGATCAAGAACACATCCACCGTGATCCATGACCGGGTCGCCACCGGTGAGCTTCAGAACGGCAAAGCCGGTCCGGTGGTCATCGAGACGGTGGATCGTATCGAGCAATTGGAAGCAGACAGGAAGGCACAGAAGTGAAGAAGCTACTCGCCATGACTTTCGCCGCCCTGCTGCTTGCTGGATGCGGTGGTAACCCCAAGCCTCAAATCGTGACGAAGGTAACCTACGTCGCGGTCAAACCCGCTGCTGAGTTCTTCGACGAAAACAAGTGCCCTTGGCCCGCCAAGGCGGACTACGTTCGTACCGGAACCGACTTGGAAGTCTCTGACTGGATGCTTGCCGGATACACTGCTTGGATTTGCGAGCACGAAACTCGCATGAAAATCAAGAGCGAAACAGAAAGACAGGCAAAAGACATCGAAAAGAGGAACCAAGATGAAGCTACCAAATCTGCCCAAACTGCCGCCCAACCTTCAGCAAAATCTGCAAAGGATGGGAACGGCGGAGGCACCAAAACTCCGTAAGCTGTTCAATCAATTGAAACTGCTCCCAACCATTACTTTCGCCCTCATGCTCGGAGCCGGGATGGTCGTGACTGCGTTCGCCGCGTGGTACACGATGATCATTGGCTACGGAAAGTGGCCGGAGGCGGTCGCGGCTGACCGTATCCATTCGCTCGGCTCTGGCCTGATGATCTCGCTGGGCCTTATCGGTCTGGTGATCGTTGCTCTGGCGTTCGGCAAGGTCAAGCAATTGGCCGTCACCGCCCCCAACGGCATCGGCGCGAACCTTGAGTTCGACGATGACGACGACAACCACCACAGTTTCTCTGTGGATTCGGCAGGCGCCTCGACCACAGTCACGGCGTCCATCCCACCCGATGCGACCACCGTGTCGGTGTCGGTTCCGAACTCTCCGGTTCCGCCGGAGACTTCAGTCTAAGAAAGGGCGGGGCTTCGGTTCCGCCCTTTTGATTTTGACGCCGATTTTCGCCATCCGGTATCATGCGTTTACGATATTTTCTTAAGGCATTTCCGACATGGCGATTACCACTATCAAGGCCAAGACGTTCACCCCGCGCAAGGACCACGTCTGGATCACCGATCTGGACCATGGCCACAAGTTCACCAAGGCCGGTCTGATCATCCCCGACGACGACATGACCAACCGGGGCATCCGTGCCCGCTGGGGCCGCGTCTATATGGTCGGTCCCGACGTCACCGAAGTCAAGGTCGGCCAGTGGATCATGACCGAACACGGCCGCTGGACCAACAAGACCGTCATCGAGATCGACGGCGTGTCCGTGGACCTGTGGCGCGTCGATTGGCCCAAGGCGGTCATGCTGGTGACCGACGAAGACCCGAGGAAAGAGTCGGGCGCCCAATCGAACCCCGGATTGGAATTTGCGGTTCGTGGAACAAACTGGTAAACCAGTCTCGTATTTTCGTTTACCCATTTTGTTTACCAGATTGCAGTAGGTCATTTCATGGCAAGCCTTCTCACGGAAAAATACCGTCCGAAGACCATCGCGGAGTACGTCTGGCAGGATTTCCGCCAGCGTTCGAAGTTCGAAGAAATGGTGAAGAAGGGCTCTCTGCCCCACCTGCTGTTCTCCGGCACGCCGGGCACTGGCAAGACGTCGCTGGCCTTCGTTCTGATGAACGAGCTTGGTATCCCCAAGGGCGACATCCTGTTCATCCCGGCGAGCCGCGAACGGAAGATCGACGAGGTGCAGGATCGCATCGTCAATTTCTGCAACACGTGGGCCTTCAACGCCACCGGGATCAAGTACGTGATCCTCGACGAGGCCGACGCCCTGTCGGTCCTGTCCCAGAAATTCCTTCGCACTGAAATGGAGCAGAAGGAACGGACTTGCCGGTTCATCCTGACCTGCAACTATCCAAACAAGATCATCGAAGCGATCACGAGCCGAATTCAGCATTATTCGTTCTCGGCCATGGACCGCAACGAGTTCATGGCCCGCGCAGGCGAAATCCTGACGCTGGAGAACATCGGTTTCGACATCGACAACCTGATCAAGTACTGCGACCTGACCTACCCCGACCTTCGGCGCTGCATCGGCCTGATGGACAAGGAAACGGTCGGCGGCGTGCTCGGCCCGGCGCCCGCGAAGGAAACCCTCGTTGACGCCAAGGAATACCTGCTGGACATGATCGACCTGTTCAAGCAGGGCAAGTTCAAGCAGGGCCGCGAGGTCGTCACGGCGAACGCCTTGATCGAGGATTACCCGGACATCTACCGGTATTTCTACACGAACCTCCAACTGTGGGGCTCGACTGAAGATCAGGAAAACGACGCCCTGTCGGTTATCGCCCAGTATCTGGTGAACCACGGGATCAGCGCCGACCCTGAGATCAATTTGGCTGGCTGCGTGGCTGCTTTGATCAAGATCGCCCGCCGGTAAATATTGCGGTAGGAAAGTCGAAGCTGATATTGTGAAGAAGATGATGGACAGCGAGAAATCGCACCAAACTCTACTTTCATAGTTGAAGCCATACTGGAGACTATTTTGACAGAACAAGCCGCCCCGTCGCTGGCCCCGAAGGTTGATCGTTACCTGCGGAACCGCCCCTTCCTGATCATTTCCCTGATCCAACGCCCGGCCAAGGGCGTCCGCACGGAAAAGAAGGGCTGGAAGGAAGTCACCGGCAATCTGGATGCGTTCGAGCAGCCGTCGCTGGTTGACCGCGTCAACGCCGTCCACCTTCGGAACGCCAACGTCATCATCGACGTGACCCAGACCAAGGTGATCAAGAACAACCTCGTCAACACTCCGGACGAGGACGTGATGGATTACTACCTCAACAAGTACGAGGCCCAGATCACGGAAGCCATGGACGTCTGGCTGACCAACGAAGCCAAGCGCCTGACTGTCGCCCAAGTCGCCGACGCTGGCGTCGCCGAAGGCACGTTCTCGCTGGCCTAAGCCCGCGACCATTTTCAAGACGGTATTTTCTAATGAACCTCATCCTGACGGACATCGACGATACCGTCTTGAAGTTTGGCGACAAATTTCAAGACTGGTGCGAAGCAAAGGGTCTGCCGACCTTCGGCCGACTGCGCGATCTCTGCACCATCGAGACCTTCCTGAACTGTGACCGCGACCGCGCCACGGAACTGGTCATCGAATTCTCCACGTGCCGTGACACCATGCCGTATCTGGAGCCCGAGGAAGACGCCCTAGAGGTGCTTCCCAAGCTCTATGCGGAAGGCTTCCGCTTCGTGGCTATCTCGGCCTGCGTGGACACCCCAGAGGTCGCAGACATGCGTCTGGAGAACCTTGAGCGGTCCTTCGGCTTCCCGTGGGAAGTGATCCACTGTGTTGGTCTGCTGAAGCCCAAGGTTCAGACCCTGATGCAGTACGACAGCACGGTCTGGGTCGAGGACAACGTGTGGCACGCCCACACCGGTGCCGGGATTGGTCACCAGACCTTCCTACTCGACCGTCCCTACAACCGCTTCGTTCCCGATGGCGTGACCGCCGAGATTAAGCCCAAACGCGTCCAATGCTGGCGCGAAATCCACAAGGCCATTACCGCATGACCCGCGTGAGCATTGACGATCAACTTCGCGAGCAAGAGCGCTTGGATCGCGAAGCCCGGCTTGCTCGCGACGCCAAGCCGCGCACTGCCTCGTCGGACCTCTTCAAGCTTCAGTTGGAAGGCCTGATCTCCGTCCTCACGGTCGGTGATCCAATCCGGCAGAAGCTTCAGGAAGCCCTCGTGATGCACAATGCGAGGCACACATGAGCTACGGCCGACTGACGGTCATCTGCGGCCCTATGTACGCCGGGAAAACCACTGAACTGCTCAAGCGAGTGCTGTGGGCCAAGAGCGGCCAGAACCGCCGCGTGAAGGTCTACAAGCCTTCGTTCGACGACCGTTACGCCACCGAAAGCATCGTCAGCCATGACGGACTTCGGGTGGAAGCAATCTCGGTGCGGTCGGCTGACGAGATCACGGCCGAGAAAGAGGCTTGGATCGAGCGCGATGGCCGTTGCGTGGTCCGGCCCGATTGCGTGTTCATCGACGAGGTCCAGTTCTTCACGGACCCGCATTTCGATGGCGACATCGTAGAAGTCGTCCGAGCCCTGCTGGGCAAGGGCGTAGATGTCGTCGTCACTGGATTGGACATGGACTGGCAAGGCCAGCCCTTTTCCAAGACCGCTCAACTGGGCGCCATGGCGGATGAAATGGTCAAGATCACGGCGAATTGTACCGTGTGCGGCCGTCCGGCCACAAAGACTCACAAGAAGTCTGGAGAAGGCGCGCAGGTGGAACTTGGCGCTCTCGACAAATACGAGGCGCGATGCAACGACCACTGGGGCGATAACTGAAGGGCGGGGAGCAATCCCCGCCTTTTTATTTGGACATCATCAGGATCATCGAAATGACGATGATCGCGCTACCGCTACCGGCCATCAGGCCGTAGAGGAAATACAGGCCCTTGTTGGGGTCCTTGGGCGCGCAGGGAGGCTGGTAGAGGCTCGGTGGGTAACCGGCGGCCTCCACGGACGCCACGAAGCTTTCCGCCACGTCCACGACCCTCCGGTCCTCCGGATACAGGTGAGGCATGCTGTCTGGATCGCCGGACGGCCGCAGGCCGGTCTGCTTCATCACCATGATCTGTGATTTCAGCACCACCAGATCGTCTTCTGGCGGCCGGAACACCATTCCCTGAATGATGTCGTGAGCCTTCTTTTTCGCGCGTTCGAACGCGGAATCGTCTCGTCTCGGCGGCATACACAAACCCCACAATCTCGTGAACCAAATTGCACTCGGACCTCTCCGTGTCAACCGGATTAACCGCGAATATTTGTCTGCCATCCGAACTAATTCTGCCTCCGTTTTATATCGCCGGGATTATGTGACGGAAGTATTATTAAAGTAGATCAGAAGCTTAGGTGAGCAGAGTTTCTGGTCCGACACGTATAGGCAAACACCGTAGTTATTATGTCAGTACTATTGAGGATACCCCTCCCTATAAATACTTTCGAGCGGTTAACAAACCACCTAACGGAGGCAGAAGTGGCTAGACACCTCGCCCGGAACGCTAAGCGTTCCAACAAGCCTAATCCTCGGGAAGAGCGTAATGCTCCCGAGTATCAAAAGAACCGTCGTCGTCAAATTGGCGACAACGTGGTCGATTTTGATGAAGCCAAGTCGTCCCGCGCAAAGCGCGTCACGATCACACCCCGCAACCTTGCTCAGGAAAATTATATCGACGCCCTCTACGACGAATCCAAGCACATTGTGTTTGCGATGGGTCCGGCAGGCTGCGGTAAGACGCTTCTGGCAACGCTGTTCGCGATCAAGTCCCTGCAAGAGGGCAAGATCGACAAGGTCATCCTGACCCGCCCTGCGGTGTCGGTTGACGAGCAGCACGGTTTCCTGCCGGGTACGTTGATCGAGAAAATGGCGCCGTGGGTCATCCCGATCATGGACGTGTTCAAGGATTATTACACGCCCAAGCAGATCGACAAGATGCTCGAAGAGGAAGTCATCGAGATCGCACCGCTCGCGTACATGCGCGGCCGAACGATGAAAAACTGCATCGTTCTCGCCGACGAAATGCAAAACACCAACCCGAACCAGATGAAGATGATCCTGACGCGCATCGGCGACAACTGCCGCATGTTCGTCACGGGCGACCTCGCCCAGCACGACCGTGGTCTGCACGACAACGGTCTGAAGGACTTCACCACCCGTTTGGCCGCACGCGGAAGCTCGGCCATGGAAGTGGTTTCGTTCGAGGCAGGCGACGTTGAACGTCACCCGGTCATCGAAGAAATCCTCGACCTCTACGGTTCGGAAGTCTAAGCAAGTCAATCACTCGGGGAACGCCGCTCACCTCCCTCCCCGGAATTAGAGAAACCCCCGGACATTGTGTCCGGGGGTTTCTTGTCATCGGGTGGCGCGGGCGTATTCAGCCCAGAGGTTCAGACCTTCGGAAATTTCCTCGTCGCTGAAGCCGTACTGGCTGAGGCGGCTGCGGAGGACTCGAACCGACCTGATCTGCTCGTTCTTGGCGAGGGTCACTGCGGCGTAGAGGACTGGGTTCATGCGGGTTCTAGCTCCCGCGCTTCCCACGCCACGACGTCCGGCGCCAGACCAGCAGCCGCGTAGCCGCGCTGGATGAAGCCGGGGTGGACCCACTCCCAGTTTTTGGAGAAGGCGTCGCCGGTCAGGCGCTCGACCACCACCTTGAATTTCTCGCGCCGGTCGCCGAGGCTGTCGCGCTCGTACCACACGCTCAGGATGAAGGCCTTGGCCGCCACGCCGTTGCGGAGCAGGTAGACGACCTCGCCTTCCTTGTAGGGCACGCCCGCCATGAACTGGTCATAGCTGTCGGCCCACCGGTACGAGGAATCCGTGCCTTCGATGGTGTAGCGGTGCGGAGCGACCTCGTAGGTGCTCGGCGCGTTCGGCATCGTCTGCCAAGACTTCAAGGCACGGCCCATGATGATCCTCCCTTAGATGTTGGCGAGTTGGTTTTGGGTGCGGAAGCGGCGAGCCTTGGCCAGCGCGTGCAGCGCCGACAGCGGGGCGTCCTGCATCAGCAGGCGCGACATCGCTTCGATGGTGAAGTACTGCTGCGAGTTGTGGTCGCAGCGCATGATGAACTGCACCAGAACCTTGCGGGCGCGGTCTTGGGCTTCATAGCGGGCGTGCAGCGATTTGGTGGCTCGCGAGACCTTGGCCTCGAACATGTCGCGGCTGACGCCAGCGGGGAGGCTCTTCCAGATTTCGACGGCGTTCGCGATCATGGTGTCCTCCGCTTGAAGAGAACAGCATAATACACGAAGCACAGTCTAACGCAAGCGCTAAACTGTGCTTCATGCCGATTTCTGCCGGAAGCAGAGATTACTTCTGGAAGATCGCGTCCGCCATGACCTTGTAGTCAGCGATCTCCAGCTTGGCGTCACCGATCAGGGAGAGGGCTTCGTCGTAGAAACCCAACTCGATGTTGCGGATCGCCCCGATCAGCTTGGCCATCGTCTCCTGACGACGGCGCCAGACCGGATATGGCTCGGCCGCGAATTTTGTCGGAGCGTGGCGTTCGTAGCTTTCGCCCGCCGCTTTAACCGCGTCCTCGAAAATCGACAGTAGGTGCTCGGCGCCGAATTCCTCGAATGGTTCTCGCTCGGCGATTTCGTGGTCGATGTTGCGAAGCTCGTCTTGGACGCCGACCTTCAGGCTCGTGAAAGTCTCTTCCACGACATCCGGCAGGCCGAAGTACGTGACGACGCCCCATTCCATATAGAGTTCGCTGGTGTCGATGTGCAGCGGGATGCGGCGATGGTCGATGGCGGCGAAAAATTGCGTACCTTCGAGGGTGACCTTGTCCACCTTCACGTAGCGATTGCCGTTCAGGCTGTCGCGAACGAAATAGTAGGCCGTCCGGCCCTTGGGCTGGTCACGGAAATAGAAGGTGTGTGGCGAGACCGTGCGGTACTGTGAGCGGGTCATGCGGGGTCTTCCTCCGGCTCTCGCGCCACAGCGCTGGCGATCATGTCCTTGTAGTCTTGAAACGCCTTCCAGTCCGAGCCGCCGAGCGGCATGGTCATGGTGGTGTCCTCGAATTTCGACCACTCGACGGTGATTTCGAGCGCCACGAGGAACGGCACGAGGACCGTGCCGCCGTGCTGATACAGGCGCTGGGGCTTGCCGTAGACCGGCCGGACCTCCATCGGGCCACGCAGGTCGCCCCGCATCTGGCAGTCGCCGAGGAAGCGCAGCGAGGTCATCAGCGCGTTGATCGCGCCCGGCGCTAGTGCGGCCGAGAAAATGGAGGGGTCGATGCTGATCATTGGGCGATCTTCCAGCCTTGGGCGGTCATACACATTTGCTTGTCGATGGCGGTGGTCGTGCCATCCGGAGCGCGGATGATGATCTGACCCATACCGCACTCGGGTTGGCGTTGATAGACCGGCTGCGGGGAGTACTGCTGCGGCTGCTGGAAGCCGTAGCCCGCCGACTGCTGATACTGCGGCTGCGGCGGCGGGGCGTAGTATTGCTGGCGAGGCTGCTCGCGGTCGCAGGCGGCGTGGTTCACCGCCGCGCCCAGCAGAGCGCCGATCAGGGCGCCGCCAGCCTTGTTGCCGCTGTTGTTGCCCGCCATGGACGCCCCGAGGGTCGCACCGGCGACGCCGCTCTGGATAGTCCCGTCGCAGTTGCGGTTCTGCTGGGGCTGATACTGGGCCTGCGGAGCCGAGTAATAGGACTGGGCGGCCACAGGGCTGGCGAAGGCTGCACCGGCGGCGACGATCAGGATGAGGGTCTTCATGGGTGCAGTCTCCTAGTACTTGGGGCGGGGACGATTGTTGCCGTTACCGTTGCCGGACAGCAGGTTGTAGCGGTCGAGCCAGAATTGGGCCTTGTCGTAGAGCTTGGTGGCAAGAGCGTGCTTGCCAGCTTCCGAGGCCTCGTTGGCGTCGGCGAGGTAGGTCCCTGCACGAACGTCCGCTTCCTGCGTGCGCTCGTACAGGGTTTTCTTGGGGCGCGGCGCCATGGGCGTTAGCCCTCCGACGTCAGGAAATGCGGGTTCGAGTAGGCGGCTTGGATCGCCACGTGCATGAACACGTCATCGACGAATTTGCCGACCTTCATGTCGCCGCACAGAACCTCGTCGAGGTACATGGTGCGGGCGTAGCTCATCGCGTCGGTGTCGTTCAGCGTGTAGACGTTCTTCAGGCTGGGCGAACGCAGGCCGATGCTGCGCGCATGCGAGATCAGCTTTTCGAACGCGGTGTTCGTGTTGCCGCTGAAGATCGAATCCAGAAACTTGACGGTCGCCTTACGGACTTCGTCGGCGATGTTGAAGCTATATTCCGACATGCGCTTGGTCTCCGTTCGTTGACGTTGAGAGCACAGTAACGGAATCTGTGCTGAAGTCAACGGTCAAAATGCAAGTAGACAAAGAAAAAGCGACGGACGCCGAAGCATCCGCCGCTCAACCTTTCTTCGATCTTTGACCCGGCCTTACTTGATCAGTTCAACCAGATCGCTGTAGATGCTGATGATGTCGCTGTGGCCGCTCCCGTTGGCCTGATCGTTGGCCATCTTCCAGACCTTGTCGGCCTTGGGGTGACCCACGACGTCTTCGGCGACTTCGAGGTCGGCCTTCAGTTGCAGGTGCAGGCGGTTGTTCTCGGCGTTGTAAGCGGTCCGCGCGGCCTTGGCGGCGGCGACGGCGGCTTCGTGATCGGCGAGCGTGGTGGTGAGGCTGGCGGCTTCGTCGGCGGTCAGATCACGGGCCTTCTTCCGGAGCACGGCGGGTTCACCCGGAATGCTCGGATAGGGCAGGGTGTTCTTGTAGTCGTCGGCGCTCGGATAGGCCATCTGTGCTCTCCTTGATCTGTTTCGATGCTGGAGGCATAGTATAGAAAGTTGATCGGACGTCAAGCAAAATATTGACGCCCGATCTGTGTTTCTTAGACTGCGGAAACGGTGGTGGTCAAAGCAACCAGACCAGCACCCATTGCCGACGAGACCTTGTTGTTGGTCTGATAGACGTTCGTCGCATGGGCAAACACCGCGCCCGAGACGCCACGAACGGCAAAGCCGGTTCCGGCCGGAACGTTGATGACGCTGAAGCCCAAGGAGGTCGTGCCGCCCAACAGGGACAGGCCATCGCCGTTGGCGAAGGTGTTGTAGATCGTGTCGCGCTGAAGGGTCAGCGTGCCAGCGTCAACTTGGATCGCGACTTGCGATCCCGTCGTTCCGATCTGCGTGTCTTCCATGGCCATCGAGCCCGAGCGGAAACGCATGGCGGCGGCAGTATTGGTTTCCGAGATCGTGCGGCGGATCACCGAACCGGCAGCGGCGTTAGCGATGTCGAAGGCGATGGCGTTCGACGAGGTTTGGATGTCGCAGTGGTCGATCTCGAAGCGGACGCCCGCGCCGACCGTGTTGTTCGTGAGGAACAGGGTCTGGCCAGCCGTGGACGAGAAAAGCTTCACGCGGTTCATGTAGAACCCGATGGGGTTGGCGCCGGACAGGGCCACCAGAGCGCCGGTCGAAGCAGAGGTGATCTGGATGTCTTCGATGCTGACGCGGTTGTTGGTCCAGTTGCCGAGCGAGTTGGTCAGATTGACCACGACGTTGCCCGCGATAGCCGTCACGACCTGCGGACCGAACAGCCCACGGATATGGGTTTTGGCGCGGGTGATCGTCACGTTCTCGGAATAGACGCCCGGATGAACCAGAAGAACGACGCCACCGGCGTTCTCGTTGACGTTGGTTGCGGCCCAGTTGTGAGCGGCTTGGATGGTGTTGAAGGGTTTGTTCGGTGAACCGTCAGCCGTGAAGCTGTGCGTGACCTTCGAGACGTGCAGAACCTTTGGGTCTGCCATCGGGGCCAGAGCGGCGTTGAGGGCCGTGGTCAGATCGGACGGGGAAACACCGCCGCCAGCGGCCGAGATCGGCGCCCATGCACCGCTGGTGTATTGCTGGAGACCCGCGACGTCGGTCTGAATCCAGAGGTCGCCTTCCTGCGGGACGGCGTAATCGGCGATGTCATCGCCTTGATAGATGGTCGGCCCGTTCTTGCTGATCTTGAACGAGCGGTACATAGTTCCGCGAATGCTTTCGCGGTATCCGGTATTGTAAGACATGGTCGTGCTCCCGACATTGGGTTTCGGGTATTTAGGCGACCGTTGGTCTTTGGATGGCAGATACAAGAACGGCGGGAGCCGTTAAGCTCCCGCCGCAATTGTTGGGACCGAAGTCCTTCAATAAGCCGAAGCTTAGATGAAGGTCAGCGAACCGGTGTCGATGCCGACCAGACCCAGATAGTCAGCGGCGTTGCCGAGCGACGAAGCGGAGTTCGTCAGTTCGAGGTAGCCGTAGCGGGTCATGAACGAAACGACCGGCTCGAAGGTCTGCGGATCGATGATCACGCCCGACGAGGTCAGCGGAACGTAGGGGCAGTAGAACGCGGCGGCGTCCATTTCGTTGCCCTTGTAGCCGATGAGGACCGGGGTCGCATCGTTGGCGTACTGGTCAACGTAGACCTTCAGCGAGTTGTTCAGCGTACCAACGTACTTGGTGTTGGTCGGAGCTTCGAAAACGCCTTCCGTCGTGCGAGCGAACGCCGACGTGGTGGCCGATTGCAGGATCGTCAGAGCGGTCGGCGAAACGACAACCCAGTTACCCGAACCACGGCGCGTGCGCTGAGCGATCAGGTTGGACTGACGGTTGATCAGGATGGCCAGAGCAGCGTGGACGTCGCCCACGAAGGTCGGCGTGCCCGTCACGTCGTCTTGCTTGAAGATCGAACCCGGCGTACCCGGCAGGGCGCGCAGGCTGAACAGGATTTCTTGGTCGATTTCGGCCGTGATTTCCTGAGCCAGAGCGGCCATGATTTCGGCTTCGATGTCGATGCCCTGCTGAGCTTGGGCGTCCTGAGCAGCTTCGAAGGTCCAGCGAGCCGACAGCTTGCGGGTCTTGGCTTCGACGACTTCCTTCAGGATTTGGATCGACAGGCGGTTGCCAGCGCGACCTTCCAGCGACGGCGTCGAGGCCGCACGCGGGTTAGCCGGGTTTTCGTTACCGCTGTAGAAGCGAGCGATGTCGAACGGACCCAGAGCTTCGTTACCGGCGGTAACACCACCGCCAGCGGTCGGGACCGTGTCGGCGTAGCGAACGCGCAGCGTGTGGATTTGGGCGACCGGACCCGTCATCGGCTGAATGCCGATGATTTCGTTGGCGATCACGGTCGGCATGACGCGGCGGATGACCGGCATGATGACCTTGTTCAGGGTGGCGATGGAGGCGGCGTTGGTGGCACCGGCGGTGGCCGATTCCAGCAGCTTCAGTTCACGACGGGTGTTGTCGAGAATGGTTTCCATCATGCGCTGCTTGGTCTTGTTCGCAGTACCGTCAGCGTTCTTCTTGAGGTCGGCGCCTTCGCAAAGGGCCTTCTTAGTGGCTTGCCACTGTCCTTCAAACTTGTTCATTGAATAGTTTCCTTCTTACTTCTGGATACCGGCGAGTCGGACGACTTTCGCGAGTTCAAGATCAATTTCGCTTTCGATTTCGGCTTGCGACGATTCGAAGAGCGTGCGGTTAGCGCGGTCGCCAGTGACGGCGCGCGTAGGCGTTTGGGGGTTCTCCATCAGCTTCCGTGCACCGGCCGGGGCCTGTGCTGCTGGACGACGGCTTTCAGTCATGACAACCGGGAGAAGTTTCTTGAAAGCAGTACGGAGGTTGTCGGTTTTGACAGTCTCCAGCATGCCTTCCATGACCACGCGCTTCTCTCCACGAAGAGGAGAGAGAAGTTCGGCCATGACTCGACTACGCTCGGCACGGCTTTCGGCCAGATGTGCTTTGCGACGGATTTGGTCGGCGCCCTTTTGTGCTTCATCGAGCTTGGTCTTGACTTCGCTCAGTTCGGCAGTCTGGCCTTCGAGCATGCTCTGAAGCTTCTTGACTTCAGTGCCTTCGGCGAGATACGAGGCCATGTATTCGGCGGCGACGGCTTCGAAGATACGGCGACCGAACGTGTTCTGACGGTTACGCTCCAAGTCTTCGTGCAGTTGCTTCATTTCGCTCTTCAGCGATTCCGTAACCATCTGCTCGACCTTGGTGGCCGATTGCTTGATGAAGGCGTCGCGAGTTTCCTTCAGACGCTTGCGACCTTCGGTAACCAGCTTAACGCGGGTTTCAACCAGAGCGCGGTGGTCTTCAGAGAATTCACGCAGTTCCTTGCCGACTTGTGCGACAACGAATTCGTCGATCTTCTTCATGCGAGCAGCTTGGGTCTTGACAGCAGCTTCCTTGAAGGCGGTCAGTTCAGCGCGGGCCGAGGCCTTTGCTTCTGCAAGCGACTTCTTGGCGGCGCGATAAGACATCGCTTCCTTCATGAGTTGTTCCTTGGCGAATTGCTTCGTCATGGACAGGTGCTCACGGAGCTTCTTTTGGTAGTGGGTGCGGCTTTCGTTCACTGCGGCACGGAACGCATCCCGTGCTTCATTGAACTGGGCAAACTGTGCCGCGTTCTGGTCCGCAAACTTTCCCACTTCCGTGGTGAGCATACGGTCCATGGCTTCGACCAGAGCAGACTTGTCGTGTTCATAACGACGAGCGAACTCTTCGCGCATCGCCAGTTCAGCTTCCGCGCGGGCCTCTGCCACCTTCTTGTCGAAGGCTTCTTGAAGGCTTTCAACGATCTCCGTAGAGAGACCGGATGCCCCAAGAATGCTGGCGAGAGTTTTATCCATAGGATGAGTTCTCCTTGGGTTCAAATTATTGGGAAGGTTTCCCTACCCCGAACTTCGGGAGCCACAGTAATCAAGCGAACCGGATAGAATCCAAAAGGCTTAAGTATATCAATGACTCTTGCTATATTTATGTGGCTGTTTGAAAACGTTCCGAATAAGGCTGAATTTTCGCGATTTTCGGAGAAGAATTAGCCCCGCATTATTTTGCGGGGCTATTCTGTGTTGTTTTCGCAGGCTTTTTAGGCCTTCAGGTTGTTGATCCAACCAAGCAGTTCAGTGTGCAGGTGCTTCTGGGCCTTCGGATCGTTGATGACCGAACGGGCGAGGTCTTCGATGACGGCCCCGCGACGGCCCATCATTGCTTCGTAGACGGCTTTGGGGTAAGCGTTCGGGGCAGACGGACGGGCGACGATGTCAACCGTGACGATCTCGTAGTCCGAGACGTGGCCGCTCTCATCGACGTTGCCCGAACCACGGCTCGAAACGCCCAGCTTCACACCGGCTTCCAGCATCGTGCGGGCAATTTCACCGCTCGGCGTCGGGATGAGCTTCAACTTGCCCATGCCAGTATTGCCTTCCATCCACATCTTGGTGATCATGTGGGTGACGCGGTCGAGGTTGATCGTCAGTTCTTCCGGGTGATCAAGCTCGCCGAGGACGCTTTCGCCCTTGCGGATGATCTCGTTGATGTTGTCAACGGCGCCGCTGATCTCGTGGACCGGATAGACGCGCTGGTTCAGGTTGCGGACGCCGCCCTGAATGAACACGCCCGACATGAACAGCGACTTCTTCGCGTTCTCGCCTTCACCTTCGACCAGTCGTTCGATGGTCAGATTGGCTTCGTCGAAAGTCAGGCGTTCAGTGAGAAACTTAGACATGGTGTTCTCCTGTAGAGTAGGGCACTAACACCCGTAAAATCATGTCAAGTATTTATGCGGACAAAGAAAAACCCCCAAGTTTCCTTGGGGGTTCTTGACTTTTGGGTCTGCTCTAAGACTTAGAACAGGGACTTGGTGTTTTGTTCCGAGTCCAGCTTGTTCAGTTCAGCCGACTTGTCGCCTTCTTTCGAAACCGACGATTGGCCTTCCGTGCCCTTGCCCTTGGTGTTGCGACGCTTCTTCATGTCGGCAACCGAAGGAGCGGTTTCGCGCTCGAAGCTCTTGTGGTCATCGCGCTTCTGCTTGATCGGCGCGCCACCCTGACGGGCGTCCGGGCTCTTCTGCGGAATCGCGGCCGTCTTCACTTGCGTGAAGCTCGAACCCGTGCCGATTTCCTTGCCGTCGTCCAGCGTGACCGAGACCTTTTCGAGTTCGTCGATGATGGATTCCATCATGTCGTCGTACTCGGCGTTCTCCATCGGCTGATCTTCGCCGTCTTCCATGTCGTCTTCCGGTGCTTCGCCGCCGAACTCGCCAGCGCCGTCAACTTCGGCGCCGAGGCCGTCGTCTTCACCTTCGCCAGCACCGAAGTCTTCTTCGCCGCCTTCAGCGCCGAGGTCGTCTTCGTCGCCCAGATCGTCGCCGCCAGCCAGAGCGTCCATGGCCGCCGTGAATTCAGCAGCGAACTTCTCGATGGTGTCTTCGATGTCGTCCAGACGATCAGCAACCGAAGCGTCGTCGCCTTCCGGCTCGCCGAATTCGCCTTCTTCGCCACCTTCAGTGCCGAGGTCGCCGCCCAGATCGTCAGCCGCATCATCAGCGCCGAATTCGCCGCCTTCAGCGCCCAGATCGTCGCCTTCATCACTGAAGCCTTCGTCGCCGCCTTCAGCGCCTTCTTCACCTTCTTCGCCGTCCAGACCATCGAGGTCTTCTTCGCCGAAGTAGGATTCAGTCGTCAGTTCGTCCTGCCAGTTTTCTTCGAGGACATAGTCTTCGCCCTGACGGATCGACTCATGGATTTGGCGAGCACGCTCGACCATGAATTTGTGGAACAGTTCTTCAGCCTTGCCGTGCTGCTCATTGAGCAGCGCATCAAACGCCTGTTCAAGAATGGAACGCATAGTATTCTCCCTTAAATAGTTGCTTTAGACGCCGCTCAAGCATCTGTTTTTATTTAGTATGCTGATGTAAATACCCTTCGATAACTGCAAAAACCGGTACTTTTTGTGACGAAATTCCGCCTGAAAATACCGTACAACTGCGAAGAGGATGCGATTTGCATCCTCGAACGCATCGAAAGTGCTTGTTATGGGGATGATTACTCTCTGGAGCACAGCGACAACTTCATTGTCGTCGAGACGAAAAATCCGGGGCTGATCCACCTCCTGAAGGTCACCAACCCCGGATCGTATTAGAAACCGGGAAGGCCACCGCCGCCCGCGTCGGACGGGGCTGCGTACATCACGGCGATCAGGTCTTCGCGCTTCAGCGCTTCGAGCTTCCGCAGAGCGCGCATGCGCTTGAGGCGGTTCAACGTCGCCAGCGTCAGGACGGGCTTGCGCGTGTCGTCCAGATGGCGCTTGTTGTACTCGTCTTCGGCCGGTTCATAGATGGCCGTTTCCAAGTCTCTCTGATCTACGAATTCGTCAATTCTCATTTGCCTGTCCTCTTAGAGCGGAGGACCGCCGCCACCGGCGTCACCACCGGCTGGAGGAGGCGGAGCCCCGGCGCCTGCGTCTGGAGCCATGGCCCCATCTGCGTTCATGTCGTCAGGCATCGTTTCGTCGCCGAGATCGCCCATGCCATCGTCTCCGGGCATACGCAGGCCAACCGATGCCAGATCGCCTTCCGGCTCCGACTCGGCCGAAGTGGCGCCTTGCACCTTCTTGACCTTCGTCGGGTTCTCTTCCTTCCACATGCGCTCGTTTTCCAAAATCTCCTCGTCAGTCATTCCGAGGTAACGCTTCATCTTGAAACGCTCCGACAACTTCTTGTTGTCGGCGATTTGCTGGTAAACAGCGACTTGTGCAGAGTCGAGTTCGATCTGGCGATATTTAGTGAAGTTTTGCGGGGGGTTAAAACGGAGTTCAAAGATGCCGAACAGGTCTTCCTTGACGCCGTTGTTCTTCAGGAAGAACTTGAAGTCAGTGTCGAAAGTCGGCGAAAGCAGACCTTGAAGACGCATGCAGTACTTGTTGAACTTGAATTCTTCGATGACTGCTTGGCCAAGACGTCCGTCATTGAACGTCGCCTGCTGGCTGTCGTCGCCGAAGGACATGTAGCTCGTCGGGATTTGCAGACCACGGGCCAGCTTCTTGGTGAAGTAGGTCAAGTCGCCGATCTCACCAACCAGTTCACCACCGGGCAGGGTTTCGACCTTCGAGCCGCGACCATTGGCAGACTGGGCGAAGAAGTAATCGTCCAGAACGCCCATGGGGTTGTAGGCGGCATCCATCACCGACGAACCACCGCCCGTACGGTTGGGGATGCGACGCTGGTGGATGTCGGTCTTGACTTGCTCGACGTAGGAACGCGCCCGGACCGGGTTCATGTCGCCAACGTCGATGTAGAAGATGCGGCGCTCGGGGGCGCGCTGGACGCGATAGATGATGATCGAGTCCTCAAGCAGTTCTTTCTGCTTGTAGGTCTTGAAGATGGGCTCAAGCACGGATTGGCCGAACGGCCAGTTGACGTCCATTTCCGCCGACAGCGAAAGGTGGATCATGTGCTCGGCTTCGATGACGACGAGTTCGTTGGCCTGTTGGCCGCCCATGTTCTGGCGAGCATCACGACCGCCGCCAGCCATCTGGAACACATTGGCGCCACCGGCCGACGACGAAGGCGGCGGAGCCGCGCGAGCGCCGGGCACGAGGCTCGTGCCGAAGGGGTTGCGATACTGGGTGGGGTCGGCCGAGCGCGTGGCGAACTTGACCTGACGGTTCAGGTCGAGGCCACGGATCACGTACTTGTCCGGCTTCTTGCCCTTGGCGTCATCGACTTCGACCATTTCCACGGCGAAGTGATCGACCCAGAGCCATTCCATGGTCTCGGGATCGCGCAGGAAGAATTGGTCACCGTTCATGATCGTCTTGCGGAAAATCTCCCACAGACGGCTACGGAACTTGTTGATCTTGACCCAGACCTTCAGATTCGTGTTGATGACGTTGATCTCTGCTTCAGAGGCGTCATCGTCGAACTTGATCATGAACGGCTCTTCGGCCTGTTCTTCCGACTGGGTGCAGAAATCGGCGATGGTGTTCAGCGCGGCGCCGATGTCACTGTCGCGGTCCATTTCAGCGTATTGGTAGTAGCGCTGGATGCGGTTAGGGTGACCAGCATAGACCTCCGGCAAGAAGCTCGAAAATTTCGAGCTTGTCGCCGCGCCATTGAAGTTGTCGCCCGCATGTACAGGAAGTTGATCAGAAGTATAAGAGGCCCGGTCAACTTTCCGGAAGTGTTTCGTCCACATCGCAAACCATTTCGAGGAAATATGCGATCTTATTTAGCGTGGACGCTTACATTCCCTTCATTTCCGAAGCCGAAATACCCTTCTGTGACAACTGGTTCGACTGTTGCAGCAGGCGTGACATGATGGCCGTTTGACGTTCAGTCGCCTCTCGTCCAGCCTTCATTTCCTTCAGAAGGTCAGCGTTCGAGACGTTCTGACCACCATTTCCGGACTGCTGGTTGTTGCGAAGACGATCAGCGCCGCCCAATGTTCCCGTGCCTGACGGAGGCGGCGGGGTCTTGACGCCCGAAGCCTTCGGCTTGAAGAAATCGCCGAGGCGGTCGAAGATACCGGCCTTGGCTTGCGGGGCTGACGCGCCATCAGGATCGCCCAGCGTGCCGCCCGGCAAGTCCTTCGGCTTGGTGAGGGCTCCGGCGAGCGCCTTCGTGCCCATGAAAGCCAGACCAACCGGGCTGAATTTCAGCATGGTCAGGATCGGCTTCATCCACTCGGCCTTGGTGATCCAGTCCCACATGTTCTTGAACATGTCGCCAGCGCCCTTGGCGAAATCACCGACCCACTTTTTCACGGTCTTGAAGTTCTTGGCCACGCCGATCAGGCCGCCGACCGCGCCACCGATGATGCCGCCAGCCAGCGTTCCGACGCCGGGAATGATCGAGCCGATGGTCGCGCCCATGGACGCTCCACCGGTCACACCGCTCGTGATGTCCGACACGGCTTTCTTGTCGTCGCCCTTGACGCCCAGCTTATCCAAGACCGCTTCGGTGGCCATGTCCGTGGCGATGCCCACGACGGCGCCGACAACCGCGCCCTTCGCGGCTCCCTTGATCAAGTCCTTGGGGTGTTTCTTGGCGAAATCCCATGCAGCGCCCGGAACGCGCTTTGCGAACGCCTTCAGACCCTTCGTTCCACGACCCTTCATGGCGCGCTTGAGCAGACCGCCGACGCCACGACGCTTACGGCCGATCTTGCCAGCGCCGCCCTCGACGGTGTCTTCCAGCACTTCCTCAGCAGCGTCGCCCATGGCTCCGGCCGCGCCCGATCCGCGCCCGCCGCGACCGCGCCGCCCGCCGGTGATCTTGTTCGCGAAGATGTTGGCGACGGTCGCCTTGATCGTGGTCTTGCCACCACCAAGGCCCATGCCCTTCATGATCGCACCGATCAGTTTCTTGCCAGCGAACCATGTGGCGACCAGAGCAATGCCCGTAGCCAGACCACCGAGCCCCTTATGCAGACCGTCGAGCGGCTTGGTGATCTTGCTGATGAAATTGGTGTAGCCAAAGACGATCTTGGTCAGGCCGAAGCCAAGATCACCGATGACCTTGACCGTTTTGACGGTGGCGACCAATCCATTCACCAAGTCCTTTACCATCCCCGGCGTGAAGACTTCCTTGACGAATTGACCGAATTGCTTACCCAGAGGTTCAATCTGCTTGGCAAGCTCCTCGAACGTCGTCTTCCACTCGGCGACGGCCTTGGGGTCGTTGAAGATTTCGGTGATCGGTTGCAGGAACCCGGTCAGGAAGTCGCCAGTCAGACGATCCCACACGCTCTTACCAGCAAGGCTGATCTGCGTGATCATGTCCTTGTTCTTCTGATCGTTCTTCGCCTTGGCGATGTCGGCCTTGGTATAGGTTTTCAGGTCAGCAGAAAGCTGGAGGATTTCTTCGGCGGCTTTGTTGCCAGCGACCGCTTGCAGCTTCAGAGATTCGCGCGTCTGCGGATCGGACAGCATCGTCTTCAGTTGGCTGACCATCTGCATGTTGACGGTCGTGGCGTCCTCACCGGCCGAAATGCGGCGCGCCGCTTCACCCAGAACGTCCGACGCTCCCGAGACACCGGCTTCAATGAATTTCTGACCGGCTTCGGTCATGTAGGCCATGCCGAAGTGGGAGAAGGTGTCGGCCATGCCCTTGGACAGCATCGTACCGGCGATGCCCGGCTGCGCGGCCAGTTCGACAACGGCTTTCTGGAGGGCGTCGTTGTAGGCGCCCATGCCGCGCTGCGCGTTTTGGGCCAGCGTCGCGGTGACCAGAGAATCGCTTAGAGCAGCCTTTGATTTCTCGCGGATTTGATCCTGTGCTTCACCCGTGATCTGAGCCATCACGCCAGCCGAACTGGCCAAGTCGATGATCGTCTTCTGGTAACGCGACGAGGCGCGCGTATCGAGATCGTTCGACAGACGCTGGATTTCGAGATAGTCGCCTTGGAACGCGGTCAGGCCTTGGACGGACAGGCCGAACAGACCAGCGCTCTCAGTGGCGATGCGAATTTTCTTCTGAAGGTCGCCGAAGCTACCCGACTTACCGCTCGCGCCAAGCTGGGCGACGACGTGGCTGTTGGATTTGATGGCTTCCGCGAATTCCTTCAGCGGCATGCCGCTCTCGGCCGCAGCCTTGCTCATTTCCAGCATCGAGCCGTTGAACGTCTGGCCGACCTGAACCATTTCGCGGTAGGTGGAGACCGTTTCCTTGGACCAATTGACGAACTCGCCCAAAGCAGCCCCGAGGATTCCCGAGGATTTCCCGATGCGTTCGGCGAAGGTGTCTTGTGCGTGGGTGCTCTGCTTCAGGCTCTGAATGTTCTTGGAAATGAAGCCTTGCTTCTTATCCTCAAGATCAAGCGTCTCCTTCGCAGCCTTCGATGCAGCATTCTTCGACGACCCAGTGTCGTTGAGTTTGTCGGCGGCTTTACCAAATGCACCAGTTGCTGATTTCAACTGGGACAGGAGGTCATCCATCTGGCGTGCTGTAATATCGCTCATGTCACTGGGATTTATTGGTTATGTGATTATTTATGGCCCATTTAACTGCTGACTTTTCTGCCTCTCTAAATACTGCTGACAACTAATTTAGAGGGTGTTTACTCCCCATGACGCAATTCCCCGACGACGAATTCAACGAGAACTACGGTGACGGTGATCTTCCGCCGCCCCATCCGTTCCAAGCCATGCAGCGCCCGGCCGCGCCTCACATCCCGCCGCCGCGTCCGCAACAGGTCCAACAGCCGCAACCGCAGCATCGGACCGAGTTCACGCAGCCCGCGCCCCAAGCGTTCGCTCCGCCTCCGGGCATGGGCGCTCCGCCGTCGTTCCCAGCGTTCGGCGAGCAGCCCTTCACGTCTCCGGCTGAAGCACTGGCCGCGCTGGATCAGGCTCAACAGGCGGCCATCGACCCGCTGGCGCGCTTCTATCGCGTGCCCGGCCTGACGGTGATGCTCCCGACCCGTGGCGCGTTCTTCGATCAACGGGACTACAACCCGGCCCTGAACCACGAAGTGCCGATCTTCCCGATGCGGGCTCAGGACGAGCTTCTGATGAAGAACCCCGACGCCCTGATGAGCGGATACGCTATCGAGGAACTTCTGAAGTCGTGCGTCCCGGCGATCCGAAACCCGCGCGCCGTGTCGAGCCCGGACCTTGACGTCCTGCTGCTGGCCATCCGCGCCGCATCGTATGGCGACAACATGGAGATCGAGGTTGCTTGCCCGTCCTGCGGCGCCGAGCACACGTTCGAGTGCCACCTGCCGTCCGTCATGGGCTCGATGACCTATGTAGATCAGCAGAACCCGGTCGAACTGGCTCCGGGCCTTACCGCCTATGTCAAGCCCTATACGCTGGAGACGGTGACGACCATCACGCTGACCAGCTACGAGGAAGGTCGATCCCTACAGATCGCGGAAGCATCCGGCGACGAGGTTCAGATTTCTGCTGCTCGTAACCGCGCGTTCCGTCGCCTGTCGTCGCTGCAATCCAACGCGATGATCGGGGCTATCGTGGCGCTGGTTACCCCGGAAGCCACCGTGACGGATCGTGGGGCCATTGGCCGCTTCATCCAGAACGTCGGCCGGTCAATGACCTCCAAGCTCGAAGCCAAGCTGCGCGAGATCAACACCAAGGGCATCGACAAGGCTATCCACGTGGCGTGCACGGCTTGCCAGCACGAATGGGAAACCGAGATCGAGTTCAACCCGTCAACTTTTTTCGAGCAAGGCTCCTGAGCCTAACAGACCCGAACGATATTCAGCGGTTGATCAGGAGCTTTCGCGCTCAACAGAGGGAACTGATTGACCACGTCATTACGCTGAGTTGGCACATGCGTGGCGGTCTCACTCGTGATGAAGCGTGGTCTCTAAGTCACGAAGAGCGCAAGCGTTACATTCGATACATAGAAGACAGAATCAAATTTGTCGAGAAGACGAACCTGCCGATCCTATGATGCTATCGAAGTCACGATATGAACAGAAGATGCTGGGCGACCTTGAAGAATTCTTCGGTCGCCCAGTATCCAAAGTCAATACCACACTGGAGTGTATCGGTGTGAAGAACTATCCCGACTTGCCTGAATGGCTGCGGGGTAAGCATAGCATCAAGCAACTTGACCGATACTGCCTGCTACCCTTTGACTACCACATCGAAGAGAAGGGCTGGAAATCAGCCGAAACCGCCGACATGGTAGTCTGGATCGTCGAGACGCTTCACAAGCGATGGCACATGAAGCACGACGGATTCTATTTCGAAGACCTCACCGAGGCGACGTACTTCAAACTGCGGTGGATTTGAGGTCTTCGCGTTCCTGAGCGCGCAGTTCAGACGCGATGTCCACGAACGATTTGATGCCGATCTCCATGGCCTCGTAGACGGCCTGCGTTTGCAGGCCTGTGATCTCAAGACCTTCACCGATGTCACCGCGAATGCGTTCGATGGCCGCCCGGCGGTCAAACCACTTTTCCATGGCGATGGTGTGCGACGAGAACGACAGGTCTTCCGGTTCCCATGCGACGCGAACGGCCGGGCACTCATCGCACGGCTCGAAATTCTTCACCACCGTGTCGAACGAGATCGTCTCGCTCATCGTCAGGAAGACGAGGATGTTGCGACCGTCCGAGAAGGAATGGAACGGGACAAGCTCGTTGGGATCGACGCGCAGACCGGTCTCTTCGAAGACCTCGCGCGCGGCGGCGCCAGCAAAGCTCGTGTCCTTGTCGTCCACGTAGCCGCCCGGCAGGCCGTACGTGCCTTTCTGGGGCTCGATGCCGCGTTCACCGATCAGGATGCCCGTGCGCTTGTTCTTGCGGTCGTAGACCGGGACTAGCGCGACGGCGACCGGCTTGGGGTTGGAATAGGTGATCCGGCTGCAAGCCATGCAGGTCTTGGGGTAGGCAATGTCCACGTGCTTGACGCCGCACGCATGGCAAAATTTGTCCATCATAATCGCTTCCAGAATTAGTCAAAAAATTTGGTAGTCGTCCCTCCGTCCTTGGACGGGTAGATTTCGAACACGCGGCCGTTCTGCTCGCACGCATAGTGCACCGGGCCGGTCCCGTGGATTTCCGTCTGGAACACCAGCCCAAGTTCCTCGAAGAATGCGAGGGTGCTGGCAACGTCCGGGGTCTTCAGAACGAACACCGTGTTCATCGGCGATCTCGCATGTAGCGATAGTAGCGCCGATGGCCTTCCGCTCGCTCTGGATCGGTCCGGCTGATCCACCAGATCGACACGTGGATGAAGATGAACGCCACCGCGTCGAGGACGTAGGTCAGCAGCAGGCCACCAAGGCACACGACGAAGGCGACGTCGATCATCTGGGATGCGGTCATCGGTGCAGACTTTCGATGTAGTGGCCAGCCGGGTTCTTGCCGCGCAAAACGTGCACGAGCTTCAAGTTCGTGAACTTGGGCCGCAGCGCCTTGAACGTTTCGTAGAACGGCCGCAGCGCTTCATGCTTGACCCGCCATTCGCCCAAGGCTTGGCAGATCACCAGCTTTGAATCGCCGCTGATCGTCAGGTCGGTGTGGCCATTCTCCAGCGCCAGATTGCAGGCCCAGATGAACGCCAGCCATTCGGCCTCGTTGTTGGTCCCCATGCCGACGAAACCATGGCGCTTGACGGCTCCGTCGTCGGAGACCACCGCCACTTCCATCTGACCGGGGTTCGGCTTGCAGCCACCGTCGAAATAATACTTCATCCGAGGCCGCCGTTGACGATGAACAGGCGCCAGCCGATGATCTGGACGACGAACAGGATGACCATGGCGGCCCAGAAATACTCGGCCGAAATCTCGCGCCGCAAACGACGGGTGATGGCGAAGTAGGTTCCGACCGAACACAGAACGGCGAGGATGACGCCAAAAGCAGCCATGATGGTCATCGTCTGCGGCTCCGCATGTTCTTCACCGTCTGGCGGCGTTCGGCGTCGTACAAATCCCGGCCGAGGATCGGCTTGGGCGGCGGCTTGGTGGCGGCAGGACCCTTGTAGGGCTGCATCACCGATTTGAGGATTTCGTTTACCATTTTGTCAAGCTCTTCGCCAGTCTTTTCCGGATGGGCGACGGAGAGATTGTGCTTGACCACGGCCCGGACCTTGGCGTCCGACAGAGGCCGCGATTCCAGATAATTCTGCCGCTCCATGCGGTTGGCGACCTTGCGGATTTGCTTTTGAATGGGATCGACAGCGGTCATGGGGGCTCCTTCGAACCCCATATAACCAGAGGCAAAAATTCGACGCGATAAATAAGGGCAGCGTTTATTCAGCAGTGGAACTCATGCCCGTTAACGGTAAAAACAAAGGCAACACCTTCGAGCGTAAAATCTCGAACACGTTCTCTTCTCGCTTCGAGAAGCATACAGGCATCGAGAAATCGTTTCGCCGAAATGCAGACTCAGGATCGTTCTTCGGCGGAAGCAACGCGCGCCGCACGCAGACTCACGACCTAGACAAAGCGACGTTCGGCGACATCATCTGCCCGGACGGCTTCAAGTTCTCCATCGAGTGCAAGCACTACAAGACGCCGCCGACCTTCGTGTCCATGGTGAACCAGAAATGCACGTTCATCGACGAGTGGATCAAGCAGTGCGAGCATGACGCCAAGCAGGCGAACAAGAAAGTCCTCGTCATTATGAAGTTCAACAACGTGCCGGAAATGGTCGTCGTGGACAAAGGTAGCGTCCCGTTGGAACCGATCATCGTCTACAAGGATTACTGGCTCCTGCCCCTCGACAAATTCCTCGAACTGGCGGACCATTTCTTCTTCGAATCCTGACCGAATTTGGTTGACCAAATGGTCGGAAACATTATAGGTCGTGCAACGTTTCTGACGAGGCACGACCATGAAGCTGTTGGCTGGCAATTCCAATCCGGCTTTCGCCGAGACCGTTGCCGAATATCTCGGCATCCGTCTGTGTGAGTCCACGGTCAAGACGTTCTCCGACAAGGAAATCTCCGTCCGCATCTTCGAGAACATGCGCGGGCAGGACGTCTACGTCATGCAATCGACCAGCAATCCAGCCAACGACAACCTAATGGAGCTTCTGATCTGCATCGACGCGCTCAAGCGCGCCAGCACCAAGCGGATCACTGCCGTCATCCCCTACTTCGGCTACGCCCGGCAGGATCGCAAAGGCGGTCGCACGGCGATCTCGGCCAAGCTGGTCGCCGACATCCTGACCACGGCGGGCGCCCAGCGCATCCTGACCATGGACCTGCACGCCGGACAGATCGAAGGCTTCTTCAACATCCCGGTGGACAACCTCGCCGCCATGCCGACGCTGGCCCGCGACATCGAGCGCAGCTACAAGAACCCGCTCGTCGTCTCCCCTGACGTCGGCGGCGTCGTGCGCGCCCGTGGTCTGGCCGGAAAGCTCGGCATCGGCATGGCCATCGTGGACAAGCGCCGCGAGAAGGCCAACGAGAGCGAGGTGATGAACATCATCGGCGACGTCGAAGGCTTCGACTGCATCCTGTACGACGACATCGTCGATACGGCCGGAACGCTCTGCCACGCGGCCGACGCTCTTCTCGCCAAGGGTGCGGCTTCGGTCAGCGCCTACGTCACCCACGGGGTGCTGTCTGGCCCAGCCCGCGAGCGCATCATCGCTTCGCCAATCAAGACCGTGGTTATCACCGACACGATCCCGCAGGCGGACCTGCCAAAGAAAATCCGGGTGGTGTCGGTGGCTGACGTGTTCGGCGAAGCGATCCGCCGGGCGGCTCACGAAGAGTCGGTGTCTCGCCTCAGTATCTAACGCCAGTTGCGGGCGATGTAACGAATACCAGCAAAGCCGGATGCCAGTGAGGCGGTGATAACCGCAACACTGACACCGGCGATTTGGTTGGCCAGATCAAGCACCGTAGAAGCCCATCATGTGCTTGGTCATGCCCAAGGTGCGCGCGGCTTCTTCCCGCGCTTTCATCGCGCCTTCGCCGAGCAGATAGTCGAGGAAGCCTTCGTCCTTGAGCAGCCGTTCCATCTGGTTGCGGATCGGACCGATGTTGGTGATCAGGACGTCCGTCAGGGCCGGTTTGAACACGCCCCAGCCCTTGCCAGCGAATTCGGCGAAGATCGCCTCACGCGCCAGCCCAGAGACCCCAGCATAGATCGAGATCAGGTTGGCCACTTCCGGCTTCAGGTCAACGTCGTGCTCAGGGAACGGCAGGCTGTCGGCCGTCGCCTTGCGGACCTTCTTGGCGATCACCTCGTCGCTGTCGGTCATGTTGATCCGGCCAGCGTCGTCGGCATCGCTCTTGGACATCTTGCGCGTGCCATCCTTCAGCGACATGACGCGCGCGCCTTCGGCGACGTGCAGCGCTTCGGGGATGTCACGGACCATCAGGAAGTCGGTGTTCAGCTTCTCGATGATGTCGCGAGCCAAGTTCAGGTGCTGGCGTTGGTCATGACCGACCGGAACGTGCGTGGCGCCGACCGACAGGATGTCGGCGGCCATCAGCACCGGATAGGTGAACAGACCGACGCTCGCGCCCTCCTTGTTGGAGGTGACGCGCGACAGCATGTCGTACATGGCCAGCACGTCATTGTGGTTGAAGACGGTCCCGGCATTGCCTTCCAGCGGTTCGAGGTTGTAGCTCCCCGATCCCTTCAGCACTTTCTCGACGCGGCTGAGGATGCCACGCAGGTCAGCGGGAGGGACGCTGTTGGTCTTCTCCCGATACTGCGTCATCCGTTCCAGCCAGCCCATGCGCGCGACGTTGCACAGCAGCCAGTGAAGCTCGGCGATTTCCGGAACCTGTGACTGGACGAAGATCGTCGAGCGGTTGGGGTCCACACCCGAGGCGATGTACGCCGCCGCGATCTCGCGGGTGTGCTGGGCCAGCACGTTCGGATCGTGCTTGCCAGCGGTGATCGCATGTAGATCGACCACGCTGTAGAAGCACTTGTTGCCGGGCTGCTGGAGCTTGGCGAACTGCTTGATGGCGCCGAGATAGTTGCCAAGGTGCAGGTTGCCGGTGGGCTGGACGCCGGATAGGATTCTCATGCCGGACGGCCGGTGTTCACGGTCACGTCGCCCGAGGCGTCGATGTTGCCGTTGATGCCGCCGCAGGTCACATCACCCGAGGCGTCGATGTTGCCGTTCACGTCTCCGGCCTCAACGTCGCCGGAAGATTCGACGTACTGGCCGACATCGCCGCAGCGAACGTCACCCGAGGCGTCCACATAGCCGCCCACGCTTCCGGTGACCGTCACGTCGCTGGACGAATCGACGTTTCCGCCGACACTGCCGTGCACGGTCACGTCGCCGCTGGCGTCCACGTCGCCGGTCACAGGTCCGCAGACGACGTTGCCGCTGGCGTCCACGGTTTTGACCGTGACGGCTTCAGCGACATAGGCGTTGCCGTAGACCCTTAGCGTGTCGAGCGAACCGTTGACGATCTCCAGCTTCACCGGAGGGACGCCCTTCATGTCATATTCGACGCCGTCGATGATGACGAGGTTGCTGCTGATGAAGAGGTTCCGACCAGCGACATTGTCGCCGTCGTTGATGCGGAAGATGGCGGCCATGGTTTCGAAAAATCCAGACAGGAGTTGGCGGATCATCAGACGATGGTCCCTTTCTCGTAGACGAGCATTGTGATCTCGCCGCGCCGGAGAGCCGCTTCGGCCTCCGCCAGTGATTTGTAGCCCGCCGGAGGTTCCGGCTTGGGCTCAGGTGCAGGCTTGGGCTTTCGCCAGAAGAGCAGTTTCATGTGCGTTCCTCCGGGAAGGAAATGCGGAAGGCGCGCTTCTTGCCGATGGTCAGCAGGACCGTCTTGCCCTGAAGGTGACGATTGCGAACCGTGTCCTTCACGAATTCACGCGCATCCGTCAGCTTCACGCCGTCGAGCTTGATGCCGCCATTGGCGACCAGCCGCGTGGTCTCGCCCTTCGACAGGTTAGGCTCACCGGTCGGGTCTTCGGCAAACATGTCGGCCCACGTGCAGTAGCCGTGCACACCGCTGTAGATGCTGGTTGTGCACGAGATCAAGACCAAGTCCTCACCCGGCTCGCCGCGCTTGGCCTTGTTGACCGTGTCGAGGACTTCCAACGCCTTTTCGTGACCGTGCACGACCGACGTGATTTCTGTCGCGAGGATCGACTTGCTCTCCAAGATGTCGAGCGCGCAGATGTCGCGGATCGTCGGCAGATCAAGCTCCGTGAACAACCGCAGGAACGAGGCGACCTTGCCGTCCTCGATGTTGTACCAGAATTGCCAGAAATCGAACGGCGATGTCTTGTCCGGGTCGAGCCAGACGGCGCCGCCAGCAGTCTTGCCCATTTTCTCGCCAGCACTGTTGGCCAGCAGCGGCGTGGTCAGGCCGTACGCCTGCTCACCGTCCATGCGACGAATCAGGTCCACGCCGTTGACGATGTTGCCCCACTGGTCGGAGCCGCCGATCTGAAGCTCGATGTCGCAGTTGCTGTTCAGCCACCGGAAGTCGATGGCTTGGAACAGCATGTAGTTGAATTCGAGGAACGTCATCGGCTGCTGGCGCTCAAGCCGCGTCTTGACACTGTCGAGCGTCAGCATGCGGTTGATCGTGAAGTGCGGCCCGTACTCCCGCAGGTAGTCCAGCGTCCTGCTGGGCTGCATCCACGTCAGATTGTTGAGGATGGTCGGAACGTTCTTTTTCTGGTCGAGAGCGAACCGGCCGACGATGCGGTCAACCACCTTCAGGATGCCGACCTCGTTCGTCTCGATCTGATCGGGCGTCAACTGGGGACGCATGCTGTCCTTGCCGGTCGGATCACCGATGCGCGTGGTCGCGCCGCCGAACAGGATCACCGGCGTGTGGCCGGTCGAGATCAGGTGACGTAGGACCATCAGTTGGATCAGCGATCCGACGTGCAGGCTGTCAGCCGTCAGGTCGAAGCCGATGTAGGCCTTCATCGGACCCGTAGCCATGACCTCGTCCAACGCAGCCAGATTGGTGCATTGGTGGATGAAGCCACGCTCCTGCATCACGCGCAGGAAATCCGATTTCAGTTCGATGTCCATAGGCACTCCGAGGGCAAGCCTCTTGCGTGCCAGATCACCCCTCTGAAGTCAAGGTCGTAAACGAGATTACGGCTTCATCCTGTTGATCATGTCGTTCAACTGGTCGAACATTCCCTTTTCTTCCGGCGCGACCTCGACCGTCGTGACAATGGAGCCCGGCGCGGTGTCGTAATCGCACGGCCAGATTTCGAAATTGTCGCCCTTGCGCGTCAGGTCGTATTTCTCGCCTTGGAACTCGACGACGAGCGCATGATCTTCGGGGATGATGTACATCAGCGCATGCACGAAGAGAGACGTGAGCGTTTTTTGGTCACTGAAATCGGTCATAGAAATTACCTGAAGTATTGGTTAGACGCGCTGCTTCACAATGCGAAGCTTCACGAGTTTGTCTCTCGGATGAATACCAATCTGCGAAATATCCGCCATCGCGATCATCAAGTCCGCCGCCGCCTTATCCTTGAAGACGCCGTAGCCATAGTCGTTGAACGCGACCATGCCCCAGTACTTGAGAGCCGGTGCTTTGTAGCTCTCGTAGAGACCTTCGACGATGTAGAGCTTGGACACTTACTCACCGCAATGGAACATGAAGTGGAAGAGGGTTTCGTCCTCCACTCGGCTGAACTCGATGTGGACGTCGTGATAAACGCCACACTCGTCACGCCGTTCAAGCAGGATCGCCTGATGCCCACGGCACTGGTCGTCGAGCCATTTGTTGGCCTCCGTCTTTAGCTGGAGGATTGGCCATTCCAACGCTCCGGCTTCCGGCCGACAACTGCCCGGATGCTCCGACTCAACCGTCGCCACACGGGTGCTCACCTTGTACCAATTCTTAGGAATCTTCTCCCCACGACTGACCCGGAACATGACGTAGCCGGGGTGTTCATGTTCGGGTCCAAAATAGAACACGGGTTGCAAAATGGGGTCTCCACAATATGGTTACCCTATCGGTTCATTATAAAATTCGTCAACCAAATTCCGCAGTGCAACCTTGGCCCTCGCGCGCTGGGCCTGATGGTAGAGACGACGATCCAAGCGCACGTTTATGGCGCTGCACCGCGTCACCGATCCGTTGCGGTAGACATGGTGATGGACGTTGATCCACATGTGGTGCGTGTCGTCGGCCCGCCAGTCCCAGTCCGGGTTGGGCACACGCTCCTGCCAGCGCTGGAGCTTCTTTACCTTGGTGCTATAGTGCTCTTCATAAGACACCCACCGGCGAGTGTACTCGCTCAGATACTGCACCGTGCGCGTATGCCACGTATAGACGTCGCGCATTTCTTCACGCCAGACATGCACGTACTGCGGACACGGCGGAGGCCGGTAGCGGTGCTCGCGCAGGACGTTGATGTCTTTGGTGGCGAAGGCGTACACGTACCGTCTGAACGGTCGTGAGTACCTGTTCACCGGCAGGCGCCGGATCGTGCGTGTCATGGGGCTCCCCGAGGACGGAGTTATGGCGTGAAGTGGACAGGGTGCTGAAATCGCGATTCAGCCTCGCTTTGACTTGCCAGCAAACACTATTGCCAACACAGTCCACGTTGACGCTTTCACCGTTGCGGGAAGCAGTCTTGATTTAGAACCAGCTATAGCTTGTCGTATAGTGCGTTCTATGTAGAAGTCATAGTCGAGGTGACGACTGGTGTCAATCCTCGTACATCATCTTCATCATCATGAGATCGGTGGTGAACTTGGTCTCGCCGTTCTCTGCGTAGAAATGGATGTGCGGTCGCGGAGCATCCTTCAGCGGCGCCCCAATCCAGCAAGCATCGTGGTCCGGGTCTTGCCAGTAAAACGTGGCCGGTTTCTGGATCACGCCCGCGAAATCACGGTCCGGCAGGACGAAGGTGTACGGGGCCAGCATGATCCCCCACTCCGGCGCGAACAGGAAATAGCGGCGCGGGTTCACCATCACCTCCTTGATCGGATAGAGGTAATCATGCAGCGCGATGGCCCGGCCGAACAATCCGACGCGCTCGGCGACGACGCCGTCCGGATGCTTTCGTGGAAGCATCCGGATTTCCATAAACTCGTCCTTGGTGGACGGTCCCGGCTGCTCGATGAGTGTCTTGGGCATGGTCCAGACCGACTGCATGGCCCGGTTGATGGTCTCGTGCTCGCGAAAGGTCAGGACGCGCTTGCCGAGGCTGTTATTTGCGGGGTCGAACAAACATCACCGGATTGGCTGTGTAGCGATAGGTGGACGAGCCGACGCGGATGGTGTTCCGCATCTTGAACAGTTCGCCGGGGTCGAGCGTGTCGATATGCACCGACTGGCCGTCGATCACCTGCATGACCTTGCCGTCGTTATCGACCCAGAACGATGGCCCTTTGGCGCTGGTCCGGCTCATGCGAATTTGGGGGTGCTGGCCCACCGAGAGACCGTGGCCGGGCTGAAGCCAAGTTGGCGCGCAGCCGCCGCCTCACCGACTTGCTTGGCCAGCTTGACGGCTTCCCGTCGCTGGGCGACGGTGATGGTGCGCGCCGAGATCATCCCAGCCTTGCGGGCGAAGATGTAGACCTCGCTGTAGGTCATCTGGAGCTTGGCGGCCACTTCCGACACCGACAGGTGGCGAAGCATCTGGCGGATCGTCTGGGCGCTCTTGGGGAAGTCCTTGCCATAGACCTCAATGTCGTCGATCAGCTTTTGATCAACGACCGGCGCCACGGGACGAGCCGCCTTCGGCAGACGGTACTGCATCAGGCCCAGATCAATGAGCGTTGACCGCACGTAGGCGACGTCGGCCTTGAGGTACAACGCGATTTGCTCCGGCGACCATTTCTGCTCGCGCAGTTTCTTGATCTTGGTGTCGAGCGCGAGGTGTTCGGCTGGTAGGTTGATCAAATGCTTACTCCCGTGATTTGGAGGAACGTCTTGTCGCCATGCTTCTTGTAGAACAGGTACTGGCCCTGTTCGTAAGCCGACAACTTGTCGATCTCTTCCCAGATACGTTGTTCCGCCGCGCCACCACGCTTGATGGCCTTGATCCGGCGGTAGTAGGCCGTCAGAGGGGTTTCCTTCACGCTTTCACCGGCTTGCGCGAGGCAGTCGTCTTGGTGAAGTTGAACTCCAAGGACGGATTGCCGGTCTCGTCCGGAACGACGACCGTCAGCTTGGCGAACGTGCTGAAGCGCTCGACTTCGTTCAGTTCGCGCAGCGTGATGTTGGGCATCAGCGGCGCCTTCTTGGCGCGCTTGCCCAGCGTGATCGGCTTGTCCCACGACATCGGAATGCCTTCGAGATATTGGCCGGACACCAGCCCACGCAAGGCTTCGACGGTATGGGCCGTTTTCTGGTCGTCCGGGTCGAGCAGATAGACGCGCTGCACCGTCTCTTCGACGATCACCATGGTCTTGTTGTGTGTGGAAATGCGCGCCATCAGTACAGCCTTCCCGCTCGATCTTCTTCGATCATCGCGATGATCTTATCGGCCTTGTCCAGCGACGGTTCGATGCTCAGACCCACGAAGCGATAGTCCTCCGTGGACAACTGGTCGAAGGCCGCCCAATCGTGCGGGCTGATGAGTCGGGCGATGCGTTCGAGCATCGCGGAGCGGATCATCATCGGTCGGGCCACCGCTCGCGGCTGGCCGCAGCCATGATCGCTTTGTGCTTGTCGTCGAGGCCGATGTGGATGAAACCGACGAAGCGGTTGCCCTTGACGGCCAGACCGTCGTAACGGCCCATCGAGTCACGGTAGATCACCCGGTTCTTGACGAGATCGTATTTCGTGGAGAGGTCAACAATCACCGCTTCGGCGTCGTTGGTGATGCTCTGAGACCCGTTCAGGTCCGTGAGCACAATCACGCCGGGGTGTTGCTCAACGTGGTAGTACGCCTTGGGCAAGGTTGCTCTCCGAGTACGCGCGAACTGTCTGCGAGCACTTTAGTGCACCAGATTACGCACGGCAAACGGATTTTTCTTTTACATGGTTACCCATGTAAAGAGGCTGTGCCGATTAGATGTACGGGATATCGCTCCAGTACTTCCCTTCACTGGGCTTGCGCGACCGATGGAAATCATTCCAACACATCGCGATTTCATTGATGTGTGTATTGTTGAATTTCTCAATCGGTATTGATTTCGGATAGGCGAGGAAATCATGGCTGTTGACCATCGCATCCATGAACTCGCACGCAGCGTCGTAGCAGGATTGCTCTACTTCAACCGGCATGTCCCAGAGGACGCCTTTGCTGAACATGCTGATCATGTTGCTGTGGACCATGTAGGCCACGACGGAGTGTTCGAGACGATTCAGCGTGTCGCCGGGGATGCACGTGCTGCAAATCTCGTCGATTCGGCTGGACCGTTCCAAGTCTTCGGCCAGCTTCCGTTCAAGTTCCTTGGCCCGGTCTTCCGCCATCTTGACGTAAAGTTGCCGCACGCCTTCAGTAAGATCGCCATGGTCTGTCGGCTGGTCCACGTGCAGCATTTGCGACGTGTAGACCGTGTCGAATTCTTTCATGTACCGCAGCGGATTGATGTGCAGGCCACGGTCGAACGGATGCTTGGTCAGGTCGTAACGGTCGGGGACGATGACGCCGTCTTTCCACTCGAAACCGCTCGACAGGAAAATGCTGAACAGCACTTCAATGCGCTTGCGATAGAGCGACGGATAGCGCAGCAGGAGCGGCCGGATGAGCCGGTCAATCGGCCGAAGCTCTTTGGTGATCGGGATCGGATCGATGAAAAGCTCGGGTTCCACCGGGTCGCCCGGCAGTCCCAGTGAGGCGCGCTCCAAATTGCGGCCGACCGTGCGGTCGTCATCGTCTTCACGGTCCGGATAACCGATGTCGGTGGCCTTGAACCGCATGTGAATGTGCGTGTCGATCAAGTCCTGCTCTTCGGCGACCGTGCACAGCATGCCGACGACCGGATAGCCTTCGGCATGTGCCCAGTGTGCGAAGTTGATCTGGTCGCGGATGACCTTCAGCGTCTGGCCGGGCACGACTTCCTTGCCATGCAAGATGAAGGGCTCACGCATCCGACATCAGGTCCAGCGACGGATCATGGATCAGGATTTGGCGGACGATGTCGTGCACACCGCCCAGCCAGTTCGTCCCCTGCCAGTTGGCCGGGTTGAGGATCAGCGGGTTGTCCCACGCCAGCTTGACGCCCCAGACCGGATCGTACCACGCGCCCTCGACGAAGCGCTTGTTGCGGTCGAACGACAGCAGGTAGTGCTTGAGGTCTTCGTTCTGGCTGAACTTGGCCAGATTGCCGCGCAGGACGATCTTGCGGGCGTTGGAATCCCACTTGGTCTGGTTGAAATTCTTGACTTTCTTGCCGAGCGCCTTCTGCTCGTCCGGGGTCTTGGCCTTCAGGATGTCTTCCAGCGTTTCGTAGTCGTCGAACAGGACAGCCTTGCCCGCCATCATGTACTGCTCGGCGTGGCTGAACGTGAAGAGTTCGCCGTTGTAGATCAGCCGCTGCTGGAACGTGGACTTGTGCCATTGGCTCAACGGGCCGTTGAGGAAAAACACGTAGTCCTCGCTCTCGCTGACCTTCTGATGAGCGTGCATGACGGTGAACGAGGGCATGGCGTGATCCGGTAACTGAAGCCTGCACCATAGGCGTGCTGCGAGTTTTTGGTCAACGAAAATCAACCATAAATAAGGCCATGCGCGCGAATGAAATTCTCTCCGAAGCCACCAAGGTCCCGGCTCCCAAGCCGGGTCATGTCCGCCTGTATCGTGGCGACTCTGCCAAGATCGACAGTTTCGAGACGGAGAAGACTTCGCTCTACGGTCTGTTCGGCCATGGCATCTACCTGACCGACAGCCGCCGCGTCGCGGGCGATTACATGACCAAGGGCACGGACACACCGGGAGACGTGATCTTCCGCACCAGCGCCAAGACCAAGCAGGAAGTCGTCCAGAAATACTGCCGCATGCTGGCGTCCAAGATCGACGCCAATGGTGTCGATCACAGCCGGGAGACCGCGTACTGGTCTTCCACCGTCGAGTTTTCGGACGGCGGCCAATGGGGAGTCGTGACGAACGATCTCCGCAAGGCTGAGGAAGCCAAGCGCATGGCGTACGCGGCTGAACAGTGGAAGAAGCTGGCGCGCACCTACGAGGTCCGCGTCAAGCTGGACGGTACGGCCGTCATCCAGAAAAAGATGCCGGTGTCGAACGCCGGGCTCGCGGTCTTCGATGTTCCGGATGAATATCTGCGTCGGGTCCTGATCGCCGACGCGACGATCACCCGAGGTGTGCTGAACGATCTGATCAGCGTGCTCAACAAATTCGACGACCGGGCCACCGCCCGTGACGTCGCCAATTTCGTGACGAGCTATGAGCGCGAGGATGGCGACCTGCCGTCGTTCCGTGAGGTCTACACGGGCATCGGCGCGGACAGCCCGTTCATCCACAACGAAGAGGCACACGCCCTCTTCCGGCGCCTGCTACAGGCAGACCGCATCACCGGCATTCAGTACGCCGGTGGCATCACCATGGGCGGTGGTTTCAAGCACCACGCCTACGTGTTCTGGGACGACAAGGCCGTCAACGGGTTCCGCGTCGCTTAGTGGACGGTTGGGTTGGTCATCATCTTTTCGATGAAGGCCATGAACGCCGGAGCGCGAAGCCCCATCGGATGCGAGTGCGGCGGCGTGTCAGGGCCGACCACCAGCACGAGGCCGTTGTCTTCGTTGGCGTCGTGCGGCGACCTCGACAGGATCAGGTTCAGATCAAACGGCAGGTTCTTAAACATTTTTGGTCTCCCGGTTGAGGCGTGCTGCGGCTTTACTGGCGCCGGTTTGCGACTTGAACACCAACATCCCGCCGCGTTCCTCGACGCATTGCATCGTTTCACGGTCGCGGACTTGGAAGCCGATGTTGCTCGGCAAGGTGAAGAAGCGTTCCCGCCGCATGGCTTATTCCGGAATGGCGCGTACGAAGGTCGGTTCGAAAACGAGCAGACGGCCATGGGTGTTCCGGCCGCCGTCCATGCAGCGTTCACCGTTGCTCCACCCGGCCTTGTAGGTGACGGTGTCGCAGGTGTCCTTGTAGTCGGTCTTGTCCTCCCAGTAGAGGATCATGACCTCGCCGTCGTCGAGCTTGCCCAGAACTTGGCGCCCGTCCTTGAAGTGATAGAAATCGCACTGGGCGACGTGCACCCAACCGACGTTCTTCAGGCGGGTGTTCTGAAGCTCGACGATGTCGCGCGCGATGCGCTCGGCCAGCGCTTCGTTGATGATGCCGGGATGGATCGACAGGATCGCGTCATGCGGTGTGTCGAGGTTGCCCTTCATACCGACGCGCCACCGACCTTCGATCAGTTGGGCGTCCCACTCGTGGCCTTCGAACGGCGGTTGCTTTTCCATCAGGCGGTCTCCAAACCGTATTTCTCTTCGTCGGTCTTGTAGACCATCACCACAGATTCCCAGCCTTCCAGCGGAAGGTCCAGAGCCTTCTTCAGCGCCCGGATTTCTTCGTGGGCGCTGTTGACGCGCTCGACACGTTCCTTGGCCTTGCGAACCAGCATGCGGTGACCATGATCGGCCTCGCGCGCCAGCCGGGCCGTGTTGCCCGAGCTAACTCGAATGCGGTCCAGAACGCGCAGCAGCGCGGCGCGGTCCTGTTCGCTGAGATCGGCCATGCAGCCTCCAAAGAAAAACCTCCGCAGTGGTTACACTACGGAGGCTTCACAGTCAAGCACAGATTGCTGAATACTATCTCTTCTCCAGCATCTTGCCGATGCTGACAGGAACGGTGACCCGCTCGTGCCCGGCGCTGTTCAGTTGCTCGCACAACTCTTCGGCCGTGAACGGTCCGTTGCACAGGCCGTCCATCGTGCTGACCAGCATCCAGCGCTTCTTGCACGCTTCCTTGTCGGTGCTCATCACGGTGATCGAGCCGATCATCCACGGCTCGCCGAAATGGACCTTGCCATCGACGTACTTGGTGGTGCGGACCACGGCGCCGGAGAGGCGATGGGCGTCACCGCGCTCGAAATCGAACGGTTCGAAAATGGTCTTCAAGTCTCGCCCTCCTGTACCGGCTTGATGTTGTACTTCGGCTCGAAATTGAACGGGACGTAGTTGTTCACTCCGACCTTCAGCAACAGTCGTGCCAAGAGAGGCAATGGTAGACCGAAGTGATTAACATCTGACCAACGAGCACGACGAATGTTGTCGCACTCGTAATCGCAGTCCACCTCGCCGTAATAGTCCTTCGAATAGTGGGGAACGAATTTCTCGATCACCCACCACCCTTCGGTGACTTTGCCCTCGATGACGTCGCTCTCGACACAGGCTTCGATGCCCATATTCAGCGTGCAGCTTTCGTTCTCCCAGAACGCGCCCTTGCCCTCACTCTGCACCTCGTAGATGTCGAGTTTCTGAGCAGGGAACGATCCGGTGTGGCTGTAGATCAGTTGGAACAGGATCGTACTGTCGTCCGGCTCAGAGGCCGCGTAGTCGGCGATCTCTTCGTCGGTCGGTGAGCGGTACTCGAAAGTCAGTTCAACCACTCGTGCCCCACAGGTTCTCGGCCAGCGCCCGCGTGCGAGCTTCGGTGATCAGGCGATGGATCATCAGCGGCGGCTCTTCGGCGTAGAGCGTCAGATGACCGATCTTGAATTCGGTCAGCGCAAGAGAGCGCGACGTGTGATAACTAGGAACCTTGGCCTTGATCGGTGAAACGGAGTACTGGAAATCCGGGCCGACCGACACGTAGGAGAATGCCGGAGTTGAACTCGGAATGACGATGACCTCACCATCCAAGTTGTCTCGTGTCGGCGGCTGGAGGATCACCTGAACCGTGCGGAGAGAAATCGTTCCGACCGGGGCTCCCGCGTAGACCATGTCGATGACGTCCTGTGGCGAGACGAGGACGACGTTCGGGTTGATGTTCTCCCGCTCGAAATACTCAGCATCGCCGCGTGGGAAAGTCGTCTCGTAATCGCCACGGCCCTCTCCACGAATCATCCGTGAGATCGGGATGATTTCCTTGTCGGCGATGTCGCCCGAGAACACGTCGCAGAACCGCTTGAAGGTCGGCTCGAAGAACATGACCTTGTCGTAGTGCTTCTGGAAGCCCACGTCGCCAAGATGGTCGAGCGCATCGAAGCCGATCCGCCGGACGTCGTCGTCGGATGTTTCCGCCGACAGGTTCGGCGGGAATTTGGTGTAGACGCGGATCATCAGCGCTTCCCGAAAGCCTTTCTCCGCTTTGCCACCTTGCGGCGGACGCGGCGCGCGATGCTCAGCATCGCGTCGATCTTCTGCGGCGATTCCGTGACGTTGAGGGTCACGCCTTCGACGGTCAGGGCGGTGTAGGTTTCGTCGCCGGTGACGCCGTACGACAGCACTTCCGTCGTGTACGGGGTATCGGGCGGAATGTTGACGACGAGGCGGCGGGCGGGCGCGCCTTTCTTGATGTCGGCGGCCGTCAGCGTCTTGGTCAGATAGATGGCCGTGGGAAGGTCGTCCTCGACGCGCAGCAGGCGCCGCAGATCGCCCAGCGGCATCGTGACGATGCTTTCGTCCGAGTGGTCCGCCAGTTCGTTGGTGACGTGCTTCCGCCATTGCTTGGGCGAGCGCGACGGAATGTCGATGGTGATGCCCGATCCGGTGTCGTCAGTGTTGTCGGTCATTTGCTCTCTCGTTTCTTCGCCAGAGCCGCGCCGAGGATGTCCCCCAAGCACGTATGACCGGCGTCGTGGTTCTTCAGGTACTGCTCGCCTTCGCGCTGTTCGCGGTTGAGGCGGGCCGCTCGTTGCTTGGGCGTCTCGGCGTCGCGGATCGCCTTGCGGCGGAGATAGTCGCGATGCTCGTAGGGATCGACCGGGTCGAATTCTTGGGCGAACATCTGCCGGTCGTTCTCGGCCATCGTGCCTTCCATCGCATCAAGCTCGATGGCGCGGTCGAGGCAACGGTCGGCCCAGCGTTCTTCCTCAATGTCCACCATCAGAACACCCCATCATCCGGGCCGGGCTTGGGCGAGGGTTCGAAATCGCGGAAGATCACTTCGCCCTGATGCTTGGCATGTAGGTTGGTGTAGGCCAGAGCATAATCCCCCGGCCCGACCGGCTCGGCAAATTCGTGCGCGGGGATGCGGAACACCGGCAGGCTTTCGCCGTCCTTGTTGGTGACGACGCGCTCGCCGACGAAATGGTCCCATTCCGCCGAGGGGACGGTGACGACGGCGTGTTCGGCTTCGAGGCGGACCACGCGCAGCAGGACACGATAGAAACGCTCGTCGTCGCGCAGCGGGCGGCGCGTGCCGTCCTTCTCCATCATCATGATCTCAGGTTTTTCGGCCGCACGTTGCTCAGCAAGGTACGCCGCCTTGCCGCCACGGGTGGGGGTGGCGTCGAACATGGCGAACCGCCCGACGACGCCACGAAGGCGAGCGTCGATGTTCTCCCGCGAGATCGGGTGGACGGTGATGCCTTCCGGCACGTCGTACTCTTCGGGCTCGCTGGTGTCGAACAGCGGATCGTCGCTCAGGCCGAGGTGGCGCGCGATCAGCGGATGGAGTTGCCGTGAATATTCCACGTCCTTTTCCACTGGCGGGGGCACTGCCACGAGGACCGGAGGATGATCGCGAATCATCCGCAGGATAGCGTCCATGTCGGGAGCGCGGATGCGATCCGAATCCGGAGTCATGATCATGACGATCCCTTCGGGCATGTTCGCGCTCGTGCCCACCGCGTCCACGTAGAGGCGCGAGACGGCGGCCTCCAGCGTCTTGACGCAGATTTCCGGATCATCGCTCAGCAGATGAAAGGGCGCGCCATTGTTGAGGCGTTGCAGGCTGATGTAGAAACCGTTGTCCAGCAGTTTCTTGACGGCGTCGAACATGCTGACGAAGTCGTAGCTCTGGGGCTCGTCCTTCGTCAGCAGCAGGGTCACGTTCCGGTTCAATCGAGTACTCCGAGAATTAGGCGTCGAACGCGAGGACGTTGTAGGACGGCTGGAACAGATGGGTCTTACCCTTCCACGTCTTCGTGGTCAGGTCGCCGACGTAATTGGGGTCGGCCTTGTTGGCGGCGGCCGGAGCGATCCGAACCGACACGCCCGTTTGGAACGAGCCCATGCCACCCTTACCGGCCAGCGGCATATTACGGTCTAATTTCAGCAGTTGGTCAACCAGATCGCCGACCGTGGCGAAATTCTGATCAAGCTTGGTGATCTTCGTCATGGTTCAGGCCTCCGGGTTGAAACAGATGATGAGGTAGGTATCGACGCTGTCGCCGTTCTGGATTTCGGCGCGCACGTCCGAGAACGTGTAGATGCGACCGCCGAACGAGAACCGGGCGCGCAGCAGGCGCTGGAAGTCCAAGCTGTTCAGCGCGGCGCCGGTGGCGAATTGGATGAACTGCGGGGCCAGCGTCGGCGTGAAGTTGTCGATCAGGTCCAGACCCGTGGCGATGCTGATGGCGTCGAGGATGGCGGCGTTCGGACGAGCGCGCATCCAGCCACCGGGCTGGTAGGCGCTACGCGACAGGCCATCCGAAAAACGGACGGCGACTTCCGGACGGTCGAAGTACGAATCGTCGATGCCGTCGAGAACAGTTTGCATGACCATTGAAATCGCCTCCAGAAATCGCTTCAAGAAGCACACACTACACGATTTACGTGCAGGGTCAAGCACAGATTGAAGTAGAGATCAGGATTTGTGCGGCCACGGCTTAGTCGGGCCGTTCTTCATCCATTCCCGCGTTTCATCATCAGCATCTTCCAAGTTGATGATGTGCTCAGGCTTGAACGGAACCTCGATCCCCCACCGGTAATTCTCGTCCAATTCGACAAGGGCCGGGGTGTTGGCGAGAATGCCGTAGTAACCCTCGTCGGTGCGTTCGGTGACGACGACCCACATGCGCTCGCCCGGAGCGTCCATGCCGTCTTCGTACTTGAACATCAGCTTGACCAACTCACCCGGCTGGACATTCTCGCGCTCTTCGCGCGGCGGAATGTAGAACGTGCTCGGGGCGCGGGCGTGGTATTCCTCACCGTTGCCGAGAACGAAGCCGTGGTCTTCCAGACTGGGGTAGATCATCACTTCCCTTTCTTCCGTTTCTCGGCATCCTTACGATCTTCCGCACCGGCGGCAAAGAACGCATAGCCCAGCATGTTGCGGGCTCGGCCGTACATGCTCAGCGACATGCCCTTGCGGCCATCCCAGTACGCGCAGCGATGGGCGGCGCCACGGTGGGGCATGTTCGGACCCATCGGGTTCTGGCCAGCCGTGGTCTTGGTGAAATAGAGTTCACCCCAGTTGTCGCCGGAGGATGCGCGACAGCCTTCGTAGGCGCGCTGCATCATCTTGTCCTTGAAACGAGGCTTACGCTCCAATGATCGGCTCCCCTCGTTTGATGCGGCGATAGCAGTGGAAAATCTGGCACGGGATCGCCGCGAACCAGATCAGCGAAACCAGCACGAGCCCGAGGCCGAACATGGCGGCGACCATCCAGCGAAACTTCGGCGGAAGCTTGCCCCAATTGTGCTGGAAATCGCAACGGCCGACCGTGTAGCACAGGGTCATGCCGGACATGGCGATGAAATAGACGACGGCTCCGAGCGCCCAGATTTCGGCGAGCGACATGTTAGTCGATGTCCTTGCTGGGCCAGATGCGGCGATAGAGGCGGCGCCCAATTTCGTGACCGACGCACGAACTGATGATGATCACGATGAACATCACCAGCTTCGTCGGCGACGTCGCGAGTTCACCCAGCAGGGTGGTGATGCCTTCAAGGTTCAGGTAGTAGATCATGCAGCACCCTGATAGGCGGCGATCTCGGACGGCGTCAACTTGATGACCGGGAAGGACCAGCCGCGCGAGGGGTTCTCGTTCCAGCCCACGGCGTAGCCGTTTTGCAGGATGACCCAGAAGAACACGTTCTTCTCTTTGCCCGGCCAGCGGTAATTGCTGTTGGTGGTCGCACCGTGCTCGGACGTGACGACCTTGTCACGGAGCTTGAACGCGCGCGTGTCGATATACTCGCCGCCATTGAATTCGCGGGGCATCGCTTCTATCAGCGTCTTCGACACGAACTGTGCTCCTAAACTGCCTTCGATGCAATCAAGGTAGCACAGTTCGGTTGTAAGTCAAGCAGACTTTTTGTTCTTCAAGTTTCCACAGTGTTCGCATTGAAGCACATACTTCCGATAGTACGGAAGTGCACCTTCGTATGGAACTACACCGGTTTCGCTGATGAGTTTCCATTTGTGGGTACAGCCATTGAACCGCCCCACGATCACGCGCCAAAGCCAACCGAGCATTATCCGTTCTCCCATTCAAATGACGTGAAGCCACCTTCCTTGCGGACGTTCAGGACGTGGTCGATCCGGGCTTGGAGATCGTCACGGTGGCTGATCAAGAAGACGTTCTTGCCCGTGCGCGACATGCCCTTCAGGATTTGAAGAGCCGCCTCGACGCCTTGGCTATCCGTGCCTTGGTCGAGCATTTCGTCCACGAACAGCAGGTTGAACGACTGGTTCTGGCTTTCCCAGATGTCGCGGAACGTCCACGACGTCGCCATGATCACGCGGTTGGATTCGCCACGCGAAAGCTGGTCGTAGTCGAAATCCCGGCCGAGCAGATTGATCTCGACGGTCAGGTCCGGCAGGAACTTGACGCGGTGCGGCAGGCCAAGCTTGTCCAGATAGTATTCGAGACGTTCGTTCATCATCTGAAGGTTCTGGCTGACCAGTTTCTTGCGGATGAAGCTGTCCTTGGCGGTCAGCGCCTTTTGCAGGAAATCTTGGTGACGAAGGTCGTCGTCGAGTTCGTTGACGATCTCGTAGTCGATGAGCGTCAGCGTGGCTTCCAGCGCGGCGACTTGCGCGTCGAACGGATTGATCGCCACGGCCTCGCTCTCCAGTTCGCGCAGCATCGTCTCGTACAGTTGCTTGGCGCGCCACACGTCGTCGCGGGTCGGGAACAGGGTCTGCGGCCGGGCGCCGATCTCACTCAAGGCCTTGTGCTTCTCAGCGTCTTCGGCCTCCAGCGCCGTGACGGTCGCCGCCAGCCCGGTCATGGCTTCCTTCGCCGTTTCCAGTTGGTCAATGATCGTCATCTGTGCGTCGATGGCTTCTTGCTTGCGAAGCTCGATCTCACCTTCGATCCGGATCACGTCGTCAGCCATGGCGATAGACTCGTCTGACATCACGAGCGATTCGTTGATCATCCGCACGTTGTCGGCGATGACGCGGCCGATGTCGGCCAGACACTTGCGCTTCTGTTCCTCCAGTCGTTCGACCATGCCTTCCAGATGCGTCGTGCCCACCAGAGACTGGTTGCAGGTCGCGCACGTCGAGCCATCCGAGTGACTGATGTCGTGCTCGATTTTATCCAGCTTCTCTTTCAGGCCGACAAGCTCGCTCACCTTGCGATCAGCTTCAGCCTTGCGGCGCTGGGCGTCTTCCATCTTGCGAGTGACGTCCAGTTTCTTCTGACGAAGATCGCCTTGCAGACGGATCACTGTGGCGCCGGTGGCGGGCGAGTTGATGTCGGCCGTCAGCTTGGCGATCTCGGCCTGCTTGGTGATCACCTCCCGGCGCGCAAGGGCAATGTGGGAGGCTGAGGTCGCCAATGCGGCGCGCACTTCAGCCTCCCTTTTCGTCCACGCTTCCAGAGCATCGAAATTGGCGATTTCGCCGTCGTAGTCGATGCCTTCGAGCGCGACGATCTCTTCGGCCAGCTTGGTGACCTTGGCCGTCTGTGTGATCTGCCAAGCGTCGCGCTTGGTCTTGGTCAGGGCGACCTGATCCTTGATCCGGGTGTTGGAGCTTTCGTAGGCGACCACCGTGGCGCGCTCCTTCGTCAGCTTGATCTTCGTCTGCGAGATCAGCTTCTTCAGAAGTTCGGCCTTCTCCGTGATGATCTTCACGCCCAGCAGTTCTTCGATCAGTTCGCGTTGCTTGGCCGCTTCCATCTTCAGGAACGGCGGCGTGTAGGTGTTCATCGCCACGATGTACGTGAACAGCATGTGCGACATGCCGATGATGCGCTCGATCTCTTCTTGCGTGTTCGACGTCGATCCTTGGGCGAGGTTGTCTTCGTCCTTCTGGGTCTTCTGGTTGAACTCTTCGCCGTTGACGAAGAAGCGCATCACGTCCGGCTTCCGGCCGCGCTCGATGCGGTAGTGGATGTCCTCGCGCTCAAAATCGAGCGTGACCAGCATCCCCTTGTTGTTGATGTTATTGACGAGGTTGCCCAGCTTGATCCGGGTCAGGGCTTGGCCGTAGATGGCGAAGCTGATCGCTTGCAGGATCGTCGTCTTGCCCGCGCCGTTGCGCGTGATGCCGCCGTTCGTGTCGGAGTTGGCGCCGAGCACCAGAGCCAACGGCACGTGGTCGAGGTTGACCGCCTGAGTCACGTTCCCCGTCGAATAGAAATTCTTCATCGTCAGGGCGTGAAGGATGGTGTTCAGCTTGGACATCAAATGGCTCGAAATATGGTAAACGAAGTATCACTCATTACGCAAACATTACGCAACTAAGAACGTTTGCGCGCAACTATCGGTCGGTTCGCGCAATAATGGGCGGCATGGTGACGGTCACCAGAGACCCCGGCTCGCCGAAGTCCTGTTCCAACCGTTCCTCTTTGTTCATGGCCTTGAGCAATGCCAGCGTTGACGCGGGAAGGTAGACGACCTGCTTGTCATCGTCGGGGAATGGCGTCGGGCTGGTGATCGCCCTGCCTTTCTTGTCGATGGTCAGGTAGACGCAGATGCCGCCCGCCGCCGCGAGGTCGTCGTTGAGACGGTCGAACATGGCGTAGGCCAGAACCCATTCCTGACGGTTGCGACGACGGTTGTTGTAGGTGCGAAGACGGGCCATCAGAGTTTCCTCAGCGAGCTATAGATGTCGATCAGCTTGGATGGCCGCAGGCCGATGCTTTCGACCTTGGACAGGCCGTCGATGACGATCTCGTCCACCGACTGGAACAGCGCTTCGCTGACGACCTGTTCGCCGCTGTCGTTGCGCGGCAGGTGACCCAGTTCGAATTTCCGCAGGTCGTAATCGCGCGTCATCGTGTCCTTGATGTACTGCGATTCCTCGAAGGTGATTTCGGTGTCGATGAAGACGCGCGCCGTCATCTTGGGCTTCAGGTACTGCTTGGGGTTGGCCAGCAGTTCAGACAGCTTCATCGTCCGGAACAGCGGCTGGTCGGGCCATGCCTCGAAGATCGGCTCCTTGCCCCATTCCAGCATCATCATGCCGCGATCATCGTCCCATGCGTCCGAGAAATCGAACGGCATGATGTTGCCGGTGTAGAGCACGCGGCCCTTCTGCTGACGGATGTGGAAGTGGCCGGTGAAGGCGTAGTCGAGGCTGTCGAAGGCGCTGTACTTCAGGCCCTTTTCCGTCTCCGGCAGTTCGACGCGGGCGTTCATCTTGAAGCCGCCGATTTCGAGGTGGCCGAAGGCGTAGCGCGCATCCTTGTGCTTCAGCTTGGCGTGCTCGTCACCGACCAGCCACGGGAGCAGGTGGACGCCGCCGATGACCTGCGGCTTGGCGATGATGTTGATGTTGGGCAGGTACTTGGAAAACGAAATTGACGACACGTCCCGCTTTTCGCGATAGTAGAGGTCGTGGTTGCCCGGAATCCAGTGGACGACGTCGAAGGCGTCGTTCAGCATTTCGATGGCCTTCAGGCTGTAGTCCAGCGTCAGCACGTTGAGGCTGTTGCGGTTGTCGTGCCAGTCGCCCATCATGATGCAGGTCTTGGCGCCCCACGTCTTGGCGCGCTCGATCACCCACGCGATGAAGTCGATGTTGTCCTGATTGGCCTGCGGGCTGTTGCTCCGGCGTCCGAAGTGGACGTCGGTAATGGTCACGGCCTTGTGGAACAGGTTATCGGTCATCAAATCGCTCGAAATATGGGACGTGTCGTCTAAGGTGAAATGTAGGCCTCACCGGAAATTCCCGGCCATATTTTTCGGCTCGACCAAAAAGAAAGCCGGGCGCTTGGCCCGGCTTTCTGGTTAGGTGGTTGTGGTGTCAGGGGTTTTCTTCTTCGCGCCCCGCTTGGGTTTTCCGTCAGAGGGGAACCGATATTCCAGTTCGTTCTCGATCTGCCGGGTGTTTGACGGCGCCGCGCCTGCGACGATCAGAAGGTCGTCGCGGATGGTCTGAACTCGCTTCTCCATGTTCAGCACCCGCACGAAGCAATTGTGCATCGCGGTGGTGTAGAAGGCGAACGGGTTGACCGACTTGGATTCGTCGAATTGCAGGGCGATCTGCGACAGTTGCACGAGCGCTTGTCCGCACATGTCGTCGAGGTAGCTGTAGCCCCGGAAATTCGGGCGACGCGCATAGCGCTCGACCAGCAGGATCAGCATCTGGGCCAGACGGTTGTTGACCCGGCCGTGATCAGCGCTGAAGTGCCCGTTCTCGAAGCCGCCGTTCCAATGGCTGCGGCACACTTCACGCAAGCCGCCGTCGATCTTGATGTAGTGCTTGAAGGGGTTGAAGCTCGTCTTGGCGTAGTTGTTCTCGACGTTGCGATTACGACGCGGACGATCCGGATCAAGCGGGATGTGCTCGTAGGTCATGACCCGGAAGACGATGCTCTCCGGAGCGATGGTGTCGATGGGGATGTGGGGTTTGCCACGCGGAGTGGCTTTGCGCTGGCGGACCGTCTCGATCAGTTCGTCGGTGATCATGTCGCGGTCGGTGACGATCTCATCGTAGTCCGCGTACTGGGGTTCGATGAATGAGCAGAAAGTCTTCTTGCTGTTGTGAATTTCCCGAAGAATGTCCGCGTTCTTGAGGAAGATTTGAGTGCCAGTCCTCGCCGGGGCCGCACCCGTCGAAGTCTTACGAATAGGAGTGGAAGCTGTCATATTCTTTAATACCCCGTTTACTACAATTAATTCAATATAATCCGTGATTTCGCGCAAGCACGCGAAGTATCCACTGTCAAACTGTGCTGTTGAGGGTGAAAATCGCCAGTAGAAACGCACGTATTTGCTTCAGAAGGCGGAAAAGGCCGTATTTCAATGAGTTGTCTTATTTCGTCAAGAAGTGGTCGCCGTAAAGTCGGCAGTTAACCCACCACTAAATACTGGTCATGGGGATGTGGGTGCATTTTGCCCATCCCGAACACGGTATTTGACGACATGATCGGTATTGACGATACAGTTTTTGCTGCTTCAAACCTTAGCCAGACGGGCGTCCCTGTTGACTCCAGTCTGGCTGGTTTGCTGACGCCTTATTCACAGGCTGAAGAGATCATCGGCGAGTCGCCGACGAAGGCGAAGGTGGCCGACATCCGCCCGCGTCTGCGCGCCTTCATCGGCCGCGAGGATCAGATTTACGGCGACCCGAAGATGGCCGACAACGTGCTGTCGATCCTGCACCCGTCAGGCCCGGATGGAACGAACGGCCTGATCTTCCCGTACACGCCGCAGATCACCGTCAACCAGTCGGTCAACTACGCCGAGATCGGCTTGGTCCACACCAACAGCGACGTCTATGCTTACCAGCGCACGCCGAGTGTCAGTCTGGAAATCAGCGCCAAGTTCACGGTGCAGAACCAGCGTGAAGGTCGCTACACGCTCGCCGCCCTGCACTTCCTGCGGACGGTCAGCAAGATGTACTTTGGTCAGGATGACAAGAAGAGCGGCCGTGCCGGTCTTCCGCCTCCGACGCTGATGTTCTCGGGATATGGCAACTGGATGTTCGACAACCTGCCGGTCGTCGTCAAGAACCACAGCTATACGCTCGACGATCACGTGGACATGGTCACGATCCAGCACGCTGGCGGCGTCGCGCGCCTACCGTCCATGTTCCAGATTTCGCTCAGCCTTGGTGTCCAGCAGACACCGAAGCGTCAACGCACTGCGTTCAGCCTCGACAAGTTCCGCACCGGCGAGTTGATGCGTCAGAACGCCTCTTCCGGCACGGGGTGGATTTAATGTCCAAGACCAATTACCGCTCATCGTCGCCCTATGCTGCGACGACACAGACAAGCTGGTACATCAGCAACTATGTGCATCGTCCGATCCCAGTTTCGGCAGATGACACGCCGTACACTATTCCAAAGGAATACGAGAACCGGCCAGATTTGCTGAGCAACAAACTATATGGAGTTCCTGATTACTATTGGGTATTCTATGTCCGTAACCGTAACCTAATCGACGATCCGATTTGGGGCTTGAAGGTCGGCTTGAAGATCATCGTGCCCAGCTTGGAAACTGTCAAAAAAGCCACCAATTCATGACCGATATTCGCAAGCAGGTTAATCAGCGCCCGTTCGTCCCGTCGTCCACGCATGACTACGGGAAGCTTGCGAACGCCACGACGGCGACGAACACCTCTCGCGTACAGCCGACCTCCGTTGCCGACTCCCTGCCCTCGCTCGACGACATCGCCAAGAAGCGCAAGGCGGCCGAAGCTGGCGATGAAAAGGCCAAAGAAGAAGTTGCTCAAGTCGAAGGCAAGGCTCGTGATGTCGTCAGCGGCGAGATCAACGAAGCGCTCTATGAAATCCTCGACGGCGACAAAGGCTTCCTGCCCAACTCGCTGAGCGCCCACTACACGCCGACCTATCACTTCAAGCTCTTCATGACCATTGAGCAGGAACTGGTCACGTCGGCCAAGACCCAGTCCGAAATGGTCAAGGCGCTCGACGCCATGCCCAAGGTGGTGATTGCCGAGAGCGGCGTCACGGCCGGGTTCAACATCACCAGCGTCGATATCGAGCAATCCACCGGGCCGGGCTTCCGCACGCGCAGTGCGATGATGAGTGGCATGGACATCACCATCGTCGAGCCGTTGGGCACGAGCTTGGTCGAGCAGATCATCACGGCTGGCGCGGAGCTTGGTGTCCAGAACTTCGCCAAGTTCTGGTACTTCCTCGAATTGTCATTCCTTGGCTACGACGAGAACGGCGGCATCGTGAACGATCCGCTCGCTGACATGGAATTGAGCAACGGTGGCCGCTGGATTTACCAGATCGCCTTCACCGACATGAAGATGCACGTTGACGAGAGCGGCGCCACCTACAACATCCGCGCCCTACCGTATTCGTCGGCTGGTTTCGATGACGATGGCTGCGGTCGTGTGCCTGACAACATGCAGGTCAGCGGCAAGACCATCAAGGAATTCTGCGACAGCCTTGCGGCGAAGCTGACCCGCGCGTGGGGACAACGCTACGCGGGTGAAATCTACACGTTCAAGATCGTCAACATGCCGGTTCTCGATGACAAGAACCAGAAAGTTGACATCGGGTCCATGGCGATCAACCAGACCGACAAGGACCCGATCCGCAACATCCAATTCCAAGAGGAAGGCGGCGGTGGAGCCAACCTGCCGCCGGTCGCGCAAATCCCGCGCGGCTCGGCCATCGCCGATGTTCTGACCTTCCTCTACGCCCACGTCGAAGGCGCGCAGAAGATCATGCTCGACACGACGTCGCCCGAAAATCTCGACGACGGCGAGGACGACGCGGTCAACTGGAACGGCAAGAAATATCGCGTGGCCATGGTCCCCTACATCGAGCCCGACGTGAAAGTCGTGGGCTTCGACCCGGTGACCGGCAACTACATGAAAGAGATCACCTACGTGATCTGGGGCTATCGCACCTACGGGTCGAACCTGAGCCCAAGCCAGTTCGAAATGGTCAAGAAGAACCCGAACCTTGCTGTAGACATCGTCAACGACCTGATGTCGAAGAAGTATCTCCAGAAGCGTTACCACTATCTGTACACGGGTCAGAACACCGAGGTCTCGCGCTTCGACATTGACTTCAACTTCGCCTTCTCGGCTCTGCTTCCGGCGCTGACCGGCTGGCGCCAGAACATCGACTCTGTGTCAGTGCACGAAAAACTGAACCCCGCGACGCGAGACGCCGGTGGATCGCAGACGACTCAGAAAAACGAAGCGGCGATGTCTCCTGACAAGCTGTTCGAGAAACTGTCGAAGATCAACACGGAATTGGACTCTGCTGAAGACGATCTGACGCAGGCCAAGGATCGGGAAGACACCGACAAGATCAAGGAAGCACAGGACCGCATCAACAACCTGCGTCAGCAACAGCAGACGCTGCAAGGCCCGGCCGCGCAGCTTCGCTCAGAGGCGCGCATCCTCAGCCAAGCCAACCAAGACCGCATCAAGCGCGAAGGGGTCAAGAACCTCTACGCCGAAGATGCCGCGCCCGTGCCCGTGGCCCTGCCGATCTCGTATTCGCAAGGCGCCAACGAAGCACAGACCGCAGCAGGTGTCGGCTTCTTCAACCAGTGGCATCGTGGCTCGTCTCTGACCGGCGCGCTGCTGAACCAAGTCTACTCGCCGATCCCCTCGACGATGGCCAGCATCACGCTCGACATCAAGGGCGACCCCTACTGGCTGGGCATGGCCGGGCTTGAGCGCCGCAACGTTGTCCAGAACCCGGCCACGCAGCCTTCGCGCCCTGACAACCGCCCGTCCTTCGTGGACGGCGACAACACCTTCGCCATCATCTTCAGGTTCCCCAAGACCCTGACCGCCGATGGCGAGCCTGTTTTCCGGACCGACGACATGTTCAACGGCGTGTATCGCTGTGCGAACGTCAAGAGTTCGTTCAAGGAAGGACAGTTCACACAGACACTTACGGGCATCAAGCTTGAATTGATCACGCTGGCACGCCCGAAATCTAACGGCAATACTGGTATAAACAACTAATGCCTGATTTTGGTATCAACAAAACACCGAGCCGTTACGCCGACAACGGCCACAATGGTCGTGTGCACGATGGCATGTTCCGCATCGGCGTCATCAAGCGCAACGACGACTTCCAGAAAATGGGCCGACTGTCCGTCTGGATTCCCTCGCTCGGCGGTGACCCGCGTGACGAGCAGCATTGGTTCGTCGTGTCCTATGTCAGCCCGTTCGCGGGCGTGAGCAACCCTGCCGGTCTGGTCGAGAATTCGACCGACATGGAAGGAAGCCAGACCTCGTACGGTTGGTGGGCTGTCCCGCCTGATCTGGAGAACCAAGTCCTTGTCGTCTTCGCGGACGGCAACACCCAGCATGGCTTCTGGATCGGCTGTCTCTATCAGCAGAACATGAACCACATGGTCCCCGGCGTCGCCAGCGGCGTGCCGACCCTGCCGCCGGATCAGCAGCAGAACTGTGGCCACTATCCGCCTGTCGTCGAGTACAACAAGTGGAGCGACGAGAACCCGAGCAATCCCCGCCGACCGGTCTTCAAGCCGCTGCACGATGGTCTGACGGCTCAGGGGCTCTATCCTGACGACGAGCGCGGTGGTTCATCCTCCAGCGCACGGCGCGAGGCCCCTTCGCTGGTCTACGGCTACAACACCCCGCGCGGCAACGCGATCTACGTGGACGACAATCCCGATAACGAGTTCATCCGGATGCGGACCCGCACCGGCGCTCAAGTCCTGATCCACGAGACGACCGGCTACGTCTACATCAACTCCAAGCTCGGCAACTCGTGGGTCGAGGTTTCGGATCGCGGCGTGGACATCTACAGCCGGGGCACGATCTCGATGCGCTCGGAAGGTTCGCTGAACATCCACTCGGACGCCTCGCTGAACATCGAAGCGGACGGTAACCTGAACCTGCGCGCTGGCGGCAACCTGACCTTCCAGTCGGCTCACCACACCTCGTTCGTCGGCAACGGCAACCTCGTCTTGGAATATGGCGGCACGATCAGCGGCAAGTCTGGCGGAAGCATCATGCTCGGCGCGGCAGGGTCGTTGCAGATGGGCGCTGGCGGCACGATCAGCCAAGCGTCCGGTGGCGCCAACATTCGTAATGCCCCCAAGCTCAGCGACAACGACGGCACGAAGGCTCCAGAGCCCGCCACGCTGGCCGCAGAGGTCGAGAAGCCTCGCGATCTTCCGGAAGTCAACGGCGAAGGCCCCTGCTACCAGCAGGACACCCGCAAGACCATCGTCCGCCGGATGCCGACCCACGAGCCCTATCCGGGTCACCCCAAGCGTGGAAGCTCCAGCACCACCGAGAACGACTCCACCGAATATGCGTCGGCCAAGGACTCCGAGAGCACCATGTCCAACGCTCTGGTCGAAGGCAACGGCACGTTCACCGACGACGATTTGACGTGGATGACCGCCTGTCTGTACACCGAGGCCAACGGTCTGGGTGATGACATGCTCGCGGCCGTGGCCCAAGTCGTTCTGAACCGCGTGGCGATCAATTACCGGGTCGTCAGCAATCCGTGGACTGGCATCAAGCATCAGGTACTGGGCCACTTCCAGTTCACCGCCTTCAACGCCTCCACGAACGAGGCGACCGAGAAAAAAGGCATCAGCATCATCAAGGGGGCCGAAGGCTCGGCGTCTTGGAAAAACTGCCAGCGTGTCGCCAAGCTGGTCATGGCCGGAACCTACGACAGCCCGGCCGTGAACAGGATCAAGGCGAACCGTCGCTGCGTGCAGTATCTGAACCTGCCCTACAGCCAGCAGCACTATCCGGGTCAGGGTTGGACGAAGTGGGCGACGCCCGCCAAGTTCGTCTCAGAGATCGGCAACCGGCCGCGCTCCCATTCCTTCTACCTGCTTTAACAAAAAGGCCCTCCATTTGGAGGGCCTTTTCTTTATGCTTTCTGGATGAAGACGAGTGCGTAGTAAGACGGCCGGACATCCACCGAGACCGAGTGGCTGTGCGCGCCACCCGAGGACAGGGATGATCCCGCGTGGGTGTGAACGCCAGCAGTGTTGATCGGGTGGCTGTGGCCAGCGCCGCCGCCGACCGCGTCGGTCTGGGACAGAGTGCCCGGCGTGACGCCCTGCGAACCCGAGTAACCGTAGCCGGAACCCTTGATCGGGACGCCAGAGCCCAGAGGGTGGCTGTGGGACGGCATTTGAGCGACGGACAGGGCCGTATCGCCGGTGACGCCACCGTGGTTGTGTCCACCGTCCGATGCGATGCTCAGGGAGTGGGTGTGATCGCCAGCAGAGCCGGTGTTGACCGATTGCGTGTTGGCGCCGCCCGTCTGGCCAGCCGAACCCAGCGTCGTACCCATGATGAAGCGGTTGCGAAGATCGGGTGTGCCGTTCGTGCCGTCGCAGAGCTTCCAGCCGCCCGGCAGTGCCGTGCCCGACCACATGATGATCGCGCCTGCGGGCATCAGGTCGTTGCCAGCTTCCTTGACCTTGCCGTTGACGACGTTGAGGTTCGCGCCGACGCCTTGGATGGTCAGCGTTCCGCTCATCGTGTCGCCGACCTTGTGGACGACAGCCGCGTCTTGAGCCAAACCGCCCGTGGTCGGGATGGTCGGACCCGCGCTGATCTCGACGACGCGGCCCTTGGCGTCCACCTTGATGGTGGGGGCGCTATAGGACACGCCAGCCGACAGGCCGGGGATGGTCGCCAGAGTGATCGGGATGTTGACGCCGGTCGAGCCGTCGAAATCGACGGACGTGGCCACGACATCGCCGTTGACGCCAATCGGAACCGGGGTGGCCAGACCGGCGGCGAGCGAGCTACCGACCGGTTGCCATGTAGCAGCGGTATCCCAGACCTTCAGACGGTTGGCCGCGCTGTCGAACCACAGTTGACCGCGCATGGGCAGGTCCGGCGCGGTGTCCGAGGCGAAGTTTTCGGTCAGGTGGCTGATGTTCTCCGAGACGATGTCGGAATAGTTCCGAGCGCCGCGACGGACCAGCTTCAGAGAGTTTTTCGTGCTGTCGTAACGAGCGGCGAGCACAGCAGCATTGTAGGACGGGTCCGTATCCGCAGGAAGCGGATTCAGGTCCAAGTAATCCTTCAAGTTGAGAATCAGTTCATCGCCATTGTTGTTCAGATTGCCACGAGTGGCGTCGCTGAATGTAATGGTATAACCGGTTGATGTAATGGACATTCAAGGACCGCCCTAGTATTGGTGATCCATTATTTAGGCGGTTGCACCACGGACATCCCCGAGGACTTGCCACGTGACATTGCTGATGCCCTGTACGGCAAGACCGGCCGCGCCGCCGGGGAACCCAGCCGCCGACGAACCCGGACCACCACCAGCCGGGCTTGACACACCCGGTTGGCCCAGATCACCACCTTTGCCGCCATTCTTGGCGCCAGCCCATTGGCCCGAGCCTTGGTTGGCGATCACGCCCGCGAAACCACCGGTCAGGGCTGTGCCGTTCTGGCCGATGAACGAGCCGGAGCGATAGGAACCACCTTGGACACCAGCGATATTGCCCGCGCCACCACCACCGGCCGAGCCGGGGTCGTCATAGGCTTCGCTTCCTGACGCACCAGAGCCACCGGCGCCACCGCCACCACCACCGCCGATCAGACCGTTGTTGATGATCGTCAGGGGCGCGCCAGCATAGATCGCGTGACCACCCGGCATGCCACCGGTCGTGGGCTTGTAGGATGAATCGTTGACGCGAACGTTGAACACGCCGCCGTAGCCGCCGACGCCACCAGCACCGGTCAGGACGCTACCGGGATTGATGATCAGGGTGACCTGCGATCCGGCCGGGAGGTTGCCCGTGCTGAACGCGAACGGGGCGGCAGTCGCCAGAGGCATGGTGCGACCTTCGGCAAGGCCGTAGGTATACCAGTGGAACTTTCCATAATTGACCGCACCGCCATTGTAGGACGCCGCGACGGGTGGAAGGTCCGCGTAGTTGTTTACGTACTGTTGCCAGTCGTATGTGGTTGAAACGGAAGCACCGAGTGTTCCGTTCAGGGTGATCGTCGCGAATACAGGCGTGGCGCCGTCCCATTGGCCGGTGTTCTGGGCCACGTTGTAGACATTGTAGTCGTAGCCGTTGGTGATCGTGTCGATGATCTCCAGACCTTTGCGGAAAGCCATCCGCCAAGCACCGGCGCTGTAGTGCCACACCTCTTTGAGTTCGATCCAGTTGCCGCTGGTGAACGTGAAGGCGCGCTTGGCCTTACGGTACGAGCCGTTGGAGAAAAGGTGGGTTTCGACAGCCATCAGTAGCGATACCAGACGTCGCCTTCAGAACCGCCGGACGGAGCATTGGGGGAAACCGTCACGCTGTAGCCGGTTTGAGCCGTGCCGTTGAACGTCCGCAGTGTCTTGTTGGCGGCGAGCGTCGAGAGTTCCGACAGTCGAGCCGGATCGGTCGGGGCGCCGGGCGACGGCAGATTGGTGATGCGCTGGTTGTTCATGTTCAGCGCGCCCGACATCGTGCCACCAGACTTTTGCAGGTAGGCGGACAAATCAGGAGCAGCGCCGGTCGGTCCGTAGCCAGCCGGGTTCGAGGCGTTGTATGGCGTGTAGCCCAGCGCGTCGATGATCATGGCGTTGTCGATGGTGACCACGCCAGTCTTGTTGGCGGTGTTGGGCGTCTTGACGTACGAGACGAAATTGGGCGGGCCGGTCCCGTCGCCGCCATTGTTCGTGATGCTGGTGATACGACCCTTGGAGTCAACCGTCAGGGCCGGGCTAGAATAGAGCGTGTTGGGCTCGTTGACCTTCGTGCCGACGCCGCCGGTCAGCAGAACAGGCATGGTCAGGATGATGGTGTTGGACAGGTCGCCCGAGCCTTCGACGTCACCGATGACGTTTAGGGTGGCCGAAGCGATCTCGACGGGCGGACCCCAACCGGCGCCGTCCCAGAGCTTCAGTTCTCCGGCGGTCGTGTCGTACCAAAGCTGGCCGATGCGCGGGGCGGGTGGTTGCGTGTCACCAGCGAAATTCTGGATCAGGCGGACGAAGTTGGTCGCGTAGCTTTGACCCCAGTCGCTGTACCACTTACCAGCAATCGACAGGCTGCTGTTGGTGGAGTTGAGCGTCTTCTGCGGGATGTCGAAAGCATCGTTCGACGTTGCCGTCGTATTGGCGATGTGATAGGTGGTATCGACCATGTTCTAAGCCTCCCTTAGACCATGAAGATTCGGATCGTGTAGACGATCTCGAATGCGCGGTTCATCGACTTCTGGACCGGGTGGAAGACGCAGTGCGTCAGCAGCTTGCCGTTGCCAAGGATCGGGTCGAAGCCCTTCAGACCCAATTCGTCGAACACATAGGCCGACTCGCTGTCGGTCTCGTTGTCGAAGACGGCCTGACCGGACGGCTCGCTGACGTCCAGCGTGCAGGTGACCACGATGTCGGTGTAGAGCGCGTTCTGCACGTGCTCGACGCGGATGTAGTTGCTGGTCGGGCGCGTGTTCAGCGGCGACATGTCATCGACCACCTTGCGGTAGGTCTGGTTGTAAAGCTGGGCAAGCTGACCCGAGGCGTTGGGCGGGAAGTAAGTCACCGCGCCCGTGCCCGTGGTCGTCGAGGCGCCGTTGCCGAACACCATTTCGTGGATGTGTCCGGTCGCGCGGTTGGACAGGCTCTGGGCGAGCGCTTCCGACATGTTCTCGAAGTGGATTTGGTTGTCCTTGTCCACCAGAACTTCGCCAGTGTCCGCGTCGCGGATTAGAACGTGACCAAACATACGGACTTTGGCATTATCCTGCATCAGTGTTTCCCAAATTATACTTGCGAGTTACAATATCGGCTCGCTGGTCAAGAATGACTTCGCCAGATGTCACGTCGCGAATGAGCAGGTGTTCCTCCATGTGAACACCACATTTCTCGCTCGCGCCCGTTTCTTCTAGGTTCTGGTCCATTGTGTCTATTTACCTGCTTATTTATCTGCTGACTTTACTCTCAGTAGAACACGATTGCAGTATTCGCGAGCATGGCTCGGCCATCATAGACGGTGCTGCTTGCAGGGTGCTTGATGCTCTTCGTCATCCGGAGGAAGACGTAGGAGCCAACGGCCGGAGCTTTGTTGAACACGACTTCAACGCCGCCGCTGACAACGCGCGGGGTGTAGTCGATGCCCGACGTCTTCCCGACCAGAGTGGGGAAGCCGGTGTAGCCATCGCTGCTGATGATCTCGCCGCTCGGGTAGCGCGCGACTTCATGGACGGCGACCACCAGACCCACCGACGAGGTTTCGCCTGCCAGCAGGAAGACCTTGTTCGAGCCATCGCCTTGGACAGCGGTGTTGGCCAGCGACAGATTGCGGTTGACCTGCTCGACGCCCATGCGCGTGTTGTACGTTCCGCGCCGCAGTTCCGAGAGCACGTTGCCTTCGACCTTGAAGTATTCGATGCGCTCACCGTTGATCCAGACGACGCCGGGATGGGTGATTTCGGTTGCGGTCGCGCCGTTGACTTCGATTTGTTCGAGGGTCGGGCCGGTGAGCACCGAGGCGTCGGCGACGGTGATGCTGGTGCTGTTGGCGTAGACGTCGGCCAAGACCGTGGTGTTCACCGACAGATCGAGGACTTCGAACGATCCCGGCGCCATGTAATTGGTCGTGCGCTCTTCGCCTTCGTCGGTGAAATAGGCGCGATCCTGACCGGGCGAAAGTTGGTCGGCCGGAACCGGCGAACCGTCCGGCGTCTGAACGCTGACGAGAACGCGGGCCTTCGGCTGGATTTCAGAGGTCGAGGACACGAAGCCGCTGTCGTACTCAAGAATGTCCAAGGCGCGGGCGTCATAGTCACCAACCAATTCCGGGGACATGGTGTCGAACGACGGCTTGGCCATCGCGATCATCCAGCCCTGTTCTTTGTCGGCCATGGTCAGGCCTTCGCCGATCTTCAGGGCGACGAGTTCTTCAGGGCGGTTGGCGTCGTTGGCCGGATCACCGAGGCCATAGTAGGATTCGTTCGGGTTGTGGACCTCTTCGGTAGAGTCTCCGCCGATGATGCCGTAGTCATAGTCGTTGTCGGTCGAACCCATTGTTCCGCCGTCGAAGACGTTGTGCTTGGGGTCAAGACCAAGCAGCGTGCGGATGTTCTTCTCTGCGGCGTCGCTGTCAGCCGGGTTGTAGAACTGCTGGATGCGGTAGGCGGCCTTGTCCACGGAAACGGGCGCGTGGACGCTGATCTCGATGATGTCGCCTTCGTCGGGCGGATAGACCAGCGTGACGGTCGTTCCCTGAATGCCGTAGTTTTCGTGCGGAACCTGCACGTCGTTGATGCGGACCACGACGATCTTGTCGGACAGGTCAATATCCACGCCGAACGACGTGGAGAGACCGCCTTGGAAATCGAAACGGGTCGTCGAGACCAGCGGCATGTGGTCGATGCGGTCGAAGAACATCCGGATGCGGAAGTGGCGAACCGGGTTCCAAGTGTTGGCGTCGTAGTTGTCGGCGCGCCACTCGGGCTTCTGGTAATTGTCGTACCAGTCTTTCCACGGATAGTTGTTCTGGATGATGGCAAGATCAGCCGGTGAGCCAATGCTGAGCGTCCGGTACTTGCCGGTGTTCGGGTCGAAATACGGCGGGAAGTCGAAATCGGTGACGCGAACAGCGGTGCTCTCGATGGGCGGCGTGACGACGCGCGTAAACTCGCGTGTCTTGACGCGATATGGCTTGACTTCGTCGATGTAGTTGAGAAGGTTCTGTGTGTTGTCCACAGGCTGAACCGGAACAGCTTGCAGCGTTTCGTTGTAGCCGCCGATGTTCAGGAACGACGTCTTGAACGCCCACGTGACTTGGTCTTGCTGTGCGTGGCAGAAATGGACCATGCTGAAGAACAACTCATTGATCTCAAGATCGGTGAGGCAATTCTGGTCACGGATCGCGCTCATCAACTGACGCAGTTCCCAGCCGCCATCGCGGTCCGGAACCTTCGACAGCAAGGTCGAGAAATTGATCAGGTCGCTGGCTTGGATAGGATCGAAGCCAATCTGCGGCCGGACTTTGTCATAGAGCTTCGAGGACAGTTGGATCGTGCCGCTCTGGCGGGCCACGACGGTCCACTTGCCATCGACGTATGCTGTCCAGACCCATGAGCCGTTGCCGTCGTCGTTGACACGTACGAAGGTCGTCTTCGGGTTGGGGTTCTCGGCCACATCGCGGGCCTTGGCGTTGGCGTAACGCACGACCGGCGGGTTGGTCGGCGAATAGCCGACCGCATACCAGTCGGTGTAGGACCAGAAATCCTGTGTGCGGTACGTCTGGTGACGCACCAGCTTCCACGTCGCATTGCCGGTGTACTGCCAGATCGTCCAGAAGCCATCGGTTAGGACGTCCCCATCGACGAGGACACGTTCGCCCACCGCCGGGGGCACGGCGCGCAGCAAAAGGGTGTCGCGGTCATGCAAGGTCTCGACGTGATAATCGTAGGACTTGGTCAGCGTGAATTCGTAATCGTGCGATCCTTCGACCGAACCGGCGATGGCCTTGGCCGTCCACACGCTCCACTGGGGCGCGTCTTGGTTGCCCAGACCGTCAACGAGCACACGGATACGGCCGCCAGCGTCGAGGGTGTTGGTGATGGCCGGATCAGCAAGCAGAGCATCGCGCTCTTGCAGGGTGTAGACGTGTTCGTCGAATTCCGTAGCGGGAGGCAAGGCCTCAACCGAAGAGACGCCGACTTGCTGGCGCCAGATCAGATATTGATCGACGGGCGTTTCTTGCGTGAAGGCGCTGGCCACCTGCGTGCGATCAGCCACGACAGCCGTGCGCGCGAGGATGATGTTGAGCATCGAGACGAACGAATTTCGTGCCGCGAGTATACCCGCGCCAGTCCCATCATCCGCAAACATGCTTTGGCCGGGCTGCAAGCCGACCGTGCCGCCCTGCCCGTAAACAGCAAGCGATCCAGAGCTATTCTGTACCATGCCTGTATTTAGGAACAGAATAACTCTGGCTTTTACGGATAGCCGCCGGTCGGGCCTTGGCTCGGATAGGTGAATTGGACCATACCCGGACGACCGCTTCCGCCCGGCCGTTGCTTGGGCGTGGTGCGATCATGCGATCCCGCGCCGCCGCCGCCAGAGCCGAAGCCAACGCCGTCGCCACCGGCCGAAGCCGCGCCTTGGGCTGGGGGTCCAGCCGTGCCTCCCGACGATCCTTGGAGCGGTCCTGCCGCACCAGAGCCGCCCGGTGTGCTGGCGAAATCGTTCGTGCCTCGCACGCCGTCGAGGCCACGCGCGCCGCCCGGAGCGCCGCCGTCGCCACCAGCAGGGATGAGGCTGTCCGTGCCGCCTTGGCCGCCCTTGCCGCCCGATGTGTTGAACACCGGCGTGCCGTTGAGCAAGACCGTCGTGCCGCCGCCGTCAGCGCCCTTGAGGCCAGAGGCCGCAGCGCTCGCGCCGACTCCACCGTCACCGATGATGAAGCTGAAGACTTGGCCCGGCGAGCAGGGGACTTCGACCTGATGGTAATAGCCGCCGGAGCCGCCACCACCGCCACCGGAGCCGTTGCCGCCTTCGGTCGAGTTGCCGCCACCACCGCCACCGGCAATGACCCAGTGGAACATGACTGCTGTGACGCCAGCCGGAACCGTCCAGTCCTCGTTGGCCGTGACCGTCTTGATCAGCGGCGCGACGCTGGAGACCAGCATGCTGAAGGTGCGAGGCAGGGTGACCGTACCGTCGCTGACCGTGGCCGTGAACTCGAAGGTCTGGTCAGAGCCGGTCGAGGCATATTGGTAGGTCGGGTTCTTGTACGGCGCGCCGTTAGTGGCGTTGTTGTTGAAAGTCTGCACCGAAGAGGTGTTGCTGACCATCAGGTTCTGAACGAGCGCCGCGAAGCCGCCGGAGCCGCCTTTCCAGACCAGATTGTAGGTGTAGACGCGCGCACGTCCCCACGCCGCGTTCGGCGGGCTCTGGACGGTCTTGGAGCGAGCAACCTGCGTACCCGGATTGACATTCGGGTTGCCAACGTTGCCGTCTTGGATGGCAGCAGACGTCGAGATAAAGGCGTCGTTGATGTCGTACCAAGCAATGTCAACGCCGAATGTTCCCGACTGGATGTTGTAGGCCAGAGCGGTGTACTGATAGGTGTACGGGGAGTTGCCATAGACGGCGAATTTGTCGCTCTCGGCGATGCTCGTTCCTTCGTTGACGTCCATCGAGCCAGCATCTTTGCTGATGTAGATGTACGGGCCACCTTCCGGATGCCACTTGCCCATGGATTTCCACGCGCCGCCGCCTTGGATCATCCACGGGTCGAACACGAGGTTGTCGGTCGGCTGCGTGGCGGGCGTCAGGCTGGTCGGATTCGGAGAGACCACGGTGGTTTGCGGGAGCGTGCCGAACAGCACGCCATCGGCGCCAAGCGTCACGCCTTGCGGCAGGATGCCAGATTGCAGAGCGAACGTCAGCGGATCGCTGTCGGGGTCGTGGGCCTGCAAAGCGTAGTTGAACGGGTCACCGCCACGGTACGTGCCAATCGAGCCAGCAGGCGTGTCCCAGACCGGCGCGCCGTTCGGGATGACCGTGATGGTCATGTGGAATTCACGCGGAACGGCAGTCTCGCCATCGGTCGCGCTGATCGTGAAGGTGTAGGTCGTTGTGGTGGTTGCTGTCGCCGTGCCCGAGATCGTGCCACCAGCCGACAACGTGATGCCCGGCGGTAGAGAGCCACCCGTCACGGCGAAGGACACAACTTGACCTTCCGGATCGGTAGCGACCACGGTAGCGAACGTGCCGGTCTGCCCGGCGATGAACGAACCAAGCTCGCTATCGGTCACCCAGACCGGAGGCAGGTTGGCGGCGATGGATTTGATCGAGAATTTGCGCTCGACCGAGAACTCGCCATCCGACACAGCGACCGTGAATTCCGAGTTGGAACCGCTGGCCGAGATCGTCGAGGACTTGAATTCGAAGACGCCATTCGAGAACGGCGGGCCATCAACGCGCGCGCTTGGATCAGCGGCGTAATTGTGCTGGCCACCGTCGCGCGGGAAGGCCGTGCGGTTATAGCGGATGCGCGAACTCAGGCTGTCGTACGACGAATTACCCGGCCACGTGTAGGAGCACTGGATTGTGATCCACTGGTTCAGTGGCCAAGCGGCCGTGTCGAAGAAATCGTAGCCAACGTTGGTCGGATCGCTGATGTAGCCAAGGCCGGAGCGATTGCCGAAGATGGGCGTACCCACCTGACCTGTCAGTCCGTCGAACACGGGACGAATGTAGGACGTCACGCCATTGGTGGGCGCGACCGTCTTGCGGGCCACGATGCGGCAGATGTAGGTCTCACCGACGACGGGTTGGATTTGAGATTTGTCCGTGATCGACAGCGATTCACCCGGCAAGGTGCGGAACACCTGCGTGCCATCGCTGAGAAGGAAAACGTGATCGCCTGCCGGGACCGGCTGGGAGTTAGGGCTGGATTGGTTGAACGTGTACCAATCTTGCGTCGGCGGCGCCGGAGGCGTGGACGGCTGGATCGTACCTTCGATCAGGCCCGTGGGGCTGAGCGTCAAGCCAGCCGGAAGCGTGCCGCTGACCAGCGTGTACGACAGGACGTCGTTCTGAGGGTCAGTCGCGGCGAGTTGAACCGAATATGGCGAACCTTCGTCACCATCGACCAGCGCGCCTTCAGCGGTCACCCAGACCGGCGGCTCGTTCTTGTTGCGGACGTGGATGGTGAAAGTACGGGTGCTGGACAGTGCCGAAGAGGGTGTATTCGGGAACGCCGGGTCATACTCGCGCGGATAATCCGTGACCCGGATCGGGATAGTGTAGGTCTGGTCGGCGTCAACCTTCGGAAGCACGCCAAAGAACACGCCATTGTTGAAGATGACGCCGTCAATGCCGTTGGCCAGTGGCACAGGCAGTTCGCCGTCGATCAACTCGTAAGTCAGGGTAGCGTTGGCGTCGTTGTAATCCTCGTACTCGGGATCGAGCGCCGTGACGCGGAAACGAACCGGTGTTTCCTCCAATTCGTCACAGATCACACCCGCGTTGGTGATCCAAACGGGAGCAAGGTTGCGGTGCTTGACGAGGATCGAGAACCCTTGGCGGATAGTGCTCGCGCCGTCCGACGCTTCGATGACGAAATTCCACGTGTAATCGCCGTAGAGGAAACCGAAGCCAAACGAATCCGGCGGAAGGTGAGACAGGCTCGCGGTCAGGCCATCGCCCGTTCCGATCTCACCGGTTTCGGGGTCGAGATAGAAATTGAGCGGGAGCTTGCCTTCTGCCAGCCGGAAGTAAACGGGCTGACCGTCAGGGTCAACCGCCGAGACACGGCCTTGGAAATGCTCGCCTTCATAGCAAACATGACCGGTGATGCCAAGGCCAAGAGCGCCCTCATACTGTCCAATCAAGTTTTCGATGGGATAGTAGGAGTGCGCTCCAAGCAGATTTTCGGGAATCTCGACGAAATGAACCATACCAATATTTAGGGTCAGTTCGTCTTGGTGATCGTTGACGTAAAGGTGTCGAGAACTTTGTTCCCATCAGACACGTTGGTTACCGTGAAGACGACCGATGTCGTGTGGAAACCACCGAAGCGGAACAGAACAGTGTTGTTGTTCGAGACTTGGAATTCGAACGTGTCTTGACCTTGGATCATGCTCGACGGCAGGCCCACTCCCGCCACATAGACGGCGAGGTTTTCGCCCTGCGTAAGGATGCGGTTACATTTGACGCGCAGCGTGATCGGCGGATAGATGCCCGTGATCGTCTGGTTGTTGGTGTTGCCACCAACACTGACGCCCGGAATGTACGAGTCATCGGTCGGGCCGACTGCGGCCGAGTTCGTCCAGTTGACCGGATCGGGCGTCACGTCATTGGTCTGGGTGACCGTGGACGTGAACGTGTCGAGCACGGTGTTGGAGTCCGTCACGTTGACCACTGTGAAATTGATCGACGTCGTGTGGAAGCCGCCGAAGCGATAAAGGATTTCATCCTGATCGTTGACCGTGAACTGGATCGTGTTCTGGCCTTGGATTATGCTCGACGGCAGGGTCGCGCCGTTCTTGTAGATCGCAAGGTTTTCACCCTGCGTGAGCATACGGCTGGCCGTGATCTTCAGCGTGATCGGCAGGTTGATGCCCGTGATCTTCTGCATGTTCGTGTTGCCGCCGACGCTAACACCCGGAATCCACGACTCGTCGGTGTCGCCAATGGCGGCCGAATTGGTCCAGTCCAACGGATCGGGCGTGATGTCCGGCTCGTTGGTCTTGTCCACGTAGGAACGGAAGGTGTCGAGCACCGCGTTGCCGTCCGTCTGGTTGACGACCGTGAACAGCACGTTGGTGTCGTAATAACCCCCAAAGCGGAAGATGATGACGTCTCCGTTGACGATGTCAGCCAGCGTGATCGAGTTCTCACCAACAACCATCTGAGTCGCCGCGTCAGTGAGAGCCGTGCCGTTCTTGTAAACGGCGAGATTTTCACCATTCACCAGAGTACGCGAGCAAGTGATCTTCAAGGTGATGGGCACGTTGATGCCGGTGATCGTTTGGCTGTTGGTGTTGCCACCAACGCTAACGCCCGGAATAAACGAGTCATCGGTCGGACCCGAAGCGTAGGTGTCGTTCCAGTTAAGCGGGTCCGGCGTGCGGTCGGCCACGAAGACGTAGTTGATCGTCAGCGTAAAGGTGCGCGCCACTGGCGGATTGCGACCGTCTGATACCGTGACCTCGAACGTGTACGGCGTGGTCGCCGTCAGGTTCGGCGTCGTGCCGCTGATCAGGCCGGTGCTCGACATTGTCAGGCCAGCAGGCAGGGCGCCGTTGACGATGGCGAAGGTCAGCGGATCGCTATCCGCATCGACGGCGACCAGTTGCAGGCTATAGGGCGCGTTGACACCGATGTTGCCCAGCGACGCGGCCGTCTGCCAAACCGGCGGCGTGTTTGCCGTCTTGGCGTTCAGCGTGAAGGAGCGCGGTGTGCGGCCGTCTTCCTGATCCACGGCGTAGATCGTGAAGGCGTAATTGCCGCTCATGGCCGGGGTTCCAGACATGAGACCCGAGGCCTGATTGAACGTCACACCCGGAATGATTTGGGCGAAATCGGAAACTTCCGTGCCCGAAGACGTAGCCGCCACGTACGTGATCGGACCACCTTCCGGATCGGTCGCCAGCATCTGCACCGACAGCGGTTGGCCTTGCTCGGCCTGCGGCAGAGCCCCTTCGTCCGGCGAGACCCAGACCGGCGGAACGTTCGGCGCTTTGATCGTCAGCGTGAAGGTGCGCGGCACGGCGAAGCGTTCGTCCGAGACGATGACCGTAAACGGAGTGACCGTAACCGAGCCGATGGGCGGGTTGGTATAGCCCGAGATCAGGCCTGTCGCCGGGTCCAGCGTGACGCCGTTCGGCAAGACAGAGCCCTTGGCCAGCGCGTAGGTGAGCACCGGCGAGTCCACGTCGGTAGCAACCAGTTGGAAGCTGACCGCGCCAGTGAAGATGCCGATGGAGCCCGCCGGGGTGACCCACTCCGGAGGGAGCTTGGGGATCAGCGAGCGGATGTGGAACGTGCGGGTGATCGTCTCCGGGCCGTTCGTCGCCGTCATGGTGAAGTACCAGACTTGGTTGACGTACGGCGTGATCTCGCCCGTCAGCACGCCAGTGTTGGACAGCACCATGCCCGGAGGCAGGGTCGAGTCTGACGTCAGGGCGTAGGTGATCGGCGTGGTCGAACCATCGGCGGTGATGGCGACCGGGTTGATGCCCAGACGGCATTCGATCAGCCCAAGGTCTTCCGGCGTGACCCATGCCAAGGAAGCAGGCGTCACCACGGCGTTGTCGTCCGTGCGGTCGGTTCCCCAGTTGTCGGGCTGCTCATTGGTCGGTTCCTCAGCGGTCGGGATAATAGGCGCGCGGGCCGTATCGCGCTTGCGGTCGTCGAAACCGACGAGGCTGTCGCGCAACTTGTCCCAGAGCCATTCCGGCGGCAGGGACCGCTCATCGTTCGGACGCAGCAGCATCCATTCGTCGTGCACGACGCCTTCGTAGTGATCGTCGATCTCGATTTGCAGGACCGTGCCCGACAGTGCCGCGCCATCGGCCGCATAGTCGAACGTGTCGTCCAGATAGAGACCAATGTCGGCCACCAGCAGGGCGTTGGGCATGATCGGCGCGATCCACGGTAGATCGAGCAGTTGCGGGTCGGTGATGATCCGCGCTACGGTCGAAACCGGCATGCTCCGACCACTGACGTTCGGCGTGATCGTCTTGCCCTTGATCCAGTAGTAATAGGCCGTCACGTTGCCGTAGACGGGGTCGTATTCGTTGATTTCCACCCAGCGCGGGGCATCCGCGTCGAGTACGGTTCCTTCATAGGTTCCGGTCGTGTCGGTCAGCGACAGTTCGGTGTACTGCACCGGCGAGACGAGGTTGCGCGTCCACTCGTAGACGTCAACGCTGGTGTCCGGCGCGATGTGGTTCCAGTGACCGGCACGGTAGGACAGTTCGGCGTCGTAGCGTGCCTGATCGGTCAGGCCGAAGATGACGTCGTCGGTTTCGGTTTCGAGGAAACGAACAGCGCGCAGGTCCCACCAGACGCGGCCGATCTGTGCCTTGCCCCACGATCCGCCCGGAGGCGGGTTCTTGTCGAGCGCGGTCACGGCGACGGCCGCCGTGATGTTGACTTCACCGCCGGTCGTGTAGACGGCCGGGTCGTAATCGAGCTTGAAGTCGATCTCGCTTTCGGCGCGGCCGATGATCTTGCCAGCCAGCGGGGCCGACAGGTTCAGGTGGTTGAGGACCAGCGGTTCGGGTTGAATCGTTGTGTTGTTGATTTTCGTCTTCAGGTCGTAGATCAGCGACGAGGTGAAACGCGAAACATCGACGCGCTTGGGCTGAACGCGAACGATCCGCCAGTACGGAACGTCAACTGTCAGGGTGATGCCGTCTACGTCGTAGTCGTCGGTTTCCTGTTGTGCGGTCGAGCGCTTCATCACGCGCCACGGTGTGCCGTCCACGTAGGCCAGATCGTCGTCCTTGGAACCGATGCGCGAACGCATTTCGGCATTGAACGCCGAGACGCTGTTGAAGCGGACGCTCTTGAGGATGCGGACTTCCGGACCGACCATGCTGTTGGTGACGAAATCGAAACCACGCTTTCCCGTGGTCAGGACTTCGAACCAGTCTTCCGACACGGCCGAGATCGTTTGGACACCGTCCAGTTCCGGTTCGCTCATGGTCGAGCCGCCGAACACGATGTAGCGGCCGACGTCCATCAGGGACAGTCCGTGCGGTCGCGCCATCTTGATCCGCATCGCGGTGGTCGTCAGGGTCGGGTCTTCAGCGAAGGTGATCACGTTGGAGACCGTATTCGGCTCCCCATCGCTGCTCAGTTCGTAGACGCGGTAGACGTCCCAGCCGACGTTGCCTTGGATCGACAGCTTGATCGGCTGCATTTCGTAGATGGCGTCGGAGTACGGAACGGGGCCATCGTCCGGATAGGTGCGGTTGACACGCACGCGGCTGCGGGCCGACACGAAGGCTGGCGAGGACGGACAGGTCCACGTTGCGGTGATGTTGTACCACTTGCCGATCTCCCAGTTATCCGTGGAGATCATGTCCTTCGTCGAGTCGTATCCGAAACCTTCCTTGTGGCCCAGAGCGCCGGTGACAACGCCATCGGCATCGAACGCATCGAACGCCGGGCGGACAAAGCTGGAGACGCCATTGGAAACCGCCACGATCTTGCGGATCGGGAACGTCACCGTGTAGGTGTGGCCGGGGATGGGCGTGAAGGTGTCGTCATTGCTGATGAACGGTGCTTCACCCGGCGCCGAACGGAAGACCGAGCGGCCTTCATTGTTCACGACCGTGTTCGCTTCAGCGCGCGTCTGGGTCGCGCCATCCCAGTACCCGTCGTGATAGTCGCCGACGTAGTAGAACTTGGCGTTGGCTTGGTTCGAAGCTTCGGTGACCAGCGGGGTCTCGTGAACCCAAATGTTCTCGCCCGTGGACATCAGAGCGTTATTGGCGACGTCGTAGAGAGCCGGGACATCGTCGTAGCTGAACGTCGTGTACTGGACTTCATCCAGACGCACGTAACCGGCCACCGGCAGGTCACCGTTGACGCGAGCATAGCTGTCACGCTTGGGGAAGGCGAGTAGCGGATTCTCAGGACGTTCGATCCACTTTTCGTCCAGACCATCGGCGACGCTGTCAACCAGTTCGACGTAGTCCAGCGCGGAGTCCGAGGCTTCGCCGGTGCGGAAGTGGATGATCTGCGGGTTGCGCTTGACCTGCGACGAACCCAGCAGGAACGCAATGCGGTTGCGCGCGTCAACGGCACCGTATTCGTCCAGCTTGATCGCCCACTCTTCGAGGAATTTCAACTCGCGCGATTGCTCGACGAAATCAGAGCGCAGCAGCTTGTTGAACGCGCCGGGCGCGCCCTTCTGGTGGATCAGGCCTTGGAAGAATTCGAACTGCTCGACGTCCGACAGTACGAGGCTCGACAGGTAATCGCGGTTGTCGTAGCCGATGATGTGGCGAGCGTGGTCACGAAGGGTGGTGTTGTCGGCCTGCTCGATGTCGAACATCGTCAGCAGATCGTCGGCCGCCTTCACGAAGTTGGGTTTGACCTCATCGTTGGTGATGATGTAGCCCGGAGCATCCAGACGACCAGTCCAATTGGTCGTGCGGCGGCCGATCAGACGCAGACGAGGCTGACGCAGGTTGTACAGCGGCTCGTAGATGATGTCGCTGAAGATCGTCTTATTGCTGAAGATCAGCAGGTGTTCGATCTCGCTGACGTTCACGCGGGCGCTGTAGATGTCGCCGGTTTGCGACAGGATTTCAGTTTCCTCGTCCAGACGGTTGACGACGATGTTGCGGCGGTCGATAGGCGTGCCCGTCCGGTCAAGCAGACCGTAAACGCCGTTGATCGGCGTCAGGGTGTCCATCGTGATGCCCTGCTCGATATAGAATTTCAGGCCCGAGGCTGACGGAGACAGGGCGACGAACGCGCCGATGTCCCAGTTGAGTTGCGACCAACCGAGGAATTCCTTGACCGACCCCGACCAGTTCAGGACTTCGTTGTTGCTGTCGGTCTGGTCGAAAATCCAGCCGCGCGATTCAAGATAGCGCTCGTACCCCAGCAGGAAGTCAGCCACGTCTTGAACGGTGGTGAACAGCGTGCCGTACGGAACCTTGCGGACGAAGCCTGTGCCCAGCAGATAGGTCGTGACGCGCGGCGCCTGCACCGGAACCGAGCCGGATGCTGTCCAGAGGTTGGTGTCGAAATTGGTCGTGCTGGTGTGGCTGGAGTTGGCCACGTACACCGTGCCAAGGTAGCTGACCTTGGTGTTGATCGGGTAGTAGCGGTTCGGTTGCCACGAATTGATGACCGGGTCCGGCGTGTCGCTGAGCGAGATCGAGCCCTTGGGGCCACCGACCATCGGTTCGATGATGTTGAAGACCGGCGAGCGCGTGTCGTAGCCGATCACGCGATAGCCCGTGCCCGTCCATTCGATCAGTACGCCGCTGTAGACTTCCTCGCGGATCGACGGCGAGTGGTAGAGTTCGAGAACGACGTCTTCAGCCGGGATGTCACCGAAGTTGTCGGCCATCGCGCGCAGTGTGTCGGTGGCGGTGAACCCAGCCATCTTGTGAGCCAGACGCACGGCAAGACCGCGTACTGCGTTACCGAACGACGATGGGTCCTGACCCTTGAACAGCATGTAATCGCCCAGCCATTGCTGGACGCCGGTCGCGCTGACGCGGGCCGTGCCTTCTTCGTTCAACTCGCCGTGGACGTAGACTTCACTGTTGAGCGGACGGTTGCCGGTAGGCATGTAAATCCATTGCCCCGAACCGTCCTGCTGGATGTTGATCGTGTCCCAGCCCTGCTCGACAAAGCGCGCAGGCTTGGCGAGGAAGCCCGCCAGAGACATTGCGAACGGGTAGGACACCGAGGTCCGCCACTTGTACTCTTCGGGGCTCCAGTCGCCCATTTTCCACGGCTGCGTGGCCTGCTGGTAGGTCGGCGCCGTCAGGACGATACCGGCCGCGATGGGGTCCATCAGGCGGCCTTGATCGTCGATGGGCAGGACGTCGTACAGCGTCGGGCGAGCCCAGCGTTCGAACGTGCCTGCACGAACACCGCTGCGGATCACGCCGTCGCGCATGTCGTCCCACAGCTTGGTGTTGCCACGGGTGTAGGGAGCAAGGCCGTACTCGGCGTCCCAGTAGGAAGGCTTCTCGGAGAACCCGACCATTTCCCAAGGCGCGATGTGCGGGCGGAAAGTGTCGAAGTACTTGACGTAGATACCGCGCCAGTTGCCCGGCAGGTGATCGCCATCACGGTCCAAGCAGGTCGAGTAATTCCACGTGAACGGGGCGTCGTTGACGAAGCCGACGTTCAGGCGATAATCGACGCGGTTGACCTGAGCCCAACGCTCGAACGACGGTTCGAGGATGGCGTTGATCTCATCAACCGAATAATCGCCCTCATAGTACTTGCCGCCAACCTCGTGCTCAAGGTCGAACACCGGCTCTGCTTCAGTCTTGAAAGCAGCCGGGAGGTTGTCGTAGATGCGCTTCTCGAACGACAGACGAATGGCGTCGATGAAGTTGCCGAAGTTGGGCGTGGTGATGTCGCCAAGACCATCGACGAGCGAGCCATCGTGTCCGCGAATTTTCAGCTTCGGGGTCGAGAGCGTGGTGTCGAGTTCCATGCGCGGCTTGGTTGCCGACCACACACCGAGATAGGTCGGCGTCGGCGGGATGAAGTACTGGCCGCCAGCCATCATGTTCAGAGCGAACGGGAAATCGGTTGTCTTGCTCAGACGCAGTTGGGCCAGAACCTGATCAACCCACGTGGAGACCGGGTCGTTCTCCGTCAGCGTTCCGTTGGTCTGGAGTTCGAGGATCGTCTGGACGAAACGGTTGCGGAAGCGGACGTATTCCTGCTCGGCGTAACGGATCGAAGACGGCAGGTCGAACTTGGAGTCCGAGGCAAGCAGCATCGTCTTCAGCAGCGGTGCGCGGTGCTGGAGAATCTTGTTGCCGTGGCCCAATTCCTTGGCCGTGTCACGCCAGTTGTTGGTGGTGTAAGGATCGCCGATGAACCCGACTTGTTCCTTCATGACCTCGCTGAAGTGGTCGAACCACTGGTTGCGCGAGATCGTCGCCACCTCGAAATTGCCGGGGTTGGCTTGCAGGTTCAACGGGATTTGGTAGACGCCGTCAACCAGTTCTTGGCTGCTCGATTTCTCGACCGGGAACCAGCTATTGGAGTAGCTGTCCGTGTCCACGAAACGGTAGTAATAGTAGCCGCTGACCTCGCCGCCAGTGTAGGTGACGCGGTTGACGATGGGATCGACTTCGAAGATCGGCTGGCCGTATTCGTTGTACACGAGCGGGAAGCCAAGGTAGGCGTCATCCGTGCCAGTGCCGACCTTGTAGGAGAACAGTTCCGAACCAGCGAAGTCGCTGTTGTTGTAGACGTTTCCGTCCGACAGCGCGTTCTGGTCAGCGTCGTACAGCATGAACAGCGGCGGGGTTTCGCCCGTGTTGGCGCGCACCCATGCGATGCCGTTGTACCAGTATTCGATTTGGTCGGCGAACACGCTCTCTTGCAGAGCGCGTTGCTCCGGCGTCAGGTTCACGCCCTTACCGGGTGACAGGCGAACGATGTCGCCGATGCGCGGCTCACCGGCCATGACCAGTTCGACGACGTCCACGGTGGCGCCGGACGGAAGCGGCGTGTCGGTGTTGGACACGGCTTCATAGATCAGGTTGTTCAGTTCAGGTTCCGGCGAAGACGTCTGCATGACGAACAGGCGGTCCTGCGGTTGCAGAACGTAGCCGTTGTCCACGACAACCGATCCGACCACCGCGTCGTCCGCGACTTCATCGGCGATGCCGTAGCGAGGATCGCTCAGGCGGCCGAGGAACTTGCCGTTGATGCGAGACAGGTTGACCTTCTCTTCGTCCCAGACGTTGTCGTCCCACGGATAGATGTCGAAGTTGTCGGCGATGGTCGCCTGCTCGCTGGTCAGCAAACCTTGGACGTCGGTCAAACGGCGCGAACCGTAGTTGAACAGTTCGAGGTTGGGTAGGAATTCGATGATCGGACGCGCGGCCTTGCGCGCCGTCATGTCGAAGCCAGACCATTCAAACGAAGACTTGTGGACCCAGAGGTTGCGACGGGTCCACGGGCTCTTTTCGTTCGAGCGCCGGTCGATCACGACGTAATGGGCGACCGCGCCGCCGGGATTGTTGGAATAGTCCGGGGTCAGTTCGATGGAGGTTCCGACGCCGTCGAAGAAGACGCCGCGCGCGGTTTCCTTCGACGTGCCGATGCCGTCGATCAGGCGAGCATGCGTTCCCGACGTTGCGTTGATTGCCTCGTTGGCCTTGGTCCAGAAATTCTCGTTGAACGTCGGGCCAGCCGCGTGCGCGCGCACACAGCGATAGGCCGTGCCGTTACCCTGCCGGTCGCCGACATAGACCAGTTCGCCCACGGCGTACTGACGCGGAACGTTGGCGGTGTAGATGTCATTGACCATGGTCGGCATGGTCGAGACCCATGCGATCAGCGAGTACAGCGCCAGCGAGGCGCGGCCGTTGATGACCTTGGTCAGATCGCCATAGCGGATCGTCTCGATGACGTCGCCAAGTTGTAGGTCGCCGGTCTGGATCGTGGCGTAGCCAGCCGAGTCGAAGTTGGCGGCCACAGCTTCGCCATTGACCAGAACGACGTGGCTTTCCACGGTGGTCGGGAAGGTGATGTCGAACACGTCGGGAAGCTTGTAGGTCGCCGAGGAATTGCCGTCGTAGGTGTAGACCGCGCGTTCGGCGCGCAGGTTCATGGTCACCCGGTCGGCTTCTTCGTCCGTGAGCGATCCCAACCAGTAATATTGGAAGGGGTTGTTGAGCTTGTCGAGGTCAACAGGCGGCGCCCACGAGTAGTATTCGCCTTCGAACAGGCGGCTGTGGTTGCTGACAATCGAGCCTTGCGATTGCAGATAGTTGATCAGATCGTCGTAGCACAGGCTATGTGCAACCGCGCTTGTATTGTCCAGCGAGACCATGGCAGGCTCAAGCTGGTAAGCGGCACGGGCCGCCGTAGGCTCTTCAATATAGAAGTCCTTGGCGGGATCGTAATACGCAGGCTTCTGGCCGATGTATCCGCTGATGGGTTCCGAAGAGCCCGGCTGGAACAGGGGGTCAATTGCCGTCGCAAAGAAATTCTTGAGGACGTCCGTCTGCAACACAGCCGGAAGCTGGTTGATCAAACGACGCTTGTAATCGCTAGTAGCCATGCCTGTATTTACTACCCCATTAACGCCGTATATTTAGCCGAGGGGGATTGACACGGTCTGGTTTCCCAATTATTCTGTTGCCAGCAACAGAGGAGAAGACGAGTGGCTAAAATCACTGCACTGAATTGGGCCAAATCCATCGCGGCTCAAAAGCAGCAATTCGAACACCAAGACGACCACGTCGCGGAACTTCGGGCTGCTGGTTATCTGGCTGCGGCCAACTTCATGTTGCTCCGCACTGAACTGGTCACGCCGCACCAGATGCGCGCCGCGCTGGAAACCAACGACACGCAGAAAGTCATCGACGCTGCGACCGCGATGTGGAACGCCCTGAACCACATGGCCAACCCACCGCTGATCCGCCTGAAGGCCGCCGTCGAGGTGGTCACCGGCGTTCCGCTGGAAGCCGATTGATGGCCGGGTTCCTCATCGGCTTGTTTCTGGGCGGGCTCACCTATGGTGGGCTCGCTCTTTTCCACTGCGTCTGGGGCGTGTGCCTGACCTTCGCCCTGATCGTCTTCCTCGGATGCTGGTTGGGCGTCTGCCTTTTCGACGGTGACACCAACTGGTTTGATGGGATCGGTGGGTTCGACTGAACCCACCGTCTTATCGGATACGCAGGTTGGAAGACGTGTTGCTCGAAATGATCACGACGTCAGCGACCTGAGCCGTCGAAATGAACAACTCGTCGGAACGGCTGCGGACTTCGAAGCCATCGCCGAAATTCGACGAGGCGTTCAGCGGAACCAGAACGCACGACGAAATCACGTTCGCCAGACGCTGGTGGATGTAGGCCGTCAATTCGGTGAAGTAGAACGTCTCACCGAAATCCCAGAGCGACGCATCGAAATAGTCGTTGACGGCGCGGATCAGTTGTGACGCGATCTCGCCATCCGACAGCGTCGAGTTGGGGAGCTTGACGACCTTGAACTGCGAGCGAAGCTCGTCTGCCGCGCCGTTGCCGAACAAGAATTTGTACCGGGCCGGGCGCCACACCATTCCATCCGAGAACATCCGGTAGTCTTCGAATTGCTCGAAGGCCAGACGAAGGTCCAGTTCGGTCGGCGGGGCCGGGATTTGCGACGGATCGGCGCCGGACTTGATCCACAGGCGCGTCAGATAGTCGTACTCCGACGTCAGCACGAACATGTCGTGGGTGTTAGTCGGCGACGGGTCGATGCGGTGGTCGGTGTCGGCGTAATGCTTCCACTGGAAATCCAGCGTGGACGGCGTCGTCCAATCACCCGTTCCCGGCGTGGTGACCACGGCGTTGGCGTTGATCCAGCGCGACGCGATGTTCGCGCCACGGCCGATGCCGTAGGTGTAGGTGGACGGACGCTGCATCAGCCAGCCGGTGCTGGTCTGCATCCAGAACGAGTTGTTGCGGGCGACCGTGTTGGACGTCAACTGGAAAGCCAGCGTGCCGACCGGAGCGAGCGTGGTGTTGGCCGCGATGCGCGTGGTCTCGGCTTCGAACACCGTGACGTTGCTGATCGGGGTCGAGCCGTAGTTGGTGTCGGACGCCCAGAACAGGTAGGTGTTGCGGGTGTCGGCGTCGGCCACGCGGCTGAACAGGTCCGGATCATCTTGGTAGCCGTTCAGGTTGTTGTCGGCCAGCGTCACCGTCGTGCGTCGCGGGTTGGCCGAACCGTCGCGGTTCAGATAGATGCGGTCGATGTTCAGGTCATAGTCGCGACCAAGGCCACGGCCCAAATCGTTGGTCAGGTCTTCATTGACCTTCTTGATACGGACCAGATCGTGCTTGGCCAGACCCGTTTCGGAGTCTTGGGCCTTGCGACCGTCGTTGTACCACTGGACCTGCTTCAGGCTCTCGAAGACGTAGCGCATGCCTGCGGCTTGGATCGTCCAGACACTGCCCGGCGCGTAATCCACGGCCATGATCTTCGTCCGCGTGCCGGTATCGGTCGGGACAGCGGTCAAAGCCGAGGCGTCGGTGATCACCCACGGCGAGCCGGTGGTCGTGTAATCGTACCAGATCGTGAACGAACGGTTCGACGTGATCTTGGCGGTGATGGCCACGGTTGCGGCCGAGTCGAGCGAGGCGTTCCACGGTGGAACGATCTCGACGATCTGCGCGCCATCGGGAGCATTGATCGACAGAGCGACCGGACCTGCCGAACCCGCCGACGACGGCTCATAGGCATCGGTCGTCGTGCCCGTCACCGAGGCGATGGTGGCCCAGAACTGCTTGCCGCCGGACGACATCAGCAGGGTGGCGCCGGGGATCATGCGCGGATCGGGCGTGGACGGGTTGCCATTGGTGAACGATCCGGTGCTGCTGAAGCTGTTGTCCGACGATGCGCGAACCCACGTGGTCGCCAAATTCGGGGCCGAGCCCTTGTTGAGCAGCAGGAAGCGCGACTGGTCGCTGACCTCTTGACGCTGGAGCATCGGCTGAATGTAGTTGGTGATCAGTTCCGAAGCAGAGGCGTTCAGCGCCAGCGGCACTTCAGTGTAGAGGTTGTACGGCTCGCGGAAGAAAATGCCATCGTCCGAGAACACGTTCAGGTCTTGATATGTACCGGTCGGGTCGTTGAGGTCGATGAAACGGCTATGGCCGGAGTAGACACGGTTGACCGCCTTCAGCTTCACAGCAAGGTTGCTCTGTAGCGGGAAGGTGTTGTAGTCTTCGCCGGACACCATGCGGTTCTGCGTGGCATAGACGGAAGGCGCGCGGGCCTTGATCTGGTCGTCGGTTTCGCGCGGCGTCGAGTTCGACACAGACTCTTGCAGCGAGAACGTCAGGGTCAGGTTCTTCGGGACGCCGCGACGGTTCGTATAGGGGAGCGTCAGCTTCACCCGGTTGATGTCGCTCGGCTTGATCTGGTATTGCAGGCCGTTGGACACGCGGTAGGTGCTGCGGATGTTGCCGACCGGCACGGCGCCGAAGCGACCGTCCGAGAAACGCAGGCTGATAGCGTCTTCGTCTCGCGTGATCACCGAGAAGATGTTGCGGATCGAGGCGTCGTAGTTGTTGTAGGTGATGTTCTCGTTGTAGATCGCCGGGACCTTCGCCCAGTTGGCCGTGACCGTGCCGGAGTCCGTGACCGTCTGCACCCAGACGTCGGTGTCATTGATGCCGTTGGTGTTCAGGTCGATGACGCGGTTCTCCACCGGCGTCGAAATACCGTAGGTCTGGCGCTGGGTCGTCCCCTGCTTGAACAGCATGAAGAAGCCGGTCTGGCTGCTGGAATTGCCGTTGCCGTCGTTGCGGTAGGTCAGGTGGAAGGCGTTCTCGTCGTTCGGATCACGCTCGTAGAAACCACCACCATCGTCGAAATCGACGTTGACGACTTCGAAATCCATGGTCGTGCCGCTGGCCTTGGCGCTGAAGCCCGGCGCGAACCCACCCATGCGATTGTTGAAGCGATAGAGTTGGGTCTTGGCGTCAGCGACCGTGCCGGTCTTCAGCGGCGTGCCGAACAGGTTGGTCGAAATGAACGAGGCGTTCAGCACGAGCGTGAAGCGCTCGAACCAGTCGGAGTCGTCCGGATTGTCCCATTTGATGGCCACGCCGTTCAGGTTGACACCGAAGCCGTCGTAGATGTCGTCGTCGGTCGAGACTTCAACCAGCTTGACCAGACCTTGGGCGGCTTGGTTGCGGCGCGGGTTGTACGAAATGAAGCGGGCCAGACGCAGGATCGCCGCTCGCGTCTCGGCCGTCTCAAGGAAGGCTTCGCGCGCGTTGATGTCGGTCTTGAACGCCAGCGTACCGGCCAGCCACGACAGTAGGTCGATCAGGGCCACGAACTCGGACGATTCCGTCCAGTCGTTCATGTTCTCCGGGTAGTTTTGCTGGATGTACGAGCGCAGGGCCGCGTTGATCGTCGGCGGATCGGACGCATTGAAGTTGATCGTCGTGAAGGCGCGATACAGTACTTGCCAGTCAGCACCAGCGAATAGTTCAGATTGACGAAGTGACTGAGACATACTTAATCCTTAGTAACCGGTGATTTGGCTGGCTTCGAACGTGACGAACAGGGTGTCGGCGACGTTGAGCGGTTCGTAGAGCAGAGACATTTCAACCCGGACGCCATTGCCCAACTGGACGACGTTGACGGTTTTGACGGCGACGCGGGGGTCGCTCTCGCAGACACGGATCGCTTCTGTGGTGATCAGGTCCACGATGCCCGTAGTAAGCGGCTCCATCATGTAGTCCCAGATCAAGCAGCCATAGTCCGGCCGCATCACGCGCTCACCCACGCGCGTGTTGAAGTGGTTCATCAAGTCTCGCTTGATGAGTTCCACATCATAGTAGGTCCAGTTCTTCGACAGCTTTGTGCCAACTGTGCTGAACCCCGTGAATAGGTTTCGGGTGTCTGTTACGGCCATAAGTCTATTTATTTGGCCGTAAACTCGGGAGTTAACGAGCGCAGAAAGTCGTTGACGAAATGCAATTGCCGGTATACCGCTGGGAGCCTTACATTCAGGAGTGCGGCATGTCCGAAAAGCAGCCCCCGGTTCTCTCGAAGGACGAACTCGAAACCATCCGCGACGACATCAGGAATGCTGTGGAAAACCACGTCTTGAACGAAGGTGATGGCTCATCCCGCTATTTCGACGGCTTCGAGATCAGCGATGAACGAAAAGATGCGGCCATCGCCAAGACGCTGGGAGCGCTGAACGATCTGCGCGAAGCGTCGCCCATGCTGAACACGTTCTTCGAAGACGCCGTGGTCAGCACACGATTCCCCGGCTACGAAAATTTCCGTCCGCAAGCGATCTCGTTCGGGTTCGCCGAGGGGTTCCACGTCTCCATCAACCCGATGAGGATTGAACGCTGGAGCGTTCCGCAGATTCGCGCGGCGGCCTATCAGGTCTTCATGCAGGTCGTGAACGGCGGCCTCACCGAGCGGGGCGACCGCGACCATACAAACTGGAGCCACGCTCTCAATATCGTGATGATCGCGGCCCTGCGGCCCCTGATCGACACGCTGGGCGGACCGGGCTTCCTCGAAATGCCCGAGCCCAACCTTGGCGACGAGCAATACGACGGCCTCACCATCGAAGAAGTCTACAACCGCCTCTCTGCGATCTACGACGCCGAAGGCGAGCCCGACGAAACCCCCGAAGAGGCGGCCAAGCACCAGCAGCGCTTGGAAGCCGCCATGGACCTTGCTCAGGCCAAGATCGACAGCATCCGCTTCGGCCTGAAGCCTGTATCAGCCCAACCGGCGAAGGATTTCGGCAATCTGAGCACGAAGGGCGTCATTCTCTACGCGGAGTTCCTTAACCGCCTCGACCAGTAGCGCGGTCATGTTCGGATAGGACAGCGACAGGATGCCATTCGGCAGAGCGTGAACGACTTGGGGCAGGATCGGCCGCACTTCTTGTGCGATGAAGCCGACCTGCTCCGGCTTGCCCGGCAAGTCCTTACGGTTATAGATCACGCCGCGAAGCTGCATGACCTTGTCCAGCGAACCGGCCAGCGTCACGACGTTTTCCTTCAGGCTCTCATCCGAGAGGCCGGAAATATCGCCAGCGGCCGTGATGTTGCCGTCCGTGTAGATATTGCCGGTCGCCGCTTCGATCTTCACCGTGTGGTAGGTGGCGTTGCCCACATAGACGGCCGCATTCGCACGGCTCGGGACGCGGTTGTCCGAGATCGTGTTGTTGGCGTTGACCGCGATGGCGCCTGCCCAACCGGGGTTCAGGTACAGGTGTGCCGCCGGTTCCAGCGCCATGCTGTCGTCGTTGACACCGTTTGCCGGATCATTGGTCGTGCCGATCCGGAGCGTGCTGAATTCATACTGCGCGTTCGTGTTGGCCAAGCCGTTTGCGATGATCGAGTTGGCCACCGCGTTCGCGACGGCCGGAAGCATGGCCGCATAATTGAAATTGTTCTGGTCAACCGTCAGGAAGCCGCCGTCACCGGCGCCGATGGTGTTCGGAATCTTGTTCAGGAAGAAATAGCGACCGGCGTCAACCGTCAGGTCGGTGTTGGGGAGCAGCAGGGTGCTATTCGCGAACGTGATCGACGTGTTGGCGATGGTCACCGGCCCCGTGACCGTGCCGCCGGTGTGGATGTTCAGGTAGTTTGACAGGTCGCCAGCGACCACGTCTTCCCAGCCAGCGCCGATGATGTTCGGCGGATCGTTGTTGTCCAGTTCGAGGACGTAGACCTTGATGACGTTGCCGCCGCCGGGCGCGATGATCCACAGATCGCCGTTCTTGACGTCGGTGACGTCGGCCCAATCGGTCGTGCCGGGGGTCCACGGATCGCTGTTAAGGTTGGGGTCAATGGCCGTGAAGACGCGACCGTCCTTATAGACGGTGTCGCCGGACCCGTAGCTCGTGACCGAATTCCAGACGACGTTGTTGGCCTGCACCATCAGCGGATCGACGTCTTGGCGATAGATGTGCGAGGTCGTCAGGTCCAGACTGTCGATGCGGTTGGACAGCAATACGTCATTGGCGATACGGAAACCCGTCTCCGCGATGACTTCCTGCTCAACCAGCAACACCGAGTTCGTGATGTTGCTATCGGCATCAATGCGGTTTGTCGTTTCAAGCGACAGGTCGTTCGACACGACCTGCACGGAGAGGACAACGGCGTTGATCTGGCTTTGCAGCAAGGCGTCGTTGGCGATCCGCCACGTCTCTTCCTGCGTGGCTTCTCCGGCCAGCGTAAAGACTTGGGTCTGGATGTCGCTGATGGCGTTGCTGTAGCCTGCCACGGCGTTGGCGAAGTCATTGTCGGCCGCGATGCGGGCGTTGGCTTCGTCGTTGATGGCGTTGGCGTTGTTCTGCACCTGAGCTTGCAGGGTGATCGTGTTGGACACCACGTTGCCGACATTGTTCTGCACGGCCGTGATCTGGCCTTGCAACGCCGTGTCCGCGTTCGCGCGGATGATCTTCTCAGCGTTCAGGTCCGCCTGCGTCGCGGCGATGGAGTTGGCTTGGGCCGAGTTGTTGGCGTTCTGGGCCGACACGGCGTTGGCCAGCGCACCGGACATGTAGGCGAGCGGAACTGCGTCCTTCGGCTGGGTCGGGGTGTAGTCCAGCGTCAGGCGCGTGGTGACGTACATTTCACCGACCGACACCGAACCGTTGGCGTTGGTCTGGACAGCCTTCCGCCAGACCGATCCATCGAAGAACTCGGGCGCGCTGGCGGCCACGTTGTAGCGGATCATGCCCGCCGTGGCGCTGATCGGGTAGCCGACCGGCAGGGTGAAGCCACCATCCCTGAAGGACGTCGTAAGTTGGACCTTGCCGTTCGAGAGCACAGTCGATTGCAGAGCCAGCACGCCGGTGTTGGCTTGCGAGGCCGCAGTCTGAAGGTTCTCAATCGCAAACCGAATGATCGCGAAGTTGTCGCGGAACTGTTGCGAAGACTGGTTTTCGGAAGGATGCGGGAAGTATTCGTCAAAAGCGGCGCTCGTGACTGTCGTATTTGCACCAGTATCAATGCTCATGAGGAACTACCCGCTGTCTTGTTGTTGATTCTGAAGTATTTACCATCCTGATAGACGTAAACATCGAAGGTGGTGTTGTTGTCGTCGAAGACTTGAACGTATCGTGGGGCCGCCGGATCGAAGGGGGCGTGAATATCCCGGTCGCAGTCGTAGAAGGTGGTCGGCGTCGATACGGACTGGAACGTCACGTAGTACTGATCGAAATCGACTTGGTGGCCACGGTTGAGCGGATTGGAGTCATCCATGGGCTGCGAGTCCGGCGTGGTCCGGACGGAAATGCGGTCCAAGATCGCTTCGCCGTAGCCCGGCTTGAGGTAGGCGACCGGCACGGAGACGGTGAACCCGAGGGTCGTGCTGGTGTCATTGCCGGTCTGGGGCGAGGCCATCCACAGCGGCATGTTCTCAGCGACCGTGCCGACCGTGTGATCCAGCGTGCCGTTCTGCGAGCGGAAGCCGACCCTCTGGGCAAAATCGTTGCGGATGTTGTTGACGCTCGACGGGTGCAGGTAGAGCGGCGAGGCCGGGTTCGACTGCGGCCATTCGAGCGTGTCGGAGACCGGAACGGCGTTGGCCGCCAGCGTGTAGCCGCCAGCGCGCTTCATCGGGTCGATGACGTCGCGGTAGAGGACTTCGTAGACGACCTTGCCGTTGAGCTTGGCGTAAGCGATCTTGTGCTCACCCAGACGCAGGCTGATCGGCCCGCCGATCTGCGACGTGCGAATTGCGTTGCCGATTGTGTTGAAGTCGCCTTGCAGGCCACCGATCACATAGATGCTCAGCGTATTGTCGGAGCCGACCATGCCGAAATTGGCATCGGTCGGGCGGAAATACTCGTAGTCGTTGATGACTGTGCCGTAGTAGCTCCGCATCGGCTTCACTTCCGGCATCCGCAGCTTGAAGCTGACCGTGATGCTGGTCTCCGTCCGATAGCGGCTCAGAACCTTGATCGAGAACTCGCGGTCAACGAACGTGTCGCCGACGCTGGCGCGGATCGCGAACGTGTTGGTCTTATCGGCCGGGACGTGGCCGAACACGCCTTGCAGGTCGCCCGTGGCGGAATTCAGGATCAGGCCGTTCGGAAGTTGCGAGGTGGACAGAAGCTGGTAGGAGACCGTCTCGCCCGTGGTACAGGTAGCGAAGACGCCGACCGGTGAGGACTGGCCTTCGTAGATCGTGGCCAACAGACCTTCAGGCGTTTGCCATTTGATGAAGCGCAGCGGCGCCAGCACGTCTTGCGGCGGCGTCACGTCGAGCATGAAGATGCGGGGGATCGAGCCCGAACCCGAGGTGATCTCGTTGTCCCGGTTATCGCGCATGACGACGCGGAAGAAATACTGGCCCAGCGGCATATCCGTATCCACTTCACCGCTGAAAATACCGGTGTGGGGATCGAGGATCAGGCTGTCGGGAATGGTGTTGAACGGTGCTTCCAGCCCGGCCACGTCGATGATCGGTTCGATGTGTAGGGTCGGCGGCAGACCACCCGGTTGGTTTACCGGAATTTGGTACACGAAGGGTGTGCCACGGGTTTGCGTGCCAAGCGGAACAAAGCTTAGCCCATAGGTGTTGTCGTATTGGAAAGCAGGCAAGCGCCCCCATGACGGCGGGACGACGGCGGCACTGATGGGAATGGCTTCAATGCTGAACTGGCGGTCTCGGACGAAAGTTCCATCGGACGCACGGACGGCGAATTTGTAGATGACCGAGTTGCCCAGTGTCGGCAGGGCCGTGACCTTGCCTTGGATCAGACCAGCATTCGACAGGACCAATCCCGGTGGGAGGTTGTCGTGCAGCAGCGTGTAGGTGATCGTCTCGTTCGTGATGACCTTGACCACGTCGGTGGTCGCCACGGTGTTTGCGAACACGATGGCGTTGCCAGCCGTCGAGAACGACGACTCCGACGAATTGACGTAGGCATTGGTGATGTTCGCCGCCGAAGGTCCCACTTCGACCACGACGGAGTCCTCGCCCATGAACGTGGCCGTGCGAATAGCCGTCAGCGGAATCGAGTAAGTCGAATTCTCGTCAACAGATTGCAGGGGACCAACGGGGGTGGACCAAACGGGATAGAAAGAGACCATCCCTTATTTAGCGGTCTACGAAATGCTCAGTTGGGCGTCTTCGATCTCGTTCCGGGCGACAAACAGACGATTGAGATAGCCAAGATTTCGCAGGGATTTGAAGGCAAGGTTCTCAGTGGCGAACTCGCCGCCCTCCGCCAAACCGGCGCGCCGCATCGTCTTGATCCGGGCCAGCATGCCGTCAATATCCTCGGACTTGGGATTAGCGTCCAGAATGGCGTCGATTTCGTTTGCCAGCGCATTGGTTTTCGCGACGACGGCCGCGTCGTCCCACGATGGCTTCGATTTCTTCGGGATCGTGAGCCATTTATTGCGAAGGATCGAGTAGACGCCGTTGGCCTCCAGAGCGCCTTCCTTGTCTTGCACGTACATTTCGACATCCTGCCCGCGAAGCTTCACGTTGTGCAGAGTGTTCCAGAGAGTCTTTTTGGTTGTGAAAAAGTTCTCGATCAGAGTAGGGCACGGGGCCTTTTTGAAATCGACGATCAGATGCACATCAAGGTCACTGAGGTCCGTGTAATTGAAGCTGGCATTAGAACCGCAAACAATGATGTCCTCCACGCGGAGGTCCGTAAGTTCAAGGAAATCATAGAACTGTACAGCAGCCTTCATGAGTCGCAGGCGAACCTCCGGCTTCATTCGGTTGTTACTGTCCCAAAACTTGTCGTTCAGCGTGTCGTGGAACACGATGTACTTACGAAGATCGTCTGGGTTAACGTCCTCGGACTGGATGATATCGGCCGCTTTCATTCCCGTATTTATGTGTCAAGGGAGTACGGCTAAGCTCTTGAAAATTAGATGTTGATAATTCTCGCGAACGAGCTTAGTTTCTCCCTCGTGCACCATTTGTAACCCATACCGGTGTTCGACCAAACCCGCTCTGTGGCTCAGATTGACGCACCAGTGGAATACGGATGGTTTTAGTCGATTTCTTTCTCGATACTCCCGCTTATCTGGCCCATCGTGGGTTCGGGAAGCGAAACGGCTACCACTAACGAAGGAAGTCTCCCGTGACTATTAAGCTCACATTCAACAAGCCCGCTTTCCGCCACTTCATCGAAGAAGGCCAAGAGATCGCGGGTGGCGGCGGCGCCAAGGCGCTGAGGATCAAGATCGAAAACGGCATCGCGATGTTCCAAATCGCGAACAAGCCCGGCGACGACACGGTCAGTATCGCGCCCCGAACGCGCGGCGGATACGAGGCCACGATCACCGGCTCGAATACCGAAGCCCTGCTTCAGGCGATGGAAAACGCGGACGGTCCGTTCTTCACGATCAAGCGCATCGACAAGGACTGGGTCGGCGCCTACGCCCATCCGGACGCCGACGCTCCCCCGAAATTCCAACCCCATGTTCGTTTGTGGTCGCACGAGCGCCCGGCGACCAAGGCCAAGACCACCAAGCGTGCATCGGCTGCTGTCCGATCCAGACGCGCTGCGGCTCCGCCCAGCACCCTCCCCACCGACATGCCCTTCGCCGACCGCGTGCTCTGGGCCTATCGCAAGCTGAACGGCGCCAAGAAGCCCGGCCGTCCCGGCGGCGACATCCTCGAAGCCCGCAAGATCGTCGAGCGCTTCGAGACCGGCGCGGCTTCCAAGATCAAGACCGGCGACATCGATCTGCCTGCTCTGGTCGAAGCTCACCAAATCGTCGGCAAGCTGATCGAGGCCGCCGCCAGCGGCAAGAAGACCAAGATCGGCGACGTCGCCAAGGCGGCCAGCACCATGCGAGATCAGATGGGTATCGTCGGCCGCGTGCCGTCGCGCAGCCGCACTCGCCGTGGTGAAGGCGAGCGGGCCATGCACGCCTGAACAACTCTCCACTGATCTAACGCAATAGCCCCCGGCCCTGCCGGGGGCTTTTTCATTTGACGGTCTCACCGATGCCGGTTATCAATTTTTGGTAAACCATTTTTGGTGAGAACCATGAAGCGATATTTCGTTATGGCCGCAATTGCTGCGGCGACCGCACTGGTCGGCTGCACAGAGCAGCAGATGGCCCAGTCCGAAGCGCTGAACCGAGCCCAGAGCCGCAAGGCCTACGTCCCGCAGAACAGCCTCGATTTCGCCAACTACGACCGACGCCAGCGTATGTCGGACGATCCGACCACCATTCTCTGGTGCACCGCTGCGTTCCCTCTGGCGAATGTCCCGCTGGTCACCTATCCCATCGTCGGCAAGCTGACCTCCGGTGGCAAGCGCCCCTTCGACTCGGACCCCGGCCCGGATGGAATGTACGGCTCGTCAGGCGAATATCGCTATGGCTTCACGCCCGGTGGCGTGATGGTGGACTTCTACGGGGCGCCTACGGTCTGCTCGACCGAACCAACCGTCTGGCAACGCGAGAAGACCGAGATCATCATCAAGGTCGATAAGAACCTGTCGGCCGCCACCAAGATGGCCGAACGACATCTGAAGGCTGGCGGCGCGTCGAGCGAAGCCAACGCCGAAGCCGTTCTCCTGCAAGCACTGGGTAACCAATGAGCACTTCATCCGACGTCGCGACCGGCGCGAGCAAATTCATTCTGATCATGGCATCGACGTTCGCCGTCCTCTTCCTGATGTTCTGGGGCGTGGGCTGGATCGTAACCGGCGCCAACGTCTTCAGCGCGGGGAACGTCAAGGACCAGTGGAAGGAAGCCTATCAGGCCAACGAATCGCTGTCCGCTGCGGCGTCCACGGTCTGTCTGGCTGAAAAGCAGGTCCAAGCCGCGACCAACGACAACGAGGCCGTTCAGCGCCGTTCGCAACTGGCCGCCTACGAGCAAAACTACCTGCGTATCGCGGCGCGATACAACGCGCAGGTCCGCAACGGCTTCGAGGCCAAGTGGGTTCTGCCGCGCGATCTGCCGGACCAAGCCCAAAGCCTGATCCAAGCCAAGGGCTCCTGCCTGTGAGCGTGAGCGCCTTCGAAAAACTGATCAAGCGGGTGAACCCAGAAACGCTCTGGGTGATCCTGCTGGTCGGCAATGGCACGACCCTCTTCCATGGCACTGAAAAACAGTGCCAGCAGAAAATGGAAGACATGGTCGAGGGCATCTGGAACGAAACCAGTTATCGGCCCGGCGCCGCGTACTGGGCGGCCATGGACACCAGCAACGCTGGCCGAGCCAACAGCACCGTCGCCCTGCTGATCTCGGCCCTGAACGAAGACATCAAGATCGTTCGCAAGGCTCCGGAAGTTCGCTTCCTGTCTGACGCAGAACTGGGCGGAACCCATTACTGGGTGGATCGCTTCGCCGATCTACCGACGCTGGACTATCAGCCGAAGGACAAGGCGACGCTTTCGGAATGGGAAGAGCAATTGCCTCCGGCCAAGGAGAAAGTCATCCTCCCGGCCATTGAGCTTTCGACCGGCAAGAAATTCACGATGTCGCTGTCGGCTGAGGTCTTCAACAAGCTGAAGGAACGTCCGCACCCGTGGCACGCCCGCCTCTGGCAGTGGATCGTGGCCAAGCTGAAAGTGATCTTCCGTAATTCAAAACAAAGTGGTTGACGAGATCACCAAGATCGGACTAAATAGGGTCATGAACATCCGGGCGAACAATGTGTTGAGACGCAGGCGGTAATTTTACCGACTGTCTCCACGCGCCCGTAGCTCAGCGGAAGAGCAACGAACTTCTAATTCGTGGGTCGCAGGTTCGAACCCTGCCGGGCGTGCCATTTCGCGCGAGGATTCCTATGAAAGCTTACGGCCACAACCGTTTCGACAAGATCGAGTGCAAGTACGGGTGCTGCACCACCAAGTCCGGTCCCAAGAAGGACTGCCGTGGCGTGGTGGATCGGCAGAACCGTAAGAGCGCTCGCCAGCAGGGCGCCAAGATCATCTGCGAAGAGGTTCGACCCGAATGACCGTCACCGAAGCAGAGTTCCGAGAGGCGGTCGCTGAAGCAGCCGCCAAGGTCGAACCCTACATCGTCGGCGCCAAGCACGTGCAGGTGCGCGTCATCACGCTTCGGCGGATCGTCGCAGGACTGCAACAAGGTTTCACGATCCCATAGCTCAGCAGGAAGAGCGTTCGTTTCCTAAACGAGAGGTCGCAGGTTCGAGCCCTGCTGGGATTGCCATCACGACGGACAGAGCTTTTGAAATAGCCGTCGCCCCGCTTCTGGAACACTGGAAGCCAACCGCGTGAGCGTGTCAGAGGGATAGAGCGTGGAGAAGGCGGCCGGTTGGCCGCCTTTTCTTTAGGCCGAGACCATCCGGTCGTAGAGCATGTTCATGCGCTGGCTGTCGATGCCCATGATCCAGTCGATGATTTCCTGACGGCGCTCGGGGCTGACGGTGAGCAGCGGCGGAGCAACCGGCTCTTGCTTCAGATAATAGCGGATCAGAGCCGAGCGCTTGCCGTTGACGCGCTGGCCGGTCGTTTCCATCGGAACGACGCCATGGCGCTTGAATACCCGCAGCATTGCGTCGCCGGTGAGCACGTGGTCGATATCAATGCCGTTCTCGCGGTAGTAATCGTTCGGCTCGACGGTTTGGTAATCGTAGTGGTTCTCGTCGCCGGTGTGCTTCTCGAAATGGTCGGCGCCCTGCCGGATGACAACTAGCGCGCCGTGGGCCTTGAATTCCTTCATGGTCACCGGAATGGCCTTCAAACGCATCGCGCCGATGATGGCGGACAGGCACTTGTTCAGACCCGCCTTGTCGGATGCGAAAACGAGTTCAGGTAGTTCGATGCCTTCTTCCTCGTATTCCTGATAGAACTGCTTCGTGAAATCGCCAGCGTTCGGCTGCAAACCGACGTCCTTGATGGCGGGCACGTATTCAACCAGTGTCCCATGGTACAGGGTCTTGGCCGTTTCAGTCAGGATTTCGATGGCGCGCATGCCAGTATTTAGGAAGCTCAGCCCACCTCGATCACCGTATCCAGTGGCACGAGGTAGACTTTCCTGAAGCCCGGACGCGAGAAAGAGACTTCCTTCAGAAACTCTGAGACCACACCTTGCTCCATCCGTTGCTCGATGACGTCGAGCAGATCGTTGGCGGGAATGCTCCGGAGGGGGCCGAGCTTTCCCGTGATGATCATGACCATGATGTCCTGAGTGAAAGCCTCTCGCCATTCCATCAGGCCGATGGTCTGGGCATGGGTCAGCATCAGGTGGTCGATCTTCTCCAGATCATTTTCGTCCGGCATTCGCGGCTTCCCAGTGGTCGAGCATGGCCCGGATGATGTCCATCTGGCCGGTGAGGACATGCTTGATGTTCTCGTAGGCCAGATACTGCCTCGGGAAATTACGCTTAGCCTTCTTCAGCATCGGCAGGAAGAGGCGAACGCCCTCGTCGAGGTAGTCCTTTTGCTTTTCCAGACCAAAGACCCGGATCATGGACTGGTAGTTGTGGTTCCGGTCGCAGAGCTTCGCGATGGAAGCCACCGGGTCGTCGGCCATGGCCTCGAACAGGAGGACTTCGTCCTTCTTCTCGCCGCGCCATTCCTTGGTCATGTTCTCGACCGCGCGGCTTACCCGGTCGGTGAAGTCGCCAGCGGGAAACAGCGCCCTGATCTCGGCGTCGGTGATGTGATAGTCCTCCCGCACGTCGTGCAGCAGGATCGTCGCGATCACCTCTTCCCTGAACATCAGATTCGGGAGCGTCAGCGCGAACAGCGCGATGCTGATTTGGTGGTCGAACTCGGGCGTGTAGCCGTCCTTCCGGAAGCCGGTGTGGTGCTTCGCGGCGAATTCGAGCGCGATCATCGCGTTGTAGTATCCAGCGCCTGCCAGATACTGGCGAAGGGTCAGGACTTTCTTTTTGAATTCCTTGTGGGCGATGTCATGTTTGGTCATGAGTTCAGTGTGCAGGTGCAATATGAACAAGTCAACAATTTGACCTGATTTTTCTGCTGTGAGATAAAGAAAGTAGACAGCACTCCGAAAGGCTGCTGGCTTGGTGGAACCAACCACGCGGAAACCCGTGGTCCTGAGAGGCCCCGTGTCGTAAGGCGCGGGGCCTTTTCCTTGTTCCAAAGCATCGGCAGTATAGAAACGACGCTTGACTTCCATCTATACTTGTGCGATATGACGCGCCTGCCATTCACATGGAGGTCAGCATGCCGATCAAGATGACGAAGAGCCAACGTGAAGCCGCCAAGCATTACTTCAAGCTGAAGGATTTCCGTTACTACCCGGACGGTTCGCTGCGTCCGGCGCTTCAAGTCTGGCAGTCGGCCGTCCGCCATGTGTTCTTCCGCGAGCGCCTATCCGAAAGCGTCAAGCTCGATAAGAAGCGCTCGAAGCGCGCCAAGGCTGGGTGGAAAACCCGCCGGGCGAACCAGAAACTTTTCGCGTAAAGTTTAGGTTCAGGCCTTGACTTGAACCTATACTTGTATAGAATACATTCATCGGCAACAACGGGAGAGCAGCTTTGCGCTACGAAGGTTACACCACCGCCTCGGGTCTTCCGTTCAAGCAAGGCCAGAAGATCGTCATCCCGGCGGGTGTGACCGTTCGCACCACGGGTCCGCGCGGCTCGTATGTGACCAAGCGCAGGCAGACCGTCGTGGTCAAAAGCCTCGGCAGTGGCCAGTCGATCCCCTATCGCGACGCGCTGGGCGACCGCCACTACCGTGACACGCTGGAGAAGCGTGGCTTCGATTTCGCGCCGCTGGAAAAGGCCAAGGCCGAGAACAGCAAGGAATGGTACGACGGGTTCGTGCCGTTTACCGATCCGTCCGTGTTCTGGATCGGCGCCGGTTACTACTGGTGCCACGTGGACATCAACGAATTGCTGGCCGCCAACGAATTGGAAGCCGCCTGATGGCCGACGACACCTATTACTCCGGGTATCCGACCCGCCCCATCGGTGGCGGCAACCCTTACTGGGCCTGCATCCACTGCGGCCGGTCCGACCCCGAGATCAACGGTCGCCTTGAAGGTCACGGCGAAGGCTGCTCGTGGGCCGTCGCCAAGGCTGAGGAAGTGCGTCTCGCCACTCCGCCGAAGATCAAGATCGTCACCCGCGTGCCGCCCAAGGTGCGCGGTCATCAACCCCGCCTTCCTCGCTCGGCTAGGAGCACATGATGGCCTTCGAACCTTGGAGCGAACCCGTCAACGACGGCTCCAGCCGGGATCGCACGGTCGTGCGCGACTATGGGGACGTCCAGACTCACATGCGCGATGGGCCGTTCTACGCCGCGAACGCCGCCTATCTGGCCGTCGCCGTGAAGGATGGCGAAAGCGCATTATTCTGGTATACCACCGCATGCAACGCGGGCATCACGTTCGCCTGACAGTATCGGGGACTACATGCTATTTCACATGGCGGTGGGTGATGCCTACGGCGCGGCGTTCGAGTTCATCCCGTTCGACCGCCGTAGCGAGTACGGCCTGATCAACGACGGCGTGACGTTCCAGCGCCATCCTCAGCTTCCCATCGGCAACGGCCGCTACACCGACGACACGCAGATGGCCATCGCCATCGTCGAGGTCATGCTGAGCGTGCCGGTGGACATGATCACCAAGGCCCGGTTGTTCGACAGCTACTATCAGTGCTTCCACCGCGACCAGCGGCCCGGCTATGGCAAGGGCTTCCATTCTCTGCTGCTGGTCAGCAAGTCCGGCGAAGACCTTCAGCAGCGCATCGAGCCCGGCTCTACGCGCAGCGGCGCCTGCATGCGGGCTGGGCCGGTCGGCCTCTACCACAGCATCCGCGACGTCCTGCGGATTGCGGCCCTGCAAGCCTCCACCACGCATGATTCGCCGGAGGGCATCGCCGCTGCTCAGGCCGTGGCCCTGATGACCCACTATCTGGCCTACGATCTCGGCCCGAGGGCTGGCCTGCGGACCTTCATCCAGCAACTGGTTCCGGAGTTCGATTGGATCGAGCCACATCGTCACTGGGTGACCGTGGAAGCCCTCGACAATGCTCGGGCGGCGCTGACCGTGGTCACCGAGGCCAAGACCCTCACCGAGGTCATGACGCAATCCGTAGCCGTGGGCGGCGACGTGGACACCGTCGCGGCCATCGCGATGTTCGCCGCGAGCCTGACGCCGGAGATCGCTGACGACCTCACCACGCCCATGCTCTTCAAGCTCGAAGACGGCGAGTACGGGTATGAATACCTGCGGCAGATAGACGACCGTCTTATCAACTTCGCCGAGAATCATGGCGCCACAATTCTGCGGCGAAGCTAAGGAAAAGGGCTAGACGAGAAAACCCGTCTAGCCCCAATATGTCCTTACGGTGATCGGCTTGACCTCCCGTAGGCGCGGACTGCCTGCCCCCCCGACCTTGGCAGTCCGCGCCGTTCCCGTTACTGGAAATAGCGAGGCGTAAGCTTCAGACGCCACTTCATCGGAAGCGGCTCCCAGTCTTCGCTCTCGATGGCCCGGTTGGAGTCAACAGGCTTGAAGCCCTTGTCCCGGTCGATGGACCACGTGACGTGGTAGGTCTTTCCGTCCGGCCTCTTGGTCGATCCGGCAACCTCGACGACGAACGCTTCCACGCCTGTCTTGTTGTTCACGTAACCGTACAGGAAGCCTTCGGTTTCGGTCGGCAGAGGGTGATCCTCGCCGACACCGAAATGCTGGGTGACGTGATGGGCCAAGACGTCAGGGAACGCAGGCTTGAAGATTGCCTTCAATTCCTCGACCTCCCTACCATCCAATTCCCACCCGACGTAACCCACGAGTATCCGGCTCCTGTGTGAAGTATTCACGCAAGATACGGTAATATACCCGTGTTGTCCAGTAGTTTTTCGTTTACGAAAAGTAAACGGCGCCCTGTGACATAGTGCGTCTACTCTATGGAAGCGCCCGGTAGGAGGTAAACCACGGGTTGGAAATGCTCCACCGTGGTCTCGATGATCGCGGCGATGATCGGCCAGCGGCCGTTGGCCAGCCCGGCGCCGATTTGCGGGATCGACACCCGAGGCTTGTCGCCCATCGGTCGGCCGCTGGAGGCCATCAGGCCCGAATAGGCGAAGACCATCTGATCAGCCTCGAAGAACGCTTTCTGGATGCCGTCGTATGAGGCATAGCGGCGGCTGTCGTCGCGACCGTAGAATTCCTGCGTGATCGCGTTGATGACGATCAAGCCTTCAAGCTCGCCCGTCACCGGGTGCTTGGTCGCCACCGGGACGATGTCGCCGACCTTCAGGCCCTTTTCCTCGTAGGTCTTGCGATAGACCGTGAAGATGTTCTCGTCGTGATCGCGCCACAGCTTGGCGACGCCGGACCCCATCACGCCTTGCGCGTTGCAGCCTTGAATGGTGAACGACTCCGGCGCCTTGTAGATGTCGCCGTTTTTGATGTACTCGATCTTCATGGCTATTCTTCCAGCAGCTTGAGCGCCGTTTCCAGCGGGGTGGTGTCGCGGGAGAACACGACTTCCGGACCTTCAGCGTTGAAATTGGCCCGGACGAACATCGACATGACGTCGTGCATCGTCACCTTGCGCTCGGGCATGGTGAGGACGGCCTTCGTCAGGACAGCGAACTGGTCCATGCTGCGCGAGACGCGGCTGTGCTGCTGGGTCTTGCCGTGCGCGACATCGACCACGATGATCTCATTGGTCTTCAGGTCGAGGATCAGCGGCACGTGGACCTTAGATTTGGCCGTGATGTTGAACCGCACCTTCGCCGACTGGGGCTCGTAGAGCTTGCCAGAGGCCAGAGCGTCACGCTCCATATAGCCAGCGAACGTGCCGTACTCACCGTACCAGCCGCCCCGGTACATGTTGATCGACATGGCGATGTAGCGGGTGCCATCTTGGCGAGCCAAGTTCAGGTCGATGTCGATGAATTCCGAGGCCCCGTTCGGAGCGCTGGTGATGTCGCCCGAGTGGTGGATGCCAGCGCTTTCCAAGCGCTGATAGGACACGAAGCTGTAATTCTCACAGCTTTCATCCATCATCACCGTGGACAGGTCGATGTCCGACTGCCCCTTCCAGTGGATGAACATCCGGACGACCTTGGCGTCCTTGCTCAGCGGATAGCGCGAGCCCTTGGTCACGACCACGTCGGACGAGGTGGCGCCGCGCTGGTTGAACGGCAGGAGCACGTTCTTCAGGTCATCGCTGACCACGCCACGGATACCGAGGCTGTCCTTGACCTTCAGGCGCGTGGTGATCTCGCCTTCGAGCGCGTCGATGATTTCCGTCAGCAGGGCCTTCGGAATCTTGCGGCGCTTGTCATCGACGATCCGCATGCGCGTGTCCGTGCCCTTGGGCACGAAGATGCGGTACTTGTCCGTGCCGGTCGCCCGGTGGAGGAAGTACTTGCGGACCTCGAACAGCAGACGCAGCGAGATCGACCCAGCGGCTTTCTTGACCGCCGCTACGACGTCAGCGTCCGAGAACGGCTCGGAAGCGGCCGGAGCTTCGGGCGACGGCAAATCCATGCCATGCAGGACGGCGAAGATGGAGTCGTTGTTGACCGGCTTCGGCTTGGGCGCGCCCTTCTTGGCGTTGACGTTCCGCAGCACGCTGTCGAGGCGACGCATGAATTCGCCCGGCCGCGCGATCAGGCGGCTGAACAGTTCAGCGTCGAATTGGCCATTGCGGTACTTGCGCTCTACCACGCGGTTGAACGTCTGAACCGTCTTCGGCTTCTTCCACAGGATGTCGAAGGCGGCGGCCGTCTTCGGATACCGGCGACGGTTCTCTTTCGAGTGGATCGCCAGAGTCGTGCCCAGCTTAAGCCAGCGTTCGCGGTTGCGAAGCATGTCTTCGAGCGTGTTGGGGTTGTTGGCGGCCTCCAGCAGCTTCAGCACTTGCTTCTTCTGCGAGGTGGTCAGTTCGTACTTGACGTTCTCGGCCAGCGACAGGTCACCTTCCAGCGGATCGCTGAAGAAGGTGGCGATCCGCATCACGTCGGTGACGCCGGACAGCAACTTGGCCGTCTTGCCGACGTCCTTGGTGTAGGCGTGCGCGAACGGGATCGTTTCGCGGAACACTTTGTCCGGAACGGTGACGTCGAGCGGAACCGCTTGGAAAGCGATCAGGAAATTCTTCTCATCGCGCGACAGCGAGCCGTTGCGGGCGAACATCGTGTTGATGTGCTGGACGACTTTCTCGTCCGTTGCCAACTTCAGGACGCGGAGCGGCGTGACAGACTCGTACTCGAATTTGACCGACTTGACGGGCACACGTTCCAGATCGTCGGTCTGATGACCGCAGATCGGGCAGGCGCCGTACTTGTTCATGTCGAATTTGTTGAGGTCGATGTAGTGACCGCAGCCCAGCAGGCTGTTGTTGTTGGGGATCAGTCCCAGATGGTTCTGGAACCAGCCCCACATGGCGTCGTTCAGGTGCTTGGCCGACGACGGCGTGTTGTAGGGGAAGCCCCGGAACAGGACATGATTCCACGGCAGGTCTTGGCCGGTGATCGTGCCCAAATCCTTGGTCAAGGACGTGCGGATGGCGGTGAAGGTCATCCCGTCGATGCCGCCCAGAGCGTTCATCAGTTCAGGAGACAGGGTGTAGCCGAACGAGGCGGCCATCTTGTTCAGGGCGAAGATGTCCTCTTCGGCCACGCCGTTGCCACGCTCAGTGGGAACGTAGACTTCGCTGAAAAGCTTGATTTGTTCCTGCACGGCGTAGTCCCCAAACGGTAAGAGAGGTAGGCGGGGGACAAATCAGGCAGCTAAGTTTCGCCAATGAATTTGAGAAGGAAGCGCACCTATGCGTCCCCCGCGTAGTCTCTTCTTACTCCGGATGGGGTCCGGCTGCAAGAAAATTCGTAAACCAGATGGGAGGGTTTCTCGACCGATTGGTTCACGAACGAATTTGGAAGCGCGGGGAGCAAATCGGACAGCTAGTTTCCGTTTGCAATGAATTGAGAAGGAAGCGCATCCATACGCTCCCCGCACTGTCAGAAGACCATACCCCGAGGGGTGTCGTCAATTTCTATTTATCTTTCTGCGACAAAATGAATTGGTCCACCAGTTCGAGGGCTTTCGAATTGATCGCCGCTTCGAGGGCGCGGTCTGCCTCGTCGAAACTGGTATCGTCGCAGGCCTTCTCCACCTTCGCGGCCAGCATCGAGCGGAAGGACAGCAGATCGGCGCTCGGAGCGGGTTGCGGCTCATACGGCTCGTTTGTGTCGTAGACCGGGATGGCGTCCTCGTTTTCCCACAGCGGGTTGGTCAGGTGCATCCGGCAGTAGTCGTCCATGCCGGAGAACCCGGAGACCGAATAGCCCGACATCTGTAGGACCATGAAATCCTTAAGGTCGAAAGCGTGCTCGGACCGAAGAGCCCGGATCAGCGTGTTCAGGTTGAACATGCAGTTGTGGATGTCTCGGCCGTCGTGCATGTTCAGTTTGCGACCGTGGATGTCGTGGTTGAACATGTATTCGAGGCAGGTATTGGTCGGGAAACGCTGAACGCCTCCGATCATCACCGTCTTGTAGGGCTTGCCATCAAGGGTGATGTAGATGATGTCGCCGTCTACCAGATCATCATGATGCTTTATCGTCGGCATTGTGCATTTCCATGTCGTTGAGCAGGATGTACATCAAGCCGGTCGCCAATTGTACGCGCGGAGGCATGTGATCCCACGCATAGGTCGGGGCGGTCTTGACCAGTACGTCGATCTTGTAGTTGACGCGATCAATCAGATCAACAGCCTCGTCTGCGCTTTCAAGCACATTGCACGGGATTTCTTCATCGTCCTTGAGGACGGTGTAACGGCCAACATGCGGCGACATGATCCCACACAGGGCCACCGACCCGCCCACGATGGTGGCTGTGATCTGCGCGCCAAGCTTGCCCAGATCAGTCTGGCTGTGGAGATTAAGCAAATCTCGCATCAGTTCGGGGCGCGAGCGATTGGCTTCCGTGCTCGTGCACGCCGTCAGGTCTTCCAGACTTGAACACATGGTCAGGCGTCTCCTAGAGCCAGTTGCTGGGCGCGGGCGCGCAGTCGGTACATGTTGTAGATGTATTCCCACTCCGTAAGAGTGGTGTCTTTCGGGTCGTGGTGGCCCATCACGTGGGTCATCGCGTCGGCTCCGGTCTCCAGCAACGCTTCTCTGAATTCAGCGTTTGCATCGAAGCAAGCGTCATAGGCGCGTTCCAGAAGGTCGTGGTATTTCCGTGAAGTCCGGTCGTAGGCGACGCCGCACCACCACAGAACTTGAAGAACCTTCCAGTTGTTACCAACTTGGCCGACCTTATAGGCTGTGTAGCCAGCCAGTTCCGCGACCATCGCCTGTTCTTCCAATCCTTCCTGCTTGAGGGACTGTAGGAAGCCTTCAATCGACCCACACTTCACCCCATCAAGTACGAAAGGATAGGCGAAAAGGTTCGATAGCCTCTTTCCGAGGCCGCCGTTCCTGTATCCGAGGTCGAGTTTCGTAGTCATGCGTTCAATATGGCAGGGGTCTAAAACCCTTGCAATATAAAGGGATTAGACGGTTAACAACTGGTATACGATTGTCGCCTCAACAGTCGAGCAAGTAGCCGCCGCAAGTTTTTTACAGAAACCGCGTTGACAGAAAGCATTGTTGAAGATAAGTCTGTTGGCATCTTCCCCTGCCCAACCATTGGAGACACCAACCCATGCAGGAAGCCATCGCAGTCCCGGCTGATATCGCCAACCACACGAATTCCGGCGTCGCCACCAAGGCGACCGACATGTTCGTCGCCTTCGTCAGCCACAACCACGTCCAGATCGGCGACATCGGCCAAGTCGGCGCCAACGTGCTCTCCGCCGCGCTGTCCTTCGTCGCCGCCGAAACCTCGGGCGCCGTCAGCACCACCGCCTCGGGCGGCAACGACGACTACCAATTCGCCAGCATCGACCGCACCCCGGTCGTGTCGGTGAAGAAGTCGATCCAGCCCGACCACATCGTCTGCCTGATCGACGGCAAGCCGCTGAAGACCCTGAAGCGCTATCTCCGCACCCGCTGGGGCATGTCGCCGGAAGACTACAAGGCCCACTTCGGCCTGCCCGCCGACTACCCGATGGTCGCCCCCAACTACTCGGAAATGCGCTCGCAACTCGCCAAGGACGGCGGCCTCGGCCAGAAGAACCGTGGCACGCGCGGCGCCGCCGCTCCGGCCGCTCCCAAGGCCCCGGCCGCGCCGAAGGCCCCCAAGGCTCCGAAGGCCGCTGCTCCCGCCGCCAAGGCTCAGGCCGCCGCGAAGCCCGCCAAGGCCAAGCCGCCTGCCGCCGAAAAGGCCGTGACCACCGAAGCCGAGAAGGCCGCCAAGGACTTGGCGACCGCCTAAACCTCCGGCGGCGGCTCACTGCCAACTACGAGAAGCCGCCGGTTAATCCCGGCGGCTTTTTCGTGCACGAAATCCGAAATAATTTGACTGCGGGTTAACACCGTGTCTAAATAGGTTTACACGCTGCGGGGCTGATCCTGCTCGTGACATTACATGGTGGGATTCACTATGGTCGTTAGACCCCCGAAGGGGCAGGAAGAGCGCGCAACGCTTACCCTGCCAGTCACAACCGAAACTCAGGGGGTCAACAAGACCAGCCTCCTGTACGACATCGCCGTTTTCATCGGACGGTTCCAACCGTTCCACATCGGCCACCTCTACGTCATCCTCGAAGCCCTGAAGCACGCTCGCTTCGTCATGGTCTGCCCCGGTTCGGCGGACACCGCTCGCCGTCCCGATCACCTTCCCTTCACCGCCGACGAGCGGATCGCCATGATCAAGGCGGCCCTGCGCGAAGTGCTGTCGGAGGAAGATGTCGCCCGCGTGATCTTCAAGCCGCTCTACGACTACAACAACATGGCGCGCTGGACGTCGGCCGTCGTCCGCAAGGCCGGTGAAGTCGCCGTGGCCGTGGGCCTCGACGAGCCGAAGATCACCCTGATCGGCCACTCCAAGGACGCCTCCAGTTTCTACCTGAAGGCCTTCACCTCGGAAGGCTGGGACAGCATCGACGTTCCGCCGAAGACCCTGCCGGGCTGCACCGTGAAGGACTGCCTGTCGGCGACCCCGATGCGCTTGGCCTACTTCGCCAAGGATTCGGCCGTCGTTGACCAATGGCTGATCGACGAGGCCCCCAAGGTCATCCCCAACGCCGTCGTCCAATGGCTGAAGACCTTCCGCCTGACCGAAGCCTACGCCGACATGGTCGCCGAGTGGGAATTCCATCGCGACTACGACAAGATTTGGGAAAGCGAAGGGTCGCGACGCGGCTGGAACAAATACTTCGTCACGCTGGACAACGTCGTCGTCCACACCGGCCACATCCTGCTGATCCAGCGCAAGAACCGTCCGGGCAAAGACCTCTGGGCTCTGCCGGGCGGCCACCTCGAAATGGGCGAATACCTCGTCCAAGGCTCCATCCGTGAGCTTCGCGAGGAAACCAAGATCAAGGTCGCCGAGTCGATCCTGAAGGGTTCTCTCGTGGGCACGCACGTGTTCGACAATCCGTTCCGCTCGATGCGGAAGCGGACGATCACCCACGGTCACCTCTTCAACCTGATCCCCACCGTCCCGGTGCGGGAGAAGAACGAGAGCGCCGAAGACTATAAGGCCCGCGTGCAAGCCGCGCTGGCTCGCCCGAAGGTCAAGGCCGCCGACGACGCGAAGAAAGCCATCTGGGTTCCCATCGAGCAGGTTCTGCAAGAAATGCGTGAATTGATGTTCGAGGACCACTACCAGATCATCGAAACCATGCTGGCCATGTTGCCGAAGCAAGACTGAGGACTGACCCGTGATTGACTTCGCGCAACGCGCCCACGACCACAACTTCAAGCTCGACCCCATCGTGCGGTCGCGTCTGGACACCGACTTCTACAAGCCGCTGATGCAGCAATTCAACCTGCGGCGGAACCCGAACGTGGACGTCGAATTCCGGTTCAAGAACCGCTCGGACGTTCCGCTGGCCAACTTCGTCAGCATCGAAGAGATCAAGGAACAGTTCGACCACGCCCGGACGGTCATGTACCAGCCGACCGAACTGGTCATCCTGCAAGGCCAGCGCTTCTCGGGCCTCGACGGCATCTTCGGCAAGGATTACATCGACTTCCTGCGGACGTCGAAGCTCCCCGAGTACCACATCGAGCACGAGCGCGCCTACAACGGCACGGTCGGCTACAACACCGGCAACTACGACATCCGGTTCCCCGGCCGCTGGGTCAAAAGCACCGACTGGGAGCTTCACTGCCTGACCGTGATTTCGGAGCTTTATGCCCGGTCGCTGTTGAAGGAACATGACAAGAGCGAACTGGTTCGTCTGTACGACCGCGCGAAGGTCAAGCTGTACGACAAGCTCGAAGCTCTGGCGGCGCCTGAGCTTGAAGGCATCAGTGTCTCGGACTTCGGCACGCGCCGTCGTCACTCCTACCTGTGGCAACGGTTCGTCGTCCAGACGATGAAGGAAATCCTCGGCGACCGCTTTGGCGGCACGTCGAACGTTCACCTCGCCACCGAACTGAACGTCGAGGCTCGGGGCACGAACGCCCACGAGCTTCCGATGGTCTACTCGGCGTTGGCCAGTGACGACGAGGAACTGAAGGCCGCCCCGTACAAGCTGTGCGCTGAATGGCAGGAAGATCATCCGCAAGCCCTGCGGATCATGCTTCCCGACACCTTCGGCACGACCGGATTCCTGAAGGACGCGCCGACGTGGATGGCGGACTGGGCCGGTGGTCGGCCGGATTCCAAGAAAGCCATCGACGGCGTTCAGGAATACGTCGATTTTTACAAGGCCCACGGCCGCGACCCGGCCACCAAGCTGGCGATCCCGAGCGATGGTCTGGACGTCCACCTGCCGCACCACAAGCCGCACGGCGAAGACATCCCGACGATCTTCAAGCACTTCCGGGGCGTCATCCGCCAGTCGTTCGGCTGGGGTACGCTGGCAACCAACGACTTCTACGGCTGCTCGCCGAAGGGTCACGACTTCATGAAGCCGCTGAGCCTCGTCTGCAAGGCCTACAGCGCCAATGGTCGTCCCTGCGTCAAGCTGTCGGACAATTACAACAAGGCCACTGGACCCGCTGATGAAGTCGCCCGCTACCGCCGGGTCTTCGGCAACGACGGCCTGAACGGCGCGCCCATCATCGTCTGATCCAATTTCGTTGACCAGTTTCAACGACAACCTATAACCCGAATCGGGAGAAACCCATGTTCCAGATTTCCAAGACCGACGCACTCATCGTCATCGACCCCCAGAACGACTTTTGCCCCGGCGGTGCGCTGGCCGTGGCCGAAGGCGACGAGATCATGACAGGCATCAATGCCCTGTCGTTCCATTTCGCCAAGAACGGCGGCCTGATCGTCGTCACGCAGGACTGGCATCCGGCCGGTCATAGCTCGTTCGCCAGCACCCATGGCGTCGATCCGTTCTCCATCGTGCAGGTCTCCTACGGCGACCAAGTCGCGTGGCCCGACCACTGCGTCCAAGGCACGCCCGGCGCGGAATTCCACCCGAACGTGGTGGACACCATCGAGCGGGCGGCGGCCATCGTCCGCAAGGGCATGAACAAGGCCATCGACAGCTACTCCGGTGCCTACGAGAACGACAAGATCACCCCGACCGGCCTGATCGGCTATCTGTTCAGCCGTGGCATCCGCCGCGTGTTCGTCGTGGGTCTGGCTCGCAATTACTGCGTCGGCTTCACCCTGCTCGACCTGAGCGTCAACACCGAGGCGACCTTCGACACCGTGCTCGTGGAAGACCTGACCAAGGCCATTCCGGACGGATCGAACGACGCCATGACCGAACAACTGATCGCCGCTGGCGTCCAGTTCGCGACCACCGCCGACTTCGGCGTCTAAGGGCTTACCCGATGTTCCACCCGGACTCTCGCTTCGTAAATGGCAAGGTCGTCGCCACGGAGGACTCCTTCAGCAAGGGGGCGTCCATCAATCCCGTGTGGCTGAAGACCGATTCGGTCGATGAAGACCGGCGCCAGTCGATCATCAAGTGGCTGGTCGATAACGAAAGCCGATGCGAGATCGTCTGGGTGGCGGGTGAGCGCTGGGGCGAGCGCCCGGTGACCGACGAGGATGGCGTGACCAAGATCATGCCCTACCACGTCATCAACGACGGCTCGACCTGCTGGTCGCTCTACGACTTCGAGCATCACGTGGTCGCCGAAGACTTCGCCGCCGCGTTCAGCGACATCCTCGTCACGCCTCGGGATCGGGACGTCAGCCGGTTCGTGACCAAGCCTGCTCCGTTGCTCGACGGCGTGGGGGCCACGCGCTGGTTCGGCGAGAGCCCCTACGAGATCATCAACGGAATGATCGGGCTCGATGTCGAGCACGGAAAAATCCGCAACCTGATGTCGTGGTCGGGCGAACGGACGCTCGACATCTTCTACTATCTCGACTGGCTCTGCCGTGGGCACACCCCGGCCGTGGTCAACGAGGTCGTCAACTTCATCCTCGGCCCGATGGCCGCCAAGATGAAGGAACGCGAGCTTGGGTTCGAGGATCGCAACCGGATCATCCACGCAGCGGGCCTGAAGGAATTGGGCACGGCGCTGGCCGCCGGGCTGATCCCTGACGGGGCGCGCAAAGACCTCTACGCGGCGCTGCTCTCGCGGTTCAACGCCGAACTGCATGACGTGCTGCTGGTCCTGCGGCCGAGCGCCGAGATCGACGAGACCTATTCGGCGCGCGACGCGGCTCGGGTCGTCTTCTACGCCATCCTCTGCGATGTGCTGGAGCCGATCTTCAGCCAAGCGGGCGGCGACGAGATCAAGGCCATGATCAAGGCCGTCCTCGACGCCAATCCGGCACAGGCCGCCAAGGTCGCAGAAGGCGACCAAAAAGTCATCGGTTGGGCGATGGGTCAGGTGATGCGCGCATCCCCGACCAAGCTCGACCCCGCGACCGTCCGGGCCGCGATCATCGAATTCCAAGGCTGAGACAATGAAAATCAAGATCGCCGTCGTTCAATCGAACCCCACCGTTGGCGCGCTGGACGCCAACATGAAAGCCATCCTCGACGCCTACCATGAAGCGGCCGACAAGGGCGCCGACCTCGTCATCACGCCGGAAATGTCGCTGACCGGCTATCCGCTGGAAGACCTCGTCCTGCGTCACAGCTTCATGGACGCGGTCGCCCAGCGCGTGTCGCTGATCCAACAAGCCGTGGAAGCCTCGGGTAAGACGGCGGCGCTGATCTTCGGCGCGCCCGCCAAGGGCCTGACCATGGACGGCGGCGTCACCAACAACGCCTACATGATCGACCCCACCGAGCGGGTCTACAAGCGCACCACGGTCATGAAGACCGAACTACCCAACTATGGCGTCTTCGACGAGAAGCGCATTTTCAAGCCGTCGTCCTACGAGAACGCCGCCTTCACATGGCGCGGCTACCGGATCGGCCTGATGGTCTGCGAGGACGCTTGGTTCCCGAAGGTGACCAAGCAATTGGCCGACACCGGGGCGACCTTCCTGATCGCCATCAACGGCTCACCGTTCGAGGCTGGCAAGAACGCTGTCCGCCGCCGGGTGATCGCCAACCGGGTCAAGGAAGTCGGCCTGCCGTTCCTGTACGTGAACCTCGTCGGCGGCCAAGACGAACTGGTCTTCGACGGCGGCTCGTTCCTCTACGATGGCCAGAAGGTGCAGGAAGCTCCGCACTTCGTCGCGGGCACGACCTATTTCGATCTGGAGCTTGCTCCCAACACCAAGCGGATCGGCCTCGACGGCTACGCCAAGGTCGTCCCCACCAGCATCGGCGCCATCTATCAGGCTCTGGTTCTGGGCCTGCGCGACTATCTGCGGAAGCAAGGCTTCAAGAAAGTCGTCCTCGGGTACTCAGGCGGCGTGGACTCGGGTCTGGTCGCGGCCATCGCCTGCGACGCCATCGGGGCTGAGAACGTCCTGTTGGTCAGCCTGCCGTCCAATTTCTCGTCTGACCACTCCAAGTCGGATGCGTTCGAAGGCGCCAAGCGTCTGGGCGCTGAACTGCTGCTGATCCCCATCGAGCCGGTGGTGGAACAATTGCGGCAGGCGACCCATGGCGCGCTGCGTCTGAAGGACGGCACGACCGACGTGTTCAAGCCGCGCATCATCGCCCTGTCCGGCGTCGCCGACGAGAACATCCAAGCACGGGCGCGCGGCAACATCCTGATGGCGCTGTCCAACCAGTTGGGCCACCTGCTGCTGACCACCGGCAACAAGTCGGAAGTCAGCGTCGGCTATGCCACCCTGTACGGCGACATGTCGGGCGGCTTCAACCCGATCAAGGACTGCTACAAGACCACCGTCTGGGAGCTTTGCCGCTGGCGGAACGCCATCGCGCCCGCCGATCTGGACAGCTTCGGCTTCCTCGGCAAGAGCGGGATCGACGTCGTCCCCGAAGAGATCATCGTCAAGCCGCCGAGCGCCGAGCTTCGCGCGGACCAAAAGGACAGCGACAGCCTGCCGGAGTACCCGGTGCTGGACAGCATCCTGAAGGCCATGATCGAGGAAGAATTGGGCGACGACGAAATCGTCACTGAACTTGCGCTTCGTCTGGACCTCGTGAAGAAAATCCGTAAACTGGTGGACATGGCGGAGTACAAGCGGCGTCAGGCCGCGCCGGGCGTCAAGATCACGAGCAAGATTCATGGAAAAGACCGGCGTTACCCTATCGTTAATCACTGGCGGGGTGACTGATCCGGCGCCGGAGGGACCGACCCTCGAAACGTTGGTCGCGTCCTATCGCGAAATGAACCTGAACGACATCCAATTCGCCCACATCAAGCGCGCGGTTATTTCTATCAGAAAAGCCGCTTTTGAGGTTCGGGCGGCTGGCGTTCCGGATGCGAATTTCCATATGGATGAAGCCGTCCGTATGGCGGAGCTTCAATTGCAAGCGGCGGAAATCGCCAGATCGGGAAACCTACCATGAGCCTGCGTGAACATCTGACCGGCGCCGCCGCCAAGATCGGTGATCTGGCACATCAAGCGGCCGACAAGGTCGCCACTGTCGCCGAGACCGTCGAGGCCAAGGCTGGCAAGCTGGCTGACGACGCCAAGGCCGAGTTCGCCAAGATCGCGGAGATCACCCGCGACACCCGCGCCTACGCGGTGGTCGTTCCCTACGAGGGCGTCTCCATCGTCGGCCTGTACTCGTCGCTGAGCAAGGCTGAATTGGCCGCCACCAAGGCCAACGAGATCATGCTGCAAGGCTTCCTCTCGGACAACAACGACAGCAGCGCCACCGGCGAAAAGCTGGACGAATTGTTCACCGACATGGTCGATCTGTCCGACATCCGGGGCTTCGAGATCATCGAGAAGCACATCTGGGGCCAAAAGGGCGTGGTCACCTACACGGCCGACACCAAGATCACCGTGTTCGAGGCCCGGCCGGTCACCGTCAAGGGGTAATTTGGTTTACCAAACTTGACCGAAATTAGTTACCGTGAAATGGTGTTCGGATTGGATTAACCCATTCTGGACACCATTTCATGGCACTACTCGCTCTTCTCGAATTCGGAACCCTGTGGTTCTGGTTCGCCGCCCTCATCCCATTCCTGATCCTGATCGCTCTCGTCGAGAACGAACGATCCGGCTGGGCTATGTTCACCGTCATTGCCACGTTCGTCGCCCTCGTCAGCCTCGGCAACCTCAACTGGCTTGACTGGATCGTCCATCATCCCCTGACCATCATCGGCGCCTTTGTCGCCTACGTCCTCGCCGGTATGGGCTGGGGCGTGGCCAAGTGGTCGTTCTACGTCGCCAAGCTGGCCGCCAAGTACGAGACCTACAAGGCTGAATTCATCAGCAAGCATGGCGCTCTGACCGACGAAACGGTGTCGAACGAAATTCGCAAGAACCGTGGCTACAACAGCAACGAACTGACCAACCGCGATTTCTTCAAGCGCATCGTCGGCGAAAAGCGCCTGAGCCGCCCGAACCTCGCCGCCAACCGTGGTCGCATCATGTTCTGGATGTCCTACTGGCCCGCCTCGGCCGTCTGGACCCTGCTGAACGACCCGATCACCCACCTGTACCGCATCATCTACGCCAAGATGATCCGCGTGTTCGAGGGCATCACCAACTCGATGTTCAAGCAGTACGACAAAGACCTCGCGGCCTAATCTCCGCGAACTCGTTGACCAGATCAGAGGGCCGGGCTATGCTCGGCCCTCTTTTTGTTTACGAGGTCCGCCGTGCCTGTTGCCTATTACATGCTCGTCCCCGTCGAGGCGGGTGAGGAACACGGCCACACCGGTGAGCCCGACGACTGGGCGCGCGTGCGCGACATCATCACCAACGAGTCCATCGGCTACGCGCCGGGTGATGACGAGCAAATGGGTCTGACGGCCGGAGCCGTGGAAGACATCATGATGAAGGCCCACCAATCCGTGGGCGACCGTCAGGCGTTCCTGACGCTGGGCTATCGCGACATCTACGCCATCCGCGTCAGCGCCGAGAACATCTTGGACAAGGACTCGTCCATCCAAGAGATCAGGGGCGCGGCCCGCCATATTCTCGCATGCCTAAAAGGCTGAAATATCCGGCCGCTTACTGGAGCCGTGGCTGGCACGGCCGCATGTGGGACGGTCATGAAGGCGGCGAGTACAACGATGCTTGGCGCGATGCCTACCTGTGCTCTGATGAGCAAGCCAATTTCCTATCGGGGTACTTGACCTTCCTGATCAAAGGCGACGTCGAAAAATCAATCCTCGACCCAATGGAGCGGTCGTTCGTCGTGGACGACGAGACCATCACGGTCAACTTCGATCCGTCCGACAAGGATTTCTGGCATTCGAGCATCGCATACGAGCTTTCGCTTCAGTACCGCCTGACCGGTGATGGCTGGACGCTCGTCGGCCGTCTGTATCGCGATTTCCCATTCGCCGCCGGACCTTACTTTCGCGTGGAATCTCCCCAACCCCCAATGGTCTTCTCGACATCGGCCGAGATCACCGAACGGGAAGCAGCCGACCGGTTCTTGCGTTTCTACAGATCATTGAACAACAAACGCGGCAATGGGAAGATCAGGAAACTGGCGCCATTCTTGCGGAACTTGTTCAACAAGGGCGATCACACCAATGAATTCGAGTTGCCGGTGACCGGAAGCTCGAAACTGAAATTGGTTCATACCCTAAACGACAGTCGTCCATTCGTGGACTGCTCCATCATCCGGACCATAGAACAGGAACGGGCAGACCGTGCTTGGGCGCTGAGCTTCGTGATGCACCGTAAACTGGACTTCATGTCCGATATTCGCTTGGTGGGCAGTGAGGATCAGCTATGGTCCGACATCATCTACCTGAAACTCTCACACGAGCCTGAAGACGCCTGATGAGCACCCAACGCTTCCTAATCACCTCGGCTTTGCCGTACATCAACGGCGTCAAGCATCTGGGAAACCTCGCGGGCTCGATGCTTCCCGCCGACGCCTTTGCGCGCCATTTGCGGGCTCGGGGCGATAGCGAAGTCAAGTTCATCTGCGCGACTGACGAGCACGGCACGCCTGCCGAGCTTGCCGCTCAGGCGGCTGGCCAGTCTGTCGAGACCTATTGTGGTGAGCAGCACGCTATCCAAGCCGACCTCGCCGACCGGTTCGGCCTGTCGTTCGACCATTTCGGTCGCTCGTCTTCCAAGACCAACCACCGCCTGACGCGCCGGTTCTACGAGGCGCTGTCGGCCAATGGGATGATCGAGAAACGCACGATCAAGCAGTACTTCAGCATTGACGACGACCTCTTTCTGCCGGACCGCTACATCCTCGGGACCTGCCCGAAGTGTTCGTTCGGCATGGCGAGGGGCGATCAGTGCGACCAATGTGGTTCGCTTCTTGACCCAACCGACCTGATCAATCCGCAATCGGCGATCTCCTGCTCGACCAACCTCGAACTGCGCGAGACCGATCACCTGTTCCTGTGTCTGTCCAAGGCAGCGCCGGACGTCACCAAGTGGCTTCTCGAACGAGACGCGCACTGGAGCACGCTGGCGCGCGGAATCGCCCACAAGCACATCAACGAGGGTCTTCAGGATCGCTGCATCACCCGCGACCTGAAATGGGGCATCCCTGTTCCGGATATGCCCGGCAAGGTCTTCTACGTCTGGTTCGACGCCCCAATCGCCTACTATGCGGCGACCATCGAATCATGCCACACGGAATCAGAAGTCTTTGAAGCACAGTTCGGGCAATCGGCGAGGACGTCGTACATCAAATCCCAGCACGTTCGAGCGTGGCTTTCTGCCGACACATCCGACCTGACCTACGTGCAGGTCATGGGCAAGGACAACGTCGCCTTCCACACGACCTCGTTCCCGGCCACCGTGCTGGGCGCGAAAAACGATCTGCCGTTTGACGACCTGTCGAACATGAAGACAGTCGATTACCTGAAGGCCTTCAACTGGCTCAACTGGAACGGCGGGAAATTCTCAACGTCCGGCAATCGCGGCATCTTCATGGACGCCGCGCTCGAATTGTTCCCCGCCGATTACTGGCGCTGGTATCTGCTGTCGAACGCGCCGGAGAGTAACGACACGGCCTTCACATGGAGCGGCTTCCAGAAAGCGGTCAACAGCGATCTGGCCGACAAGCTGGGCAACTTCATCAACCGCGTCGTCTCGATGTGCCAGAAATACGACCTCATGGTCATCGAGAGCGACAGGCCGTTGATGGAGGGTCCGTACATCGGACCGTTCGGGGAGATCGTCGCCCAACAGCAAAGGGCCATGAGCGATTTCGAGATCGTCAAGGCGGCCACGCTGCTGCGCGACATGGCCCAGTATGCCAACACCTTCCTCCAGAACGCGGCACCGTGGAAACTCCACTCGGCCGGTGACCTCGAAGGGACCAAGCAGGTTCTGCGGCAGTGCATCTATTTCGCCTGTGAACTGGGTAGGTTCTTCGAGCCGTTCATCCCGTTCACCAGCGAGAAAATCAAGAACGCCTTCGACACGCCGGTCGGAGGGCCGTGGGTCGTCAACCCGCCGGGCATCCTGTTCGACAAGATCAGCGACGACCGTATCGCGGAATTGGAAGCACAGTACCCCTGACCATTTGAAAGTCAGAGCCCGTCTATTTGAAAGCCCTCGACCCATGGTCGGGGGCTTTTTCGTGTCATGTCGTTGAAAACACTGATGAAATCTATACTTGAAACTGTGCTTGACAAAGAAAGCACAGCGTGTACTATGTGCTCATCGGATCAACATTTCTTGGAGACATTTACCTATCATGCAAAAGCTCGCTGTGTTCCGTGGCCGTAACCGCATCAAGGGCGCCTTCGTCTTCTCGTTCACCTCAGACGACGACAAGTTCTCGAAGGCCCGCAAGCGCGCCACCGAAAAGTTCGGCGGCGGCGTCTCCGTCAACGGCACGCTCGCCGACGACTGATCGCCAGTCCAGCACCAAGGTAACAAGAGCCCTCGGCCACCACGGTCGGGGGCTTTTTGCTATGTCCATAAAATAAAGGGCGAGTTTAACAAACCCTAAATACCGGCATGAGTAGCGAATACTTCATGCCAGTAGAGCAGCCGCCTGCTGTCGATCTGTCCAAATGCAACATCGTCATCGGCGACTGCCTCGAATACCTGAAAGAATGCGTGGCGGAAGGTCGTCAGTTTGACGCGATCATCACTGACCCGCCCTACGAGATCGGCCTGCATGGCAAATCGTGGGACTCCACTGGCATCGCGTTCTCGGCCGAGCTTTGGGACCTGATCTACGCGGCGCTGAAGCCGGGCGGCTTCGTGCTGTCCTTCGCGGCCTCGCGCCTGTACCACAGGGTCGCTGTGGCGGCTGAAGACGCTGGGTTCAAGCTCTACCCCATGCTGGCGTGGGAATTCCCCGGTGGCCTGCCCAAGCCCGCCAACCTCGCCGAGCTATTCGACCGCGACAACGTCCCTGACCGCAAGGCCATCGGCATGAAGACTGGGTCTGGCTTCACGGCCGCCAACGCCGTCCATGGCGCCCAGCAGCGCCTGACCAAGCAATTCAAGGTCTTCGCGCGAGGCGTCTCCGACGAGGCCCGCAAGTGGCTGGGCTTCTTCTACGGGGTCAACACCTTCAAGCCCTGCTTCGAGCCGATCATGATGGCCCAGAAACCGATCACCGAGAAACGGATGATCGACAACGTCCGGCTCCACGGCACGGGCGCGGTCAATATCGGCCGCCTCCAGCGCTCACGCGGCGGACAGTGGCCGACCACGATCTTCCGCCACGCCAAGGCCAAGAAATCGGACCACAATTCGCTCCATCCCTCCGTAAAGCCGGTAGCGCTAATGCAGGAATTGTGTCGCGCGATCTGCCCGCCGGGTGGACACATTCTCGACCCCTTCGCGGGGACCGGGACAACGGGCGCTGGCGCTTTGCTGGAAGGGTTTTCCTGCACGTTGGTTGAGCAGAATCCTGACATGCGATCCGTGATTGAATCGCGCATTCGTTCCAAAAAAAATTAGGATAATTTTCGTTTACCAGTTGCCAACGGTGAATGGTCGGTTTACCAATTCGACATCAGGTTATTTCGGCAATTGCAGCCGCCCTGAACCACTCGAACCGAAACCATTTCCAGAGGCAATTTATCGTGGCTATTTACTCGACCGACACCGGTAAGACGACCCGCATCAGCAACCGCGCGATCAAGGAACTGAAGATCGCCGTGGCCATGCGTCCGGGCTACACCCTCGCCGACTACTCGCGCATCACCAAGTACAGCGTGCAGACCCTGAAGAACATCCTGCGCTACACGCCTGAAGGCCGCGCCATCGCCCGCACCGGCAGCATCGCCAAGTGCCCGCGTGGCGTCGTCGCTGCATGGGCTCGCATCAAGGGCGCCCGTCTGGCCGCTCGTCCTTCCACGTCGGTGGCTCTGGTCGTTCCGACCCTGCCCGCCTTCAAGGGCGACGTGCAGAAGGACGTCTCCGAGACCATCACGCTGTTCAACCGCGCCGCCACCACCGGCTCGACCCGTCTGGCCGCCAAGTTCGGCGCCGAATTCGAAGCTCGCCAGCACCACCTGATCACCGGCCTGACCTCGACCATCGAGCGCCAAGCCGCTACGATCCGCTCGATCACCGTGGAACGCGACCGTGCGGTCACCCGCCTGTCGAAGCTGGACTCGATCCAAGCCCAACTGAACGATCTGCGCGGCGAAGTCACCGCCTAATCGTTCCCGCCACAAGTAGCCTCTGGAGTACCCCATGGTTGTGACAGAACGACTGGTCAAAATGCTTGACCTCGCCGGTGACTCGCGCACCGATGAGCACACGGCATTGAACGCCGTCCGCCAAGTCGCGAAGATGATGACCACGAGTGGTCTGACGTTCAGCGAGTTGCTGTCACAACCAGTCTCCGCTCCGGCGACGACGCCGTACATGAGCTACGACACGACACAGAACGTGATCAAGCAGCACGAGGACACCATCCTCGATCTGCGGAAGAACATCATCAAGCTGAACGGGACCATCGTGAAGCTTGAAGAGCAAGTCGCCGACGCCAAGGGCAAGGTGAAGCCTGACGAGAACGACAACGTCAGCTATTCCTTGTTCGCGGCGGAGGTCATCAAGCGGTTCAGCAAGCCCAAGGGCTGGCAACGTCGCTTCGCCGCCCAGACGGGCGTCAGCGTCGCCCGGATCAATTCCTACGGCACGAAGGGTACGGTCCCGTTCGAGGTCTTCCAGATGGTCAAGACCATCGACCCGGAAATGACCGAGAACACCAAGACCGTGGAATGGACCCTCGAACTGGTCAACGAGGTCCGCAAGCTCCACGAGAGTGGCGCGACCGACAACCAGATCGCCTACGCCATCAGCGAGAAAGTGGGATTCACCGTGACCGATGGTCAGGTCAAGCGCCTGAAGATCAACTCCCGCGAAGGCATCCGGCAGTTTGCCGACCCGGCGTTCGGCGGCCCCATCGGAAAAACGCGCTCCTAAATACGGGATGCGCGATCTGATTTCCATCCTCGAAGACGGTGACCTGAGCAATGACGCCCTGAGCCACGCGCTCGGCGTCATCCATGACTACATCATCCACAATGACGGCAACGGCATTGAGGAAGCCATCGCGGTGATCCACGCCAATGGCTATCAGGAAGTGTTCGGTGCCGGAGTCTACTACCGTGCGCTCTGGCACGACATCACGCCAGAGGATCGCGAGGTCTGCGAGACCTTTGTAGACCTGCTGACCCATCACCAGATGGCCCCACGCTTCCAGAAAACTGGTGGAGTGCAGGGTTTCACGCCGTCATTCGATGAGGCGGCTGGATACGTCGAGCGCAGCATGCACCACAATGGTGATCTGCGGAGTTTCGATGAGGATGATGTTGACGCGCCCATCGGCGACGCCAAGCAAGTGATCATCATCTACAAGGTCAAGGCCCCGGCCGTGGTCCTGTCGATGAAAGGTCTGATCGCCTTCCTCCAGACCATCCCCGACATCCCCAACCGCTCGGAGCTTCATCGCGCGCTGACCGATCCGTACGACGGATACGGATCGGACAACGAGGTGATGATCGACTCAGCGACCGTCGAGATTATCGAGCTTCACCTTTACGAGGACTGAAAAACACCGTTTCGATAATGCGCTCACCGATCCACCGCACGTCTTTGACGTTCAGCGAATTGCCGATGGCCTTGTAGCGGGCCGTCTTCCCGCCCGGTTGACCGGGGATCAGGGTGTGATCGTCCGGCATGCCCATCAGGCGCTCGGCCTCGATAGGCGTCAGGGTCCGGACCACCGGGAACACACCGTCATCGACCAAGGCCATCGGAACCGACGACCCGCCAGCCACGGCCAGCAGGCAGTTGGCTACGTCGTTGCCGATTTCGATTTGCTCGCCTTCGTCGCGGCCTCGGAGGGCGGCCGAGAACGCACGTTCTCCAGCGCTGTAGCCAAGAGCGGCGGCAAGGTCTTTCCGCGCGATTGTGCCACTCGGAGGAGTTTGGCTGCTCGTGTGCGACTCAAATAGAACGTCTCTTGGGTCGAGTCCGTCTGAAGGACAGGCCACAAGGTACACGCGGTCGCGCTGTTGCGGAACTCCTGAATATTGGGCATCGAAGAGTCGCCATGCGATATTGCGCTTTGGTCCAAGCACATAACCAGCGTGCGTCCATCCGCCCCTTGGTGGGACGAGAGGCACATCTTCTCCGGCCAGCGCCCCGAGTAAGCATCCGAAGGCGTTGCTTTTGTCACTAAAGACCCCTTTTACGTTCTCCCAGAGCACGAAGTCTGGATTGATGTCGTCGGCCAGATCGGCGAAGGCCTGCGTGATCGCGCCACGCGGGTCCGTCAGCCCCGCTCTCCGGCCGGAAAGCGAGAAGGCTTGGCAGGGCGTGGACCCCCACAGGATGTCCACCTTCCCAGCCCAGTCCTTGCCCTCGATCTTCGTCAGGTCGCCCAGATCAGGGACATGCGGCCATCGGTGGGCAAGGACTGCCTTCGGGAACTCTTCGATTTCAGAGAATGCCACCGGCGTCATGCCGAGCGGTTCCCAAGCAAGGGACACCGCGTCAACGCCGCTGCACACTGTCATGTAACGCATTTTGAAATCGACCCAAGTACCAGTAAGTATACAGAAAGTGGCATCGAACGGCTATTTCTAACTGTTCGAGTTGAAGGCGTTCATCAGCAAGTTGAACCGACGATCAGCGCATGTCTTCGACCCCGGCGTGGGGTTGATCATGGTCTGGAGGAAGGCGGCCTTGAACATGTCGATCTGGGTGACGACTTCGCGTTCTTTGCGGAGGCGAGCGTGGATCGACGTATCGGGGATCACCTGAAGAACGACGGGCTCACCGATGTCGAACGTCTGGGTCGTGGCGCCGATGGTCTGCATGACCGGGTGACCTTCGGCGGCGAACTTGGCCACCAACGATTTCTCGATCTCTCGCAGCCGGGCGACAGAGCTTTCCGGCAGAGCGTAGAACCCCACGTAGGCGATCTCGCTGACGGCGATGCGGTTCTGGGCTTGGGCGTCGGTCTTGCTGTAGGCGAGGTGACGGATCAGGCGCGCGGCCAGACCAGCCTTCGAGTCGGCGCTTTGGCCGACGTAGAGAACCCGGCGGTGGGCGTCCATGAAGAAATAGACGCCACGGCTTTGCAGGCGCGGGTCCGACAGGATCACCTTGCGGAACGAGCGCTCGTCGGCGGCGGCTTGCTCGCCGAGCAGGGTGAGCGGAGAGTTCGGTTCAGAAGTCGGGCGGATGCTGACTTCGTAGACGGTGGGGCTGTATTCGTCGCTGAGGAAAAAATCGACATCGACGTCTTCGCCGGTGTAGTCTTTTGCTGCGCGGATGGCGGTATCACGAAGTCGTTGACGCGCAATATGCCTCGCCGACTTAGCGCCCTTTCCATCTGTGATTGGCTTCGCAGCCGCTTTCTGGTGTGAACTCATGTGAAATTCCATGAAGTATGGGTCTGAACAATGAGGTCAGACTACCACCACGGAACATTGTTTACCAAAATTAAACTGTGCACCAAGACGGCGCGAGCGCCGTCTTGGTGAGGAAGAAACCGCAAAGTATTTGAAGAAAAATGCAGGGTGGTGACTTGACGAAACGAGGAACTGTGGTACTGTTCTTCCACGGTATCCACGGAAAGCAAGGAGAGACAGTCATGGAAAGCGGTTCTTGGGACCTCGACGAGCAGCGCAATCTGTTCAATATCCCCGCCCCGAACTACCCCAAGTTCGAAGCCATGATCGCCAAGCTCTCCAAGCGCGCTGAGCGCCTGATCGGTCTGCCGATCAAGCCCGCCGTCTTCGCCTACCACATGGTCAAGCACCGTGGCCGCGAGATCAAGGTCTACGAAGTCCTGATGAACACCCCGATCCTGAAGATCGAGGGCTGGACCTTCGTCGCCTGCCTCGACCATTCCAACGAGACCGGCACGGTCATCCGCACCATTCCGGGCGCCGCCGACCTCCCCGCCAAGTTTCATGGCGCGGTGTCCACCAACTGCGACCACTGCAACCACAACCGCAAACGTCGCGACACCTACGTCGTCCTGAACGACGAGACCGGCGAGTACAAGCAAGTCGGCTCGACCTGCCTGACCGAATTCTTCGGCCAAGACCCCGCCAAGATGGCCAAGGCCGCTGAATTCCTGAGCTTCGCTCGGGAAGCCGCCGTCGCGTCGAGCGACCTCGACGAGCTTGAAGAAGAAGACGTCGCCAAGAGCACCGCCGTGCACGATCTGCGCTGGATCGAAGTCGATGAGTACTGCGCGGCGACCGCCTGCGCTGTCCGCAAGCACGGCTGGGTCTCGGGCAAGACCGCCTTCGAGCAGGGCATCACCCCGACCCGCAAGGTCGCCTACACCTACTTCAACACCTATGCTCGCGAAGAGATCACCGACGCTGACCGCGACCTGTCGCAGCGTGCTCTGGACTGGGCGCGCGGCCTGCGCGACAGCGGCCGGGAGTTGGACAACTACGAAAACAACATCGCCGTGATCGCCAATGCGGTGGTCATCGAGCCCCGCTCGTGCGGTCTGGCCGCCTCCATCGTCGGCGTCTTCGCTATGAAGGAAGAGCGCGTTCGCCGCGACGCTATCAAAGCCGCTGGCCCGGTCGATATTGCCGCCGACTTCGAAGCTGTCATGGCGCTGTTCGCCCGTGGCAACTCGAAGATCAAGTACCCGAAGATTCGCCTGATCACCGACGACCGCAAGGACGTCGTCCTGTCGCTGGCCGGTGACCGCAGCGCCCACAAGGGCACGCTGAACGTCACGGACGGCGGCTCGTTCGACAACAACATCTGGTACGGCCGCATCGCCAAGACGGGCAAGTTTGACAAGTCGGCCCGTCGCGAAGCCCAGCCGAACATGACGTCGGTGGTGGCTCTGCTGACGGCTCTGGGCCAAGACCCGGCTGGCACGGCCGCCAAGTACGGCAAGCTGACCGGCCAGTGCTGCTTCTGCGCTCTGCCGCTGACGGACGAGCGTTCCACCGAGGTCGGCTACGGCCAAAAGTGCGCGTCCAACTGGGGCCTGCCGTGGGGCAACAAGCGGGTCGCGGAAGCCGCCTAAGAAAAAGGCCCCGGAGTGATCCGGGGCCTTCGTCGTTTAGGGGTTCGGGAAAGGACCGTTCGTCGGGGTGAACGTCGCCGTGTATCGAGCGATGCCCTTTGTGACGCGGACTTCGTCCACGTACCCGTTGAGCGTATAGAAACTGTTGAAGATCGTGCCAATACCAACTTGGAACGTGTTCCCTGACGGATTGGCGAGGGTGGTTCCAGCGCTGATCGTCGTGTTGCTGGCCATCGTTCCATTCACGAAGAAACGGAAATTGGTTCCCTGACGAGCACACGCAATGTGGTGCCACGCCCCCGTAGCGAGCGTAACGCCAACAGTTGGGTTGATAACCTGAACAGCAGCGTTTCCGTTAGCTGTGTCCTTGAAGTAGGAATTGAAGAACACTTGGTTGATAGCCGAGGCTCCAGTACCAGTACCGCGAATACCAAACGTCCATGCCATGTCGGCCAGTGCTTGCGAAGTCGGGTTACAGAACCCCATGAGAGTCGGATACGTAGTTCCGGCTCCCATGGTTGTGACATTGACCCAAGTTTCCAGCGTGAAATCGCCCGTTCCGAAATTGAAATCTGTTGCATTCGCCGCCGATTGCATCGAATCAAGAGCGAGGCGAGCGTTCGTGGTCGGCGTGCCGTTAACGTAGATCGATTTCGTTCCGAACTTGGCGGCGGCCGTCGAAACGACTGCGTTGCCCATCGTGAAGGTCTGGTGACCCGAGGCATCCGTGATCGAGTTACCGACTGCATTGTCATCGCCGTGCAGAAGGACCACGACGTTCGCAGCGTAGGGATCAGTTGATTTCAGCGCCTGAATCGTGAAGTTACGCCCGACAGACAGCGTTTCCGCCGTGGCGGCGACGTCGAAGCTGTAGTTGGTGGTGTTCGAGACAATCGGCAGAGTACCGGTGATGAAACCACCAGAGTTCATCGTCACGCCGCTCGGAAGCGTCGTGGCGTTGGCCAAGGCGTACGTGATCGTCGCATTGTCGATGTGGGCGGCGAGAACACGAGTGCTGACAGCCGCGTTACCAAAGTCGGACGCGATAATGCCAGAGTTCGTCGTCCACGTCGGAGCCGTGTTGACGTTGTAGACCGTCGTCGCGAACGTCTTCGTCGAGGCGATGCCGTTCGAGATCGCGTTGGCGGCAAAGGTGTAGACCGTGTTGGCCGTGACGCGCGGCGACGTGCCGGTGAGCACGCCGTTCGAGTTCAGGGTCAGACCGGTCGGCATGGTTCCCGACGAGTAAGCGTAGGTGATGCCAAGGCTGTCAGCATCGACCGTCTGCACGGCGAAGTTTGCCGTGTAACGCGCTGCGCGGGTGACGCGGACGTTGTCCATGTAACCGACCCAGCTATTGTTGAAATTGTCCGAGCCGATACGCGCGGCAATAGTGTAGGTCGGGTAGGACGCTCCGAACGATGCGTAGGTCGCGACCGAAGTACCGTTGACATAGAGGGTGAGGTTAGTTCCCTGACGAACCAGAGCAACGTGGCGCCACGTATTGATGGCGAACGTGCCCGTGTAGTTGATCATCGTGACATTGTCTCTCCAGACTTGGATAGACGTTTCGCTGGCGACCATGTTGAAGCCGACGAAGGAACCATCACGCTGGCCGTACAGTGTGCGAGCACCGTTCGAGGTCTGGAAGTACCACATTTCGATGGTGAAATCAGACGTTCCGAAGTTACCGCCCTGCGAGTTCAAACCGAGGTACGCGCCGGTCGGCGTGTTCGTCGCATTGAACAGACCTGACGTGCCACCGAACTTCGACTGTGCGGCCGAAACGACGACACCGGTGTTCGTGAAGATTTGAGCCAGAGGGCTCTGATCTTGAACCGCGTTCGTGAAGCTGGCTTGAGCCACTACGTTGGCATAGAACAGGTCGTAGTTGTTCGTCGCGACCATCTGATAAGTGGTGGCGTTGCCTTCCGGCAGAACGAATGCGTTGGCCGTTTCCCAGATCGGCGGCTTGAGCGGGGTCAGGCCAAGGATCGTGAAGCTGCGGTTCGCCGTACCTTCGGACGACGCTGCTGCGACGGTGAAATCGTACTGGACGTTGTTGGCGACCAGCGGCAGATCGCCGGTGATCAGACCGTTCGACGCCAGCGTCATGTTGTTCGGCAGGGTCGTGCTGTTGGCCAGCGTATAGGTGACCGACAGGTTGTCCGGGTGCGTGGCCGACAGTTGGTACGAAACCGAGTTCGCCGTGCCCGACAGGATCGTGCCAGCCGGGGTGTTCCACGTCGGAGCGACCGGGACGTTGATGACGTTCAGCGAGAACGAACGATCAGCCGTGCCTTCAGCCGTGGTGGCGCGGACGTCGAAGTTGAACGCGACGTTCGAGTTGGCGCGCGGAACGTTGCCCGACAGAGCGCCGGTGTTGGCGTTCAGGGTAACCGTGCCCGGCAGGGTCGTGGCATTGACCAGCGAGTACGTGACCGCGATGCCGTCCGAACCGGTGGCGACGAGGGTGCGGCTGATGGCCGTGCCTTCGTTCTGGTCCGGAAGGGCCGAGTTCGTGACCCAGACCGGTGCGGCCGGGATGTTGATCGTCGTCATCGAGAACGCACGGTCGGCGTGACCATCCGGCGTCGCTGCACGGATCGTGAACGACGACGTCGTGTTGGCGGTGACGCCAGCCAGCGTGCCGCTGATCAGGCCGTTGGCGGCCAGAACAACGCCGTTCGGCGTAGCGCCACTGAGGATGGTGTAGGTGAGGGCGTTCGAGTTGGCGCTAGGCGTAGCGACAACCGTGTTGCTGACCAGCGTGCGCTCGTTAGCCGTGAGCAGCGAACCGCTCGGCGTGACCCAGACCGGGGCGCCGCCACGGTCGATGACGCCAATCGAGAATGCACGACGAGCCGAAACGCCATCCGAGTTGTAAGCTTCCAGCGTAAAATCAACCGAACCGCCGCCGTCAACCGGAGGCGTGCCGCCGGTGATGGCGCCGTTGCTGTTGAGAACCATCGGGGAAGGCAGAACAGCCGAGTTCGCGGCGAGACGGTACAGGACCGGGAGGTCCGGGTGGGTAGCCGTGAAATAGAAGACTTGGAAATCTTCGTTCTCGTAATAGTTGCCTTGCGATCCGCCATCCGTCTGCCAAACCGGGACGACCGCGTTGTTGTTGACCGTGACCGAGAACGCGCGGTCGGCATAAGCCTCTGCGGTGTCGGCGCGAACGGTGAAATCGTAGACCGTCGTGTTGGCGACGCGGGGAGCCGAGCCGCTGATGTTGCCCGTGGTCGGGTTCAGCGTGACCCCAGCCGGAAGAGCGCCGTCAACGATGGAGTAGGTGACCGGCGTACCGTCAGCACCAGAGGCCGACAGGGTGAAGTTGAACGAACCCGAGCCTTCGGTCGCCGAGGCGCGGTTGCCAGCGGCCGTATTCCACGTCGGAGCCGTCGCCACGTTCTTATTGCGGATCGTGATGTTCTGATAGGACGAGCCGTCCGGATTTGTTGCGGCGATGACCAGATCATAGTCTGTATCGGCTTGGACCTTCGGGAAGGTTCCGTAGAAATAGCCGCTCGGGTGGAGAGCGGCCGTCTGTGGGATGGAGCCTTGGGCGATAGAGAACGAGATCGAACGACCCAGCGAGTCGTGAGCTTGCATGGTGTTGGCCACGCCGATGGTCACGATGTTCGTGCCTTCGTCAGCCTCGAACAGCAAGCCCGATGACGTATCCCAGATCGGCAGGGATGCGTTGTTCAGGATGGTCATCGAGAACTGCTGCGGCGTCGAACCATCGGCGTTGACCGCGTTCAGGATGAACGTGCTCGTGGTGTTGGCGTTGACCGCGTACGGCGTTCCGTAGAGTAGACCGTTGGCCAGCAGTGTCAGGCCACCCGGCGGTTGCGGGGCGCCCACGAAAGTCTGGCGGGAATAGGTGACCGTGCGGTTCTCGACGTCCGTGGCTTGCAGTTGGATTGATACCGGAGCGCTTTCGTAAGCCGAAGGCAGGGCTGCATTCGTGACCCAAACAGGGGCCGTGACAACGTTGGTCACCGTGATCGAGAAAGCGCGCGGCGTCGAGCCAGCGCCATTGGTCGCCGTGATCGTGAAATTGGCCGTGGTGTTGCTGCTGACGCTCGAAGCCGTGCCGGTGATGGCGCCGGTGTTGGCGTTCAGGGACAGGCCAGCGGGGAGCGAGCCAGCCGTGACCGCGTAGCTCGTGGCTGTGCTGGCCACGACGGTCGTGTTGTAGACTTCGCGCTCGTTGACGTTCGGAAGGGTAGAGGTCACCCAAATCGGAGCGACGGCCGCGCCGGAATCCAGAACAGTCAGGTTGAAGTTGCGAGCGGTCGAGCCGTCTTCGTTGGTGGCCAGAACGTCGAAGTCGAACTGGGTGTCAATGGCGACGTTTGCCAGCGTGCCGCTGAGCAGGCCGGTGTTCGACAGGGTCGTGCCGGTCGGCAGAGTTCCGTTCGAATAGTTGTAGGTGATCGTGCGCGACTGGGTGTCGGAAGCCGTCAGTTGGATGCTGACCGTGTTGCCTTCCAGTTGCGAACCGAGGTTACGCGGCGTGGACCAGACCGGCAGATCGTTCACGTTGACAACGGTCAGCGTGAAATTGCGGGCCGTCGAGTCGTCGGCGCTGTAGGCCGTGACCGTGAAATTGTAGCCGGTGTTGGTCGAGACGGCCGGGAGGTTGCCGGTGATCTCACCCGAGTACTGGTCGAAGGTCAGGCCGGACGGAAGAGCGCCCGACGTGATGGTGTAGGAGATCGCGTTGTTGGCGACCAGCGTGGTCGAGTACGAGGTGCGCTCGTTGCCCGACAGAGCCGAGTTCGTGACCCAGACCGGCTTGGTCGTGCTGTGAACCACGAGGATCGAGAAATTGCGTTCGGCGTAGGCGCCGTCGAGGTCCGTAGCGCGGGCCGTGAAGACCGAAAGGGCGTTCGCGCCGGTAACGGTCGTCGTGCCGCTGATCAGGCCGTTGGCGGCCAGTGAGAGGCCCGAGGGGAGGCTGTTGTTCGAGATAGCGAAGCTGACCGCTTGACCTTCCGGATCGGTGGCCGACAGGGTCGAGGTGAAGTTGTTGCCTTCGTTCACGCTACCCAGCGAACCGCTGGCGGTCTGCCAGACGGGCGGAGCGTTGGTGTCCACCACCATGATGATGAACTGGCGGTCGGCGTAAGCGCCTTCCGGGTCCGCCGCGCGGACGGTGAAGGTGTAGGACGTGTTGGTCGCGACCGCCGGGAGCGTACCGCTCACCGTGCCGTCAGCGGCCAGCGTCAGGCCCAGCGGGAAATTGCCGCTGTGAACGGCGTACGCGACTTGACCGCCTTCCGGGTCCACTGCCTCGAAAGCATAGGAATAGGACGTGGACTCATCGACCGTGTCGATCAGACCCGCATCAGTCACCCAAACCGGCGGGCGATTGCCCACGTTGTGTTGAGTGTTGATTTGCTTGAATTTACCTTGGTAGCGAACGCCCATAGGATAGCCCTCGAATATTTCGAGGTATTTAGGCAATAGAATATAAGGGTATACGATGGTTTGATCTGTACTGAAACCCCATTTGAGTATTGCTACCGTAAGGAGATTTTTACAACGGTAAACCACAATTTTAGATTTTAGTTTACGATAATATGACGGCTTGATAAGCTGGGACGATGTCCACATTATCAATGATGGGGTGGCTGGCCTTCGCGGCGGTCACCACGAGCTTTATCGTCTACGCCAAGCTTCGAAACGACATGCACCGAGGGATCGTGGACCTTGAAAAACTCATGCAGGTCAGGAGCTTGTTCTGGGGCGGTTTCGCCCTCGGGACGGTCACCATCATCGCTTCCTGCTCAAAAAACATCGTTGGGTTGCTGATTTGAAGTTCGACATGAACCTTTTCTGTGCGCTGGCGGAATACTGCACCGCGCAAGGCCGCACGCATGTGAGCCGGAAAGGGAAAGAACGCCGTTACGGATACTTCACCGAACTGGCGAATAGAAAAATAGGTTTGGTGGAAAACGTCGGCGTCAATATGTCGCTGCTGGGTAGCAACTGGCGTTTTGAAATAGAAGCATCCATTCATGATTTAAGTTCATTGATCAACGACGGCAAAATTGCTTATGAGGCCGCCAACGACAACCATCCAAACGGTGGTTCACTCTACTTGATCGCGAATCGCTTCCTTGCGATGCCCAATAGAGGTCTACTTTATGGCGATTCGAATGCGTTCTGGAATGACATGGTTGTCTTCAAAATGTACCGGGATGAATGGTGCGCTTGATCGCGATGTGGGTTGATTCCTCGGAACCATTACGTAAAAGTCACGTTCGTCAGTTCTGATCTTGGGCTTGGGGCACATCTGAGGAACACGATGGCTAACGGCGTAGCTTCATTCAGCGGCATCCCAGCCGATATCATTCTACGGGTGTGTGAAGCCATCATGGCCAAGACACCTCCGGGCGGTGGCCAGTGGGTGGAAATGGCCCAAGGCGTCAAACTGTCCCTCGCCCTGATGAGAAAAACCGACGTGGACATCGAGCGCTACATGCTGCTCGGGCAGGACTGGGTGGCCGGGTTCAACCTCAGCCTCGCACCCAAGGACACCACCAAGAACGTCTACGAGGTGTTCGGTTCCCATTACCTGCTGTCGGCGCCCGGCGTCGAGAACCAAGACGGCTTCGTCCGTGACATGGTCCTCATGAAAATGACCCACAGCGACTGGCGCGACGAGATTTTCGATTAGCCGAAGCGGTCCATTTCCTCGATCAGCCGGTTCAGTGTCTCGATCTGCCGCACGATCCCCTCGACATAGGCATTGTACTCCGGCGTCCCCGGATGGACCGTGTCGAAAGTCTTGGGGTCGATGATCGGCTGCGGCTTGTGGACGGCAATGCCCTCCAGATATTTCATCAGGCCGTCGCGCTTCACCTGCAAGCCCACCGAGCCCATGCCGGTAAGCTGCTGCTCGGGATTGATCCGGTAGAGGTCTTCGGCGAGGTACTGATCCTTGCCCGCACTGTCCTCGACCACGGCCGCCATCAGCAGGCGGCGGGCCGACAGCACGAAATGATCGACCTCGATGATCTTGTAGCCCTTGTAGGACTGGCCATTCTCGGGGACGACGAAAATGTCGAGCAGCTTGATCTCGTCAGGCGTGAAGACGCTATCGGTCTTCAGCTTGTGCTGGGCGATGAAATCCTCGTCGAGGATGTAATAGGAATACCCCAGCGGGGAATGCAATGGCTCTCTCATGAGCCATTGTCTCAGCCGGGGTTATTTTCGGTCAAGTTAAAGGGCGGCGCGGATCGCGGCCAAAGCCGCTTCCGGAGAGGTGAACGAACCGCTCACTCTCGGATTGTGCAATTGCACATGGATCGCGCGCGATCCGAACATCCGGACGAATCCGTGTCCAATGTACCGGCCATTGCCGGGCTCCCTGTTGTTCCACCGCGTGGGCTTATAAAACAGGAAAGGCTTGTACGTGTACTCCGCGTTCAACAACTCGGCACACGCTTGGTAGAACCCCTGTTCCACCTCATAGTTTCTGTTCGTCATACTGCCCGTATTTATAGGCAAGTATCCAGACGATGTCAACTACTCGTTGTTTTGCGAGTTCAGATACCGGACAATCAGGTTCAGTTCCCGCTGCGAGAACCCGCCCACGGAGTCAGCATCTTCCGTGTCGCGGCCGTCCAGCATGTGCTTGGCGGTATCGGCGATGATGCCGTCGATAGCGCGTGGGTAGATTTGGCTAAGGATCGCGACGAAGTTGTAGAGCCCTTGCTTGCCACGGATACGCCGCAGGACCCAGAAAATGGGCCACAGGTGGATCGGAGGAAACATCAGCCCCTCAGCCATCAGATAACCGGCCAGCACTGTGCGGCGGTCGCGGGGCAGTAGACGGAGGTTGGAGGCGAGAGCCCGGATTGAAAGGTCCGACGACGCCACTGTGGCTGCGATCATGGCTAAGTTCTAACCGATGGGAAATGGGGTGGCAATGTCGAGTTACCGACCGTCACCAGATTGCTTGGTATCCGATAAGGTCGTAGGCTTCGTCGAGGTCTTCCACCATCCGCATCCCATAGCGGTTGCAGACGATGTCAACGTTGCCCTTCCGCCAGAAATCTTGCGGACAGTGGACCAGAGCCTGCTTGGGCTTTTTGGCGCTCACGAACCCCAATTCGAGCAGGGTGATCGGCGACATGGTCTCGCCGACGAAATTGAACAGGACGTAATCGGCCCGCTCGATGTGGTCCAATTCCCAGTTGACCTGAGCGTTGAATTCCGGATCGAGGATGCTCTGATCCCACGTGGGGCAGAAATCAGGGCGGCGAGGGTTGAAGATCACCGATGTCGTCTTCTCAAGACGTTCAGCGGCCTCAGCCTGCCAGTCAACGGCCTTCCCCATTTCGATGGACCCAGCCAGAAAGACGGACGGCTTGGGAGCGTCCACGGGCTTGAAATAGGTCATCGGAGGGAAGACGAGCAGGGCAGGTCCGTCGAGGTCGTACATCGGTGATCTTCTTTCGCTTATGCGTCGTCGATCACGCCGAGCACGTCTGACTCGTTCATGATCAGCAATTGCTTTTCGCCGATCTTGATCTCGTTGCCCGACCACTTGCCGAACATGATCCGGTCGCCGACCTTCAGTTCCAGCGGCATCAGTTCGCCGGTGTTCTCGGCGCGCTTGCCGTTGCCGACAGCCAGAACCTTGCCTTCCGAGGGCTTTTCAGTGTTGACGCCGAGCAGGATGCCACCCTTCGAAACGGTGATCTCATCGGCGCGCTCGACCAGAACGCGGTCGCCTAGAGGACGGAAATTCATAGTCAAAATCCAATAAAAGTTATGCCTAAACCATACCAAACGCAAAAATCGACAGCAACTAAATACGAGGATGCACCCCGATGTCCTCAAATACTTCCATGATGATACGCCCCACGTCATTGACGAGGAGTATTACAAGGACATCATGGTCAAGGTGGACCCAAACTGGCTCCCCCACAACGACTATTCGAAACTGATTCCTTACGTCCGCTACGTCGGGACTAAGGGAAACGTTGTCAAATTCTTCGTGCCCAACAAATACAACGGCTGGAACACCTACATCCAGTTCGTCGAATGGCAGGAACAGGTTCTCGATCCTGACCTGTCGGCGCCCGACGCCGCGCGCCTGTTGCTATGGGCAGGCAACATCCGCGTTCACTGCCCGTGCCCCGCGTTCAAATTCTGGGGCATGCAGTACATCATGACCCAAAAGGATGCCGCGATCATCCCCGAGGTCCGTTACCCGCACATCCGCAACCCCGGCCTCAAGGGCGTGGTCTGCAAGCACCTGAACCGCACCCTGAAGGTTCTACCCTTCCACCTTGGCTCGATGGCCTCGTCGATCAAGGAACAGCGGGCGGAACTGGAGGCTCATCAGGACCACTCGGGTCATGACCATTCGGATCACGATCACTCGGAAGACGATCCTCTGTAATCGCCTTGCTGATCAGTTTGTGGCTGTATTGCGATCCGCGCGTTACGCCGCCCAGTGGACGAATGTCGCGGCGCCAGTCCACGAAGACCACCATCACCTTGCCGCTGACGTATTCCCGCGCCCAATAGTATGAGCCGATGGGCGTGACGACGCCGGGGCCTTTGCCGTCCGTTTCCGGAGGCTTGATAGGCCCTACGATGTCCGCAAAGGACAGATCGGTCCCCCACTCCGAACGAGCGTTCCTGAAACGGCCACCGGGGTTCTCTGGGACAAACGCGACAAGATCGCGCTCCCCTCGGGAGTTGGTGGCCCAGTAATAGCCCGGCTCAAGGGTCATTTCGAGAGACCGGGCGTGCTCGTCCTCGTAGGTGTGTTCGCGGGTCATGGCTGGTTGATGAATTTGTATTCCTCGACCGCCAGCGCATCGCGCGCCGACAGGGTCGGGTGGTTTGGGTCGGAGCCGACGTCGTAGAAGAACCGGCGCGAGCGCTCGCACCGCTCACCCTTGGCGGGGTAGTGCGCGAATTTGAACTCGTTGTCCTTTGGGTTCGGGTTCACGAACAGCCCGACTTGGCTGACCCGCAGGATTTCGGCCGCGTCCAGACCTTCGAACGCCTTGAAGTGGCGCTCGGGCATGTGGACTTGGATGAACAGGTCCAGCCCGGTCTTGATCGTCTTGTCGCGGCGAAGGGCTTCCAACTGGTCGTTGACGAAATCCAACACCTCGAACACGCAGCCGAAACGGTCCTCCAACGCCTTCTTCTCGTCGTCGGCGAAATCGATGGGGTAGCCGCGCGTGATGATGCGCTGGTCCCGGCTCCAGCCGAGCGCCACGAACGCCTCATCCATCATGAACGGGACGATGGGTTGAAGCCATGCGGTCATCGCTTGCAGCAATTGCAGCAGAGCCGTCCGGTATTCCCGACGCTTGACCGACGAGATCAACGGGTCGCAGTAGAGCGTGTCCTTGCGGATGTCGAAGAAGAACGACGACAGGGTGTTGGACGAATAGTTCATCACCATCCGCACCACGTCGTTGAACCGGTACTCGGCGTAAGCCTTGGCCACGTCCTCGTTCAGATCGTTCATCCGTGACAGGACGAAATTCTCCAGCGGGCTGGATGGCCGCGTCCACTCGTCGTCGGACCACCCTTGCAGGGCGCCCAGCAGGTAGCGAATCGTCAACCGCAGTTTCTTGTAGATGTCGGCCGCGCTGTCGAAGATTTTGTCCCCGGCGCGGATGTCCTGCGTGTAGTCGCTGGTGGCGACCCACAACCGCAGGACATCGGTCCCATAGTCGGCAACAACCTTCTCAGGCGGGATGACGTTGCCCTTGGACTTGGACATCTTCTCGCCCTTGGCGTCGAGCACGAAACCGTGCGTCACCAGTTGGGCGAACGGGGCGTAGTAATTCTCGACGTAGGTGTCGAGGATCGCGCACTGCTGGAGCAGCGACGAGCCGAACCACCCACGATGCTGGTCCGTACCTTCGAGGTAGAGGTCAGCCTGACCAAACTCGATGAGCGCCAGACTGGAGGCAGAGTCGAACCACACGTCCAGCACGTCCATGCACTGCACGTAATCGTCCGGATTGACCTCAGCCAATTCGAGCCAATAGGTCTTGGGCCGCTCCCACCACGAATTGCCGCCTTCCTCGCGGAAGGTTTCGACGATCCGGGCGTTGACGATCTCGTCGCGCAGCGGTTCGTTCGTGTCCTTGTGGAAGAACAGCGCCAGAGGCGTGCCCCACCAGCGCTGGCGGCTGATCAGCCAGTCCGGGCGCGACGCCATCGACGCCTTCAGACGTTCCTTACTGGGCTCTTGGCCCGGCGGGAACAGAACCTCGTCGATGGCCTTGTCGCAGATGCCACGCAGGTCGTCGTCCACGGACATGAACCACTGCGGCGTGACGCGGTAGACCAGCGGCGCCTTGGAGCGCCACGAATGCGGATAGCTGATCTCGACCTTGGCCCGGCCGAGAACGGCGGACCCAAGCGTTTCGATCATCACCGCATTGGTGTACTCGAAGATGTACTCACCCTTGGGCGTCTGGTTCAGGACGTTCATCCCGCCGATGCCGGGGATCAACTCGCTGAACGTGCCGTCCGCGTTCAAGATCGGGTAGAATTCGCTACCGGCGCCGTCTTCGCAGTACTTCATCCAGCAGGCATAGTCATCCGGACCGTGGTCCGGAGCCGTGTGAACGAGACCCGTGCCCATGGCGTCGGTGACGTGGTTGCCAACGATGAACGGCATGGAGTTGTTGTAGACGAAGCTGGAGCCACCATTGGCCAGCGGGCTGTAGTACTCGCGGCCCGCCAACTCGTAGCGCTCAAGCTCTTCCCATTCGGTCACGCCAAGCTCGGCCAGAACCTTCGGAGCCAAGCTCTTGGCCAGCACGAGTTGTTCGCCGTGGTTCAGGACGGTTCCAGCCGCATGCAGGACACGGTACAGGCGATATTCGAGGGCGGGGTTGAACGCGATGGCGCGGTTGGCCGGGATGGTCCACGGCGTGGTGGTCCAGATCGGCGCGATCACATACTCGGCCGAAGGGTCGCGCATGTCCTTGCCTTCGGCGTAGATGCGGAAAGCGACATAGGCGCTGGTGACCTTGATCGGCTTGTGCTCGACCTCGGCTTCAGCCAAGGCCGTTTCCTCGATGGTGCTCCACAGGATCGGCTTCTTGCCGCGATAGAGCAGCCCGGCGACCAGCAGCAGGTGCAAGCGGTCGGCGATGGCCGCCTCGGAGGCGAAGTCCATCGTGGAATAGCGGGCCTTGTAGTCGGCCATGACGCCCAGCGCTTTGAATTGGTCGCGCTGTTTGTCCATCTGGCCTTGCGCGTACTCGCGGCAGCGGTCGCGGAAGGCCACCGGGCCAAGGCGCTTCTTCTGCACGCCTTCTTCCAGCAGGATTTTCTCGACCTGCGTCTCGATGGGCAGGCCATGGCAGTCCCAGCCCGGACGATAGTCCACGGACTTGTTCATGCCACGCTGCGACCGGACGATGAAGTCCTTGAGGACTTTGTTCATCGCGTGGCCGATGTGGATGTCGCCGTTGGCGTATGGCGGGCCGTCGTGCAGGACGAACGGATCGTCATCCGTCAGATCGACGGAGCGCGGCCCATAATTCTGGTAGAGGTGGCCCCACGAGCGCACCATAGCCGCCTCGTCCGCGATGGTCGGGCGCTGCATGGTGAAAGACGTGGTCGGGAGGAAGACCGTGTCCTTGTAGAGGCTCATGGATATACCTTTTGGGAAACCAAATCTCTATAGGCCTGATCGCCGGTTGAAAGTCAACCGACCACCCGTCAGGACTGGGCCATCTTTAAGACCATCAGGTCACGTTTCAGGGCGTCAAGATCACCCTCGACCTTCAGAGACGCCCGGTCCACGTCGCCGAATGCGTTCAGCCAGAAATAATCGGTGAGGTTTTCGTTCAGAGCCAATCCGATACGACAGCCGGTCAGCTTGATAGACTGCGATTTCTCGACCACTTCCCGCGTCGCCTGCCACGACGGCAGAGCGTGGAAATTCGTGATCTTCTGCTCACGGTGCATCCAACCCTTGGTGCTGTTCAGATAGCGCTGATCGACATGGTCAACCAGTTCAATCGCCATTTCGGGCGTCAGTAGATCGAACGCGATTCGGTTCACCTCGTCCGACGATTCCCGGTCAATCACCACCACGGTCTCCGTCATCCCCATACGGCATATGCAGTCCAGTGCCACCCGGAATCCGTTTCCAACATAGGGGAAGCTGAATTCGTCGGAGAGCACCTTGCTGATGATTTTGCGGATTTGCCGCACGATCTCACGGTGGGCCTCGACCGGCGGGGCATCTTCCGGCGCTCCGATCCAGCCATTCTCGCGCATCAGGTGTCGGATGAGCCTACGGCGGTGTGTGGCCTGCGACGAATTCTTGAACTGGTTCTGAAACTGGTTCCAAGCCTTCGTCGCCTTCTCCATCTTCCCGAAATGGTAGCGGTAGTATTCGTCATAGATGAGACGGTTGACGGCGGCCGGGTTGACGTCGTTCTGGCAGGCCCAGAGGAATCCGACACTCTCGATGCGGTTGCGAAGGCTCTCGTCGATCTCGACAGTGAGTTCGCCCATCCAGTATCGGTGTTCTTCTCGGCTCATCATCCGACCGCCAGTTTCAGGGCGACCATGTCGTGCTCGAACCGTTCCCGGTTGCCGTCGAAGGTGACGGTCTCGCGAACGGGCACGCCCCAGCGCATCAGCCACAGGGTTCGGGCGGCGTTGTTGCGGGCGGTGTACTCGACAGGCGTGCCGGAGACTTGGTTGTTGAACAGAATCTCGGCTTCTCTGGCGCCGGGGTGATCGTGGAAGTCCTTGTCACGGAAATAGTCGAAATCGATCCAGTCATTGTGGCTGGCCTGATCGACAATCGTCACCTTGATGTCGGGCGGGACCACCGTGAATGTCAGCGTCGAGTTGCGATCCGGGTTGTCCTTGTAGCTGAAGACGAACTCGAAATGCTGCTTTCTCTGCTGGAAAACGCGGTTGCCATTATTGCTGGCGATGATGTCGAACCGGAACCCCATGCCTTCGTACGTCTCTTTGACTATGGGGGTGTACTTGAAATCCCGAACGGCGACCTTGCGGCAGTCGCGCACCAAATTCATCAGTTTCTCGTGCTCATGCTCGTTGACACGGAGAACCGACTTGCCCTTGATCAACTCGGACTTCCGCATTTCGGCCACCACCGCGCGCCGGGCGCGGGACATCTGGGCGAAATCTTGGCTGATGGCCGCCATGTCCTTGCGAGCGGCGCGGGAGGCGTCCGTATAGTCGTTTACAGGGCCGTAATGGTGGGCCGTCCACAGTTCGTGGATGTAGGCGACCATGATCCGAGGCGTGCTGTCCCACCGGGCGGCCAGAATGAAGGCCAGCGCTTCAGCGCGAACCCTCGTGTCCTCCGGCATGGGGACCGGTTTCTCGCCCGTAAAATGGCAGGTTGGTTCGTGCTGGTTGTTGATCGTCATCAGCCCGGTTCCGAATACTGGTCGTGATAGGTCATCTTCATGGCGATCAAATCGCTGGTGAAGGAATCTTTGCTTCCCCGGAAGCCAGACTTGCTGTCCACGGCCCTAATACCGAACCTCAGAAGCCAGAATGCGAAATACTCAGGGTCATGCTGGTTTCGGGTGTTTCTCCCCTCGCCGCAGTTGTGCTTGAGGATGTGCAATTCGTCGTAGTATCGAGGCAGACGAGTGACGCCGCTCAGGCCGAGTGAGACCGTTTGGTGCATCTTACCCCGATGGTCCTTGATGTTCGGGGGCTTGAGATGCACGCGAAGATTGTACGGAACGGTCAGATAAAGCTCGGCCGACCAGTATTTGGTGGTGTTGGCTATCGTGATCCGCATGGAATCTTTCGACAGGATCGCGTGGCTCAACTGGAGAGCGTTGCCCATCAAGTTGATGGTCCTCGATTTCTTCCCAAAGCACATGACCAGCCGCGCGAAATCGCGCATGTCGGCGAAAGTGGCCCGGTCGATCTCGATGATGTCGGTCATCTTAAACCAGCATCTTCGGCGTGATGCCGGTGACCTCAAACTTGTTCTCGAACGCCACGGCGTCAGCCATGCGCTCGAAAATGATGAAGGTGTCGTTCTTGCCGGGGTTGGTCAGTTTCACGGGCGGATGATCGCTGTAGGGAAAGTCGTTTCCCATATGCCAGCGGCCGTTCACGGCGTCAAAGGCCCACGACGAGATTTCCATCTGAAGCTTGATGGTCGCCATGCCTGCGGCTTCGGCGAGCTTGACCCGAAAGCAATAGAACCCCGCCTCGTAACCGGCATAGCCGATGACGATGTCGCTGGTGTCTACGTCGTAGGGGTTCTGCTTCATGAGGAACTGTGTAGCACAATTTCCGATTTCGTCAACCAGATTTTCGGCTTCAGGGGGCATTTGCCCCCTGAGCAAGCAGGGGAATCACTCCGCTTGCGCTCCGTTCATCCCACTGCTTGGGCTTTCAATCTGGCCTTTTGGCCTTAAACTTTCAAATCCCATATGCCCTAGATTTAAGGTCTCTTTCTCCCCCTCTCCGGTGTCCACGCCAGTCACAAGCATCCAGACACAAAAATGCGTCTGAAGTGCTGGACTGAAACGTGTACCGGAGAGGAGGAGTGAAGCATAACGCCCTGAGTTCGTATAGCCTTTTCGTAGTCACTTAGCCGCGTCTATAGCGGCAGCAGGCGGTCTCCCTAGACCTGCTTGTAGCAACCCAATCCCGACTTGTTCCACCTGAAGAGTGCTCCTTTGGGGCATGTTGTCTCAATGTGCGTCGAACGCCTTTTCATTGGACTGCCTTGCGTAGCTGGTGAACGTTATATGTCAGACGGTTATGGCCCGTGAGGGCCAAGCACACATGGTCGGCGTCGAAAGAACCGCCATGTGCAGAGAGGTGTCAAATGGTCAAGACACGACTCTCATCATTGTTCAGTGCCTTTGTCGTAGACCGTAGGGTCTACAGTGGGAAGCCGTTGCCTTCATCGCGCGCTTTAATGCTCAGTCCGCGTGGAGCGTCCGTCCCTTGGCCGTTCAGCCCCTGCGTGGGTCACCCTGTGTGAGCCCCACCTTTTCCAGTTGTCGCGACGAGCATGGCCGCTGAAGATGATAATGCTCTGAACGAATATGAGTCCCTGTATAGAATCGAATCTAAGGTTGTGTCAAATTGAGTCATTTCCCGCAGAGTCGATTTAGCGCAAGTCCCCGTTTCATCTGTGCTTCCATAACAAGCACAGTTCAAAGAATAGGGCTTGCATTATGCCGGGGATGTGGTATGTAGGGTTTCGATACAACTTTCACGAGGAGAACCCCTTGGCCGAAGTCACGATCATCACGCTCTGCCATTCCGGCGCGGACAAGGGTTCGACCAAGGTTCAGTTCACCGAATTCGACGGGCTGGATGCGGCTCTGGACTGGGCGCGCGACGTCAACGAGCGCCACGAACAGTTCACCAGCCACGTGACCAACCTGTCGATGGAGAACGGCGATTTCGCCGCCCTCGACATTTCGGCCATCTGGGACGCCCACAAGATGGACGCTCGTGACCTGCCGCACGTTCGGTTCCGCTGGGTTGACAGCGCCACCATCAGCTTGGCCAAGGCGCGCCACATGCTGGCCAAGGCTCAGGCCGCCGCCGACGCGGCCTTGGAAGCCGCCAAGAAAGCAGTGCAGGAAGCCGCCGCTGGCGTCGAGACCTACGAGGAAGGCGAAGCCCTCCTGAAGATGGTCACGGCCGAATTCGAGTACGACGTCGTGGCCCTGATGCCGGTCATGGCCCTTGGCAAGACGAGCGCGCCCAGTGCGTGATATAATCTGGCCCGCTATTTTCGGCGCGATCATCGCGATCTGCGTCATCGCCGCACACTGAGGACACCATGGAACGCAAGCGTACGCGCCGCCTACCCCTGACCCGCCCCGGCTTTCGCAAGTTGGTGATCGACGGCGGCGTCTGGTGGTGGAAGGCCTTCGGCATGGAAAAGCCGGTCAAGGTCTACGATCCACAGGGCAAGAGCCATCTGGTCCCGGTGATCGAGGTCAGCGCCCAAGAGCATTTCGAATGCGACTGCGGCCTGTCCGGCTGCGACTATCAACTTGAAGACCGCGCCGTTCTGGTCGCCATGCCCGGCCCGGTCGCAGATTATATCCGCCGCAATTTCATAGGAGCAACGAATTGACCGACGCCACCCCGCAACCGAAGTCGCGTCTGAAGAAGCGCGTGTACGTGGCCGCCGCCATCGTCGGCCTCGCCGCCTACGGGATGTTCCTGATGGCTGAACGCGAGAACGAGCAAATGGCCATCTACCGCGCCAACCGCGCCAAGGGCTACACGCTCGTCGCCGAATTCGAGGGCTGCAAGGTCTATCGGAACGGCCGCTACGAAGTCGTCACGGTCGGCTCGCCCGGCGTCGTCTGCACCTATCAGTGATCGGAGGACCGATGATCTTCGCCGCCGGTCAGGTATGGGTGTGGACCAAGAATTCCGGCATGGCCGGTGAGGTCCAGATCGACTTCGTCGATCAGTACGACCGGCTGTTCTGCCGCTGGTACGTTGAAGGAAAGCTCCAGAAAGGCGAGGTCCCGAAGGGGAACCTCGACTATCAGGTCTCGGAAGACGGGATGCTGGAGGAAGACCGGCTCCGCATCGCGGACGGCGAAGAACCGTTCCTCGACTAGGTGTTCTCGTCGGCCAGAACGAACGGACGGTAGCGAGTAGCAAAGACGCTCAGAGCGTTGGGCCTGCCGTCGAATTTTTCGAGGTTGTCTATCGGCAGGAACCACTGCGAAATGGCGGCGCGGGCCAGCGCGGTCACGAGGATAGGGTCTTCGTACTGTCGAAGATCGTCCTCACTCAGTGTGTTGATTTTGTTTTCCCAGACTGGACGCATTTTCGCCGCGACGTCGCCGGTCATTTCCATGTTCGGGAACGCCTCGAAGGCGTAGAACATCATGTCATTGAAGAGAAGCCGGACCGTGTGGCGATCCTCAACATTCCGGCTGATCTTCCAGCGATTGTTCGCGTGGATGATGTCCCGCTGCGCGCGGAGAAGCTTCCCGTAGCGCGGGTCAAAGGCGGTCGCCGATGCGACGTCTGCGGCTGAAGCTGCGGCGCCCGCTGTGAGCAGGCCCAGAAAATGACGGCGGTTCATCGCTCGCGTCCCATTTGGTTTCCCAACTTGTACGGGTAGCTCATCCGGCCGTCAACACCTGCGGCCATAAATACTTGGGCATGTTGCAGATTCGGGCCGCCATTGACATCGTGGACTCCTACCAGAGCGAGGTAGGCAACGATGACTCGCGTCGCATCGAGACCAACATCAACCTCGATTTCAAGGGTTTCGAGGCGGAGCATGCTCAGCTTGCGGCCCAATACCAGATCACCACCGCGTCTGTGCTTCACATGACCAAGCTCTACACAGCCGGGTCCGATATCAACGCCGCGTTGATCGAGGCTGGTGGCGATCCGAGCCAGTTGGACGGCGCGATGCGCGCCCAGTACTATTCCCTGCTGATGCTGAACAACCGGGTGGCGCTCAACGAGGTCCACCACACCTACAGCGGCACGGGCGAGTTCGATCCCCGCGAGATCACGGAAGACGGCGTCCTCTCAACCCCGGCTTTCACCAGTTCGTCGCTGAGCATCAAGGTGGCGGTCAAGACCACCAACTATCGCCGGGACGATGAGACCGACGAGTGGGAAGCCACCCGCAACGCCCTGCTGGCCGACATGATGCCGGAGGACCACGTCCTCCATTTCATCCTGCCTGCCGGGTTCAAGAACGGTTTCTACGTGGCCCCGTACTCGCACGACCCCGAGGAACTTGAATTCCTGATCATGCCCAACACGCGCTTCAAGTACGTGAAAACCGAAACTGCGACGGTGCAGGGCATCCGCCGCAATTTTCACACCTACGAGCCTGAAATCTGAGGTTCCGTGAGGCGGCGCCGCACGAGCGCTTTTCCCTTGCTATTGTAGATCGTTTTGAACCGGTCGCTGTCGTTGAACGTCGGCGGCGGGATGGTTTCGTTCAGGATGTAGCCAGAATCGGTGAATGCTTTCAGGCATCGAGACCTCGACGGACCCAACCCGATGGCGACTCCACGGACGTTCGGTTCGTTCGCCGGGGCGTAATCCTTGATCTCGGTCAGGTTGAAGGTGGTGACGACCGTGTGATTGACGATCTGGGGAGCGACCAGCGAAAAATGCAGATGCAGCGGGCAATCCGGGGCGGCGACCGGCCGGAAGCGCACGAGCTTTTCCGTAGGGCCGTCGTCATCGTCGATCCGTGTGCCGGTCCGGTAGTGGTACAGGTTGAATTCGATGTCGGACGGGTGGATGTAGCCTTGAACGATCCGCCAGAACGCGCCCCCAGACTCAACGGTGTTTCGCGCCACCCAGCGATTGAAGGCGGGAGACATCAGATTGTATTCCCACGGGAAGACCGGTCGCTCTCGGATCACATCCAGTGACCCGTCCGCATTCTCGGCGATCTCGAAGACGAAGGGCGCCCCATTGTTCATGAACGTGATGGCGCGCTGTCCGTACAAGACCGTGTCGTAGATCGGCGTGAAGTCCTTGATCGGCAGTTTCGTCGCCTCAACAATCTCGGGCACGAGGTCGGAGGCCATGATCTGGTAGACCAGCCGCGTTTCGAATTTCTGCGGCAGGTTCATGGGATGACGTCGATGACGCCTTCCTTGGACAGTTTCTCGATGCCCGCCAGAAACGCGATGCTTTTGTCCTCACCATCGTTGTTGATCGGCCAGTGGTCCAGCCCGTCGATGTATTTGGCGGCGAACACGTCGAACAGGTAGTGGCGCTCGTAGGTGTCGAGGCCGCTCAGGGGCTCCGGTCCGGCGTAGGTCATCAGTTTTTTCTTCAGATACCTATCGGTCTCGATCAGAGCGGCCAAGACCGCGCCGTCCTTGAAACGGAACGCTGCGCGTTTTTCGAATTCCATCTGGCAGGCGCCGATGACTTCGGAGGGAATTGGCTTTCGCATCGTCTTTCCAATCGGTTCGAGCACCGTTCAAGCACAGCGGCGCGAGCATGTCAACCCGTCTCGTTTACCAAATGAGTACCCAACGTTGATCTGTGCTGTTATCCGCAAGTATTGCATGTAAACTACGTCAATATAGACGTAAAATCTCAGTATTTGATACAGTAGTGATTGAAATTTAACCCGAATTACAAAAGCAAATTTCGAACAGTGGAAGCCGTTATTATACGGCACGTCGCAACTAAATACTGCGTCTCGGTGCTCGCGGTCGCCGATAAATCTCACATTGTTTGCATATAGGATGAGCCACTATGGGTATTAAGTACGACGGCCTGAAACTTACTTGGCTGAACCAAGCAGCAACCAATAAGACCCTGATCGACTGGCTGTCGCCGCCGGAAGGGGACATCGGCTCGTTCGTCGGTAGCTCGGACATTGCAGAGACCAATCGCGTTCGCGTCATCAATGGTCCGGCGCCGGTGTTCTCGCTGGAGAGCGGCACGCTCCCGCCCGGCACGGCTCTGGACATCAACACCGGCACGATCTACGGCACGCTGAACAACATCGCGGGCTCGTACGAATTCACACTGTCGGCCACGTCGAACGGCGAGACCGCCACCCGCACGTTCTCCGCCAACGTCACTGTCAACTCTGCCCCGGTCTGGGTGACCGCCGCAGGGTCGCTCGGTTCGCAATTCGACAACACCCTCGCCAGCGTCCAACTCGAAGCTGTTGATCCGGAAGGCACACCGGTCAGCTATTCGGTCCTGACGGGCTCCCTGCCGCGCGGTCTGACGCTGCAATCCAACACCGGCCTGCTCAGCGGCCGTCTGTCGTCGGTCACCGATGACACCAATTTCTTCTTCACCGTCCGCGCCTCTGACGGCACGATGACCGCCGACCGCGCGTTCAATTTCCAGACCAAGTACAATGCCCCGCCGGTCTGGATCACGCCGGACTATCTGAGCGGCGATCTCGGCGGCAAGGTCGTCGAAGGCAAGCCCTTCAACGTCCAACTGCAAGCCACCGACGCGACGGCTGGCCAGACGGTTACCTTCCGCCTCGACGCCGGAACTCTGCCGGACGGTATCGTCCTCGACGGCAACACGGGCGTGGTCGCCGGTGTGGCTCCGGCGGTTGGCCGCGACATGATGTACCCGTTCAACGTGGCCGCCACGGACGGTTTCAAGAGCACGGTCCGCACCTTCCGCATCAAGGTTGAGAAGAACGTCCCACCGGTCTGGATTTCGTCTGGCAAGATCGGTCAAGGCTTCGGCGGCGAATTCATCGTCCTCAACGCCCACGCGACCGATCCGAACGGCGACCTCGTCACTTATACTCTGGCCAATGGCTCGACCCTGCCGGGCGACCTGACCATGGAAGAGACGGGCACGATCTCGGGCACGCTTCCGGATGTCGTCACCAACACCAACTACAACTTCACGGTCGTCGCCAACGACGGCGTCAACGCCGCGTCGCGCAGCCTGCAAATCACCACCCTGAAGAACATGCCGCCGGTGTGGAACACCGCTGCTGATCTGGGCGAAGGCATCGAAGGCTATCCGGTCTCGAAGACCCTGAAGGCCACGGACAGCACCGGCGCCAACCGTTCGGTCACCTACACGGCTCTGGCCGCGCTCCCGGCTGGTCTGAACCTCGACGCGAACACCGGTCTGCTGGGCGGCGTGCTGAGCACGGTTGCGTCGGATACCAACTACAGCTTCGACGTCGAAGCCGCCATCGGTGAGCAGAAGACGACGCAGACGTTTTCCTTCGTGGTCCGCAACAACATCCCGCCGATCTGGGTGTCGAACGCTGGCCTGATCGCCACTGTGCTCGGCAAGTCGGATTTCTCCGCGCAACTGGTCGCCCAAGACCCCAACGCCACGTCTGTGGCCTATTCGATCACGGCGGGCATGCTTCCGGCCGGTATCACGCTGAACGGCTCCACGGGCCTCATCAGCGGCGTCACGCCGGACGTTGGAAGCGAGACCACCTACAATTTCACGATCAGCGCCAGCGACGGCGTCAACGCTCCGGTCGCCCAAGCCTACTCCCTCGTCGTGCAGGTCAACCTGCCGCCGGTGTGGATCACGCCTGCTGGCTCGCTGGGTTCGGCTTTCGAGACCATGCCGTTCAGCGCCACCATCGCGGCGAATGATCCGGAAGGCCGTCCGATTGCCTTCTACAACGCACCGGGCAACATCCTGCCGATGGGTCTGTCGCTCAATCAGGCGACGGGCGTGATCAACGGTTCGCTTCCGAAGGTGAACAACGACGTCACGACCAGCTTCATGCTGTACGCGGACGACAATTCGAACAACCAGTCGAGCCGCACGGCGCGCACCTTCACGATCACCACGAAGTTCAACTCGCCGCCGGTCTGGATCACGAACCCGAGCCTCGGCACGCAAATCGAAGGTCTGGCCTACAGCCGTCAACTCGAAGCCAGCGGCGTCGGCAATGGTCCGATGATCTACACGCTGGAGAGCGGCGTCCTGCCAGTCGGCATCACGATGTCCAAGAGCGGCCTGCTCAGTGGCTCGTTCCCGGCGGTCACGGATGCTGAAGATTACGCCTTCACGATCAAGGCGTTCAACGGCATCAAGGACGCCACACAAGACTTCACCATGCGCGTCGAGAAGAACGTGGCTCCGGTGTGGGTCACGGCTTCCGGTTCGCTGGGTAGCTTCAGCACCAACGAAGCCGTCAACATCAATCTGAGCGCCACGGATGCCAATGGCCAGTCGCTGACCTACAGCGTCGTGTCAGGCGCGCTCCCGACTGGTCTGTCTCTGATCAACGGCAGCATCGGCGGCCGGATCACGACGCTGTCTCAGGAAGGCCAGTCCTACAATTTCACGATTCGCGCCAGCGATGGCGTCCTGAGCGCCGACCGTCCTTTCAGCATCACGCTGCTGGCCGACAGCACCCCGACGTGGATCACTCCGGCCGGTTCGCTGGGCAATTTCATCAAGAACAAATCGGTTTCGGTCGCTCTGTCGGCGGCTGACTCCGAAGGTCAGGTCATGACCTACAGCATCATCAGCGGCGCTCTGCCGACTGGTATGGGCATGACCCCGGCTGGCGTCATCACCGGCACGACGCCGAACGTGACGACCACGACGTCCTACAATTTCACGGTTCGTGCTTCGGACGGCATCCATTATGCCGACCGCGCCTTCACCATGTCCGTGGCCACCGACGCTCCGCCGGTTTGGACCACGCCTGCTGGTTCGCTGGGCACGGCCCTCTCGGGCTACACCGCTGGCTTCAGCGTCGTGGCGACCGATCCGGAAGGCCTGCCGCTCACCTACACCATGGTCAGCGGCACGCTTCCGCCGAACATGTCCGTCAGCGGCAATTACATCAGCACGGGCGGTGCGTTCCTTCCGCTCACCTACACCGACACGACCTATACCTTCACGTTCGAAGTCACGGACGGCAACAACGTTGTTCAGCGCACCTTCAGCATCACGGTGCTGAAGAACCTTGACCCGGTCTTCACGACCCCGGCCGGTTCGTTCGGTACGTACATCGAAGGAACCGTGGTCTCTAACACGGTGGTTGTCACCGATCCGGAAAACCAACAGGTCACGCTTTCGATCACCTCGGGTTCGCTCCCGAGCGGCCTCAGCATGGACCCGTTCACGGGCCTGATCTCGGGCACGATTGGAACGGTCTCGACCGACACCGACTACAATTTCACGGTCACGGCCTCGGATTCCAAGCGCACTTCGTCGCGTAGCTTCAGCTACACGGTCATGTTCTCGGCCGCGCCGTCGTTCACCACGGCTGCGGGTTCGCTGGGTTCGGCTCTGGAGCAAACCGCGCAGTCCTACACGGTCAACGCTGTCGCCAACGGTCACCCCATCGAGTACTCGGTCCGTACCGGAGAATTCCTGCCGAGCGGCATGACCCTGAACGCCAACACCGGCGTCATCAGCGGAACGCTTCCGGCGGTCACCAACGACACGACCTATCCGTTCTACATCACGGCCAAGGATAAGCTCACCAACAAGACCACGGATCGTGCATTCTCGATCTCGGTTCAACTGAACGTGGCTCCGGTCTGGACGACGGCTGCTGGCAACGTCCTGACCGATCTGGCTGGCACGGCTTTCTCCAAGACCTTCGTCGCCACCGATCCGAACGGCACGCCCGTCACACTCTCGCTGATCTCCGGCGCTTTTCCTGACGGCGCTACCTTCGACGCCGCCAACGGCGTTCTGAGCGGCAACCTGCCGACTGTCTCGACCGACACCGTCTACACCTTCACGCTGGGCGCTTTCGACGGCGCGATCCGCTCGGATCGTACCTTCACGATCACCTCGCAGAAGGACACGGCTCCGGTCTGGACCACGAACGCTGGCGCTCTGCCGAGCGGTCTGGAAAACACGGGCTACAGCACCACGCTGCTCGCCGTCGATCCGCAAGGCAAGACGGTCACCTACAGCCTCAACGCTTCGACCCTGCCGGGCACACTGGCGCTGCGCTCTAACGGTCTGGTCGTCGGCGCTCTGCCGAACGTCGCCTCCAACACGGCCTACAACTTCACGGTCGATGCTTCGGACGGCACGCTGTCCACGGCTCGCACCTTCTCGCTGACCGTTCTGGACAACCGTCCGCCGGTCTGGGTCACCCCGGCCGGAACGCTGGGCAACGTCACCGAAGGCGTCAACGGCACGTTCACGCTGTCGGCGACCGATCCGGAAAATGGTGCGCTGGTTTATTCGCTGGTCAACTCGACCACCGTTCCGAGCGGCATGACGCTGTACGGTTCGAACGGCGTCATCCGTGGCGCTCCGACGACGGTTGGTGCGGATACCACAACGCCGTTCGACGTCCGCGTCACTGACCCGGTTGGCAACTTCGCAGACCGTTCGTTCGCCATCACCGTCCTGCGCGATACGACTTTCAGCGACAATTACTCCAACGCCGTCGCCTATCTGGGCCACTACGACGACACGGTTGATCAGTACTGGGCCAACGTCGTTTCGTTCATCCCCGCCGACGCTGATTTGCTGAATTATGGCTCGTCGAACCAACTGACCGGTTCGGGACACAGCCGTGACACGACCAACATCAAGTTCGGCACGGCCAGCATGGCTATCGCCCTCAACTCGACCACCAATTTGGCGTTCCCGAACGGCGCGATCAACACCCAAGCGTTCACCATTGAATTCTGGTTCAAGCGTTCGCGCATCGGTCTGTACGAAGGACTGGCATGGCTGGGCAGCAACGGCGCGACCGCCAACTCGCTGCTGTTCGATTTCTCGGCTGGAAATGTCTTCAACATCAAGTATGGCGTTGGCATCCCGATGACCATGGGCACCGTCGCGGACACCAACTGGCACCACGTCGTCATCCAAGGTGATGCGACCGGTTTCACGGGCTACCTCGACGGCACGCGCTCGTTCACCACGCAGGTTCCGGGCTACAACCTGACCGAAGCGTCGGGCTTCCTGTTCGGCGCCGGTGGTGTCGCGAACAACGCCTACGTCGGCAACTTCGACGACTTCCGCGTGACTGTCGGGCAAGCTCGTTATTCGGGTGCGACGATCACCGTCCCGACTGCTGCAATGCAGATGCCGCTGCAAGATTACTACGCCATTCCGACCCAACAACTGGGCGGTTCGGTTGTTCCGAGCACGTCTTTCTCGAAGTTCGGCAACGCTGCACTGGCGGTCGCCAACACGGTCGCCCTGTCGCTTCCTTCGACCTCGGGCAACTATGCCTTCAACTCGATCTCGACCTCGGCCCCGTTCACGGTTGAAGGATGGTTCTACCAGACGTCCTCTCAGACGGCTAACTCGACTGTCCTCCTGAAGAAAAACGCCGATGCTTCGGTCAATTTCGCGATGCGCGTTCGCGGATCGGACCGCAAGATGGAAGGTGTTGTCTACTACACGGGCACGGGCGGATCGACGGTCACGGCGGCTTCGGCCAACGCCGTGTCGCTGAATGAATGGCATCACATCGCCATCGTCGGCGACAGCGCTTCGAACCTGACTTTCTACATGGATGGCGTTCGCGTCGCCACGTCGCAGTACACCCGTCAGAACCTGACGACGCCGCTGCTGATCAACGGTGACGCCACGGCGACCCACCGTGGTCTGAACGGCTACATCGACGAAGTCCGTCTGACCAATGCTGCGCGTTATTCCGGCGCGAGCTACGACGTTCCGGTCTCGTCGCCGAGCCTGCCGAAGTGGACGACGCTTTCGGGTGTCGTTTCCAGCGGAAACGAAAAGTCGGCCGTCAGCAACGTGGCTCTCGTCTCGACCGATCCGTATGCGACCGGTCACCTCACCTATGCACTGGCGTCCTACTCGACCCTGCCCGGCGACCTGAGCCTGCTGAGCAACGGTGTGATCACCGGTTCGTATCCGACCTACACTGCCACGGCCGTGTCGTTCGATGCTATTGCGACGGACGGCAACGGCAACAAGACCCCGGCCCGCACCTTCAGTGTCGCCCCGACCCTGACCACCGCCAACGCGCTGTCACTGTCGTGGCGTCTGAACAACGCCAACACCGGCGTGGCCTACACGACCCTAACGCCGGAAGTCGGCACGGTCGCTCCGATCACCTACGCCGCTGGCCCGCTCATGGCTGTGGCGCCGGGTTATCCGGGGGAAACCTGTGCTTACTTCAACGCGGCGGTCGCTAAATTCACCTCGGGTACGACAAGCATTCGCGCACTGGTCGGTGATTTCACGGCCGAAACGTGGGTCTACGCCACGGCAACGCCGGGGACCACCACGGTTCGCATCCTGATCAACGTCGGCACGACTCAAGAACGCTTCAACATCGTCTACGCACCGGGAACGAACACGTGGAATTGGTCGTACAACGGATCGACCGGCCAGATCGGTGCGACCACGCTCAACGTGTGGACCCACCTTGCTGTGGTGAAGATCGGCACGACGATGCGGATGTACCTCAACGGCACACTGACCGCGACGGTTACCGTGGTTACCCCGGCCTCGACGTATTTTGATTCGCAGAACCTGACGCTGGGTGCGTACGACAACGGCAACACCGGTTCGGTCAACAACCTGATGAACACCTATGTTCGCTCGTTGAACATCTGGTCAATCGCCAAGTACACCGAAAACTTCACGCCGGTTTGGGAGAGCTTCTTCCAACCGTACTTCACGGCTGCGACGACTGCAAACGTTGAGGCGGATGCTGCTATCGCGTTGGCCACTCCGGCGACGACGTTCGGCAACGCTACCGTCAGCTATACGGTCTCCAACGGCTACACCGCCGCCGCAAATGGTCTGGTAACCGGCCCCGGTCCGGCGGATGGCGTGTACGCCAACGTCGCGGTTTCGGCGACCGACCAATATGGTCGCACCACCCCGTCGCGGACTTATCGTCTTCTGGGTACGACGGGTGACGTCTATTACTCCAATGTTGCGTCGCTCATCCATGCCGAAGACCTGACCGATAACGGCTACGTCTTCCCGACGTACACGCTAGGATCGCAAGCGGTCATCAGCACGGAGCAGGCCAAGTTTGGTTCGTCTTCGATCAAGTTCAACGGCGCGGTGGACTCCATCGTTCGTACGGGTTTGATGCCGACGCTCGGAACCAACGACTACACGTTCGAACTGTTCTTCTATTCGTCCGGTCTGACGACCCATAGCAACGGGGGCTATGCTTCTTGCTTGCTCAACCTGACGAACGGCAATACGTCGAACAACATCGGCAACCACTTGGGTATCTTCATCGGTAACACGTCACCGGCGATGGATTACCTGACAATCCAGACCCGCTACGCGACCGACACCGGCCCGCTGGTCCCCGGCGCGCAATTTGGTGCTCCGATCCCGGCTGTGTCGCTGAACGCATGGCACCACTTCGCCTTGGTTCGCAAGGGTGACAGCCTGACCGCATTCATCGACGGCAACATGGTCGCGACCTTGCAGCTTCCGGCTGGCTTCGTGCAGCCGATGATCGCAGGCCAGACGTTCATGCAGTACGGCTCGATCAACATCAACAACTTCCAAGGCGCGTTCAACGGCTACATGGACGAAATGCGCGTTACGCCGGGCGTTGCTCGTTACGTCGAACCCTTCACGCCGCCGACTGCCGCCTTCGGTAATTTCCAAGACAACGGCCCGTCGTTCACGACCAAGACCCAATCACTGGGTGCATTCTACAAGACCGCCAACGTCGCCATCCCGGTCACCGCCGTGGCGAACGGCGCTGCGGTAAATACCTACACGTTGATGTCCGGAACTCTGCCGGGCAACACGGTGCTGACCAACGCCGGTACAGTCTCGGGCGTTCTCGCCGACGTCTCGACCAACACCGACAACACCTTCGTCATCAAGGCGACGGACACGTCCGGTCGGTCGAAAACCAAGAGCTACACCTACACGACGCTGGCCGAATTCGACCAGAATTTCTCGAACGTCGCGTTCCTGTACCACGCCGATGCTCAAGCCAACGTGGTGACTTACGCCACGGACACGACGGGTCGTAACACGATCTATCTTGGCAACGCGAAAATCAGCGCTGCGTCGTCGAAATTCGGCAACACGGCGCTCTTCTTCAACACCAACGACTGGAACTCGGGGAACCTTGCTCGCACGCAGGCCAACTCTGTGGTCATCGGAAGCAGCAATTTCACCATCGAAAGCTGGGTGAACCTGTCGAACGTCAGCACCTACGACATTTTCTTGTCCACGCTGATGGCCTACGTGGCGCCGGATGTGACGAACAACCAGACGCACTCGTGGAACGTTGGCATCCAAGGTTCCAACGCGACCACGCCGACGAACATCAAGTTCCGTGCGTACAACACGTCGGGTGGCGTCATCGCCGATTACTACGCGGCGATGGGAGCCAATTTCACGCTGAACACGTGGAACCACGTTGCTGTCACGCGCGAAGGAACGGTCATCAATTTCTTCGTCAACGGTGTGAAGCTGACCCCGGTTGCCAACACGGCTATCGGTTCGGCCGCACTCCAAGCACAGGCGACTTCAACCTTGTTCCTTGGTGGCACGTCGATCAACGGCTTCCAGTACAACATGTACGGTTACATGGATGAGCCGCGCATCACGGTTGGAACAGCCCGTTATTCGGCAACTTTCACACCGCCGTCCGCGCCGTTCCCGTCGATGGGCAACCCGGTTCCGACGTGGACGAACAATGCGATGACCTATCGCACGTCGGCGAACGCATCGGTGCTCCTGCCGCTGTCGGCTCCTCCTGCCACCACCTACACGGTGACCGCTGGCGCTCTGCCTGCGGGTCTGTCGATCAGCAACTCTGGTCTGCTCTTTGGTGCGACGTCGATTGCCAACTCTACGGCCAACTCGACCATCACGGCCGTGGCCACGGGCTTCACCCGCGACGCCACGCTGTCGATCACCAACGAAGCCGATCCGTTCATCGCCAACACGTTGTCGGTGCTGCGCGCCAACCCGACCCTGACCGATTCCATGGGTCTGATCACGTGGGCGGGTTCGGGCAACGGGGGATACAGCACTGCAAAGTCCACGCCGCTGAACACCGGCGCTCTGAGCGTCACCGGCGCCCAGAACGTCCTGACCAACTACATCCGTTCGAGCGGTCTCCCGGCGGCATTCAACCTCGGCACGAAGGATTGGACCATCGAGTTCAAGTCCAACATCACGGCTCTGGTCGCGACGGCGGATGGTTGGCTGAGCGAGATCATTTCGATTGGCACGAACAGCGGCGGCAATGCCGGTAAGGCGATCCAGTTCTACTATTACGGTGGAACCATCGGTGCTGGTAATGCGAACACGATCACGGCCGTCGAATTCCGTGGTCAGAACGCCGACGCCAGCGGATACGTGTTCCAATTGAACGGCGTCTTCGGCCTGCCGATCACGACGGGAACGTGGCATCACATTGCTCTGCAACGTCGTGGCACGACCTTCACCCTGTGGCTGAACGGTGTCCAAGTTGGATCGACGACAGCGGCCGGAGCGATCCCGTTCAACGTCAATTCCGACGCGATCACGCTGGGCCTCTACCCGTACACGACGGACTCGACCCACGGCTACCAGTTCAACGGCTACATCGACGATTTCCGCATGACGGTGGGTCAGGCTCGCTACACCGCGACCTTCACCCCGCCGGACGCGATTGGCGGTCTGGCCGCGCCGACGTTTACGACCGCTGCTAACGCCACGGTCGCGGCTGGTTATGCCAACACGGTTCTGAACACGGCGGCGGTCGTTGCGACCTCGCCGTCGCAGGCAACGCCGGTCTACTCGCTGGTGTCGGGCACGCTCCCGAGCGGCGTCACGTTCAACAGCAATGGCACGCTCACCGGTTCGTTCGCGAACACGGGCGTGGCTTCGGCGACGAGCAACATCGTCGTCCGCGCCTCGGTTGGTGATTACACCGCCGACCAGACGTTCGCTGTCGAATACGTGGGCTCGACCCCGGTCGATCCGTACTATGCCAACACCATGGTCCTGTTGCCTCTCACGGGCGCGCAGGGTTCGGCTCCGGTCGAACTGAAGTCTGGCCGCACGATCACCACCGCCTCGACCATCACGACGGTTCGCGGAAAGTGGGGATCGTCGTCGCTCACGTCCTTGGTCAACCAGTTCATGTACATCGACAACACGGACGGCGCTCTGGCGGCATCCGGCGATTTCACCATGGAAGGATGGTTCTATAAGACGGCCTACGGCACGGGCGGCTTCGACAATTTCTTCGGCGCCTACAACGCTGGCACGGCCAATGACACGATCTTCTACACGACGGCGACTGGTGTCATCACCCTGTACGTCGGTGGTGGTTCGGTCGCGCTTGGCGGTGTCACCTTCCCGAAGGATCAATGGGTTCACATGGCTTGGACCCGAGCCTCGGGCGTCAGCCGTTTCTACATGAACGGTACACAGTTCGCCACGAACTCCAGTTTCACTGGAACGCTGGCGGCCGGTACGAAACGCCTGACGGTCGGTGGTTATGAGACCCAAGCGGCTGGCAACAGCCACATCGGTCAGATCAACGATTTCCGCTACACCAAGGGGGTCGCTCGTTACACGGCGAATTTCACCCCGCCGAATAAGCCCTTCCCGAGGGGCTAACTGCGAAGAGCCCCGGTCGAAAAGCCGGGGCTTTTTCTTGTGGATAACTTGGTTAATGAAGCTTTACCATGTTCATCGAGCACTGATATGGTCGTTTCTGTGATCGTTAGGATCGCAGAGGAAAGTACTGATGAGTGATAACGCCCCCAACATCCAGTCCATCACCGCCGCCGCGATTCAACTGGCCGCCGAACGAGCCTCCCAGACCAAGTCCCAACTTGTGGAACTGGGTGAAGCGATCAACGCTTTGCCTGACTCTCCAGAAAAGACTCGACTGCAACGGTTGAAATTGGTACACCACAACTATCTGAACGGGAGCGCGGTTGCTCTCGCCGGTTTCTTCGGTGTTCCGCCATCCACTTTGTCGGGTGGCACTGAAAAAGACGGGTAACCGGCAACGCGGGGGCGATGCTTTCACCTAAGTTCGGTTTGATCGCGCTCGGTTATGGCGCGCTGTGCACCTCAGTGCTGATAGCGTCGGGAATCTCACGATTCCGGCGTGGAAAGGTCGTCGGCGCCCAGTTCGCTGTGGCGTTGACGCTCGTTCTGTCGTGGGTGTGGTCCAACCTCACCTACGTGCATGTGGCTATCCCCACGATAGGCGATCTCTCATTCCCATATCTCGATGTGGTCATGTTGACCGTCTTGGTCATGATCAAGGCGACGTACAAGAGCGTGCACCTCTGGTTCAATTACCTGATCGCCAGCACCATTTTCCAGATGCTGTTCCATCTGCCCTACATGGCCAGTGGTGGAATGATCATGAGCAAACACAATTACCACCTGACCCTGAACCTGATTTTCGCGTCTCAGAACCTCGCCAACCTGATGGGCCTCTATATCCCGCGCACCAAATGGATGTTGGCCGGGAAGACGCTGGACAACGCATGGCGCCGGGTGCAAATGCCCCGGATAGCAACCATCAGCGCGGTATTGAATTTCCGATGAGCGCACTCGAAATCGCATTGCTGGCCGCGCGACGCGACAGTCTTCTCGCGTTCGCCGATTGCCTCACGCAGCCGTGCGCGCTCGACGCCGTCGAATTTGGGATGATCGTCCAGCATGGTATTGACATCCATCAAGTTGACGCGGTGGCGTTGGCAAAGCATTTCAATGTCCACCGCACAACCATTGTCCGGTGGAAGAAATGCCAAAACCCGCCGTGGAAAACGGAAATCCGACGTCTGATCATTGGGTGGATTGGTGGTCAGGTACGAGCCATGGCCGCCGAGCTTGACCTGCGCTTGCACCAATAATTTTCGGTGCTAAATAGATGCGGCGTGGACACGTAGCTCAGCGGTAGAGCACTACCTTGACATGGTAGGGGTCACAGGTTCAATCCCTGTCGTGTCTACCATCATCCCCGCATTTTCAGACGCTTGATGACTTCCGCCGGATCGCTGTGCTCGATGCCCAGCGGCTTGCCGTCATCCGTGCGCGCCGTCCACAGATACGAGAGTTGTTTGGTGCGGGGGTTCAAGATGTCGGCTGACCGCGTGATCGTGTAGTAGCGATTGCCGCCGACCTTCAGGCGAATCTTGGTCGCGGACTTGTCCACGATGACGGCAGGCTGTTCCTTCGGCTGCGTACCGGTCAGCTTACGCACCCATCCGAAATTGTCCTCGTGGACGTTCGTCAGTGCTTCGAAGATATGAGAGCTTGCCATGAGTAATATTTATCATGGCGACACGTCAAACGAGTGGGCGACTAAAGCTTCAGGGCGTTCGTGAGCATCCTCACCGCATCCTTGTCGAATTGCAGCGTGTTCACGGCGACCAGACGCTGCTCCAGCAGGATTTTACCCGCATGGTCGTGGTTCTCAACGGCCTTGGTGATTTGGGCGCGTGTGGCCGCTGCGAGGCGTTCCAGAGCGGTCTTGGTGTGCGGTACGGTCACAGGGCCTTCGCGGACTGACGGTCGGTGTAGGCGACCTTCTGGGCGCCCTTGACGGCTGAGCGCTTAGGCTCGTCGAAGCATTGGCCCCGACGTTGCTCGCGCAGCAACGCCAGACGGTCGTTGCTTTCCTCTTCGACCAGAACCGAAGTCGGGTCAACCTGCGGCGTGGCTTCGCGTATGACCCGCTTGACCATTTCGCGAGTCGCATCGGGGTTGTAGCGAGCATAGCGGTCGGCCGATTCGATCATCGACATGGCCAGAGCCGCCGCGTCGCGCAGCTTGGTCTCGTCCATCGCCTCGCCTTCGGTGATGGCGGCGTAGGTGATCTCAACCCGGCCATCGCGGTCGCGGTCCAGTTGGAACACGCCGATCTCGCGCTTGTTGCGGACGAAGGTGTGCTTCATCAGCGAGGTCAGGTCGAAGTCTTCGGGGTCGATGCGGATTTTGACGCGCTTGGCGTCCATGGTGAAACCGTCGATCTCGACGCCGAGAGCGGACGACATGACAGCACGCGGAGAAATGAACGCGCGTTCTTCGACCGAAGCCGCCGCGTATTTCTCCATCAGGTCGTCGAAGTCGATCCGCAAAACTGTCTCCCTCGCTGTCAGAAATGACTATAAAGCACACCTGTGCTGTATAGTCAAGAGCCCGGCTGGGAATATTGGTCCAATAGTCTCCGATGGCGCTGTTGAGCGCTCGCGATTTGCTCGAACGCGGCGTCGCTGATTGGCATGAGGGTTTTCTTGACCTTCATCGCAATGGACCTCGATGGATAGATCGAGTGGATCGCTCCGTGAACCGGGGCCGCGTGCTTGCTCGGCGAAATGGTTTCGAAGCCGCGCGTCTTGTTTCGGTTTTCGTACTTGGCCGTATAGTAGGTGTAGTAATGGCGGCTGACGATGGCCTCGGCCATGTCGCTGTAATCATCGACGCGCGCGATAGTCCATTGCAGTCTTGAGCCGTCGTCGAGCGCGCCAAACTCGCCGTCGAAGCCTACGTTGATGAAACCACCGACCAGCAAGACGTACTTGCCTTCGATGTCTGCCCACGCGATGCGGTCGCCTTCAGTGTTCTTCAGCATCAGGCGACCTCGTACAGTTGATTCATCAGGCGGCGAGCCGCGAGACCGGCGATCTTGATGAAGCCGGTGCTGGCGACGACGTAGGCCACGGTCTGGACGCCGAATTCGGTGGGTTCATCCATGGCGTAGATGTCGCCGACCATCGCCGAGCGACGGCCTTCAGCCGGGTAGATGTGCTTGCTGTCGTCGAACAGGAATTCCTTGACCAGCGGGCCTTCGGTCCACGCGCTGTCGATGCTCTGCGTGGCCTTCCACGCTTCGTCCAAGTCGGTCGTGTCCAGCTTGGCGACGGGCAGATAGCACCGGCCGAACACAACCAGACGCGAAATGGCGGTCGCGATACGCGGCGCGGGATCGCCCTCGATCTGGGTCAGCTTTTCGGTCTCGGCATCATAGGCGCTGTATTTGGCGTCGAAGAACGCATCATCCACACGACGGGTGTCATTCAGCTTCTGATAAAACACCGTGATCGTCATGCGGGGTCCTCCGTGGAAACTTCGAGAACTGCATCATATAGCACAGAATGAAGTAGTCAAGCGGTTTTCTAAATAGAGGATGCAAGAAGACGCCACATTCTACAAGAGCCACGGCCAGATGCGACTGAGCGTCTACGCCGCTTTGCATGGGATCGATGCAGTCGCGTTTCCCCTCGACGGTGGAGTCGGAGCCTTGCTTGACGTGGCCAAGTTGAACGCCCGATTCAAGGATCGCGACCTCGTTGAAGACCGTGTCCTGATGCTGATGCAGGTGTTCAAGAAACACCCGCGCGCCTTCCAACCGTTCCTGCTCGTCGGTGATAATTCCGGCCGCAAGTCGTTGTACGCGCTTGATGAATCTGGTAAACGATGGGTGAATGCCAGCAGCCGGATGAACGAGATCATCGCCGCCGCTGAAGACGGAGAGCGTTTGTGACCAAGGCGGAGCTTTCGACCTACGAGGATTTCCGCGAGGTATTTCGCGAGCACTTGCCCCGGCACATCGCCGACAAGCTTTTCATGACGGCACTGGCCGCCGTGGACGGCCGCCGGGTGGCGGTCCGTCTAAACCTGAACGCCAACGTCCAAGGGCCGGTCCACACGGTCCACGGGGCTCCTACGCCACGCGGCCGGGTGATCGGCTACGAGAAGGTCGTGGGGCTCAGCGACGTCGAGTTCTACATCGACCAAGCCGCTCGCGCGAAGATCGCCAAGGGTGAGATCAACAAGCGTCCCATGGCGGCCGTGGTCGGCAATTTCTCACGCTGGGGACACGGGACCAAAGGCGCCACGGCGGTGGTCCGGTTCAACCCCAAGACCAGCCATCTGTTCGTTCGTGAAGACGACGGCCGCGCCGTTCGTTCGGCCGAGCGCGCCACGATCTACGAGAACCGCGTCTACCTCCACGGCGAGGTTAAATACTGGAGCGCCGAAGAGGCGCCCAAACCCTTGGAGGGCATCGTCTCGGATGCGCGCTTTGAATGATCCTGAACGAACTGTTTGACACGCTAGACAAAAACCAGCCGGAACACCCCTCTGAGAAGCAATTCGCCTCGGAGGCTGAGGCCTACAAGCTCGTCCAGAAATTCGGTCGTTGGATCGGTAAGAACAACGCGGACACGCCGATCCGCAACCTGATGCAGGCGCGCATGATCCGCGACGGGACCAAGCTCTACATCGTCAACGCCGATCAGTTTGGTGGTCCAGACGACCTGTTCATCGGCTTCGCCTATACGCCGGGCCTGAACGTCGAAGAGAACCCGGCCAGTATGCTTCAGGGTCGCAACGTCGCCGAGCGCAAGCCCATCTATTACATCGTGATCAGCGTGGACAGCGACATCGGCGACAAGACCGAATTGGGCTATAGCCTCAACTGGACCAACTTGTTCGGGCACATGGTCCACGAGCTAACGCACTATCAGGATCGTTCCCGGCAGACGACGCCGACGCGCGGGAAATTCAATCAGAAAGTCCAAGCCGTCAGCAGCAAGGACCCGGAGGCCTATTTCAACAGTCCTCTGGAATTCAATGCCTATTTCCAGCAGGGCATGCACAACGTCATCAGCAGCTACATCATCGGATCAGAGCGCCATTACTTCAAGCCGAGCGCCAATTTCAAGGCGCTGGCCAGTTTCGACGCTTTCAAGCGCGCACACCTGTTCGATTTTGATCGTGGGTTCAGGGATTACCTGACGCCAGAGAACCAGAGACGCTTCGATAAGCGCCTGTACAAGTTCTACGACTTGCTGAAGAAGAAAATCAGCGACCGAACATTGCGCGGCCAAGAGCCGCAAGAACCTTGGGCTGAATGACGATCATCGTGACGACGTACAACGCCGCGACCAGTCCAACGAAATAACCCATGACGCTACCTCCTACGGGCCAGATTAACACTGGTCTACCAGTTAGGGTGCGCTTGATTTTTGTTTTCGTCAACCAGAAATTGGTTCGAGGTGAATATTGAACAGGTGGCGACCACGGTCGCGCTTGGCCGTCAGGTAGTTGAGCTTGGCCCGGTATTCCTTGACCTGCGACTCGACGATGCTGATCTCAGCCTGATCGCGCTCGGCCACCCTGCTGTATGCCAATTCCTTGTCGTCGCTGATCCAGACGCTTTCGCCGACCTTGGGCGGATCGCCCATCGCTCGTTCACGGGGCCGTCCCTCAACCCAGTAGGCCGAGCTTCCGTCCTTGAATTTGAGCACCCATTCCCGCCGCCGATATTCTCGCGAGCCGTCCGTGTCATAGATGACACTGTCCTCACGAAGGAACACGTCTTCGATGAAGGCCTCGACGACCAGCCAGTTTTGCAGGATGGTGTATTCCCCAAGGTCTTGGAAGCTGGAGTCCACGACGCAGATCAAGTAGATCGGCAGGTCCGGATTGTGCTTGGTCGGATCAAACTCCGGCTCAGGTGTCGGGTCGGTGTAGTGGAGATACTTCTTCACCATCGGCTCAACCTTCCTTCAGCGCGGCGTACTTGGGGTCTTTGTATTGGTCCACCCCGTTGGGGGCGTAAACCTTCATCGGCAGGGCTTGGCGTTTCTTGAGCCACGCGACTTGGGCCTTGTGGTCTTTCAAAGCCTCTTCAGCCTCTTTGACCTGCTCATACATGGATTGGTTGATCCATGCCTGAGCCTCTTCCGGCGTGCGGTATATGCGGACTTTCGAGTCGTACCCTCGCCGGTCATGGTTGCCGAGAACCCATGTGAAGTAATGGTTCTCGTCATCTTCGAATTGAAGCTGATACTCGATACGCTCAGTCTTGACACCGTCGTAGATGTTGACTTCTTGACTGCGAACAATTGCTTCCTTGAAGATAAGCCGCACGAGCGTGTAGTCGGCGAGATCGCTCCACTTGCGCTTGTTGGCTTCCTCGTACATGATGAAGTAGAGAGGCGTGCCCGTTTCCAGCGTCGTCACATCGACGGTGTAATCATCGGGGTTGGCATAGCAAAAACCGGCACGACTGCCCATTACGGAAGCTCCCCGCGAACGACCCACAGGTCGTATTGTTCTTCAGTCAGGTGAAGGTATTCGTGGATCGGCTTGCGATACCACTCGGCCCGGTCTGGATCGCCTTGCTGCTCTTCCCATTGCTGGGTGAGGTAGGCGAGCCAGTCGGGCTGGAATTTCAGCCACGCGGCTTCCTTGCCATACAGGCGCCAGTAGGCGGCCTCGGCTTCAGCCCGTTCCTTGGTCATCGGCGTGGGAGAGCAATGGAGAAGAGAACAGGATTCCTCTTCTCCATCGACCAACGACCGAATATCCACGCTGTTGCCGTGGATGTCGGCGTCGGAGAACCACGTCTCGATCACGATGCCCGGATGGCCACGACAGCCGCGCACGTACTTGCCCCACGCGCATCGCTTCCGTTGGAAGTTGACGCGCGCCTTGGCTTTCTTGCGGCTGCGTGACCATTTCGGGCCGACGAAGGTCATCCGTCTTCGAGAGCCGCGTTGGCTTTCTGGTAGAGTTCGCCGACGATCTCCGACTCGATGTCGCCGTCGAGGTCTTCGAAGAAACCACTGCGGTCGCTCAGGTCTTTGAGGATCGCGACGACGACTCTCGCCGCCGGATCGCCGGTGCGCTTCTCCAGCAATTCGAGGGCTTCGGCCAAGTCAGCCGTGTCCTGAATCTCTTCGACGACGCTTTGAATGTCAGCCATGGATCACCCGTTCGCGAGGCGGCTGGCCATCTTCGGGTCGTAGCGACCTTGGAAGCTGGCTTTGAGGTGGCCCATGATCTGGCCGATCTGGGCGGACGGATGCTCGGCGCGGAAGTTGTTGATGACCTCCGTCAACTCGCCCTCGGTCAGTTGCTTGGGCAGGAAATCCGTGAGGATTTCAAGCTCTTGCTTGACCTCGTCCACCTTCTCGGCGTTGCCGCGCTGCTCGAAGACCGCGAGGTTGTCGCGCCCGGCCTTGACGAACTTGCCGATGACCTTCTCGACTTGCTCGTCGGACGGGAGCCAGTCCTTGTTGAACTGGGCGTTGACCTTGGCAATCTCGGCGTCACGGCGACCCAGCGGCCAGCCTTCGGACTCCGCCAGAGCGTTGAGGTCGGCGACCTTGGCCTTGTAGGCGTCCTCGTCCCAGCCTTCGGCCTTGGCCTCTTGCTTGAGGGCGGCCAGCGCGACGTCCAGACGGCCGGGCGGCCATTCGTGCTTGGTCTTGTCGCCGTTGGCGAGCTTGTTGATCGCGTTCTCGGCTTCCGTCCGCAGCGTCGCTGCGAGGCCCGTCGAGGCTTCGGTGATCAGCGTGGTCAGCAGCGTGGCCTTGACCGTGTTGCGGTCCTTACGCGCCCGGAGTTGGGCGGCCTTGATGTCGTCGAATAGGGACATGGCCCACTTCCTTCAATAGATTTGCGCGGGCCGGGGTTCCGATCCGTGGAGACCGGTCAGGCCAATTCGAGTGCCCTTACCGATCACAGCGTTTTTCGTCGTGCCCAATTCGCTGGCGATCACGACGGTTCTGACACCCCACAACCACCACCTTCTCAGAATTTCGACCTTGTCGTCGGTCCAAAAAACCGGCTTTACGGGCTTCGGTGGTTCTTGGCTCCAGTCGTAGTAGCCATCCATCGAATCCCAGTCGTCAGTCTGAATCTTAGGCACACGCTACCTCTACCCTATGACCTGTGTTTTGGTCAACCAGAATTACCAGTTGTGTTTCCGAAGCTCCATCGGGAAGCAATCTTCCTCGATCATGCCGCAGCCTTCGAAAAGCTCGTAGTCCGTGGGTTTCTTGTCGCCCAGCTTGCGGATCGCGATGGTGCGGTTGTCCTCGTCACGCGGGCCGACCGCCACGATGTAGGGGATCGCCATTTCGCTGTGCTCCTTGATCTTCTGCGATACGTTCTCGTCGCGGATGTCAAGGATCGGGCGGACCCACATGCCCTTAAGCGTTTCGAACACTTCCTTGGCGTAATCGTTCGTCTCCGGCTTGATGGAGACGACGACGACCTGCTGCGGGGCCAGCCACGCGGGAAGCTTGCCCTCGTAGTTTTCGAGCAGGATGCCGATGAAGCGTTCCAGCGACCCGAGGATTGCCCGATGCAGCATGACCGGCTGGCGCTCGACGTTGTCGGGGCCGACATACTCGGCGCCCAGACGCTTGGGAAGGACGAAATCCAGTTGGATCGTCCCGCACTGCCAGCGACGGCCACGGTTGTCCAGCAGCGCAAATTCCAGCTTGGGGCCGTAGAACGCGCCCTCACCGGGCTGGAGCTTGTAGATCAGGCCCGCCGCCTTGACGGCGGTTGCCAGCGCTTCTTCAGCCTTGTCCCAGACCTCGTCCGTCCCGGCGCGCACGTCCGGCCGGGTCGAGAAACCGATCTCGATGTCGGTGAAGCCGAAGTCGCGATAGACGCTCAGCAGCAATTCGCAGAACGCCTTCGTCTCTTCGGCCACCTGCTCTTCGGTGCAGAAGATGTGGGCGTCATCCTGCGTGAACTGGCGGACGCGCATGATGCCGTGGATCGAACCGGACGGCTCGTTGCGGTGACAGCAGCCAAACTCGGCCATACGCCACGGAAGCTGGCGATAGCTGACGGTATCGGCCTTGAAAATCTGAACGTGGCCGGGGCAGTTCATCGGCTTCAGCGCGTGAGTCGGATGGACGAGAGGATCGCCCTTCACCGTGGTTATGCCCGGATCATCCGGACCCATGGGATTGTAGCGAATCTCTTCCGGAATGAAGGCCCCGCCGGTCTGGAAGATCGCGTCTCCGTACATGTCCATGTGACCCGACGCCTTGAACAGCGACTGGCTGTAGAGTTGGGGCGTCTTGACCTCGCCGTAGCCCGCATTGGCCAGCCGGGTGCGGATGTAGTTTTCGACCGTGCGGAACAGCGTGTGGCCGCGCTCGTGCCAGAAGACCGACCCCGAGGCCTCTTCTTGCAGGTGGAACAGGTCGAGTTCGCGACCGATGCGGCGGTGGTCGCCTGCGGGGATTTCGTCACTCATGGTGCTACTCGACGTTCAACAGGTAGATGTCGTTTTCGGGGATGCGGATGGAGGTCAGCGTTTCATCGCTCGCCATCCGAATGAGCGATTCAGCGCGGCTCAGGCGGTACTGCGCTGAGGTCGGCCAATTGTGGCCCAACCAGCGCCCTTCCTCCCGCAGGTAAATGGCCTCGGCTTTCTCTCGCGAGCGCTTGAAGAAGAAACAGAACGTCATCCGGCGCTGGATGCCCTCTTCCCGCTCGATGGCCTCACGCTCTTTCCTCGCGGCTTGCTCGTCATCGACGATGGCCTGATAGTGCGCGGCGACGGCCGTGGACCGGTCGAGCAGGGTGCACCGGTCGATCTCGGCGGTGACCGGAGGCTTGTCATTGTGGGCCATTGGTCTTCAATCCCAAGCCATGTTGATCAATTTGATGTCGTGCTCGTCGAGGCGGATGTTGATCAAGTCTTCGTCCACGGCGAGTTTCAGAAGAGCGTCACAGCGATCAGCACACTGCAAGTTGTGATGCCGATGGCCTCGACCATCCTCGAAGATCGACTTCCACATTGCTTCGCCATCAGGAAAGTATGGCATTTGTTCGAAGCTGTAACAGAGGGTGCTGTCTTCTTCGCAGAGACGACGCCATTCCTGATACCAACCGTCCGTGGCTTCCTTCAACGTTTTCTTGCGAGGCGTCGGCCTCATCCACGAATGGCAACCCGGAATCATCACGTCGTCTTTCAGACGCTCGGCGATGAAGGCTGCTTTCGCCGCATCGTGGATGGGGCGGGTGCGCTCTGCATTGACTTTTTGCTTGGCGAGCGATTCTTCATTTCTCGCGACCCACGCAGCCTTGAATTCGTCGTGCTTCGTCCGATACGCCTTGGCGGCGATCTCCAGACGTTCGATGAGCGCCACACGGCTGATCTCGGCCGTGAAGCCGGTTTGGTTGATCCCGCTCATTCGGCAGTCTCGGGCTCAGGCGTGGCCTCGGCGATGGCCTCTGCATTGCTGAGCAGAACCATGTCATTCTCCGGCAGGGTGAAGGTGTCGAAGCCATCGCAGAGCGACGCCGCGCGCATTTCCTGCACGCGCGTGAGGCGATGCTGGTTCGAGGAATACAGCTTCGGTTTCTGGAACGGACCCATCGGATAGAACAGCCGATGAAGGCCAGCCTTCGCATCCGATTCAGCTTCTTCCTGCGTCCGCGTCCGGGTCTTCGCCTTGAACCACAGGAATTTGTCGCGAATCACGATGGGCGCGGCCAAAAGCCGAGCGATCTCAGCTTTCAGAGCATCCTTGCGCTCTTTCAATCGCTTCTGATAGTCCTTGTAGGCCTTGCTGACCGTGGTCTCATGGTCGAGCTTGTCCTGCTCGAACGCGGCCGTGTAGAAGGCTTCGGCCTTGTCGAACGCGATGAACAGATCGGTGCGCGTGACCGTGGTGGTCATCTTCGGCGCCGGGGGCGGGGGACATGAACAGGTGCTGTCGTAACGGTACATGCGATGATGCTTAATCTGGTTTACCAGATATGGCAACAGCCTATCGCGGCCGAACGTACAGGTGTTTGCAGGCGATCAAAAGCGGGTAGGTGACCCACGCCACGGGGTTGGCCGCGATCAGGAAAATCGAGGCCACGATGGGGGCGAAACGCTTCACCGCTTGAAGCTCGATTTCACCGTGATCGAACGGATCACGTAGGGCTTGGCCGGTGCAGCGACCGGCTTGGGCTTGACGTCTTTCCACATCAGGCTTTCTCCCCCACCACCATGAACGAGTGGTTCAGGTCGCGCCCGGAGGCGAAGACGTTGACGTAGCCGTGGTCACGCAGCCAGTCGGCGATGATCTCGGCCGTGAACACGTGCAGGTGCTTGCGGTTGTTCCACGGACGCCAGTAGGCCTGATCGTAGTGCGGCAGGTAGAGGAACATCGTCCCGCCGACCTTCAGACGCTCATGCCAGTGGTCGAGAGCCTTCGTCCAGTCGGGAAGGTGCTCCAGACAGTGGCTCGAAAAGATGTAATCCACCTGACGGTCAGGCAGATTATAGGCCTCGAACTCGTCGTCGAAGTTCAGGTCGATGGGCTGGGCGCCGGGGAAAGCCCACTCCAGCCGGTTGCAGCCGATGTCGAAGCCGTCGCCCTTGCAGAAATGTGCGGCGAACGGGAACGCAAATTGCGACGAAAACCCCTTGGCCTGAAATTCAGGGTAGGCCACTCCCTTGTATTCAACAATGTCCATGAAGTATCTCTTAGAAAATCTTGTAGCGTTTGTGGTGGCCGCAAGCAGCCGCGATGGTGTTTTCCTTGCCGATGAGTTCGTCAACGGCCATCTGTGCACCCTTCAACTCGTAATCGTCGAACCACATCACGCCGCCCTTGACCATCCGAGGGCTGAAATAGTTGATGCAGTCCACGTAGCACTGGTACTGGTCCACATCGATATGGACGAAGGCCACGTCGGGCATGTCGATGGCGCTGTCGGGGAAGAACCCCTTGGTCACCGTGGCGTAGGGCAGTGCGTCGCGCACCTTCTCGAAGCTGGTGTCGGCGAAATCGCCCACCGGGTGCATGTCGTGCTCACCGGACACCGGCATGCCTTCGAAGGTGTCGTAGAGGAAAATCTGCCGACCTTGTTTCTCGGCCAGTTCTGTCAGGTACGAGGCGCTACCGCCTTGGTAGACGCCGACCTCGACGATGCAGCCTTCGGGCGTCGCGCCCGCGATCTGCACCATTTCGTGGATCACTCGCTTGTCGTGGATCAGACTCGGTAGATAGCTCATTCGCGGCCCCAGATGACTTTGTTGGCGTCCCGCGCGAGCACGAGAGTAGATTTCCGATCCCCATAATAGTGTTTTCGGAAAACTTGGTGAATATCTTTGTTGTCCCACCATATGTTGTCGTCACCTCGCCTGAATTCTTCGTTGAAGTCTTCGGGCTTCCAGACGATGTAGGTCTCTTTGTTCATGAGGTCGGACAGGATGCCGACGCCAGTGAAGCAGGACACGAACGGCTTGGTGCTGTTCTTGATGATGTAGGCGTTCACCAGCAGAGGCTGGGTGAAATCGAGGAAGTGACATCCGTCGAGGTGCGAAATGATGTTCTCGCGGCGGCGCGGATCGGTCTTGTGATGCCAGCGGTCGCCCGCGTAGAATCCGTCCATGATCGGCACATCGACATAGACCGGCGCCTTGATCTCGAACTTGTCGTCCACCTCGAACGGGATATGCGGGAAGTGGTCCCGCATCCAGTTTTCGTAGCGGCAGGTTTCGGTCGGCCGGTCGTCGTTGGCCTTGTCCTCGCGGGTCCAACTGCTGATGTTGGCGTGGAAGGTCAGGTCCCCGACTGCGGCTCGCTCGCTGATGAACCGCACGTCCGAGAAGATGCCTTGGAACATCAGGAATTCTTTGATCCCCGTGAACTTCGACATGTCATCGCGGATCGTGAAGTCGATCAGGCCACAGGTCTTGGCGATACCCGACAGCACCGGCATGGCATTCAGGAAATCACCAAGGTTGGCAGTGCAGTCGAGGATGATCTTCATTTGTCGTTGAAGTCTCGGAAGACGATGAACGCATCTTGGTAGTTGATCGGGTGAAGCTCGAAGTGCTCCGGACCGCCGAAGTAGCAGATCAGCCACAGGCTCTGATCGTCATCGACGACGCCTTGGTTGATCAGCATGGTCAGGCTGTCCTGCATGCTCTCCGACAGCGGGCGCCAGTGATCCTTGTTGGCGACGATGGCCGCGCCAAGGATGATCGGATCGTTGTTGACCACCGCGTGGGTGACCAATGCGTTCGGGTCGTCCTTCGGGAAATCCTTGGTGTTGAACAGGTGGATTTTCTCGGGGTCGAAATCGTACGACCACTTCGTCGCGCCGCCCAGCGCCGCAGCGTCGCGGCAGTAGCCGAAGTCGATCCACGCCACGGTGTCGTTCTTGGCGTAGCCGTGCTCGATGGCCTCGGCCACGAAATGGGATTTCAGTGACATCACCAGCACGTAGTCTTCCGACCAGTATTCCGGGTTGCGGATTTGTTGCGGGTTGATTTTTGCCGGGAACTCGGGGTCGTCCATGACGGCGCGAATCTGCGCGCGGCGTTCGGCCCAGTCGTTCAGGTCAACGATGACCACCTTGGTCTTGTCGGTCAGCCCGCGCTCGTCGCGCAGTTGCTGGATTTTGCCCGCGAACTGGTAGGTCGTGAAGATCGTCAGGTCGTTGTCGAGCGTCGCGAGGTGCGAGAACCGGTCGATGTAGGTGTCGTTGCTGCGCTCAAGGTAGTGCGGAAGTGGACCACCGCGCTGCTCCATGGCCTGCGTCCAGTTCCCACGGCCGATGTCGAAGAACGCCGTAACAATAGAAATATCGCTCATAGAAAAGCCTCCAGAAGTGAGTATATTTATCTGGTGCTTTTATGTCGATTTGTTCCGAGAAGCATAGGTTCCAGAAGGGCTTGCTAAATACTGTACCTATAGTGGAGACACCCGATGAACCGCAGCGACGACATGCGTAACCTGCTCGACAACATTGAGAACGCCAAGGAATTTGGTCCGGTTGAGCACGGCCTGCCGGTCTTCGAGGGCTTCGCTCGCTGGGGTCGAACTGACGAGGGCAAATGGCGCGATCTGGCCATCGGCGCCGCAGCGATGGGCGCTCTGGCTGGCGCTGCTATTCCGGCTGGCAAGGAAGCACTGGACTATCACCGTGGCGGTGGTAATCAGGTCGGTGTGACCAAGCAAGATGCCGATTTCAACAACAACTACGCTGATGCCGCTGCACAGGCCCGAGCCGAGCAGGAAGGAACACTTGGTGGTGTCACCGCCGATTTGGGTCCTCCCATGCAGCGTGCTGTCGGTCTCGACGTTGTCCGCAAGCGCACGGTCGATCTGGGCAACATGAAGAAGCGCACCATCGACCTCGAAAGTGCAGACGAGGAAGGTCCCACCGGCAACCCCGCCCTGCGGAACCTCTGCGGTATCGCTCAAGACCAGTTCAACGCGCGCCACACCGGCCTTCTGGGCGGCGCTTGGAACACGTGGGCCGATTTCCCCACCACCGAAGAAGCAGTCGCGTACGCCAAGCACGTGGAATCGCTCGGCGGCGAGATCATGATGTCGAAGAAATTCGCTGATCGCAATCGCGTGTACGCGCGCGGATAAGCAGCCTTGACAATCTCTACTTGAAATGCTTTGACCGTCTACATGGCGGTCAATCCCATTGCAACATATACGCATGTCTGGAAGGTGACGTGGCATCCGCCACCGCCTCCCTATGACCCCAACGACCTGCTCGACAAGCGCAACCCCGAGAGTGCCCGGTTCCGCAAGCACATGGCGGGCATCTATCGCAAGGAACGCGCTCGCAATTGGGCGTTCTTCCACAAGCATGGCGTCCACCGTCCCCACGTTCGCAGCGGCATGCAGATGCCGGACCATGTCTTGACCTATTGGACGACCGGACGCCCTAATTACAACGACGGCCCCCGCTGGCTGGCCGAAATGCGGCTCTACGACCTACACTGGATCGGCGTGGCCATCTACGGCCTTGGGCACAAAGAGATCGAGGCGGTCGAAGCCTTCGCCGCCCAGTACCCCAAGGATTTCCGTGTGGCCGACGATCCAGCCTACCGCGACATGCACGAGCGCTGTTTCTACGTTCGGACACCAAAGCGGTTCGACGAGCTACGCGCCCTGCTGGACGGGTTCCCCAAGCGCCTCGCCGCCTATCGCATAGACGATTGGGAGATTGAGGGCCTTGAGCAATTGCTGCATGGCGTCAACTGGTCGATCCACGAGGACGAACGCCGTGGACACGGCCACATCCTGACCATCGAAGAGAACGAGACGCTGTGGATCATGGCCCGCATGTTCGTCTCGCTGGCCAAGGAAAAGGCCGCTTAGGCGAACGGGATGTCGCTCGGTGAATCGAACTCGACGCCCAGCGGTGTGATGCGGCTGAGGTGGAACGACGGCGCGTAATTGGTGTCGAAGGTGTGGCATGCCGGGCCGACGAGACCAAATTGCTTCAAGCCGGTGTACTCGACCAGATGGTCTCTTGGCGGCGCCATGATCCAGCCCGGATAGCAGATGTACGCGGGCGTGTTGCGCTTGGCGTTGAGGTCGAGGAAAATGCCCCGGTTCAGGATGGTCCCGACCTTGGCGATGACTTGGTCCGTCTGCATGGGCTCGTAAACGAATTTCGTTTTCCGCGCGGTCCGCACCACGTTGTAGACGTCATTGCTGATCAGCGCGACGGTCCCGCCGGGCGCGCCAGCGAGAATCACCGTGAGATCATCGACGAATTTGTCCATGCCCATGGTGGTGGTGCAGTCGTAGACGGTCTTGGCTGGCAGGCGTTGCAGGTAGTTGCTGATCCCTGCGCTCAACTCGCCTTCGATGTTCCGGACGACGCTGTAGACGACGTGGTCGATGTTCTCCGGACGAAACAGGTCTTCTTCGTGCTGGAAGCCTGTGTCCAGCGTCCGGCGGTTGGTCGTGGCCCCGAGCGCCGCGAGACTCCCATGGAACGCCTCACCAGCCCGCCGGGCGATGTCCTTGGCGTGCTGACCCGGCGACCACGATTGGCGGTCGATGGCTTCCAGCATTGCGAGGTCTTTTTTGAGTTGGTGATGTTTGTCGTCCATGCTCCAGCATAACAGTACCGGAGCATGGACAACAATATTATCCGATGGTGAAGCCGTAGCCCATGTTCTGGTCGATCAGGTTCTTGACCTCTTCTTCCAGCTTGTCCATTTCGGCTTGAGCCTCGGACTTCAGGGCGTCGCCGTTCAGGGTGATGCCGCCTTGCGGACCAGCGAAGCTACCGAACTTGCTACGGGCCTGACCCAGAAGGTACTTGGCCTGAGCGATGGCGTAGGAACGCAGCCACGGCTTGGCGTAGACATCGACCAGCAGGATGCTTTCCGGCTTGGCGTTGTAGACGTGCAGGCCGACCTGCTCGACCGCGTTGAACTGGCGGTGGAAGTTGATCATCTTCGTCGAGGCATTCCACGTGAAGGTCAGGTCTCGGCCAAACATGCGGCCGACCAGCTTCTGATACTGCATGGCGAAATCGTAGGTCGCCAGTTGGCCCGAGCCGCCGCCGCCGAGTCCGCCGGGGTTCTGGATCATGTAGATGTTCTGCGTCATGGCCAGCGAGAACGGGTCGATGGTGGCGCCGCCGCTGTTGCCGTTGATACGACGATAGACCTCACGCACTTCCTGAATCTCTTCAGGCAGTTTGTAGAAGGACGTGTCCGGCTGAACGTCGAGGAACGTGAAGCTTTCCTCGACGGCGTTACCGGACCGCAGGCGGTAGCGATCCAACGCTACGTTGATGCAGTAATCGTATTCTTCGCGTTCAAGTTCGACGCGGACAATCGTGCCGCCAAGTGCGATGCGAATGTCTTTGATCATCAAATCGCGGGGAGTCTGGGCGACCATTGGAAACCTCGTTGTTTCCAATATTTAGCGTGGCTTGCACTGTTCGATTAGGTTGTCCACCAGCACGGGTAGAACCACCGCCGCAGCGCCTTCCACGATGTAGTTGAACGCCGCCGCCCGCGTCGGGTCGGGGTTGACCTCGATGATGTTGGCCTTGGGGTTCATGTGTCGCACTGCGGTCGGGAACAGGCTGGCGGGCATGACCTGCCCGGACGTTCCGATCACGATCAGGATGTCGGTGTTGTCGAGCACCCGGTCGATCTGGGACAGGTACTTGGGGAACTCGCCAAACCAGACGACGTCGGGCCGCATGGGTGAGCCGCAGTCTTCGCACAGGGTGTCGATGCCGATGTTGTCGTCGGTGTAGCCGTGGTTGCGGCAGTCCTCGCCGGTGCAACGGATGCCGCGAAGCTCGCCGTGCATGTGAGCGATGTTCTTCGATCCGGCGCGCTCGTGCAGGTCATCCACGTTCTGGGTGATCAGCAGGAAGCCGCCGATGTCCTTCCACGCCTCTTCCAGCTTCGCCAGCGCCCGGTGACCGTCGTTGGGCTCGACCGTCTTAAGTTCCGCCCGGCGGACGTTGTAGAAATCGTTCACGAGGCGCGGGTTGTTCTTGAAACCCTCCGGCGTGGCGACGTCCTCGACGCGGTGATTGTTCCACAGGCCATTGCTGTCGCGGAACGTTTGGATGCCGGATTCGGCGCTAATGCCCGCTCCGGTTAGAATGACGATGTTGGTCATGGTGAACCCTCTTGTTTACACCGGATATTTAGAGGGGTTGAAATATCCAGCGTTAACTATGAAAGGTTGGCAAGACAAAATGTGTGTTCGAACGCTTCGTGTGACAATTTACCGGGTTGACCACCACAACTTTTCGGGGTAAATGACAGTTAATGATTTTGGATGACTGTCGATGGAACGGAAATTCTCCCATATTGGGATAGGGCCAGTGAAGCCTATACCTAACGATATGAAGGATTACCGCGCCTTGCACGACACTGTCGTCAAGATGCACCAAGGTTTCTTCAGCACCTGCGAAGTTCAGGCTCAGATGAGACCTATGCTGTTCGTCGTATGTCGGAATGGCGACACTTTCCAACTGTTCACCGATTTCCCTGACGCTGTATCCAGAGACCGATTTTGTGACACCATGCGCGTCATGTTCAAGCAATGGGGCGTCTGCCACTACTGCTGGACTGGTGAGGGATGGGTCGCCAGACCTACCGAAGACGGTGTTCTGGCCGTGGACAAGCGGGCTGACCGGGTGGAGATTGTCTTCACCAACGCGGTCCAAGCCGATGGCCAGTGGTGCTCCAGCGTTCATGAGATCGTGCGCGACTGGAACACCGGCCGCAGCACCGGGCTGACGCCACGACCGGACATCATCATCGACCTGACGGGAAGTCCGTTTAATGGGATGCTGGCCACCTAAATAGAGGCATGGCGCGCCTCTCAATGTGGAATAGTGGTCTCAAAGACCTCGATTACAAATTCATCGATAACCTGATCTCCGAGCACATGGATATCTCGGGGACAGCGGTCTACTGCCACCTCTACGAGGGTGTCTACGACCAGACGGCCAACGGGATCGCCAACGCGGCCGTGGCCAACGGTGGGATCACCAGCATCCAAGACCCGTTGCTGCTGGAGAACCGCGACCGCAAATATTCCGACACGGTCTACGAGCTTCGCGGCACGTACAACGTCGGCGACCTCGAAGGGAGCATGAGCCAGTACGCCATGTTCATTCAGGACGACACGGTGATGATCGAGTTCCACCTGAACGACATGCTCTCGATGCTCGGCCGCCGACTGATCGAAGGCGACGTCATCGAGCTTCCCCACCTTCGCGACGACAGCATCCCCGGCCCCACGGTCTGGGAAGAGCGCCCGGCCATCAACAAGTTCTATGTGATCACCGACGCCCACAAGGCGACGGACGGTTACTCGTCCACGTGGTTCGCCCACATCTGGCGGATCAAGGCCAAGCCGATGACCGCCTCGCAGGAATTCCAAGACATCCTCGACAAGCAGGCCACCGATCCGTTCGGTCTGGATCAGGGAAGCATTGGCGACATCATGACCACCATCGGAACCGATCTGGGGATCAACGAGGCGATCATCGAGAGCGCCAAGGCCAATTTCCTGCATCGCAATTTCGAGACCCAGCATTTCTGGATTCGTCCGGGCTCCGAGCTTGGCGACGAGTACCCGTTCGTCTGGGCTGGCGACGGCGTGCCGCCCAACGGCTACGAGACCTTGGGCGCTGGAACCAGCTTCCCGCAAAGCGCCGACATTGGCGACTACTACCTGCGGACCGACTATTCGCCCAGCGTCCTCTTCCGCCGCATCGACAAGGGCTGGCAGATGCAGGAGATCAATTACCAAGAGCAGGAGTGGACTTCGGCTCACCGTCTGCTGTGGGACTTCCTCAACAACACCAAGGACACCACGTTCAAGAACGGTGACGTCGAGAAACAGAAGCAAGCCCTGTCCAAGGCGGTCACCAAGCGCAAGCCGGGGGTCGATTTCTGATGATGCGCGACACCAACGTCCTGTTGGCGTACGAGGTCAAGAAACGACCGGTGTTGGGCACGATCCTCGCCAACCCGATGGACTTCACGGCCTCCGACATCGAAGCCCTGCGATTCCCCAAGTGGGTTCGAGACCACATCGCCATGCTGAAGAAGCAAGGCGCCACGCAGACGAGTTTCGAAAACGTCCGGGCACGGATCACCAAGAACATCGCCGATGTCGTGGTCAAGGACGTCGAAGGCACGATGGCGACGTACACCGGCGAGACGCGGTTCATGCAGTTGCAGGGCGGCGAGCGCCACATGCTGGAGATCGCCACCGGCTATCTGGTGTTCTTCCCCGATGACGGCGGCGTATGGTTCGACACGATCTTCTCGCCGAACATCGACCCCTACCTGAAGACCAACGTGCACGTCTCCGGCCATGTCAGCCGCCTGACGTACAAGGACGCGCTCCGCCAGAAGCGTGGCGCGGGGAATGGCAACGTGCCGTACACGTTCTGCCCGGATGCTGAGGATATGGCGGCTCAGGGGATGCGTGGGTCTGATGATCGCGGACTGTTCCGTATCCAGCGACACTAACGAGAAACGGAGGCCTGTCCCACTGGGGTGACAGGCCTCCGCTCAACATTAAACCCCAACCACCCGGTCAGTTCCGACCGGGTTGTCCATCAGGGTCCGGCCGACCTATTTGGTTTGCCAGATTTAGTTTTGGCCGTCAACCGCTGGATGCGAATCCATCTTGTTGACCGGCGGGAACGTGAGGCGGTTGACCACGTCGTTGAGACGGGCCAGCGAACGCTCACGGCCGATGGCCACAAGGCAGATGCCAAGGTCCGGTGCCCGATCAAGGCCGGTCAGCACACCGCGCAGCAGCGGGCCGACATCCTTCATCTTCAGATCGTTGACGTGAACGTAGCCACGGATGGCTTCGTTCAGAGAATCAACGTTCCACGGCGCCAGCATGATCTCCGAGGTCAGCACCGACAGGCGATGCTTGACCACGTCGTCCTCCAACATCGCCGCGACCTTGTCGGTCAGGGGTTGGTCGAGGACCGTCGCGAAATCCGCCGCGTTGGCCAGAGCCACCACGGTCGGCGTGCCCATCTTGATGAGGGGCACAACGCGCATCACGGCATGGGCGGCGGTGGTGTTCAACGGCTCGTCGCGACGCGAATTCAGGATGTCGATCACCATGTTGGACAGGGTGACGTCATCCATCGCGTTGATGTAGTGTTGGTTCACTGCGTCCAGCTTCTTGAAGTCGAAGCGGGCGGGCGAAGTCACCACATCGGCGACGTCGAACCACTCGATGGCCTGAGCGTCCGAGAAGATTTCGTCGTCACCGTGACCCCAGCCCAGACGGGTGAGGTAGTTACGCATGCCCTCCGGCAGGTAGCCGAGAGCCGCATAGTCGGAGACGGCGGCGTCGCCGTTGCGCTTGGACAGCGGCTTGCCTTCCGGGTTCAGGATCAGCGGCACGTGGCCGAAGACCGGGATTTCCCAGTCCAGTGCTTCGTACAGCAGAGTCTGACGGCCAGCGTTGTTCAGATGGTCGTCGCCCCGGATCACGTGGGTGACACCCATGTCGTGGTCATCGACCACCACCGCGAGGTTGTAGGTCGGCGATCCGTCTGAACGCAGCAGGATCAGGTCATCGAACGTCGAGTTGTCGAACCAGACGCCAGCGGCCTCGCTCCCCTTGACCATGTCGTTGATGTTCGTGCGGCCGATGGTCGGCCCCTTGAAACGAACAACGAACGGACGGTCATCGGTCGGCGGCTCCCAGCCCGGCTCATCGCGGTGCGGCGAGCGGAAGGCCTTGCCCTTGACCCGCATGGCCTCAAGCTCGTCCTTGGTCAGGTAGCAGCGATAGGCCCGGCCCTTGTCGAGCAGGTATTGCACCGCCTCAACGTGGCGAGCCTCGCGCGCCGATTGGAAGACGACGTCGCCGTCGTGCGGGATGCCCAGCCATTTCAGGCCGTCGAAGATCGCCTGCACGGATTCCGGCGTCGAGCGTTCGCGATCCGTGTCTTCGATCCGAAGCACGAATTGGCCACCCATATGCTTGGCATAGAGGTAGTTGAACAGTGCCGTGCGTGCCCCTCCGATGTGGAGGTAGCCGGTCGGCGACGGGGCGAAGCGTGTGACGACGGTTTTGGTCATGATTTCAACCTACACTATTTGGTTGACGAAATCAAGACTCCAAAGCGAAGAATTCGGCTGGCGGTTCTGGTGCGTCTGTCCAGCAAACAAAGCGCGGCGTCCACTCTTCGCCCATTTCTCCGAGCCAGCCTAACTTGCAAGACTCGACTGGCTTAGACCGGCAAACCCCACCACTTCGATAGGATAGGAGGCCGTGGGTCGAGCAACCCCAGTGGACGATTACGCTGAAGGGCGTGCGAACACTGAAACCATCCTCTGGGAAGATGGCCCCCGCCATGATCCGGCTTCCGTCCTTGGGCGCGTCCTTGAACGGCCGCCAGTCGTAGGGATCGTCTCGGAGCGAGCGCCAGTCCATCAGGTGAGCATCGAGTTGCCGTTGAGCAGCCAGTCCGCATCGGCCTTGGTGGTTGGGCCAAGGCCAAGTGTCGTGACGGTCGGCTCTTTGAACGTCGTGCGGCCAGCGTCCGTTGTCAGGCTGGCGCCCAAGTCCGGATCAGTTTCAGCGAGTTGGTTTAGCTCGATGAGTCCAGCGGTGGTCTCTTCGACCATCGTGATCTTAGCCGCCGCGCCGCTGTAGCGATAGCGCAGGGCAGTGATCGGGTTACGCCGCTCGGCGTCCCAGTAGGCATGCAGGTAGGCATGGCCGCATTGCGAACCAAACTTCCCACGACTGCCGTTCATTTTGGTAAGAGCTTCCTTGCTCACCACGCAGTACATGCGGAGTTCGTCGCCCTTTTGCTGGACTTCGATCCGCTGCGGTCGGCCGATGGTGTAGAGGAAGATGTCCAGCACCGGTGCGGCGAGGACGGCCCAATGGGGCAGGACGATGGGATTTTCGTTTACGCGAGCCATGCCCACTTTTAGTAAACGAAAATCCCAACGTCAATAAGATTAGGCGGGGACGGCGCGCCGCCGCATTTCGCCTTGGATGTCGAGCAGCATGTCGCCCGGCGAGAAATTCTTGCTCGCCGCAACGAGGTCGGCGTCGCCGAGGCTCTTGAGCCAGTTGGCCAGCCGTTGCTCCGGCGACCCGAGGGTTTCGTCAAACAGCATTCGCTTGGACTCCTCTTTAGTGATCTGAGCGCGCACACTATCCCTCTAAACTTCAGATGTCAAGGCAGTACTTTGCGACCGGTGATTCTGTCGTATGCTTTACATTCTTCTAACGAGCAACGCAGGAAGAACAGATCGGCTTCGGAAGTAATGGCGATGGTGCGGCCACCCTTCGAGTTTGAGACGACGATGTGCTCGCCGATCTGGTTGACAGGGAATTCGTCCTTCCACCCTCGCTTCACGATGAATTGGAACCGCTCGCGGTCCTCTCGCCCACGTACCGTGCGGGCGATGGCGAGGACGTCGCGGTTATCCTCCGCGCCGCCTTCTGGAAACCGGACCTTGAAGACCTGTTCCTGAAAATGGAGGTCGGTGTTGATGTCGATATCCGGAACGAACGCCTTGGCGATCTCGACCGGGAGGTGTTCTTCGATGATCTGGACGTCCGGCAAGAACGGCATGCTGACCAGTTTCAGCGCCGCGTACTGGCGGTAGGCGTGGGTGGCATGGGCCTCGGTCTTGTAGATCACACCGTCCCGGCTCAGGTAGCGTTTGACGCAGCGGTTGAAGTCCATCTGCGTCGTGGACGTCCGTTCGCCGGACCAGAACCTGCCGGATATTGGGTCGATGATCCTCCAGCGAACCTCGATCACAGGATGACCGCCCGCTCTGCCTTGAAGTCATAGTAGCGGATGATTTCACCAGCGAGCGCCATCCGCATGATGATGAAGTCTTCCTCGCGGGTGATGAAATAAACGCGAGCAAGACCGGCGTCATAGACGTGCATGCCGCGCACTTTGATCGTTGGAATTTCTGCCCGAAGCTTGGCCTCGATGCAGTAGTGGTAGTATTTGTCTTTCCGGACGAAGGTGATGATGGCTTCGAGGATGCGTTCAAGTTCAGTGGGAAACTGTTCCTTGGTTTGCTTCATCGGTCGCGTGTCGCATTGGTCCAGTGTACGGACGACGGCTTGGATGTAGGAATGGTCGAACCCTTCCTCATAGCCACAATCTTCGACCGTGAACACGCGCTTCTTCAGCTTCAGCGTCTGGGGCAGATGCGGGTTATCGACACGCGCCCGGCGGGCTGTGTAATTCATCAGAGTCCGCATGGCGGCGGCACGTGTTTTCCACGTCGTGCCGGTCTTGTCGAACGAGTGCTTGAAGCTTGACACGCGCAGACAGTTGCCGGTCGCCTCGTCCAGCAGGCTGTACTCTTCAACGGTGACGACGTCGGGCATCAGACTGATTCCACCGCGACGTTGATCACGCTGGCGAGTCTCTTGCAGAGGTATTCGATCTCGATCATCGCGCCAGCCGCATCACCCAACTTGGCCATCGTCGCGGCCGAATGGTTGTTGAACACGACCACGCGCGGACTTTCAAGACGATAGTGCTCGGACGGGATGTTCAGTGCTTCGAAAAACTTGACGCGCTTCGGTTTCGACCGGGCATATTCCAGTTCTTCGGTAAGCTCGGCCATGACCAGCCAGTCGTGAAGCTCACCATTCGCCCGTAGTTTCTTGAAATGGATGCCAGCATCTAACGTGCGGCGGAACCCGGCATTGGTGAGGATTTTGCTCACGGCGTTGGTGCTGGTGATGATCTTGAGATTGTCGCCGGACAACCTCTGGCGCTCGTGCTCTTCTATCTCGACGTAGACCACTTCCCAGTGCGCGGGGCATCCGCCGTGGTGTCGCTCCATCCAGTCGTAGACGAATTGGACCTCGTTCATGCCGACGAAGCGTGTGCCGACTTTCGCGCCGCACATCGTCTTGTAGCCGCCCCAGTACAGGCCGGTCGTCGGGTCTTGGATTTTGTAGAAGAACGACTTGGACATCAGCTAAGCTCCGCGTCCCATTCTTCGAACGTCGGATTGTCGGCCAGCCACATGCGGAAGATCATCCGGTCGCCTTCGCTTCCGAAATAGAACGTCTTCTCGATGTCGTCGAAGTAGCAGATGCTGGCGCCGCAGCGGGACTCGATCCAGCGCTTGCACAGATCATAGGTCTGCTCTTCGGTTTGAGGCGCCGTCGCCGACACCTTGATCCAGTAGACCGGCGAGGTGAACATGGCGAACTCGGCGGTCGTGGCCATCTTGGTCGTCATCGTTTCAGCCCCAGCCACTTGGATAGTTTGTCAGCGCCAAAGATCGCCCAGAGAGCCACCGCCAGCAAGAACGGCGACAGGCAGACGAACAGCATCAAGAGAACGCGCGCCCACGTCAGCAATGGAGCGACATCCATTCGGTGACGCGCTGCTTGTCGGCGGCGTTGACCATGCGGATTTCGTCGAAGATCGGGAAGCCGTTGACCGTGTGGCCGGTGAGGCTGCGGAACGTGCCGATGACATCGACGACGCCGTCGATGACCATTTCACGGCGCTGGAGCGCCGACAGGAACATCAGGGGGCGGAAAATCGCGTGCAGCAGGTCGGTTTCTTTCACCAGCCAGCTTGGTAGCCAACGGTGTTGGAAGATCGCCTTACCGGCTTCGGCCACCTCGGCGTTCGTCATCGGGACGTATTGGCAGGCCCTGTCAGGGATGTCCCCCATCGACTCGATTTTCATGGCGTCTCCTTGACGCCGAGATTATAGAGGATCGGGTAATCTGGTCAACCAAATTGGGTCGAGTGTGCGATGGGTCCGTTCGTTGATGGTATGTCATGCGAATCCTCGCCATTCGTGATCGACCGACACGGCGGAAAGAACCAGCCGTGGTTCGTCGATTTCCCGGTCGGGGTGGATTTCGTGACCATCAGCGAAGTGGCGATGCCCTATTACCAGTGGCTGGTGGACAACGCCAAGGGCAAGGTCCAACGGGCTGACGTCGTGCTTCGCCGCAGCATCCCGCACCGGCGCTACATCGTCCACAGCGACCGGGACATCACCCTGTTCAAGCTGTTTTGTAGATGAACTCGTTCTCGAATTCCTGACGGTACTGGCTCGTCGGCAGGTTCGCCCGATGGCTTGCGGCCCAGCCCGTATTTTGCAGCGGGTTGGATCGCCAGTTCAGGACGACCTTGGCAAATTGCAACCGGCTCTTGCCGCCGATGTCGGTTTCCGGATCGGCCCACAGTTTGTGGAAGAACTCGCCGACATAGCCGGGCTGAGACGCGATGACGACCCGCGTGTTGTAGACGGCCGCTTGGTGCAAAATGTCGTCGAGGGTTTGCTTCCGAGAAGCGTGAATTCCCACCATCGAGGCGTTGTCGATGACGATGGTGGAGAACCGCTTTCCGGCAATGTGGTTCGAGCCTATCGCGGCGCCGGAAATTCGCGAGCCGTTGGTGAACTTGAGTTCCGATTTCGTCATCGAGGCGACCTCACCGAACGTGAGCGGCAAGTGCGGCAGAACCGTACGAATGCGGTCGAGGCCTTCGTGGGCGCTGTTCAGGTTCCACGTCGCGAAATGGATGTCCGACAGCGGCGTGCGAAGCGCGGACCACAGTTGGAACAGCATGAGCATCGTCGTCGTGCCCATCTGCCGCGAGCTATTGATCAGCACATGGTGGTGACCATTGGCCACGCCTGACAGATTATTCGCCAAGTCGTTCTGATACTGGTGAGGCCTGATGGAGGCCAGCTTGTACGACGGCTGCGCGTGGATTTTGCAATACGGCAAGAAATCCCTAAAACGAGTGGGGACCTCAGTTGGACCTTTGTACTTGCTGAAATAGTATTGCTCGATTTCTGAAGCAACCTGACGCATCTTTTGCGGAGGAAGCTCACCGAATATTTCGGTCGCAACTTTGTTGAATACGGTCATGGACTTCAAATGGTTTGAGTATGGTGGGCCACGACCTAAACCGTGGCCCGAAGTATTTAGAAAGTGTCAGTAATCAAAGGCTTGTCGGAGAACGTCGCCCGGATGCGTTCGGTGACGAACGGCATGATCGGGTGAGCCATCCGGCAAGTCATGTCCAGAGCCCACATCAAGGTGTTGAGGGCCTTCGGATCGTTGTCGTCGTAGAGACGGCTCTTCGTGGCTTCGATGAACGTGCCGCACAGATCGTCGAAAATGTATCGACGAAGCTCGTGTGCAGCCTCATGGTATCGAAGGTCGCGGTAGGCCATCTGGATGGTCTCAGAGGCTTCCTGCGTCCGCTTGACGAAATGGAAGTCGTCCATGCGGTTGAGGTTGGCCAGAGCTTCGATCTCTGGCCGTCCCATGCGGTCGTAGTGGCTCAGCGCATAGCGCGCCGCGTTCCACAGCTTCGTCCGCAGGGCCTTTCCGGCTTGGAATTTGTCGTCCCACATCCGCATGTCCTGACCGGGCGTGGCGGATTCAGCCAGCGCAAAGCGCATGCTGTCGCAGCCGTAGCGGTCGATGATCTCCAGCGGGTCGATGCCATTGCCTTCCGATTTGCTCATCTTCTTGCCGTGCTTGTCGCGGATCAGCCCGTGCAGGAAGATCGTCTTGAACGGCAATTGATCGGTGAGCAGAAGGCCCATCATCAGCATGCGAGCACACCAGAAGAACAGGATGTCGTCAGCCGTCTCGATCATCGCGGCCGGATAGAACCGACGCATGTCCTCGGTGTCGTCCGGCCAGCCCAGCGTGGCGAACGGCCAGAGGGCCGACGAGAACCACGTGTCGAGGCAACCGTCTTCCTGCTTCCAGCCGCCGCCCGGCGATTCCGCCGAGATCATGCGCGCATTGCCCCTGATCCAGATCGGGAGCTTGTGGCCCCACCTGATCTGGCGGCTGATGCACCACGGCTCGATTTTCTCGATGAAGTTGCGGAGCGTGCCTTCCTGCCCGGCCGGGATGATCTCGATGTTTCCTTCATCGAGTTCGGCCAGCAGACGGTCAGCCAGAGGCTTCATGTTGAGCCACCACTGCCCATCCTGCCCATAGAGCATTCCAGCGGCCTCACAGCGCTCCATGGCCGTCAGAACGGCGCGGGAGTACCCTTCGTCCAGCGTGAACGTCTCACGGCTCCAGTCGGCGCTGGCGCCGCAGGAACGGAGTTGGCCGCTGATCGTGTTGCGGAGGCTCTTCTTGTAGATGTCGGCGAACAGGTCGAATTCTTCCGGATCGTCGGGGTTCAGCCCGTCTTCCAGCATAAGCGCCGTGATCTTGGTGTTCGTCGCCAGACCCGCGTGATCCGTGCCGGGGAGCCAGAGCGTGCAATCGCCTGCCATCCGGTGGTATCGGGTCGAAATGTCCTGCAATGTCGCGAAGAGGGCGTGACCCATGTGCAGGATGCCGGTGATGTTCGGCGGTGGCATCGGAAGGAAGTAGGCAGGACCATTTCCGCGTGGCGCGAAAGCTCCTTCCTGTTCCCATGTGTTATAGATGGAAGACTCTTCGGAGCGATGGTCGAAGGTCTTCGTTAGCTGCGTACGTCCAACATTTGCTTTACACCCGTATAATTAGAGGTTTGATTCAAGGATAGCCGTGACATGTGCCACGGCCGGTTCGCGGCCCTTGGTGATCAAGGTCCACAGGAACGTGACCGGAAGAAAATAGAGACGGAGCGTGTTGACGAATTCTCGCCGCGCCCACTTCCAATCGATCCGAGCAGTTTCCATACGTTAATTTAGTTTACCAGTCAATCGGCGTCAATAAATACCGCATGCGCTTTCACGAATTGACCGAAGCCCGTTCCTATCCGCTGGCCCCTCGCGATGAGTGGTACGGCGAGGCCAACTATCAGCAGAACGGTGGGAGGATGGTGTCCATGACCCCGGACGAATACCTCAGCAAGGTTCGGCCGCTCGAAATCGACGACGTCTCGCGCGACAATATCGACGACCTGAAGAACCACATCCAGAGCGGGCGGACGCTCGATCCGCTGATCATCTACGCCAATGGCAAGGAAGATGGTCGCCACCGCGCGAACGCGGCCAAGGAACTGGGGATCGCCACGGTCCCGGTGATCCTGTTCTAAAACGATGATGGCCGCCCTCCGAAGAGAGCGGCCACCTACACTGCCTGTGCCCGCATAACTGATCCAAGCTCGTACGCGCTATGTCAGGATGGCTGTCCTGATCAACGATGCACTGCCAAGCGCACCTGTTTCGTACCAACAAGGGAGTCCACGGGCGGCCCGGACTTTGCGATCATCCAAACCGACCGGCCTTGCTGAAATGCTGGGACCGTCGCCCCATGACGTGAAGGGGACTTGAACCCCAAGACTGTCGCGATCCCCTTGCGGGTGCCATGCCACGTCACATTCCAATTGCGTCTATACTGGTTTACGACTTGCTTGTCAACCACGCATAGGCATGCTTGACCATATCGTCGAGGTCGTACTGTGCTTCCCAGTGGAGCCCGCGCCGCGCGCGCGACGGATCGGCGACCAGAGCATCGGCGTCGCCCGGCCGCCGGTCGGCCGCCACCCAGTTGATTTCCTTGCCGGTGATCCGCTCGACGGTGGCGATCACCTCGAACACTGAATAGCCTTTGCCCGTGCCGAGATTGTAATCGACGAACTCCAGCACGTCAGTCGCGCCTTCCAGCTTTTTCACGGCCGCGACGTGGGCGTCTGCGAGGTCCATCACGTGGACGTAATCGCGCACGCAGGTTCCGTCGTCGGTTCGCCAATTCGTGCCGTAGACATCGAACGGGGTGCCGTCGATGGCCGCTTGCAGGAGCAGCGGGATCAGGTGCGTCTCCGGCGTGTGGTCTTCGCCGATGCGGCCTTCAGGATCGGCGCCAGCAGCGTTGAAATAGCGCAGAATGATACCCTGCCATTTGCTGTTCTCCATGGTCCCCAGCATCATCCGCTCGGCCAGCATCTTGCTGTCGCCGTACGGGTTCAGCGGCTGCTGGCGATGGGTCTCGTCGAGGACGGCCATAGGGAAGCCGAATGTCGCGCAGGTGGAAGAAAACACCATCGGGACGTTGTTCATCACGCAGGCTTTCAGAACGTTGGCCGTCCCACCGACGTTGGTGTGGTAGTAATTGGCCGGGTTACGGACGGAGTCGCCAACCTCGATCCGGCCAGCCATGTGCACTACCGCCACGGGCTCATACTTGCTGATGGCCGACTTGATCGACTCGTAATTTCGCACGTCGCCGTCGCGGAACGGTCCCCATTTCACCGCCGATTTTTGGCCGTTGTACAGGTTGTCGAACGCGACCGGTTTGTACCCGGCTTCCTTCAACTTCAGACACACGTGAGAGCCGATGTATCCGGCTCCGCCGGTGACGATGACGTGTTTGCTCATGACGATACTTTCTTGAATTCGATGATGTCCCACGCGCCAACCAGACCGTCGAAACTCAATCGCAGGTAGACCATGTCTTTTTCGGAGGCGACGCCAAGCGCGAATTTCTTCGTGCTGTATTTGGGCATGTCGGTTTTCTTGGTGATGATCTTGACGCCGCCGACATTCTTCAGGTCAGGCTCTTCATCGGTCTCGAATGACAGGACGTAGCGAACCTCTTTCGGGTTGCCCTTCATCAGGATTTCGTTGACCAGATCGTAGGCGACCCCGTCGATCATCTTGGTGAGCATGTCCGCCAGACGTTTGGCCTGATGATCTTCTGCCTCGTCGGCGTTGAGCACGACCAGTTCGCTGTCACCGTAGATCGGTTTCTCGTTGGCGACGTTGCGGCGCGCCCAGTTGTAGGCCCGCTGCATCTTGGCCGCTTCGAGGGCGGTCGTGTAGCCATGGACGTGCCCAGCCTTGGCCCACCGCGTCGTATAGCCGATGGAGTGGATCAGGTAGGCGCCAGTCTGGGTGTTGCGAACGCAGTAGAACGTGGACATGAAAAAGCCGTGGGGATGATGCCTAAGCATCGCCCACCACGGCTTTTGTAGTCCATATCTTTCGAGGTGATCAGGCCACCTTCAGGCGCTCGATGCAGCTTTCGAGCATGAGCTTGTCGTTCTCCGTCGATTTCATGTCCAGCGACGTGAACCGTTCGCAGGTCTCCATGATCAGCTTCAGAGCCGGGACTTCGTGCGACAGGTTCGGGACGAGGCGTTCGGTCTGGATCATCGCTCCGCGCCAAACCCGGCGCTCCCATTCCGGCAGATAGCCGACCGTAGCTATCGCTGCGATGGGCGCGTAGAAAGGGGCGTAGATGTGGCCGATGCCTTCGGGTGTGTACCCGGCCACCGGTCGCGTCAGGACGTCTTCGATGGCCGTCTTCAGTTCAACGGCGATCTTCTGGCGCTCGGCCGCGAATTTGGTGAAGGCGATGCGATGACGCCGGATCGGGAAGGCGACAGCGGTCATCCAGCCCGACACGATGGCGGACACCCACAGCGTGATCTGCGAGATCGGCGGCCCGTAGACGAACAGCAGCGCGCAGATGGTCATGACGCTGATGGCCGACTGGAAATGGGTCACGATCTTGGCGAACACGCGCAGCGCCTTCGGGAGCGGCGGGGCCTCGCGGATGGACCCACAGACGGCCCACGCATGGGAGCCGACCACGGAGCCGATGATGATGGCCAGACCCGTGATGGATCGTGGGTCCGTCGCTGGTGTGCCGTTGGCCGAGAGCATCCACGACAGGAGCGCGGCCGTGCCGCCAGCGAAACAGCCGACGAACAGGAGGTAGGTCAGTGTGGCGCGGAGGCGCGAGGTGATGATTGCGAACATGGTCCCTCCTAGTCGAACGGATTAGCATCGTGGAATTGGTGACCGGCGTCCGTCACTTCGTAGTGGTCGCCGTTGGCGTAGGTGAAGATGGTCAGGAAGCCGTGGTGAGCCAGAACCCGATGGTCCCGAGCATCATCGCGGTGATGGCCGCTGACGCTCACTCCGCGCCGGGCGTCGATCATGTCGGCCAGCTTGGAGCGCTGCTCCATGGTCAGCACGATGGCTTCCTTGAATTTGATCGTCTGGTTCTCCAGCGTGGATTTATAGGCCCAGCGCAGGATGTCGGCGACCTTGACGTCGGAGCCGTAGGTGAACGCACGCAGGACGGCCGCTTCGAGCGGGATCGTCAGGTTGCGGACGGTTTCCTGCGTGCTGATCTTGAAGCTGTCGCCGAGGACCGCCTTCATCGCATCGACGAATTCGCGCTTGGTGTAGAGGGGTTCCATGCTGATCAGTCCTGACGGAAGGCCAGATAGCCGAGATCGTTCAGGCCCTTGGCGATGGAGCGCAGGACGGCGATGGCCTTGGCGTCGGTGCAGCCGTGCACGAACGCTTGGTTGATCGCCATGTTCATGGTGGTGACCTTGCCGCCGACCGTGCCCTTGAGCATGACTTGAGCGACTTCGATGCCCAGAACCTGTTCGCAGGCTTGGGTGAATTCGTTCTCGGTGTAGGTCGTCGCGCCCTGATACTGCTCCAGATCGCTGGTCCGCATGTCGCCGCCGATACCCGCCGAAGTCAGGCCGGGAACCCACACGCGAGTGTAGTTGTCGCCACGGTCCTCGACGACTTCCATGGGAACGAGAACGAAATGAGTCATGCGCGGCCTCCTGCGTTGTAGGAAGCCGCACAGTACACTACCCTATGCTTGTGTCAAGCACAGATTACAAGTTTAGACGCCACAGTCCCGGTGGATACTCGCCGTCAATGGCCATAGTCCAGTCTTCACCGGTCCATTTCATCTGCGCGCCCTTCGCGAGGTTGAGCACGTATTGCGTGGAACTGGTGTTCAGAGCGGCGTTGAACGCCACGTTCCAGCCCAGCGTGGAGTATTCGATGATGTCGCCATACTTGGCGTTCAGCACACCCCAGACCTGACTGGTTCCGATGTCGCTGACGATCAGATAGCGCTGGCCGGGGACGGGTTGGGGCAATCCACCACCGGGGAACGACTTGTGCGGATCGACGACGCCGTCAATCGGCTGCAAGGTGTTGACCGGGAGCGTGTCGGGGTCGATCTGCCAGAACAGGACGTTCGGTCGCGTCGGATCGGGTTGAAGCGTTCCGACGATGCCAAGCGGCTCTTCGATCTCGTTCTTCAGGATCAGCTTGCTTTCCGCCGGACGGAGCACGCCGTACTGGTTGATCAGGCGCTCCCACGAGTTGGGGTAGCCTTGGTCGTCGAAGGGCTCGCCAGCGTCATTGATCAGGGTGATCTCGTTGCCGGAGACGTTGACCCGGTAGTTGCCCGGCGTCGTGACCTGTTGCCACATCGGATCGCCGTAGTGTCCGGAATCGGTGACGATGCCCGGTGTGGGTTTCTCTTCCGAGACGTCGGTGACGATTTGCTCGATGAGCATCTGTTGCGTGATGATCGCGGGCGGCGACAGCCAGAACGGGATGTCCAGCGTGAACGTCATGATGTCGATCTCGTCGGCCGTTCCAATCGGGATGGCGCGCGAGGTGAACGTGATGTCGTCGCGAACCTGCACGCGGGTCAGGGCCGTCCAGTCGAGCGCGTTGTTCGAGTTCTGGATGTCGAAGTCCGGGTAGGTGGCGATGGTGATCTGCTCCAGAAGCTGAAGCTTCTGGTTCAGGTTCGTCGTCCAGACGTCCACGTTGACGGTCATCGTCATCGGCAGGGCCATCAGGCGCTTGACCGTGTAGGACTTGCCGCGACCGTGCTCATACTCTCCGGAGACCGGGTCGATGGCGCGCTCGACGACTTGACGAGTGTCCACGTGGGCCGGGTTCTGGAGGTCGTCGCGGCGACCGCTGACGCCGGTGATGTACACCGCAATCAGTGGCGCCGCGAACAGGGTGTTGTCCGACAGGTTCTTCATGATCGAAGCAACCAGTCGGTCGGTGGGGGCCATCCGAACAGGGACGACTTGCTCGACGGGAGGCAGGCCCGCGCGCGATCCGGTCATGTATTTGAAACCGGAATAGGCGCGAACGATCTGCTCCAAGAACCGATAGATTTGGGCGTCGTAGAAGTAATCCATGCCTCGAATCATCTTAGGCTCCCAGCAAGCCGCTGATGCGGTTGAAGTATTCCTGACGTTCGGCCAGACCGTTGGCGCCGCCGTTGATGCGACGGGTGATCTCGCGGATGTTGCCAGCGTCGGCCAGCGGGTTCATCTTCTTGTCAGTCCAGAACAAGCAGGCGATCAGGACGGCGATGTCCGGCTCGGCGGCCTTCTCCGGCGTCTTGGCCAAGTCGATGCCGATGCGCTTGCCGTAGGTGACGTAATTGAAGAAGCCGGTCAGTTGGAAGATGCCACGGCCCTTGAAGCGCGGGCCGAAGCCGACACCGGTGTTGCCCAAGTCCTTGCGGAAGTCGTACTTCTGAAGGTAGTCGTCGAAGCCGTCGTGGTTCAGGTCTTTGCCCGAGCCCATTTCGTTGAAGCGCTTGAACCCGCCGGTCTCGTGCGCGGCTTGCGCGAGGAAGTGCGAGATACGGGCGCCGGTGGTGATGTCGTATTTCCGCAGGTCGGCGGCCAAGGCGCGGCCGAGCAGGACGCTCAGTGCTCCGAGGTCTTTGCGGACCGTGTAGTTGACGATGGCGGTGAAGGTCTTCGGACCAAGGTCACCGTCCTGTGTGCCGGGATCGTAACCGGCGGCCTTGAGCTTCTTCTGAATTGCGAGCACGTCCATGCCACTGTCTCCTTAACGAATTGTGGCAGTATTTATTTGATCCTTGACTTTGCTTGCCGAGCGTGCATTATCGTGTCAAATTCAGGGAAACTCGACTGGCATGCCGCTTCGCACCGTCAACTATCCAAAGTACAAGATCGTCGAAACCCGCGATGAGCAGGACGTGATCTGGTACTCGTGCTTCAAGCTCCATGAAACCAAGCGTCTGTTCGGCGGTATCGCACGCAACTATTACCGCATGCCACTGTACGAATATGCTTCCAACAAACAGACAGGCATGGCCCATATCCCAGAAGGTGGAGCGCTCTTCGCGACGTTCATGACGCAAACCGAGGCCGAGAGCTACATCAAGCTGGTCGCACTGAATTCGGTTCAAGGTGGCCAAAACAGCCAGCCGCGCACTCTCTACTACGACGTGAATGGCGAGCGGGTTTCCGCCAACTTTACTTGAACAGCTTCATGATGTCGTTCATCTGAGCGACAGCGGCGGTGGTCGGCTTGTCAGGGGCAAGACCGACCTTTCGCAGTTCCTTGCCGACATAGTCGGCCGTGACGTCGTAGGTCTCCGTGCCGAGGCCGAAGATGCTGTCGATGTGCTTGCAGATCAACAGGTTCGGCATGGCGACAGGCCGTTGCTCGATGACCGCGTCCAGCGCTTCCTGCGGCTCCATGCCGTACAGGATCAGGATGCCCAGCATCGTGGCGCTCGACCGGCTCTGGCCGAGCCAGCAGTTGACCAGCACCCGGTCATCGTCCGTCAGACCCTCGCAGTGATCGAAGATCGCGTGCATGTGCGCTTCGGTCGGAGCGTCCTTGCTGGCCAGCGGTGAACCAACGTCGCTCATCGGAACCACGAGGTGGCTGGGGCCACGCGAGTACCAGTCGGCGCCACGCTGGATGACCGTCACGGTGCGGGTCGGCCACTTGTGCTTGTCGAGCAGTTGTTCGGCGTCGAACGCGCCTTCAATTCGGAAAGTAAACATCCACCTTATTTAGGTGGGATGGGCATGTAGACGTAGTATTTGGCCAGCATGCTATCCCAGAATTCCTTGTCGTCATCTGGGTAATGGTGCGTGAATACGGTCACGCCCCAGATACGAGACAGGTCACGCAGAGCGCGTTTGCCATTCTCTGGCGTGTCGTACTTGAAATTGAAGATGCGGTAGAATTCACCGTCAAACGTTGCTGTCATCTGACAGCCATTGATGTGAACCCAGTTCAAATACTCGTCGGGGCGCTCGTGCCAGACGATGGCTTCGAGTTGATCGCCATTGTACCTGAGCCGCCCTTTGGCGATCAGGTTGCGGACAACGGTTCGAAAACCGGGGTTGAGCCTCAGTTCGCTCTCGATCTCAAAGAGCCGGTATGGACCACCGTCCAATATCAAGTCCAAGATGTGCTGTTGTGGGTACGTCAGAGGTTTGGTCATTGGCCACGCAGTCTCGCGATTTCGTCCGCCGCCTCATCGAGTAGGTCGGCCATGCGATCCGGCTTGCCTTCCTCGACCGCCTTGCGGCCGGGAATCTGCCGCCTGATCTCGGCCCGCTTGCGGAGCCGATAGACGATGTCATTTTCGTCCAAGCCAAGGCCCGGTTGAACGCCATTCTCGCCAGTAGGATTTGACATAGTGGTCCTTGAACTGTGGCTTACCCGGCCCGACAACGATCACCTCAATGTTCGTTTGGCCGAAGTGTTCGTGTCGGACAATCGCGCCGACGACCCATTCCTTGCCCATCTTGAACGGCATCCGGCCGTCGAACCAGAGGTCAACGATAGCCGGGCGGACGCGGTCGTCAACATCCTGTGCCGACAACACGCGACCATGGCTCAGTGAAGCATAGATTGCCTGATGCAAGGCAACCATCGGACTATTTTCGCTCGTCCGGCTGACCGCAGTAACAGCAGAAATCGTTGGAGGGATCGACGACGTCGTCATACGCGCAATAAACGCCCGGATTATCGTAGCTATCACAGATATGATAGGAAAGCGCGACGTCATCCGCCTCGATCTCTTTCGGGGTGTCTTCGTCGTCTTCAAATAGGGCACGCGGATATTTAGCGTTCAGTGTCTGTGCGTGAATGAGACGCATCAGGTGCTGATTTTTCAGCGTGTTCCCGCCGGTGGTCTCGTTGACGTACAGGTCGATGTCGAAAATCTCGGACCGCGTGTACGGCTTGGCGCGCAGCTTTTCCGGACGCTTGCGGGCGGCTTTGATCGCCTTTGGAGTAGCGATCCGAGGCATCAGAAACAGCCGCAGGCTTGGGCCGCGTAGATTTCCTCATCCCACGCTTCCTGCGGGGTCATGCCGCCGTCGAAGCTGTCACGGAAGCTCTCAGCGCCGCATTGTTCGGTGTAGCTCTTCTCGATGCCATCCGCCTTCGCGATCCGGTCGAGTTCAGCGCACCAGTCTTCGAAGCTCAGGTCGTTGGCCATGGTGGCGCCTCAGTGGTTGACGGTTCCGGGTTGGATGATGAAGACCTTGTCCGGCACGCCGGGGTCTTCGTCGCGACGGCGGAAGACAAGACGGCCTTCGGTCATGTGCTTGGCGATCAACTCGGCCGCGTCTTCGGTGAAGCACCCCCAGACGTTCGCCCAGTTGCGATAGCCGGAGAACATGCCTTCCTCGTTCGAGGTGATCGTGACCGCGCCGTCCGTGACCTTCAGGAAGCCATGGAACACCGGGCCGGGGTCTCGCATGAAGTCGAACAGGCCACGGATGTCCGTGTTGGCTTCGAGCAGCATGTTCAGGGTCTTCAGATCGTCGAAGACCACGCCTTCGGAGTATTCGACGTGCAGGGTGCGAAGATGCGGCATGGATGATCCGTTAGAGCCAGAGGACGCCGAGGATGCCAAGGAACACGACCAACCAGATCGCGTATTTCTGGCGGTCCGACAGATTTTCATCACGCACGGCTTTGACGATCCCGGCGATGCACCAGCCGACGCCAAAGCTCAACGCGAAATTGGCGAGCAGTTTCACGGGCGTCAGACCTTCAGCGCCGGGCGGATACCGGACTCTTTCCATTGCTTGTCGGTGATCTCGGACGGCGCGCCCATCATCAGGTCTTGGCCCTGCTGGTTGAGCGGGAAAGCGATGACGTCGCGGATGGTGTCCACGCCAGCCAGCAGCATGACCATGCGGTCGATGCCGGGTGCGAGGCCACCGTGCGGCGGAGCGCCGTACTTGAAGGCGTTGAACATCCCGCCGAATTTCTCTTCGACGACTTCCGGGCCGTAGCCCGCGATCTCGAAGGCCTTCAGCATGATCTCCGGCTTGTGGTTCCGGATGCCGCCCGAGCACAGTTCGATGCCGTTGACGACGATGTCGTATTGGTAGGCGAGGATGTCGAGCGGGTCTTGGCCGATCAGCGCATCCATTTCGCCTTGCGGCATCGAGAACGGGTTGTGGCTGAAGTCGATCTTCCCCTCGTCGTTCAACTCGTACATGGGGAAGTCCACGATCCAGCAGAATTCGAACCGGTTCTTGTCGATCAGCCCGAGGTCTTCGCCCAGCTTCGTGCGCGCCGCGCCCGCGATCTTGTAGAAATCGTCCGGCTTGCCAGCGAAGAAAAACAGGGCGTCGCCTCCGGCCATCATGAACCGGTCGCGCAGCCTGTCCGCGCCGTCGTTACCTAGCGCCTTGGCGACGGGGCCGGTGGCGGTGGTGAAGGAGATTTCGAGATCGTTGTCGGTGCTTTCGGGTTTCCACGCGATGTAGGCCATGCCCGGCAGGCCCTGTTCCTTGGCCCACGAGTCCATGCCTCGCGTGAACGAGTTGGCGCCGCCGCCATAGGCGGGGAGCGCCCAGATGCGGTTGTCGGGATCGGCGTCGAGGATTGAGGCGAAGATGCCGAAGCCGCCGCCCTTGAACACGTTCGACACGTCCTGCATTTCCAGCGGGTTCCGCAGGTCGGGCTTGTCCGTGCCGTATTTCTGGATGCTCTCCCGATAGGGGATGCGCTTGAACGGGTAGGACGAAATGTTGAGCTTGTCCGCAACCGTGCCGGGCAGGAAGCCGCTGTCGGGCGAGACGTCTCGCTGCGGTCGGAATTTGGCGAACGTGTCGAACAGGATCGGCTCGATCATCCGGAAGATGTCTTCCTGATCGACGAAGCTCATTTCGATGTCGAGTTGGTAGAATTCGCCCGGCGACCGGTCGGCCCGGCCAGCTTCGTCGCGGAAACACGGCGCGATCTGGAAATATCGGTCGAACCCGGCGACCATCAGCAATTGCTTGAATTGCTGAGGGGCTTGCGGCAGGGCGTAGAATTTTCCGGGGTGCAGGCGGGCGGGCACGAGGAAATCGCGCGCACCTTCCGGCGACGACGCCGTCAGGATGGGCGTGTGGAATTCCTTGAAGCCTTCGCCCAGCATCCGCTCGCGCAGGAAGTTGACCACGTCCGAGCGAAGCTGGATGCGCTTGTGCAGCCCTTCGCGGCGAAGGTCGAGATAGCGATGCTTCAGGCGAAGCTCTTCGGGGTAGTCAGGCTCGCCGAAAACGGGCACGGGAAGCTCAACGGCTTCCGACAGCACCATGGCGTGCGCGACCTTCAGTTCGATCCCGCCGGTGGAGAGCTTGGCGTTCGTCGTGCCAGCCAGACGCGGAACGACCTCACCGATAACCCGGATGACGCTTTCCTTGCGGATGTGGGCGATCTCGGGGAATTCGGTCGGGTTCAGCACCAGTTGCGTGATACCGTAATTGTCGCGCAGGTCGATGAAGGCCAGACCGCCGTGATCTCGCACGTTGTGCACCCAGCCCGACAGCGTGTGTGTCTCGGACACATTTGCGCTGGTCAGGGCTCCGCAGGTGACAGAGCGATATTTCGACGAGAGCTTGGTCATCGGTAGTCCTTACTGGTGGAGCCTAACCGATACGGGTTGATTATCGTCTCGTCAACGAAAAAGGGCGACCCGAAGGCCGCCCTATCGCCGGTTAGCTACCGACCGTTTCGTCCGTGCCGTGCCACTTGAACTCGGCCAGTGGCCGGTGGGTCAGGCACTTGGAGCAGAACGTCCCCGAATAGAATTCCGGGTCCGTTGCGAACGTCTCGGCGATGGACTGAGCCATCGTCGTCTGCTCGCCGCACACCGTGTGGGTGTACGACCGCCGAAGCGGTCGCACGAAGCCTTTGGTGCGCTCGTCAGCGGTCAGGACGATGTAGCCCTTCTGCTGACCAGTCACCGGGTCAATGTCCCGGTGATCTTCCGTTACCGGGCCGCCGCCCGCAAGCTCGATCCCCATGATGCTTACTCGCTGGCCGGAGGGGCTTCAGCGGGCGGCGCCACCGTCGTCGGAACAGCGTCCGGCGTTTCGGTGTACTTGTACTTCAGCATCTTGGCGAAATCGCCTTGATACTGGTACAGGCCGGTGTGCGTCAGCTTGGAGTTGGCGTCGGCGTAGACTTCGCCGCCGACTTTCTGCCACAGACGGCAGAATGCGTAGTCTTCGGAGAGGTAGCGACCTTCTTCGTCGATGAAGGTGTCGAAGAAGTTGTAGTAGTAGTCGTTGATTTTCTCGGCGATGGCTTCCAAGCCGACTTGGTGGTCGGGCTTGTACTTCAGTTCCGGATAGCTCTCGATCATCTTCGTGAAGACTTCACGCTTGATCAGCATCAGGCCGGTCGGCGCGTCCTTCACCGGCACGAAGCCGTTCTCGACGCGGAAGGTGTTGCCGGTCGGGTTGAAGGGGTAGCCGGTGTGACGGAAGATCAGTTCGTCACGCGACATCGCGGGGATTTGCTCGGGGAATTGCAGAGCTTTCAGCGGGTAGATGCCCGCCGCGATGTCCTTGTTCGCCGCGATCAGGCGATAAATCGCCTCGGGGCGGAAGCCGATGTCGGCGTCGATCCACAGCAGGTGGGTGTACTGCGGGCTGGCGAGGAATTCGGCCGTGATCGAATTTCGCGAGCGCGTGATCAGCGAGTCGCCGCCACGAACGATGAACGAAATGTCGATGTCGCGACGGTGGGTGACCGTCATGATCAGGCTGATGACGCTCAGGAAGTAGTTCTGGAACACCTGACTGCCGTAGCAGGGCGTGGCGATGCAGATGTGCGGCTTCTGGGGAAGCACAACCGACGCTTCAGTGGTCTCGGCAACTTGCGGAACCGGAGCCACCGCAGGTGCAGTGATCTTGATGTCGGGAATGGATTTGGGTTTCTTGGCCATAGAAATGAATGTCTCCTATGACTCTACTTGTACAATACGTGGTTAATTACCGGCAATAAATAAGTCCATGGTTTTCCCACTGGACATTCTTTTCACCAAGCGTCGCACCAAAGCATTGTTGCGCGATCCCTCGCAGAGTTGGGCGACGGAATCTGAGATCGACTTGTCGCGAGCGACTGACTCCTTGTTCCTTCCGCAGGGAACTGAAGAGCAGCGCCGCTTTGGTGCACAGCCGGGCCAAATCAGGTTCAACACCACGACAGGAAGCGTAGAGATCACCGTGGACGGCCTTTGGGTCACCGTGGCCAGCGATGTGCCGCGCAACGGCTCCATCCGCTACAACGAGGCCACAGGCGTGCTGGAGGGCTATGCTGAAGGCTGGACCCCGCTGACCCGACAGTTCACCGCCCTGACGCAGAGCGGCGGCGCGGCCGTCTGGGACGCTTACTACGAGATCGGATATCTGGAAGTTGATGGCGATGTCGCCATTCCGGCACCGACCGGCATGAAGACTGGCCAGCAGTTCACGCTGATCACCAAGGCCGTGGGTGCGGGTGTGCCGACGTTCGACACCAACATCTTCGTCATCAAGCGCAACGAATACAGCACGACGGCGGGAGACCTGTCGGTCTACCGGTTCGATTGCGTGGGTGCAGTCTTGGTGGGTGGGTCGATCTAAGCCGCCGGAATGCGGGCGATGTTGCACTCGCCCGGCTGATCAGCGCGGTCGAAGCGCCAGCCATAGCGATGACCTTCAACCGTGTTGCAGGTGAACATGGTGATAGTCTTGATGTGCTCGGGGATCGTGGAGATCGTTCCGTCGATATTGGGGTAGCACAGGATGGTGGCGTATCCCGGCTGAAGGTTGGTTGCGGCCTCGACAGTCTTGGCCAAAATCACCTTGAATTCGCCAGCGCCATCGCTGACGAGGTAGCGACGGGTTCCGATCTGCGCGATCAGGAACCCGTCTACCACTTCAACTCCGTTGTGGAAAAGGATAGCGATGCGTCCGGCATCGCTACCCATATTGTCACCGGAGATCGGGAGCATCTTAGACCGTGTCGATCTTCGCGTAGCCAACCGAGGTCGGGTTCGTCAGCGACCAGATGTACTTGTTGCCTTCGGCCGTACGGACGTGGTTCATCGAGATCGACACAGCGTGCTGCGCGACGTTCGAGACGGCACTGCCGACGAACGGATAGACGTTGATCGTCATTTCGCCAGCGGCGCTCGGCGTGCCGTCAGCGATCAGCTTGGCCTTGTAGACGGTGACGCCGTCGTCCGTGACCTTGAAGGACTTCGTGCCGGTTTGCTTCAGGACGTAGCCTTCAACAACCGAACTGCCCTTGTAGAACTGGACTGCGATCTTACCGGCGTCGTCACCGAAATTGATTTTCGAAATAGGGTGCATAGTGGTTGATCTCCAACTGAGAATATCCCGTATTTATCAAGGGCCTCCGAAAAATCGGCTCTGGACATAACTCAGCAGGTTCAGATATGGTTTACCAGATTTTCGCTCCCGATCTGGACCTCCGATTATGTCTGAAGACATCCTCAATTTTCCCGAGAAACTGTACGTCGGGACCGAAAAGCTCGCTGAATGGAGCCACGAAGATCCGCCGCTGGCCTTCGCCACGCCTTACGGCACGGACAAGGCGTTCGAGAAACGCAAGGACTCTGTCGATGGCTGGTGCGGCGACGGCAAGACGTGGGATTGGGTGACGAACAAGGAGACCGGGAAGAGCGAGCGCGTCTCCCGAGTTATCGGCCGGAAGACGCCCGTGGTCATCGACAACGTCCTGCAAGAGGGGTTCTTGGTCGATACGGTCGAGAGCCGCTACCGCACCAACAACAAGTGGTTCCAGATCACTGACCCGCGCGGTTTCCAGCTTCAGATCAGCGCCGAAAACCTGCTGGACATCCTGCTGCGCGGCGAGGTCAGCAATGGCAAGTTCGTCGGCCGCTACATTTGGGGCCGCAAGGGCGCCGTCAACTGGCTGACCCGAGAGAACCACCAGTCCTACCAGCTTCACATCAAGCCGGTCGTTGAACGCAAAACACCGATCCCCGGCGACGTCGTCAATCTGGGGACCAGCACGATTGAATACCTGTACATCGGCCAATTCTACATTCGCACCTACGAAGAGCGCGAATTCAGTCGTGAGCCGCCCTTCAAGCTGGTCCTGTCGGAGGACGGCCTTGGCTGGAGCCATTGGAACAGCAAGCGTTGGCAAGATGCCAACAGCGGCGCCGAAAGCTTCATCGTCAACGCCCGCGTCACCGATGAAATCAGCAAGAAGCAATTCGTGTTCGTCCGTCTCCAAAACGGAGACGACGAGGACGAGGGCATGGAGATCGAAGCCGAGGAAGGCGACACCTACGCCTGCTATCCGAAGATGCCAAACCGTGTTCGCATCCTGCGCGAAGACGTTGACGTCACGAGCTTCACCAAGCCCGGTACGGTGCGCTACATCAATGGTGGCGGGTTCGGCGTCTGCGCGCTGTTTGACACGCTACCCGAGGCCAAGGCGTTCAAGGCCGACTTCCAGACGCTGGCGACGCTGATCCCCAAGCATGGCTACCGCTATGAAAAGTACAATTACGTGTTCCACGACGTGGAAGGCGTGCAGCCGGGCGAGGATGAACACCAACGTGCTCGCGCGACGAACGGAACTCGTCAGAACGGCGGATGGTGAAGAATCTGGTTGACGAGCTTGAAAATAATCCACAAGCTCGTCTCAGGCAATTACGCCGATGATGAGAGGAAGAACATGGCTGGACACTATCGCACCATCGAAGTCGGAGATCGCACGTATGAATACGTTGTCGGTCGCACCGCCACGAAGGTGAAGGGTGTGGGCTCGTTCGACAACTCCATCCTGACGCAGTACGACGACGCCGACCCGCTCGGCCGGGTCGCTGTCAAGCCGCGTCACGTGGCCAGCGCGATCTCCCGCAAGCTGGCAGGCGAAATCGTCGGCTGACAATATTGCAGAGGATTTCCGGACTACTGTAGACTGATCCTACAGTCGCTCTGGAAATCCTCTGTCCCATGCAAATCGTAATCTTCGGCCCGCCCGGTTCGGGTAAAGGCACGCAGTCTAAGTTACTCGTCGAGCAGGGTTGGGTTCAACTCTCCACGGGTGACATGCTCAGAGCCGCAGCAACGGAAGACTCCGAGCGCGGCCGACACATCAAGAGCCTGATCGACAACGGCATCTTTGCTTCGGACGAACTGGTCCTGAAGCTGATCGACGAACAGTTGATCCGCCATGATGGCAAGAACATCATCTTCGACGGATTCCCGCGCAACTGCGCGCAAGCGTTCGCGCTCGACGAACTGCTGACCGTTTCCTGCGGCGGTGGTTGCAAGATCGACGCCGTCGTCGAATTGAGCGTCGATCAGGACGTCCTGCTCCAGCGCATCACCGACCGTTTCAAGACGGACGGTCGCGCCGACGACAACCCCGAGACCTTCGCCAAGCGCATGGCCACCTATTTCGAGAAGACCGCACCGGTACTCGATTACTACGGCAACACTGGCGTTCGAGAAATTAAGGTCGATGGCATGGCCGCCATCAAAGACGTTCACGCAAAGATCGTGGCGGCACTCAAGAAAGCGTAGCCATGCACTGGCGTCTATATTTGAACAAGGTCATCGAATCGCTTGAGTACTGGGCGGGATCGGTGAACCGAGGGTTGGAAATGTTCCAATTCCCGACGATGTTTGAGGAAGACTTTCGGACGTTCATCCAAACGGTGATCGACCAGTACGACAAGCTGCATCGTGTGGGCGGCAAATACGACGCTGACGTTCTGATCCTCTACATCAGCTACGAGAGCAAGTGCTTGCAGTACCGCTTCGACGCCTTCATGAACGCCCGAGCCGGATTGACGATGCGGCCCTGACCGGCTAATCTCGTTTACGAGAAACCATTGGTCAGGATCGCATGTCCACCTTCGCTGTCAAAGTCCGCAAGATCGACGAAGTCTACGATCACCCCACCGGCGACGTCCTGTCGGTCGCCAAGGTCGGCGGCTATGAATGCGTGGTCGGCCGCAACCAGTACAAGCCCGGCGACGCGATCATCTACGTCCCCGAAGGCGCCATCGTTCCGGACTGGATTCTGGTCCGCCACAATTTCTGGAACCGTGAAACCAACATGGGCAGGCTGGCCGGGCCGCAAGGCAATCGCGTCCATCCCCTCCGGCTGCGCGGCATCTACTCTCAAGGCATCGTCCTGCCGCTGATCCCGGTCCCGATTCCGGAAGACGCCGACCCCACGTTGCTCTGGGAGTTGGAGGGGAACCCCGAGTACGAATTCCCGCTGGAAGGCGAAGGCCACAGCTACTACGTGACCGTGGGCACGGACGTCGCCGCCAAGCTCGGCATCACCAAGTACGAGCCGGAGATACCACCCGAGAACCAAGGGTCGGTCTTCAACTCGTTCGGCGTTTCGCTGCGCTACGATTTCGACAGTATCCAAGACCAGACCGACATGTTCGAGCCGGGTGAGCCCGTCATCGGCACGGAGAAAATTCACGGCTTCAACGTCCAGATCGGCTACGTGCCCGGCCTGAACCACGAGCACTGTTTCGGCGTGACCAAGAGCGTCTACATTTCGTCGAAGTTGATGGCCGGGAAGGGCATGAGTTTCAAGAAGACGAAAGACGACGGCGAGCCGAACGACAACGTCTACACCCGCGCCCTGAACAGCATCCTGAAGCAATTCGAGCCGAACATCGCCGCCTTCAGCATGGCGATCTGCGCGGGCCTGCCGGTGCGCGCCTTCGCCGAGATTTACGGCGCCCAAGACCTGAAGTACGGCCGCAACAAGAAGGACGTCGGCATCGCCCTGTTCGACGTGTTCGTCGGTGAGACGACCAACGGCCTCTGGCTTCCCTATGAGACGGTCGCCATGCTGGCCGAGCAATGGGGCATGGACGTCGTTCCCAAGCTCTACGAGGGTCCGTTCGACGCGGACGCCCTGCGCGCCGTGCGCGACGGCAAGGACAGCTTCAGCGGCAAGCACATCCGCGAGGGCGTGGTGATCACCGGGCTCGACGGCGGTAACAACCGCCACATCCGCCACGGCCGCAAGATCGTGAAGTGGGTGAGCCCAGACTATGGTGGCCGCAAGGGCGGCACGGAATTCCAGTAAGCGAGCGTCGCCATGAGTTGCAGCTACACCGCCTTCGCCGGGATCGGCATCGTCATCCGCGCGGGTGAGATCGACTTCGGCACGGTCGAGAAACCGTCGTGCAAACACCCGGAACGCCTTGGTTTGAAATTCTGCCCTGAGTGCGGCAAGAAGGTCGAGACCAAGGACAAGCCAGCGGTTAAGCCCAAGGCCTTCCTTGAAACCTTGGAAGGCCTGACCAGCCTCAGCACCAGCGACCTATACGAGGGCGAGGAACAGACCGGGTTTTTCATCGGCTACTATGAGTCGATGAGATCGGACAACGGTGAGTACGAGGTGATTCCGATCAGCGAAGTGCCCACTCTCGATGAACTCAAGGTGACGATTCACGCTGACCTGACGAAGGCCATCGCCAAGATGAACCTGCCTGAAGACACCATCGAGCAGATTTTCGATCCGGAAACCGACGTGGGTTTCGTCGTCGGCCTGCACGTCTCCTGCTGATGTTCACGCCCCTGTTCCATGGAACATCCATCGACCGCGTGTTGATGATGATGCTCGCCGGGCAGGTGAACAACAACCACGGCGCTCCGTATTTCTCGACGTCGCGGAGCGCCAACACCTCGACGTTCTTCGCCAAGCAGACCGGCTGGCGCCACGGCGGCGCTTTGTTGGTCTTCGACCGCGACCTTGTCCGTCGCCGACACAAGATCGTGCCGGTGTGCGAATGGGACACCGACGCCGAGATCATTGACGAAGAGGTCGTGACGATCTCATACCCGCTCAACGAACACGAAGAAGGCATCTGCGGGCCGCTCACACGGTTCGAAGACTATCTGGTGTCCATCAACTTGGACATCGCCATCCTTGAGCACTATCGCTGGGAAATTTACCACAACAACGTCTTCCGCTTCGACATGCAGAAGGCTGATTTCGATTTGCTCGCGGATCGCCTGCTCGGCCATCCGAAGCTCAACATTTGGAAACCGCGCGGCGCGAGGCTCGAAACCTACATGTTCGACCCGCCGTGGAAGAAGGCTGCTTGATATGGGAACCTCGTGGTACTCGAACGCCGGGATCGGCGTCGTTATCGATTTCGACGAACATTATCCGGTGACGGAGCGCATCGAGCATAGCTGCGAGCATCCGGAGCGGATCGGCGTGCCGTTCTGCCCCAAATGCGGCAAGGCGGTCAAAGACACCATCGTCAATGACCGCGACATGGGAGGCTTGGACGACTATCTGCACGAGCTTGAGAACCAAGTTGAGGGTTCGTGGATGGCGACCAACATGGACCCAAACGCCGGGAAGAACCGATGGTTCTTTGGGTGGGGATCGTCCATGCACATCTACGACGACGCCGAGGCTGAAAAAGTCCCGCCGTACGACGATCTCGTGCGCGGCATTCAGGCTCTCTTCGGCACGCTGGAAAGCATGTTCAAAGAATACGATGAAGAAATGCCGTTCAAATTCAAGCCAGAAGAAATCAAGTTCCATCATTTCATGACTGGATACTGACGAAAATATCGACCTGAATTTGCACGCTGTGCACAATAGTAGATGCCCCATTGGGCGTCTACTATTGAGAGTGCCATGTTCAAGGCAAGCAAGCATGCCAAAGAACGTGCGGTCGAGAGGTTTGGATTTGAACTGACGCCGGACGTTCTGAGCAAAATCGAAGAACAGTTTAAGACATTTCAAGCACGGGATTTCTTCTACAAAAACACACGAACTTCAGTTTGGACCACAGTCAATATCGGCGAAAGTGAAATGCGGATTTGTTACTGTCCGCACCAACGAACGATTATCACGGTGGCCACCAACAACGACGAACTCTACAACAAAGCGCAATCCAAAGAGCGGTTAGCGCAACAGAAACGCATTCGCCAACAGTTTTTCAAGCGGGCGCGGCGCGAAGACGACGAACTACCCTGATCCTGTCCCACCCACCTAAATACTGAAAAGCGTTCTGTAGGCAGTTTATGAGCAAGCGTGGGTGGGATGATCGTTGGATGTCTATGTCGCGACTGGTCGCGTCATGGAGCAAGGACCGGAGCCGACACGTCGGCGCGGTAATCGTGGACGCGCGCAACGTCGCGGTGTCGATGGGCTGGAACGGTTTCCCCCGCAACATCCGCGACGACATAGACGAACGCCATGATCGGCCGGACAAGTACCTGTGGTCGGAGCATGCCGAGCGCAACGCTCTGTTCAACGCGGCGGCCTCCGGCAACTCGACGCTGGGCTGTCGCATCTACCAGTCCATGTACCCGTGCGCGCATTGTGCTCGCGGCATCATTCAGGCGGGCATCTGTGAGGTCGTGACGGTCGAGCCCAACTGGGACGACATCACCTACTCCGACGAGTTCAAGGTCACCCAGAAGATGCTGCGCGAGGCCAAGGTCCGCGTCCGTTTCGTGGCCGGTGAGACCCCGGCCCGCATCGACCATCCCCTGAAGCGCGGCAAGCCGTTCTGGCGCCGGGCAGTGGATCGCATTCTCGACAGGATCATGTGATGACAGACGCTCCGGACTCCTTCGACGGTCAGCCAGAGCTTCACAAGGTGACAGCCGCTCTGCGGTTCGACACCGACGACATCGCCGACTGGCTGAGCGATTACTTCGGCGTGAACGCGCCGGAAGGGTCATATTCCTACAACCTGACGCGCTGCAAATCGTCCTACGGCTTGGGGACCATGAGCCTCGACGACTACGAGCCGTTCACGGAAGAGACGGTCAAAGAACTCGCCCAGTTCCTGACGATGAAACTGCGGGAATGGTAAACGAAAGTTGACCTAAATTCTGCGGCTGGGCGACAATGACCCTTGGAGAAAGGGCATTCGATGAGCAAGGCATCTAGCGTCGTGGTCGGTGAGGACGGGACCGTCAAGGTCATCGGACCGCGAGCTACGCGCGTTTTCTATATCGGCGTTGGAAACCTGTCGCGCGCCTCTGCTGAGAAACACCTGCGTGAATTCCAGAAGCGGATGAACGACAACGGGATCGACCACGTGTTCTACGAGAACATCTACATCGGTATCCAAGAAACCAATGACACGAAAGTCGAGGTGTTCCCGTGGTGCAAATAGTCGGCACTGACCCGAAGCATGTTCACCGTGCTACCTGTCGCAAGTGTGCTTCCATCATGGAGTACACCAAGAGCGAAGAGAAATCGTACACCAAGACTGACTACGGTGGCGGCACGGATACTTACTACTTCATCGTCTGCCCGAAGTGCAACGAGAACGTCATCACGCACTCGACTTAAGACGGGCTATAATAAAGCGGGCTATAAATACTGCCATGGACAAAATCTGGACTGCCGAGAAGGCTGCAAAGCACATGGCCATCCTGAACCATCAGCTTAACGTGCTGGTGGTGCGGGAGGATGAACTGCGGAATCTGCTCGGCATCCCCGAAGAAATGTCGAAGAGCAACCCGCAGATCGACAAGGACATTCTCGGCGAGGTCATGGACCGCGAGACCATGGCGACTTTCATCAGCGAGCACATGATCGAAATGCCGTTCGCCGAGCGGGAGATCGCCCGCAAGCGCCTGATGGCCAATGACAACACGCAGGAAATGCTGGTCATCATGTGGAATTCGATGTACCGTCTGGTTTACCAGAAATACGGCGAGTTCCATGGGTCACCGGGTTGAAATCAGCAAAGACCTCATCGAGAGTTTGGCCCAAGGCTATCGCGAAAGTGAACAGAAATTGCTGACCTGCACAGCCGATGCTTATGCTTTTGAAGAGCGCGTTATCGAGCGTGCCAGCTTCAAGATCATCCTGCGTAATGAGTCAAATCGCACGCCTTTCAAGAAGAAACGCATAAGTCGGTTGGCATGGCGTAAAAGCATATCGAGCGAGCCTGACGGCGGTCGAACGTATACGAACCCGTCGAGAGAATCGCACGTTTTGCTCAAGAGATTGACGTTCCACGGGTTCGACCGAAGCTGGTCGATGGTGTCCAACGACGGTCGATTTCTCGCCGAGCAGAAATACTGGACGTCGTATCGCGTCGATGGCGACGAGGACCGTTTTCGCTACGACATGACCCTCGTGAAGATGTTCTGGGGCTGAGGTCTAAATACTGTCATGGCTGAACCGACCGAAATCCCCTGCGAGCCGATCAACCACCTGTGGTTCCAGCGCGTTATCCTGTGCCGTTTCGGCAAGCACGCCATCTATTGGGAAGAGGACGCCCCGGAGGGCGGCCGTCAACAGAACTGCGCGGCGTGCGGCGGATGGTTCAAGACGAACCCCAAGTGATGAAGAACGAGGGCTCCATGCCCTCGACGATCTGCACGAACTCGGCCACGTCTTCGGCCGGTGCGAACCCATCCGAAAACTCGTTCTGAATGTACTCAAGCGCCACCCGGCGCTTGGTCATGAAATCGGCAACCTGCTCGCCCAGCGCCGAGCGCTGGAAGGTCAGGTTGGTGACCGGGAAATCGTTGGCTTCGTCGAAGGACTTCAGTTCGATGCCGAGCCAGCGGGCGTCGTAGCCGTTGCCGCTGTAGCGCTTCTCCAGAAAGCAGTTGTTGGCCAGATAGGCGACGATGGGCTCGAAGCGCTCGTCGTCGAACACCCCGACATTCAGGTTGATGCCGAAGGCATAGTAGGCGACAGCTTGGCTCACTTTTTCGACTCCGATTTCTTGCGGAAGCTCCACTTGGGGTCCATGCCGTGCGAAGACACCTTCTGCACGTCGGTCATGGGTGGGCCGTCTTTTTCGATGGAACCCAGAACGCCGCCAAGGAACATGTCGATCTCTTGGAACGCGCTGTAGGGGTCGATCACCTTCTGGATCGCGTAATCCTTCAGGCAGGGATTGACGATCAGCACCGGCTCATTCTCGCTTTCGAGGTAGAGCAGGATCGGCGACTTGTACTTGAAGTGGATGGCCGGGTCGATCTCGATCCCGGTGTGCTTGGCCAGCCAGTCCACATGCTTGGCCTGCGAGATTTTGAAGCGGTCGTCCCACCACCAAGACGAGGCCTTGTCCTGCACCAAGTCGTTGAACTCGGCTTCGAACGAATAAACCTTCTTGCTCTCGACGCGCGGATAGTCGTTGTAGCGACGGTGGTCCATCGCGATCCAGAACGGGTAGGCCTTGCCACAGAAATAGAGCATGGCCCGACTGGGCGCGTCGCGCCAGCCGCGCGAATTAGCGCGCACGTACTCGATGTTCGGCCGCTCCCAGTGGAACGGCGGCAGGACGTCGTCGCCGAGGAAAGGCGGCTTGGGCTTGTGCTTGTGGCCGCGCTCGATCTGGTGCTCGACGGTGCGACGATCATAGACCAACGACCGGTCGTCGTAGCCGTGCTGCTGGACGCCGTCGTAATAATCTTGGAAGGGCGAGATAATCCGCATGCTGGAATCGTATCAAGTCGTAAACCAATTGACAAGATTTTTCGATGGTGATCAACGTGCGCGATGTTCATCCGTCGCGACGAAATGACGATGGTCCGGCGGTTGGTGGATCACATGGGTGAGGTCGGCCGTGGATACACGACGACGGAGCAATACGTGGGGACAACCGAGCACGTCCGGGCCACGGTGTGTGAGATCGACTTGGATCACTGGTACTCCGAAAATCTCGATGGACACTCCACCGGGTACAGCGTTCTGTCTCCGGACTGGTTTGTGTTCTATGACCGCGAGGGTCGGCCGCAAGTTCGCGGTGATCGCCAGCGCTTCATTTCGGAACTGACCTTGATCAGGTTGTCAGGAGCACTCGATGGGTAACAGTCTCTACGACGTCTACGAGCGCGACTGCCGGTATGCAGCGGCGGCGCGCAAGTACCTGTTTTTCTACGGCTCGATGTCGTGGATGTTCATGCTGATGGCCGGTTTCGCCACCGCCATGTTCGTATTCTATCCCGAGCATCGACATGATCCGCACACGTGGGTTCTGATGCTGGTATGGGTGGCGCCGTTCTTCTGCTGGAAAGCATACAAGAACGACGCCTATAATTACATCAACTGGCTTGAGCCTGATTAGCCTGAGCAGCCATAACCGCTTCACAAGCTTGTTGCGGTGACAGGTAGCCTTCAGTCAGTTCCATGTCACCCTGCGAGAGAGGTTTGCCATCCGTGACGACGATGTTCTCGAAGTCGTAATGTAGGATGTGCACCAGCCAGTCGTTGTCCGAATAGTCCAACGTCATGGTGTGGTGCGAAACCCGAGCTTCGGCCAGTTCATAGCCGAGCACAGGTGCTCCGTTCGCATCGACCATAACGACGGTCGGGGCAGACATCCGAATAGATTCCATCAAGTCGAAGAAGAAGGTTTCGGACATCGGTTGGCGGATAGTCAGGTAGAGTTTCCGGTGTAGAAAGTCCATCTTGGCATCCATGACATTTCTTGTGACACGGCTTCCTTGCTTGACGGAAAAGTATACTTTGAAGTCATTGGCTTTGAACGGGACGTCCGTTCCACCCTTGTATGATTTCTGGCCCATTAGTGTTCCTCCGATAATAGTGGGTCTAAAAGTATTTACGGAGGCATAAACACCCCACTTATCGTGCACGAGAATATTGCGATGCGCGGGCGGGGGTGGTAGGTTGGGTGAAATCAGAGAAACGAGAACGAAAATGGAAGTGACCCTTCGCAAGGCGTACCAGATCGAGAAGCTTCTTGAGCGGAAGGCCGCCGAAGTTCAGATCACCACCAGCGCCACCCTGTCGATCTACGACGACAAGGACGAAGCGTCCGTGAAGGCTGCGCTGGCCGACGCGCAAGCCAAGATGATCGAGTCGCAGACTGAAAAGCTTGCGCTGGTCGAGGCCATCAACACCCTGCACAACGCCCGTGGCGAGGCCAACGAGCGCGCCGGTATTCCGGACCTGCTGCGTCAGTCCGAATCGCTCCGCAAGATGGAGACCATCTACGGCACGATTGGCAAGGACGTCACCGCGCAGGACGTGAAGATCATCGTCCGCCAACTGGAGGCCGCTGAAAAGCGCGCCTCGCAGCCCGCGACGGATCGCTACAGCCGCGCGCCGGAGTCTCTGTCGGTCGCACTGGTGGACGAAGCGACGGCCGAGGCCACCGCCAAGTCGCTGAACGACATTCGGCGCCAGAAAGTGGCCATCGCCGACCAGATCGAAATCATCAACGGCTCGACCCGGATTGTCATCCCGGCGTTCGTCGCGGCCTTGGTGGAGAAATACTCGCTGCTCTAGGGGAGCGAGGACACGCCTGTCTTCGGACGGGCGGCGTGAGTGGAGGATAGATTAAGGCATTGTCATTCGCTTACGAGCGCATGACTCCGTAAAAGCACCAGCCTCGTTACCCGGCAAACAACCCCCTGTTTCCTTCGGGAGACTATCGTTCTTCGTTACCGGGCTCAAGGCATGTCGTTCTTCGTATTTCGAGGTTCGTGCTTCGCATTTCGTTGTCGTCTTAGTCTTCCTCCACTTGCGTTACTTAATTCATTTTTGGACCATATTTGATGCCCAGTGAAGAAGACGTGATCGTCAAATTTGGCGCGATCCTTGAAGAAATGAACGTCATCGAGCGCAAGAACGATCTTGTTCTCGCAGCAGCCGGTGGCTACGACTGGTCCAAGATCGAAGTCTGGGCGCTGAGCCTAGTGACCTCCGGTTTCGAGGGCAAGAAAGCCGTCATCATCTACGACAGCCTGTTGGCCGCGAGCATCCGCGACACAGGAGGTCTCCCGCAGGTAGACAACGATCTGCCGCCAGCCACGAAGAACAACCTCGACGTCATCAAGCGACTGAACGCGCTGGGCTTCATGCTCTTCGTCAAGCCGATGCCGCAGTCGATCTTCAATGCGCGCTTCTATGATTTCCACGAAATCATCAACCACATCGACGGGCTGAGCGACGACGAGAACCCCCATAGCCTGCGGTTCGCCATCGTCACCGACATCCGCGATGTGGCCTTCCAGTCCAACCCGTCGCTGGCGCTGGAGCGCTGGCTGGACGACGGCGAGGGAGAGTACCAGCTATACGCGGCGGCCGAAGGTCTGAGCTACCGCGACGAGCCGTGGGGATGCGACAACGTGAAGGCGGGTTACCCATCGCTCGCCGACCGCGTCATGGACAAGGAAATCTACAATGTCGGCGTCTTGCTGGGATCGGCCCAGACCGTGGCCGACATGTGTCTGAGCGTTGGCATGATCGCCAAGTCGTCGGGATACGGCGTGGCCGACCAGAGCGGCTACAACATCCTGCTCGACATGGCCGCATGGTCGAGCATCACCCGGTTCGGGCGCCACGACGACGGCGTCGTCTGCCAAGCGGGCACGACTGCGGACCCCAACAAGATCGACGCCTTCCGGCCGAACCTGTTGTGCCCTGAGCCCGTCCTGCGGGATGGAGAGGTGTTCGCGTCCGCAGAGGACGACGAACTCTATCCCATCGTGCACCAGTACGACCGCGTGCCCGAATGGGATCGTGCCATGCGCGCGAAGATCAACGAGAAACTTCGCGCGCAGGCTGGAGCAGCTTAAGCGGCTTCGCCGATCATCGACTCGACAAGATTGCCGACGATGACGAGCTTGGGACGCGACAGCTTCGACAGGGACATCAACGACGGGACGTCGATCATGACGGCCATGGCTTCGTTCAGGTTCCGGTCGATCTTGACGGCGGCGTCGTTGTTGTCGCCCTGCGTCGCTTCGAGGCCTTCGAAGAAGAAGCCGATGGTGACCTTCATCTTCTTGGCGATCTCGTACAGCTTCGAAGCGCTGACGCGGTTCGTGCCCAGTTCGTACTTCTGGACTTGCTGGAACGTCAGGCCCAGCGCGTCGGCCAGTTCGGTCTGGGACATGCCCAGAGCCTTCCGCATGTAGCGGACGCGCGCGCCGACGTGGACGTCAACTGGATTGGGAGTGTTCTTCTCAGCCATGTTAGGACCCCTTGATACGTAGGATTTTGTCGCCATTCCAGAGAATGGTGACTTCACGATACCGGTAGTCTTCGACGGAATCCGGAATCGGGTGAAGGAAGCGCGCGTCCATGAACAGGTTCGGTTGGAACAGTTCATAGTCGCGAACGATGGGTTCGTCTTCGGGGTCTTCCCGAGAGAACGTGACGCGGATACCAAGCGTCGTGGGAGTCTTGCCGCCGAAGGTGGTGACGACCAACTGGACGTCCTCGATCTTCGCGAATTCAGGCCGGATGCCTTCGGGAACGATCTCAATCATCGGCATGCTCCAACCAGCCTTCGTCGATGACCGTGCCATCCGCGATTCTGTCGCGCATGGTCTGGTCGAAGATGCAGGCCGATTCCGTGGCTCTGGCCCGCTCGCCGTTGTTCGGCCAGCCGGGAAGGTCGAGGATGTGGACCGCGAATTCCTGAAGCATCTGCTCCATCTGATCGGTGTCCCACGTCGTTGGCTCCGTGAGGTCCGAGTAATCCTCAGCCACGATGGCCCGCAGCTTGCCCGACTTTTGGAACAGGTCGATGATCTGAGCGTCAGTCAGGTCGAAACAAGCATTGTACATCATCCAATGCACGCTCGTGATCGTCACCGCGTCGGGGACGTAGTTCAGATTCGCCGCCACGTGGACACCCCTCCCCGATCTTCGATGTTCACCCCGATTTCGGTCAAGTGCTTGCGGTAGTCATCGGACTTGGCCCAGTCGCGGTTGTCCCGCGCCTCGTTCCGCATGGCGATGATCTGTTCCACCAGCATCCGCTGCTCGTCCTTGGGGCCGCGCAGGTAGAAATCGTTGTCCGTCAGGTCGATGCCCAAGATCGACGCGGCATAGCGCACACCGGCCGCCACGCGCTCAGGAGCCTCACCAAGGTTGGTCATGGCCGCATGCAGCCGGGTGATGGCCAGAGGCGTGTTCAGATCGTCCTTGAGGGCGTTGAGCGTCCCCACGGCGTACTCGTTGTACTCGGGAGCCGCGTCGATGCCGTCGAGGGCGCGATGCCACTGGGAGATCGTCTGAGCGGCCGTGACGAGGTTGGTGGCGGTGTAGTCCAGCGGCGAGCGATACTGGGTGCTCAGGAGCCACAGGCGGATCGTCTGGGGCGAATATCCTTGGGCGATGGCGTCACGCACCGTCACGAAGTTGCCCAGCGACTTGGACATCTTCGTGCCATTCACCAGAACCATGCCGTTGTGCATCCAGTACCGGGCCAGATGGTCGGTATCGTTCGCGCAGCAGCTTTGGCTGATCTCGCAGTCATGGTGGGGGAAGCGCAGGTCGGCGCCACCACCATGGATGTCGATGGTCTTGCCCAGCGTCTTCTTGATCATGGCCGAGCACTCGATGTGCCAGCCCGGCCGACCATGGCCCCACGGGCTGTCGTAACCCGGCTGGGTCTCGTCGAACACGGACTTCCACAGAACGAAATCACCGGGGTTGCGCTTGTGCTCGGACACGGCGATCCGATGACCGGCCTCCAAGTCTTCTTGCTTGTGGCCGGTGAGGATGCCGTGCTTGGGGTTGCTGGCCACATCGAAGTAGATGTCGCCACCGCCCACATAGGCATGACCCTTGCCGATCAGGTCCACGATCATGTCGATCATGTCGCGGATGTAGTCGGTCGCGCGCGGCTCGAAGCTCGGCTGCGTGACCTCCAGCAGGTCCATGATCGCATGGTACTCGGCGATGGTCTCGTTGGTCACCACGTCGATGCTGACGCCGCGCTCTGCCGCCTTGGCGATGATCTTGTCGTCGATGTCGGTGATGTTGCGCGCGTAGCGGACTTGCTCAGGGCCATAGACGTGGCCGAGCAGGTGGGCCAGCACGTCGAACACCACCGCCGGACGGGCGTTGCCCAGATGCGGCGTGTCGTAGACGGTCGGGCCGCACACGTACATCGTGACGGCGACGCGGTCTTCTGGGAAGAAATCTTCGATACCCCGGCTCATCGAATTGTACAGGCGGATGAGGCCGGTCATTTCGCTTTGGTCCCATAGGGGTCGCGTTCCGAGAACGTCTCGACGCCGGTCAGCATCAGCGCCGGGTCCAGACCGGCCGCCAGCAGCGAGGCGGCGAACCGACGCATGATCGTCAGGTCGTGCAGGGTCTTGAGTGCGGTGTGGGACTTTGCGATGTCGTTTCGTTCACCAAGCAACTTGGTGACCAGCAATCCGCAGGTCTCTTGGTGCTCGTGAGCGGCGGCGAATTTCAGGCCTTCAGCCAGAAACATGTCTTCGCTTTCGATGACCTTGATCATCGCCTTGTAGGCCGCTTGCGTCGCGTCCTTGGCGTTCGCCTGCAATTTCACGGCGGCCATGTAACGGTCATTCGCGGCCGAGTACTCGGCGCCTTCGGCTTTCGCCTTAGCTTCAAGGTCCGCTACGATGGTCTTGTAGTCGCTCATCGAGTCGCCAACTCCAACTGTGAATTCATCCCTAGCATGTATTCCATACAGCCTGCAATGAAGGATTTGGGTCGCTCTCGACAATAGCGAGTGTCTAACGTCCCCAAATCGCGCGCATAGCGGTATCCATCGGCATAAAGATCGCCGGAAGGTTGGGCGGCGGTGCTCACCGGCCGAGCCTTCGGTTGAATTTCGATGTCGCTGCGGGTGATCCCCAGAGTCTTCAGCGACGCGGCGCCGTAGCTCTCGATAGGGCGGGGTTTTTGGGAAACCACAACCGGATGATTTTCCGCCACGGTGGGCTTCTCGTCAACCGGTTGGGGCATATTCTCCACGGGCGTGGAGACGGTCTGGGACAGGTCCAGAATGTCGTACCGGGTCGTATCGACCGGGTGGGGCTCTTCCTTCTGGACATTGATCTGGATCGCGGGTCCACCGCCCAGATCAACGTCATCATCGGTTCGTTGGTCGCCACACGCGGCGACCGTCAGAGCCAATATCAGGAGAGCGACTGTCCGCATCAAGCCGCGCGGACCACGTCGTTGGCGACGATGCGCGGCTTGGCCACGCGCTTGGCCTTGGGGACGATGCCGTGCTTGGTGTTGTAGGCGGCGATGACGATGTCGCGCAGTTCGTCGAGGCGGGCTTGGGCCGTCTCGATTTCCTTCAGGGCGCGATCAGGGTCCATCTGGGACGCCAGACCGGTGGTGCGACGCAGCAGGAAATCGATGGCGGCCTTCAGGTTGAAGGACGCTCGTTCCAGCGTGGTCGAGCACTGGCGTTCCGGGGTGGAGAATGTGGTCATGAAATGAACTCGTATCCCAATCGAAAACTCAGAACGCAAATAATACAACCTTGGTCGCAGAATGCAACCAAAATTTCGTTTGCGAGAACGTTATTCTTCGTCCTCGTAGTCCCAAACCCCCTTCATCAACAGGATGATGATGATCACCCAGAACACCCAGTGGTCTTCGTTCATGGGCAACCATCAAGCCCACAGGTGGGACCGTCCGCCTCCGGAGGATCAGCCGCTGGAATTTCGGCCGGGGCGAAAGACCATCGTTCGGACAGGCGCTTGGTGATCGCGCTTAGCTCTTCGGGAAATGCGGCTCGCCCCCAGTAAGCGACCTCGACCGACCCGTCTGCCTGAACGCGGACGAGATCACCCCACCGCGTCAGGTAAACCGGACCACCTATTTCGGAATCAACCGTCGCGGCGGATGGGTCGCCCCAGCCTTCCGATGTCAGGCGTTGAACGACCTCGAATTGCACCATGCTCGTCATTGAACCAGTCCCAGAAGCTTGCCCTTGGTGTCGCGGAGGTAGACGCTGTAGCCCCACAGGCGGCGGACGTGCCGCATCATTTCGGTGGCGTCGCTCAATTCCTTCGTGCCGTTGGGCGAGTAGCGAAGGTACAGGCGTCGGTTCTCCAGATCGCATTCCTCGATCTCGATGTTCGGCAGGCGCGTGTCGCGTTCGGATTGCTGGGCCAGCTTGTCGCGAATATCCAGCACGCCCTTTTCGTTCTGGATCGTCTCGACCAGATAGTGGTCAGATTCCCGGTTGTCCTTCAGTTGGAAGAACCGGAAATCGCGGATCACCTTGGGTGACAGGAACTGGCGGATCAGGCTTTCGTCGCGGTAATTGGCGACGGCGTCCTTGATCACCTCGACCGGGTCTTCGCCGACGATGTCGGGGAACCAGTGGCGATCCTCGTCCGTGGGCTCCTTGCAGATGCGTTCGATGTCCCGCAGGATTTCGAAACCCAGCTTGTAGGGGTTCAGCGGCAGAGAGAAATACTTGTCGTCATAGTCCGGCTGGAAGATGACGCCAGCATGCAGCTTCAGGAATTCGAGGTGCGCGCCGTCAGTCGTCAGGCCCTTGTCGTGCAGACGGTTCATGATCGTGTAGTGTGTCCACGTCGCGAAGCCTTCGTTGGCGATTTTCGTCTGACCTTGCGGGTAGAAATACTGCGAAGTCTTGCGAACGATGCGGATCAACTCACGTTGCCACGGCTCCAGCTTCGGTGAATTCTTCTCGAAGAAATACAGAAGGTTCTCTTCCGGCTGCTTCGGGAACTTTTCCTTCTCCTTGGTGGCCGTTTTGTCGGGGATGATCCGGTACAGTTCGTCCACCCGCGTTTGCAGGTACGCCTCGCGCTCGGCGGCTTTCTTGCGCTCATCCTTCAGGGACAGCTTGGACGGCCGCACGTAGCGGTTCACGCCGTACTCTTGCAGAGCATGGCAACTGTCGAGGAAAGTTTCTACCGCTTGGCGGCCGTGACGATCTTCGCACTCGGCCACGTAATCGCGGGCAAACACGAGGTAATCGACGATGGCGTCGGCGTCAGTCCACGTCTTGAACATGTAGTTGTTCTTGAAGAAATGGTTGTGGCCGAAAGCAGCGTGCGCGATGACGAGAGCTTGGGTCGTCATCGTGTTGTCCTCCATCAAGTAATTGATGCAGGGGTTGCTGTTGATGACCAACTCGTACGCGAGACCCGACTTGCCAGCCTTGTAGCTGTCCCACTCGCGCGAGAACTGCTTACCGAACGACCAATGGTTATAGTAGAGCGGCATGCCGACGCTGGTGTAGCGGTCGATCATCTGCTCGGACGAAATGATCTCGAACTGGTTCTGGTAGATGTCCAGACCAAGCTCACCGATGCCGATCTTTTCGCACTCGTCATAGACGCGACGGATGCGCTCGAACGACCATTCAGAATCTGTCCAGAGGGGAAGCGTGGTCACTGGGATTTCTCTGACTTGAAGAGGTTGCGGAACACGCGGATCACTTCGCTTTCGTCTTCGAGCATGGCGGCCGAGACGTTTTCGAACTGGCTGGCAATCGCGTCGATGGTTTGCCACAGGTTGGACCTGTAGCCGCCGGACGGGTCGCCGAAGAATTGCTTACGCCACTCATCGACGATTTCGATGTAGGTGAAGTGTTGGATCACCGGCAGGATTTCCTCGCTCAGGTAGCGGGTGACCTCGCCGTTGTCGCCATCGTAGTTGTCGCCATCCGATGCTTGGGCCATGTAGATGTTCCAGTCATCCGAGGCGTAGCGATCCTTCATGATGTCGATCATCTTGCGATAGCCGGACGACACGACCGTTCCGCCGCCTTCACGGCTCGTGAAGAACGTTTCCTCGTCGCATTCGATGGCTTCGCTGTGGTGGCGAACGAAGACCACGTCGATGTTCTCGTACCGACGCTTCAGGAAGAGGTTCATCAGGATGAAGAATTTCTTGGCGATGATCTTCTCGCGCTCGCCCATCGAGAACGACACGTCCATGATGCAGAACATCACGGCCTGAGTGATCGGCTTGGGCTGCTGGACGAAGTTGTTGTAGCGAAGGTCCACGTCGTCGAGGAAGCCGACCGCCGCCATCTTGCGTTCCAGCGCCACGACTTCGGTGATGATCTCGTTCAGTCGCGTGGTCAGGGCGTAGATGAGGCCGGAGTCCTGAGCGTCGTGGAACTTGGCCAGAACTTCGCGATATTCGTCCTCAAGCTCGCGGATTTGGCGCTTCTTGGGCGCCCGCAGAGCCAAGCGTCGGGCGATGCCTGCGATAGCCGTCTTCTCGACGTTCAGGTTGGAGGGCATGCCGACGTTGGTGTGACCCGCGCGCTTGGGCGCGAACGCCACGGCGTTGCGTTCGGTCTTCTTGATCAGGTCCGGCAGTTCGAGATCGTCGAAAATGACGTCGAGGAATTCTTCGTGCGTCAGGGCGAATTGGAAATCGTCCTCACCGCCTTCGCCATTGCCGCCGCTACCACGGCCGCCGCCTTCGCCGTCCTGTTGCTTCTTGATCTTGTCGCCGACGATGAACTGCCGATTGCCGGGCAGGACGATGTCGTATTCGCCGACGTTGTTGTCGTGATGGAAATGGGGCTCGCCCAAGCCTTCGGTCGGGATATTGATGATCGCATCACCCGTGTCCGACAGCGAACGGCCAGCCAGAGTCCGCTTGGCGGCTTCGCGCACAGCCTTCTTGGCCCGCTCGAAAAACCGCTGGCGGTTGGACAGACTCTTGTCCTTGGGGTTCTTGCGACGGTCGATAATGATGCAGCCAGTCATATGCCTACTCAGAAATGGTACTAAAGCAATCGTGGCGGTGGTGGAGAGGCGCCAAAATAGACGCCTCTCCGTCAGTGCTTAGCCCGACTTGCGGGTCCGCATGTACCACTCGACGATGCGGCGGGTCTGGCGGGCCGTGTAGCCCTTCTTCTCCATCCGCTCGACGAAGTCCTTGTGCTTGCGTTCCGTGTCCTTGTCCTGCTTCGAGCCGAAGCTGATGACCGGAAGAAGCTCTTCGACCGACGAGAACATCTTCTTCTCGATGACCCGCTTCAGTTTCTCGTAGCTGGTCCACGTCACCGAGTTGCCACGAGCCCGCTGACGCAGGACGAAATTGACCGTCTCGTGGCGGAAGTCCTTCGGGTTGCCGATTCCCGCCGCCTTCTCGATCTTTTCGAGTTCGTTGTTCAGGACCGCACGGTTGAACAGGTTGCCGGTGTCGGGGTCCTTGTAGTCGATCTCTTGCAGCCAGTGGTCGGCGTACTCGATGTAGCGGTCGAACAGGTTCTGACCGTACTCGTCGTAGGCTTCGAGGTAGGCCGTCTGGATTTCACTACCGACGAATTCGGCGTAGGAGCGAACCAGATCGTCCTTCAGGAACCCGAGGTATTTCTTCTCGATCTCGGCCGGGAATTGTTCACGGCGGATCGCTTCCTCCAGCACCATCATCAGCAGGACCGGGTCGGCGCCGATTTCTTCGGTGTCGTAGTTGAAGGCGTTCGACAGAATCTTGAACGCGAAGCGAGTCGAGATACCGTTCATGCCTTCGTCCACGCCAGCGTCGTCGCGGTATTCCTGCACCGACTTGGAGCGCGGATCGGTCTCCTTCATGTTGGCGCCGTCATAGACCCGCATCTTCGACCACAGGGTCGAGTTGGGGTGGTCCTTCAGGCGGCTGAGCACGCTGAAGCGCGACAGCAGCGAGAGGGTTTCCGGAGCCAGCGGGGCTTCCGACAGCGTCGAGCCGTTGAGCATCTTCTGGTAGATGTTGCTCTCTTCGGTGTCGCGCAGGCAGTAGGGGACCTTGATCACGCAGATGCGGTCGAGGAAGGCTTCGTTGTTCTTGTTGTTGCGGAACGACTGCCACTCACTCTCGTTGGAGTGCGCGAGGATCGTGCCGTTGAACGGGATCGCCGAGATCGCTTCCGTGCCGACGTAGTTGCCTTCTTGCGTGGCCGTCAGCAGCGGGTGCAGCACCTTGATCGGCGCCTTGAACATTTCGACGAATTCCATGATGCCTTGGTTGCCCCGGTTCAGAGCGCCGGAGAAGGCGTAGGCGTCCGGATCGTTCTGGCTGAAGAACTCCAGCTTGCGGATGTCGGTCTTGCCCACGAGGCAGGAAATGTCTTGGTTGTTCTCGTCGCCGGGTTCGGTCTTGCAGATGGCGATTTGTTCCAGACGCGACGGCCAGACCTTGGCCACCTTGAACTGGGTGATGTCGCCTTCGAATTCACGCAAGCGCTTGGACGCCCACGGGCTCATGATGGTGTTCAGGTAGCGCTTGTTGATGCCGTATTGCTCGGCCATCGTCGAGGCGTAGTGCTCGGCCGGGAAGAGGCCCAGTGGGGTCTCGAACACCGGGCTGAGTTCCGGCTTGCCGTCCGGACCATCGACAGCCAGCACGTAGATGGGGTTGGCTTCCATCAGTTGCTTCAGACGCTCGGCGATGGACGACTTGCCGCCGCCGACCGGGCCGAGAAGGTACAGAACCTGCTTGCGCTCTTCCAGCCCTTGGGCCGCTTGCCGGAAGTACGAGACGATCCGTTCCACGACAGCTTCCGTGCCGTAGAAATCCTTGAAGGCCGGGTAGACCTTGACGGTGCGGTTCAGGAACACGCGGGACAGGCGCGGATCGCTCGCGGTGTCCACCAGTTGGGGTTCGCCAATTGCGGCGATCATACGCTCGGGCGCGGTGGCATACGCCATCGGCTCAGTCTTGCAGAGTTCGAGGTAGTCGCCCAACGGCATGACCTCGACCTTCGACTTGGCGTACTTTTCCTTGAAAGTATCGAATAGTGACAATGACATCGAATATGCCTCCGCGCATCAAATGAACACGATGCTACATCTTCATAATGCGGTAACCACGTTACCCTTGGCAATATAAAATCACCCTCTCGGACCAGTTTTTAGTGCGACAAATTCTACCAGACCTGCCAAAAAACGTAGCATGGGCAAGAATATGCCCGAGAATGAGGTAGAATTCACCGCCAACCAGTGTTGGGTGAAGAAAATGTGACCTCGTATCGAATGTGGTAAACGAAAATTTGCCGGTAGCTCTGCCTTAAATCGTGGTGACGCCACCGCCGCCGATATAGACCGGCGGGTCTTGCGACTCATCGCGCACGAAACTGGCGTAGGTGTCGTAATTCTTCAGCATCATCACCGTCTGCGCGGCGGGCGCCGCTTCGATCCAGTGATAGATGTAATTGTCATCGCGCCCTGTGCTGACGCTTCCGTCAGAATTCAGGGTCATGCGGAGGTAGAACGGCCAGTAACGGTACGCGCTGAACAGCGGCAGGCCGAATTCGTCATAGGCTGACGGGAAGGCGACGCACAGCCACTTGTTGTCCCATGCGTCGCGGACCCAGACCAAGCGAGACTTGGGGACGAACAGCTTGGTCAGGCGGATGAGAAGGTTCCGGCCAGTCGCCGGAATCGTCTTCGGAACCCAAGCTCTTGCGTCCTTAGCCATGTCTAACTCACGAAAGCGTTGATGTCGTCGATGATGGCCGCGACGTCGCAGTCGTACAGACCGGCTGAGTTGAAGGTGTTATATTCGATCACCTTGAACACATAATCGCGAACGCCGTTCACGACCGAGTATTCCTGTGCGATATCGATCACGTAGACGTCGGCCGGAGCGAACTTGGCGTGGGCCTGCATGATCAGGTCTTCGACCTCCGGCAGGATGTGGCGCTCGGGCCGCACGCTCTGCCACTGGCGATAGATGCTGCACGACGAGACCTTGCCGTTGACCACGACCGCGCGCCACTCCACGCCCAATTCCTTGGGGCGCGAGACGACCACGTCGAAATCGCTGTCCTTGTTCAGGTAGCCGGTGTCGATCATCCCGGCCAACCATTCGTCGAACGCGGCCACGGTGATGACCTGCCCGGCGAATTCCTTGGTGTCGAGATTGGGCTTCATGAACACGGTGTCCATACCCGAGGCGTCGAGATAGGCTTTCACCTCGCTCAGCGGCATGCGAACCATGTCGTGGTTCAGCAGCAGGTCGCCCAGCTTGTCCCGGTAGGTCTCGTAGTTGAAATTCTCGTTGTCGGTCCACACGCCCGGCGTCCAGCCTTGCTGGCGGGCCAGAACCTGCGTGCCGATGGAGCCGTAGACGACAACCGGCGTGCTGGGGGCGAGGATCGGAACCTTGCCGTCGATGCGCGGCGCGCCGCCAGCACTCGACATCGGGATCACCCGCACGAAATGGTGCTCGATGTCCTTGGACGTCAGATGCTCGACCATCCGGTCAAAGCAGACTTCGGCGAACACGTTGGTTTCGAGAATCCAGACAGGCTTGGTCATCGCACAAAGAACCACCAGAACGCCACGACGATGCCGAGGCCGAGAATCGTGCCGATCAGATCACCTACGACCTTCTCGACTTCAGTCATGGGTTCATAACCGCGACCGCCGCGCTTGATCACCGGCTCCGTAGGAACCGTGGTGAAGAAGCCGTCCCGCAGAACGCTGCTGTTGCTGATCTCTGCGGATTCGGCGTCGCCGGACATAGGACACTCCTACTGAGCGTCCTACATGCCAGCGCCGCTAATTTTCGTCAACCAAATTATTCGGTGTCGAGCTTGGTTTCCTTGACCTTGCCGCGCCACTTCAGATCGACGATGTCCATTTTCTCGGGACCGAATTCCAGCACGCCTTCGAACGGCTCGATGTCGTCAATGTCGATGCCCTTGGGCAGGCCGTCATAGGAGATCGTCACGTGGGGATTGTAGCCGTCGAAATCCCACGAGGCGCCGAAATCGTCCTTGAATTCCTGCCAGCGGCTGTCCAGATCGGGGCACTCGAATTTCAGGACCACCGCGTCCTTGTTCTGGCCGAACAGCGCCATTTCGCGTTTGCCGCCGTCGCTGCGGACGTTGTCGAAACTGTCGGTCATTTCAGACCAGTCGATTTTCTCCTTGGAGTAAGCAACGGTGACGTGCATGTTATCCGGGTCCAAGCACTTGGGGAGCCCTTGGCTCTTCGCCCACTCGACGATCTCTTTGCCGTTCAGCAGCTTGCGGCTGCAATACAGCGTCTTGAAGTCGCCTTTGGTGGCGCTACTACGCTCGAAAATCTCAATGGCTCGCATGAAAATGGCTCTAAAGTATGAGTTAACTATAGCCATTGCTCATGGCTTAAAGCCATATTTAGTTCAGGACAAAATGAGCCCTGTGACGGCGGCCAGCTTTTCGAGGCTGACCACTTCTTTCTTTTCGACCGCTTGGTTCGCCGAGGAAATCAACTGCTTGCGAAGCTCGGCGACGATATGGCTGCGCGGAGTCTTGGCCGGGAACGTGGCTTCTGCCTTGCAAACCTCAACGCCACCACGCTTGTAAAAATCGATCAGGAACATCACGGAACCGTCGTGATTTACTTCGATCCGGTTGTACGAAGACAGCACGCCGGTGTTGTCGCCGGTGATGATCAGAACGCCGTCTTTGACGTTGGTGCGGTTGTAGAGAAGCGCCTTGGTGAACAACTGCTTAGAGAATTCGACGGCCGACTGTGGACTCCACTCGGAGACCGTCCCAGTCTTCTCAAGCTTGCCGTATCTTTTCAGGGCCTCGTACGACTTCATCAGGCCTTCGCCGAACCAATTGGCGTCTTGTGACGCCATGCTGCGAGGTTCAGTGTCAGTGACCCAGAAACCCTCCTTGAACTGCGACGTGGACTTGCGGCCGTAATCGTCAAAGCTCCATTGCACCGGGGCGCCATCGATCTCGAAGTCGATGATCGCTCTCTTGTACTTGAAGCTGAACCTTCCGCCGATCTTGTCCGAGAACGCTTTGACGGTGCGAGCGACGACGTTGCCCTGCTTGTCGCGGTTCGTACCGAAGGTGACGATCTTGATCAGCGCCTTGTTCAGGACGATGACTTGAGCCGGTTCTTGGTAGTTGATGATGCCGAGGCCGGAATCGAAAATCGCGTCAACGCCGCGCAAGAGCTTCAGCCACGAGTGCGTCTTCGCCTCGTTGACCAGATAGTCCATAATGCCCCAGAACTGGCCTCCAACGGTCTTCGCAGCCTTCGCGGTCTGCGATGACGTGAGAACGTTGCCCTTGCGGATGCAGTCGTAGTATTCGTCTTCCCAGCCGTTGCGCTTGGCAAGGCGAATGGCGTCCTCTTTCTTCATCGCTCCGATGTTGAGCGAGTTGGACGTCTTGGTGATGTTGCACACCCAGAAATATTCGGAGCCGTGGACGCCGTACTGGCCGTCAGACACGTCGTCCGATTTCAGGAGCCAGCGATTGTAGTAGAAATAGATGCCCGGCGGGTCGCCATGGGTCTTGCTCGGATTGATGCCGAATTTCGGAGCGCTAGGGGAGCGCTGACCATCGCGGGTGATGCCCGACGAAAAGTGCACGAACAGGTTCGGATGCTGGCGGATAGCCTCGAACGCCGACATCCGGTCGGTCAGGAAAATGTCTTCGAAGAGTTGTTCTGCGCGCATTGCAATATTTAGCCAGCGTCGTGCTGGCTAAACATCCGCAATGCTTCAAATTAACTGTTCCAGAAGTCGTCGCCGTTGTCGCCTTCTTGGTATCGGAAGCGCTCGAACATCTTGGCGATGGTCAGTTGCTTCTCGAATTCCAGTTTGAAGCCGGGGATTTCCGTCTCGATGTCCTTGGAGTCGATCTGGCGATAGCCCTTGCGGGTCTTGGCCGCCGCACGAGTCTCCAACTGCCGCGCCATGCCGCTGAACGGCCGGGACGCATCGTACTCGTGTTCTTGGAACGCCAGTTTCTTGCCGCGCGGCCCCCAGAAATTGTAGAGTTTCACGCCGTCGAACAGGACGTAGCCCCACACCTTGTCGTGCCCGGCCTCGTTGTTCCAGCCGAAATACTTGATCTTGTAGCCCATCAGACGAACCTTAGAAAATCGTTGGGATGCAGCGCTTGCAGGCGCCTGCGGTAGAGCGCGCGAGCGACCGTCATCACGACGCCAAGGAACGCGGACGTGAGCATGACGATGGCCAGCGGGACGTTGATCTCATAGCCCGCCAGCCACCACAGGAAAGTGAGGAACCCGTAGCCGATGGGGCCGCCGACCAGCAGCGAATGGACGAACGAGGACAGCCACCATGGGTAGCTGGCGGCGACGTAGCGGCGCTTAGTTTTCACCAGCATCTTCGTCCTCGTCCTCGTCCTCGACCTCGTAACGATCTTCCAGCCTGCGGAGGGTCTTGTCCGAGAAACCGAGTGTGACCAACTCGGCCGCAAGCTGGCGCGGCGAATAATTGTCCATCACGTTCAGGGAACGCAGAAGGCTCTTGGCGTCGCTGTCCGGAAGCTGGAGGACGACTTCCCGGTTGAGAAGGGTGGGCACGTTCTCGCCCTTATCGACGAACCACACCACGTCGATCTCCAGATGGAGGCCCGCGCCGTGATCGTCGTAGTGGATGGTGATCTCGTCGTGGAACAGACCCTTCACGTCGCCGTAGTCGCGACGGTACAGGGTCCGCCCCGGAAGCTTCCAGTGAACGCCGCCCACGATTTCCTCGCGCCCTTCGAGATATTCGATCTCGGGCTTGGCGTAGAACGCCTGCGAGTAGATGCTGAAGGTTTTCTTGATCTTGCTCATTGGGGCGGGCGGACCTCAAAGCTGTTGCCGATGCGCTGCATCGGGTGATCTTTTACCCAGCCGGAGGCGGGCGTCCAGTAAGCTTTGTCCATCTGCCACCATAGAGAGTCACCCGCCTTGGGGTTGTCCTCGTCGTCAGCGTTCGGCTGGACGTAGATCGCGCATTCGTCGAAGACGTCCATGCACCACAGACGCAGGCCGATGTCGTCGCGACGGACTTCGATGATTTTCCCACCGACCATCAGGCGATCCTCACTTTCTGCTCGTAGTGCTCGATGGAGCGGGCCGTGTCCCGGCGATGCCAGAGCACGTGGTTCAAGGCACCGTCGTAGGTCTCCCAGCGCGGGCCGTCCCCGTTCAGCTTCCAGCGAGCATAAGCTTCCTCGTGGGTCGCGCCAACGATGCAGGTGAACGCGGTCTCGCCTTTGCGCGGCCCGCGCTTTTCGGTAGTGACTTGAACCCAGATGCCACACTTGTGCCGCAGATAATGCAGGCGCTTGGCGATTTCAAAGTCGATGATCTCCGCCATGTCGCCTCCACCATTGGACCAGATACGGCCCATAGCACAGTTCAGCGCCAGTCGTCAACCCTTGGAGTTCTCGGGACCGTTTTGACCAGTCGCGGAAGTTGTGATTCGTATTCAGCGATCTGCCGCTCTTTGATGAGTGCTAGATTGTCCTCGTCGATGGCGAGCTTGGCGTAACCGATGCCGGGGAAATTCGCCTCCGACTTTTTCTCGCCGTATACGGTGGTCCACTGCCAAGGAACGCCGGTCCACGTGCCGTCCTCTTCCAGTCGGGCGACGTTGTAGGTCTTGTGGGCGACTTCGATGATCCGGTACTCGTGAAGCATCGGGGTGACGTCCGGCTGCTTCTTCTTGCGGCGGAGCCAGTTGAGGTTCAGCTTCATTTGGTCTTCTCGAAAGTCGTGACGACGGTGGGCGGCTGCTGGAACAGCGCGTGGTCGTTATTCTGGTCGATGATCGAGTGCACCTGATCAAGGTTGTCGAAATAATCGACCGCCCGGCACTCGTTGTAGTAATTGACGTACCGCGTCAGGCGGACCCATTTCACGTCCTCGTTGTCGGCCGACTCATCGCGCTCGACAAAGAACACCCGGCTGTTCCGCAGGACGCGGTAGGTGTGGAGAAGAGGCGACGGAGGCGCCCACGGTTTGCGTTTGCGGAAGAACATAGCTCATGGTTACCGACGCATTAAAATTTGGTCAACCAAAAATCGTGCGGTATGATGAGCCATGAACATCACCGAGACCATAAAAACCCTGCGAACCGTGATCGCCAAAGCGAACGAACCGCAATACGATCCAGAGTTCCACGCACGAGCCGACGCCATAGAGACGCGGTTGAACGTGGTGGAAAGCATGTACCAACTTGATCAATCAGAAGGGCTTGAAACGATCCAGCAGGTCAATACGGACATCCTGCTGATCATGCACGGATTGATGGGCGATCTTGCCGCGCTCGGCAGGGAAATCCAAGCGAGACATGGATGATCCATGGCCGACAAAGTAAACCTCACCGAAGTTATCGAAAACCTCCGGGCGCTGCTGGGGCTCATCCGCACCGGCCTGCCCGGATCGGACGCCGACCGCAAGGCTGCGAAACTCCAAGAGCGGTTGGCCGTCGCTGTCACCATGATCACGATGGACCTGTCCGAAGCACAGGCGTCCTCGGATGGGGTCATGAACGGAGAGGCCTTAGAAGCCATTGTGGCGATCCGGCTCGACGTGATCGAACTCAGCAACACCGTCATCAACTATCACGGATAGTGACGGGATTTTCGCAAGTTAGTACCATGTACTATAGCTCTTTCTATAGCAAGCATGGCCAACCCAACAAGAAAAACGCACTGGCTTAAAGCACAGTGCGTTGAATGCGAACAAGAGTTTGAATATTATCCCGGAAGTTCGACTGGAAAATTCTGTTCGAATGCTTGTTCTGGATTGGCGAAACGCAACCTTAGCCGTCGAATGTTTGCCGAAGGGCAATTGGTTGAACGATCTACCATCAAAACATATGTCATCGAGCGCGACGGCTATCTATGCCGGGAATGCAACACCAGTGAATGGCGCGGGAAGCCGCTCTCGTTGATCCTCGACCACATCGACGGAAATGTCGCCAACAACATGCCGGTCAATTTCAGATTGGTGTGCCCGAACTGCGCGAGCCAGTTGCCGACGTTTGGCGCCAGAAACAAAGGCAATGGGCGGAAGGCCCGTGGGTTGCCTCTCCGGTGATTGGAGCGGGTACGGGGAATCGAACCCCGCTACTCAGCTTGGAAGGCTGCTGCATTACCACTATGCTATACCCGCGCACTGAAGTGCGAAAACTGGAGCGGGTAGTCGGGTTCGAACCGACGACCTTCAGCTTGGCAAGCTGACGCACTACCACTGTGCTATACCCGCATTGAACCTGTATTTAGCAGGTCCGGAAATGGCGCGACTGACGGGATTTGAACCCGCGACAACTGCATCGACAGTGCAGTACTCTACCCCTGAGCTACAGCCGCATAGATGTTTGGTGATGGCGGTCCTGACGGGTTTCGAACCCGCGACCTTCCGGCTGACAACCGGACGCTCTCCCACTGAGCTACAGAACCAACACAACGAAACATCTATACTGTGAAATACAAGACTTGGCAGACCATACGGGACTCGAACCCGTTACTTCGCGCTGAGAACGCAACGTCTTAACCCATAGACTAATGGTCCGTGCAAGTCGAATACTTCGGTTACTCTTAAACTCTACTTCGAAATCTGTGTCAACTACCTTTCTTTACTTTATTTGGTGTCTCGTACGGGAGTCGAACCCGTCCCTCTGGAGTGAAAGTCCAGCATACTAACCGATATACGAACGAGACATTGGTAGAGCATAGGGGAATCGAACCCCTCTTGTCCGGGTGAAAACCGGGTCTCTTAGCCGATAGAGGAATGCTCCGTGGAAGTAGCGGAGACTGGTTCCTAAGACATCTGGAGCGGGTGATGGGACTCGAACCCACAACCTCTACCTCGGCAAGGTAGCGCTCTAGCCATTGAGCTACACCCGCGCTACAGATTGTCTTTGGAAATACAGCCTCACCGCCAGAAAGATACTTTCTGGTCGCCGGGCATTCTCGCGTTCGTAACGGGAGGGAGAGTTTCGGGGACGCTTAGCGTCCCACAGTATCCCCAGTACGACCGAGCGGCCCGGCGGAACGTTCTCGTTCCCCGCGACCGCCGCCGATACCGCGCACGTCGCCGCAACCGGCAAAGCCGGTCGTCAGGGTGCGGAAGTGGTTCGGTGCGTTGGTCATAATTGTCTTTATACGTTTGACAGGAGCATCCCGTCAACAACTATTTAGTCAACGAGATCGAGTTTTTCGTAAGGCACTGATCGCAAACGAATTTTCGGTTGGATTATCCGCGAGCGGGAAGACGAAATCTAGGAAGCGGCTGTCTTCGGTCAAAACCTGTTTGGCTCCGGCCGCGCGCCAGTCGGTGACGTGATTGTCCACGACGAATTTCATATCGTCGAACGTCTTGTAGTAGAGGCGCGCCCAGACGTGTGGTTCGGGTGACGGCTCCCAGCACTCGAACAGGAACGGTTGCTTCGCGCCATGTGGGCCATTGGGGTCATGGAACACCAGATAGGGCGCTCCAGCCGCGCGAAGCTCGGCGCGCAGGCAATCGACCCGGATGACGTCACCACTCATTGGACGAGAATAGCATTTCGTTGCGCTGCAAGGTCGTGGTGACGTAGGCGCTCATCGTGTCGAAGTTTCGGCAGGACATGATCACCTGTTGGCCGGGGATGTCGCCGATCAGGGTGTTGAAATGCTTGGCCACGTTCTCACCATAGCCGGTATCGACGTCGTCGAGCAGCATCGGGATGTCCTTGGGTGCGCGCAGCAACCCGACGCCGATGAGCCGTACCTGACTGCTGCTCGGGCCAGCGACGCACATGCTCTTGCCGCGCTTGTATTCGATGTGCGGCATGTTCTTGAACAGACGCATGGCCTTGTGGATGCCGCGCGAGTTCTGCTCCGGCGGCCGGTACTCGCTGACGAACTGTTGGCCGTGGCCATCGTCATAGGTGGCGCGGCGCGGGAGCTTGGCTCGAAACTCGTCGATGGCGTATCGCTCGATGCCGCGACCGATCATGGAAGCCGACGTTAGGCGCTCGTCGTCCTCCACGCGGATCGCGAACTCTTCCACCGTCATCTGCCGGACGATCTTCTCGTGGGCCTCGTCGGTCCCGACCAGCATGGCCAAGAACCGGAAGAAAGTGGATTTGCCCGAGCCGTTCGCGCCGTGGATGATCGACACCGGATGGCGGAAATTCATTTCGAAACTGAAGCTCCGGATGCAATCCGCGTGTGGCTTCAGGTTCTTCGCGCGAATGTGGCTGATGAACATCTACTTGCCGTAATGGACCCACGCCGGTTCGACGGAGAAATCGCCCTCATAGCCGACCCGCGTCTTGATCAGGTATCCCTTGACGGAGTCGCCGTCAAACGGCGGCTGGGGAGGATATTTCTGGTCGCCGAGCCACGCGGTGATGATCGGAACGACCATGGCGCCGGTCATCGAGCATGGGAATTTCGTCCACTCGTCCTTGGCCGACGATCCGTAGCTCGTCCCGAAGAACAGCACGCCATCCTTGACCCGCCATGCGGAGAAGGTGGACTCATGCGGCGGGATTTGGACGTTGGCGAATTTCTGGCTCGGCGACGTCAGAATTAGGCCCAGAATCTTCTGAAGGTGCTCCGGACCATGGCTGGTCACCTCAACGCGGTGGACGCTCATGCCGGTTCCTTGACTTCGACTGGAACGATCTCAAACCATGCGTCGAAGTCATCGACCTTGATGACGCTGCTGCTGGACCGGACGTTTTGTTTGGCCTTCGCGGCGGTTGGAAACAGCCGGGCCTCTGCGAAGCCCGGCTGAAACCCGTTCGAGCGGGTCAGGTAAGAACCCACATCGAATTCATAGGCGAACTGGATCGGACGATCCACCGGCGGCCCACCATGGTGGTTGCGATAGGCCTGTTTGGAACGGGCCGCCCAGAACGTGTGGATCATGCGATCAGTTTCCTGAAGGTCAGGCTGATCCTCGGGGTGGCGACGAAGCCAGCCGGAGGAATCTTGTGCAAGTGGGTGGACTGCATTCCCGGCTCCATCAGGAACAGAGAACCCGGCTCCAGCATGACCCTGACCTTCCTCTTGGTGGCCATTTCCATGAACTCGATTTCCCTCTTACAGCCGACCGTCACGACGGCGATGGGGAAATTGTGATCGATGCCGGGGTCGTCGTCGGCGTGCGGCCCCAAGGTGTCGGCGCCGTTCTCGTAGCCGTTCAGGAAGCAGCCCTCATACTTGAAGCCCAAATAGGACTCCAAGGCTGCGGAGACAGCGTCGATCTCGGGCACGGACGGCCTCGGGTAGTAAGTCTTCATCCCGAATTTGGACGGGTACGAGTACGCTCTGTCCAGAGAGTTGGCCCAATACTCCCTTCTCGGGGTATTCTCCCTTCTCTCCCAGTCCAGATTGTCCCACAACGCGGCGAAGATTTCGTCCGGGTTGCTGATGAAGTTGGGGATGTACTTGACCGGATCGGTTGCTTCGATCACGGCTTTCGGTTCTTTGGCCACGCCGGGCCTCCTATGAATAGTGATGGTCGTGGGGTTCAGCGAGCGCGCAGGCGTCGGAGCGTGCACGTGCGAGTGGCTTCAATGGCCATCGCACGGGGTGCTCCGTTTCCTTGTCGCTGCGTAGCGCCGAACGTCTTCACGACGATCTCCTATCCAAAGTTCAACTTCACCTTAAGCGATGTTCACCTTGGTTGCAACCTTTCTTTTCTTTCGAATGGGCTGCACGTCTGGCACGCGGTAAGCATGTGTTCCACCGTGGTCGAATTGGAAGAAACGCCAGCCCCTGAAATCAGCAACGAACTTGCCATTGACTGTTATCGGACCTCCGCTTCTCTCCGGAATACGCACACTGACTGGAGAGCCGGGCTTGAGGTAAGCACCGACGCGCGTGATTATTTCACTGCGAGCGGGTTTTCCCTTGAGCGTGTAGGCGATGTCTTGGGCCAGCCTGAAAGCCGCCAAGGACATCTGGATCGTCTCGATCTGCGAGTCCAACTCTTCCTCGCGGAGAGCGGACAACCGGTTCCACCATTTCCGAGGACGGTGGCGCTCACGCCACAGACGTTCGAAGCGTTTCTCCAGCTTGTCGGTGTAGCCCAGATGCCGGATGGAGCCAAATTCGGGGAACACCTGATCCCGGCGGAAGCTGATCGGCTGACCACCGCCGTCCTGTGTGTCACCCAGAATGACCATTTGATCGTGGGCGTCTAACCGGTCGCCGTAGATGTTGAATTCGGCCACGAGATAGCCATGCCACAATGTCCACGGCGGATTGCCGTAAGGCTGTTGCAGCGTGACTTCGATCCGATCACCGATCTTTATCTTCGGGAATTCGTTGCTGCTTGTGGTCATAGAGATTGAAGAACTCCATCGGATCGGTCAGGAACCGAACCGTGTGCCTAATGTCCAATTCGTCGTAGACGATGTACAAATTGTCGTATTCGAACAGACCCCACCGGCCGCAGCCATAATGGGCGCGATTGTCTCCGGACTCGACGATCATGCGACCTTCGACGAAGTCTCGGGGCCAGCCATCGTCATCGCGCAAAACGTCGAAACGAACACTAAGTTCGCCCGGAAGGCCATGGCCACCGTCCTTGTTGACCTCCACTTCACGGTAGATCGTGCCGTTCGGAAGATCACAGAACGTGAGGTAATCGACGGTCTTCATCGGTCAGAGCTTCTTGGCGCTCTGAATCCGGGTCGTCGGAGCCTTGCCCCACGGCACGACGTGGCCGCAGACGACGCCCTTGACGCGGTGGCCGTTCTTGGTGGCCTCGAACGCTTGCGTGGCGTCGTCGCCGTCAGAACACCCGAACCATGCGTGGCCCTTGACGTTGACGTCCGTGTAGCCGTCCGCCTCCAGCATGTCGGTAACCTTGCCCTTGCCGACCGTGCAGGCGGACAGAGAGACGGCGGCGCCCACAATGAGGGCGATCTTGGCGAATTTCATGGTGCTACTCCGCATCGGTCATGACCAGACCGCGTTGACGATTTTCGACCCACTTCAGGAGCTTGCGGCCGATGATGTTGGCGAATTCAGACTTGGCTTGGTTGGTGGTCAGGCCAGAGGCGATTTGGTCCGGGGTGCGCGTCAGGGCCAGATCGACGGCCACGATGACCGTGTCGGCCAATTCCTCGCGCAGATCGGCGTAGGTCAGCTTCTTGTAGCTGCGGCTGCTGGTCGAGGCGAGGTAGGCTTCCGAGGCTTCGCCGTACTCTTCGCCAAGCTTGATCAGGCGGCGATGAAGGTTCTCGAAATTGCGGTCGGTGTTCACGACGTCAATGGCGTCGATGATGTCGCCGGAGACCATGGTCACCGCGCCGATAAGAGCCTCACGGTTCTTCCAGTGATGCTTGGCCAACTCTTCCATCTGCCGCTGTGCCCGGTACTGGCAAATCACGTAGCCAACGATGCACCCGAGGGCGAACATGCCGGTGACGGCGAGGAAATAATGGGTCACGGAGATCATGCCCCAACCTAATCAGGTGGGTTAATTCTGGTCAACCAAATTCGGTAGGGAGACGCGCCGCTTGCTATCAACCAGATAGGCCCAACCCTGTCTGGCCGGGTCGTCTCGTGAAATCGGTGAAACCGAGACTGAGCAAGGGCGCGTCGTGGACATGGATAGGGAAACACCGGCCGGGTGGCAAGCTCGTTTTTCGGACTGGGAAACGAAATTGCCTAAATATGCCTATGGCCAAAAGAATTCAGAAATCGCTTGCACGAACCCTGTTCGAGCGCTCGACGCAGCCGCAGTGGGCGGACTACGCCGGTGGGGATTCGACCATCCACAAAAACGATTTCAGCGATCCGAACTTCGTCCGCAAGGCCATCTTCGAACTGATCGGCGATGGTCAGAAATTCCCCGTCGTCCTGTGGGCGTTCGACGGCAAGCGTCTGTCTCACCTGAACCTCTGGGGGAATTCGAAGGTCTACAAGGAAATGGCCAAGGCCATGAGCCTGCTGCACCCTGACAGCAAGGCCATCTTCATGTCCGGCGCGGCCAAGAAAATGCTGCTGATCGCCATGGACGGCAAGGTGCTGGGCCAGCCTCACGCCATCGACCACAAATCGTTCAACGGCAACCCGGCCAACGACTGGGACTTCATCAACAGCCTGCCGCGCCTTCTGCACCAGATCGGTAAATCAGACGCGACGTACCAGCAGGCAAAGAGCGCCGCTGCGAGCCGTGCGCGCGACTACAAGGCGTGGGTCAACATCAACGACAAGGTCTTCAAGGCCTTCGACATCAACAAGACCCACCACGACGCCCTGAAGGCCAGTCCGGACACGTTCGGGGTCGCCGGTGTCCCCAGTCTCGTTAAGGCCCTTGGTGTGGCTGAGCAGAAGGGCTGGGCGGCCGTATCCGTCCACGCCAACGGCGAGAATTACGAGGCGACCGTGTTCGCCCTGAACGACACCGCCGCCATGAAAGCCGCTCGCCTGCTGTTCACAGCCCGCTATCAGGCCGCCCCGTGGATTTCCCTGACGGTCCGGACCAACAGCGACAAGCGCGTCTATCGCGGCGCCAAGGACATCATCGCCTACCTGAAAGGCGACAACAACGTCTACCTCTGACCGGAAAGCTTCTTGAACTCGGCGTAGCTGACCATCGTGAACGGCTCGTCATACGTCTTCTTGACGATCACCTTCGAGTCGTCCGGCGGAGTTTCGCCAAACATCTGGTAGTGGAACGCCAGCGTCGAGACGTAGTTGATCGTCGGCGCGGCGACGTGAGCGCGCGAGTAGCCGCCCGTCTTGATCGCTTCCCAGAACCGGCGGTCTCCGACGATGCCGTCCGACTGATCCTTGAACATCCACGCCGCGCAAGCCGGGAAGGCCGGACGGGTGATGAAGTAGCAGTTGGTGTCGTTGAACGTGAGGCCGTCAGATTCGTGGCACATGCCCAGCAGGCGGAAATCCTTGGTGTAGATGTGGCGCGCCATCGTCACGACTTGAGCGCCGGTCGTCTCGACCGCGTACAGCATGTTCTCGATGTGATCGGGCTCGTACCAGTTGTCGGCGTCGAGGAAGCAGATCGCATCGTAGCCTTGGGCTGCGGCTGAAGCAGAACCAACGCCGCGCGGCGTATCACCGTAGTCACCGTGGTTCGGAATCTTGATGTGGACCACGCCGTTCCAGTAATCAATATCGGGATGGGGCTTGCCGTCCGAGACCATGAAGTGCGTGACGTCTCCGCTTTGCTTCACGACGCTGTCGTGACACTTCATCAGTTGTTCGAACGTCTCGTTGTAGTATGCTGTGATGACTGCGATCTTCATTAAGAAACAGTAGCATCTGTGAAAACTGTGGTCGATAAATACAGCAATGCGCGCTCGTGAAATCCTTTCTGAACTTGGCCTCGTGGTCCCCGGCATCAACTCCACCTGCGACGTGGGGCCGGGCGAGACGAAGCGTCAGGCTTCCAAATTCGGCAACACCGTCGATGACAACGGCCTGCCGCCGACGTGGACAGGCTTTGGTCACACCACCGGCGCCAAGGACACCCCGAACAAGGACAAGACCGGCAAGCAGACCTTCTACGGCGATGACGGCAAACCCGCCAACAAGAAGGCTCCGGTGGTCGAGGGCCTGATCGAAGGTCCCTTCAAGGATGGCCGCGTCCTGCCGCGCACACAGGACGGCGAGCCGCCCAAGCACCTCTATCGCGTGATGTCCGACGCCGAGTACACGAACGGATCGTCCAGCGGCGTCTTTCGCGGCCGTCCTATCGTCCACGCCTCAGCAGAGCCTGACCTGAACTACGCCGAGCCGGGCGCGAACAACGTGCTGGTCAAGATCGCCTACACCGATCAGGACGGCTGGCGCGCCAAGCACACCTTGGGCATGGGCGTGGTGGCCATCACGGACGCGATCCCGGCCGACCGGGTCGAGGTCATGGCGCGCGGCACGCGGGACGATCTGGAGCGGGCCGCCAACGCGGTGAACGAAGAGACCGTCCGCCTACCGCTGAACAAGGGCGGCGTGAAGCATGCGCGCAGCATGTATGGCGCGATGATCTGCGTCATGAACCCGGCCGACTTCATCCGTCTGACGACGACGAACGAGCGCGAGTATCAGGACGTGCTGGACGACGCCAAGGTGTCGCTCGACGATTTCAAGAAGGGGACGGACCCAGACTTCAACAAGTCCTCTTACAACATCCCGTTCCTGCGGGTGGTTCAAGAGACCGGGAAGGTCAAGGGCCACGAAGGTCGCCACCGCGCGGCCCGCGTGCTGAAGGCCGGTGGAGACAAGTTTCCGTGCGTGATCTACTTCCGCACACCGATGAAATACACGGTGACTTACTATCGAGCGAAGTGGAACGGCGAAGAGTACGCCGACGACGTCACGCACAAGGAAACGTTCAACACGGCTGACGAAGCCAATGCGCGCGCCGCCGAGTTGGAAACTGAGAACGACAACCACGACAGCGAGTATTACAACGGCGACATTCGCCGCGACAACGTCGGCAATTACGAAATGAAGGGATCGCCGCGATCCCAAGGCTGGGACCGCGACCCGTGGCAGGCCAGCGACATGCCCGCCAATTTCATCGGCGAGTTCAACGCCAGCGTGGTGATCCCCACCAGCCGCATGCGCTTCGCGCCGATCAAGAAACGCTAGAGGCTGGCGACCAGTGCGCGGACCTCGTCCGGCGTGCCGAGGCGGGCGTTGACGAACCGCAGGTCGTTGGGCTCAACCAAATAGATCAGGTTGTCGTTGATGAATTTCGGCACGCTTGACGGCAGGAGCCTGCCGGGCGGCAGTTCGACCTCTGCCATGACCATGTAGATTTTCTCGAATCCATTGCCGACGTCGGCCGGTTCGATGAAGAAATCGACTTCCCACGTGTTGTTGTAGTGCGGAACGCAGATGCGTTCCTTGATAAGCTTGCGCTCGACCTTGTCGGACTCCCAGAGCTTGCGGAAATCAGCGAGCGCCATGTCGGTCTCGATCTCGATCAGTTCGTCCCCGACCTTCATCTTGAAGGTCATGAAGGCGTTGAACGTCCGCAGATACGACGCCGTCTGGGACAGCCGGAAGCGAATGTGCTCACCGACGTAGCCTTGCTGGATGCGCTGGCTGCGGGCGCCGGTGCGCGCCAGCAATTCGTCACGGAACGCATAGGGCTCATCGACCGCGAGGACGTACTTGCGCTCATTCTCAACCGGCATCTTTGGGCTCCGTAAGGGTGGGCAGGCCTTCCAGCGGCGGGAGCGTTCCCATCACGGAGTCCGTATCAGGAAGAGGTTCAAGGGGGTTGTCGCGGTAGAATTCGCTCAAGCTTTCACCCGCGAACAGCAGCCGCAGAGATTCCTGACCGGTTTGTGTCAGGCTCTCCATGAGCCGAGGATTGTCGTGCATGACCTTCAGGCTCGCCGTTATCGGAGGGCTATTCGGCCAGACGCTATTGAGTTTGATCTTCGCGCACTGCCGCTCCAGCGGCGTGGCCGTACGCAGGAACGCGATCCATGCTTCAAGCGTCTCCGGGGACGTTGGAACCGGAGGGATTTCGCGAGCGGTCATGCGCGTCTCTGACTGGGGAATGGTGGAGCCTATCGGACTCGAACCGATGACATCCTGCTTGCAAAGCAGGCGCTCTACCAACTGAGCTAAGGCCCCGAAACCTTGGAGACGACAGGGGGATTTTAACCGACCCCTAATCCAGATTTGCAATCTGGTGCATAGTCACTCTGCCATGCCGTCATAAAATCGCTGAGAGAGATTGGTGACGCGGGATGGACTTGAACCACCGTGCCATGATCTTGCGGACCACGTACCTAGCCGACTCGGGACACCGCGTCACAACCGATCTCTCAATCGATGACCTACATTTAGTGCACCAGATTATATCCGTCAAGTGCTTTCTTCGACAATTCCGAGGAACCGGATATCAGAATGGATGCGGATGATCCGCAGGATATCCTCACCAACCGCGACCTCTTCCTCGATGATGTTGTTGTCGAGGGACAGGAAGAAATTGTGCAGCTTCGCTTGGTCATTTTCGAGCCGCCAGTAATCCCAGTATCCGGGCGTGGTCCGCTGGATCATTTTCTCGGCCTGCTCACGGTCCGGCTTCTGGAACAGCAGCGACACGTGGCGTCGCGACATGGTGTTCTCGATCATGCCCTCGTACGCGACGGTCATCTTGGCGTTGACTTCGTCGAGCGCGGCTTTCGTCGCATGGAACAACTTCGTCTGCGTTGAACGAAATTGCGGAGCGGTTGGTGTCGTGCGAGCCATCAGTCAAAATCCGAGAGTTTGAACAGGGTGTAATCGGTGTCGAAGTGTCTACCAGCAGCTTCCTGATCGCCCAAGCCGCTAAACCAGAATTCCGTCTCTTTGCCGTATTTGCAGAGCCAGATGCCGATGGCGGTCACGGTCGATGCGTTGATCATGCGGCGCTTAAGCTCGCTCTTGATCTGCTCGACACCCGGCGCGAACTCTAGGTCGTGGCCTTGCGAGAAAACGGTGGTGTTGCCTTGGAAATCGGTCTTCTCACAATGCCACATCGGATCGTCGTCGGCGACCTTGATGGTCAGCCGGGCCGTCCACCGCGAGCCGTTGGTGACGGTGATCGCCGCGTGTGAGTAATCGTGCTGGCGCGTGGATGAGCGCCGGACCAGCATGTAGGAGACGATCAGCTTCCGATCCATGAACGCAAGCTGGTACTCTTCCACGAGCCGTGCGGCCGTGTGATACGTGCCGTGGTACGCCGCTTTCAGGGCGATGTCGCGGATCGCTCGACCCCGCGTCTTGTCGTACTGCCCAGACATGCAAAAGCCCCGTTTGGCTTTTCGTAAACCAGACGGGGCTCAGATGCAATCAGATGCAATCAGTAATCCATCGTCGCGCCGGACGGGGCGCCGACGAACACGGTGTTCATTTGCTCTTCCGAAGGACCCTTCATCTTCTCGCCGTTCGGCAGGACCACGTCGTGGAAGCGGGTCGGGAAGCGCAGGAATTCGGTCACCCGGCCCCAGTAGTCGCTGGCGTGCGACCATTCGGTGGACTGGCTGGTCTGGAACGACGAACCGTCTTCGAAGGTGAAGAGCATCCGGGCGTCGATGGTGCCTTGATTGGTGGCGCGGATCGACAGAACCTTCTCTTCCTTCATGTTGCCCTTGGCCGACAGGATCGAAGCCAGCTTGCGGGTGTTCTTGCGGACGAACATGTTCTGCATGCCTGCGATGATGTCGGCGACATACTTTTCGAGCTTGGCCTTCCAGTCGGCGCTCAGTTTCTTGGCTTCGCGGTCCCAGACGGCGCCCAGCAGGCCCGAGTGGTTCTGGGCGAAGCGCTTGATCGCTTCCTTGTCGCCAGCCGCGCGCAACTCAGTGAAACGCTCGATGCTGGCGACGTTCCAGTCGTAGTATTTCTTGCGCTGCTCGGCGGCGATGTCGTCCGTCATGCTGGTCAGAAGGGCATAGACCTTCTTCTCTTCAGCCGAGGCCGTGTGCGGCGGGACGTAGCGCGACTTCGGGTCTTCCTTCTTCGCGTGGGGCTCCATCTTCAGGGCGGAGAGCACGCAGTCCATGAAGTTGGTGTTTTCCTTGGCCCATTCGAAGAACATGGGGAAGGTCGTCTGCACAGCGGCGCCGTTCTTGTAGTCGCCGCCGACCATGTAGGTCTCGCCCTGCGGCGAGGTGATGTTGTACACCGAGTTCATGGTGTAGAAATCGAATTCAAACTTGATGCCGGTCTGGCGCTCGTTCGAGAATTCGGTCGCGCGGAAATTCTGCATTTCCCAGCGACCTTTCTTGGACAGGTTCGCCTTGAAGAAATCGAGGTTGGCGAGGCCCTTCTCGACCGATTCGCGGCGACGGATGTCCCACGCATCTTCCGGCTTGTCCTTGACGTGGTAATAGGCCGCCGTGCTGATGTGGCCGTTCTTGCCCAGCGACGACATGCTCGAACTGGCGGCGTCCTTGTACCACATGCCCCAAGGCGTGGTGGACAGGACCCAGCCGCCGTTCGACGGACGCATCATCTTTTCGTTGGTCATCGTCCAGCCGTGGAAATCCGGCAGGGTGAAGATACCGGCCAGCAGCTTGGCGTTCAGGCTCGCGCCTTGATCCTTCCGCAGCTTCAGCAGCATCCCTTGGATCACGGTGGGGACGTCGGCGAGGCTTTCCGGCAGGTTGATTTCGCGAGCGCGCATGCGTTTGGTCTCCAAGTGGTCGTTGGAGCTATTTATATAGACTTTTCGATCCGCGTCAAGCAGAGTTTCGCATCTTTGCTTGATTATTTCGACAGAGACTTCGGCTCGCCAAACTCAGCCCTCAGATACTCGTCCGATGGCTTGCCGGTGTGGTTCAAATCCCAGAGCAGGCTGGTCTCCGGAATACCGTGGTCCCACAGCAGGTGCATGGTCTGGTAGGTTCCAAGCTTCGATGCAAGCCAAGCGCTGGCGACCTTCACGCGGGGCACGGTCTCGTCGATCAGCACCATTTCTTGGGCGATCAGCCAGACGAAGACGTGCACGGGCTTGTCGTCGCCCTCATAGAGGACGACGGCCTCGTGCCCGTCGTAGATGCCCGACAGGGTCTGCATCACCACCACTTGTCTTCGCCGAGACGCAGATCGACAGCGGCGGCCTTGTCCTTGTCAGTTTCGGGGATGAAGAATTCGCCGACGAATTTGCGGACGCTGACGCCCGCTTCACGGTACGCCTTCACGCGCTCCGGCGTGGCGTAGATCGCCCACTGGATGTAGTGCACGCCCTTGACGGTGCGGTACATGTACATCGAGTCCTTGACGCCGTGGTCGTTGCGCTTGTTGATCTTCGTGACCATGATCAGTCGGCCTTCGGAAGGCCGTTCAGGACCGATTTGGCGTGGCTCGCTTCCTGACGACGCTTGGCGTAGCCCTCGCTGTCGCGGACGCTGCGGCTCTTATTGAACCGCTCGCGAGCTTCCCATTCACGAATGTTGACGTCTTTCACGAACGCTTCGAGCGTCGGACGATCCATCCGGGCGACCTTACGCTGGAAAGCGGCGAAAGCCTTGGCGGCGCGCTCAGCTTTAGTGCTCATGCGAAAGTCCTCCTTGTCGTGATGACAAGGAGGACTCTACACTTTTTTGAAGCACAGTCAAGTGCCTATACTACGAATACTACCCGCCGTGCGTTTCCAGCAAGGCGCGGATGTCTCGCATCAAGGCCAGCTTCCCGTGATCGACTTCCCGATTGATCAGGTTGTCGAGGTTGCCGTAGGCCTGTTCCAAGCACTGAAGAAGCAAGCGACGGATCGCGTCTTCGTCAGGACTGTGAGGAAGCTTGCTGTCCAGATAGACCTGTTCCAGCGAGATTTCCTTGGTCTCGAACCATTCCTTCATGCGCTCGACAGTCCATTCGCCACGACGGACCGATTTCATCTGCTCCCGGTTCTGCTGGAGGTCCAGATCACCGGTCGTCAAGATTTGCTCGACCTCGTTCATCAGGCGGACGATGTGGTACATGGACTTGGTGTCCATGCCCGCCTCGACCGTCTTGATCTGGCGCTCAGTCAGGCCTTTGACCATCCCAGCGAAATCGACCAACTCTTTGTCGGACAGATGCCGCATGCCAGTATTGCCCTCGCTGGTATATTCACCCCCGTCACTCAGGATGGTCCGGCGAGTGGATTCTGCCATGAGACGCAGATAGAAATCCTCGTTGGCGATCTCGTGATCCAGCATGTACTTCACGACCCGGCCGACTTTCTGGTTTTCGTTGGCCGACGTGTAGCGCGCCATCTGCGAGAAGGCGTAGCCCTTGAACTTGTGCCACGCGCCCTTGTGCAGGAACATCCGCCGGTTGGTCCGGATGAGGTCGCTGATCGGGGTGCGATGGATCACGCAGTTGTCAGGCGTGAACAGGGTGTCGATCATGTTCGGGTTGTTCTGCATGCACAGTTGGAAATACTTCACGATGCTGCTGATCGTGAAGTCGTACTCCATCCGGCCGCTAGGGTCCTTGATGTGGTGTTCGGTCCATTGCTCGAACACTTCACCTTGGTCCCCGAACCCGGCGATGACGCCGTTGGTGTGCGGGAAGATGACTTGCTTGGGCGGGATCGCAACGCCATAGACGTCCTGATCCGAGTCGTCCAAGTTGACGCCATAGGCCATCGAGCCCGTGATCGTGGCGTAGACCGTCCCAGCCGCAAGCCACTTGGGCGGCGAGATCAGCTTGGCGTCCGACAGTTTCGTGATCAGTTCCATGGGGTGGTCCCCCTCTTAAATTATCTGGTAAACGAAATATCCCACATACAAAAATTGACCGCAATTTCCATGTCCCGCATCATCAGGTCATGGAAATTATCAAATTCGTTCTTGGGGATTTTTGGCACTTCATCGGCTTCCAGATGCTGGTAGCCGGTCTGAGTGTCGCGGTGGCGCGCATCATCCTCGCCTTGAGGGGCGAGTCGATTGAGAGCGTCATGGAGCGCGCGCGTCAAAACGCTGGCGCCAAGCCGCTAGTCAAAGCCGATGATGAAAAGCCCCTGCTAAGGGCTGATTAGCCGAGCGATATCGCTGCGGCCGAGCAAATCCACGATACGGGAGCGCTCATCATGTGTGACCTCCCTGAGATCGTTGAGACAGGACGCGGCTGATACGCGCCTGAGTTTGGCCTGTCAACAGGTGGTGTACGAAAATGTCAGATGAACTTGATAGCGCATTCGACGCCGCCAAGCTGCGCGGGGTGTTCTGGAAGGAGCATTTTCGCGCCTCGCCGCCTGACGTCCAAGAGGACTATATCGCGGGCGACATCTACGAGTACCTGTTCGGCTTCCAGATGGGGGCCTACTATTTCGACGAGCTTCCGGCCAAGAACACCGGCAAGGACGAGGGCGAGTACAACGAGCAACGCCCGCATACGCAGGAAGCGTATCGCGCAGCCGCGCACATGATCGTCAGGATCATGCGCGACCCGAACCAACCGGTCGTCGAGCGTTTCAGTCTGGAGCAGCTTGATGCGTTGGAGCCCGCCCTACGCGATACGTACAAGACCGATCCAGCCCGCTGGGCGGATCGAGGCGAGTACATCGACTGGCGGATGTCTCAGCTAAGCGAGTAGCTGAGCGGCGTATCTGGTCGCGAATGGTGACCAGTTGCGAAGCTTGTGATGGTCGAAATCAACCCGGCATTTCGCCAAGGTCCGGACGATGGCCACCGGAATGGCGCCCTCGTCGATGGCCGCCAGATCGAACGGGTTCAGACCGTTCGCAGTTATCGGCTTGTCCATCGCGTCCGTGACTGAATCGAACGACGCGGTGGGCCTGAATGTCGTCAGCATGAAGCCGAGCAATCCGTCGATCTTCGAGTGCAGGAGGTCCGATAGGTCTTCAGACTTGTCGCTCTTGCGGCGTGAGTGCAGAGACAAAATCTCTGTCGCCTTCAACGATGTAAGCGAGAACTTGTCTGCCGTCATCGAAGCGTTGAACGACATGATCGCCATGTCGTTGACGCACGGTGCTTCAACCTCGCTGAGGGTGAACGACGAATTTTCCATAAACAAGAGTAACCTCCCGAGCCTGTAGGCTCGTTAGGCGAAGGTGCTATTCCTGTGCAAAATTGTCAACCACTCTCTTTCGAGATTGGTTTCCCACCGACAATATGTCGCAACCTTAGCCATGGGTGCGACAACCCGTCAAGCTCGATTTGGGCGGATATTATACGTTTTTAACCGTTTCAAGATTCCGTCGTAAAGCCTTGGAAAACCTCGGTTCTGCAAGTGCAGTACCGTATAGCCACGTCAGTCCGCGCCATGAGCGACGACCGTACGAGCCAAGCTCGATCCCATTCCACTCTATATCGAAGCCTTCAGAGGTTTCCAAAAGGTTAATGCACTCTTGGGTCGTATTTGTGCCACCAAGCGCAGCCTCTGCCAATGCGACATAATGCCATCGGCAGGCGCGGGCCAAATACAGCAGTGCTTCGTCGGTGACATCATCCGTCTGATATAGCTCCACCTTCATGAAACCTTGCTGATGAAGCTCATCCAGAACAAATTCATTGCGGAAACATGGCGTAAGCGCGCAATATTTACCCTTCTCAAGCCACCCATTGTGGTCAAGGCAGATGAAGCTTTGCTCTGCCGAGCCAACGTGGTAGCCGACCTGCGATTCGACGAGAAACAATTCATCCGGACAGGTCGCCATGTTGAACTCGTAAGGGACCATCCACGGCGCGTCTTTGTAAGCGAACCCGGTGTTGGAGAAATGGCGAAGCGTCTTTGTCAGGCGCTCCCAGCTTTCAACGGTGTCCATTTTCGAATACCCGCTTGGTGATGTCGGCGAAGGTCTTCAGGTCGCTCAGGCCAATCGACGGATGGTGCTTGGCCAGATAGGCTTCGATGGCGCCGACGAGATCGGACAGTTCCACGAGGCCGCCGACCGCAGTCCGCTGCTGATCGAAATCCTGAAGCTCAAGGGCTTCCTCGACGATCTTCGAGACCTCGCCCACTTCCCCCTTGGGAATTTCGGCCAGATGGTAGCCGGGCTTGCCCTTGGGCGCGGGGTTGAGAATTTCGGCGATCTTCTCCCAGCATTCCTCGACGCTGAGCGTCTTCGAGAACGCACAGATGGCCTTGTCATTCCGACCACGGATGACATTGGCGTACTTGAACCGCGTTTCGCCACGTGTCAGCAGGGTGACCGTGCCGGGATCGGCGTAGCTCTGGTGGAAACGGCCCGCTTGGATGTTGTAGCCGGAACCGGCCGACAGCGCTTGGTAGCCGGTCTGCTCCATGTGGCCAGCCTTGCGGCCGTGCTGCGGCGCTGGGTTTTCAGGGTCGCAAGAGACGGAGACCATTTCGAACTCGCCGTTCACGTTGGGGATGAACGTGAAGTCGTAATTCTCGATGTAGCCCTTCAGGACTTCCGAGTAGAACGGATAGCGATGGTCGTGGGTCTCTTCGGAGCCGACGATGCCCTTGTCGATCCAGAAATGGATGCGGCGGTGTTCGTCGATCTTCAGTTGGATGAACCCAAGGCCGAAATAGGCGGGGGTAGCACCGGTGGATTTCAGATAGTCGAGGTCGAGGAAATGCGAATTGAGGGACACGGGCGGAATCCGCTGGAAATGGAAGGGTGGACCGACCCGGATTGCTCCGAGCCGGTCCGGCGTAATTAGCCCTGCCAGCCGGGAGGCGGCTTGCATCCCGTCTGCTTCTTGAAACCGGGGAAAGCGTCCGGTTGGGTGGTCTGCACGCGAACCGCCTTCTTACGGCTCAGTTCGATGCCACGGGCGCGCAGGCCACGGGCGTCGTCGTAGTAGAGGACCATCTGCGACGCGAGATCGCCACGATTGAACTCGATCTCCTGCGTCTTGAAATCCTGAGCTTGGCCAAAGCCAGTGCCCAGAGTCTGCTCGACGGCGTTCTGCGGCTGGACCGAAGCCATGCTACGGGTTTGCTCCATGTCCATCCAGTCCATGGTGGACGACGTGTAGGCCGTGTCAGCCGACAGCTTCGCGCCAGCGAAGGTGTTCTCCAGCGTCGTCGGAATGCCCTTCGTGCGCGACGAAGACGCCGAACGGCTCATGCCGACGCCACCCAGATGGCCTGCCGCGCCGTAGGTAGGACGGATCGGGTCACCGTAGTAGGAATAGTCGGTGATCTGCGGAGACACGCCCGGAGAGGCGAACCGCGAGCGCATGATGCCACCGCCGGTGAACGCCGTCCGTGCGACCTTCTCCTTGAACACCATGACGCCGAGGACGCCGGTGTTGTGCGACTTGCCGCCTGACATCGCGGCCGAGTAGCTTTGCTGCTTCCCCGCGAACAGGAAGGCGGCGGCTTGTTCAGCGTCAAGCTTCCAGCCGGGGATCACGATGGTCTCGTGCGCGGCGACCACGAAGCCACGGCTTTCGGGGCTGGCTTCGTCGCCATCCACTACCGAACGACCATCGACCGCGACCAGTGCTTCCACACGCTGGTTGGTCAGGTTCCGGAACTGGATTTCGAAGTTGGAGCCGTCACGGCCTTCAATGAAGGTCTGGCCGTTGTGGTAGTATTCAGCGATGGGGCGGCCTTTGACCAGCACCCGGATTTCGTATTGGTTCTGCAACATTTGAGTATAGCCTTAGATTGCGGTCTTGAACAGATCGGCGTCGGTGTAAGACGACGAAGCACGGAAAGCAGACGTTGCTGCGGAGACCGTTTGCATGGTCTCGCGGAACTCTGAACTGCTGAAGGACTTGATGTTCCCGGCGGGGATACCAAAGGACAGGCCGACCGCCGTAGCGTCTTGGTCTGCTCCGAGGAACATAAAGTTGTGACCATCTTCTTGGATCGCTTGCGTGATCGCGAGGTTCAGGTCTTTGACGCTGTATTGTCTGCTGGCATTGTCGCCACCATCGGTCATGATCACGAAGAGAACCTTCGGTTTGACCGACCACGTCGAAAGCCGCTCACGAAGAGCAGCCAATCGCTGGCCGACAGTGTCCCGAAGATTAGTTGAGTCGCCCGGAACAAACCAGTCGTACTTCATGCTTGGGACCATGCCGATGTCGAGATCGACGTACGGCGACGTCTGGCCAATTCCGGTGTGGAACTTGGTCAGGGTCAGCAGGCAAGTGCCTTGCTGTGCTTTCTGTTCATTTAGGAAATCGTTGAAGCCGTTGACCGTTGCGGTCTTATGCTTCGTCATGGAGCCGGTCTCGTCGAGGATAAATTCCACGACAGTAGGCGTATACTCCGTTTGCTGCACGGACACAGGTCCGCGCGCAGGCTTTCTGCGAGCCATATTCTATTCTCCTTGTAGGACTTCTGCCTCGCCAACTTGCGGGGACTTCTGCCTACGATGTGACTACGGCTAATTCCGTAGCCACTCTTATTTATTACCCCACCGTTAATAATGTTCGCAATATTCTCGTTGACGAAATGGCGGCTTTCCGACAAAGGAAAGGCTCACAGTTCAACGAGGCTGCTTTGTACGAAGCCGATCACGCCGCAGAGGTCGCCAGCCAACTGGCCGGAAAATACCGGGCGGGTGGTCGCGATGGGCTGTTTGTCGTCCAGATTCGGCCGATCAACATGGCCGAGCTTCGCAGCAATCTGGCTGACCACGGCATCGGCTCCGACGTCATGATGGCCGACACGCTGATCGACCAACCCATCGCCCAGACCGTACGGTTCCTCGAACGCAACCGCGTCATGAACCGGTTGCTGATCGTCCATAACCCGGACGGCCGCGACATCCCGGTCCCACTGCGCGCCATGATCGCCCGACACCACGTCAGGGATGGTGGATCGTTCTACATGATCGTGGGCTGATCCCATGATGACGCACGAGCAATTCCGGAAGCTGTCGAAAGACGCCAAGCCACTTCCGGAGAGCATGACGCGCGAGTATCAGTGGAACCTGCTCCGCCACGTGCGGCACGGCGGGCGCTGGCGCGGGACCAACACCCAGTACGACATGTTCGGCCAGAAACTGGTCCTACACACGATCAAGCCCAAGATCATTGGCGCCGGTGAGCGCGAGCACACCATCATCCGCCGGATCGACAATGCTTGGGGCATCGTCTTCCATAATTTCTCCCTCTCGACCTTGCCCACCAGCGTGGCCGTCACCGGTGATCAGCACACGTTCAATCAACGTGTGCTCGGAGCCCGCTTGGGATTCTTCCGTAGCGCTTCGTCTGAGTGGTTCGGCGACCGCGACCAGTTCCTGAAGGACATGGCGATCATCCGGATGGCGGACCTTTTCGAGTACGACGCTGCCGAGTGACTTACACGTAAGTCATAATAGCGAGTATGGCTTACGTGTAAGCCATCGCCCTAAATATGTGCATGCGCGAGTTGATGCACCTCTACGACATTCTTGAAGAGAAAATGGTCACCGACCCGGTCGAGGAAGCCATCCTCCGCATCCGCGCGGGCTTCCAGATGTCGCCTTGGGCGATCAACAACGGCTGGTGCTGGGGTTTCGCCCACAAGCTGGCAAAGGCTCTGGGGCCGGGCGCCGAAATTCTCTCGACTACCAAGATCGAGGGCATGTTCCCCGGCCATTCCATCGTCCAGTTCAACGGACGCTATTACGACGCCGAGAGCCCGAAGGGTGAGGACGATCCCCACCAGATGAAATACAATCGCCGCATGCAGGCCGCGATGGACGCCGAGGATCGCGGCGAGAAACCTCACTGGCGAAACAAGTAGGAAATTGACAGACGATTTATCGTCGGTCTAAATAGGTTCATGCCCTACCGTTAGGTCCACCCTTCTTCTGATCTGACTGTCGCCCCGCCCGCCGGAGCGTGCTCTTTTGCGCGCTTTCGTTGCGGGCTTTTTCATGCCTATTTTTCAACTCCGCCTGCTCGCGATCCGCGTGAGTGGGCCTTTTTTCGTGCGTATTCAAATGGAAATCAATAACAAAAACAAGCAAGACGGCTTCGATGCCGAGTTCGATGAAAGCAACCTGACCGACGAAGACTACGAGCTTCCGGAAGACGATCCTTGGGCAGAAGGAGAGTATGGGTACGGTATGCTTGGAGAGGATCGCTGGGAAGACGAACCCGGCTATCAGGCCATCCTCGCGAAGATGCCAAAGGGCTGGTGCATCGTAAAGTGCACCGATTTTGATTGGAGGGACTTGACACGAATGGAAAAGTGGCTATCCTCCAATTGTCGAGACCACTTCAAACGAGTTGGTTTCGCATCCGACTGCTCCACCAAGGTCGCGGTTACTTTCGCGAGTGAGGTAGATGCAATCATGTTCAAACTGCGATGGAGATAACGACCATGAAGTAGATTTCCCAACCTCCTGAGTTCTCCCGGCACGTGGATTTCATGCGACGCATGAAGACGCTGTGGGGGAAGTTGGAACGGGTCCGACTAGGACCCCGGCGATACTTGCCGCCAAAGACGGCTCCGCCCGTCTCTGAAGTAACTGAATGGTGCGAGGAATTCCTTCGCGACCAGTTCTTCTTCAGCCCCGGCTATGAGGTGTACTACTTCCGCGACGTGCGGGACGCAGTCCACTTCAAACTTCGCTGGTACGACGACCTGAAGGTCTGACTGCCACCAGCTTCTTCTTCCCATAACGATCCAATCCCCCTGATACGGAGAATTCACATGACCAACCTGCAAACCCTTTCCTTCACCAACCGCGAATCCTTCCTTGCTTGGCGCGCCGAATGGCGTGAGGAGTACGCCGAACTGTCGGCCAACCTCCGTCGAAGCAAGATGTCGTGCAAAGAGGCGTTCCGCGCCAACAAGCTCGACGCTGCGGCTCGCCTTCAGAACAACATCCGCACCTTGAAATCCGAGGCGCGCGAAATGATGGAGCTTCGTAAGGAAGCCACTGAGCAGAAGAACGCTCAACTGGCCGCCCGCGAAACTCAAGCCGCTTAAGGGAGGCTGACATCATGAGCGCTTATGCGATGTTCCCCACCTTCACCGACCGGGAAAGCTACCTTGCGTGGCGAGCCCAATGGCGTGTGGTCTACAAGCGACTGTCGGCGGAAATCACCGTCGCCAAGCGCAAGGCCAAGAACGCCGCTCGGCTGAAGCACGACTCTGCCCCGAGTCTCCACCGTGAACTGGCCTCTCAGCAGGCCATGGCGCGAAAGATGCTCGCGATGATCAAAGACGCCGAGGCGCGCCGGGATCGTATCCTTGGCATGCACAAGGCGCTGGCGGAACAGGAAGCCCTGTTCCCGCTGACGGCGACGAACTGCCGGTTCATCGACTTCCACTTCAACAAGGGCTCCATCGAGTTTCCCTTCTTGCCCAAGTGGACGTTGAAGACCGGCGGCAAGACCTATTACGTCTCTCATTTCGAGAGCACGCAGGGTTTTGAGACCATGGAGAAGGACGAGGGCTCGACCCGAGGACTTCTGCGTATCCGTCGAGCCGATCTGCGGATCGAAGCGGGCGGCCACGCCTTCATCACGCCCGCCGCCGTGCGGGCCGTGCAAGAGGCGGCCTAACGATACCGGCGCGGGGAGACCCGCGCCGGTCCTTTCCCCAAATCACAGGAGATCGGCGATGGACACCATCACCGTGGAAAAGCTCGACATCGTTGGGCTCGACTATCACGAAGACGATTACGACGGCGCCCCGGCCGTCCAGTTCAACGTCAACGCGACGACGACCCAGTATCGCAACAACCGCGACAACTACCTGCGCGAGACGGGCTCGGAGACCGAAGTCCTGACGGCCAACAGCCTCGACGAACTGTACGAGCGCATGGCCGCCTACAAGGTCCGGAACGAAATGCCGGGCAAGGGCCAATGGGACGACCACGATTCGGTCGGCTTCGACGGCATCAGCATCACCATCGCGACCACCTACTTCGACGAAAACAAACTGACGTCGTCGGAGACGTGGATCAAGCATCTGGCGGCCGTCGAAGCGGCTGCTCAGGAAGCCGCGAGGAAATCGGCGGAAGCTGCTGCGGCGCGACAAGTGAAGCAAGACGAGGCAGAACGGGCTCTGCTCGCCACTCTACTTGCGAAACATCGGCCACAATCTGGTTGACGAAAGACGAGCCGTCGCTATATAGTGGCGGCTCAACTTTTTGAGGATCGACCAGCATGGCCGTACTCGCCGTCTCCGGTTTTCGATTGTGCATTTCCGCACAGGAGAAAACCGATGTCTCGAACCACCCGTCGTCGCCTCCCCGGCTATCACCCCGGTGAACGCCACTACGAGAACGCCAAGGCCAAGCACGCCCCCGGCGTGACTGCCCCTCGTCGTGCTCGTCACCTCAGCGACGCCAACGACTTCAACAAGGAACACTGGTTCCACGGTCGCGACAGCTATGGCGCCCAAATGCCTGTCTGCGCGCCGCACCGCAAGACCCCTCGCGGCTATTGCTCCCACGACGAAGTCTGGGGCTATGGCAAGCGCTGGGCCAAAAAGCTGACCGGTCGCTATCGCCGCATCAACGGCGAGCACGACGTGACCAGCCGCCTGAACGATCTGGACTGATTTTGGTTGACCAGATTGGAATGGCCTGATAGATGTTTGATCGTCTTTGGTCTGATTGCATAGCTCAGTTGGTAGAGCAGCGGACTCTAAATCTGCGGGTCGTCGGTTCGAGCCCGACTGTGATCACCAAAGGACGCCTTCATAGCTCAGCGGTAGAGCAGCAGACTCTAAATCTGTAGGTCGCCGGTTCGAGCCCGGCTGAAGGCGCCAAACATCTTCAGGGTCACCCATGTCCTTCTGCATCCACCGCCGCACTGTACGTCAAACCGGCCGGGATGAATATGAAGTGGAGATCGGGCCGCTGGTCGAGACGACCATGACCCTGCATGGCGCGAAAGAGCGCGTCAAAGAGCTTCACGCCGAAGAGATCGCCGACAAGGTGCTCAGCATCAATGCCGTCTACCACGGCGTCGTCCGGCCGCAGTTCGCCGTCCTCGACCATAGCGGCAAGGTGATCTTCACCTACGGGACTTAAATCTCGTAAACCATATATGGCCGGGCATTTCAGCTTGGCTATATAATGGCACATGACACATATTTTCTTGGATAGTGACGGCGTTCTGGCCGCCTTCGACGAACACGTATACGCGCAGTGGGGCAAGACCTGCCGCGAACTTGGCGACGCGGAGCTTTGGGCTCGCGTCGAGGATTACCCCAATTTCTGGCTCGACATGCCGGTCAAGGACGAGGCCTACGATCTCTTCGATCTGGTCCTGCCCTTCAAGCCGACGATCCTGACCGGCTGTCCGGCAACCGGCTATGACCGCGCCGCCGCCCACAAGGTCGAATGGTACGCCAAGCACTTCGGGTCGAAATACGGCTACGAGATTCCGGTGATCACCTGCCGAAGCAAGGACAAGGCCCTCCACATGAAGGCGCCGGGCGACGTGCTGGTGGACGATTTCTTCGTCAACATCAAGCGCTGGCGTGCTGCTGGAGGCAAGGGCGTCTGGTACGTTGACCCGGTTCTGGGTCGCGGCGAGGTCGCCGAACACCTCCTGAAATTGGTTGACGAAAACCAATAGGCATGAAATTGGTTTCCCGACATTTTACCATCGGGAAACCCTTTCATGACTATCGGCCACGGCGATCCTCGCCCGACAAAGACGAAGCAGGCGCCTCTCGTCCAACCCAGCGGATCGACCGTCTTTGTCGATTTTGCGGGCAAGCTGATCTACAACAGCCGCTTGGGGCTCGTCCCCATGTACCTGATGTTCCTGTTGGTCATCGCGCTCTACGGCGTCCAACTGGTGCAGGACATCGTGTTCTACGCCTTCACGCACGACCACCACTTCAACATCTTCGCCATCTTCCAACACGACGGTCCTGAGCGGCTTCTGTTCGTGCTGAGCCTGATCGACGCGGTCATGATCGGGGAATTGATGGTCATGGTCACGGTCGGCGGCTTCAACACCTTCGTCAAGGAATACAAATTCAGCGAATTGGGCGGCAAGCCGCGCTGGATGAACGGGCTGGATAGCTCGACCCTGAAAATCAAGATGAGCATGTCGCTCGTCGCGGTCACCGCCATCCACCTGCTGAAGACCTTCATGGAGGTCGGCAACCCGGCCGCGCATCACGAGGTGACGTGGAACACGCTCGGTATGGAAATGGCGATCCACGCCATGTTCATCGGCACGACCGTCTTCATCGCATGGGTCGCCAACATGCTTCACGCCCACCATCCGGCGGCGACCGACACCAACGCCACCACCAGTGGCGCCGATTTCCACAAGCACGACTAAGGGGACTACATGAAGCGCATCATCACGGCGCTGGCTGTCGCAGCCATCGGCCTATCTCTGGCGGCCTGCGAGCCGTCCCACCGGACGCACAAGCAAGTCGTCGCCGTCAAGCACCTGAAGGATGGCCGCTGGGCCTATCAGGACAGCAGCAGCAACGACTGGTTCTTCTACTACGTCATCATGACGGATCAGAGCCGCAGCTACTACACCGGATCGTCCGCTCCGACCGTGGGGTCCGAGGTTACCGCCTCGAACGGCGCGCAAGGCACGGTGAACATCGCCGAGGCTGAGCCGGGCACGGAGCCATCCGCTTCGGAAATCGCCGAAGCTGAATCCGTGAGCGTCGAGATCGAGGTCGTCGGCGAAGGCGAACCGGCCACGGCCGCTGAGGTCGAGGCCAGCAACGCGGAAGGCGGCCCGGAATCGGCCGGTGAAGCGTCGTCGGACTCTTCGGCCGGTTCAGACTCGTCGTCCTCGTCTTCGGATGGCGGTAGCTCGGGTGGTGACTCGGGCGGCGGCGGCGGCGGAGACGGTGGTGGTGGTGGTGGCGGTGGAGACGGCGGCTAAGCCTCTGCCAGTCACGAAATCTTGCACCCGGTCCAGCAATGGGCCGGGTGTTTTCGTTTGACCGACACAGAGGCCCGTGGGAGCCTCGTCAGGCCAGCGTTGAACAACACACGGCGCTGGTCCCCGGATAATCCCCGGAAGGCTCCAGAACGGTCCCCACCGGTTCTGGAGCCTTTTGCTTGGTCATAAATACGACCATGCGCGAATACATCAATCTCATGGAACGAGCCAACGTCGCCGAGAACCCTGCGTTCCAAGCGTGGTTCAAGGGCTCTAAGGTCGTGGACAAGCAAGGTCAGCCGCTGGTCTGCTACCACGGCACGTTCCGAGACTTCGCCACCTTCAAGCACCATGCCTTCGGCTCGGCCGGGTCTGGTTTCAACCGCCTCGGGTTCTGGTTCGACGTCAGCCCGGACACGGCGAACTATTTCGCGGGCTATCACCCGGAGACCGGGCCTGCGACCGGCGCCAACGTCAAGCCGTGCTTCCTGTCGATCAAGCGCCCGCTGGCGATGAGCGGCGATTGGCTCTGGGACGAAGACCTCGAAGAGCTTCGCGATCTGGCCCAAAAGCTCAAGACCCTCGACCAGAACGATCCCCACAACGACTACTACCGCATCCGGAAGGCCTACGACGCCAAGCAGAAGGAAATGCTGTCCAACGATGCTTGGACGCGCGTCATGAACCATCTGCCGGACGGAGTGAAATCCAAGACCGAAGACGTCGCCGCGTTCCAGCAGCAACTGATCAGCGAGGGCTATGACGGCATCCATCTGATCGACACCATGGCCGATGGCGGATCGCGTGGGTACAAGCCGACTGACTGGTGGATCGCGTTCTATCCGCAGCAGATCAAGTCGGTCTTCAACCAGACCTTCGATCCGGATAGCGACGAAATCTGAATTTATTTTGGTGTGCCGCGCACATCAGGGTGAAATCGTGGCCTAGTAAAGGTGAAGGAGATCACCTCATGGAACGCATTCGACTTACCGAAGCCGAGCTATCGGCCGTACTGTCCGTCGCCGGTGACGCATTTGCTTGGGAGACGCTGTCTTGCGGTGAGAGCGAGGACGACGCCAACAAGGCCATGGCCGCGTTCGAGACCGGCATGGATAAAATGAAGGCGATGCTGGGTAGGAAGCGCCGTAAGCGCGAAGAACGTCGTGGCGGAGGGTGAGGGGATCGAACCCCCGCAGGGCTCGTCACCCTGTCACTGGTTTTCAAGACCAGAGCCTTACCGCTCGGCCAACCCTCCGTATCACGTCGGTCCGGCGGGTGGAATGGGCGGACCGAAGCCCGCCCACTCGTTAGTCTTCATAGAACAGAACGTCACGACCTTGGTACTCGCCCACGGTCATTTCACGTAGCCTGAACCACTGCTCGTCTGCACTACGGCTCCGAACGATCATGAACTTTTCTTGCCCATGGTCGGCTTCCTTTGGCAGGCGTTCCTTCACTTTCGCGAAGGCTTCATCCCGCGTCAGATAGACGCCTTGGACTACGGTCCACGTTCCCTCGTACGCGATGTGATGCGACTCGGTCAGTACGAAAACTTGCATCTTTCTTCTCCTCTTGCTGCAATGAAATACAAGCGTGAGGAGTTGATCGATTGGCCAACCTAACACCCGCCGGGGTATTTGGTCAACCAGAATTTGGGGTGATGGACGGGGATCGAACCCGCGACATCCAGAGTCACAGTCTGGCGTTCTACCGCTGAACTACCACCACCATAGAAACTACTTCGAGAGCGCGAGCAGCAGGCGGTCCACACCAATGGCCCACCCGATCCCTTCCGCGTATCGACCGCCACCGGCGATCTGCTTCTGGGCGCCCAAGCTCTCACATTCGACCTCGAAGCCGTCCTCGACATAGTAGGTCAAGCCTCGCTTGACCGCGTCGCTGAACCGGTAACTGAGGCCGAGCTTGTCGAGCACGGCGATCAGCAGACCTTTGACCTCTTCGGTCCCGCCGGGAACGTCCCCAAGCAACTCTACCCCGAACTGTGTGAATTCACGGTAGCGCCCAGCTTGGGGGCGTTCGTAGCGGTAGCAGCGGGAGACGTAGAAGATGCGCTTGGACTTGCACGTCTTCGACCATGTATCCCGCCAAGTCTCTTGCACGAGACCGGTGACTTCGGGGATGAGGCAGACAGGGCGGTCGCCCTTGTCCTTGAATGCCCACATCTGGTTGACGATCTCGGGGCCAGCCTTATCAATGAAGGTCTGCTGTTCCCAGATCGCCGGAAGGATCACTTCCTCGAAGCCAGCTTCAATGAAGACACACCCGCAGCGTGTCGATCACCTTAGCGTAGGCGACGGCTTCGTCGCCTTCCAGAATTCTCGTGCCTCTCAACATGTCCTTGTCCTCGTAAATGTTCCGGGTGTGGGATTCGAACCCACGTGAGCCTTGGTGTTGGGCCGGTACACCCACCTCCGCTCTCTAGTATCCGATCAACCTTATGACCACTCAGTCAACCCAGACCTCTTAGATCGTCAGGATGACGATCTGGTCGATCTCGACCTTTTCCTTGATCGCCTTCGTCAGGGCGACACGCTCATCTTCCAAATCGGGGAAGGCGGCCGTGACGTCCTCCCAGTTGGTTGCCTGAGCCGCGAACGACATCTTGGCGACCTTCTGGGCGAAGGCTATGAACTCGTCCGTGCGGGCCGCGAAATCGGTCTGCGAGCGGACTGCGACAATGGCGCCTCCCTTGTTGGGAACCGACTTGTCGCTGTGCGTATACGTTTCGATCCGGCCAGCCATTACACGGCCTCCAATTGCTTCTTCAGGACGGCAATCTGACGCAGAGTGCCGGGGACGTCGATTTCAACGGTGCGCGAGTCCTTCTTCCCGAGGGACTGTTGCAGCTTGGCCTCTAGCGCGGTGATCGCCGATTGGAGCTTGGCCTTTTTCTTGTCGGGCTTGCTCATACGTCGGTCGCCTTGCGGTGGTTCTTGAAATCGCGTTCACGCTCGAAGACGATCTTGGAGGGCATGTTGAAGCCCCAGACTTCCGCGACAGTCCAGCCGTTTGCACGGCCATCTTCATCAAGTTCGAGAACACGACCTTCCTGAGCGAATTTGGTCGGAATCCACGAGACTTGAGTGGACCCCGTAGCGCGACGCAGAACGCATTGCGTGTGGGTCTGGACTTGCACGATATTTCTCCTGTTGTGAGCACCGGCACAATTGCCGGATGCTCGGGTTGAAATGGAACTAGCGGCGGGGCTCGAACCCGCGACAATCGACTCCACAAGCCGACGCTCTACCAACTGAGCTACACTAGCAAAATGAACCAGCTTTGCTTTCGCTAGACTGGCTCAAATGTTCTTTCTGGTGCACAGGGCTGGATTCGAACCAGCGTCCCTTTCGGAGGAGATTTACAGTCTCCCGGCTTAAACCACTCACACCACCTGTGCATGAGAAAGAACATTTTGCTCCGTGGTCTGACTGGTAGGCAGAGCTGGATTCGAACCAGCGCGCCTTTCAGAGAGGGGTTACAGTCCTCCGGTTTCAGCCACTCACCCACCTGCCCACAAGACAGACCACGGAGCGTATTTGGAGTTGTGAGTGGGATTCGAACCCACGTGAGCTTTACGCTACGGGGGTTGCAATCCCGCACCTTCGACCACTCGGTCATCACAACATGTTGGCGGAGCCGGTGAGATTCGAACTCACGGTGGGTTTTTACGACCACACTCGCTTTCCAAGCGAGCGCCTTAAGCCACTCGGCCACGGCTCCATTGAAGCTCCTTTGCGGAAGGCGAGGGAATCGAACCCTCTCAGCCGTTTGAAGGGCTGTACGCATTAGCAGTGCGCTGCATTACCGGCCTGCCCGCCCTCCGCGAAGGAGCTTCAGATATTCGATGTACTTGGCGGAGCCGGAGGGATTCGAACCCTCGGTGGGTTTTTACGACCACTCCCGCTTTCGAAACGGGTGCAATAAGCCTCTCTACCACGGCTCCGCAAAGTACATCGACTTGTTTACTTCATTCGTTAACCCTTTCAGACAATAAAAAACCCCGGAACCTTTTCAGGCGACGGGGCAAAGAAAAACCCCGGACCTGTGTGGGTGCTCGGGGTTGCGTTCACTTGGTGATTTCGACTTGGACCTTAGCCCGTGAAATCCTCGCACGACAGCAACCCGCTACCCGAATGATAGCTGGAGGAATAGCAATACGAGTGTGAACTGATGATCGTGGTCATAACACTATTCCCTTTCTGTCGTCTGTGCCCCTTGGGGCGATTGAGTTTCGGTGATCCGGGGTAACTGAAAGTCCCGCGCACTCACCGCTGATAATTCTATTTAGTCACAGCGCCTATTTCTCGTCAACAATTATTTTCGTCAACGACTTTGGGCCACGTTCGCCTGCTAGGGCGCCACCAAGCGAACGTGGGGGCCGAAGCCCGAGCAGCCGAAGCTGTATCGTCACCATATAGTCGAGCGAGAAATCTCGTCAACAAGAAAATGGGTGTACCCGGCGGAATCGCACCAGCCACGTGCTCCCAAGGGAATGTTCAGCACGTCACCTATGTAAGGTACTGCCCGATCCTATGCCCGACGCCGGGGGGCAGATCAAGCGCGTTGTGCGGTCAGCAGCGAGCGCCCGGATGATAGGCTTCGTTGTTCGTGCTCATGTGGTGGCCCGTGTCCTTGGTCACGCCGTCGTAGCCCATTTTCTCGCCCTTCACGTACTGGAACGAATGTGGGTGCGGGCCGGGGTCACGCTCGAATTCGGTGCGGAGCATGCCGATCAGGGCGTTCAAGGTCGCGCCGCCGCCGTTGGTCTTGACCATCTGCTCGTAGAACGACATCTGAGCCATGTTGGGCTGGAATGAGACCGGTCCGCCATCCTTTGCGGGATGGACCGGCTGCGCGCCGACCGTGGTGGCCACGAACGGACCAAGGCCGGGCGCTGCGGCGTGTGGAGCAGGGTTCTTCGTGTGGATCGCGTTCAGAGCGGCCGTCTTCTCCGGCGGGTAGCTCTTGTCGATGACGTGGATAAACTCGTTGTCCAGCCGAGCCTTGATCGCCAGAAGATGGGTGCTGGTGAAATCGAACGGGTTGTAGACGGCTTCGAGATAGCCGTCCAACCAGACACAGAGCTTCGAGGGATTCGGCTCAAGCTCGAACACGAGCTTCAGGTGCGACCGAATGCACGGGTAGAGGCATTGGTAGACGTTGTCGTAATCGAAGACGGTTTGTCCGGCCTCTTCGTTAAGCTCGAACCAGCCCTGAAGCCAGAAAGCAAATTGGTCGGAGCGCATTGGCCACCCTCGTTAAAAGATGGCCAATTTGGTAAACCAAATGCTGACGAGGATCAATCCTCGACGATCAGGAAATTCAGGAAGTTGGTGATCTTGGCGGCCGACGTTCCCCACAAGGTGTAATCGACCGGAACCGACAGAGCCACCGGCGCCGTCAGCAGGCCGCGAATGGTCTTCAGGTGGTAGAAAGCCGAGTAGAGGTCGTCTTCCGATAGGCTGGCGACATCGTCGATCAGGACGATGCCACGCAGTTCAGTCGGGCTGAACGGCGTCGTGCGGACGCTCGCGAATTCAGCGCCGCTGATCTGCGTGATTTGCAGGCCCGTGGCCTCCAGAGCAGAGCGGACGGCCACTTGGTCGCCGAAGATGATGTGCGGCGTGGTGGGATCGCTGTCGCGAACGATCTGGGCCGCATGGTCCGACGTGATCGCATGATAGCGCGGGTTGGGGCCTTTTTCTGGCATCCTCATGGTTCAGGCCGCCCGCTTGAATTCGGGGAAGACCACCAGACCGCGCGCGATCAGGGTTTCCAGACCTTGTCGCGCCCGAGCGACGCTGAGGTCGTTGGTCTGCGCGATGTAGACGGCCACCGCGTCCTTGTACTCGTCCGAGGAATTGTAGTCGTTCGGGTTGGGCACGCGGTTACCTCCATCTGTGATCGAGAAACACAGTATGCACTATTCCACAGGCAAGTCAAGACAGCACAGTTGAGAAACTGTGCTTAGCCCATGTAGCGATCCTTGGTCTCCCACCAGCCCTCTTGCCAATCGTCGTGTTCCGTCGTCCCCGATGCGTAGGGGTTCTGTGTGCTGGACTTCCCGGCCTTATAGGCGGCTTCGCCTTGCTTGTGGGCTTCGGTCATCGGAAGGCTTCCTTCAGCTTGAACGCGCGCACTCGGCGCTGACGGCCACGGGAATCGTTGCCACGGATATGGAACGCCTCGAAGCGTTCGTCCTTGGCCAGCGCGGCGAGGGTCTTCTGCATGGCGTGCAGGGGATGCTCGTACGGGACACCGGCGTTGAAGCAGATGTCCACGAGGATGCCATCACCCCAGACCACGGTCATGAGGCCGCTGGCCTTGATCATCCGGACGGCGGTGTCGGCCAGCGTACTCACAGGCGCTGCACCAGCATTTCAAGCTCAAGGCCGGAGTAGCCAGCCGCGATCAGAGCCGCGCGCTTGCTCTCCTGTTCCTTCATGTGCTCGTAGCCGAATTCATGGCCGGTGATGGGCATTTCGTGGCCGTACTTGCTGAACGGCTCGTTGTCGCCCACGACGACGGTCTTGTCGATCTCCAGCAGCTTGTGGAAGCCTTCCCCAAGGTGCTCGTCGATCTGGTCGGCAAACCGCGTGAAGATGCGCTGGTGCAGGCGTTCGCCTTGGCAGATGCGGCGCGACAGGCCGCGCGACCCGTGGTCCTTGCGGTCGAGAACGCGCATGGTCGCGGGTGACCAGATGTAATCGTAGCCGCCGCCCTTGACGTTCGCGCCCTTAAACCAGACCAGCAGGAGGGTCGGCGTGCGAGCGAACACGCGCCCCATGCCGCCATAGGTCACCCCGTTGACGTTGGGCCGGATCAATTCGAGGTCGATGGTGGTGACGTTCACAGCGAGGTCCGCAGGCCGGTGTGGCGCTCGAACGCATCGCGAAGGCCTTCAGCCTCGATCCGGTCAAGCTCGACGATGGGATTGAAGTCGAGCTTCCAGAACCGGCCGAAGGTGACCGTGTACACATCCTTGCCGACGTCGAGGCGGATGATGACCTTGTTGATCCGGTCCTTGGTCTTCATCTTGGGAGGCAGGTTGATCATCAGGCCGTCTTCCATACGAACCAGCTTGGCGCCAGTCATCGCGATGAAGCGATGGCCACCAAGTTGGGCAATGATCGTCTGGGCGACTTGGCTCAAGATCGGCTCTCCCGTGAAGTTGAGATTCCAATCTATACTGTTTTGGCGGGAAGTCAATAGCACAAAGGCCACCCGAAGGTGGCCTCTGCTTAGCGCTTCATCATCCGGTCGATGACGCCGTCGATCAGGTGCTGCGTCGCTCGAAGTTTCGATTTCATCGCCGCCTCTTCCTTGATCTGCCGAAGTCGATCTTCGGCCCGGATTTCACGAACGATTTCTTTCTGAATTTCATCCTGAAGGATCGTCATGATCTCCGTCTCCATCGCCTCTTGCTCGGGGCTGACGACCACCGGAACTGGAGGCGGAGTGTCGAGGGTGTCGTCATCGTCCGGATAGTGGTCGCTCGGGAACAGTTCTTCAAACTGTGCTTCGATGTCTTCCGACTTGAACGACCAGTACACCCACGGAAAATCGTCACCACCATCGACCGCATGGGTGGAAACGAAGTCCAGCACCGGTGATGGGCCGAGATTGCGACAGCGATACCGCCAGCGCAGACCGTCAGCCGTTCGCTGGCGCCAGCGGATCACCCAAGGTTCACGCGACATCAATAAAGTCCCTCTCGAACTGGACCATATCGGCCAGCGATTCAAAGCGAATGACGAGGCCCATGACGTGGGGCTCGATCTTGATGACGCCGAAACGAGCGGGGCTGCGTTTCCACGCCAATAGAGTTGGGCTGGGTTGATCGAACTCCATGCCTTTTGCAAAGCGCGGGCAACCAAACAGCTTGGGGTATTTCCGCCGGTCGATCTTGATGCAATTGTTCTTATAGGCCCGCTGGCGCTCGGCGATGGCTTCCGGCCGCATCGAAATGCGGCGGGGCTCGCGGGTCAGGATTTCGACTTCATCGGATCGCAGATCGGTCATGCGAAAAACAGCTTGAAAAGGGTTGCGTCACGGTCGCTGGCAAACTCGAAGACGATGTCCACGTCGGACGGGAAGGCTTGGAATTTGCCGTGCAGATTGCGGAGCATCCACGCCTCAGTATCCGGGGTCAGGACGACGAACTCGTAATTCGCCATCGCCTTCCGATCCCAGACGTCGGGATGATCGTCGAGGGTGATGACCACCTTGTGTGGATAGTCGGTCACCAGATGTTCGACCAGTCTCGGAAGCGGCCTTCGACTTTGTAGGCCGCCTTGATGAAATCGGCCAAGTCAGCGTCACTCTTGAAATCGTAGAACACACTGTCCCACGGTTCCACCGGGGCGTATTTCTCCCGGTATTCGCGGTCGAAAAGCGTCCATGTCAGATCGCGCAGCGACGTCAGCTTGGCGGACGGTGCGAACCCCGGACCCACGTCGAACCCGACCCGAGCGATAGACCAATTGAGCCGCGTGCCGCAGAGGACAAATGTCCCGACTGGAAGGGCGGCGGCATGGTCCCAACCAGATTCCCTGATCAGTTTTTCCCGGCTGCGCTTCATGATGTCCAGCCAGATTTTAGTGGCTGTCGTGGTCGCGAACTGCGGAAGGCCTTGGCGCTCGATCTTGGTCATAGGATTTGGTTTACCAAACTCCGAACCAGATGCCAATCCCATGAACGACGGCGACCGGGAAGGCGATGGCGCCGACGAGCATAAACAGGTATTCATGGTTCTTGATGCAAACCACGACATGCGTGCCCCACGCGACGGCAAACACCGCGCACAACGAGAAGAAAAAGCCATACAGACCAAAGATGAGATTGCGAGCGGTGGAAATCTTCACGTCAAATTCCTTAGTTGTCGTCGAACATCTTGTTGTAGACGCCGAGCGTTCTGAAATGGTCGATGCACTCGTCGTATGTTGAGTTCATCGCGGTTGAAATATTTCGTGCACGCTGGTAGTCACCGCTCTGCATGCTTTCAAGCATGATGCGGTCGGACTCTTCGATGATTGCTTGCAGGCGGTAAATCTTGCTCTCGAACTGCTTGATGAAAACGACAGCGTCTTCGTCATCCGCGAAAGCATGAATGATGCTCTCCCAGCGGTTGGAGAACGAATGCCTGACCTTGGCGGCGTCCATCCAGTGAACACCATCCTTGTCCTTCATGACGTGGACCACGTGTTGGAACGTGTCGTCCTCGACAAGGCCGATGCGGCAGACGAACCAGTTCTTGTGGTCGCCGAGCAGGACGTAGGTTCCGGTCGGGTAGGTTTTGGCGTAGGTGACGATCCCGCGAATGCGGTTCATGATCGAAACCGAGGTCGCCTTCACGTCCTTGGGAGCCAAGATGAAGGCAGAATCGTCGAGCTTGCGCGTGTCGCGGACCTTGGCGATGACGCTGTCGGGCGCCATCATCCCGTGCTTGGTCAACGCGGTATCGACGTTGGCGCGGCGAAGGACCATGGCTTTGGCCTCCGCATAGGTAAAGCCATCCAGTTGTGCCAACTCGATCTCAGAGTCGAGTTCATCTGCTGGTATGCCGTTAAGATCGCGAGGATCGGTCGGCATCAACTCGATGTCGTTCTCCGCGTTGAACCGGTCCTCATCGTCGAGGCCAATTTGGGTGAAAATGTCATCGGACATTCGCTCGTTCCAGCAGGTTGATGCGACCATGGATGCCGGTCTCGATCTCGTTGACGAAATCGAACACCTTCTTGGTGATTCGGCAGTCCTGCTCGCAGTATGGGACCATTTCGGGATAGAAACGGTCGAATTTGTCCCAGTTACCCTTCGGGTAACCGAAAAGATCACCCCATGCCTTCAGGCCGTGGCCCGGACCGCCGCGAGAGGTGTCGAACTCTTTGACGAGTGACCTGCTCAGCTTGACGGTGTCGATGATCTTCTCCTTGTCGAGGACGAAGACGCCATCGGTCAGGCGGGTGATATTCTTGTTGTCGTAGCCCAAGAAATTGTGGCCGATGATCAGGTCAGCTTCTTCCAGACGCATCAGCCCCTCGGCGATGTCGTCGTCGCCCACATGTCCGGTGAACTCGTCGGTGTGGTAATCGAGAATGCCAAGGACCCAGAAACGGGTCGGGTTGTGGATGGCGTTGGTCTCGATGTCTGCCACAAGAATTTTGGGCGGGGTGATGAGCATGAAAATGGCTTAAAAAACAATTTCATGATCATACGCATAATGGTAAACGAAATGCAAATCTATTCGATCAGGCGGCTACGCCTCCTGATGGCGCTTGGGAATCGCTTCGCTGTCGCTACGCTCATCCCGTCACGCCAAGTTGTACCTTGATGATAGAGGAAGGAGACCGTTTATTCCTTGAACCATAGATTTAGTGTCTCTTTCCTCCCCCTTGAACAGAAATCCGGGTAAAGGATTCCAGTCCAAGAGGGAGGATGATTTGACCATGAGTTGTTGGTCTCTCGACAAGCCGCGATCAGTTTGTTTGCTGAGGCTGGCGGTTTCCCTGTACCAGCATGTGACGGCCCAATCCTTGCGCGTTCCACCTGAAGATGGAGACGTTGCGCGGTCCGGAAGGATGTGCTCAAGCGAGCGCTTTCATCCCCGGCGCGGTGCGTCTCGGGTGAACGGGTATAGCAAAACGGTTATGAGGGTGTAGTTCAAGCACGTACGCCGACAGTCGAGGGATCGGTCGCACGCAGAGAGGCGTCAAATGAAACAAGACGCAACTCTCTTCTTTTTAAGGCGCGCTCTTATGGAACGAGTGTTCCACCAAGTGGCCACATGAGGTTGCTTGCCATCCGGACTTGCACCGGCTTGTAGCTCGTCATATGTCTTGTCGGCTGCTCTGCCTCATGGTTGCCGGTCTGGATAGAGTCCCGGCTTCCGTCGTGCGGTGGGCAACCGCTGTACGCCCTGAGCTATGGTGGACAAACAGTCCAAGAGTCGGACGATAGAATCGAATCATAGGTTGTGTCAAAATCCTAAATATTCGCGTAACCATTCTCTGCGGACATTATGAACCTTCATCCAGTACTCGACCTGCACGACACCATCGCGTGGGACATGGACAAGACCCTGATCAAGGGTGACAATTCGGCTTTCTGGCGCGCTTACATCGCCATGACGCCCCACAAGACCCACCACGTCATCACCTTCCGTGAGACGGACGAGTGGGCCGACATCATCATCCCTGAACTGCACGCCCACGGCTTGCACGAAGCTCACCGGCTGATCGCTGGCATCCACCGCTGTCCGACCATCGTGTCGGATTGCTTTAACGTCCATTGCGGCGTCGTGGACAACGAGATCAATGCCCGCATGGCGCTGTACGAGGCTGAGGCGACCGGCGATTGGGAAGCGCTGAAGATCGACCATGCTCGCGAGTTCATCCGGTTCAAGGGCAAGAAGGCGGCCGAGTTGGGCTGCACCGTCTTGGTGGACGATCTTCTGCATCTGGTGAAGCCGGGCTGCGACGAGCATGGCGTGATTCTGGTGGACTCGCTGGCGCCGATTACGCTCGGCGCTTATCGCGTTTGAGATAGACTTTGAAGGCTCCGCCGCCGCTGAACGGCTCGATCTTGCGGACTTCGGGTAGCTGATCAACCCAGAAGGGGAATTCCCGGCGGATGTAGCCGGACAGTCCCGTGATGATGGTCACGTGACGCAGGCCTGCGGCCTTGGCGTCCGTGATGAACTGCCGGGTCTCGACGCAAGCTTGTTGGATGGTGAGGCCGTGCAAGTCGATTTCCGACTGGCGCGCACGGGGACGCTGAATAACGAGCGCATCCGGCCGGATTGCCGGAGCGCTGGTTTTGGGAAGCAAGGGAACCAGACCTTCGGTCACCTTCTTCCAGAGTTCTAGGTCTTCGGGGCTCATGATTGCCCTATTTAACCACCCATTCGGTAATAAACATTACCGCCAATGGGTACGCGAACAGAGGACCGTGTGGCTTGTGCTGTTGGTCCCCGACGACGAGAATAGAAACTGTCTGCCCCTTTAGTCGGATCGGGTAGATCGTCCATGACGATCTGACGGGCGGAATCCACCATTTGGCGCCACGTCTTTAAGTCCTTGGGCATTTGCTGCGAAATCGGACGTCGGACCCAGTCGTATTGGCCCTTTTCCCAGATGACGTTGCAGTAGGTCTTCTTTCGATATTTGGTTCGGTTCTTGGTCGTGTGCCCGACTGCCATGATGTCGGCTTGGGTGCTACCCCGAGCTTCGTGATACATGTTCAGAGCGAGACAAACGATCTGGTTGCGGTTTTCCCCGTCGATGTCGTCAAGCGACGAGGGGACGATTTTTTCGAGTGCTGCGATGGTGGGTTGGGGAGTGGAAGCTTTAGCTGTCGTGCCCGAGAAAATGCTTGTCGTTAGTAGAGTTAGCACGAATAGAAATGCAGCAGCGGTCTTGCGGGATCGCATCAGTTCTCCTTAAAAAGTGTTTAACAGGAAGCCGGATTAAACGGGTTCCGGAGGCGGCCTGTCAACCTCAATATGCCCCAACGATAGGCTGGGACTTGCTCCAAAAATGTGCAGGCCATTGATATTTATCACAAAAAGTCGTTAACTAAAAGCCGCTTTAAGTTGGTGCACGAATTTTCGAGCGAATTTCCGGAGACGAATTTCCGTCTGGCGAACGAAATATATTGCGATGTCAAGGGCCTATTGGGTACTTTGGGGATAGAGCGATACGGCCCGCCGCTCAAAGATTTCGCGGGTCTCCCTATACTTTGAGTGTTATTTCCAATGACCAAGAAGACTGAAGGCAAGCGTCCGGCGCGTGCAAAGAGCACCGTTGAACTCAACGACCTGAAGAACTGGCTGGCCACCCAGAACATTGGCCTCACGCGCGAGGCAGTTCACGTCAACGGCCACCAGCACCCCTCGGCCATCGTGTCTGTCGATCTGGGCCAGATGCTGAAGCAGGCCCGCCTGACCCAAGACCAGTCGTACGAACTGGCACAGCGTCTGCGTCGGGTTGCCAAGGAAGTCCTCGGCAAGGACGTGAACATCCGGGTCGGCGTGGACAACTCCCACGGCATCCACTGGGCGAGCGTCGCCTAAGTTTCGCCGGTGATTTCCAGATGGGGCGGCGAAAGTCGCCCCATTTCTTATTGTTTTAAGCGATTTTATGGCCAAGTCAGTACCAAAACCGTTGTCTTCGAAGGCCATTTTGCTGTCTTCGAGCAAGCTTATCCTCCGCGACAGCCGCTCATACGCCATCTACGTCTGTTCAACCCGCGCCATCCCGGCAGTGGAAGACGGCATGAAGTTTGGCCAGCGCGTGGCGCTGTGGCTGCTGCGGAACCGTGCCGAGAAGCTGAAGACCTTCGCCCTGTCGGGGCTGATGGGTTACGAGCGTCTGTACGTCCACGGCGAGACGTCGGCGAACAACGCCATCAACCTGCTGGCCGCCCCCTACAAGAACAACGTCCCCCTGATTCAGGGCGAGGGAGCGTTCGGTAGCCGCATCGCGCCGGTCGAAGGCATCGGCGCGCCGCGCTACACCGAGGTCGTCCGCTCCAAGGCCGCTCAGGCGTTCTTCTACAACGACCTCGACCTGATCCCGCTGGAAGAGAATTACGACGGCTCGAACCTCCAGCCCAAGCACTTCCTGCCGCTGATCCCTGTAGTCCTCCTGAACGGCGTCAAGGGCGTCGCGGTGGGTTGGAGCACCAACATCCTGCCCCGGCAGTTCAAGGCCCTCGTGCAGGCCACGCAGGACGCTCTGAACGACCGTCCGGTCAAGCAGTTGATCCCGACGTATGAGCGCTACGACATTTCGGTCAAGAACGTCGGTCCCAACCAGTGGGTCTACACCGGCAAGGCCAAGATCATCGACACTTCGACGATCTACATCAGCGAACTGCCGCCGGGCATGGAGCTTGAGGATTTCCGAGAGCGTCTGATCGCCATGGAAGACAGCGGCGAGATCAAGGGCTTCACCGACGAGTCGGCGGACGGCATCAAGATCACCATCAAGATGCTGCGCGGATCGCTGGCGGCTCAGCCTGCGTCGGTGAAAACGGAGACCATCGAAGGCAAGGTCGTCAAGACCAAGGTCCCGGCCCGCAAGGCGTGGACCGACGCTGACGCCGTCGAGTTCTTCAAGCTGCACCAGAAGGTCACCGAACGGATCGTCGTGATCGACTGGGGCGGCACACGGATCAAGCAGTACGAGTCGGCCGAAGACGTGGTCAAGGAATTCGTGGCGTGGCGCCTGCAATGGTACGTCAATCGCTACGAGAAGATGCGCGACGACGCCAGCTACGAACTCAATTACTACCTCGCGCTGAAGGCCCTGTTCAAGGACACCAGCTTCACCTCGAAGCTGGGCAAGTTCCCGAACCGGGCAGGCGTCGTCGAGGAAGTCACCACGGTCATCGGCAAGGCCAAGATCGTGCTCGACGAATCGCAGATGAGCCGTGTCGTCAGCCTGCCCACCTACCGGTGGACCAAGGAATACGAGGCGGAGGTCACCGCGATCATCGAGAAGCTGAAACTCGACATCAAAGAGTACAAGGATATTCTCGCCAAGCCAGCGCGCCGCAAGGATATATACAACACTGAACTCGAAGAACTGAAGAAGTTGAAGCTATGAGAAACCCGGCCGCCAACTATCACGTGGAAGCAGAGACGGTAGTGGAGCACTATTGCCCCTACTGTCTCCATTTCGCGAGCGTTGTTGTTCGAGACAAGACAACTGAGGCCTGCCGCGAGTGCAACAGGCCCTACGAGGTCTATCCGAATGGGGAGGTGGAGATCAGCATGCTCTACGCCGTCAGGGGGCGTCTGGAGCGGGAATACGACGGGCCGTGCACCTGTTTCGGGCGGCCGTCAATCACCACGGCCGAAGATGACATAAAGAGTGGGCGGTTCTAAGGAACCGCCTTTTTTCATGACCAGAACAACCTGAAGACGGCTGCGTTTTTCTTGCTGACGAACCGGGCGCGCAGGACGTACTCGCCAGCCTTGGCGTAGCGCATGGTGAAGTTTGGGGTCTCGTCGGGGAAGGAGGCGACGAACCAAGCCATCGCCTCCTTGCAGTGCTCGATGCTGTCAAGCCGAACCAGAACCGTGTACGGGGCTTTCGGCTTCTCGACAGTCATCACATCCCGATCCATTCCTTTCGCTTATCAGCGAGTTTCGGATTGAACAAGAGGTTCATCGCCTCTTTCAGTTCGCCATCGTCAGTGATGGGTGTAGCCTTCGGATTTTCAAGTACCCACTTCCAGTCGTCCTTCTTCAGGGCGGCCAGACCCTTGGCGCGGGTGAGCTTCCAGTCCTTGTACTGCTCCGGGTTGAAGTCGTCGTAGTCCTCGTTGTACCAGTATTTCCGCGTCTTGCCTTTGACTGCGACGATCAGCGGGGTGTCGAACAGATAGACGTACGGCGGTTTCTCGGGATCGAACAACTCCGGCCACATCGTGAAGAAGAAGTTGATCAGCAGGGCTGCGATGTTCTTCCCATCCTCGTCGGCGTCCGTGGTGATGTAAATCTTGCCGTAGCGAAGCTGGTGGCGGTTCACGCGCTGGCCGGGGATCAGGCCTACGGCCTTCATGATCGAGCTTAGGGCCTTGTTTTCGAGGACGGTCTTGGTGGACTCCTCGAACACGTTAAGCACCTTGCCGCGCAGCGGGAGGCCACCGTGGATCATGGCGTTGCGCGCCTCGACCATGCCCGCCACGGCCGACTTGCCTTCGGCGATGAACAGGATGCACTTGGAACGGTCGGCGCCGGATGCGTCTTCAAGGTCGGCGACCTTGGTCCGCAGGTTCTTCTTGGCCAGCTTGTTGGCTTCGGCGTCGTCGGTTTTCTTGGTCCGCTCCGCGCAACGGGCGTAGATCATATCGACCCACTCCGGATTGCGGCGGATCACGCCCTTGAAGAAGTCCGGGTCGTCGAGAGCCTTGCGGATCACCGACGCCACTTCCTCGTTGATCAGGCGCGTCTTGGACTGGCTGTCGAAGGCGGGCGAGTCCATTTCCGTGATGTTGTAGATCAACATCCCGTCTTCCATGTCCGACCGGTTCGGGTTCAGTTTCTTGGCCTTGCTCTTCGAGGCCAGAGCCGAGAGCATGCCAGCGAAGAACCCGCGCTTGAACGTGTCCACGTGCTTGCCGCCGTGGAACGTGGGGATGCAGTTGACGAGGCTGTGGGTGTGCTCGCCGCTCGACTCGAAGAAGGCCGGGACCAGCCAGAACTTGCTCAGGAACGGCCGCTGGACCACTTCCGGCGTGTTGTCGGGCAGGATCGTGCCGGTCTTGACGTTGGTCACCGCGTCTACGGTGATGGTGATCGGCTTGCGGTCGCCGAACAGGGTCTTCTCGACGCCTTGCTTGCCAGCCGAAACGAGCTTGCCGTTGTAGTAGACCTTCAGCTTCGGGTAGCACAGGGCCACTTCGAAGACGCGGGCCTTGATGAAGCTCTCCGGCAGGGTCAGGTCGTGGAAGACCTTGTGCGACAGCTTCACCTTGACCTTCGTGCCCGTGTCCTTGGAACCGGTCGGCATGATGATCGGGTCTTCGATAATCAGCTTTTCGCCCGTGCCTTCGTTGAAGCGCTGGTTGAAATGCTTCTTGTCGCGGATGACGTCGATGGTCAGGTATTCCGAGCAGAAGTTCACCACCGAGCCGCCGACGCCGTTCAGGCCGCGCGAGTTGCCACGGTCCTTGAAGTTTCGGCCAGCCTTGGTCTCAGTCATCGCCATCGTGGCGGAGTACTGCTTGTGTTTCTCGTTGAAATTGATCGGGATGCCCCGGCCGTTGTCCTTGATCATGAAGGTCGCGGTGGCGGGATCGTAGCTCACATCGAGCCGGTCGCCGTATCCGCGCGTGATCATTTCGTCCAGAGCGTTGTCGAGGATTTCACGGAAGGCCGTGAAGACCGCCGGAACCCAAGTCGTCTCAACAGCCTTCGGCTTCCCGGCCTCGTATTCGAGGACGTTCAGGGTGTTCGGGTCTCGCGATCCCAACCACATTTCGGTGCGAAGACGTGCGTGCTGGAAGTCGTCAAGCTTCTCGATGTCATCGTCGTCAAGCTGGGGAATGCTCATTACTCAAAAATCCGGGTCTAATAATCGCATTTATCAAATCGGCCTGCACCAGAAATTCGTGAGGTGCGGCCATCCGACTATGGTTAACCCATCAGGCAAATCTCGTCAACCAAATGATTTCGCATAAATAACCTAACACATTTGTGGCCTGCACAGGGAGAATTGACCATGCTGAACACTATCTATCAGGTGTCCATCCAGAACAGCTTTGCGGCCGCAAATGCGACTACTGGCTTCATCGACGACAAAGAACTTGGCTACTACATGGCCAAGGGTCAGCAGCCGAACGGCCTGCAAGCCGGTCTCGACAAGGAGCGCGGCAACCTGCGTTTCCGTAATGTCGTTGAAAAGATGCAAGAAATGGGCACGATCTACGTGGCCAACACTGTTGCGGTTGGTGGCACTGCCAACACCGCGCCGTCGTCGTTTACGATGACGCTCACCGTTGAGCACGGTGATGATTCGCTGATCACCCGCGACGAGGCCAATGGCAACGTCGAGATCACCGGCATCCCGGCTCTCAAGCGCTGCATTGCGCGAGGCCTGATGGAAACCCGTCTGGGCTGGACCACGGAAGTGATCGACCAGACCAAGAGCACGGGATTCCGTGACGGAGCCACGGCCAACGCAATCGTCCGCGTTGGTAGCCGCATCATGCAAATTGATGTGGGCGCCCTCACGAACAGTGTCGCGACCGCCGAAGCGGCGATCACGGTCACGCGCCCGGCCCAATAAGGCCCGGCGAACTCTCACATCTGTAGATTGGTCCCATGATTGATGACACCCGATAACCGTCATCAGCACCTCATTGTGCGTGCTGAAGTAAACCGCCCACCGGGCGAAGCCGACCTCCAAGCTGTCTGCGACTGGATGTCGGCGCTGATCAAGCAAATCGGCATGAAAGAACTGGCCGCGCCGCGCGCCCGGTACTGCCCCGTTGTGGGCAACCGTGGCCTGACGGCTGACGCCATCATCGAGACGTCGCATTGCTGTCTCCACACGTGGGACGAATGTGTCCCCGCAGTCTTCCAATTCGATCTGTACACCTGCTCGGAACTGAACGTGCAGGATGTCATTGACGGCCTGAAGAAATTCGAGCCCACCAAGATCGAGTACAAGTTCCTCGACCGCGAGCATGCGCTTGTTTTGGTTGAAGAAACTCCGGAGAAATTGACCTTTATTGGCCGCCTCACTAAACTATGGCTTACAGTAAAGGGCATGCTCTCCTGAGCTAATAACACTACCCATATTTTACACAACTTATTAGCAAAGGCATTGGCACAACATGAATAATCTCAAGTACTACTCCGCAATTTGGATGATCCTAGTTGGGGTGGCGATCTCGATCATCGCCGCCTATTTCTCCGTCGTTGGTCTCGCGGCCCTGTTCGCGGCCACCCCGATTGGCGTCATCGTCATGGCAAGCTCGCTTGAAGTGGGCAAGGTCACCGTGGCCACGTGGGTCCACGCCAACTGGAAAAAGAAGAAGGGCGGCCTTCTGAAGGGCTACATGACCGGCGCGGTTATGTCGCTGATGATCATCACGTCGATGGGCATTTACGGCTATCTGGCCAAGGGTCACCTCGAACAATCCGCCCCGCTGGCGCCGGTGGAACTGCAAATCGAGCAGAAGAACACCCAGATCGCCCAGTACAAGGATCAGATCGTCGCCAACAAGGCGCGCCTGACCCAACTCGACAACGCCGTCAACACCATCATCGGAACCGACGCCAGCAAGGGCCTGCGCGCCCGTAAGGCCCAGACCGCTGAGCGCGCCGAGATCAAGGCGAGCATCGACGCGACCAACGCCGACATGAACAAGGTGTCTCAGGAGCTTGTGCCCCTGAAGCTTCAGGTCAACGCCGTCGAAACCAAGCTCGGCCCGATCAAGTACGTCGCCAATTTCCTCGGACTGAAGAACCCGGAGTCGGCCGTCAACATCGTGATCCTGCTGATCATGCTGGCCTTCGACCCGTTGGCCATCGCGTCGATCATCGCCGGTGCGTCCATGCTCGAAGAGACCGTCGAGGAACGCGCCAAGCGCCGCGACGAGGACAGCGAGCCGGAAGAGGCCAAGGCCGCCGCGTCCGTGGACGATGAGCCGGAAGACGACGAGCCGGTCGCCCCGATCAATCTGGCCCCGCCGACTGATGACCCCATCACCTTGAAGCAAGTTCAGCAATCCAGCTTCGACGCCTACCCGGCCAGCATGGCTGAGGCGGTGGAAGCCGTTGAGCAGGTTCTGGCTGAAGAGGAAGAGCCCGAGATCGTCAACGAGGTCGAGGATGATGAGCCGGTTGAGGACTACACGGTCTCCGACCAAGTGCAGTCCCTGTCGCAGGACGAGCGCGAGGTCATGCTGTCGATCCTCGAACGCAAGCCTGAACTGCTTTTGGGCATCGTTCAAGCCATTCGTGACGCCGACAAGCAGGACCCGAAGAACAAGTCCAACGGCTGGCTTGACGTGTAACTGAATTTTGCAACCGCTAAATAAAAGCGTGGTGCAATCCAGTAGGATTTGATTTTATGAGTGATGACAAGGTCTTCTTTTGCTCGTTCTGCGGCAAGAGTTCGAAAGAAGTACAAAAGCTCGTCGAAGGACCGGAAGTCTACATCTGTGACGAATGCGTGGACACGTGCCACACCATTCTCCATGATGAAAAGACATCCAAGAGGAAGTCTACGATGATCCAAGACGACAAGGAAGTAACCCTTCCGTCGCCTCGGAAAATCAAGGACCATCTTGATCAATACGTGATCGGACAAGACGAAGCCAAAAAGGCAATCGCGGTGGCGGTTTACAACCACTACCGGCGTTTGGACAACCCCGAGATCGACGGCGTCGAGATCGAGAAGTCCAACATCCTGATGCTTGGCCCAACCGGTTCGGGCAAGACCTTGATCGCCCAGAGCATCGCTCGCATGCTCGATGTCCCTCTCGCGATCACCGACGCGACCTCGCTCACTGAAGCAGGTTACGTTGGTGAGGACGTCGAAAGCATCGTCACCCGCCTGCTGCAATCGGCTCAGTACAACGTGAAGGCCGCCGAGCGCGGCATCATCTTCATCGACGAGATCGACAAGAAGCGTGGCAAGGAAGGCGGCGGCGCCAGCAAGGACGTGTCCGGCGAAGGCGTCCAGCAGGCCCTACTGAAGCTTTTGGAAGGCACGGAGATCATGGTTCCGGCCGGTGGCAAGCGCGGCCCGGCCGCCGAGCTTCTGAAGGTCAACACCAAGAACATCCTGTTCATCGTGGGCGGCGCGTTCGTCGGCCTCGACAAGCAGATTGAGCGCGGCCTGAAGAATGAGACCACCAGCGCCATCGGTTTCTCGGCCAAATCGGTCAACAAGAAGCACACCCATGCCGAGCTTTACGACAAGCTCCAGCCCGAGCATCTGATCAAGTACGGCATGATCCCCGAACTGATCGGTCGCCTGCCGGTCTACGCCATTCTGGAAGAGCTTACCGAGGACCAGTTGGTCACGATCCTGACCGAACCGAAGAACGCGCTGGTTCGCCAGTTCGCCGCCCGGTTCAGCCTCGACGAGATCGAGTTGACCTTCACGCCTGAAGCCCTGCGCGCCGTGGCCAAGATCGCCAAGGATCGCAAGACCGGGGCTCGTGGTCTCCGTAGCGTCGTCGAAAGCACGCTGAAGGACACCCAGTTCGAGCTTCCTGAACTGGCTGATCAAGGTGTCTTCGAAATCGTAGTCGGTGAAGACTGCGTGACGTCGAAAGCGCCTCCAGAAAAAGTATACGTGCCCACGTCCAAAGAAGACGGGGAATAAACTCCAGACTAAATACTGACAGATTATATTGCGACGGTTTAGCCTTGTAATGTATTCTGTCAGTATTAGCACACTCGGAGTTTAAGCTAATGTCCGTCCATAAAGTTGGACCCTTTGAAAACAAGCGTGGCCTGTCTGTCGATGTTCGCGGCAACAACGTTGAAGCCGCCATCCACATCTTCAGCAAGAAGGTCAAGCGCGAGGGTCTGATCCGTGAGGTTCGCTCACGCGAAGCCTACGAAAAGCCCAGCACCAAGCGTCGCCGCCAGAAGGCGGAAGCCGTTTCCCGTGCTGCGAAGGCCAAGCGGCGCCGCGACTGATGGCGCTTCCGGACGCAGGACCCGCCATGGACTCCTTGGTCGCCACCCGCCTATGGCGTGTCGTGGTGATCAACGAGGACGGCCAACGTTACATGGTCGGGCAGGATAATCGTGAAAGAGTTCCCCTACCCGCGTTCTCAACAGTGATCGACGACGCTTACCGCGTCGTCGATTTCTTCTCGGCCAAGGGCTGGGAATTCCGGATTCAGCACATCCCTGAATCGGACACCTACAACTCGTGCTTCTACCGTGACGACAGCCGGGTCTATCAGATGGTCAACGCCAAGACGACCACGATGGCGGTCTGCCTCGCCGCGCTCCAAGCGCTCAACGGCTCCAACGTGAAATTCGCCTGATGCTCGACTTCCTTGGACGTGAACTGAAGGTCGGACAGACCGTGATCCGCGCCAAGCTGCGCGGCAACTCGCCCGCCCTCGAACAGCGCACGGTGACCAAGGTCGAGGACGGCAAGGTCTATCTCGACGATTCCCACGTCCCGCTGAAGCTGGGCGGCAAGGTCTGCATCATCGAGAGCCCACCCGAGGCCGACTAATATTGCTGCGAATTTTCGGGATGGTTAATGTGGGGTTATTCGCTAACGCCATTTTTGGAAAACCATTTCATGACCGACCTGAACGCCTTTTCGGCGGATATCCACGCGCGTAACGTCAAGGCAGGCTGGTGGACCGATCTGGTCACCAAGGAATCGACCCTCGCCACCCGCAACCGCGCGGAACTGATGATGCTGGTCGTTTCGGAAGTGTCCGAAGCCGCCCATGGCCTGATCGGCAACCTGAACGACGACAAGCTCCCTCACCTGCCGATGTTCCAAGTCGAACTGGCCGACGTCGCCATCCGACTGTTCGACATGCTGGGCGCCGAAGCCTCGCTGCACGGCGGCTTCCTCGACTACGACTATGCGGCCCAGATCGCCGCCTACTCGGCTGACAGCGCCGCCGATGACGAAGTCCTGCTGCTGCGGATCGTCAACGAGGTCTCGGCCGCTATGGAACACCTGCGGAAGAACCGCACGGAACAATTCCGCCTGAAGCTGTCCGACGCCCTGTCGGCCACTTTCGGCCTCGCCGACGACCGTGGTTTCGACCTCTGGGCCGTGATCAACGAAAAGCTCGAATTCAACGCCAGCCGGGCCGACCACAAGATCGAGAACCGTCTGAAGGATGATGGGAAGAAGTTCTAAATGCTGTTCGGGAACCATCGAGCCAACCACCGGGAAGCAAAGCTGGATGACTGGAGGGATCACCTCCGGTCGTCTGCCTATCCCGCGCTGGTGGAAGTCTACGACAACCTGATCGACACGTACTGGTACGATGACGCTGACGAGATCGGCGACCTCGTGGCCTATATCCTGCGGGGCTACGATTACACGGTTCCCGCTGACGTGTTCGCCAAGTTCATCGCCGAGTACGTGTTCAAGCATCGGGACGCGGTCTACGGGGCGTTCCACTTCGATCCGTCGCCGGAAACGCGGACGAAGGTGACGCTGGCCGGGATGTTCATCGTGGCCAACGACAAGATGTTGAAGCCGGTCATCAGCTTCAGCTTCGCCGTCGATGACGACGAAGACACGATCATCTGAAAAAGCGAAAGGCGGGGAGTGATCCCCGCCTTTCTTTCTCGTGGTCTATGGGTGAGTTAGTATCTGCTGTGGGTTCGTTGGGTTCCGTCCTCGTTCTCGAAGCAGATGAGCGTTTCAACCGTGATGTCGTATTTGTCCCGCCCAGCCGCTGGGTTGTAGACGCAGTAGACCCGAAGCCCGTTTGCTGTTACGGCAAACGGGTAGTCTCCGCGATATAACCTGCTCCCGTCGTACTCAACTTCGGGAAAGATGCCCTTGAATTCCTCGACTGTGAATTTCCATCCTGCCGCCTCCTTGAGGCGGTCTTCTAGGTGGTCATGGCTCAGTGAGGTGTTGGGCATGTGCGGTTACCGGATGGGGATGGTCTTGAGGGTTTTCGCTTCCGGCAGTTGGCGCTCCATGTCGATGACGAGCAGACCGTTCTCCAAGCTGGCGTTGATGATTTCCACATCGGGGCCGATCTTGAATTGACGGTTGAAATTCCGGAAGGCGATGCCCTTGTGCAGAGACTTGGGCGCTGTGGGGTTCAGCGTCTTTCCATTCAGGACGTCTCGTTCCTTCGCGGCGCGCTCTTCCTTCGACAGGAAAGTGCCAGCGACGTTGAGATAGCCGTCCTTGGTGGTGATCATGATGTTCTCACGACGGAAACCGGCCACGGCCAAAGTCAGGCGGTAGTGGGTCTCGCTCAGCGAGTCGATGTCGTGGGGTGGGTAGCTGTCCTGATTGTCCGTGGGGATGTTCAGGAGCCAGTCGTAGCCAATAACGTGGCGTGCAAAGTTGCTCATATCATTCTTCCTTAAAAAGCAAAGTTAGAACCGATCCCAAGTAGGTGATCGGGAAGCTCCGAAGACGCTTCGTTTTTATTTATGCGGCAATTGCGGTTCTGGTGTATGTTAACTAAACAACACTCTTTCACGCGAGCCATTTTGATGTCAAATATTGAACCCGTAAACGATTACATCTACCTCGATCTTCGCGCCGAGAACACAGTGGTGTCGGATACTGTCCGCATCGTCACCACCATCGCCGCCATGCTGACGCCCGGTTTCACCGAGGAACAGCTTCGCGCCGACATCAAGGACGCGCTGGCCAAGTTCATCCCGAGCGCCGAGTGGCAGACCAACAACCTGAACCGCACGCGCGACGCCTCCGGCTACGAGCGCATTTCGCTCAACGCCGCCGCCCGCGTCAGCGAACGCGAGAACTACAATCTCGAAGAGCGTGCGGAAGCCGTGTCGCGCACCGGCCTGAAGATCACCAACGTGATCGCCGACACCACCATTCAGGCCAAGAAGATCGAGGAAGCCGAGCGCGCACTTCGCAAGGACGTCCTGATCAAGGCCATGGAAGAACTGAAGATCATCAACGAGGTCGTGTCCGACAGCGCCTACAGCCCGTTCCGGATCGGCCAGATCACGTTCAGCAACCACGGCACGTCGAACGCCAAGTCGCTGAACGCGACCATCGCGTCGGCTTCCTACGGGAGCAGCCTCGGCGTCGCCGGTAGCGCAGGCCCGGAAGGTACGTCCGGTGCTTCGCTGACCAACGCCCAGAAAATCTCCCTGTCGGCGTCGGTGCAGTTCACCCGGTCGTTCATCGTCTCGTAAGACGGCCGCCAGACCTTTACGGAAGGGCGGCTTCGGCCGCCCTTTTTCGTTGACCAGATTTTAACCATGTGCGATCTTCGCACCGTATTTCTGAGAGACCCATTATGATCGGCTATTCGATTATCTCCACGCTGATGTTCGCGCTCATTTCCCTCGCGAACCTGTATATGCTGAGCAAGCAGGCCAGCAACGAACCGGTGGAAAACAAGCCCATGACCCCGAAGGGTCGAGTCACCTCGATCCTCGTCTTCGGGTTTCTGGCGTTCTGGGGCCTGCTGTCGATCATCGTCTGCATCAGCCGGATCGTCCACGGATGAGCGCGCAAGAAGGCGTTCTCGAACGCACCCAATTCAAGGCGCCGTCGCGCTATGCGGTCCGGCTCTTGAACGACAATTTCACCCCGGTGGAATTCGTGACGGCTCTGATCCAGAGCATTTTTGGCCTCGACGAGGACAAAGCCTTCGAACTCACGATGAAAGTTCACACCGAGGGCTACGCCCGAATTGGTGAATACACTCGTGAGGTCGCGGAGTGGTACTGCGCGAAGATTCGGAACGACGCGACCAAGAATGGTTTTCCCTTGGAAGCCGTTCCCGACAAGCTGGCACAGTAGGCCAAAGTCAACATTAAAGTTGGTGTCATTCGGATAAATAAAACGTGGGCAACGTGGTGCCCGTTTTATTTACCGGGTGAACTATGTCTCGACCAAAGCCGACTATTCTGCTGAATTACACCGACCCTAAGACTTACAAGTCTGAGCAGGTCTTGAAAGCCGACGCGATCTACGCTGTCTTCCATGAAGGCAAGCCGATCAATCTGCGCTCGCTGCACAACCTGCTGGACTTGGGGCCGAAATACAAGAAGGTGTCCTTCAGCAATCCGGGGCATGCGTTCAACCTTGCTGAGAAGCTGAACCGACTCTTCAAGACCGACAAATTCGAGGTCCACATGCTCACTCAGGGCGTGAAGGTCAACGAAACGGACCTGTGAACTTCTACCAACGCCTAATCGAGCGCATCCGGCCAGCCGTCTACCCGGAAGATGGCGAGCCGGAGCCTCAGTTCGTTGAATTCGCCAGCTATTTCAACGACAAGACCGATCAGCAGATCATGTATCTGATCTTCCGCAGCTATCGCGGGAAGATCGCTGACGGCACGGCCAAGGGCCAAAAACTCACCTTCCTCGGGCTGAAGCTGCTCAGCTTGCTCTTCCGGCCGTACGAGATCAGCGTACCCGACGATTACGTCGTAAAATCGCGCGACCTGCTGTTCATGGATCGCCGCGCCAAGCTCCCCTACTTCCTCGGCAAAGAGGAACCGGCCGACCCCAAAAAACCAGACCCGAACGCAAAAACTCGTCTGGTCGTTTTTGAGGCTGATTTGGGGGTCATGCTTAAGCTTAACGACGGAAGCATAAGCGATTTGCGGACGATGCCATCATTCTGGGACGAATGATTTCTCGTTGACCGATTGTATTATTCCGGTAGGAATGTGCAAAGCGTCGTAAGGCGGACCGGCGAGGTCTGACTTACACCCGAATTTGGTTGACGAGACATAAATCGGTCGCCAGATTGGGGAAAAGCGCATCAGGCATGCGGCAAGTTTCAGCGAGCGTTCGGTAATGGCCACCACACTCACCCTTACACCCTCACAGTGCGCGACAGCCATTCGGGCTGTCATGAAGACGAAACGAGCCGTCTTCCTCTGGGGGCCTCCGGGTATCTCCAAGTCGGCCACGGCTCAGCAGATCGCTGTTGAGAACAAGATCGGTTTCGTCGATCTGCGTCTGTCGCAGATGGAGCCAACCGACCTTCGAGGCATTCCGTTCCCGGTCATTGAGAACGGTGTCCACGGCGTCCGTTGGTCGGCGCCGCTGGCTCTGCCGCGAAACCTCAGCTACGACCAAAAGCTCGAAGTCGAGGGCGAGATCACTCGCATCCGCTTCGACAACCCGCTCGGCGCCGAGCCCGAGATCAACGTCCGCTTCCTGCGTGGCCGTGGCGACACGTCGGACTACAAGGCCGTCATCTTCGAACGCGGCAAGGACTGGTTCACCACCGCTCTGGTCAACTCGGACTACAAGGTCCCGACCAAGCGCGTCCCCGTCTACGACGAGGAAGACCCTGAGCGCGTCATCGACCACCTTGTCGTCACCGACATGGATGCGGTCAATGCGACGCCGCCGGAATTCCACTGGGGCCGTCTGGGCTGGACCGTCACCGGCGAAGTGTCGGCCATCCTCGCCCTCGAAGAGTTCAACTCCGCTCCCCCTTCGGTTCAGGCCGCGTCCTACCAACTGGTGCTGGACCGCAAGCTGGGCGAATACGAGGTTCCCGACAACGTCTTCATCATGGCGATGGGCAACCGCGAAACCGACCGTGGCGTCACCTTCCGCATGCCTACGCCGGTCGCCAACCGCTTCATCCACTTCGAAATGGTCCCCGACTACGACGACTGGGAAACGTGGGCCATCAAGTCGCGGGCGATCATCCCCCGCGTCATGCAATACCTCCAGCGCTACAAGGGCAAGCTGTTCGATTTCCAGCCGAACAACGCCGCCCGTGGCTTCAAGACGCCCCGCTCGTGGCACATGTTCTCCGACGTGCTGGCCGCGAACCCGAAACTGCCGCACGTGGTCAAGAAGGCCGTGGCGGCGGGCTGCGTCGGCGACGGCGAGGCGTCCGAATTCCTCCAATTCGAGGATTTCTTGGACAAGCTCCCCTCGAACGAGGAAGTGCTGAGCGGCCGGACCAAGACGATGCGGGACAAGTCCCCGCAGGTCTGCTTCGCCCTGTCCACCGGCCTGTGCTTCGAGCTTCGTGACCGGGCCGACAAGGTCAAGGCCAACGGCAACAAGAAGGAAGACCGGCTTGAGTGGTTCAAGCAGGCCGACAACTTCATCGCGTTCGTCCTGCTGAACTTCCCGAAGGATGCGGGCGTCGTCGCGGCCAAGCACTCGATCTCGCTGTACAAGCTGCCGTTCGACACCGTGGCCATGGAAAACTTCGACCGGTTCGCCATGGAAAACCGTGACGTGATCATGGGCACGGACGAAGACGACGATGACGACGATTGATCGTCACTGACTACCTATGACCCCGGCTGCGGCCGGGGTCTCGACTTGTAAGTTTTTCCGCGTAGGTTCTCCCGATGGCCGAAGGCACGAAGCCGACTATGAACGACCCCGTCTACCGCAAGCTTATTGCGGCGCGGGTCTACATGCTCTTCGAAATGCAGTTCTTCGGTGGCATGGCTTCCCGTCTGCACGAAGTCGAGGCTGGTGAGTGGCTGAGCACGATGGCCACGGATGGCCGTCACCTTTTCTACAACCGGGAATTCGTCAAGAACCTCAAGAAGAAAGAGCTTTACTTCGTGCTCGCGCACGAGGTGCTTCACTGCGTCTATGACCACATCTGCCGTCGCGGTCACCGCGATCCGGACCTGTGGAACATGGCCATCGACTACATCGTCAACTACACGCTCAAGAAGGCCGACATCGGCCGGATGCCGCAGCTTGGCCTGTACAACGACAAGTACACCGACGAAATGTCGTCGGAAGAGCTATACGAAATCCTCCGTAAGCTGAAGGAAAAGAACCAGCTTACCATCGTCATGCCCCTCGATCAGCACCTTGACGCCTCGGCGCCGAAGCCGAAGAAAAAGAAGGGCAAGAAGGACGACGAGGGAGAAGGTGGTGAGAAGGGCAAGGAAAAAGGTCCGAAGCAGAAAGGCAAGGGCGGAGAAAACGGCGAGGACGGTGAAGACGGGGATGATGATGGCGACGGAAATGGCGACGGTCTGCCCGACGAAATCGACATCACGATCTCGGCCAAGAACGGTCCTCCGGTCCTGACGGAAAAGGACTTGGAGAAAATCCGCTCGGACATTCTCTCTGACCTGATCCAGACGATCCAGCAGACCAAGCCCGGCAAGGTCCCCGGCAACGTCCTGCGGGTCGTTGACGAACTGATCAACCCGAAGCTCGACTGGCGGAGCATGCTCGACGCGCACATCCGCTCGTCGATCCGTGATGACTTCACGTTCCAGCGGATTTCGCGCAAGTCCTATAGCATCGGCGCGCTCCTGCCGGGGCAGAATTTCGTCGATACCATCGACATCTGCATCGCCATCGACGTGTCCGGTTCGGTCGGCCCGGAAATGATCCGCGACATGCTCTCCGAAGTGAAGGGGATCATGGAAGAATTCCGCGATTTCCGCGTTCGCCTGTGGTGTTTCGACGGCCACGTGGACGAGGGTTCGTTCCAAGAATTCACGGGCGAGAACATCCACGAGATCGACGATTACCGGATGACCCGGATCACCGGCGGCGGTGGCACGATCTTGGAGTCGAACTGGAAATTCATGCGCGAGAAGGGCATCGAGCCGGTCCGCTTCATCCTGTTCACCGATGGTCACGTCGGTTCGTGGGGCGAGGAAGGCTACTGCGACACCCTGTTCGTCGTCCACGACAACCCCAAGGCCAAGGCCAATTTCGGCATCACGGCCCATTACGACTCGAAGGAAGAGATCGCCAACCGCAAGAACCGCTACGTGCCGTCGCAGTACATGGCGATGGCCGCGTAATGCTGGCGCTGGCTGGTCTCTCGATTGGCGTCCTGATGCTGGTGGGCCTATTTGTCCGCCTACCGGCCAAGAAAGTCGCTGAGCCCGCACGGGGGCCGCTGCAAGCGGTCTCCGAGCGACGCTACGGCGCGCGATTTGATCAAACCGATTTGAACGAAGGCATTTCAGATGGCGAAGAAGCCGAAGCTGACCCCATTGGAAGACATCATCCGGGCTAACCCGACTTGCATTGTCACGCTCGACAATGACTGCTGGTGGATCGACCGCGAGGATTCGGCCAACAACCCCTTCGACGAGGACGTCTACGACGGTGATCTGTCGGACGACAACCGGTACGAAGCGTACGCCGCATGGGAAGAGAAGAACCGCCTCGCCGAGTCCAGCACGCACGGCGGCCATTGCTACGGCGAAGGCGTTCTACTCGCGCTGGCCAAGATCGTCGGCGTCAAGGTTGAATGGTGCTGACGTCAATTTCGACAAATAGTCGGCCGCCATCCTATACTGGGCTTTGAACCCGGCTCGCTGAATTTCAGGGCCGGAAGTGTATTTCTGAAAGGTATTTCATGTCTCTCATTCCTATGGTGGTCGAGGCTGACGGCCGTGGCGAACGTGCGTTCGACATCTACAGCCTGTTGCTGCGTCACCGGATCGTCTTCCTGAACGGTCCGGTCGAGGACAACATGTCCACCACCGTCGTCGCCCAGTTGCTTTACCTCGAAAGCCAAGGCGACGATGACATCACGATGTACATCAACTCGCCGGGCGGCGTCGTCACCGCTGGTCTGGCGATCCGCGACACGATGAACTTCATCAAGCCGGACGTGGCGACCCTGTGCATGGGTCAAGCCTGCTCGATGGGCGCCATGCTGCTGGCCGCTGGCCAGAAGGGCAAGCGCTACGCCCTGCCGGACTCGCGCATCATGATCCACGACCCGAGCGGCGGTAGCCGTGGCATCGCCTTGGACATGAAAATCCAGATGGACGAAATGCTGGACATCCAGCGCCGCCTGCACCGGATGCTCCACGAGAACACCGGCCAGCCGCTGGAAGTCATCGAGAAGGCGATGGAACGCGACAACTTCATGAGCCCCCAGCAGGCTCTGGAGTTCGGCATCATCGACCGCATCATCAAGAACCGCGCCGACATCGCCGCCTAAGCGGCTCAGGAGCCCGACATGACCGACGTTCACAAGTCTCTGGGGTGGGCAATCGTCACACCCATCATGATCGGGCTCCTGATCCTGTCCTTGCCGCTGATAGTCCCGGTGAACAAGGTCATGGAACACCTCCAGACCAAGTACTATCGAGTGCATTGGTTCTGGTTGAGCAACAAGGATGCGCTGTTCTACTTGCCATTGTTCAGCCTGATCTTGGAGGCGATAATCCTCACCCCGATCATCTGGTGGGCTGTGGTTCACTTTCGCGGCTGAAAACGGCAAGCACGCCATACCCTAAAATATTGCGCTGAATATTCGTAGTAGTCATCCTGTTAACCATACAGGAGATTACTATGCGATACCATTTCCCGATGAACATCACGCTTGACGAAGTGCGTCAGGCTGTTGCGAACCACAACGCGCGTACTGGAACGTCCGCGTTCATCGAAGCAGACCGTGGTGATTACGTGATCTTCAATTACGTCATCAGCTTCGACGGCATTTTCCCGTTCCCGAACACCGACGATCCCGCGCTGAACCGCGAGTACACGGTGCTGCGTGAATGCCGGGGTCTGACGTTCTCCAAGGACGGCCGCATCCTCGCGCGCAAGTTCGCCAAGTTCTTCAACATCGGTGAGAAGCCCGAGAGCCAGATCGACGTGATCGACTGGTCGGAGCCGCACCACGTCCTCGAAAAGATGGACGGGTCGATGATCAACCCGATGTGGACGGGCGCTGGCCCGGCTCAGGCTGACGGCCTCGTCTGGTGCACGAAGATGGGCGAGACCGACGTGGCCAAGCCGGTCAACGAGTGGATCAAGGCCAACCCGCATTACGCGGAATGGGCGGCCAACATGATCAACCACGGCTGGACGCCGCTGTTCGAGTGGTGCTCGCGAAAGCAGAAGATCGTCATCGACTATCCGGAAGACCGTCTGGTCTTGCTGGCGCTTCGCGACAACCTGTTTGGCGGATACATGCCGTACGACAAGATGGTGCGGCACGCCGAGAAAGCGGGCATGGAAGTCGTGCGCGCCCTGCCCGGCGGCGTGGAGAGCATCGAGACGTTCATGGCTGAGGTCCACGACGTTCAGGGCATGGAAGGCTACATCGTCCGGTTCCACGACGGCCGGATGTACAAGGTCAAGGGCCTCTGGTACTGCCAGATTCACAAGACCAAGGACTTCCTCCAGCACGAGAAAGACGTGCTGGCGATGATCGCGCACAACACCGTGGACGACGTCAAGCCGTTCATGGAAGAGAACGACCGCAAGGCCGTGGAAGCCTATGCGGCCGACTTCGCCGCAGCGGTGGAAGAGCGCGCTGTTCAGGTGAAGGAATTGTACGACAGCATTCGGATCGACGACCAGAAGGAATTCGCGCAGTACGTCAACGCGAACCTGAAGCAGCCGGAGGCCCAGTACATGTTCCTGATCAAGCGCGGCGCCGACCCCGCTGACCTGATCCGAGCGACCATCGCCAAGGCGGTTCACCCGACCGCTGGCACGCAAGCTCGGGTTGACGGTATCCGCGACCTGATCGGCGGCCTCGACTGGAGGGACTACAAGTACTCCAGCTTGGGCGAAGAGTGATTGCTTTCAACCAAAACGATGCTATGCTGCTGTTTCTCGTAAACCAGAAACGGTGGCATAGCGTGGGTTTGAAAGTCGGCAAGGGCGCGAAGAAATACGTGCGGAAGATCAAGCCGGTCGAACTCGACCCGGCGAAGATTCTGGCGTCGTCCGAGCAGTTCCGCGCCATGATCACCGACATGCACGAGAACTTGGGCCTCCAGCCGACAACGCCCGGCCTCGCCCAAGCGATCTACGTTGAGCAGAAGCTGCGCTATCAAGCCGCCGCAGATGGCTCGGCCGCCTACGTGGCTCAGAGCATCCTGACCGGCACGGCGGAGCCGCGCGTCATCAAGCAAACGGGCTATGAACAAGCCCTGATGCACTACATGATCTGCTACATCGAAAAGCTGGCCACCGAGGTCGAGGACCCGTGGCGTCTGCGCGATGGGGTCAAGTACGCTCTGGCGTGGGCCATGCGTCCCGACGTGGACCCGGCCACCGCCATCGCGGTCACGCAGTTTGCGCTGACCAAGCCGCCTGAAGACATGCTCCGCGAGATCGAGGCCATGCCGGAGTACAAAGCCTACATGGATTACTATGGCCTGATCCTGCGCGAAATCCCGCGCATCAAAGGAAAATGACCCAGCGCAATGAGATCGAAATCCTCCGCCTGTCGCTGAGGAACGATGACGACGACTACGAGGAATCGGACGCCGAGCGCTACGCCATGGACTGGCGGGCCACGTTCCTACAGGGCTATCCGGAAACCCTCACCTTCCTCCTGAAGCACAAGATCGAGCATTACTGGGCCATCTACAAGATCGGCGACCGGATGGATGATCGCTTCGGCGAGCTTGAGCGCGTGCTGTCCTTCAGGATCGGCATCGACGACCACGTGAAGGCTGTTCACTTCAAGCTGTGGTTCGAGAAACCTGACATCATCAACTTCCATTTGGCCAAGCAAGAGAAGCCGATCCGGCAACTGTGCTTGGTTCGGGTGAATTTGGAAATATAGTAAAGAGACCTCTACTTCCTGTATAAAGGAAGAATGGGTCAACAATACATCTACGTCATCTGTGAGAGGGCAGATGCTAAGCTTGTGAAGATCGGGTTCAGCAAAGCGCCGGAGCGCCGCGTTGGTCAACTTCAGACCGGCCATCCCGCGCCGCTGGTTCTCTATCACAAGGAGGCTGTGAACAACGACCTTGTGCGAGCCCTCGAAAAGGTGATCCATCGCACGCTGGCCCACAAGCGCAAGGGCGGCGAGTGGTTCGCGTTGACGCCTGAAGACGCTGTGTTCGAAATCCAGCACGCGCTGATGAAGCACGGTGACAACTTGAACCTCCATACCATGCTGCGAAACGGAACGGTGATCCTGTGATGTTCGAGTTTGAAGTCTGCATCCTTGAAGGATTGACGCCGGACAACGACCGGTACGACGAGTTGCTGTACGACGCTGGCTTCGACGATTCAACGGTCGCCGTCTTCGGCGGTCAGGTCCGCATTCTAATGAACCGAGACGGTGAAACGTTCGATGCTGTATCCAAGCAAGTCGAACAAGCACTCGCGCAGATCGGCGTCACGAAAATCGAAATCAATCTCTTCCCTGATCCTGACACCGACGAAGTCGAAAAGCAGGTGACAAGGATAGGCAAAGGTGATAGCACCACGGTCGAGTGAGACCGTAGGAGTTGCCTGTGCCGAAACTGGACAATCGCGCGATGACCCCCGAGGTTCGTCGGGTCTACGATTCGGCTTTCCTTTCGGCCTACGCTTACGAAAATGCGGTGGCGGCCCAGATGCCGGATGTGGAGCTTCATGGCCTGATGGTCGAGCTTCGCCAGATCGCCCGCACCCTGCATGATCTGATGACACCACCCTACAGCCTCGACGAACTGGTCGAGAACCTGTGCGAGGACGCCCGCAACGACCAAGGCGTCGAGCCGACCATGATGTCGTTTGAAGAGATCATGGCGATGTGCGCGGAGCCGCTTGAGGACATCCCGCAGCCGACCTTCATCCCCGGCGGCGAGGGCCAGATGTCCGTGGAGACCTTCCGCAGCCTGTTCGAGAGCGGCATCAAGCTTCCCCGCGCGATCATGGTCCGCAACGTGGCCAGCGACATCGACGGCGCCATGGCTGGGCTCAACCACCGCATGGCCAAGCTCAATGAGCTTCGCGACGTTCTGCGCGGCGCGCGCGAGGGCGACGTGGTGGTGATCTCGGATTTCACCGCGCCCAGCCTGAATTTCCCTGACAGCGGTCAGTCCTACAACGCCGCGATCTCTGGGATCATGGCATCGTGGGCGACCCTACGTCAGGACCAGTCGGGGCGACTGGGAGACAAGACGGAGGTTCCGTCGATGCTGACCGGCGAAGACGCCGCGATCCTGCGGGAAAACATGCGGACGCTGTCGGAGTACACGACGCTCATGGCGATGCTGGACACGGAATTCTCGGGGCAATGTACCCTGATCATCCCGTACCCTCACGCGGTCATCCCGATGATCCAGAACCGGGTCATCGACTTCGGCCGGATCGCTGGCTGATTATTTGTGCCGGTAGACGATCCGTCCTTTGGACAGATCGTAGGGCGTCATTTCAACATCGACGCGGTCTCCAACGAGACAGCGGATGTTGTTCTTACGCATTTTGCCGCTCAAATGGGCGACAATAATGTGTGCCTCATTGAGTTTGACTTGGAAGAAGGCGTTGGGAAGCAGTTCGAGGATGCGACCCTCGATTTTGATAGTTTCGTCTTTAGCCATTAGCTCTTTCGTGCTTGTCCCCGGATTATTGCAGCCCGGTAGTTGATGATGTTGTGGTCGTCAATACCATCAAGGTGCAGACGATCAAGAAGGCGGGAAAGAAATCGCTTGAGGCGGTTCCAGATAGTCTTCGGAAGTACCTCGCCATTGGCGATGTATTCTTCCTTACCGAAGTGTTGGTATCCAATCCATTTAGCCGGAATGCGCGGCACGAGGTCGTGATGGTGGACCCATCGCTTGTGCGGCGTGGCGAGGTTCGACACGTAGGCGTGGGTTCCGAGGCGCGGCATCCCGAACGTCACGATGCCCTTGGCGTTGCAGCCGTCACCGCGCGCGGCGCGGATGGCGACGATGGCCGCGATGGCGCCCCCGAGGCTGTGACCGACGATCCAGACGCTGGGGTCGTTGGCCACGAGTGGGGCGATGCTATTCCACGTCTCTGTCGTCAGCTTCCGGAAGCCGTTGTGGACCTTGCCCGGCAGTTCGCCATCGCGCGTCAGGTCAAGGTCGAGGTCCACCAGAACCGTGGAGACGTCGGCCGTGCCCTTGATGGCGATGACCGTGTCGTACTCGCTCATGAAGACGGTCGCGAGCGTTTCGCCACCGGCTCCGTGCACCTTGCGAGCATCGAAAAATCCAATGGATTTGGCCCATTTTTGCGCGAGCGGTTCGTCAAAATATGCGAGGATCGCAAGCTCCACGAACAGCAGGTCGAAATCGGCAGGAATCATGCCAGAAACCGGCCCGCTCAACCGACTGGTGAGCACCGAGATTTGTTCTTGGACGGGTGGTAGGGGACTGAAAAGCACGGATTATTTAGGCGTGCGGCATTTTGGTTTACGAACCGGTTTGACACCCTGAAGGGTTTCGTTTACCTAATTTGCAGGGTGCTTTTCGCTCCTCGATATTTGTAACGGTGGCGTATGGAAGTTGGTGATTTTGTTCGGGTCTACGAGACGGATGAGTCCTTCACTGAAGGACAGATTACGGTCATAGATAGTGCAGGCGTCACGGTAGACTTCCTCGATTGGATCGAATGCTTCGCCAAACAAGACATCGTTGAGTCCTACCCAATTTACGACATGGTCTTGGTGGCGACAAAGCCCGGCCAGATCATCACTGATTTTCGCTGAATACTGTTCGTGATTTTGGGTTAGCCATTATGAAGATCGCTTACGACGACCGCCCCATCCAACGCTATCGCCTTCGTCGGGAAACCAAGTTCACGATCACCCCATCGGGTAAGGCGTTCCGCGTCCTGTCGTCCGATCTCTACAAGGAAAAGATTCTCGCGACCGTTCGCGAGATCGCCTGCAACGCCCACGACGCCCACATTGAGGCGGGCAAGGGTAGCCTGCCCATCGAAGTCCACCTGCCCAACCACCTCGAACCGTTTTTCTGCGTCCGAGATTACGGCGAAGGCCTCGCTCACCGGGGGTACGGCGACACTCCGATTCCGTCGATCAACGGCCTGTATTCGTCATATTTCGCCAGCACCAAGACGCTTAACAACGACGTGGTCGGCGCGTTCGGTCTGGGCTCCAAGTCTCCGCTGGCTTATTCCGACAGCTTCACTGTCACTTGCTGGCGCCGTAAGCGCAAGCGGACCTACACCGTGTTCTTCGACGAGGAAGACGCGCCTTCGGTCACCCTGATGGCTGTGGAGCCGTCCGACGAGCCCACGGGCATCGAAATCAAGGTCGCCGTCCGCTCGACCGATTTCGCCGAATTCCAGCGCCGGGCCGAGCAAGTTTTCCGCTATTTCAGCCCGTGCCCGACCGTGACGGGCGCGGCCTATTTCGAGGTCGATAGCAGGCGCGTGGTTCTGGCCGGGGACGGCTATCGCCTGTACTCGGGCATGGGCCTCGACAAGGACGCCATCCGTCCCAAGGCCGTTGTCGGCATCGTCGCCTATCCCCTGACGCCGGACCGCACCAAGCTCGACAAGAAATTGGCCTCGCTGCTGGACAGCATGATCGAGATCGACTTCCCGATTGGGTCGATCAGCATGACCCCGTCTCGCGAGGAACTGTCCTACGACCGCCGGACCGTCGCCGCGATTGAGGATCGTCTGCGGGTGATCATGGCCCGGCTGACCGAAGACCTTCAGCGCCATGCTGCGTCGATGACCACCGAGCACGCGATGCGCGCGTTCGTTGCCGACGTGAAGGATTACAAGGTCGTCTTCAATTGCCTGCCGAACGGCTTCCACATCGGCGACAAGCGCATCGCCGACAACAAGCTGATCTTCAGCTTCTACTCCGGTCTCGAAGGCTGCTCGCTCTACGAATTCGGCTACGCCAAGACCGGCGGCCGGAAGATGCGGCGCCAGAACCGCGATACCGAGACGCCGCACTATTTCGCCAAGTTCACCGACCGGTTCTACTACGACGACCTGAACGGCCGAACCACGCGGGGCCGTATGGAAACCCTGCGCGGTCGCACCCCGAGCAACGAAGCGATCTATGTCCTGCGCGTGCCGCAAGATCGCCCGGACTTGCTGGAGGCATTCAAGGCTCGCATCGGCGGCATCGAATGTCTCCCCGCGTCCAGTCTGCCCAAGGCCGATCCACGCCCCAAGAAAGCGCCGCCGACGATCCAGCAGCGCGCCCACAAAGCCGGGCGACCAAGGCGCTACAGCGACCCCTCGAACGTGACGTCCTACTACCTTCGCCAGCGCAACGCCTTCAAGAATGAACTGGCCGACGTGTCGGATCAGTACCTTCGCGAGGGTGGCTTCTTCATCCCGGCCATCGCCGGGGTTCCGCAGTCGCCGGATGGCAAGCCCTTGACCATGATGAAGGTCGGCGAAACGCTGGAGTCCATGCGCGACCTCGGCGTCTTCAACAACCAGCGCGCCAACGTGATGTTCATCACGCCGGAGCAGATGGAGCTTTACTTCGAGTATCAGGTCGTCCCTGACATCGGAGAATGGCGGAACCTGTGGGATCACGTGAACCCGCTGGTCCTGAAGTCCTGCAAGGAAAACAACTGGGGCGACGCCATCGCCATCGCCGAAATGCTGCGGGTCATCAACTCGACCCCGGCTGGGCAAGACCCCAAGACGCTCAAGCGCCTGTACGAGACGTTCGGCCCCGACCATGAGATCGGCCGGTTCTGGCAAGAGTTCATGGCGGTGAAGGAAGCCTACACCGACGCGGCCGAGACCATGCAGAAAATGCTGAGCTTCTACGATTTCGGGCCGCGCCACGGCGAAGTCTACAAGGTTTTCGGCCCACGGCCGCTCACCAAAATGTGGTGGGCTCTCGTCGAAAAGTACCCGCTTTTCAAATACATGCTGCGGTCGAGCAACCACGACTACCAACGTGTAGATGAGAATGTGATCAATGATCACATCGAGTACGTAAGAACTACTGACATGCTGAGAAAGGAACAAGTGAGCGCGTAATCACAGCACTTAACTAAATACCAGCGAAGTGTCGGAAACGAGCTTCCCAGTATACTTTTTAGGTGCTGGTCAACTTTGCTTATTTGAGGAAGTTTATACTATGAAAAAAGTTCCGTTCTCGGCGCTTGTCACGCCGATGTCGATTTCTCTTACCACGATTGAAGGTAAGGCCCATGTGATCCACAAGGATCACCGCAATTACGACCAGATCGTCACCATCATCAAAAGTGTGTTCGCCGCTCAAGAAGCTGGCGACAAGGACGCGGCAGACGAACTGCACGCCTCCCTCACGGGCCTGTGCGATCTCGGCAAGATCATTCGCGAGCAGAATGACAGCCAAGTCACCATTCAAGACGGCATCGTCTTCTACAACGGTGAGCCGGTCAACAACGCCGTCACCGGCCGCATCATCTGGGGTCTGAGCGAAGGGTTCAACATGAACCCCTACATCCGCTTCCTCGAAAAGGTGATGCAGAACCCCTCCATGACTGCGGTCGATGAACTGTACCAGTTCATGGAGAAGAACGGCATGGGCATCCATGCTGATGGCGACATCATCGCCTACAAGAAAGTGCTCGGCAATTTCCGCGACATCTACACCGGCCGGTTCGACAACTCGCCGGGCAAGATTCTGGAAATGCGTCGCAACGGCGTTGACGACAATCGCACGAAGACCTGTTCGAAGGGCTTCCATTTCTGCGCGATGAGCTACCTGCCGCATTACGGCGTCGCGTCGGGCAACAAGATCGTGCTGGTCAAGGTCAACCCGAAGGACGTGGTCTCGATCCCGATTGACTACAACTTCGCCAAGGCCCGCTGCTGCCGCTACGAGGTCATCGCCGAGTATACGGGCGACGACCGTGACGACCTGCTGGCCACCAAGGCTGTCTGGGACGACGAGGATTTCTACGAAGGCGACTGGGACGATTTCGTCACGGAAGACGCCGATGCTGAAGAAATCGATGAAGACGCCTGCGAGACCTGCACCATCGGCGACGACGATGATGACAACAGCTTCATCGAAGTGATCGATTTCAGCCCGCCGGAAGAGACCGCGCCCAAGACGCTGGAAGCGTTCTACCGCGAAAAAACCGCCGAGCGCGATGAGCCGATCCTGACCAAGGGCTGGCTGAACGGCCGCAACATCAACACGATGGTCTTCGCGGAAGTCTGCCAAGTCGGCTACGACGAAGACCCGGACTATTTCGGTCTCTACATCAGCAAGTTCGGCGAAGAAGAAGGCCTGCACTGGGTCGGCGACGAGAACCAGAAATTCTTCTACGACGGTAGCTCCTACTCGTTCGTGGACGAGAGCGTCAACCCGAAGGTGATCTGGGTCATCCTGCGGCCTGAGAACCCGATGGTGAAGAAGCTGCTGGAAACCCCGAAGGGTGAAGGCACGGACGGCGTCATCCACGACGCTGAGCTTCCCGTCCAGCCCTACGAGGTCGCCGAGCAGACCGCTGGCGTCCCCGGCGTCATCGAACCGGTCGTGGATACCGAAATGGACCTCGCCCTGCGCGAGGTGGCCAAAATCCTCGTCGAGCGTGAAGCCGCCGAGCAAGCCGACCGTGAGGCCGACGCCAAGCCGGACGTCACCTTGACCAGCCCGGAGGCGGTTGACCGCATCCAGCAAATCCTCGACGGCCTGCGCGAGGTCATGAAGCAGGAAGTGGCCCCCAAGGTCGAGCCGACGCCGGAAATGATCGGCGCCGCGATCTTCGCTGAGGAATTCGCCAAGGCCAAAGCCCCCGGCTACCTCGGCGGAGACCCGATCATTCGCGCCAGCCGCCGGATCATCGACATGTACGACCCGGCCAAGACCCACCCGTCGAGCGTCAACCTGCACGACACCGACAAGCCGTTCATGAACGACAAGACGGTCTGGGAAGAGGTCGGCCTGCTGGCCACCGAAATGTCCAAGGCCAAGGCGGCGTTCGAGGAAATCGAAACCCTCAAAATCCGCCTTTCGAAGGCTAAAATTGACTCGTTTGTTCGGGTTGAGGGTGATACATTCGACTCAGCCGGTGTTTACGTGGCAAAAACGTTCGATGAAGATGCGTTCTTGCGCGATTGGGCCGGTCAGAAGATGGCTGCTCGCTCTCGGGCCGCCTCGGACAACGCGAAGGAACAATGATCACCCCTGACGTCCCGGTCACCGACCGGGAAGCTGGTTTCATCGGCCTACTCCAAGAAGAGGGGGCCGAAGTCATCCAAATCCTTTCCAAGGTCAGGCGGTTCGGATGGGAGAGCCGGAACCCATACATTCCGGGCTCCAAGACGAACCGCCAGTTGACTGAAGATGAGATCGGCGACGTGCTTGCAGTGACTGCACTTTTGGTGAAAGAGGGTGCAGTAAATCTCGACGACATTGCTAAGCGTGTCGTCTGGAAATTGGAAAAACTGCGGGCTTTAGGGTACACTCCTAGTGAGATAACTACTTCCCCACTAGGAGAATGATCATGGATATTGTCGTCTACGGAAAAACCGAACCGCCCTGCCCATACTGTGAAGCCGCGAAGGTGTGGCTCGACGATCACAAAATCTCGTACGAGTTCATCGTCCTCAACGACGACACCAAGCGGTTCGCATTCTATGACGAGCAGGGTCTGGAAGGACCCAAGCGTACGGTTCCGCAAATCTTCGTCGATGGCGTTCGCGTCGGCGGGTTCAACGAACTGAAGGCCAGCGACGTCGCCGACCGCGCAGCCGCAGGCAATTTCGACGCGGATTTCTGACCCATGCCCTATCCGAACGTAGAACCGATCCGGTCGATCCTGCTTGAACTTGGGTTCGAGGAAATGCCGGAGTATTCGTCGTACTACGTTCGGATGATGGGTGAGCAGCCCCTGTACCTGTACCTCTGGGAACAATGGGTTTGCTGGGACGGAACGGATATGACGCACCTTGACTATTGCTTCAGGGCGCCGCCGCATACCCCGAACAACCCCGGCGTAAGCTGGGCACATCTGCCGATCAAGAAAGACGACGGCACGTGGTTCTTCACGGGCGAGACCAACGTTCCCGAGGTCGAATGGGTGAAGCAAGCGATCATTCAGGTGATCGCCGAAAAGAAAGCCGCCGCAGAGATCGAGCTAAGGGCCGTGCACGAAAAGTACACGGCCCTCGCTTCTATGCACTGGTGACGACGAGCCTCAGAAGCTCTTCACGGGTCGCCAGATATTCGGTCGTCGCCCAGATGTGCTTCAGGTGCTTGACGGTCTCACCGACGATGGGGCCGGGCTTGTAGCCCTTTTCCGCGATCAGGTCGCCGCCCTTCAGCGGGAACATCGGGACGTCCCAGTCGCGGATGGCTTGGAACAGACCTTCGCGGCCTCCCCGCAGGTAGGCCAACTCCAGAACCCATTCGCGACGGACGCCGCTGACGGCCAGCATATGCTTCCAGCCGAAACCGGGAGCCGCCACCCGCTCGGCCAAGAAAATGCACAGGTCACGCTCTTCAGCGCTCCACTTCCACGCGATGGGCAGGTGCGTCGCCTCGTTCCTCAGCACAGCGACCAACCGGGTCACGGGATTGCTGGACAGTTTGGCGACGTCCATCATGCGGTCGATGCCGCCGGGCGGGCAGTCCGGGTAGACGTCCCCGGTGCGGCGATACAGAGCAGGCAGGCCGATGCAGTCGGCCAGTTGCATGGCGTAGATGTTGTGGAGCATCAGCGGGCCATTGTTGCCCGAGACGATCTTCGCCATTTCCATCCAGACCCGCTCGCGCTTGATCTTCCGCAGACCGTCCGCGTTGCGGCGCGCCGCAGCCACGGTATCGGCGTCCAGCGGCGTGCCGGTGGCGATCCGGTCGTGGAAGCGCAACCAGCGCAGGATGCGGAGATAGTCTTCCCGCATCCGGTCATCTGGGTTGCCGACGAAGCGGATGCGCTTGTCGGTCAGGTCTTGGGCGCCGTTGAACGGGTCGATCAGGTTGCCGTCGAAATCCATGGCCATCGCGTTGATGGTCAGGTCGCGGCGGCCCAGATCGAGGATCAGGTCTGTGGTGTAGACCACGGTCGCGTGGCGGCCGTCCTGATCGGTGTCGATCCGCAGCGTGGTGATCTCGTAGACTTCGCCGTCGATGATCACGGTCAGAGTGCCGTGCTGAAGGCCGGTCGGCTCGAAGCGGATGCCCTCTTCGGTGAAGATGGCGATCATCTGCTCGGGCGTCGCGGTGGTGCACAGGTCCACGTCCTTGGGCTCGATGCCAAGCAGAAGGTCACGCACCATCCCGCCGACGAACCACAGACCGTGGTCCCTCTTGGTCAGAACGTCGTGAAGACGTTGCAGGCTGGGGGTGATGACGTTCTTCAAGTCCACGGGTGCTCTCCGGAAATTCGATTAAATTGAAGTCTACCACAAAACCCAGTAATGTCGAGTAGTAATCTTCAGGAACTATACTTTCGTGTCTGACCTCCCTCCCAACAACCTCTCCGGCGAACTGATCGACCGTTTCCTCAAGGAAATTCCGCAGCGCCCGGTGACGCCGCTGCTCGGCTTCGGCATCTTCCTGCTCCCGATCATCTTCGTCTGGTGGTTGCTCCAAGACGGCCGCAGCTTCCGCAGCCGCGTGCTCGGCTTCGGCTGGCTGGCCCTGTCGGTGCTCTGGGGTCTGGCGAATTAATTTTCGTTGACCAGAATTTCCCTGACTCCGTATGGTTAACGATGTCGTATAGGCCGCCCCCTCCTGCCAGACCCTTGATCTGGTACATCCATGGCGCGGCAAGCAGCCCTCTGTCCTTCAACTGGATCAAGGAACGCTTGCCGCGACACGATGCCGTGGACATTTCCTACGGCAACAAGGAGCCGTTGGCCGATACGATTGCCTACCTTCGGAAGAAGGCCAAGGCCGAGCCCCGCCGCATCAACATCATCGGGCACAGCCTTGGGGGTGTGATCGCGGCGGCCATCGCTCAGGACGAAGACTGCGGCGTCAACAAGATCGTGACGATGAGCACACCGTTCGGCGGCAGTTGGGCGGCCAGCGTTATGCGCTGGTTCATGCCCACGCAGTTGTTCCGCGACATCAGCCAGCAGAGCCCGGTCATGAGTTCGTTGCGCGATGAACCGCCGGAAGTGCCGATCCTGTCGTTCGTCACAGACTCCAGCCTCGTTGTACTTGGCGAGCGGACCGATGGCGTCGTCACGGTGAGCAGTCAGAAAGCAATGGTCGGGCCGAAATACGTCCTGATCCCGACGAACCATTTCGAGGTTCTTTTGAACCCAGAAGTCATTTCGAAGACCACCGATTTCATATTTAAGACATTGAAGAACAGGGCGAATAATGTCCAGTATCACTCTGCTGATTGGTCCCCCGGCGGCGGGTAAGAGCACCTACCGCAAGCCGTACGAAAGTGACCGGAATTACGTCATCCTCAGCACGGATGACATGATAGACCAGTACGCGGCAACCGAGGGCATCAGCTACTCCGAGGCGTTCAATAAGCTCGACCTTAAGCTGTTGACCCAGCAGATGATGGAACAGTTCCGCGCGGCAATCGCCGACGAGCGAAACATCATCGTGGACCGAACCAACATGACCGTGAAGTCTCGGCGCCGCATCCTCGCGAACGTGCCCAAGGCCTACACCAAGAACGCCGTGGTCTTCCAAGTCCCCCGGCCTGTTCTCGACGCAAGGTTGACCGAGCGTGCCGAAAGGACGGGAAAATACATCCCTGAGTCGGTAGTAGATGATATGATCAAGCGTTTTGAGCCCCCAACTCAAAATGAGTTTGATAACATCGTTATCTACGTCGTTTGACTAAATAAAGTTGTGCCCTAAGTTAACTCTCCTATATGCCCGGAGGGACAGTTGTTTAGCCCAACTGTCCCTCCATTTTTAGAGGCCACCATGCTGTATCCATACCTCGAATTTAACTTCGACGAGCCATCCTACACTTTGCCTTCTGGCTATCTGGGGTTGCTTTCCTTCACCGTTGCTTCCGGTGAAACGAAGGAATTCAGGATGCGGCAGATGATCGCCAATCCCTACAAGATGCCTCAAGACCTCTCCATTCGTTGCTGGATCAGCTTGACGAAGGGTGGGGCCGGTGTCGTCTACGCACCCGCGAAGCAGCCCGCGACATGGCATTTGTCGTCGTTGATGGACGACGTGATACGTGTGCATGATGCTGACCTGACCGTCGAAGATGACTTGACGGCAGTTTTCGTTCCGGTCACACCCGGAACCTATTGGCTGAACGTTCTCAATCTGGTAAACGAAGAGAACCTGTTCGGAGTCGAACTGTCTGGAGCTTAGTGCATGCGTTACGCCTTCGAGCGCGGTGATGGCGATCTCGTTTCGATGATCGTGGCGGCCGATGAGCCGACAGACTTCGACACCCTCTTCAACGACATCGCTCTCGCCGTGATCAACGAAGAGGATTACGGCGCGCAGGCGGCCGAGCACATCCCGGTTCCGGAGTTGATGGAAGACCCCTTCTTCAAGGGCTTCAAGCGTCCTCCGTACCGTATCATCTTCGCCGACGAAGCCCAGCGCGCCGCGTTCTATGCCAAGCACGACATCGTAGTCTGTGAGGATCGCGCCGACGCCAAGAGCCGCAACAAGGCCATGATGCGGATCGTCAAGGAACGCGAGGAAGATGAGGCGGACGACGACCGCACCATCGGCGAAATTCTCGGCCTCACCGAACACGACCCGTGGGACACGCGCTCCGACAAGCAGAAAGAGTCCGACTCCAGAATCAAGAAGATGATGGACGGCACGAGCGGCGACAGCTTCGGTGGCGCCAAGCCGCCCAGCAGCGAAATGAACGGCGAAGTCGAGATCGAGACAGCGGTGACCGGCATCCGGATCATCAAGAAGCTGGACGGCTCGTACGAAATCCAGTCGGCGACGGCGGTAACCAACCAAGAAGGCGTGGACCGCGAAACGGTCGTCTATGAGGACGAGCCTGAAGGCTTCGATCCCGACAGCGCGCCGGACACCGACATGGTGATCATCGACCCGCGCGGCGCGGTCGGCACGTACCGCAAGATCGATGTCGTGGACGCCAAGCTCCCTGCCGTGGTCGCTCTGCTATCGAGCGCGGATTACGACGTCGGCAAGACGTTCAAGCGCCGCAATAGCCCCACCGGCTGCTGGCTGGTCACCCTGACCGTGCGAGAGGCTGAGAAGATCGCCGCCATCCTGAACGAGGCTGGCGTCGAGAACGAGGTCTACGCCGTCAGCGATCTGGGCGAACGCCTCGTGCCCAAGGGCACGGTCGTTGTGGAAAAGAACGACAAGGGTCCGAAGAAGCCGCGCCCGTGGAACGAACTGGCGGGCGAAATCGACGTCATGGACGAAGAGGCTCGCAAGGCCAACCACGAGACCTACCGGGCCAAGGAATTCTATTTCGTGGTCCGTGAGTCCGACGACGGGTTCTTGGTCCATTTCACGCCCGGCCGCCCGTTCCGCAAGACCGGGGAGCCGTGGGTCGGTGATCTGGGCATCGACCACATGCTTCCGGCCGACCTGAAGAAGGTCAGCGATACGGTCTGGCGGACCCGCAGCCGGGTCAACACCGACACCATGCGGCGCGAGTTGGTCGGGCGAGATTTCCGTGAGCACTTCATGTTCGAGGTGTACCTGAACGGCAAAGCCTTCAACGAGAAAGACTGACCATGGCCAAGCACTATCTGGTCTCCTACACGTCTGGTCTCGCCGACTACATGGCCATCACCGACAAGGACCCGGTGCTGTTCCTGACCATGGACTCCAGCCTCGTGCGCGTCCACAGCGTCACGCCCATTGATCCGGACGCGGTCGATCAAGTGCTCGTCAACACCGGGGCCACGGTGAACATCCGTTGGATGACGGAAAAGAAATTCGCCTGCCTCAACCAGTTCAAGTATTGATGGACCATCGCGTCTACATCGACACCGAGGGTGTGCTGACGGATTACAAGACCATCCACATGACGGAGGTCTTGAACAAGGCGTGCATCTTCGATCTGCGTGAGCGCTATCAGGCGTCGATGATCTACCTCTTTGCTCTCGCGGCATCGAGCAAGAAAAACGACCACCGGGGGTTCGCAAACTATAGCCTCACCTGCGACCGAAGTGAGGGAGCAATAGGTCTTCCGTCCACGCCTGAATTCGAGGCGTTCTCGGAGTATCCGCACCTCGCTGAACTCCATATCGCCTGCTACAACCTGAAAGACGCCAAAGACAACGTCGTAGATCAGCTTCGGATCGAAAATAATTCAGGCTGGCGACGCACCGGAAAACGCAACAATATCTATCAGTTGAACGCCGATTTGAAGAAATTGACGAAGGAATTTGCCAAAGTTTGGCTTCGGTACGAAACTTATCGACGTTTAGTTGCTTACGAGCTTAAGTCCCTCGTTATCCCAAGCAAATAACACCGTTTTATAGACGGTGTTTTCTGTCGGAATCACGACATAACTACTTATGACCACCCGGTCAAACCCTCTGGATACCCACCCACCACAAGGCCCGATGTCAGCAATGGCATCGGGTTTTTGTTTGCGAAATTAATTGCCGCTTGCTAATATCCTGACACGATAAGGGTTTGGTTCATGCGGCCGGTTAAAATGGATTCTGAGTTTGCGTTGGAGTGGTACACCAACGCTCCGATCACCAAACTCAAGAACCTGTATGATCCGAACCAGATGTGGTTGCCGTTCGAGGGCCAGTATTTCGCCTTTCAGGCGTTCGTCGAAGAGCCCCCACCACCGCTGGTCCCCGGCGCGGCGAAAAGCCAGATCGCCGCCTTACTCTCGCGTCGTGATCGCCAGCGCAATTCGCACATGCCGTCGCACGGTCAGTTGAATTTCGACGACCCGACGTTCCACAGCCAATTTCTGATGCCGTACGACGAAAGCTATCTGCGGCTGTCGAACAACGAATTGAAGAAGGTCAAGACCGAGCTTCGGAAGATGGTCCGGGCGGCCGAGAAGAAGGGCGTTCCCATCGACGTCACGAAGTTCACGTGGGACCTTCTGCCGGACCTTTCGTTGCACACCATCGCGGTGGATTCCGGCGATGATCGCGACACGGTCATCGAGTGGTGCGACCGCTGCTGCAAGCGGCGCTACAATTACTCAGGTCACCTGCTGACCTTCGAATCCAAGTATGATGCAGTAATGGCGAAGATGCGTTTCCGATGAAGAACTGGCAGTACGAAGACCTTCTCGCCGCGTATCAGGCTGGGAAGACCAACCGGCTCTACGTCGCGCAGGGAAGCCACAAGGGCGCGGTTGGTGACATCGTCGAGATCGACGAGAAGAAACGCAAGATCACCGTGGACATCGGCAAAGACGTCCCGGTATCGCTGATCTACACCCATTTCGATGAGGTGGACGAAACCGGCCAGCCGGTCATCAAGCCCCACCGGGATACGACAGGACGCCTGATCAAGGCTGGCCATTACGTCACCTTCATCGGCAAAAAGACTTATAATTCAAAAGAAAAAGTCTTGATGATCGGCAAGATTTCGCGCTTCACCGACGCTGGTTTGGTGGAGGTCGTTGCGGTAGCCAAGCATGGTGCGGTCTTGCAAGATGATCCACACAGCTACTTCACCAAGCATCGCTACACCGTTGACCCGATGAAGGTCATGCGGATTCCCGTCGAGGAAAAAGACCTGATCCTGTGGAAGATGCAGGACTTCGAGACCTTGGGCGTTGAACGCCGCAAGGCCTCGGATGCGTGGGACGTGGATTAGAGAATCCGAAGGACCATGAGACCCGCCGGAGCTTGTGAGTTCGACGTGTTCGACAAGCCGGGGCTACCGGCATTGGGTGCGTAGGTAAGGCGGTCACTATCGTTGGCGTTAGCGGGCGTCGTACCGGAACCGGCCGTGAGCGAACCGTTGGTGATGCTCGCAGCCAGATAGCCCGAACCACCGCCACCGGCGCCGCCCCATTGGTTGTTGCCGTAACCGGCGCCACCACCCCAGTAACCTGCACCGCCGCCGCCGGGTGAGTAAATCGACGAGATATTGGCCGCACCACGGCCACCTGTAAGCGCGCTACCACCCAGAGAGTTGGTGTCGAAACCGGACGATCCACCACGTGCACCACCACTGGTTTGCGTGCCGCCGAAGCCGCCGCCACCGTTTCCGGAGTCGTTACCCTTCGCGCCGACCGTGCCGCCACCAGCGCCAGCCGCTGGACCGGACGTGCCGCCGCCGCCGCCAGCGCCCGCGACGAGCAGAGCGTTGCCTTGCGAGACGGAGCTTAGGAACAGACCGGTGAGACCACCGCCCGTGCCGAGAGAAATGCCACCGCCGTTGGGACGTCCGCAGTTGCCGCCATTGCCGAAGGGACCGTCGTGCCCAAGGGTCGGGCTACCGACGAAGCCGCCGCCGCCGACCCATGCCCGGAGGATCGTTCCGGTCGTGAGGGTAGCCGTGTCACCCGTCGTGAAGCCGCCAGCGCCACCGTTGGTCGTGCCGCCGCCAGCGCCCCAGAGCTTGCCGTTCAGCTTCAGAGGCTTCAGGACGGTAACCGTCCATTCGCCTTCTGTCGTCATCGGAACGACATCGCCCTTGCCATAGTACGTATTGACGCCGGTCGGGCTGGTGACTTGCAGGTAATCGACGTTGTTCGACGTGATGCTGAATTGGCGAATACGCTTTTCGGCCAAGACGTTGATTGCGGCCACGTCGAAGGTGTACGTGGTCGTCGTCGAAATGCTCGGGTACGTGCCGTAGATGTAGCCGTTGGACAGCAGCGTCATCGTGCTCGGGAACCCGGTCGAGTTCAGCGCGTAGGTCACCGTGTCGTGGTAGACATTGTCGTTGGCGACCAGCGTGAAGACGGCCGAGTTACCTTCGTCTCCAGCCAGAATTTGGCCAGCAGGCGTGATCCAAGTCGGCGGTGTGCCGACGTGCTGAACGTTGATCGAGAATTGGCGCGTGACGAAGCGGTTGCCGTCGCTGGCGTCGATCTCGAAAGCGGTCGTGAAACCGTTGGCGGTCTGCGGCGCCGTGCCAGTCAGGAAGCCATTGGTTTGCAGCGTCAGCCAGCCCGGCCATGCAGCCGTGTTGTGGATCGCGTAGGTGATGCCCTGCACTTCCGGATCGGTCGCGATGACGCGCGTCTGGTTGCTGAGGCTGTCTTGTTCGTTGACCGTGGCGATCAGGCCAGCATTGGTCACCCAGACCGGCGGCTGGTTGTACTTCACGGTCAGGACGAAATCGCGGTCCGTGCGGATGTAGCCGTCCGACGCGCCGACGCGGAAATTGTAGACCGTGTCGTTGGCCAAGATCGGCGTGTTGCCGATGATGGTCACCGTGTTCGGGTTGATGACGTAGTTGGCCGTCAGGCCCGGCGGCAGGAAGCCGCTCAGCCACGTGTAGGTGATCGCCTGATGGTTCGGGTCGGTCGCCACCAGTTGGAACGGCGTGATGACCGTGTTCTCCATCACGTTGGCGAGCGTCGTCGTCAGCCACACCGGCGGCAGGTTCTTGCGGACCGTGATGACGGCGTCCTGCACAGTCGCCTTGATGCCGGTCGTGGCTTGGAGTTGGAACGGGAACTGCTGGTCATCATCGACGAGCGGCGCCGTACCCGTGATCGCGCCGTTGGCTACGTTCAGGGTCAGGCCCGGAGGAAGCATTCCGCCGACGACGGCGTAGAACACCGGCATGCCGTTCGAGACGGCGTTGGCCACGGCATAGTACGGAGTCTGCTCGACCGCGTCAGGGAACGTTGCAGGCGACGTGAACGACGGCGGCGAGTTGAACTTGACGCGGAAGGCGTATTGCTGCGAGCGGAAGTTGACGCCATCGTCGGCCAGAATTGTCATCTGGTACGTGGTGTCGGTCATCACGGCAGGCAGAGAACCGCCCGTGATCCAAACAGTCGCGTGATCCGTTCCCGCATTGTCAACGTGGTACTGGAGCGGGAATTGCGGCGGCTGGACTTGGATCGTCAGTTCCGAACCATCCGGGTCGTAGATGTCGATAGGGTCGAGCGTATCGGCGATGAACGTCTGCTCGAACTGGGTCAGGATCGTCGTCGCGTTCGGGACGTAATACGGCGCGCGGTTCAGCAGGGCGCGGTACGTGAACGTGCGCGGCACGAAGAAGACGCCATCAGAAACAGTGACGTCGAAGGTGTAGTCTTGGTCGGCCTGAACGGTGTTCAACGTGCCCGTCAGGGCTCCACCCGTTCCGAAGTTGAGGCCCGGAGGCGTCGTGCCACCAGTGATGGCGTAGGTCAGCGTCGGACGGCCGTTCGGGTCGGTAGCCTCGAACTGGTAGGACGAGAACTCGCCACCAAGAGCGTGCATGTCCATCGTGGTGCTGCACGACACCCAGACCGGCGGCAGGTTGTCTTCAGACGTGATGCGGAAACTGCGATCCGAGATATGGATGCCATCCGACGCGCGCAGGGTGAAGTCGTAGTCGGTATCGGTCGAGACAGACGGAAGCGTGCCCGAAATCTCACCCGTGACCGAGTTCAGCGTGAACGGGAAGGTCCCCGAGAACAGCGAGTACGCGATTTGGTTGGCTTCCGGATCGGCCGCGCCGACAGTCAACGTGAACGGCGTGTCTTCCAAGTTGCTGTAGATCAGGCCCATGGGCGTGCTCCACATCGGGTCTTGGTCGTGGATGTTGTGGATCGTGAACGAGGCCGGAACGCTGACGAGATTGTCGGAGACGCTGACGTCGAACGGGTAATAGGCGTCGGCTTGCACCAGCGGCAGGTTGCCGGTGATGACTCCCGTGATCGTGCGGTCGAACGCCTTGGTCGGCGCCGTGAAGGCCTGCGTGTAGCGAGCGGCGGCTGTCAGGCGGAAATCATCCAGAGCGCCGGTGAACAGCGTGTCCGGCGTGATGCCGAACGAGCCAAGCAGCAACGTCGTCGCGGAGAGGGACGCGACGGTCGGCATGGTGATCTGCGCGTCAACGACGCCGTCCAGATAGATCGTGTAGTCGTTGCCGTCGCGGACCAGCGCCACGTGATGCCACGCGGTGTCGGAGATCGACGCGGTCCCGTTCAGGACGTTGATCGTGTCTTCGTCCAGCTTGAGAACGCCGTTGTCGAGGTAGAGGCTGACGCCGTTTTCACCCAGATCACCCAGCGTGATCAGGTGCTGCACCGGACCGCCACCGTCGCGCTTGAACCACGTCTCGAACGTGAACGGCGATTGACCCAGAGCGCCCACTTCGGCGGTCAGGTAGCTCGTGCCATCCATGCTGACGGCGTTGCCAAACTTGCCCGGAACCAGCGCGGGGTTGCCAACGAACGACCACTGGGCCGCATCCTTGTAATCGACATAGTCGGCGTCGAACGTCTGGTAGGACACCACCGAGGCGCCGAACGGATCGGCGATGTTGAACTTGACCGACGACGGAACCTGCGAGCGGTCCACGATGGTGTAAACCAGAGGATCGCCGAAGCCTTGGTTCGGATCGGTCGCGGAGATTTGGCCGGTGAACGGGATTTGGCCCAGACCTTCGAGGGTCGCGGGTTCCCACACCGGTTCGAGGTTTTTGTAGACCGTGAAGTTGAACGACTTAGTGGACTGCTTGATGCCGTTGTTGGCCGTGACCGCGAACGTGTAGGTCTTGTCCTCTTCGACCGCTTCCGTCTTGTTAGGCGGCAGGGTCGTGGACAGGACGCCCGTGTTCGTCAGGGTCATGTTGGCCGGGAGCACGCCGCTGTTCAGCACGTACTGCATTTCCGGCAGGTTGCCCTTGTTGATCGCGTTGAATTGCAGGGTGTAGGCCAGACGTTCGACGCGGCCGATGTTCTGCGCGGTGATCCACTCCGGCGGCTTGTTGAAGCGGGTCGAGAGCAGGAACCGCTGCGGCGTGCCGTAGTAGCGGTTTTCCATCGAGACTTCGGTCTTGTCGTAAGCCGTGACGTTGATGTGCCAGAACTTGTCGGCATCCACGGTCGGGACACGGCCGGTCAGGCGCCCGGTGTTCTGGTTGATGAACAGCACGCCGTCATCACCAACGCCCTCTTGGCCGTTGAATTCGAAGACGGACGACGAATCCGAGTAGAAGTAGTAGAGGCTGTCCACGCCGGTCTGCGGATCGTCAGCACCAAGCTGGAGGTCGATTACTTCGGTCTCGTACTGGTCGAGCAGCGAGTAGATGACCACGTTGCCGTTCGACAACGTTTCGGTCTTAACCAGCGGGTTGCCAATTTGATAGGTGGCGATGTTGGCCGTGGTCGGCACGACCACGAAGTTGCTGGCGTAGATGTTGGTGTTCCAAACCGGCGGCGTGTTGCGGTTGGTCCGGAGCGTGAAGGTGCGCTCAACCGGCGGGTTGTAGCCATCATCAATGGACATGATGAGGTTGAAGTCTTCGGACTCATCGGCCGGGTTGGACGGCTGGGGCATCTTGGCGCGGATGGTGCGACCGTTGATGATCACGCCGCTCTCTTCGTAGAGAAGTTGCGTGGTCGGATCGACAATCGGAAGACCGCCATCGTCGATCACCGAATAGACCGGCGTCGTGCCGTTCGGATCGTGGGCCTCAAGCTGGAAGGTGAATTGCTTACCGGCGAGCACGTCAACGATGACGCCCGGCTGCGTGTCCCAGATCGGCGGGTAGTCCTTGGTCACGACGATGCGGAAGGCGCGGTCGGTGAACAGCACGCCATCGTCGGCTCGGATGACGAAGTCGTAGATGTCGAAATCGACATCGAGAACCGGGCCGACGTCAGGGCCGCTGATCGCGCCCGTGTTCGGGTCAATGTCCATGCCCGGCGGGAAGGCGCCGCCGACACGAGAGTAGATGATCGGCTCGTTCTGTGGATCGCGGGCTTCAACCACGAACGATCCGTTGTGGTTCTCGATGATCGTGCCGATCTGGCCCGGTGCGGTAATCCATTCCGGCTCCGTGTTCAGCCACGACGTGATCGTCAGCGTCGCATTGGTCGTGAACACGCCGTCGAAGACTTGCAGTTGGAACGTGGTGATCACGTCTTCGGTCGGGGCAGGCGGATACGTACCCGTGAGCAGGCCGACGCTGGCGTCCCACGTGATGGATTCCGGCAGGTCTTCCGGGTTCAGCAGCGTGTAGACGGTCTGGACGCCGTTGGGGTCGATGGCCAGCGGGACAGGCGCGTTGAACGGCTTGCCGCCCAGCGCTTCGCCGAGCGATCCCGAGACCGTGAAATACGGCGGCAGGTTCTTCTCGTCGGTCAGTTGGACCGTGACGCTCTTTGACTTGATGCCGTTCGAGGCCGTGACGACCATGTTGTAGATGTGGTCGGCGTCTTCGATGACCGGCGGCATGATGCCGTGGATTTCAGCCGTGAACGGGCTGAAGATCAGCGGGGTCGGAAGGTTCGTGATCGTGTAGGTGATCGGGATCGGCGTCGGGCTCGTGGCGTGCACGGCGTTGCTGTAGAACACCTCGTTCTCCAGACCGCGCATCGTGATCTGTGTCGGGTTGTCGTCGCCGAAGCTCGGGGGCGTGACGTGCTTGACCATGATCGTGAACATGCGCTTGGTCGTGTAGACCGACGTGCGCGCGCCCATGATGAACTTGAACAGGGTGTCGTCGGCCTGCGGACCCATGGTTCCGTAGATCACGCCGCTGTTGGCATCGACCATTAGGCCGTCCGGAATGTTACCGGCGACGCGGACGTAGGTGATCGGCAGGGCGTTCGGGTCGATGGCTTCCAGATGGTCGAACGTGAATTCAGTCAGTTCGTAGCCTTCGCCCACGTCACCGGCAGGCGTGATCCAGTACGCCGCGTCGCCGGGCGGCGTGGCGGTCAGGTAGATCGTGAAATCGCGCGTGGTGTTGCGCGAGTTGTTCGACGCCGAGACCGTGAAGTCGCAGATCATGTCATCGTCGAGGTCGGGCGTCGAACCGTAGATTTGGCCCGTGGTGCTGTTGAGGAACATGCCCGGCGGCAGGGAGCCGCCCACGAGGAAATAGGTGACCGGAAGCTCGTAGGGGTCTTCGGCCAGCAGGGTGGTGGTGTAGGTCTCGCTCTCACCGACTTCGTCGATCAGGCCAGCGGGCGTGATCCAGACGGGCGGCGGGGCGTTGCCGATGACCATGCGGAAGTGGCGCTCGGCGAACAGTTGAGTGTTCTGGATCGTGGCGCGCACGGTGAATTCGGCCAGACCTTCGGACGCGGTCAGCGTGCCAACCATCTTACCGGTTGCTGAATCGAGCGTCAGTCCGTCCGGAACAACCCCCACGACGACGGAATAGACAAGCACAGCGTTCGGGTCGCTTGCGTGAGCGACGAACGTGATGTCAACATCTTTGCTGGGATTAAGGTCCGAGCCATACGGACCCAGAGCCTTACGCAGAGGAGAAACCCAAACGACAGCCGGTTGCAGTTCCTTGTTGATGAACAAGTTGCCGCGCAATTGAAGGCCGGAGTAATGAGTCGTCATAATTCAAACACCGATAAAGCAGATCGGTTATTTATGACGGGCCAGACTTGGAGGAATGCTGTTTAGGGCTTGACTGTGCTACAGAATGTGCTATGAGACAACGGTTACAAACCGGGAGAGGGCCATGACCGAAGCACGCGAGATCATCCGAGCCGACCATCGCCAGTATGGCGTGCATATGTCCCACTGCAACGAGGGTGAAAACCTCGGCGGCTGCAAATACGGCGAGGACGACATCTGTCCGGCGCTGAGCGGCGATCCGGCCGTCCATACCGGCATGCACCCCAAGCAACTGGAGCGCCAAGCCGCCTATGCCCGGTTCGCCCCGATGCTCACGTCCTACGCCGGATCGGACAAGATCAAGGCCGTCGTCTTCCGCCACAAGCCCGGCTGGCTGAACGAAGAGCGCCATTTCGCCGCCGCCTTCGCCGAAGAGCAATATGCGCGGGAATTCTGCGCGGCCATGGAAGGCCAAGAATATACGTGGACCGTGGTCACGATCCACCACAGCTACGACGATCTGAAGATCGGCACGGTCTGCGAGTTCAACGGCGGCCTACAGGTCTCGCGCCTGATCGTCTAAATGTCTCTGCCGACACGCCTCTCACCCAGCCAAGAAAACCATCTGCTCAAGCTGTCGCAGGGTTCATTGAACCGCGACTATGCGATGGGTGAGATCGAGGGCATCCCCTACGACAGCGAAGAAGATGCGCGCATCTATCACGCGAGCATCATCAATTTGGCCGCCCACGTCCTCGGCTACATCGAGATCGACAAGCCGATCCGCTCCGGCGCCTTCTGGTGCGTGATGACGTTCCCCACGCCCAAGCTCGACGCCGCGCTCTCTTATGTGCAGCGCGGCCTGCTGGTCGATACGGCCTCCGGTGAGATCGACTGGGAAGCCACCGAGCATTATTACCTGTCGATCCTGCGGAACCGCAAACTGCGGAAAGACAACCCCGTGTTCACCTTCGACCGCCTCAACCCCGGTGAGCCGGTCGCCGCGCGCATATTGAGCAAGGCGACCATGTGGAAACTCTGTTCGCAGGGTGACGGGAAATTCTGGACCATCCCAGCCGACGAGCCCCATCCGCTGGAAGGCAATGGTTGGGACTGAAATCGTCCGAAGCATGACCATTCTCTGAACCAAATCCGCGCGAACGCACGTTAATTGATCGAAGACGATCTGGTAGAAGCGTCGCAAGTCTTTGAAATCAAACGATGTTTCAGACTTGTCCACAGATCATGCAGGCAAATGACGGTTTTTCGCACTTTTTGTGTTGCACCGATCAGGGGGTCTGGGTATGTTGATTTCACGGTCGGTCGAGGGAAACACCTCAGCGGCTTCCGGAAATCCGGGTTGACAAACTGGTTCGCGAAAATCTTCGGATCGAACGAAAAAAAGTGGTTGACGAGGAATAAAGAAGTCGGTAAGTTGGTTCTCCGGTCAATGATCGGCACGGCAACGGGGTTCGCTCCGGAGACGTGGCTTGGTACTGCTGTCGAGAGGCAGCAAAGTGGTTTCGAACGACCGCTTAGACCATGTGATGAGATCGAAGTAGCGACGTTTTCGGATGGCGCGCTTTAGTTTCTTCGGATGGCCTTCGCAAGAAGACGATCCACAGTGCTGAGCGTATCTGCCCACAAGCAGAGCCGGGTCAAATACGATGCCTTCGGGTATTCGTAAGAGGAACGGTAATCACTTGTGGTGCGGAACGGCGGTATAGCGCCGTAAAGGATGAGGCCCAGCAATGGGCTCAAAGGGGGTATGTCCACATAACCCCGCTGTCACTTCGGTGGCTGTCCACCTATACAGGTCCGAGCTTCCCGAGAGGGTCTTCCACGCCTTACCAGAGGATGGGAGATATTCCGGAAGGTGGGGTCATGGGTCTCCGAGAGGGGATAGGAAGTTGCCTAACCGACGAGGAAGGTAGCTCAAATCGGGTTCGCACCCGGTATCCATGGCACGCAAACCCATCCATGGGAGAAAGTAACGGATAGTCGTAAGGTTCGATCCTTAGCGGGAAAGGGCGTGCGGCATGATCGAGGGTGACGGGCTCAGGCACGTTGTCCAAAGGTTTCTCGGAGTAGTCTTAGCAGGATGAAACGAACGGGGTGTGTTGTATTCTGTAGGGTGAAAGCCTTATGGAGCAACGGGTCAGCACGTCCCAGTGGATTTGATGTAGCTCAGTGGTAGAGCGACAGCCTTCCAAGCTGTAGGTCGCGGTGTCAAAACCGTCCTCAAAACAAAAGCACAAGCCTGACCCGGCTTCATACGAAAAGTGTCTAATCCCCAACTCGCAAGAGAATTGGGGCAGGGGAATGACCGGCAAAGTCGCCCTTGTCGATACGGAAGATTTCTTAACGGTGTTGCAGCCGTGAACTGCCCGCGAAGCAGGAGGGATGGGAAGTGTCGAGTAGTATGAAGCGACGCGAGAAAAGCCACTCGTCTACCGCGAGGTAGGAACAAGGCGACACGGACCGATACGACCTGACCTGCCGTAACACGTGGGCTGGCCGTGGATAACCAAGAAACTCAGGGCCGCAACCTTGAGAACACCCTTGGGTAAAGATCGGTTGTTCTATGGCTGTAGTCTCAAGCCATCGAGACCCCGCTAAGACGAAAGTCGAAGCAAACCCTTGGCTTCGAACCCCAAGGAAGTCCTACGGCCCACAAAGCTACGGACTAAAGCGGTACTGGCGTCGAACCCCAGTGCGAGGCCTAGACCGAAAGGTCGAAAGCTACCGGCCATCCACAAGGTTCAAACCCAGTGGAGAAGCCAAAAAGTCCTCCAGCGGAGCCGGAAACGGCGGGTCGTAAGAGGCAACCCGACTGAGCAATCAGATTGGGCGGAGAGCCGCTGACCGTGGACCTGATCCCCTTCAAACCGGGGTCACCAAACGGAAAGCGGCTCTCTTATTTTGTGCGCGACCCCTCACCAGTTTTCCGCATGCTTTCCGGCCGGAGGCATGCGGCGGGTCGGCGCTCCACCGGGGACGTAATGTCTCGCGCGCCCTCTGGGATGCCTTGACCGGCCATGCTTCTCAAGGTACTCCTAAGTCATTAAGGACAGTCCTATCCCTCGGGATTCGGCTGGTCAGAAACCCGGCGCCGGGAGTCTGAGCGGGTTAATGCTTACCGCCCAAAGCAAGCGCGCTCCGGCGCGTTCGTTGGTCCCCGGTCAGCCAAGGCTCACCGGGGATTTTTCGTATCTGGACCCTTGCTCTGGTTTACCAGATCGCCTATCCTGTGCAGGTCCAAGAGGGCGGGTGGCCACCTGCTCTGGAGGACTAGCCCGTGTTCTGACCTGAGTTGGCGATACAAACTCTGGCCCCAATCCGGCGGGAAGGCTGGGCGTAATTGCGAACGTAATTGCAGTGCCGGGTTGAGCTTCCGGTTATACAAAGGGTTCCGGCGCCGTCACGCCGACAGGGCCTCGAAAACCCTAACGCTTGCCCTCGGCGAAAATTGAGCGAGCAGATCGGAAAAGCGTCTGACCTTCGGGTCGGACGCTTTTTTGTTGCACCCAATATCGTTCTCGCCTAAATTTGGTAAACGACATTTGTGGTGTCTAAGTGATTTTAGAGTTCAACCCCGTATTGTGGGGTAATGCCAAGTCTCTCGGGGAATTCCTCGCGCGAGCCGCCTATTTGACGGTCGAGCAGGGCGCTCCCAAGGACGGCCGGTACGTCGTTGACGGCGCGTGCTTCACGCTCAAAGCCTCGACGTCTGGCCCCCGTTACGCAGTCGTTGTGGCTGAAGAGACAGACGCCGGAACCAAGATCATCTTCACGCTGGAGCACACGGGTGATGGTTTCACCTACGTGTTCCAATCTGGAAAGCATCACTCGTCTATTTCGAAGCAAGTGGTGGAGTCCGCTAAGGATTTCGCCACCAGATATTTTGCAAGGCGATGATGGACTATTTGATCCAACAGTTCCAAGCGATCCACTGGATGCCGCTGATCTTGGCGACGATCTGGCTGCTTGGCATCAACCCCTTCCTGAAAATCTACCTCGCCGCGATGGAGCAAGCCATCGTCGAAATCCGCGAGGAACAGGGTTGGGAAGTCAACGAAACCACCCAGAAAGTCACCGCCCTCGGGCTGGCCATCTTCTGGCCGATCTCGCTGATCTGGATGATCTTCATGGCGATGTTCCGCAAATGAAAATCCTCGACAACGGCTTCATCGAGGTTGAGATCACCTCGGAAATGGTTTCCCGCGCCTCAGAGAAGGCCAAGGAAATGGGCGCCCTGCGGAACTCCATCCGGCGCGGCGAAGGCAATCTGGCGGGCTTCCTCGGCGAGGAAGTCGTGCTCAAGGCTTTCCCCGGATCGACCTCGCACAACACCTACCAGCACGACATCACGATGGAGCACCTGTCCATCGAGGTGAAGACCAAGGATCGCACGGTCGAGCCCCGGATCGACTACGAGGCGTCGGTGGCCAATTTCAACACGTCCCAGAAGGCCGACTTCTACGTGTTCGTGTCGCTCTACCGGCCGAAGAACACGCAGGATTATCAGCGCGGGTTCGTCCTCGGGGTGATCGAGAAGGAAGCCTACAAAGACAAGGCGACCTATCTGAAGGTCGGCGACATCGACCCGTCAAATGGCTGGGAAGTCAAGGCGGCCTGCTACAACCTGCCCTACTCCAGATTGGTGCGTTTCGAAAGTCTCAAGGATGAGTGATCAACAAGACGGCCTCAGCCCGCTGGCAACTCTGCTGGTCATTCACCGGCTGGTAAGCGCTGGGTTCGAGTATCTGAAGGCGTTCGACGGCGTGAACTACGAGGACGTCGAGAACGCCTTCGAAGAGGCCTACAATCAGACCGCCATCGAGATCAACCACGCTCTGATGGTGGCCCGCACGCAGGGCATCACCGTCTATCCGATCTATACCCGGATCGACGAACTGATGGAGATCAAGAACCACGTTGGCCACGCCATCAAGTACCTGACGATCCTCAAGTACGGCGACTCAGCAGCCAAAGCGATGCGTTAAATTCGGTCTCCATTTGTGCAGTGCAGCATAAATAGCGCTGTACGAAATGGAGAAAGAAAAAATGCAACACCGCAACTATAGCGAACTGGTAGAGACCGGTTCATTCATTGGATTCTTCGCTTGGCTCATCTTGCTGGCAATCGCGGCCGTAAAGTAGTAATCGGCTTCACTCATTGGCTCTTCGCGCTGATCGCTATACTGGCGATGGTATTCGCGGCGAGTTTCTTCTTTGCAGTCTGGTTGATCGTCCAGCTTATCGGCTATCTTTGCTCGGCGATCTAAAGAAACATCTTGCAAATCACGACGTTAGGGCACTAAATAGTACTCGGGGCTGGTTACAGCTTTTTTGAAACTTAAAAAATTTTTGACCCTTATTTCAACAGGGGCCATGGCCACAGGTGCATGGTCCAACCGCCAGCCTCGCGTTGGCAACTCATATATTTTAACCATTTGAGACCAGAGCCCGCCGTTTAACACAGGCGGGCTCGTTTCGTTTTGGTTGACCAAAATTAGCCACTCTGGCACGGTCAGCCGATGAAGAAAACCATCACCAAAATCTGGAACGTGGTCGCCGGAGCACTCCTGCTGTTCGGGTTCTTGTTCATGTGGTTCGTGTCGCATCACGCCATGCCGCGCCGCGCGCCCGGCTCGGCCCAGACTGACCCGGTCCGAGACCGCGCACAGTTCGTCGCCGACAGCCTGATCTACGTGAAGAACAAGCGCGGAATCTGCATGGGCATTTCGTCACCCCGGATGAATGACGGGATCGCCGTCGTGGTCCCTTGCGAGAAGGTTGGTCTCTGATGGGTACGCGCGGATTGATCGGCTTCGAGCGGCCGGACGGACAGGTCGAGTGCAATTACGTCGGAAGCAGCGCCTACCTGTCGTGGACGGGCCGCATGCTCCATGAGCATTACAACAGCCCGACCAAAGCCGCCGCTCTCGTCCGCTGGGATCGGCAGATCGAGGCCCTTGAGCCCACCAAGGCCAAGACGTGCTTCTACGATCCGGGTGGCTGGGGCGAGGAAGCTCGCCGCATCATCACGATGGAGAATTTCCTGTCGGAGGATTGTGGCTGGCAGTACCGCTACCTGTTCACGAACGGGGAGTGGACGGTCATTCAGCGGCATATCAACTGGACGGAATCACGGGATCGCAAGATCGTCCCGTTCTGCACGGTCTCCCGCCTCGGCCACGTGAACGAAGAAGAATACGTCGCCATCATCGCCAAGTCCGCTGGCGCCGACCAGACGCACTTGACCATCGTGCCGCTGGGCGCGTCTCCGTGGAATCTCGGCGGCTTCGACGGCGACTTCAGCACCGATGCTCACACACTTGGGTTCACCAAGCCGATCCAACGCTTTGGCTTCTTCAGCCAGCGGGATGCGAACACCCGCTTCCCTTTGCTTTCGGACGTACGCGCGACCCTCAAGAAGAGCAAGTATGACCTCCCTGAGTTTCCTACTTCCTTCTACGACGATGACCCAAAATACTTGGAGTGCATCGTGCCAAAGAGGGTTGAACTTCTTCTCAAAAGGAACTATACGTTCGCCTTCGATAAAATCCGTACCAAGGTGAAGGAGTACGCCTGACATGACCAATCCTGACGCGCAGAACGCCAAGTCGTGGCCGTTCGAGCAGGCTCGTGCTCTGCTGAAGCGTGTCGGTGACAAGAAGCTGGTCACGTTCCAGACCGGCTTTGGTCCTTCGGGCGCCCCGCACATCGGCACGTTCGGCGAGGTCACGCGCACCCAGATGGTTCGCGACGCCTTCATCGAGTTGACGGGCGGCACGGTCGCCACGCGCCTCATCGTCTTCAGCGACGACTACGACGGCTTCCGCAAGGTTCCGGACGGCATGCCCGAAAGCATGGCCGAACACCTCGGCAAGCCGCTGACGATGGTCCCCGATCCTTTCGGTGAGTACGAGAGCTTCGCGCACCGCAACAACGCGGCGCTGAAGGCTTTCATCGAGCAGTCGGGCTTCGAGGACGTCGAGTTAATTTCGGCGACCGAGTGCTATCGCAACGGCGTGTTCGACGACGTGCTACAGCGCGTCTTGCTCAGCTACGACGCTGTTCAGGCGATCATGCTCCCGACCCTGCGTGACGCCCGCAAGGCGACGTACTCGGCCTTCATGCCGCTGGCTTACTCCGGCGTCTTGCTGGCCGATGCCAGCGTCCGACCGTCTGAGGACTTCGGCGACGCCGGACGCGGCCTGTTCTTCAAGGATTCGACGTTCGACGCGGGCGTGGACATGCTGATCGACGTGCGCGGAGGCGCCGCCAAGCTTCAGTGGAAGGTGGACTGGGCCGCTCGCTGGGTCGTCTTCGACGTGGACTACGAAATGCACGGCAAGGACTTGATGGACAGCGCCGTGCTGTCGTCGCGCATCTGCAAGGCCATCGGCGGCAAGCCTCCGATGACGTTCACCTATGAACTGTTCCTCGACGACGAGGGCCGCAAGCAATCGAAGTCGTCCGGCAACGGCATGAGCATGGAGACGTGGAGCCGCTACAGCACCACGGGGCCGCTGGCCTACTTCATGTTCCTGAAGCCGCGCGAGGCCAAGATTTTCACGGCCAAGACGGTTCCGCGCGCCACCGACGAGTACCTGAAGGCGCTGGTCGCCTATCCGGCTCTCACCGGCGCGGCCAAGCTCGACTCGCCGATCTGGCACATCCACGGGGATACGCCGCCGCCTTACAGCAGCGACGTGACCTATGGCCTGCTGCTGAATCTGGCGGTGGTGTCCGGCGCCAAGGATCGTGAGAGCCTGATCGCCTACCTGCGACAGTACAAGGCGCTGTCGGCCGGTGATCTGGCCTTCCTGACCCCTCTGATCGACGGGGCGATCAACTATGCCCGCGACATCCTGCTACAGGATCGCCAGCGACGCGCCCCGACCGAACAGGAGGCCACGGCCTTCCTCGATCTGGTCGAGCGGTTCGAGAAGATGGCTGATGGGCTCGACCCGGAGGCCTATCAATTCGAGGTCTACGAGGTCGGCAAGGCTCACGATTTCCAGCCCCTGCGGGCATGGTTCCAGAGCCTGTACGAGGTTCTGTTCGGTGACGAGCAGGGTCCGCGCTTCGGGTCGTTCACGGCCGCCTACGGGCGTCAGAACACCATCGACCTGCTGAACCGGGCCGTGAAGGGTGAGATCGAATGACGAGGGTGTGGGTGAACTGTCCGATCTGCGGTGAAGACGGCATGCGGAAAGAGCTTGAGACCGACGCCGAAGTGGCGGACGAGAATTGCTCGGACGGCTACATCACCTGCACCAACCTGTGCTGCGGCTCCAACGGCGGTAGTAACTTCAACGCCGTGCCGAAACCTCCGCGAGGCCCAACCTTCGCGGAGCGTTTCGCGCGCGCCGTCAAGGCGTTCGCTAAGGCCTTCTGAAGGCTTCGGTGAACTTGGGGTTGGCCGGGTCGAATGTCCCGCTGTTGGTCGCGGCCTTCACCTGCTGCGGGAACCACGCCACCCAGTGGACGCAGTCGTCGTGCGTCTTGAACACGCCATCATAGCCGAGCACGACATGCAGCGCCTTGTTGAAGGCGTCTGCATGCTGGTCGCCGTAGATGTCGTTGGCCATCGAGAACAGACGCCGGACGATGTTGCCGTTCTGGAAGGCGTAGGTGTTGGCCATGGTCGCCATCACCTGACGCTTGTTCCCCGAGCCGTCGTCCCAGTCTCCGAAGACATCCTCCAGACGCGGTGACATCTGAATGATCTTGGCCGCCTGCACGGGCGTCAGGGTTCCGACCTTGTCCGCGTCCAGAGGATTCTGGATCGACAGATAGGCCGGGATCACGCGAGCGCCTTGGCTTCCACCGGCGTAGCCGCTGGCTTCGGCCGGATCGGTGGTGAAATAGAAACCTGAGCCGATCTGATCGGCGCCGGGCTGGATGCCGTATCCGAACTCGTCGAAGTCCTTTTCCGTGCCGTGGTAGACGCGCAGCGGCTGGCCGCTCGCGTCCACGACCTTGCTCTGCCCGAACCACGCCTTGAAGGCTGGGGGAAGTGTCGGAGTTTCAACGAGTTGGAAGAAGCGCATGCCGTATTTAGGCCATGCTCACCAACGGTATTTGTCCAGATCGCCGCCCATGTTCAGGTAGATCATGTAGGCCGACCAGAGCAGCCGGTTGTTCTCGTTGCGGGAGATCGACTTGGGATCGTCGCCAACCATCCACTGCTTGCGGTGCTTGGTGTAGCGCTTCCAGCTACGGCCGTAGTTGGACTTGATGTTGAAGTCGTTCCATGCGTCGAGCACCCCGTGGCTGCGGCTGGCGCGGGGGAAAACCTTCAGGTCGCGCAGCTCGTCGTCGTAGATGACGGCGTCACGGTCGCGCAGTTCGGGGAAGGTGTGGATTGCACGGTGGTAGCCGCCGCAGCTAAGGCTGTAGCGGTATTGCCCCGGCTCGTCTCCGTAGCCTTGGGCCTTCTCGTAGTGGGATTTCACGTTCGTTTCCTCTCAGGTCAAGTAACCTAAAAGGTGTCGAACTCCATGTAGAACTTGATGGTCATCGTCTGTATTTATGGTTTGGTTAACCAAATGTCAACCTAAATACGACATGCGCGAATTCATTGCCTTGTTCGAAGAGAAAAGCACAGTCACCCTGTATCGTGGCGACGCATCCTCCATCGAAATGTTCGACATCGACAAGACCGATTATGACGCCCTGCTGGGCATGGGCCTGTACTTGACCGACAGCCCGTCCATCGCGCGAGATTACACCGCCAGCAAGGCGGCCGACGAGAACGTCCTGTTCCGCAAGCGCACCGATCAGGGCGAAGGCGCCCGATCCAAGAAAGACCTTATCCAATCCTACCTCGTCCACGTCATGAAGACGAAGTACGAGCTTGATCTGGTGCTCCAGCAGTACCGCGCCGACGCCAACGGCCGGTTCTGGAACATGGACCCTGCCGAGAAAGCAGCCCGTGGCGACGATTTTCGGGGAGAGTTCGAAGCTGGCCAACGCAAGGTTCTCCAGAACCTGTTCGGCAAGGCCAAGAAGGATTTCGAGGCGCTGAGGGGCAAGGTCCGGGTCACCCAGTTGACCACGGGCGAGTTCGTCCTGACCAAGGCAGATCGTCCCGGCGTCGTGACCACGTTCGAGGTCCCTGCCGACTATCTGGAGCGCACCATGCACGCCGAGCGGCCGTTGACCGACGATCAACTTGCCATCGTCTACAAGGCGTTCGTGCGCGCCGCCAAGGGCGATGAAGAGCGTCCGTTCGACCTGCGTCACTACGGTTCGGACAGCAATGGGAACAAGTTCTGGGACTTCATTGAAGGCTACAAAAAACACGGCACGTATTATGCGTGGACCGACCATCAGCTTGGCGGCAAGGGCGAGAACCCGACGCTGGATTTCTTCTGGAACGGCACGCACTCAGGCTACTTCGTGTTCAGAGACAAGGAACGCCAGCAGCTTCTGATCCAAGACCTGCTGAATGCTGGCTATACCGGCCTCGAATACCAAGGCGGCGTGCGACTGGGCGGCACGGGTCCTCGTGGACTGGGTGGCCACATGCACCGGGCGTTCGTGCTCTGGGATGTCGAAAAGGCCAACAGCTTCCGGGTTTCGACCCAAAGCGTGGCGGGCGACGACGAGGATGCCAGCGACATCCACAAGGGCGTTCGGGCGCCGACGCGCTAACAAATCGACGGAAAATAGTCATCTGAACTATAGTTGTGAATGTCTGAAACATTCACGTGCCTTCAGTGTGGCACAGAGAAAATACGTCAAAAGAACACGCACGGTAAGTATTGTAATAATGCTTGCCAAGGTTTACACAAGTGGTCTGCAACGGTCGAGCTAATCAAAAGCGGGGTGAGAGTTCATCCACAGACCCTACGCAAATACATGCTGGTTACGCATGGTAACATCTGCATGGACCCGGAATGCGTTTGGGATCAGACAAAACGCCCAGTTGATGTCGAGGTTGACCACGCGGATGGGAACGCCGACAATCACGCGCTTAGCAACCTGCGGCTTTTGTGCTGCAACTGTCATTCGCTCACGCCGACGTATCGGAACAAGAACCGTGGGAATGGACGCCACATTAGGCGTGTGCGCTATGCTGAAGGAAAGAGTAGTTGATGGTGCTGGCGACCGGATTCGAACCGATGACCTCTATATTACGAGTATAGCGCGCTACCAACTGTGCCACGCCAGCATATCAAGAAAGTTGGAGCCAACGGTGGGACTCGAACCCACGGTGTCCTTGCGGAGGCGGCTTACAAAGCCGGTGCTGTCGCCACTGAGCCACGTTGGCAGAACAAGGATGTGGGTTGTTTCTGGTGCCGGAGGAGGGAATCGAACCCCCGACAATCACTTTACGAAAGTTCCGCTCTACCCCTGAGCTACACCGGCACAAGAAACAACCCACAATAACCATCGAGACCTGCGCGCGAATGCGCTTCAGGCGATGGTGGTTGTCGTTCGTGTGGTCATCCGGTTCATGTTCTTATTTATCCTGAGTGGGACGTTTTCGTCAACCACTTATTTTTCAGACTGCATTTTCCACGAGCGTGATCGCGGCGGCGACGCCCTGCGATTTATGGAAGGCGGCGACCGATGCGCGGATTTGATCGTCGCGCGCGGCGCCGGTCAGCGCCTTGGAGGCGGTGATGGCGTCACGAGTTTCTTTATCGAAACCAGCCTGAAGGCTCTTGAGGTCGGCGATGATGCTCATGGCTCTTGCTTCCTTTCGATGCTGATCTTCAGGGTGGTCAGGTCGTATCCTCTCGCCTCAAGCTCGGCGAGGATGGACGGTTCTTTCTTCAGGCCGGGGAAGGTCTCGAACGACGGCCGGTTGCGATCTTCGCCCAGCGCCCACATCAGGAACATCGCGTCGCCCCTGCGTGCTCCATCGCCCCATCCGCCGATTAAGCCAATCGCCCCATCATCGTCGCGACCATAGTAGACCGCGACGGTGTTGGGCTTAGTGGATCGACGGCGCCAGACTTTGCGCTTAGCCATCTTTGACATTGGCATTGAACCACGCATTGGCTTTCGGCCACGGTTTCGTTAGTAGATCGCCGACCTCTCCCCAGAACCGCAAGAAGAAACGATACGTCGCCAGAGGAACCTCAGTGGGCTTTGGTAGAGACGAAAGCATGGGACCTCCTATTGCGCGATGTGTTCGGTTGCTGCGACCGGGTTGTCTTGATCACGCCGCCGCCCGGAATTGGGATGACGATGCCACAGCGTGGGCTCGCCTTCGAAGCCACGGGTCTTCCATTCTGCGAACGAGATCAGCGCCCGTTGGAGGTTCGCGATGCACCAGCGATCCTCGTAGCCGGTGAAGAAGTCATTCACCGTGCCCGTCTTGATCGTGTAGTGGTACATCAAGCGCTCGATCATCACCCAGCGCTCGTCGTCGATCAACTCGATGTGGACGATGTTCGGGTTGGATTCCCGCATCCAGTCGAGGTAGCCTTCGGGCGTTCGGTCTTCCACGTTAGTGCACCAGTTCGCTGATCATGCCTTCGAGGACCGGAATGGCCTCCGGCGGCATGTCCGAAGACTGGATGGTTTCGCGGAGAAAATCCACGAAATAGACGCGGTAGGTCGTCGAGCGGATGTTGAATTCATCCGCGCCGTTGAACCCGTTGTCGTGCAGATGCTTGATCCCCGCCTTGAGGGCCAAGGCCGAGATCGCCACCCGTTTGTTGATGTGGACCTCGCTCATGGCTAGTCGATCCGCACCACGTACCACGACTCCATGCCCATGCCGTCGTGCTCGTAGACGAGGCGCGGGTTCAGGTCTTCCGAGGTCGCCCAGTCGGCGAATTCCTTCCACTCGGGATAGTAGGGGCTGGCCGGGTCTTCCCACGAGCCCTTGGCGTAGGGAACGTCCTTGGTGCGTTCCTTCCACGAATAGGTGCTGAAGGCGTCGCCGCGCTCTCGTTGCGTGGTCGGCGACTTGTAGGTGGTGGAGGTATCGGCGGCGAACTCGATGGCCGCGCGGACGGTGGCCAGAAACGCGGTGACCGCAGCCTTGTCGGCCTTGATCTTCGCCAGCGCGGCCACGGACTTGGCGTGCTCGGCGGCGATATGGGCGGCGGCGCGTTCGTCAGCTTGGGTGGCGAGAGTTTTACCGAGCGACATGAGAGGCCTCCGTGTTGATGACGTTGAACAAGCTTCTACTACACTGTGCTTGGAACGTCAAGCACAGTTTTGAAGTATTGTTTTCGTTTACGAGAGGGGTTGCACCCACGATGTCGTGGTGCTATATGGAGGCTTGTCTACGAGGTCACCCACCTGAACGGTAGTAGGGTTCTGCTTGAAGCGCAGTGCAAGTCTGGAAGCTGAAGGGTTCGACTCCCTCCAGCGCATAGTGGTGAAGAACCTCGGAATGCTCCGGCCGGAGCATCCGAGAGACGGAACCGGCAATATAGCAGAGTGAGACGGCAAACGGCCCGCTGGAGTAATTACCAGCGGGCCTTTGCTTGTTTAGAACGTCGGCAGAGCGAACGGGATGCCGGTGTAGGACTTGGCGTAGTTGTAGAGCTTCACGCCGCGCAGATAGCCCTTGAAGCCGCTACCGGCCACCGAGCCGTCAGCGTTGACCTTGCCGCCAAGGCAGAAATAAGCCCAGTCAAGATCAGACGGATAGTAGGATGTGCCGTTGAACGGAAGCATCGACACCGTCGTGCCCGATCCCTGATAGCCATTGAGGTAAGTCGTCAGCGTCGTGCCGTTCATGACGATGGACACGAAGTGCCACTTGTTGACCGTGATGCCATTGCTGGACCAACCGGCCGACGTGGAAGTCTGGCCGAGCGTGGAGACCTGAACAGTCGAAGACGTGCTGCTGCTGCTGGTGAATTGCAGGCCACGGTTGGCCGAGTCGCCGATGATCATGCCCGGAGCCGTCTTGGCGATCTGGTAGACCCAGAATTCCAGCGTGTAGGCCTTGTACATGAACTCCAGATCGCGTTGACGCGGCAGGGCGATCATGTCCACGCCAGCCGTGCCCAGATAGAGCGCGTTCTTGCCCGCGTTGCCCGGCGCCGGAGCGATGGTCGGCGAACCCTTGACCACCATGGTCGGTGCTGAGCCGAAGCTGGTCTCGACGGTCGGGTTGATGTTGGTCTGGAAATCCCACGAGTACATCAACTGGTTGGCGCCGGTGCGCTTGGTGTTGTTGACCGGCGAGAAACCGACGCTGGGGATTTGGTAGGTCGTGATTTCATCCGTACCAAGCACCATGACAGCACCAGACGTTTCGTTCTGCTTGATGTCTACGACCGCGCCGTAATCGACCGCGATCTTGCTGCTGGACACTGAGGTGAACACGCCGCCCACATCTTGGAAGATGCGGGTTTCGGTCCCGTTGTCCATGATGATGCGCTTCTTGGTCTTCGAGTAGCTGATGGCGCCGTAGGTCGTCGCGCTCTTGACCGAAGGACCCGGACGCGCGGTCAGCACGCCGTTGGCGTAGTTGTAGTCATTGATCAAGTTGATGGCCGCGTTCGGTCCGTACAGCACGACGCGGTTGGTTTCGTTTAGGCCCAGAATGCGTGTGTTGCCCGCGCCGCCCAGAACCAAAGCGCCATACGACAGGCGGGTTGCGCTGACGGCATTGGCCGCGCCCTTGCGATAGGTCACCAGCTTGTTCTTGCTGGCGTCAACCGAGTCGGCATAGACGCCGAGCAGGTCATCACCACACCATGCCCACTGGAAGCCTTGGATGCCAAGGTTCAGCGTCGGCGAAGCATTGGCCAGCGTGGTCAGCGGAGCGCCAAGATCAGCGCGGCCGATCTGCGGATAGCCTTGGCCGGTCGTGCGCGTGACGAGGAAGTTGATGCTGTTGGAATGCCAGATGAGCGAGTTGCCATACTGGATGAACTGCGACAGCGTGAAGTCGGCGTTGCTACGGCTGTAGACATAGATGCCGGTTGCTGCTGTGTTGCCGGTGATCGACCATTTGATGGCGATGTAGTTGGAGTCAGGCGAGAACCAGATGCCCTGCGGAACAGCCTTGGCATAGAAGGTGTTCGGGTCCGGGGTGATCTCGACGATCTTGCTGACGATGGCGCCATCAACGTCGGTCTGATAGATGTCAACCTTGCCGTCGAAGTTGTTGACCGTGCCGTTGACCTTCGGGCCGTTGGCAATGTAACCGACTGCGGTCATGTTGCTGCACGTGGCCATCACTTGGCCGCCACCCGGACGGAAGCCGATGCCGTTGGGGATGAAACGCGAAGTCACGCCCGGAACCGGCGAGGGGTGCGTGAGACCCGTAATGGTGCGGAAACCGCCGCGATAGACCATGCCCATGAAGTCGTCCTCTGGATGAAGTTGACCTCTATTTATGGGTTCAACCCCGTTGCAAATAATGGCTTTTAGCCCATTGACCTGTGGTTGCTCCTGTAGTATAGAACTCGTCTGAAAACTTAGAAGGAGACCGTTGTGGAAGTAGTGACGTTCGAGAAGGTCGAGACCGTGCGCTACGAGCGCAAGTTCGAACACATCGTTCTGGCGCCAAACCTCAACGTGGCCCGGCGGACGATCCGCACGGTCAAGGAAAGCGGAACGGTGATCAGCAACTCGCTGACCCAAGGGTTCTGCACCGACTCCGTCATGGCCAAGCTCAAGCTCGGCAAGGGTGAATTCGCCAAGCATATCGCCGTCCTGAACGCCGAACGCCGCGAGCACATCCGCCGGTTCGGTCGTTTCCACCGGCCTTCGGCCGAGACGAAGTCGCCCAAGGGCGTCTTCGAGCAATTCGAGGACGGCGAAGCGACGCTGGAAGACCTTGTCTACGGCGGCGACGAAGGCCTGTACCGCGACTATCAGGGCCGTCTTCTGCCCATGGGCCAGCGGGCCGACTACATCGACGCGGCCATGCACAATGGTCGGTACGACCTCAAGAAGCTGGCGGAAATCCTGCTGGCGCGAGAGGACGTGTTCGTGTGCAAGCGCAAGCACTCGTGGAGCGATGAAATGGCCGATGAACCGGCGGAGACGGTCAAGGAAGCCATCCTGACGATCCCCGGCTACAACGCCGAAGACGACAAGACGCATTTCATCGAATTCCGGTGGATGCCGTCACAGGAGGACTTCGAGAAGGTCGTCGCGCAGGCCCAGAGCGGCAAGAAAGGCTACATCGGCCAGATGGAAATGTGGAAGGCCATCTTTGATTTGGACTTGTTGGGCACTCGTGTGGCAAATTACCAGCAGGGGAATTTCTACGGGCAACCCGTGGACCGCCCCGGCTATGGTGATGATCGTGCCCGACCTGAATACGAATACGACTGACTGGGAGGCCTTGCTTCCTGCTGAACTGGACGAGCTAACCACGGGTCAGGTGTGCATTATCTTCAATGCGCTTCAGGACTTGATGGTGGACGGCCAGTTCAGCGTCATCGACGATTTCTATGAGCGCACGAATCCGGCGGACCTTAACATGGACGCCCTGATCTGCGTCATCCGCTGCTGCTACATGGGCCGCCCGCACCTGACGCAGTGGAATTCGTTCGTTCGCCGGGCAATCGGCATCTACGGCGCCGACGAGTTGAACATGGAGAATTTCGAAGGCTTGGTCGCCGAATGATCCCGCTCGTTCAATTCGTCGGCGTCACGATCCTCGCCATCCTGACGGCCGCGACTATCCGCGTCCTGTGCGACCTGATCGTCAACGGCGAGCAGATGGTCCGCGAGAAACGCGAGGCTGGTGAGGAAGAGGTTTACGTCGGAATGTACGTGGACGATGATGGCAAGGTCGTGGTCAAAACCCGGAAACGAAAGCACCTCTGGCGACCCTAAATACGGGCATGCGTTTTCGTGAAATCCTCCCCAAGCCCCTGCTCGAACGTAGCTTCGCCGATGTCGGCTTGCGCGGCGACAAATTCTATCTGGCCGCACGCCCAGAGCACCTGAACGACGATTTCTTCCAGACCGGCATCCTGCACGGCGTGAAGGGCATCAGTTCGTCCAAGACGATCTGGGCCAACTTCAGCCCTAACGTCGGCCGCAACGTCTTCTTCGTCATGCCCGCTCAGGACGTTGTCCGGATGAACCGCGTGACGCGCGTCGGCTACAACGATCCTGAAAAGCTGGTCGCCAATAACTCGGCGATCATCGGCCGCATCCTCAGCATCAAGGACGTCGCGCGCTCGCAGGGCGACAATCTGATCTATGGGTGCTTCCCGAAACTGAAGATTCAGGGTGACGGCGGAACCGTGACCAACAACGCCTCCTACATCGCCGACTTGCTCCGCAAGGGCGTCGCTCCGAGCACGAAGTATCCGGCCGTCGATGATGCCAGCTTCGGTGACTATGAAGCCAACGGCCTTCGCCTGTCGTCCATCGCCGATTACGCCAACCTCTACTATCAGGCGGCCAAGGCCGCCGGTTACTACGGCACTGAGTACGTCCGTTTTTTCTCGCCGCAGAACCGCTCGAAGTGGTATCCGGCGGTGTCTGGCGCCGTCGTTCGTCAAGCCAACGTCTATGCGGACGAAGCCGAATGGCTGGTCCCCAACGAGACCCTGAAAGTCCCGCCGTCCACCCAGATCGTCGTGGCGATCCCGGCCAAGTACGCTGACCCCGAACCGGCGGATCGCGACAAACTGTGGTGGAACGACTACGACGACAAGGCCTTGGCCGAGTATCAGGCTCTGATCGCGAAATTCAAGGCCAGCCCCTTCAAGGTCAAGTTCGTCGAAGCTGGCAAGACCGCCAACCAACTGGACAACGGCCGCGCCCGGCGCCGCAACGCTGGCACGGGGCAATAAGATGCGCGAGTTCATCGAGATCGTCGAACGCCACCATGAACGCACGTTCTCGGATGCGTTCAAGCGTTGGTTCCGCAACAGCAAGGCTGTAGACAGCAGCGGCAATCCTCTCGTCCTGTTCCACGGAACGGGGCAGACCTTCGACTCGTTCAAGGGCATGGTTTGGGCCAGCGTCAACAACGAACTGGCCAACGACTACGCGCAGATGCGCGACGACTATGGCCAAGGCCACGCGAACGTCATCCCGCTCTACATGCGGATCGAGAACCCGTTCAATGCAGATTTGGGCCTATCCAAGACAGTGACGGTTGGCGAATTCTTCTACGCCATGACCGAGCAGGCCATGGAGAACGGTTTTGCGATCAACGACGACGTGTCGAAGAAGCTGAGCGCCCTGATTGATCAGGTTCGATACTACGCTCGGATGGAAGAGAGCGGCCCGCATTACGACCGCTTCGATTTCTGGCTGCACTCGACGTCGATGTTCGGCGCTCAAGGCGCGGCGATCATCCGGAGCATCTTCGACGTGTTCGGCTTCGATGGCGTGCAGATGATCGAAGACGGTCACCTGACGTTCGGCGTGTTCAACCCGAACCAAGTCAAGTCGATCTTCAACGCTGGCACGTACGACGATGACAGCGCCAACATCGGTGAGGATGCTGGCGCGTCATCCTGACGTCAGCCTTCGGCAGAATGGAAATCGGAATTGGTCAGCAGAATGACCACCTTCGACGGATCGACCTCAACAATTCGATCCAGAACGATTGACCCGGCCGGACTGGCGCTCAGGCCCTCACCCGCATAGGTCAGCCATCCCTCCTTGGCCACGACCACAGCGTCGTATGGCCCAGCGCCGGTCTCTACCAGCACCTTGGCGCCATTGAACGTTCCACGCGATTGCAGGAAGGCGTCGTCGTCCAAGGTCTTTGCCTCGTCGCCGTCTAGGATGCTGATCACCTTGAACGCGGCCAGAATGCTGTAGACGGTGGGCGACATGAACACCACGCGATCCGATTGGTCGTGATGTTCGCGCGTGGTGTGCTTCAACAGAGCCGCGATGAAACGAGCATTTTCAGCCCGGCGTTCCACAGCCCAATCGCCGATTGATAGATCATCGACCCACGCGATCTTGAAGGCATCCCGGTGGGTCAGGGCTCTGGCCTTGGCCAGCGCTTCGGTCGCGCATTCCACGGCGATCTGGTCGCTGACCACGGAGACGATTTCGGTTGAAAGCTCGTAGTCGTTTTCCAAACCTTGTTCAACCGAAACATTCATCGTGCGAATGTTCTTGCGACCAAGCATCTGGTGTGTAACGGCATCGACCTTACGAGACGCGGCAGTTACAATGCGTTGATGGATCGGAATCGGGGGAGCAGTCATGTAGCGAATATGCCTAAGAGTTGTAGATGAATACTACAACCCAGCATCAATTACATGCACTAAATAAAGCATGCGCTGGAAAGAAATCTTGGAATCCGAAACTCTGGAGTTGCCTGACATTGAGGTCGGTGACACTGTATTGGTCGGCAAGTTCAAGAACCGCAAGGCCAAGGTCAAGGGCTTCACGAAGGACAAGAACAACCAGCCTGTCCTGAAGACCGACAAGGGCGACCAGAAGCTGTTCAAGCCCCGGATCGCCAAGCTGATGACCGAAGAGGCTGGCCTGCTGGAGCCCACTCCGGAGAACATCGCCAAGGCTCGCGAGTTCGCGATGGCCAAATGGAAAGAGCGCGCGAAGGAACGCTACGCGCCGGAACCGGCCGATCTGTCGTATTCCTGCAAGTTCACATCACTGTTCGCGCAGCAACTGTTCGGCGGCCAAATCGAAGGAAGCTGGGACCACCAGTTTCTGAAGCTCGAAGACGGCACGGTGGTCGATCTGAACATCGACGCTGAAGATGTCAAAGCTCTTGGAGATCGCGCACACGCGCATGATCCGGCATTCTTCCGGCGGAACCGCGAGTGGCGAGATTCCATGGCGTCGGTCAAGCCGCGCGTCATGCAGTGGGTCAAGGAATTCAAAGGACAGGCGATCACGGAAGCTGAGCTTCCGGCCGCTGACCCGCGATTTCGCGCCTACAAGAACCCCAGCCCCAAAGCCATAACGAAGCTGTGCCAAACCGGCGACCTGCGGGGTCTCGTCGTCGGTGCGGACATCTACCTCTGGGTCGCCCGATATGCGATCCACGCTCAGGGCGCGATTGCCTTGCATATTCCCTACGACACCGAGCAGCGGATCGACGCGAGCCTCAGCCCGTATGACGACACCGTCGCGGTTGTTGGGGTTCCTGACACGGTGAATGTCGAGCAATGCCTGCGTCGTTATTTCAACAGCGACGACGTGACGTTCAACACCAAGTACGGGACCGGCCTGACCGGTCGCGAACTGGGCGACATGTTCAAGGAGCCGGTCACCGAGGATGCTCCCGATATGTCTGGTCTCGACATGTCCAGCTACGAGGCGTTCACCGACAGCCTGCGTCGAGCCCCGAAGGACAAGCTGCAAGCGCTCAACGCTCTGCTGATGCAGAAGCGCGAGGAAGCCCAGAAACCCTTGGAAGGTCTCACGCCCCTCTACCACGGCACACCGCGCCATCTGGCGGCCGAGATCAAGGCCAGCGGCTTTGCTCTGACCAAGGGCCAGCGCGGTGGGTTCCTCGGGTCGATCCGCACGGTTCAGAACCAAGGCGTCTTCCTGACCGACAGCAAGGAACTGGCCAACTATTTCGGCTCGAACCGCGCTGAGAGCGGGGCCAACTATGACGTGCTCCGTTGCTACGTGGACACCAGCAAGGTGCTGGACTACGCGAGATCGCCGGTCAGCGTTCGCAAGCTGGGCCTGCGTCTCGTGCAGGAGGAATACGGAACGTCAACGACCAGCCTGATCCAAGCTCACTGGTGGTGGTTGCTGGACCAGCCGGAGTTCGTCGATCACCTGAAAGCGCTGGGCGCCACCGGCATCAAATTCCCCGAGACCATTGAAATCCGCAAGCTGGCCAACGCCAAGGCCGCGTGGACCTACATGATTTTCGATCCGTCGATGATCAAGCAGCCCCACCATCACGGTCTGACGATCCAAGATTTCTACGAATGGCTCAAGGGCCAAAGCGCAGATTAATTGCAGTTTGGTAAACGACATGTTAGGCATAAGGGATATTTCCTTTGAGCCATTTTGTCATGACCGATTTTGAGAAGGTGCTTGCCGAGCAATCGCTTGTGCACCGCCGCAGCGACCTCGAAAACCTCGCCAACGCCTACCACAGCATCGACGAGTTCATCCGCAACGTTCTGGACCCGCTGAAGGCCGAGATCAGGCGTATCGGCGAGACCGAAGGCCATCCGCCTGAAGGTATCGTCTGGGACGTCTACCGCCGCGCGCAGAACGCCACGGCTGGCGATCCGGACATGGTCCCGACGAAATGGCGTGCGTTTGAGCCAAGCCTGCCGTTCCGCCTCTGAAATCTCGTAAACGAAATGCTTGCAAGGGCGCCTAACGGCTGCTAACCATAGGGCCTCATTCGCTCACCAATTCAGAAGAGCCATTTCATGACCGACGCCGTTGCCGCTGCTGTTCCCACCGCCGAGACCGCCACTTTCGCCGACATCCTGAGCGGCATCCAGACCAAGGCTCGCAAGAGCGAACTGGAAAAGCTGGCCTTCACCTATGTCGAAGTCCAGCGCATCGAGCGCGAAGTCGCTCAGGTTCTGAGCGAGATCAAGCGCATCGGCGAGACCGACGCTCTGGCCGAAGACGTCGCCGCGATCCTGACCCGCGCCAACCGACTCCTCGGCAAGATTCGCTGACACCGGTAACTCCACCTTGGGGTGTGCTGTTTTGTAGCACCATCTGAAGAAGCCCGTCGCTCATGCGGCGGGCTTTTTCGTCTAAATAGAGCCACGGGTGGACGACCTACCTACCAAGCTTTGTGTGGGTGAAGCTCGGGGCGCGTAAGGTCGCACGTGTGAAGGCCCGCCGGGCGGCTCCGGCGGGCCTTCGAGACCGATCCTGCTTTCTCTGCGGACTGGAACGCATTGGCTGCGGCTCAAGTCTCAGCCGGGGCGCGGCTGGCGCTTAAGTTAACCGTATCTTGTGTCGGGTCAACGACGAATCTCGTTCACCGAACTAAAAAGGCTCCCCGATTGGGGAGCCTTTTCATTTGGTCACCAGATCAACGGTTAGCCGGTGAATTCCGTGGCGCCGAAGAATTCGGTCACGTCGTCGCCGATCTGGACGTTCTTGAAGACAACGACCTGCTTGCCCGAGAAGCCTTCGGAGTGATAGTCGCCGCCGATGGTCTTGGTGTCGAAGTCGATGGTGTATTCTTCGGTGGGATCGCCGACGACGGTGAGGTCGTTGTCCACCCGAACCCGGCTGACGTTCATCTTCCGGCCGGTGTCAGTGAACTTCGGATCGACCTTGAACAGCAGACCCTTGGACTCGACGCCCGGATCGGTGACCGTGCCGTCCTCGGCCGTGACCTTGCCGAAGGTGCGACCCTTGACCCGGTTGCCCTTGCCGCTGGCCAGCATGCCCTTCTTGGCTCCGGCTTCCCAGTACCCGCGCAGGAGCAGGACGTCCTGCGGCAGGATCGCGTTCTCGGGGACGTAGACGACCGGTTGGCCGACTTCCCAGCGGAACGAACCATCGTCCTTACGGTTGGCGACGACGGTGTGTTCGACACCGGCCACCTTCACGAGGGACAGCTTTTCGCCCCAAGGCTCGACGCTCTCGACGGTCGTTACGATCAGTTTCATGGGTCACCTAAACAGTTGAGTGAGCCCGACTACCAGCATTCCGAGCACAAAGCAAGCACTCGCGATGATGGCCATGATCCCCATCGTCTTGCCATGCAAGTCAAGAAGATCGTACTCGGGCTCAGGCTCTACCTTTGGCGCGCCAGAGGGGTCGATGGCGTATATGATCTTGTCCGGTTTCCCGTCTTCCTCGATCCGAACGCCGGTGAAGCCGTCACCAAACGGTTTCGACTGGTCGATGTAAGCGTATCGGGTCGTGAAGGCTGTGTCCGGGTCGAAGGCCGGAGCGACGTCAATCTGCTCCGGCCGCACGCGCACATTGCGATAGTACCCGTTGAACTCCGCCTGCTCAAGCGCTTGGCCTTCGTGGTTGGCGAGCACGTATTCACCGGTCCAGTTGGTCTCATCACTGGTGGTGCTCGCGACCCCGATTTCCCAACGCGCCATAATTAGCTCCACACATCGTCCATGAAGCCCTTCATATAACGAGTGGCGGTCATGGCTTTTCCATTTTCGTGCACCACTTTATCGTCTTGGAAACGGATTGTCACGGTCTTATCGCCGCGCATTCCGCTCCCGACTTGGTCCTTGCGAACCGAAGCCAAGGTGGCCCCGACATCCCCGCGCTCCATCTTGTCGAGGGTGACGTTGATGGCGGCCATGGCGTCCTTCAGATTGGAGATACGCTCACGGCCCTGACGTGCTTCACAGACTCCAGTGGGGATGTGGTGCACGCGGCACGAGTTCTGGTGCTTGTTGCGGTGTTGACCGCCCGCGCCGGAGCCGCTGAACCATTCGATGCGGAAGTCTTTGTCTGAGCGCTTGGCATAGACGTCCGACACCGCGACGTCAGGATCGACGACAGCGACAGTCACGGTGCTGGTGTGAACCCGGCCCCGTTTTTCTGTTGGCGGCACACGCTGGATGCGGTGGCCACCGATTTCATTTTCGAGTTTGGAGACCCCAGAGCCAATGACTTCGATGGTGATCTCGTAGAGGCCCGCGTCTGACGGCCGTTCCCGAACGACGCGGTGCTTTCAGCCCTTGCGAGCGAAGAGACGCAGGTACGACTTGGTCAGGTCTTGGACGAACAGTTGGGAATCGGCGCCGCCTTCAGCGGAGCGGATTTCAAGAAGCCTTTTCATGACTTTTCTCCTCGGACCGGGATGGTCCGCAATTCCTATTTACCACATAAATACGGGCATGAGCCAGTTTCGTGATTTTATCTCCCTCATGGAGAGCCTGAACCTCCAAGAGTACGGCGACGACCGTGATGACGACGGTTACGACAATGAGGATGAAGATGAGGACGATGGGCCTCCGGCCCCGGACGAGTACGTTCTTCAGAAAGGAACGACGGTGTATCACGGAACAAACGCCAAGTTCGACGAGCGTAATGGCCTCGATGATTTCTCGTGGGTAACCAACTCTGTTGATACAGCAAAGTATTTTTCTACTTGGTCTGATCAAGACGGAAAGCCTCGACTGATCACGTACACGGTTTCACGGCCGGTCCGTCTCGCGGTTCTCACCCGATCCATCATGGATTACTACGCCGAATACGAAGGCGTCGATGACGGAAACGGTATGCGCGAGTATGCCATGGACCTGATGCAACACCTTCGTCGTCAAGGATTTGAAGGATGGATCATCCCTGACAATTACGGGACCGAGCAAGCAGATATCCTTCTAGCTGATACGTCTTGCCTCTCGCACGTGAAAACTTCAAAACTGTAGTTGACACTACTTCAAAATGTAGTACTGTGTGGCTCTGTTCAATTGCGGAGGCCACATGCTCGACAGCGCCATCAACTACAAGGGCAAGATCGCCACTGAAGAGCAGGTTCGTTCGGCCCTGCGTCACATGACCGGCGTCTTCACCAACCTCGAAATCGCGTCGGCTCTCGGCCGCGCCGGTTACGAGCCCAACGACCTGTGGGCTCGCCAAGAGGTGGCCAACCGCCTTCTCCAGAAAGCCCGCAAGGCTGGCCTCGTGGATTTCGACAACAAGGTCTGGCGCGTGCGTCAGCCCAAGGACTAGGAGGTCACCGTGCTCTACACCGATCCCCAATACGCGGTCCTCTATCGCGGCTACAAGATCACGCATAAGCGCGATTTCGGCGACGGCTTCCTGATCGACGGCCACAAGGTCACGCAGGGCTATAACGTCTTCCCGGCCGAATTCGGCACGGTCGAGGACATGCCCGGCGCGGCGTGGTTCCAGACTGTGAAAGACGCCAAGGGCGCCATCGACGACCTGATCGCCAGCGGCGGCCGTCGCATCGGTCGTGAGAACGAATTCTGGACGCGCAACCGTCTGCGTCGAGCCACCCAAGATCACGGCCTTGACCTGTACCGGGCCGTCGTCGATCATCTGGAACGCACCCAAGACGCCACCGGCGGCGCCCGCGCCCTGCTGGCCAAGGTGCTGGCCGAGATCGAAGACGCCGTTGACACGCGCGACACCATCGTGAACGTGGCGGCCGGGACCAAGACCCGCGTTGGCGAATTTCCGGCCGAGCAACGCGCGATCCTGAACGAGACCGAGTGAATGTCAGCCAAGAACAAGGCCGCGAAATCCCGCTCCCAGCGTCGGCTGGAAGATGACGCGGAAGACGAGGTCTACAAGATCAGCTACGACGAGAAGGCGACGTTCTCCAACGGCGTGCCTCGCGTTGTCTCGCGCGGCTGGCTGAAGGAAATCGACGGCGTCCTGCACTACATGGCCGATCCGCCGATCCCGCTGTTCACGGACCATAGGCTGGCCGTCGATCTCGAATGGAAGTACCTCTCCCACAAGTGGAAGGAAGCTCCGGGTGGGTGGGCTCAGCCGGGCACGCCGTTGGTCGATAAGGACCACGGCGACTACGAGAACAGCAATCAGGAAGCGCTCGACCTCGCGCTTTCAACGCAGCGCGAGCTTGAATCTGACGGGCACATCGTTCCCGTTGAACTCTGGGACTGAATTAGTGTCTGATCTGAATCCGCTCTACATGCTCGGGCTGTCGCCGGAAGACATGCGTCAAATGCAGCGCGAGTTGCGCTCGGCCCTAAGCTCGATGTCGAGCGAGACCAAGTCGATGCAGCATCGCCTCACGATGGTCAACGAAGCGATACGGCAAGCCGAAGCGCCGATAGACATGCTGCATGTCAGCGACCATGCGCTGCTGCGCTATCTTGAACGGGTCGTGAAAATCGACCTCGAACCGCACCGGGCGAAACTGCGGGAGATCGCGGCCGGTCGTTACGATCCCACGGACGAGCATGAGGTCGTCACCGACAAAGAAAGCGGCGCGGTGCTGATCATCCGAGGAATGGGCGGCGGTCGCCTGTTTCCCGCCATCGTAACGGTTCTGGACAGCGCCGTTCACGCGGTTCCGGAAAAGGGCCAACTGACGGCTTGGAGGGACGATGATGCGTGAATTCATGGATGCGTTCATGACCATCTTCCTGTTCGCCATCGTCTTCGCCCCGCTGCTGTACGCCAAGCACATCTGGGACGAGCATGATCGCGGCATGGCCGAGCTTCGGGCCAAGCGCGAGGCGCGCCACCTCGACGACGACTGGTCCAGCTACGATCCGGAGACCCGCAAGGCTATCGCGCTCGGCATTCAAGCTGAGGTCATGATGGAGTTCATGCGCGATATGTACGAGCGCGAGATCGAGCACGAAAAAGCAATCCTCCGCGCCCGTGCTAAGGCGAAGGCCGACGACGGGGTGATCGACGCCGATTACGAAGTGGTTGACCAAAAATATCTCCCTCCCGCATAATGGGTGGATGAGAAAGAGAAAAACATGGTTCACTAGCGATACGCATTTTGGCCATCGCAACGTGATCAAGTACTGCAACCGGCCGTACTCCAAGCCCATCCTCGATAGCCAGAACCGCCCGGTCCTCGACGACAAGGGTCAGCCGAAGGTCTTCCTAGACGTCGCGCGCATGGACGAGGACATGATCCGCTACTGGAACGAGCGGGTTGACCCCGACGACGATGTCTACCACGCCGGTGACTTCGCGATGGCCCATGGGGCTGAAGAGAAATACTTGGAGCGCCTGAACGGCCGCAAGCATTTCGTCTGGGGCAACCACGACAACGTGGAAATTCGACTGTCCAGCCTCTGGCAATCGTCCGAGCCCTACATGGAAATCCGCTTGGACGGCAAGATGATCTGCATCTTCCACTATGCGTCGATGGTCTGGAACAAGTCGCACCACGGTTCGATCATGCTCTATGGTCACAGCCACGGCTCACTCAAGGAAGCCGAGTGCGACCAACGCACGGACATCGGCGCCGATTGCTGGGGGCTGAAGCCCGCAAGCTGGGAAGACGTCAAGCGTCGCCTTGCAACACTCCCTCCCTATCGGCCGGTGGATCACCATGGACGAGATTGACTACGTCATCTACGACAACGACGGTGACTTGCGAGATTTCGAAACTGTGCCTCTCCGGGTCATACCGGAAATGCACCGAATGGCAACCTTGCAGTTGCAGAACGTCCGTGCACAGCACAAAGACTTGTCGCAGCGCTGGTCCTTCATGGGCAACGGCGACGGTGAGCGCATGATTGAAATCATGATTTCTCGATTCGAGGACAAAATCAGCGACCATGATCACGCCATCGAAACGATGGAAAATATCATGAAAAATCATGGGGTTACACCGAAACCCCTTTCGTGAGATTTTAGTAGACCAAATCCATAATACCCGCTACGGTGCGAGCCTTATTCCAACTCCACCCAACGGGAGATACCCTGTGCTTGGTTTCCTTCGCGCCCTTGGTGGCGCGCACGGCAAGAAAGCCATCCAAGAAGTCACTGACGCCATCGTCAACCTCGACCCGTCCACCGCTTCGGACGCGCAACTGGCGATGATGGAACAGAACCTCGACAAGGTCGGCGTCATGCTGGCGAAGGTGAAAACCGACGCCGCGCGTGAAGAAACTGAAGCGGTCGCGGCCAAGGCCAAGTTCGACCGCTTCGCACAAGGCGCGCAGGTGCTGAACGCCAAGTACGAGGCCGCGCCGGAAGGTCCGCAGAAAGCCGCTCTGGCCACCAGCCTGAACGGCCTGCTGAACACGCTGGAAGAGGCCAAGGTCGAAATGGACCGCGAGGTCTCCGAAGCCGCCGACGCCAAGGCGCTGGTCACCGAGACCGAGACCATCTACCGCGAGAAGGCTGAAGCCCTTCGGACGGCCCAGAAGAACCTGACGCAGGGCGCCCGCGAACTGGCCCGCGCCAAGCTGGCCGAAGAGCAGGCCCAGATGCGCGCCAACCAAGCGGCTGAAGTCGCAGGTCTCCGCAACAACGAGCCGGACGGCCTGAACTCGGCGCTGACGTCGATGAAGCGCCAGACGGACGCCGCGCGCGGCAACGCCGAAGCCCTGAAGATCAAGGCCACGGTCCTGACGCAGGTCGAAGACGGCTCGCTCGAAGACCCGAACGTTCTCGCCGCTCTCGCCGAAGTCAAAGGCACTTCGTCGAGCCTCCCCTTCTCGCAACGCCTCGCGGCGCTGGGCGCCCCGGCTCCGGCCACGGCGGCTCCCCTCCAGATCGGAACCACCTCCAATGCGTAAGAGCATCCTCGCCCTCGCCGCCATGTCGGTGGTCAGCCTCTCGCTGGCCGCCTGCGGCCAGCAACAACCCCAGCAGCCGCTGTCGAAATTTGACGTCGCCGTCGCCGACTGCATGGCCGGGATGGACAATCCCAACCGTGACGCCTGCGTGCAGGCCGTGTCGTCGGCCCAGCAGAACGCGCCGCGCTACAGCGCCAAGTCGCAGTGCGAGGCCCAATTCGGCTACGGCAACTGCGAAAGCCGCAGCGAGAACGGTCAGGACATCTACGGTCCTCTGATCACCGGCATGTTGATCAGCCAGATGCTGAACAGCAACAACAACGGCTGGCGCGACAACAACTACTGGCGCGGCGACAACTACCGCACCTACTACCGGTCGTACTCGACCTCCAACCCCAACTTCCGCACCTATCACCCGCCGAAGGCGTCGAGCTACGCTCGCTCGTACTCGAACGACAACTACGCTCCGGCGCCGACCGTCAAGCGCGGTGGTTTCGGTCAGACGGCCGCAAACAAGTCCTATGACAAGGCTCGCGCCGTCCCGGTGACCGCCTCGACGTCGGCCAGCAGCTACAAGGCCTCGCCCGCTTCGTCGTACAACAGCCCGGCCACGTCGGCTTCGAGCTACAACACCGCCAAACGCGGCGGCTTCGGCGCCACGGCCGCGAACGACAACTCGGCCAGCTACAAGACCAAGCCGACCTCGTCGGGCTGGGCGTCGTCGTCCTACAAGGCCGCGCCGTCGAGCAGCAGCAGCTACAAGGCGCCGTCGTCCTCGTCGTGGGGTTCGTCGTCTTCGTCGAGCAGCTACAAGTCGCCGTCGAAATCGTCTTCGTCGTGGGGTTCGTCCTCGTCGTCGTCCTCGTCCTACAAGTCGTCCTCGTCGTCGAGCAGCTACAAGTCCTCGTCGTCCTCCAGCCGTCGCCGGTAAGCATCCATGCAGCGCATCAGCATCACGCCGCGTCCGGACTGGCAGGCCAACGCCTCGGACATCGGCTTCAACTGGCACACGCCGGGTCGCCCGTACTGGGATGAATCGGCCTACTACAGCCTGACCGACGCTGACGCTGGTGGTCTGTTCGAAGCAACCCGCGAAGCCTACGCGATGCTTCTGGAGACCATCGGCCGAGTCATTGAGCGGCGCGAACTGATTTTCTACGGGTACAACCCCGACCAGATCGCGTTGATCGAGAAAAGCTGGTCTGACAGCGATCAGCAACCGTCCCTGTACGGACGGTTCAACATCGCCATGACCGCCGAAGGTCCGAAGGTGATCTCGTTCAACGGGGACAATCCTTCGGGCCTGCTGGAGGCCAGCATCATGCAGCGCCAATGGCTGGACGCCACCTATCCGGGCGGCAACCAGTTCAACGGCATCCATGACCGGCTGTTCGACATGTTCCAGCGTATCGCAGGCGAGAGCCGGACGCGGGTGATGACCGACACTGAACGGCGCCGGGGTAGCCTCGTCCACGTCACCTGCATGCCGGAACCGGATCAGCAAGGCGTGGCCGACTATCTGGGCAATATCGCCAACGAAGCCGGAGTGGATGCGCGTTTCCTTCTGCTGACCGATGTCGGCCTGTCGGAAGACGACTACTCCGAGCATTTCGTGGACGGCGACGGGCAGTCGATCACCACGATGCTGAAGCTGTGCCCGCTGGCGTGGATGCTGAACGACCAGTTCGGCCCCAAGCTGATCGACGAAGCGATGAACAATCGCCTCCGGCTGATCGAACCGGCGTGGAAGATGCTGGCGTCCAACAACCGCCTGTTCGTGGACATGTGGGACGGCAACGCCTACCACCCGCTGCTGGTCCATTCGGCGACGTCGCCGCAGGCCCAGTGGTTCGAGTCGGTGGCCAAGCCGCTGAACGGCCACGGTGGTCAGAACATCGTCATCCGTGACATCGCCGGGCAGGTCATCGACCAGACCGGTGGTGGATACGCGGGCTCCGAGGTGATGTACCAAGAGCGCGTCGTCCCGCTGGGCGATCATGCTCCGATCATCGCTTCGTGGATCGTCGGCGGCGAGCCGTGTGGCGTCAGCATCCGCGAGGCTTCCAAGCTGATCGTGGACGAAGACAGCGCGCGGTTCCTCCCGCACGCCGTAGACGCTTGATCACCCCTCTATCAGGGTTCGGGCTTCTGGCCGTCACCGCGATGATCGTGTGTGACGGCCTTGAGCGTAAGAACCACTGGTACACGTTCCTGTTCGGCTTCGCCTGTCTGGCGGGGTCGGCCTACGGCTTCCTTCAGGGAGCTTGGCCCTTCGGTCTTGCCGAAGGGTTTTGGGCATGTCTGAAGTTTTGGCAGTTTTATCTCTACTACCGGGACCGTCCAAAACTGGTTGACCAAAACAAATAGGTGTAGTAAGTGTCACGCTCCACTGTCAGGGAGAAATTTGTGACCGACGCCAAAGAACGCGAAGTCCTCGTCCGCATGTCGATCAGCCGAGCCATCGAGCTTGGTTATGATGTCGGCGATGCACTGGCGGAGATTCAGCGCCCGGTCATGACCGCTGACGTCCCGGTCTTCCAAGATTTCCCGACCGCCCAACTGTCCGATCTCAATCTGGACACCGGTCCTTTCGGCAAGTTTCTGGCCGTGACGCAGATCATGGTCTCCCAGCACCTGCTCCGGGTGGTTGACGGCCAGATGGTCCCCAACGCCAGCCTGACCAAGGGCGTGATCGACCCGGCCCTGTGGAAGCAATTCAAGGCGGCCGAGCAAGAGGTCGTCAACGACATCAGCTTCGACCCGACCCCGTCCGAAGCGGCGGTCTTCAAGGCCGCCGAGAGCTTCCGGCGCGCCTACACGTTCGGCGACACCGACGACATTCTGGATCGCGCCTCCAAGTTTCTGGACGCGCTTCGCGCCATGTCGGAGACGGAAGACGAGGTCGCCGAAGAGGTCGAAGCGTACGACGAGTACGCCGACCTGCCGATCCTCTACGTTCTGGTCCGCAACGATCTGGAGTCGATGAACCCCGGTAAGGCCATCGCCCAAGGCACGCACGCAGCCAACCAACTGGTCTGGGAAATTCTGTTCGGCAAGGACGTCAAGTCCGTCGAGGACTTCGCCGACCGGGTTCGCGCCCTGCAAGACAAGGTCGATCACATCGTCCAGCACGACACCTATTCCAACCCGCTGCTGTACGCCCTGCTCGACTGGTCGATCTCGGCCGGTGGGTTCGGCACGTGCATCTGTCTGGAAGCCACCTCGCACGAAGCCTTGACTGCGACCATCGCGGCGGGCTCGGAGGACGGCAAGAGCTACGCCGTCCTGACCCACGATCCGTCCTATCCGGTCCGCGACGGCCGGGCGTTCTACCACGTCCCTCTGGACACGGCTGGCGCCGTCTTCGGCCGCAAGCAAAACGCGAAGCCGAAGGTCAAGAACCACCGCCTCCACCCCTAACCTGTGAGCTTCCACTGTGTCTGCTTCTGACGAAATCAAGCAAGCCCTCGTCGCCAAGTTTCCGGGCACGGAGGCGTCCCAGTGGAAGCGTCTCAGCAAACGGAAGGTCAGCGGCGTCGAAGCCCGGCTGTTCGAGAACACGCAGCACAAGCTGCTAATCCGTTCGGTGGGCGACGACCTCCAGCAGGTTGACAACCAAACCGCGTGGGACGCGATCAACATGATCGCGATCAAGACCGGCATCCAAGACTGGGTGCTGACCGAACCGGCCGACGATGACGCCGACTACATTATGCTGGCCAGCCCTTCGACGGGCCACCGGGCGTCGATCAACGGCGTGGTCGAAGACTACGACTATCCGCCGCCGTATCTGACCACCACCGAGCCGATGTATTTCGTGATCGCCGCGTTCGACGACGACTTCGAAATGAGCGAAGACGGCGAGTCGATCAGCATGATGACCTGTCCCAAGGGCTATTGGGACAAGAACAAGTGCATCACCGACTGGCACGTCTCGCCGATGATTTGCCACCTGTTCCCGAACATCCCCGACGAGATCGAATTCGACGAGGCCAGCGAGAACATGATCTACGTCTCCGGCGGCACGCTCGACGAACTCAAGGCCGCGATGATAACCGCTGGCATGGTCTACAACGAAGCTCTGCTGAAGGCTGGCCAGTACTAAGGGGTCCGACATGGGCAACAAAATCCACGTTCTGGGCGGCGGGACGCTCAGCTTCATCCGCAACCATCTGGCGCTGGCGGCTCCAGCCCGTGGCGGCACGGCGCGCGAACTCTACGGGCTGTTCGTCCGCCGGGTTGCCGCCGATGTGGATTCGTCCATTCCATCGAGCGTCGCCAACCGTGTCGCAGCCGAGCGCGTCACCCTGCACCAGACGGTGCTGGCCGCGCCGCATCAGAGCACGCTGGTCACCAACGATGACGTTGCTGAACTGCTGGAGCAGTTGAAGGCTGACCCGGAGACCCGCGTCATCATCATGAACGTGGCGCTCTGCGATTACGTCGCCGACGTGGTCGAGGTGAACTACGCCAACGGCTCTCTGGGTGAAATCTCCATCCCCATCCCGCGCGGCTCTCACGCCGAGCGCCTGAAGAGCCGCGATGGTCCGGTGGACCTGCGTCTGACGGCCGCGCCGAAGCTGCTGGAGACCATCCGCCGGGATCGCAAGGACATCTTCGTGGTCGGCTTCAAGACCACCACCAACGCGACGCCTGAAGAGCAATACCGGATCGCCCTCGACAGCCTCAAAGGCGCTGGGATCAATCTGGTGTTCGCCAACGACACGGTCACCCGCCGCAACATGATCGTGATGCCGGAAGAGACCAACGAGGACTTCGGCACGGATCGCAAGGCCGCCCTAAAGCGTCTGGTGGACATCGTCATGGCCCGGTCGTCCAACACCTTCACCCGCTCGACCGTCGTGCCGGGCGAGCCCGTGCCGTGGGACTCGCCGCTGGTTCCGGAAAACCTCCGCGAGGTCGTGAACCACTGCATCGACCACGGCGCCTACAAGCTGTTCCGTGGCGCGACCGTTGGTCACTTCGCCTTCAAGTACAACGACCAGACCATCATCACCTCCAAGCGCAAGGCCAACTTCAACAACCTGCGCGAAATCGGCATGGTGCAGATCGAGTACCAAGGCGACGACAACGTCATCGCGTTCGGCGCCAAGCCTTCGGTCGGCGGCCAGTCGCAGCGGATCATCTTCAAAGAGCATCCGGACGCCGACTGCATCGTCCACTTCCACTGCCCGCTGAAGGCTGACCACGCGGACCCGGTCAATGTGGCCGCGCAGTGGCCCAACGAGTGCGGAAGCCACCAGTGTGGCCAGAACACGTCGGACAATCTCGGGCTGACCGATGACCGGTCGCTGAAGGTCGTCATGCTGGACAACCACGGGCCGAACATCGTCTTCAGCCGCCACACGCCCGCTCGCAAGGTCATTGACTTCATCGAGCGCAACTTCGATCTCAGCCAAAAGACCGGTGGCCTCGTCGCATGACCAATCCCGTCCGCAAAATGTCCATCGGCGCGCCGACCCATGGGCTGCTCGGCGCGACCCTCACGCTGGGTGATCGCGAGATCGAACACGACGGCTACGTCCCCGATGGCCTCGGGATCGGCGAGGGTGGCAGTGACGAGATCGAGCTTGAGATCGACATCAACACCGGGCGGATCATCGGCTGGGACGCCGCCAAGGTCATCGCCCGCTTTGACGAGATTTTCGCTCAGGTCAATACGGGCGAAACGGTCGATCTCTGCGAAATTCTGGACAACGAAGATGACGACGATGAAGACAAGGCCGAGAAGGCTCTTCAACGCGCCAGCTTGAACGAAGTCTTCACTGTCCAGTCTGAAGAAGAGATCGAAGCCCATTACGTGGGACTGTTCTATCTCGGCTTGTATCAAGTCTCCGAGCGTGGCGCTGACGCGCTGAAGGAATTGGGCATCGACTTGCCGTTCCTGATCGAAGAGGGGATCAGTTACGAGGCCAGCCAATTCGGCGTGAAGCTGGAAGAACCCTTCCACGGCATGTTCAACCACAAGGCCTCGGGCTTCCATCCCAAGGCCCAACCACTGCTGCTGATCGACGCCACGGCCAAGGACGTGGCAAACATCAACCAGTGGATCGCCGACAACTCGAATGACGTCTTCGCGCGCTATACAGACGTCGTCGCTCAATCCAACATCGGCCTCCCCCAGTCGATGACGTTCGCCACTGAAGAGGCCCGCACCGCCTTCATCGCCGCCGTGCAAGGCTGATCATGGCCGACACCGATTACGGAAAAAGCTTCGAGGTCGAGCGCGGCGAATGGCGAATGACTGCCGGGGACTGGTTCAATGACGGGAACCAGTTCAACCCCAAGGTCAAGAATCTGACGCGGGTCAAGCAGGGCGGCGATTACGTTGCCAAAGGCGAGGTCGTGTTCGAGATCGCCGGACAAGTCGGTCTGCAAGGCGGTGACCTGATCGTCCAGTACGGCGCGCCAATCGACGGCTATGTCGATTACGCCTACGCGCACGACGGCGTCGTCCACCCCGGCGAACACGTGTGTGACATCTACCCGCCGACGCCGATATCGCGGGCCGAGTTCATTGAACGCTTCGAGAAGAAAAAAGCGAGTGGCGATCCGGGCTATTGCGAGTGTCTGTGTTCGCTGTCGCCACGTGATGAGATTGGTGGCAAGGATCAACCCGGTCAATCGACCATCGTCAAGTGGCATGTCCAAGACTGCTCCCACGTTCGGTACGGCGACCTACTGCTGACGTTCGAGAAGGACGGCGTCCTTCACGATGTCGTCATGTCGCGGGAGCATGGGACCATCGCCTTTCTGGCTCGCGAAGGCCAGACCGTGGGGTCTAATGACGAGATCGCCTACATCATGGATATCTGGATGACCTACCGTCCGTTCCCGACCAACTTCGGTCAGCCGTACCGCGCCATCTGGGAAGGATGCCGTCGCGAGCCCAAGACGACCATCCCGAAAACGTTCACCACGGAAGAGGTGATGGCCAAGGCTCAGGAATTGTTCGACAACACCCAGCCGCGCGGCCATATCCCGCTGGATCGGTGCATTGATCAGGTGTCGTCCTATTTCACGGCATGGGCCAAGCGGGTGTTGGAAGCATGAAGTTCGGACTATTCGGCCGCAAAGGCAAGCGGACCATGGCCGAATCCGGTGCTCTGGTCGTTTCGGTCACTCCGCTTGTTTCGAAATTCCCGCTCCCGCGTCTAAGCACTCACGAGCTTCACCTGCTCGAAACGTGGCATGAACGCTGTCTGGACAAAACCCATGACGCGGAAGCGAAAGCCCGCGACATGTACAACTGGATTTGGAAGGATGACTTCATGCGCTTCATGCAGCGTGAAGCGACGGAAGACGTCTCGATCAGCGAGAGCGACATGACCGCGTTCCTCAAGAACAAAGGCTACCGCCACAATTTCGTGTGCGGCACGCTTCACTTCCATGGTGTTCGCCTGCGATCCATGGGATCGCGCTATTCGTCGAGCTACCCCGGATGAGCGATTGGATCACCCTCGACCCGAAGGATGAGGCCACGTTTCCCACGGAACGCGGCCTGTACTGGTGGCGCCTCGACATGGTGGCCGTGATCGGTAGCAAGAACATCGACCGTCCGGCGTGGGTCGAGCCTGCATCGCCGCACAGCAACGGCGTGAAGGATCGCCGGGAAATGTTGCCGGATTTCGCACACTGGAACGGCTGGGAGTACAAGGTCCCGGCCGGAACTCAGTGGCGCTGTGTCACCGGCGACGAAGTCGAGGACGAGTTTCATTTCCAAGGCGTCGGTGTATTGCCGTGCCCGTTCTGCGACTGCACACCACACATGAAGTGGTTGGAGCGCCCGGCCGGGGGTGGAGCCTACGTTTCACAAAGGATTTGGAAAGCGAACTTTTTCCAGATACAGTGTTTCGGTTGCAGCATCGCCGCAACTGCTTCTCCGTCGATTGATGGGGTGCTCATTAAATGGAACACACGGTCATCCCCGGATGATCGCGAGTTCGTGCACCCCAAGACCAACAACCGGAAGGCATTCTGGCGATGAATTACCGCCCCACCATTGGCCTCTTCGGCACTTGCGGCGACTCCGAGTGGAGACGTCCGTTCATGGTCCACTACAACGGCTACGGCATTGACTACTTCAACCCGAAGGTCAAGGACTGGAAGCCGGAATTGGCGGCCGTCGAAGCCGAGCACCTTCGCACCGACGAGATCATCCTGTTCCCCGTCACCGACGAGACCTACGGGAGCGGATCGCTGGCTGAGGTCGGCTTCTCGATCCTCCAAGCGGTCACCGACCTCAACGAAGGTCGCTTCGTGATCGTGATGATCTCCCCCGAGCCCTGCGAAGCCCTTAAGGCTGACGCCGTGGCGTTCAAGGAGAGCGTGCGCGCCCGGACCTTGGTCAAGGCCCATCTGGCGGCCAACCCACATCCGAACGTCTACATCGTGGACACCTTCGAGCAGATGCTTGCCCTGAGCGTCGGCCTTTACCGCATCGCCTCGTTCTACACGCAGGCGGCCATGGCCGCCGCCAAGCGGGATGAAGAGCGTCGCATCCTCGACCATCGCTGGCGGGCCGCCTGATGGCCGCGAACCCGTTCTACTGGCGGATGAACCCGGACGGCTCAGGCTCCTTGTTCATGGAGTTCCTGTCCGCGTTCGAAATGACCGAGACGACGCCCACCTGCATCCTGATCGGGACCATCTACAAGGCGCCGGATGGGATGTGGGAGGTCCGTGTCACCGCGCCAATCGTCCGGGTCACCGGCAAGATGGGCCGTGACAACCGCAACCTCACCGAAGAGGAATTCTTCGATAAGCGGGTCGTGGCGCGAAAGAAAACACAGGCGGAGGCGGTCAAGGCCCTACATGAGCGCGCCGGGCGCTACTTCGCCAAGCTGGCCGAGTTCGTCACACCAAAAGATTGACGCCTTTTTACGATTGGTTTACGAGTTGATCATGACCTTCGCCGTTGGTGATCTATTCGTTGTGCGTCAGAGCGTGGGCCGCTTGGATCAGGATGCCTATAGCATCCACGCGGCCATGCTGGTCTCGCCGATGATCGTCAAGGACGACTTGGGCCGCGTCTTCATCCGGAAGCCCGATGGGCGGTTTCTCTACGAGCCGAGCGGCAACACCATGAGCCGGGAAACCGCCGAGGCTCTACCCATGTCCCACCCGGACGTCGTCGCCGTATTTGGGCCTGAGATTTAACTATTTGTTTATAAAGGAATTTGTGATGATCGAAACGATTTTCCACATCGTCGTCAACGTCCTGCTGGTCCTGTGGCTGGTCCCGGCCGTGGCCTTCTTCGGCTACAACTGGGTCCACATGATCGTCGAAGCCCATGGCACGGACGTGCAGCGCGAGAACGCCAAGAGCCGCGTGTCGATCCTGCTGAAGACGCCGGTGTGGCCGGTCCTGTTCCTCGGGTGAAACCCCCGATCTGCCTCAAGGCTCAGAACGTCCTGATCCCGCTCGACGACGTCAAGCGGCTCGACATCGAGCGCCTTGAGCAGCAGGAAGTGGACATCATCACCTTCCAAGGCGACACCTACACGGCTATCGGCTTCGACGCCATCGAGGCCGTGTGGGTGATGAAGCCCTCCGCGATGGAGGGTCGGCGCCTGAAATGGAAGAAGGGTGCGTGGGCGTTCCACAACGTCGTCGCGCACCCGCTCGTGCAGGTGTTGGCATGGATGGGCATGACGAGGCAGGCGGTCGCCCTGCACGACGCCACCACGCCGCGCCCGAGAGGGTTCAAGCAATGTCATACGCCAAGTACACCAACCGGCTCGACGCCGAAGGACTGATCCGTCATATCGCGTTCGACTATGTCGAAATGAGCTACGACAAAGTCCACTACAAGTATCTGGCCCACATTCAACAGTGCCGAGAGTGGCTGTCGTCTAGGCCTAAGCCGCCGCCTGAGCCCGAACAGTACGAGTTGCCGTTTTGGGGCGTGTACGACGACGATTTCTGAACGGGAATAGTGACCCGGAATTTTCGTCCGAAGTATGATGAAGAATACTTTAAGGTGTTCTTCACATGCAGGTCATTTCACTTGTAGGCTTTGCCAAGAGCGGCAAAGACACAGCCGCCCGCCACCTCGTTGAGCAGCACGGCTTTATCCCCTTCAGCTTCGCCGAAGCCCTGAAAGACGCGCTGGCCGCGATTTTCTGCTGGGAACGATCCATGCTCGAAGGCATCACGCCGCAGAGCCGGGCGTGGCGCGAGCAGGTCGATCCATGGTGGGAAGAACGCCTCGGGATCAAGGGCTTCTCGCCGCGCATGGCCATGCAACTGGTCGGCACGAACCTGTTCCGCGAACACTTCAACCAGAACATCTGGATCAACAACATCGACCGCAAGCTGAGCCTGCTCCCGGCCGACTCGCGGGTGGTCCTGATCGACGGCCGCTTCCCCAACGAACTCGATCTCGGCCGCAAGAAATACGGCTCGACGGTCATCCGCGTAAAGCGCGGCCCGGAGCCGCCGTGGTGGGATCAGGCCATGATCGTCAATGGCTACAAGACCCAGAACGACCAATACATCCGAGACACCTTCCGGGGCGGCTGGATCGCGGACGGCGGCCATTATCCGCTCAACGATTTCATCCGCTACGATCTGGAGAAGAAAGCCCACGAATCCGAGTGGGCGTGGATCGGTTATCCCGTTGACGTCACGCTGCACAACGAGAAAACTATCGAGGCGTTGCACGAGGGTATTGCTCGTCTGGCTCTGGCCGCGTAGATTTTCGTTTACCATTTCAAGGTTCCCAAATGACGTGTATTGTCGGCGTCGCCCAGAAGGGCAAGGTCTATCTCGGAGGCGATAGCGCTGGTGTGTCCGGCCTCGACCTCACCGCCCGGAAGGATAAGAAGGTGTTCCTGAACGACGAGTTCGTCATGGGCTTCACCTCGTCATTCCGGATGGGGCAAATCCTCCAGTACGTCTTCACGCCGCCGGAGGTCACCAAGGCCGACGAGGACGACATGATGGCGTACATGGTCAAGAAGTTCATCCCGGCCGTCCGCAAGGTCTTCAAGGAAGAAGGCTACGCTTACGTGGACTCCAACCGCGAGACCGGCGGCACGTTCCTCGTGGGCGTGCGCGGCCGTCTGTTCCGGATCGACAGCGACTTCCAAGTCGGCGAGAGCCTTGACGGCTACGAGGCCGTGGGCTGCGGCGAGAGCTTCGCCTTGGGATCGCTGCACGCCACCGAGAAATCTGCCAAGCTGTCCCCGAAAGAGAAAGTCGAGAAGGCGCTGGCCGCCGCTGCGAAATTCTCCGGCGGGGTCATGGAACCCTTCAATCTGGCGAACACCTGATGGCCCACGATTTCTACATCCGCAAATCCACCAAGGACGCGGCCGTTGAATGGCTGGTCCACAATTCCGTGGAGCACGAGATCGTGCCCTACGGCTACAGCAACATGCTGGGCTACGATGTCTTGCCCGACGAGGGCGCGTTCATCGTTCACAATTTCTATCGTGTCCGAGTGCTTAACGATGCACGCGGCGCCCCGCTGTTCAAACTGGTGTTCAGCGACGATCTGTACAACAGCAAAGACCTGATCGTCGAAGCCAAGATCAGACAGCATTATTCTGACAACCAGTGGACCTGCAATCATCGGGATGAGCCGTTCTATTGCTTCACGCCGTCCTATCGCGCACTGGTCGGCGCGGAATGATCTCCGTCTGCACCCATATCGACTACGAGCCGGATCGGTCGAACTGGCATAGGTTCCTCGTCCCAAAGGGCTATATCGTCAGCGCCAACGACTGGCTGATGACGCAGGCCATCGGATCGGCACGCATAACGGTTGGGTTCTTCCGGAAATACGAAGAAGAAGATTACTGTTGGGATGATCGGGGCGATTTCTACGTCGTGCGTTTGGAAGCAGATCGCGATGCCGTGCTGTTCAAGCTGTTCCACTCTGACGAACTATTGAGTGAAATTCAAGTGTTGAGCATCCAGAAATACCAAATACAGATGGCAAGACTGATACATCTTCGTGAACAAAACTTGATTTCTGCCACCGAATTCAGCAAACAGTTGCAGGAACTATCTTATGACTGAAGAAGCTGAAGTTCACGAAGACTGGATGCACTTCAACATCCCAGAGAGCGAATACGACGCGGCGAAGGATTGGCTCGAAAACCAGTCCAAGGGTAGCTACGTCATGGATCGGTCCAAGCTCTGCCCGGTCGCAGATTTCTTCAACCCGATGATGGGGACGCTGCATACGGTCTATTTCACGGTCTTCCTTGAAGACGACCAGCGAGACGCGGTCCTCTTCAAGCTGTTCTTCGCCGACCACCTGACCAGCGTCCAAGAGATCATCGACGAGCGCACCGCTCGCGAGCGAGTTCTACAAACCCTGATGACCAAGGTGTTTGGGGCTAACGGCTCCAGCGGCAAGACCAACGTCATGCAGAGTTACCTGAGCACGTTCATGGGGAAGGGCCGAGGCCTGCGCGAAACCTCGCCAGTCCTCACCTACGACCATGAAGGTCCGCCCATGTTCACCCTCGACTCCCTCGATTTGCTGAAGCCCAAATGACCAACATCCTCAACGGAAACGTCTGCCTCAGCGGCGGCGCCGAAGGCGCGGACCTCCAGTGGGGGATGACGGCAGGCATGGCCGGGCACACCGTCGTGCATTGGAGCTTCGCCAAGCATGCGGCCAAGTCCGAAGCGCCGGTGAACGAGGTCGTCGTCCTGCCGCAGGAAATGCTCAATCAGGCTGACCCGTACTGCGAGCGCGCCGCCAAGACGCTCGGCCGCTATTTCCCGAGCCACAAGCCGTGGATCGCCAACCTGCTGCGTCGGAACTGGTATCAGGTCCGCGACGCCGAGCGCGTCTACGCGGTCGCCACCATCGACAACAAGGGCATCGTGTCGGGCGGCACGGCGTGGGCGGTGCAGATGTTCATCGACCGTTTCGACGGTGGGCCGTGCGAGGCCTACGTCTTCGACCAGAAAGACGAGTGCTGGTACGTCTGGGTGGGCAAGGCCAAGCTGGGCTGGAACCATCTGCCAGAGGGTCCGCCGGTTCCGCACGGCGTCTGGGCCGGTATTGGGAGCCGTGACCTGCTGGCCAGCGGCAAGGCGGCGATCCGCGCCCTGATGGGCTACGTGGCGGCTACCAAGGTAGCGATCCCGCCTCCAGCAGCCTGAACCAGTACTTCCCGGTCGTCGGGTTGGCTCGGGCAACGCCGACCTGCTCGCGGTTGTCGCGGCTCATGATCATCCAGTCGAACCCGGCCGATCCTTCGATGTAGGCGTCCGGACGCAAGACGCTGACCTGCCGGACCATGTCTTCATAGTCGTCTGCCGGGCGCTTTACGCCAAACTTCGGGTCATCGTACTTGGTCCGGAACGTCATGCCATGTCTTCGTAGTGGAGCTTGTAGCTCTTGCCGCAGACGCTGCACTCCCATGTCTCGGCTTCCATGCTGGTATCGTCCCGTTCCTTCAGGTTCGGGCACTTGCTCCAGCGGCCAGAGCCGAAGGGACCGTCCACCATCGGATCGCGCGGAAACGAGTCCGAGAACGGCGTGAACACGTCCTTGCATTCCGGCGGTTGCTTGGTCGGGTCGCCCGGATAATCAGCCATCGGTCAGCACGCTGATGTACTTCAGCGGGACCTCGTCGGTCAGCCAGACACCGTTGGCCGAGACTTGGAAGTCGTGGCCGTCCACGAACATGGCGTCGGTGTCGATGACGAGGATGAACGGCTTGCCGCGCCGGGCGCCGACAATCGTGGCCGTGGCGACGTCCGGCGACAGGTGGACCGCGTGGCGCTCCATCTTGTTCAGCCCACGGCTGGACCGGATCATGTCCCACGCCTTGGCCGTCGTGCCGTGGAACAGCTTGGTTGGCGGACGAGTGGTCTCCAGACCAAGTTCAACCTCGACCGAGTGGCCTTGGTTGGCCCGGATGTAGTTGTCGCTGAACGCGAAGCGTTTCTTCTCAGATTCCTCGACGATCCGGTTCAGGTCCGTTTCGGCAAACGTCGGCTCGACCTTGCTCTGCACGGCCTTGACCACGTCGGCGACGGGCGTCCAGCCGTAGGCGTCGAGTGTGATGCCCCCGGCCGCCGGATCATGCCGGAGGATCAGGGACAGGAATTTGCTGATCTTGGTGTCGTTCATAGTTTGATCTTTGCTGGTTTGTCATGCGTGGCTTCCTTCAGGAGGTCCAGAAGCAAGCCGATGTCCTCGTCTGACAGGTGGCGAATACAGCGAACGTACATGGGAGTGTTCCACTCACCACCATCGAAAACGCCGCCCACCAAGGCGGCGGCCGACTTGATCGTGGTCAGGCTGTCGATCCCACCATGCACCAGATACGGGCTGACTGCGATGTAATCGCGGGCGCGGACTTGCTTGATCTCGATCTCGCGCGACTGTTCCGGTGTCAGGAGGCTCACAGGGCGGCCTCCGCCGTGGCCCACAGCCGCACGAAGCGGGCGTTGTGGATCGCGCCCCAGCGTCGGGCTTCCTTGGCGTCGGCGTGCCGTCCTTGGCTTTCCAGCCAGTCGGCCGCCGCATAACAGGCGGTGACTTGGGCCGCAGCCTCCGAAGTCAGTGTTCCCAATTCGGGAACAGGGACCTTGAATTCCTTGGCGTCCGCGATCAGGGCGTCGATGTTCATAGGACCACGTCCGGAATCTTGATGCCGAGCATTTCGGCGGCCGTTGCGACAGCGTCGCGCTCGAAGTTGGACAGCTTGCTGTCGGTCCGGCACATGGCGGTGAAGGCTTCGGTGATGTGCGCGATTTTCTCGTCACGGATGCGCTTGTTCTCGACGCGCTCGACCTCGCGCTCGACGGCTTCCCGTTCACGCTCAGCCTGATCGTCCATCCAGCGCTTGCGAGCGGCCTGCTCTTCAGCGATGATCGTGGTCCGGCTCTTGATATGGCCGTTGGCCAGCGCGGCAGGAACCGCCGTCAGGGCATGTTCCTTCGAAGTGTAGGTCGAATGGGCCACCACGAGAGGCGCGCCGTCCGAGAGATAGCGCGTCCGCTTGGCGGGCTCTTTGGACATCGCTGGGTCTTGGGTCTCAGCGCCCTCGCGCGCCGCGCGCAGCGTCAGGCGGGATTCCAGCGGATAGATGTTCCACGATCCTCCCCAACCGCTCTTGATCGCGATGTAGGCGACCAGATCGCCGGTGGCGTCGTAGACGGGGTAGACCGACCGGAAGCTGCTGTAGCCGATGGTCTTGGACTGGTCGGTGCGCTCGCCCAGCGTGAAGCCGTTCGGTTCCTTCTTCAGGATCGCGGCGAAAGCCTTGGTCGAGCATTTGGAGCAGAGGACCGCGCCGTCCCGAACCGGATCGTCCGTCAGATAACGGCTCGAATGCAAGAGCGAATTGTCGTAGGTCTCCCCGCAGTGCGTGGTGATGCCGCGCTCGATGCTGGGGTTCACGCTCTTGATAACGTGACGATCCGAATATGCCATTATTGCAGGCCTCCAATATTGCAGGAACCCGCGTTAAAGCACAGTTCGAACCGCCAGTCAATCACATCTTGTCGGGGACTTGGATGCCAAGCAAGTCGAGGCAGTATACAAGGCGGTCGTGAACGCCCTTCGCCAGAGCAAGACGCGCCCGATTACCCGCGATCTGGTTGTGCGCGTAGTATTTGGAGAACGTCTGTGCAAGATCGTAGGTGTAATCGGCGATCTCTTTCGGCGACAGGCGCGTAACGGCGCGCTCCATGGCTTGAGTGAAGCCATAGGCCATCTTGAACACCAGCGTGCGTTCTTCCTCGCCGACGTTGGCGACTTCGGCGAACGACAGGTCATCTTCCGGCTGATCACGCAGAATGCTCTTGATCCGCACGCACTGGTACAGAAGGTAGGCGCCGGTCTTACCCTCGTGGGCGGTGAACTTGTCCGGGTCGAAATTGTAGCTCGACTCGCGCGGGTTCATCAGGTCGCCAAACTTCAGACACGCCAGACCGACCTGCTCCGACCGTGTGATCGACTCAGGGTTCTTGGCGTGCGCGGCCAGATAGGTCTGGTGGACCAGATCGTCCAGCTTGGGAACGCCGCCGTCGCGGGTCTTCAGCGGCTTGCCGTCCGGGCCGTTGACCGTGCCGAACCCGGCATGGACCAGCTTGGCCGAGAAAATGTTCTCCGCGAACGCGAACAGTTGTTTGAAGTGCAACGCCTGACGCTGATCGACGACGTAGATGATCTCGTCGGCTTCGTCCTTGGCCCGCTCGAAGATGGTGACCAGATCGCTGGCGGCGTAGAGGTATCCGCCCTCCGAATTGCGGAGGATCATGGGCGGCTCATCCTCGTTGAGCGATGGCACGACGATGGCGCCGTCTGACTCGACGGCCATGAGCGTATCGACGAACTGCTTGACGATGCCGGGAACCAGCCGGGCGACGGTGCTCTCGCCGTGGAACAGCGTGAACTCGATCCCGAGGCGCTTTAGCTGGCGCTTGATGTCGTCAACCGACACCCGGACCATCGCTTCCCAGAAAGAGCGCTCTTCGGTCGCCCACATCGGGTTCTGAATAGTCCGGGTCGCCTGTTGGGCGGCTTTCTTGAACTCGGGGTCTTCCTTGGCGCGAAGCGAGGCGGCCGGGTAGGCTTCCTCCAGCATCTTCAGGGTGATTTCGGACTCCGGCGTGGTCTTCATCAGGGCGGCCGTCAGCAGGCCCATTTGAAGGCCCCAATCACCAAGATGGATGTCCGACACCACGGTGTGCCCGGCGGCCCGTAGGATGCGCTGGAGGGCGTCGCCGATGAACAGCGAGCGCATGTGGCCCACGTGCATGGACTTGGCCACGTTGGGGCCGCCAAAGTCGAGGTAGATTTTCTTGGGCGCGGCGCTGACGTTCTCGTCCACGAACAGCGCCGTGATGAGGTCGTCGAGGGTGAGCTTGACGTTGATGTAGCCGGGTCCGGCCACCGAAAACCGGTCGTCCCCCATGCGATCAACAACCGCCTGAGCCAGCGCGCGCGGGTTCGTCTTCATGTCGCGCGCGGCGAGGAACGCGCCGTTGCACTGGAAATCGGCCAGATCGGGCTTTTCGCAGGGAACGAGCACCGCGAGCGCGGGATCGATACCTTCCATTTCGAAGGCTGCGGTCAAGGCGGAATGGTTTTTCATCCCGGCACACTATTTGGTTGACCAGATTAGGTCAAGCCCGGCCGTGTGGACGTAGGAGCGACCCACGTCCACACTCCCTGCACCGGTTCAGGGTTTGTTTATACTCGCCATGCGCTCGGGTTAACGGCCCGAACCACGCCAACGAGTGTTCTTTAGACTCCCCTCATGCCTTTCGGCCGTCGCCGAAGAGGTAAGCCCCGTCTGGGACACACTCAGAGAGTATCCACATCCTGACGGACGTGAAATTCTACGTCAATTACCTTGATAGGTAGGTCTTACCCGGAAAGTGCGGCTGGGCTTTCTTCAGCGACACAGGCGTGAAGAAGAAATCGTCGTGGTCGTAGTTGTAGACCCGCCATTTCGTCCCGAGTAGGAACGCATCGTGTAGCTTGATCTGGTTGTTGATGATCTGCTGATACGTGCTGTCGAGCAGATCGGTGATCAAATACGGGTTGTCGTGCTCCGAGAATTCCTCTTTCTTCGGATCGTATACCTTGACGCCGATGAACAGTGCACCCGTCTCGTCTCGGAACGTCGCCAGCAAGGGCTCGTCATAGTAGTACAGCGTTTCGTCAAGGGTGAGCATCGAAATGTGTCTACGCTGAAATCTGGTTTACCACATTTCCAGCATACGAAAATGGCGCGCCCCTGTCCAGAGCGCGCCATCAATCTTGGTTAAGAAAGTTGTGGATCAGAGGTCGTGGAAGCGAGCCTTGATCATCTTTTCCAACTCGAAGAATTGGGGCAATTCGGTGACGTTCGGCCGCCACGTCAGGCCCATGGAGGCCAGATCGATTTCCTCGACGATCTTGGCGCCGGGGATGATCGCGTTGGTCTCCGGGTCACGCTCGCGGCCCATCAGCAGAATCGTGTCAGCGCAGGCGATGGCGGCCTGAATGTCGTGAGTCGTGATGATCACGGTGTTCAGTTCGTCCTGAGCCGCGACGGCCTTGATCAGGTTCTCGACCTTTTCCTTGACGAGGATGTCGAGGCCCGAGAAAGGCTCGTCCATCAGCAGCATGTGGCCGCAGGAGACCATTTGCTGAATGATGGCGACGCGCTGGCGCTGGCCGCCCGAAAGCTGGTGCGGATAGACGTCGGCGCGGTCGGACAGGCCGAAGCGCTCCAGATAGTCGAGGCAGATCGCCTTGGCGTGAGCGGTGTTCTTCTCACGCTTCTTGGCGGCCATCAGCAGGTTTGCCATGACCGTCAGGTGCATGAACAGCGGGTAGTTTTGGGCCACCACGCCGACTTGACCGGGACGAACTGGCGTCTGCGTCGCCGGATCGACCTCACCTCCGGTGGTGTTGATGAACACCGCGCCGGTCGTCGGGACTTGGATGCCCGCGATGCAGCGGAACAGTTGGGTCTTGCCCATGCCCGAAGGGGCGATCAGAGCGGTGACCTGACCTTGGCTGTGGCCCGGCCGCACGATGTTCCGCAGGTCGAGGTTCACGTCCCGCAGGACGACCTTATCGCCGAAGGAAACACCGAGCCCGGTGATCCGGAGCAGGTTTTCGTTCTTGGTGAACTGGTAATCGTCCACCGCGACGTTGGGGTTGAGGTTGGTGACCGCGTTGGACACCGGCTGGACGTCGGGCTCGTTGGCCGACAGAAGACCGTCGATGAGGCTCATGATGCTCACTTCCGAACCGTGTAGGGGCAGAACGCAGCCTTGGCGCCCTTGATGATCTGGTCTTGGGCAATGCCGACCGCGAAAATCATGATCTGGACGGCGAAGACGGCCGGGAGGTTGAAGGATTTCTGCAAGGCCAGCAACAGGACGCCGACGCCGCCTTCCGAGCGTGACAGGGTCTCGACGGCCGTCAGCATCATCCACGCGATGGCGGCGTTCATGCGGAGGGAGTCGAAGGCCTCGTGCAGCGTGCCCCGGATGACGACCTCGCGCAGGACTTCCCAGCGGTTGAAGCCGAGCGTCCGGGCGTGGTCGAATTTCTCCTGCGGGATCGAGTCGATCACCCGAAGCATGTCGTTGAGCAGGAAGGTGACGATGGTGAAGGTCAGGACGGCGACCTTCAGGCCGTGGCCCGAGAACGAGGCCACGAAAACCAGAACCGTGCCGCTGAGGCTCAGGAAGCGCAGCTTTCCCAGCGCGCTAACGAATGGCTTGAACAGCGGGATGGTGGCGAGATAGGCGAGGCCGAGGCCGATGCCGATGGCCCAGAGGATCGCTTCGAAGCTGATCGTGAGGCTGGCGAGCAATTGATAGAAGGCGCCCTTGTTCCACTGGTTGACGATCTCGCCAAGCGTGGGGCCGGGGGCAGGAACCATGGGGACCTGAACGGTCGCCCAGAACAGGGCCACCAGAGCGATCCAACCCAGCCCGATCATCAGGGTGACGTTGGACTTGACCGTTTCGTTGGGGAGCACGGCCGTGGGTAGGTGGAGGTTTTTCATAACTGGCCCTTAAAGAGAGGGAAGGTCGGGGAGGGCCGGAGCCCTCCCCTTCCAGCTTACTTGCCGAGCAGGATTTCGACGCGACGGTTTTGGGCGCGGCCCGCTTCCGTATCGTTCGAAGCCTTCGGCATATCCGAGCCGTAGCCGATCACTTCCATGCGGTTGGCCGGGAAGTCGTTCGGGTAGCGGCTGGACAGCCAGTCGGCGACGGCCTGAGCGCGGGCCTTGGACAGGGCCGTGTTGGTCGCCACCGAGCCGGTGTCGTCCGTGTGGCCGCTGATCTGGATACGCAGCCCACCGGCGATTGCGGCGCTTTCTTGGATGCTGGTCAGCAGGCGGACCGAAGCGGGGGTGATCGTGGCCGTGCCGGTGGTGAATTGGATGGCGTAGGCCTTGGTCGAGACGGCTTGCGTGATGGCTTGCTTGGTCTCGAATTCGGACTTGGCGGCCCCGACGTTCACGCCTTCCAGCGCGGCCAGCAGGTATTCGGTGTTCACGACCTTCTCGTAGGGGATGATCTCCGGCACGGCGTCGGGGTAGTAATCCCGAGCGTAGCCGCCGAACACGTCGTAGACGGTCTTGTACTTGTTCGACGAGCCGGGGGTCAGACCGAAGTAGGTCTTGACTTCAGCGGCGGTCACGGCGCGCGATCCGCCCAGCGAGATCGGCATGCCGGTCGCGTCGGTGTCGTTGTAGCCGTTGTAGTACTTGATCCAGAATTCGGCGGTCGAGGGCGGGCCACCGGCCGTGCCATAGACGGCGGCTTGGGTCTTGCCGAAGCCGGTGTCGCCGTTGCGGATCGCGAAGGCCGAGCGGTCCAGCGCCTTGATCAGGTTGACAACGAAGGCCTTGTGTTCGGCCATCCATTGCTTGTTGCCGATCAGGACGGCAGGCATCTGCTGGTTGTAGTCCTTGGTCGAGGCGAGGGTGACGAGGCCGCCCTTTTGCTTGGCCACGGCCACGTCGCCCGGCGTCCACGTGGCGACGCCGTTGACCTTCACGGTGACCTTCTTGCCGGTTTTCTTGCCGTTGACGATCTCGTCGCGGGTTTCCGAGGCGCCGGTGATGTACTTCTCGTCGGCTTCTTGGAACGAGGTCGTATCGACGAAGTTGATCGCGTTCGGGTCGAACGTCTTCTGGTCGGTGTTGATGGCGATCTCGTTGTCCGAGGCCCACTTCACGCAGATGTTCCAGTCGCCGTCATAGGGGACGGCGGCGATCAGCAGGCCCTTGGCGCCGTCCTTGCCTTGTTTGGCGGCGGCCGGACCCATGCACTTGTCCTCGCCGTAAGAGAAGCCGGTGACGTAGACCACCTCGACTTCTTGGCCCTTCGGCATGGCCTTCTGGAGGGTCGAGACGAACGCCGGGTAGCCGTCGCCCATGATCTGGACGAAGGCCGAGCCCTGCGGCGCGGATTCACCCTTCGAGACGCCGGTGGCGAACTTGATCAGGTTCGTCTTCATGTTGTCGTAGTTGTCTTGGGCGCTGATGTTCACCGTCGCGCCGGTGTACTTCGCGATCAGCGAATCCGGCGTGGTGGTCGGGCCACCGTTGGCGAAGGTGGTCGGCGCCGTGCCGTTCCACGAGATCGACTCGATGCTGACCGGCGCGGACGGCGCGCCGACCGGGCTGGCGGCCAGTTCATAGACCTGCGTCGGCTTGCTGACGGCGACGTTGCCCGCCAAGCTCTCGGACTTTTCCGGAACCTTGGACTTGAACAGCGACGGCGTCGGGATGACGCCCGAGTTCATGCCGAGCTTCAGGCCGCCGACCACGAGCAGGGCCGCGAGGCCGTACCCGATGTACTGGTATTGTTTCTTGATAGCCATGTGTTGTGGCCCTCTGTTGCAAACGGAAAGGGGGTACGCGGTGGAAAAGGGTTACAGCAGCGAGGTGAACTTGCCGGGGGCAACAGCACCTTGCTGGTGAGCGTTGGGGAGGACGGCGCCGACGCGAACGCCGCTGCTGTCGCCCGACGACGGAAGAGCGACCAATTCCTGCTCCCATTGGTCGAGCATGTCGTTCGCGGCGGCCAGTTGATCGAGGTCCATGGACTGGAGCATCGGCATCGCCTGATCGCGCATGTTTTCGAGCATGCCGATGGACTGGGCGTAGTTTTGGTTGATCATCGCCTCAGCTTCCTTCGCGAGCGAAGTCTTGCTGTCGGACTTGATGATCTTGTTGGCGGCGTCGCGCATCGAGCGCATGGTCTTCGACATGTTCCAACGCGCAGTCAGATTTTCGATGTCGATGTCCAGACGACGGATGATCTCGTCGGCGGCCTCGTCCAGACGCAGGATGATCTTGCGGATGCGAGACAGAGTCTCGATACCTTCCGCGAAGTTGTCCGCCGTCTTCTTGGCTTCCTGCGAACGATAGCTCTCGTCGCGGAACGCCTTCTGATAGCGGCCGACGACATCCGGATCGCCGTCCTGACCCAGCGAACCGAGGGCGTCATGCGCGGCCTTAGCGCGCTTCCCGGCTTCCTTGGCCTTTAGCAGGAATTCCTGCTGGCTTTGCTTGAAGGCCGAGACCTGCCCGTCGAATTTCGCGAATTCGTTCGAGTAGATTTCCTTCTCGCGGGCGACCCGCTCGCGGTTGTCCTTCAGCGGCGAGATCGGGTCCTCGACCAGCAATTCCATACGCGCCCGGTAGGCGAGGCTGGAATAGAATTGCTGGATCAGGCCGTTGATCTTGCCGCCCGGCAGGAAGATTTCCTTGAAGGCGATCACCGAGGCGAGCAGGCCAGCGGCCACCCAGACCATGCCCATGCCGGTGTTCAGCAGGTCGGTGATGTTGACCACCGCCTTCGTGAACAGGGGCACGACTTGGTTGCCGAAGAACAGGAAGACCCCGCCGCCGACGACACCCACGGTGCCGATCATCAGCCAATTCTTCAGTTTCTTCTCGCCGGGCGGAACCCAGCGCTGGGGGCTACCACCGCTCGTGGTGGTGAGATCGTTCAGAGCCATGTTGGGATGGTCCTTATTTCGGAAGGGCGCTGAGCGCGGCCTTGGCCGTGCTCAAGCGGGCGGAAACGAATTGGATCGCCGCTTCGGTTCGCGCCTTGGCGCTGGCGATGTTCTGCTCGTCGGCGATACGCTTCTGCTGAGTTTGGTTCATCAGCGTGTTGCGCTCGCCCATTTCGCGCTGGTGGCGCTCGATCTCGGCTTGCGCTGCGGCGTTCTGGGCGACGAGGTCGGCGACCAGTTGGTCGGCGCCGCCCAGCATCGACTTGGCGGCTCCCTCCAACTCTTCGTTGGCGGTCTTCTGCGTGGCGGCCAGCGCCTTCAGATGGACGTCGATGTCGGCGATGATGTTGTCCGGCGTGGCGTCCTTGACCGTCATCTTCAGGACGGTGACGACCTGACCGACGTCGCCGGTGCGGTTGAGCGCGTTCCAGACGTTGTCGAATTGGACGTACTTGGTCTCGGCCGTGAAGACGCTCTCGTTGATCAGACCCAAGGTCTTCTCATCGACGGGCGGTGCGGCGGCCACGGTCATCGCCGCCGAGAACGGCGTTTGCGCGTAGGCGGCTGCGGCCGGGGTCATGCTCATCGGCGCGCTGACCGGAGGCGGGACATAGTTGGCGGGCGCGGCCGGTGCTTCATCGAGCGCCGGAATCGGCGGCGTCTTGGCCCGCGACTTTTTCACCGGGGCAGAGCCGGGCGGTGGCTCGCTGATCTCGTCCATGAGTGCCCCGAAGGCTCGACCGAGAAAACCGCCCTTATTTTCGTCAGCCATCTGGCTTCCTCTGAGAGGGTTACATTTACGAGCCGCATAATGGAGGGGGAACCAACTTTCGTCAACGAAAATTGCGTCCACAACCCAGATATTTTTCAACACGTAATGCGATACCTTGAAATACAAGGGGAAAATGGAGGTGCACACCTCCACTTCCCCTCGCATGTAGAGGCCCGAACTACTCTGTTAAGGGCCGCCCAAAGTAGTCGAGGCTGTACCAATGTCCATTGTCTTCAGCCACCACGTAGCTTCCCCACCCACCGCTCATGAAGCAGTATGCGTAATCCCGCTCGCTCCAAAAAACGTGGGTCTTGGTGGGATTACGCTCTGATGGCTCCATCAACCGGTCGATCAGGTTGTTGGCCAGTTTGGCGCGAGCATGACCAAGCAAGTGGGTTTCCGCCGACGCCATTTTCTTCGGGGGCTTTTCAAGTTCAATCCAGATGCGGTTTTGGTGCTCAGAAGTAGGTTTAGGCATAGTTGCTCTCCGTTGAAGGAATGATGCAATTATACCACGTCCCACATAATGGTCAAACGGTTTGATACTTGGCCTATAAGTACAGTCACAGTATACAAACAAGCACACTTTCAAACCAAGACATGAAAAAGGGCCGATTTCTCGCGAAATCGACCCTCTCCCAGAAGGAACTATTCGGGTAAACTAGAAGTCAGCGTCGTCGAAACTGACTTCACCACCGATACCCACGGTGTATTCTGCAACAGTGCGCTCGAAGAAACTCGTCAGGGCTTGGATGTCCTGCTTGAGCATGAAGTCGAAGGGGCACTTCGCGTTGTAGCGTTTCGCCAGACCCAGCCGGGTCAGGTGACCGTCCGCGACGTAGCGGAGGTATTCGTGCATGTCGTTGACAGACAGTCCAAGAATGCCAATGTCGAGCACGTCGTGAGCGAACATCATTTCACATTCGATGGCCTCATCGACCATGTCGTAGATGCGCTGCTCCATGTCCGCATCCATCAGGTGCGGCATTTCTTTGCGGACGGCGTCGATGACGGAGAAGCCGAACTGCATGTGGAACGACTCGTCGCGGAACACCCAGTTCGTACCCGAGGCCAGCCCGTGGAGCAGGCCACGGTCACGCAGGTAGTAGACGTAGGCGAACGCGGCGAAGAAAAAGAGACCTTCCACGCCCATCGTGAAGGCGAGCAGGTTCATCAGGAAGGTCTTGCGCTGCTCGTCCGTCTCCAGACGGTCAATGCCGTTCATCTGATCCATCCACTTGAACGTCCAGTCGGCCTTGGCCTTGATGGACGGGACGTTGTTGATGGCGTCGAACATCGCCTCACGTTCGCCGTGGTCGGGGATGTAGTTGTCCAGCAGGGTGAGGTAGAACTGCACGTGCAGCGCTTCCTCGAAAATCTGGCGCCCATAATAGAGGCGGGCTTCCGGGCTGTTGACGTGACGGTAGAGCGTCAGGGCCGCGTTGTTGCCGACGATGGTGTCGCCGGTCGCGAAATAGGCCACGATGCGCTTGATGATGTGCACTTCCGGCGCCGTGACCTTCTCGCGAAGGTCAATCAGGTCCGTCGAGAACGAAATCTCCTGCACCGACCAGTTGTTCTCCTGAGCCTTGACGAACATGTCGTAGAACTGCGGGTACTTCATCGGACGCAATGTCAGATTGAAGCCGGGATCGAGAAGCATGGCAGGAGGTGCGGACATAGAAATGGTCTCCAGAAAATGACTTGAACAAATTTGCGGACGGGTATTTAGGCCGAGCCGGGGGCGTAAAATGCCGCCTTAAATCCGGGTCGGAATGGGGATAACTACGCGCTCGATTTCAGGTGAACGACGTAGTGATGCAGGTCGGCGAGCGACCAGAAAATGAACTGGCACGGCTCCAAATTGGCCGGGTCAGTCAGGATTTGACCGATGGCTTGCCGGGCGTCACCGACCGCTTCGAACCCAAAATCGACCGTGTCCAGTGGGACATCCGCGTGGTTCGAGCCCCGCATCCGCAGCTTGACGTCCGAGTAAATGGACACCTCGAACTCGACAGCAGGCTTCAGACCTTCCAAAATTTGGTAGGTCTCCTGAAGGCGCTGAGCAGGGGTGAGGGGCGACATGCTATCCATGTCCCCATCTTAGAAATCTGGTTAACCAGATTCAATATGATTCAGGCTTGATCGAGCGCTTCCCATTTGGCCAATTCCGCCATGAGAACGTCCATGCCGCCCGGCGTCGCTCTGGCCACTTCCACGAGCATCGTGGCGATCATGCTCATGCCGTAATCCCTCACCTCCTGCCCGGTTGTGCCGGGTGGGAACGTGATGGTGA